CTCTATTTCCAACAGAACACACTCTACCACTCCCGCAATTCTCAACTCTGAAATTAGTTTATTCATTTTTACAAATTATAATTTTATACTTTACTTTTACAATACTTTTTACTTTTCAATTTTTTTTCCACCTTTGGAAAAGGTGGAGCCAAACTCCTCATTTTTCATAATAAAAATCGCGATTTTAGTAATTAAAATGACTTTTTTCAAAAAAATTAAAAAATTTGAGTCAAAAAAATTGATTTTTGAGTCAAAAAAAATAAAAATATATAATGTAAATAGTAAAAATGACATTTAAGCAAAAGTTTTCTTTAGATTATAGAAACGAAGAATCTAAAAGAATTCGCAGGAATTATCCTAACAGAATTCCAGTAATTTGTGAAAAACTATATAATTCCGACCCAAATATAAATAAAATAAAATATTTGATACCTGTTGAAGTAACACTCGCGTATTTTATTTTTTTAATTCGTAAAAAATATATGTTAAACCAAAACGAAGGAATTTTTTTAACAATAAACGGATTTATACCCCCAGGATCTTATTGTTTTGGTAAATTATACGATTTATTTAGTGAAGATGATGGTTTTCTATACATAAATTATTCTGTTGAAAGTGTATTTGGTGCTTGAACTATTTTTGTAAATATAAAAAACCGTTTGTATTTTTTAACTCGGTCTAATGTATAACCATCACACTTTCGTATAGGCACCATTTCATAACCATTTTTATGTAATATTTGCCGAATTAAATTTAAAAGAGGCCATTTTTGATTTGTGTTTGCCGTTTTTTGAAGACACGTCATTGTCTTTGAACTGAAACTTTTTTTAAGGTCCGGAATATAAGTCCGGATTTCATCATATTTTTCATCATCCAAAAAACTCTCTCGTGGAATTATTAAATTATCTAAATCGCCTAACTCTTCTACTTTACAACCAATTTTTTCAAATATGTTTTTTATGTTTGAGTCCATATTATTATTTACCGTATAGATAATAATATATAATAAATGTTTAAATAAATGTATAAATTTGTTTATATGATATTAGTATGATGTTTCTTCAAATCACGCACCATGTTCTTATGGTGCGCTTCATTGGTTCCTCCTCCTATCTCGAGCAGTTTTGAGTCTCTCCACAAGCGCTCCACTTGATACTCACCCGTGTAACCGTTTCCTCCAAGCAACTGAATAGCTCTATCAGCAACCCTCTTTCCCATATCACTGCAATAGAGTTTTACACCGTCTGCGTCCAGTCCGTTACCATATGAGTTTAAGTTAAGGTCTTTTGCAATATTGTAAACATATGAGCGACCAGCCATGTACTCAGCATAAGACTCACTTATAGTTTTTTGAATTTGTCCGTAGTCACCAATAGGTTTTCCAAACGCCTTTCTTTCCTGCGCATACTTGTTCATTACCTCAATTGACCTTCTAGCAATTCCCAATGACATTGCAGCAAGAGTAACTCTCTCAATTTCAAGGTTTCTATGCATACACAAAGTTGCTCCACCAATAGATCCAACAATGTTCTTCTTTGGAACCACAACATTATCAAAAATAAGTTCTGCGGTCATAGATGCACGCATACCACACTTGTCTTTAATTTGTTGACCAAGAGTGAACCCAGGAGTACCCTTCTCAACCAAAAAGGAGGTTATATCTGTAGGTCCACGCCCCTTACCGGTTTTAGCATAGACAAGAAAAATATCTCCTGTAGATATACCGTCAACAGTTCCATTGGTAATCCACATTTTAGTTCCATTAAGAGTATAATTAGAACCATCAGCAGAAGGAGTAGCAAAAGTTGACATTCCCATAACATCAGTGCCAGCACCAGGTTCAGACATACACATACCACCAATTAATTTTCCTGAGCAAGCACCAGGAAGGAACTTCATTTTCTGCGAATGAGTGCCATTCTGATTTAGATTGTTTACAAAGAGCATGGAGTGCGCAAGGAATGAAAGACAGAATGCGGGATCAGCAGCAGAAAGTTCTTCATGTGCTATACATGCTGCCACTGCGTCCATGCCAGTGCCGTTGTATTTGGTGTCTGCGGTTATACCAAGAATTCCCAAATCACCAAGTTTATTGAACAAAGGACGGTTAAATGTTTCGGTCTTATTGAAGGCAAGTGCTTGCGGATCTACCTCTGTTTCAACAAAGTTTCGTAACATTTTGCGAAGACTGCGATGTTCTTCAGTAGGATTAAATAAGTTAAGAGGAGACTTTTTTTCTGTTACAAATAAACGCTTAGAGTGCGCAGTAAATACATTTCTAATACAACGAGACGCAGACAACATATTATACTTATATAAAATAAATATATTTATATTATTATTTATCGCATAGATAATAATATTTTATACATATTATAAAAATACTAAAAAACTTAATCTACACAATAAAACAATACAAAAATTGGACAGAATTTCAGAAATTTTACAAAAAAAATAATTTAAAAATAAATTAGTATTTTAATTAAATGTCAAAATACAAATTGTCCGTTGGTGCTTTATTTAAAAACGAGTCACACAGTATTCAAGAGTGGATAGAACACTATCTTTTTCACGGAGTTTCCCATTTTTACCTAATAAATGATTCAAGCACGGACAATAGTGTAGATATATTAGTGCCATATATTCAAAAAGGGTTAGTAACATTATTTGACTCAAATAACTGGTCTTATTATGTTGGACGACAAAGAGACATGTATAATAAATTTATATTTCCGTTGATTCACGAAACTGAATGGTTGCTAATTTGTGACTTAGACGAATATATGTGGTCACAAGATTCATTAAATTTAACACATATATTAGACAGTTGTAAACATTTAGGGCAAATCCAAGTAGAACAAACATTGTTTGGTTCAAATGGACATATAATTCAACCAAAAAATTTAGTGCCTTGTTTTACAAAAAGAGGTCCAAGACCAACAGAAGGGAATCGAAAATATTTTATAAATACAAGTTTTAAATTTACAAGTCTTAATATTCATCACGCTACATTTGAAGATAAAAATGACGAAAAAAATAATTTTGTAATATTAACTGCGCCATATTTTATACTAAATCACTATAATTGTCAATCATTTGAATTTTGGAAAAAAATTAAATGTACTAGAGGAGATGGTGATAATTACAGAGTTCGAACAGAACACGATTTTAAAGAATTAGATATCAATGATAACAATGATATGGAATTATACGAACAAAACAAAGAAATTTATCGTCTTCTATAAGACCTTCTTTTAGATTTTCTTCTTCTTGATTTTCTTCTTTTAGATTTTCTTCTTCTTCCTCCTTTTGTTACTGGTTCCCCGCGTTTTTCTTCTTGATATTCTCTTGGTGGAAGGATTTTTCTTTCTCTACTACCATCATATTGTTGACCAAATAAAGGATGATCTTTAAGACTCTTAGGATTTTTAAGACTAATAGGATTTTCACGACTAGGATTTTCACTACTATCCATTATATATAATCCCAATATTTTTTATAAAATCCTAAATACCCAACTCAGGAATACTGTATTGTTCTCCAATTTTCACATACTTTGCAATAATTTTGGGATTCATTTTATTTGCAATAACATCTTCCTGTTGATAAACATTGCCATTTTTATCCAAATGATAAATAATACCCTTGATATCCTGCGCCCACACTTCAATTTTTTGCGTGCACGGTTTACACTCCAATTGACTACTAATAACGCCGTGAGGTCTCTTCTCCTGATGCGTCCCACAAAACTCGTGGTCTTCCTTCCGCCGCCGTGTGCATTGCTCATTACTTGATTTCTTTGCGCTACATCTATCAAAGAAAGGAACTACATTTTTTACGCGCTTTCTTTTTTGAAAATCTTCCTTTGTAAAAACAAGAGGTTCATAATCATAAACAAATTGTAGTAATTGTGTCATTTGTTCATTTTTATTCAAACCAAGTTGACTTGATTTTTCTCTAATATTATCCTTAAACTCCTTCAAATATTCACAGGTCTTTTTAGTTAGTCTTCCTTGCATTTTTGTCTTTATACTGTATTATTTAATAATATATATTTATTTCATTTTTTTATATATATTATTCAAAGGGTTTAAAACCAAAAAATTTTTCTTCTTTTTCTTCATCATTATTTCCTCCTTCTTTTTTTTCTTTTTCTGTTTCATTTATTATAATCTGAATATTAGGTTCTTTTTCTATTTGGTCAATTGTAATACCAGGAACATCAATATCAACATCAACATCAACATTATTTATATTTGAATTTAATAATAAATCGCATTTAGAGTCTATATTTAAAAATGCTTCTTCAATGCTCTGCGTTTCATCATCAACAGTAAAATTATTATTATCAGATAAACTAAGTAATGAATTTGGTGTTTTATTTAAAACAAAATTACTATTTATAGAACTATTATCAGTATCAGTATCACTTGATTGATCTACAATACTATTATTTTTTTTCTTGTCAATTTCAATTTCTTCATCAAAACGAATATCTTTATTTACGTGCGAATACATTAATTGTATTTTATTACTAAAACGTTGTAGTTGTTTTGTATGTAATTTATGAAAAAACTCGGTATAATTAATAAATAAATTTATTTTCTCTTTAATAATAAGAATATCAAAGTTAAATGAAGAAATAAAATTATCAATATTAAGTCCAATATTTTTTTTAACTATATGAGAAGAAAGTTCATGTTCTTTATTTTCCAAATATCCAATAGTTGCATTCAACATTAATAAAATATTTTCGTGAATTTCCAAAACTGTGTCAAAATTATATTCTTTAAAGGGTTCAAGATCTTTATAAACTGGAAAATTATTGATTTTAATTAGTTCCATAATTTTCTTATCAAATGTGTTTTCAGATATATAAGAAACTATAATTTTATAAAGTTTAAAATACTCGCAATACATACGGTTATTAATTGCCAAAAATAGTCGTTTCATATCATCATATTCAATATCAATTAGTTTACACTGAAAATGCAATGAATCAAGACTAAAAACAAATAACTCAGTTTTATTATTTTTAATAAATTCTGAATAAAAAAGTTTAAGTTTATTTATTCTTATTTGTAATATTTCAAAAAAATTTTTTACTTGAGCGCGTATATCAGAAATATCGCCAAAATTATTTTTTAATTGGGAAATCCTTTTTTCCATATTTTATATTTAATTAATATAAAAAAAAACAACAATAATAAAATTCAATAAGAATAATAAAATTTGTTGAATATTTAATCTAAATAAATATTAAATTCATGGACGATAATGAATTAATAGATGACGAAACTTTTGAAAGTATTGATTTGGAAAAAACTTCAAATATAATTGAATGGACACCCGAACATGAGCAACTATTAATTGAATGGGGAGACAAAGCAATGTGTTATAGGTGGCTTCATTCAAAAGCGAATGGTATGTTTTCCAGTTTAAATACATGGTATACAATTCCCGTAATAGTAATATCAACATTAACCGGAACTGCCAATTTTGCGCAAGAAAGAGTTCCGTTGAAGTTCCAAAGTTATTTTGTAATGATAGTTGGCGGTTTTAATATTTTAGCAGGAATTATAACAACGATTCAACAGTTTTTAAAAATAACACAATTAAACGAAGCACATCGTGTAAGTAGTATTGCGTGGGACAAATTTTATAGAAATATTAAAGTAGAGATTGCTAAACATCCTCATGAGAGAATGGAAGTAAGACAGATGGTTAAATTATGCAAAGAGGAGTTTGATAGATTAATGGAAACGTGTCCAAGCATTCCTGACAAAATAATACAAGAATTTAAAGTAGCATTTAAAGAATCAGACACATTTAAAACTGTAGTAAAACCTGAAATTTGCGACATTTTAATATCCACAAATGAATATAGGAATCAATGGTTTAATGATGAAAACAAAACAAAAGAAATTGATAATAATTTAAAAATGAAAAAAATAAAAGATATTAAACAGAAAAAAATACAAAATTTAAATAATACAATTGTAAAAGAGTTTATAATAACTTTTAAAAATCTAAATAATAGAGAACCAATGGAAACAGAAGTAATAGACAATCTAAAGGATAAAATGAATATTAAAGTCTTGGAAAAGATTTTAGAACAAAATAAATTAAATATGGATAATAATATTGTTATAGAAGCAAATACTAATAGTATTAATAATAATATTAATAATGTGTAAATTCATCATTATTATTTTTTAACAATAATTATAGATAACATAATAAATATGTAAAACATAAAATAAGGCATATAACTATCTGATGAAACACTATAAAACCCAGCAACTTTGCCTATAGAATAAAAAAGAATATATGTTACAAATGAATAAGTAACTATTTCTGATAAAGATAATGCCATTATATATTTATTTTATATATAAAATAATTATATTATATCTGTATTTTTACTATTTATATAATGATATGTTAATGAAAAATGTTGCTCGTATTTTTTTACAGCAAAAACCGGTGTGTTTCCAAGAATATCACCATTATCTAATTTTATTTTTCCAATAAAACAACTATCATAATTATTGGTCCATATTCCATTGTAATCAGTAATTCGCATAGTTAGTTGTTCTTTAATAGAACCCTTTAATTTTTCTCTTTTTAAATCAGAATTATCAATTGAATCTTCAGGATAATTTAGTTTAACTAACATTTTTCCTAAAAAAACGGCAAATCGAATTAACCCTTTTTTTTCATCATTAATGGAATATAAAGCATTTTCAAAATCGGTAAAATAATAGTATGGACCTAAAAATGATTCATTTGTGTCCATTTTTGATAATCCAAAATAATGTGTAAAGTTAAGTTGTCCTATTTCTTTTTTAATATAACAAACAACCGGGTTCTCTATTTTATGTCCTAAATTATTTGTTAGTGTAATAAATTGCTGATTTACAAGGAAAAAATTTGTTACTTTTGGATCTATCATTATACCGCACACGTGCTGTTTATTAATTATTTCATCAACTAAACAAAACCAAATATTGCTTTTTTTATAAACTAAACTTATATTTAATCGACAATCTGATAAATCATAAAACAAAAAAAGTGTTTTAGTTTTTTTATCCAAATGAAAACCCATAAAATTATTATTTTCTAAAATTGATAATTTTTCACTTATCTCCCCTAAAAAATTTTGAATATACGATAATAAGTCACACGTATTACTTAGAGCAATATTTTCTGTTATTTTTAAAATATTTATGGATGGTAGTGATAAAGTATTTGTAAATGTATCATTTACTAATAAAAATTGTAAAAAAGGGTTTAATTTTTTATTTAATATTTGATAGGCACAAATTTTTACAGTACTAAATAAATCTAAAAAAAGTTCCTTGTCTATATTGTCAATTAAATTATCAGTTGCTTCATAATTAATATTATTCATTACATAATAAAATTAATTAATATTTGTCAATTTTACGCTTATTTGTCAATTTTACGCTTATTTGTCAATTTTACGCTTAATAGTCTCCTTAATTTGTTCCTCACGACTATCCATAATATGTTTAGTTAAATCCTCCGCCACTTTGGGTTGCTCTTTATAATAATTTTGAAGTGCCAAAAGCAATGTTTTGCCATTAATTGGTTTTTTAACTTTATTCTTTTTATAAACAAGCGCACCACCATTAATATCAAAACAGTCAATTGCATTTCCCTTCATTACAGTTACAAGATTTACAGTTAATGCTTTTTTTTTATTCATTCTATCTTTAATTTCATTCTTTAATTGGGTTATTTCTGTATCATATTTAATCCATTCTTTAATATTTGTAACCAGTTGTTCTTTAGTTTCCATTTATAATTAAAATATATAATATTTTTATATTGTTTATTTATTTAACTTCTTATCAAAATGCCTTTTACACAAATTGTTATTATAAATACCTTTACAACATTTATTACCTTTATTAGATCCGGATTTTAAAATTTCTATACAACCACCTAAATCTGTTTGAATTAAGTCTATTACTTCACAAATTATTTCATTTTCTACTATTTCATTTTCTTCATCAAGTAAATTAATAACTGTAACGGTATTTTTCTTATTCTTTTTCTTTTCCTCTTTTTCTTTCAACTTGGCAAGTTTTATATCCTCTTTTTCTTTCAACTTGGCAAGTTTTTTATCCTCTTTTTCCTTCAATTTGGCAAGTTTTGCTGATTCCTTTTTCTTTAATTCAGCATCTTTTAATATTTTTAAAGTCATTACTTTGGAATGTGTATAACAATAAGTTTTACCATCTTCAAAATTATAAACATTTTTAGAAACACAATAATAATTATTAAAATCTACTTTATAACAACAATTTCCATAAATACTATTAGGAGGTTTATAAGTAGAATAATTTGGATAATTTAAAAACGGCATTATACAATTAACACCATTTATTTTATCAGGATACAAATCTTCATAATATGGCAATAAATCTGTTTGTCTATTTCTACAATAAGGACATCTTATTTCGTCTTGTTTTAATTTAGTATGACTCCCTTCAAGATTATTAAATTTCTCCTTATGATTTTTTATATCATTTAAAAGAGGTAAATAATTGAATGAGTGACCACAATTCAATTTTACAAAACGGTCTGTTAATTTTTGATTAGTAATTAAACAATTATTATCATCATCATTTTCATCTTCATCTAATGATTTATATAATTCAGAAAAAAAATCAATATTACCCTCTATTTTATATTTTTTATCCATTTAATATTATTTGTAAAATATCTTTATATTTTTATATTTATACATATTATTATGTCGCCGCCAAGTATATGGGGACCTCCAATATGGACCTTTTTACATACATTAGCAGCAAAAATTAAAGAAGAAGATTACATTCGACTCATACCTGAATTACTTTCAATAGTTAAAAGAATCTGTTCTTTACTGCCATGTCCTGAGTGTTCGCAACACGCCACCATTTTTTTAGGAAAAATACAACTAAAAAATATACCTACAAAAAGAGACTTTATAAATACATTATACATCTTTCATAATTCTGTTAATAATAGAAATAAAAAAGGGTTATATAACTATACAAATATAGATATATACCAAAATTATAATTTTATAAATGTTTTTAAAAATTTTGTAAGAGTGTATAATACTAAAGGCAATATGAGCATGTTAAATGAATCATTTCGCCGCGATTTTGTAGTAAAAGATTTAAAAAAATGGTTAAAGAAAAATATTCTCAGTTTTTTGTAAACATTATACGCTTCCAATTAATTCACCATTTTTGTAAACAGAACACTTAAATGTTTGTTTAGATGGCATTGAACAAACTTCTTGGTTAGTAGAAAATTCATTAAAAAATAAAAACCTACCTGAGTCACCAGCATACATTAGACTTATTATTATACATCCTAAAACGGTTCCAACTAAAAAGTTTAAACAATATCCACCCCAATTTGGTATACATCCTAAATTTCCTCTTGTAGTAAAGTCGCCAATAAAATACATTAACAACCCTATTAAAATCCAAATATTAACTTGACTATTATATATCATTGGAAATAGAATATAAATCATTGTAAACCCAAATACAAACGCACTTAATGTGCTGTTACCGTATTGACTAAATTCTACTTGTTTGCATTTTGCTGGGTTTGTAGGATTATTTGAATCATCCCATTGATTTACATTAAAAATAAATGTTCTTAATAAAAATAATCCAAGTAAAAATCCTAAATATATAATACCTTTATAATTGCTATATGAAAAACTTATAAAAAGAATAACAATTGCTAAAATAATAGGTGAGAGAAGAAATGTATATTGTAATATATTTGTTAGTCTTGGTATAGATGTTTCAGTATTATCAGGCATAGGAAATGCTACTGCTTGTGCTATTGATTCCATATAATAATCAATTATATAATATTATTTATTTTTTATAAAATATATAGTATAATGTTTAGTTTAGGTTTATTTCCTAGAAGATTTGGTGGAAATCATAAAATAACTGCTGCTTCAATAAATTTAGGTTCAACAAAAGGACTTGGTTCATCTACTCGTATTGTAAATTATTGTAGTAAAACAAAAAACCCATATAATTGTTTATATGGTCCCCGTTAAAAATAATTTATAATTCTATTAATTATTAATTATTTTAGTAAAACTTGATGTGTAAATATTTAGTAAAAGTTCTTACCTATTTTTCCATTATTAAAGCAATTGCTTCGTTCACGTGATTAATTGGGTAAAACTCAATTCCTTTTACCAAATCAGTATTTTTATACTTATCCATAAAATCTTTATAGTCCTTCTCATTTTCGTGTGGAAAAATGAAATTTTTGACACCTGCTTTAATCCCAGATGTAATTTTAATTGAAAGTGCTCCTATTTCCCCTACTTTTCCATTTAAATCGGACGCTTCTCCTGTAACTGCAAAGTCATTCTTAATTTTGATATCACTTAACAAACTATACATCAAAATAGTAATAGCAATACCTGCTGATGTCCCGGATTTTGAGACACCACCGTCGCCCATATGTAAATGTATTCCAAATTTTTGGTCTCCATTATACATTTTATTCAAGAGTATTTTTCTCTCTTCAGTTAATAAATTAAAAGCATTTGTTAAGGATATTTGAAATGACTCTTCCATCATTTTGTCTAAAAGTCCAGTCATTTTTAAATCCAAAAATTTATCTGAAGGGAAAATCTTAGCACTTGCGCCTAAAATCCCACCCGCACCAAGATTGTTTGCCCATAAACAATTAATAACCCCTACTTTACTCTCATTATGTATAAGTTGTCTATGAGGTGTTCTTTTATCCTTAAAATATTTAGTTTTAATATCACTCACGCTAATATTAATTGGCACAATATATTCAACATTATTATTTTTCAAAATACTCAAATTGATTTCACCAACAATTTCAAATAAAATTTGTTTCATTTTTCGAACCCCTGATTCACAAGTATATTCTTCAATAATAAACTTCAAAACCTCATCGGCAATTTCAATAATTCCTTCAAGACCCATTTTGCCATAAATTTCAGGCAATACATATTTTTTTGCAATAATAATCTTATCTTCCAAAGACAAATTGTCAAACTTGATACGATGAACACGATCCAATAAAATTCGGTCAATTAATTCCGGATCATTATAAGACAAGACAAAGAGCGCCTTTGATAAATCCAATTCTATTCCACTAAAATACTTATCCTGGAATACATCATTTTGCGTAGGGTCCAACAAGTGCGTCAAAATTCCAATAATCTCCTTACCGTGCTCCGTCTTGGAAACTTTATCAATCTCGTCAATAAAAATTATAGGATTCATACATTTGCTATCAATCAAAATCTGAACGATTGATCCCCAAGTCGACCCTACATATGTGTAGGAGTGTCCTATAATAGAACTACCATTAGAGTCGCCTCCCAATTGTATCATATGGAATGGTCGACTGCTTCCATTTTCATCTTTTAAACAATCAGACAACGCATCTTTAATAATACTGGTTTTTCCTACACCTGGAGGTCCTTCAAGTCCAAGACAATATCCACTATTTTTACCATTAACCCATTGCGCAATTATTCGCTCTATTTGGCGTTTTGGTTTCTCATGACCATAAACTGCTTTGTCAAGTGTAGTTTTAACTTTATTCATATAGTCAGTAATTTTGGTAAGATTTGAATTCAAAATGTCAATATCTTTAAATAAACAATTTTTGTTTATTTTTGGACTACTAACCATAAAGACTTTATCAATTACCTGAATAATATCATTGTTGTCTTTAATGCCATCTACAAAAGTTTCAATTGCTAATTTCAAATCACATTTTTTCTTACTAATTATAGTAAAAGTGTAGTCCTCAAGTTTATTCTCAGTAAGAGCACTATTAATTTTTACAATCGTACTTGATAATTCATTTTTGTCACCAAATGTTATATTCTTAACCATATTTTTCAAATATTCACTTGTATAAATATTTGGTCCGACTTTATTTTTAATTAACTTAATATTTTGTATTATTTCAATGCTTGTATATTTGTCCTTTAATGGTATTTCAGGAACTACTTTTTCAATGTCATATTTTTTATAAATATCAATAAACTGTTGACGAATTGTATCCATTAATGTTAACGCCTGTTCTTTCCTGTAAATATTAAATGGTATTTTTAATAGTCCATCCAAATATTGCCGCGCTTTAGATCCTGAATCTTCCGACTTGGCTTTTATTTCCTTTAATTTAGTCATCGCCTTTTCTTTTACATTGTCAGATACTTTGAGTAAACATATTTGTTGTTCTAATGGAATTTTATTAACATCAAAGTTTGACAGTTCGTTTGTATATTGAACCGTTTTTTTCATAGCATTTCTAAAACATTGTTTGATTTCCCAAGGAAAACTATCAAAAAGAGTTGTTTGCTCTTGCGTATCTATATTACCATTTGCGTCATTAGAGAGAAGGTCATATAAAAGATACGCTAAATATTGGTTTTCATAATTATTTGGATTGATTAATAAATGAATCAATGTATTTCGTTTTAAAAACATTTCATCTGAAATAAAATCCTTTACATTTTGAGCAATTGATTTTTGTTTGATACCATTTATTTTACTTAGGTAACCAGCAAATTTTTCATAAATATCAGAAGGTTTTTCACAAATTAAATAGTCTTTAATATCCAATGATTTTACATACTTTTCAAATAATGGACTTTGAAAATCCGGTTCACTTGGTAAATTATCAAAAATTTGTTTTTGTTTGGTTAAAACATATTTGCTATTTAAAAAATCAAGTATAATGTTATCAACAATACCATAAACAATGAGTCCTTTTTTAAGAACATTATTATAAATATATAGTTTTATACCATTTACTTTCATATAAAATTGTTTATGGGTATTTAAAATGTCAAAACATTCCATACTATTTGTCTCTTCGTTTATTATATCATCATCCGACTTTTTTGACTTTGATGAAGAGTCTTTTTTATTAATAATTTTATAACTGGTTGGATGAAAATATTTATTTATTAACTCTAATTTTAAAGTATCATTCTCATTATACGCTATTTTACTATTATTACCAAAACAAACTAATAAAAGATCTTCAAATTTGTCAGTACCATAATTTTTAAATAATCCGGATAATTCATTATTTATAACTTGTAAATTAGAAATTAATACATCTGTATCAGTTTGTTTTACATTTAATTCAGACAATTCTTTTATTTTTTTACTCAAGTCGGTTAAAGTGTCAATACACGCATTTAAATCACTTATTCCTAAAATATCAAATACTTTGTTTTTTTGAACATGCAATATTGTTTTTTGAACTACATCCTTGAAAAATTCTGTTTTTTTTTCAACTATAATTCCAATATCGGGTTGTTTAATAGTATTTTCCTTTTTAACTTGAGATTTATTTAATTTGTCTGACATCGGTATTATATATATTAATACAATATTTTTATTATTTAGGCGTCGAAAGAATTATTATTTTTGTGGATATATGTATTATCGTTTAAAAGTTTTAACAAAATTTATCTTCTGTTTTGCTCCACTTTTTTAAAAGTGGATTAAAAGTGGATTAATAATATATTACACCATATTAAAAACATAAATCTATATTATAAAAGTAAACATTCAAAATGGGAATCCCTTCATATTTTAGTTTTATAGTGAAAAATCACGCAAATATAATCAGAAAAATAAATAAAGATTGTTTTAAAATAAATAATCTTTATTTAGATTCCAATTCAATCATTTACGATGTAGTAAAAAACATTGATTTTACAAAATTGGTTGAATCTGATGTTCAAACTATTATTCGTGCTGTGATAAAAAAGATTGATGAATATATTAATATTATTAAACCTGACACTTATATTTATATTGCACTTGATGGAACCGCGCCCGTTGCCAAATTGGAACAACAACGCCAGCGTAGATACAAATCATTGTATCAGACTCAAATAACCAAAACAATATTCAAAGATACTAAATCCGACCCTTTTAATACTACAGCAATCACACCTGGCACCAAATTCATGAATGAGTTGAATTCAGGAATTAGAAATTATTATAATGATCCTAAAAAATACAATGTTAAAGATATAATATTATCTCTGAGCGATGTGCCAGGTGAAGGTGAGCATAAGTTGTTTGACTATATTAGAGATAAACCTGAGGAACACAAGGACTCCACTACAATTATATACGGTTTAGATGCGGATTTAATTATGCTTTGTCTAAACCACTTGCCAATTAGTGACAAAATTTATTTGTTCAGAGAAACCCCAGAGTTTATCAAATCTATTAGTGCCGAATTAGAACCAAATGAAAACTATATCATGGATATTCCTGAACTTGCCAAAGCAATTACGTGTAATATGAATAATGATAAAGAATTAAGTTTAACTACTAAAAACAACCGCATTTACGATTATATTTTCATATGCTTCTTTTTGGGAAATGATTTTATGCCGCATTTTCCATCCGTAAATATACGAACTGGTGGCGTTGATAAAATGATTAACGCTTATAAAGCAACCATTGGCGGCACTAATGATTTTATTACAGATGGTAAAAAAATTATTTGGAAAAATGTTCGGAAACTCGTCAAATTCCTGTCAGATTTGGAAGAGGAGCATTTAAAGGCGGAGACAAAGTTGCGCGACAAACGCTCAAACATATTTTATCCTACAAGGACTCCGGAAGAGATATTCAAAAAATTTGAAACCATTCCTACTTATGAGCGTAATTTAGAGAAATTTATTAACCCATTTGAAGCAAATTGGCAAAATCGGTATTACAAAGCGTTATTTGATATTGAAAATATTATAGAAGAACAGAAAAAAGAAATATGTATTAATTATTTGGAAGGGTTAGAGTGGACAATGAAATATTATACTACTGGTTGTGCTGACTGGCGCTGGTGTTATAAATACAATTACCCACCATTATTGTCCGATTTAATACATTATGTGCCCAATTTAGAGACGGAATTTGTGCCATTAAAGGCGGCGAATCCTGTTACAGAGTTAGTCCAATTATGTTATGTATTACCAAGACAAAGTTTAACACTGTTACCTAAAAAATTATACGCAGCACTAATTTCGAAGCAGGAAGATTTATACAGGTCGGACTGTGACTTTGCCTGGTCATATTGTAGATATTTTTGGGAGGCGCATGTTCAGTTGCCTGAAATTAATATCAATGAATTGGAACAATTTGTAAATGAAAATAAATAAAATAAATAATATTTTGTTTAAAAAAATGAATTAAAATTTAGTTTTTTTATTTTAATATAAAAGTATTATAATAAAATGGAATCAATTATTTCGCGAGCATTCGACTTGGTAATTTTTATGAGCAAAATGTTTAATATTGACGAATCACACGCGTTGAAACATAGCATGGAAGTATACAATTTTGCTTTACAAATATACGAAAGCGAACTGAGTATGAATCATTATTTAGAGGAACAAAAAGACATAATTATATTGGCCGCAATTTTACACGACACAATTGACAAAAAGTATGTCGACGAGCAAACCGGGTTAGATGAAATACGCAAGCATATGGAACACCACGTGAAGTCTGAAAAGTTGGATATTATATTTCAAATTATCACGACAATGTCGTATTCAACTGTTAAAAAGAACGGGTTTCCGCTATTAAATGAGCACCAGTTAGCGTATCATATTGTCAGGGAAGCAGACTTGTTGGCAGCATATGACATTGATAGGTGCATTATGTTTGCGATGTATAAAAAAGACATGATGTATTCTGATGCCGTAAAGGTAGCAACTACTTTGTTTGATGATCGTGTTTTTAAACACAGAACGGATAAATTATTTGTAACCAATTATTCAAAGAAGTTGTCTAAAAAACTACATAAAAAGGCAACAAAAGATGTGGAGATTCTTACCAAATACATTGTTTGAGTTTCTTTAAGTATGAAAAATGAAAATAATATATATTCTTAAAATTTGTATATTATTTTCTCCTTTTGTTGGATTTCTTCTTTTTATTTGTTTTTCTTTTTTTAATGGATTTTCTTTTACCGCCTGTTGATTTATTAAATGTTGATTTATATTTGTTGTTATAATTAGAATTAGTATCTAAAATTTGATAATTATCTCTCTTCATATTATTTGCCCAAATTTGAGGTGTGTTTCCATTTTTATCTGCTATATCAATGTATGCACCCTTGCTTATTAAATACTTAATCATTTGTTCATCAAATTTGTCTTTACTATTTCCTTCTTTACCATATTTTACTGCTGCAATAAGAGGGGTAGTTCCTTCATTATCTGCTTGATTGACATCTGCACCATTTTCAACAAGAAATTTTACAAACTCAAAAGGTGACCCGTAATTTTTAAAATTTGCCCAATGTTCTATTGCTTTAAGAAGAGGAGTTGTTCCTTTATTATTTCCTTGGTTAATATTGGCACCATATTTAAGAAGTGTATTATACACCATAGTATGAAGAGGTTCATTCATATCAAAATCATAAACTTTATCCATCTTACCCATCGTAACAATCATAAATGGCGTATTTCCCTCTAAATCTGTTGAATTAATATCAACACCAGCGTCACATAACTCAACTATAAATCCATTAGTAAGATTGTCTTTAATTTGTTGTGCTGCTACAACAATAGGTGTTAATCCTTCATTATCCGGTGTAGTAAAATCAATATTATAACCATATTCAGCGCGAGGGTCAGTTTTATACTTCAAAAGTTTACGTAATCCAAATGTATCATCTGATTTTATTGCTTGCATAACAGGTGTGTTTCCATTACCGTCTTGTTTATTAAAATATTCAGCAATTTGTTCAGGAGTCATATTTTGTTTAATCATATTTTGTCTTTCTTGTGTCATTTGTTTAGCTCCTTTCGTTGCACTATTTCCCATTATATATAACTCTATTTTTATTTTTATTAAAAGAAAAATATTTATAATTTCTAAATTATAAAATATTCAATTATTTTTCTCAAGAGTATTTTGGGAAATTGAAAAATGGACATTTTAAAAATGTCCAAAATTGAGAAATCCGAAAAAGTCTTGAAAATTTGCAACATTTGTGACCATAAATTAAAATTAGCGTCTCATCACCAAAAAAATAATTATAAATTTGTGATTGTAATTTTTAAATATTTTATAAAGAAATATATTTAGGAATATTTTCTGTAGCATTTATAAGAATATTATGCTACAGAAAATATGTGAAAATATTCACCAAGATTTTTATTGTGAAAATTGTAACTATAAATGCTCTAAAAGGTCTTCTTGGAATCAGCATATTTTGACACTGAAACATACAAATGCTACACAATGCTACACAAATGCTACAGATAATAAAAATATTTGTTTATGTGGTAAAAAATTTAAGCATCATTCAAGTTATTATAGACACAAAAAGTTATGTAATTTTAATCCTATTTTAGAAAAAGAACCATTTGAAGAACCATATGTAGAAATAGAACTTGAAAAAGACAACAATAACAAAGACCTAATACAGTATCTAATTAGCGAGAATAAAGATTTCAAAAACTTAATTTTGGAATTTGTAAAGAATAATAATAATACAACAAATAATATTTCAAATATTAATAACACAAATAATAGTCACAACAAAACATTCAATTTACAGTTCTTTTTAAACGAAACATGTAAAGATGCAATGAATATGAGTGATTTTATTAATTCTTTAACGCTTCAATTATCTGACCTTGAGAGTGTAGGGAAACTTGGGTTTGTTGATGGTATTTCCAATATCATTATAAAGAATTTGGAGGCTTTAGAAGTGGAAAAAAGACCAGTTCATTGCTGTGACGCAAAGAGAGAGACCATGTATATTAAAGACCACGATAAATGGGAAAAAGAAGATAATGAATTGAAACAAATGAGAGAATTGGTTCGGTATGTAAGAGACAAAAACATTTCCATGGTAAATACATGGAGGGATATGTATCCAGAATGCGTGAAAAGTGATTCAAAGAAAACAACACAATTCAATCAGATTTACATGGAAGCATTTGGAGGTGAAAAGGGAACTAAAAATGAAAAGGAAGAAAAAATAATTAGTAGGATTGCCAAGTCAGTTATAATTAACAAAGTTTAAAAAAGAATAGTTATTTTCAGTAAAAATAAATATTGTTTGTATTTAGAAAGAATGCAAAAAAAGGTAATCAGCGAAATTGCCAACAGAGATACATTTATACACCTTTTAGAACATAATCCAGGACTAATTGTCCTCAAATTGGGTGCCGAATGGTGTGGACCGTGCCATCAAATCAAAGATGTAGTCCACGCTTTTTTTGCAAGTTCTCCTGCCGAAGTTGTGTGTGCGGATATTGATGTGGATGTCAGTTTTGATTTTTATTCGTTTTTAAAAAGCAAAAAAATGGTGAATGGTATACCGGTGATGCTTTGCTACAAAAAGGGAAACAAAACATTTATTCCTGACGCAATACATACAGGGTCTGACGCACCAGGACTTCATAATTTCTTTAAAGAATGTGGCAAACATTTGAATTTTGTAAAGCAGAATTGTCTCTAATTCCACTTTTAAGAAAAGTGGAGCAAAAGTTATGCGTAGTGAAGAGCAAAATATGTGAGTTATTTTTTAAAATAGAGCAAAAAAATATGTGTTATTATACACATATTTTTATTAATTTATGATTAAGTTAAGATTAAGTTAATTATATGAAAATGTTATATGAAAATGTTATAATATATTTTTTATGTTTTTAATAGTAGTCTACCAAATCGGGTAAGCACCCAAATATCTCGTTGTAAACCAAAAGTTCCTTGAACACATGAATTGTAGCGAGAACAGGTTCCCGAATGCTAAGTTCTTTTTCTCTCTTTATTATTTTTTGGTTCAAGTAAAATAATTCGCCATCGCACAATTTGCAATTAATTTTTTGACCATTGTAGCATCTTGGGCAACTATATAAACATGATTTTTCTTCAAAGTTTACTTCGCACCTGGCACTACAGAATTGGTGTCCGGGTCCAAATGAATGCGGCACAACATCCTTGTTGCAAGTATAGCAATAGTGTCGTTGTCTGTATGCTTGCAACATAGTCACGCCATAATCGTGTGCATATTGTGCCAGGTCTGCTTTATCGTCAACAAACAATTTATCTATACAGTTTGCTTGTTCTTCTTCTTCTTCTTCTTCTCCTTCTTCTTTTAAATTTAAAGGTCTTTTTCCAAAGCGTTGGAAATATAGCGATTTTTGCAAAGTCAAGTTTTCAGATTCTGCAATTTTCTCCAATTTTCTAAAATCACTGACGCCGAATCCGCCCCACTTGCCATGATATGTTTCATTTAATTCGGACAAATAATAGAACTTCTTGATTCGTTCAAGGAATGGCGGTGTATTAACTTTTTCGTCTTGGCACATCAAACACTCGTTAAAATGGCACTTGTAACCATCAGACTCAATTGCGGTTTCGCACTCATCGGAGCAATACGTGCGTCCTTTCATTTCAGCAAATTCCAAATCTTGACCACAGCAGTGGCAGTAATACAAGTATTCAAAACCTTGCGCTTCCTTAACGGATATATTTGCTCGGGCAGCATAGGATTTCATAAGTTCCCAATTTTGGGTGCGTGAAGTGTCTGAAGATGAACGGTGATTACACGCACCCTCAATAAACTTGCAACAAGATGTTAAACAAAATTTGCCATAATATGCTATGTAGAACTCGTCAATCTCATTTAGTAAACTCATAACCTTTGGTAAAGTCATAACCTTTGGTAAAGTCATAACCTTGGGTTCCTTAGCAAAGTCAGAGGTCTCGTTTGTCGTATTCGTAGTTAATTGATTAAATTGTGCCATTATGTCGGCAGTTAGTTTATTTATTATTATGAATTGAATAAAAAATAAAAAAAGTATTTCAATTTTTTATCAACTTTTAAGAAAAGTGGAGCAAAAATAAAAAAGTTGTTTTTGCTCCACTTTTCTTAAAAGTTGATATAAAATTGAAACCAATAAGTAATTTATTTTTAAAAGTATAAAAATAAATCTAAATCTAAAAATGTCCGAAGTAAAAGTAGAAGAAATAATGTTGGAAGAGTCAATTGAAATGACATACCAAAAAATCATATGGAAAGCGGCGCAAAAAAGTGCCGTGCTCGCTATTTTTATGACAGGTTGGGATATAGTCGTTGGAACCCCAGTGTTTCATCATAATACAGACCATAGTAATTTACCAAATGGCACAGGTTTCTTTACATTTGACATAATTTTATTAAATTGTATTAAATGGTCCGACCATATTGGAGGCGACAAAAAATCAATACTTGTAAGCGATATAAGAAACATTAAAGAAATGACAGAAGAAGAATACAATGATTCTTTAAAATACGCAAACATGGCGCCTAAATTTGCAAAAAGACTCTCTTTATCCACCTTCTAAACCTCTTATTTTGTATCTGTTTTATCTTCTAAACCAGCAGCAACTCTGCGTTCGTGTCTTTCCACGGTTCTTTCCTTTTTATAATTTTCCTGATTCTGATTTGCGCGTATAATGTCTTCTTCGGAAGAGACAAATGTTTTTTCCCGGTTGAATTTATTACCGGACTTTTTTTTTCCAAATTTGGGTTCTTTTTTGTTGTCCATTTTGTTATAATTATAATACTATATAATTATAATTTTTGTCTTTAAATTATTTTTTTATTATTTTTCTTCTTTTTTTTATAGATTTTTTTCTTTTTTTAGTTTTTCTTTTTTTCTTTATAGATTTTTTTCTTCTTTTTTTTCCGCCTAAATAATCATTTAAATCTTTTACATTTGATGGGTCCATAATAAAAGGGTCATCTTTGGGTTCTAATTTTTCTCTTGCTGCCGCAACAACACTCATAACCACTTTTTCTTTTAACACATTAATTATATCTTGATTTGTCGTAACTGAAAGAGGGGTTTGTCCTTTTTTACTTGCTTGGTTGACATCAGCACCATGTTCCAAAAGAAACTTAACTGTTTTAATATTATTATAACTAGATGCAAACAATAGGGGTGTTTGTTTTTGATTGTCTAGTTGATTGACATCAGCACCATGTTCCAAAAGAAACCCAATTACTTCAACTTCATTACTTTCTGCCGCACACGAAAGAGGTGTTCGTCCTTCATTGTCTGTTTGATTGACATCAGCACCGTGTTCCAAAAGCAACCTAACAACTTTAACATTACCATAATTAGATACTAACCATAAAGATGTTTTTCCTTCACTATTTGTCTTATTAACATATGCACCGTTTTCCAAAAGCAATTTAACTACTTCAACTTTATCGTTAATTGATGCCACCATTAAAGGTGTGAAACCAATACCAATTGTTTGTGTATTTATATCGGCACCATTTTCCAAAAGATATTTAACTACTTCAGTATTTCCCCTTAAAGATGCAATAAAAAGAGGGGTTCGTCCTTGACTGTCTCTATTATTAACATTAGTACCTTCATTTATTAGTCGTTTAACTTCATCTAAATCGTCACTCATGGCGGCTATATAAAGGTCTGTTTCATTTGTTGCCATTATAATATATTATAATTATACTATATTATAAAAATAGTTTTGGTTTTAGCACCTTCTCTTTCGTCCTTTTTTATTGGTTTTTCTTTTTTTATTAGTTTTTCTTTTTTTATTAGTTTTTCTTTTCTTTCTTCTTCCGCCCAAATTAGGCACTCTACCAAGTTCTCTCATATTTGAATTAATATTACCATTATTTTTATAATCAACAGCACCATTTTCTAAAAGTAATTTAATTATATCATTATTATAAGTATGTGATGCAATTTCAATAGGTGTTTGTCCACGTTTGTTTGCCTTATTAACATCAGCACCATTTTCTAAAAGTAATTTAACTAAGTCAATATTATTCCTAATTATTGCAATACAAAGAAGTGTTTCTCCTTCATTAGTTTCCTTGTTAATATCAAAATTACTTTTTGTTAACAAATTTTTTAAAAGTAAATTAGCAACATCTTTTTTTCCTTTTTCTGTGGCAATTTCAATAGGAGTTTTTTTATAATTGTCTAGTTGATTAGCATCAGCACCCTTTTCTAAAAGTAAATCAACTACCTCATTATTATCATTTTTTCCAGATTTAATTGCTGCTAAAAGAGGCGTATCATACCCAGTTGATAAATTTGGATTTGCACGGTTATCTAAAAGTAATCTAACTAAAGGAACATTACCATCTTGTGCTGCTTTATAAAGAAGCGTTTTTTTTGTATTATCCATAGTATTAACATTAGCACCTTCATTTAAAAGTTTTTTTACAAGGTCTATATCGCCACTTTCTACTGCAGTAATAAGACTTAATTTTTCAGAATTGTCTGACATAATTATATATTATATAAGTATAATATATAAATTTTCAAATTATTATATAAATAATTTTTTGCTAAATTTTACCGTCTTTTTTTTCTTAATAGTTTTCCTTTTTTTCTTAATACCTTTCCTAATCGTTTTCCTTCTTTTAACGCCTTCTCCAGTATTTCCATAAAACTGAAAAAAAAGATCAATTGACTCCGCGTCAACTAAATGTTTAACAAATAATTCTTCTAACATTACAAACCACATCGTAGTTGGCCAGTTATCTAAAATTTTATTAATAGCGTCATTCTGTTTTTTATTAGCGCGAATTCCATTAATAGTTGCTCCATTAGAGAGCAACATTTTAACAATTTCCTTATTACCATTATTTACTGCAACTGAAAGAGGCGTACTTCCTCCAAGTGTTGCCAAATTGACATCGGGACGGTATTTAAGAAGAAGTTCAACTACTGGAAGATGACCATTTGCCGAAGCCATATATATAGGTGTTTGTCTATTATTGTTTGTCTGATTAACATTCGCACCATTTTGAAGAAGCAATTCAACTATATCAGCATAACCTCTAATTGATGTCCTAAATAAAGGTGTTTCGCGTGCATTGTTTGGCAAGTCGACATCTGCACCGTTTTGAAGAAGCAAATTAACTACTTCAATATGGCGATTGTCTGCTGATATCCATAGAGGTGTTTCACCACTACTGTTTCTCCAATTGACATCAACGCCGCCTAAAGACAATATATTTCTAACTATATCTAACTTCCCATTTTCGGCACCTTTATAAAGTTCTTTATTTAAATTCATATTTATAATATAATTATATTATAATAGTTTTTGGTTTACTTACCTTCTCCTTCTTCTTTTTTTAATAGTTTTCCTTCTTTTCTTTATAGACTTTCTTCTTCTATTCGTTTTCCTTTTACCGCCTTTAGGAGGACTATAAAATTGAAAAAATAATTCAACTGACTCAGGGTCAACTAAATGCTTAACGAATAATTCTTCTAAAATGGTTAACCACATAGTAGTTGGCCATCGTTCTAAAATTTCATTAGCTGCTTCTATATTTAATCGTTCTATTTCTTTTTCATTCCATTTTTCTTCTTCTTCATCAGTATCATAATAATTACCATCGCTATCACTATCGCTATCACTATCGCTATCATACCCGGGTAACGCGCGACCATTTATTTTAGCACCATTAGCAAGTAGTATTTTTAAAACTTCTTTATTACCTTTTGTTGCTGCTGCAAAAAGAGGGGTTTTTCCTTCTCTGTTTGCCTGATTAACATTAGCACCGTGTTCCAAAAGGTATTCAACTGTTGGAATTTTGTTGAAATGTGATGCCCAATATAGAGGTGTATATCCATTGTAGTCTGCCTTGTTGATAAGGGCACCGTGTTCTAAAAGCAATTTAACTACTGGTAAGTTACCCATCACTGATGCTGCATACAAAGGTGTTTCTCCTGAATAATATTCCATATTTATATTAACATCCCCTAAATCTAAAATACGTTGAACTTCCTCTAAATTTCCTCTTTTTTGGGCAGCATAATAAAGTTTATTATCTTTTGGCATTTATAATATAATCATATAATTATATTATAATATTTTTGTTTTTTCTCTTCGTTACTATTTCCATTACTTCATGAAATGCGCTATACTTTTTTTTACGAAGTTTTTTGCTATACTTTTTTTTACGAAGTTTTTTGCTATACTTTTTTTCAAAAAAGTATATTTAGATATGAGTATGCCCATCATCAAAATAAATACGATAAACAACCGGTGCGGGTAATTGATACACAGGGATTATAAATTGCCGCAGCATCCCATCTTTTTGCGCGTCCGTAATAAACTTACGCAAAGACAATATGTTGGTTAAAGGAATACTATAACGGTTGATACCACTTGCTAAAAAAAGCGATTTTATATCTCGACACTCAAATTGATGCGAAATTGCTTTATAGAGGTCCAAAATAGACTCATCTTTGTTAATCATTATAAACTCACTATAACCGCATAATTTTGTGATTTCAAAAATGTATTTGTTGTTGGGGATGGAACTGGTATATTGCAACATTTTACTTGTATAATCCTCTACGCTTTTATTAGAGTCTTTTTCTGTGTTTACATTATGAATATCATGGACTGCTGTAATATTATTTTTTGAATTATCATTTATTAAATTATCATTTATTAAATTATCATTTTTTATATTTAAATTTAATTCTTCATTATTATTATTATCCATTTTGTATTTATTAATATTCTATAAAAAAAGTATTTATATTAGTTTTATATATTTTTAAAAAATTGATTTATTTTTTTTAAAAAACAAAATAAATTATAAAATAAATTTTAATAAAATGGACGAAACTTTAGTTCCTGAAAAAAGAGAATCGTTATCAGACCAATTTTGTAGATGGCATTTCCGGAATAGTTTGCCGCCTTTAGAAAGCATTGACCAATATCCAAATACGATATGTTGTAAATGGTTGGATTGTTGCGCATTTTGTTATAAAATAGACTGTCAAAAAAGTGAATGTATATGTAAAAAAGATGTCGAATTATTATGCTGTTGTTTTAGTATAATATTTAAGTAAAAAAATAAAAATAAAATAAAAATAATAAATAATGTCAAAATCAAAAGACTTAAATATAGAAAACTATGAATTAAATGATATTTTAGCGTTATTCAAAATTGGCGCTGATTTTGGAGAAGATGATTTACGCACAGCAAAAAAAATAGTCTTAAAAACTCACCCTGATAAGTCGGGATTAGGATCTGAGTATTTTCTTTTTTATTCAAAAGCGTATAGGGTTCTTTTTTCTATATGGGAATTCAAAAATAAAAGTAAAAAGGAACTAAAAGATATAAAAAATTACAAAGTGGGTCAAGAGACTTTTTTTGATAAACAAAACAAAAAAACACTTGATTCTTTTCTTTCGAAAGAGGGATTAAAGGATACCAAAAGTTTTAATAAATGGTTCAATACTCAGTTTGAAAAAAATAAAATGGAGAGAGAAGACGATGCCGGAGGATATGGAACATGGTTAAAGTCAAATGAAGACATTGACGAGGAAAAGAATATACATTATTCGCAAATTGGCGAAGAAATGGAAAAGAAGAAGCGGCAATTGCAAGCAGTAATAGTTCACGAGGGCATAAATGATTTGCAATCAAACTACCAAGGCGCAACTAATTTGCTGGATTCCGCGCCAAGCACATATAGTTCCGACATATTTAGTAATTTGGGTTATGAGGATTTGCGAAAAGCGCATACTGAAACAGTTATACCAGTTACAATGGAAGACTATAATAATGTCAAAAAATTCAGGAATGTAAATGAATACAATCAATTTAGAAATAGTCAAAGTATTGTGCCATTTTCAGATATTCAATCGCAGGAATATTTAAGAAATAAGAATAAAATAGAGGAAACAGAGGCGTCAAAAAGAGCATATAGGTTAGCAAAACAGTTGGAAGAAAGTCAAAAAAAGCAGGAACAAAGTTGGGCGAGTATGCGAACAATCCACTTTTAAAAAATCCACTTTTAAAAAAAGTGGAGCAAAATTTTCACCTATTTTTTTGCCTTTAGTTAAATTTTTGCTCCACTTTTTTTTCCACTTTTGATAAAAGTGGAGCAAAAAATATTTTAAAATTTGAACTAAAAATAAAATTAATAAAATTTATTATTTTAGAAAGGTTTTGCTCCACTTTTTTAAAAGTGGAAAAAAAAGTATATATATATATATTATACGATGAAGTCTATGTCTATTATGAATTATGTAATTCTTTTTTCAATATTAATTGTCTTAGGAATGTTATACAGGAGATTTGAAAATAAACGCATCCGCGAAGAAAATAAAGACAGTAGAGAAGCAATTCAAAAATATTTGCTTGATGATATTACTTTAGGTAAGAGCAAAAAACCAATTTTATGGATTCATGTTCCCTATGAATACAATTCAAGAAAGTGGTTAAGTTTTGGGTCGCGCAGTTCATTTGAATTAAACCAACCCTATTTATATTTAACAGTTCGCAGTATTATTGCCAAATGTGACCATTCTTTTACTATTTGTATTGTAGACGATAGTTCATTTGATAAGTTAATTCCAGGATGGGAAATCCAAATGAATAAAATTTCAGCGCCTATATCCGATAATATAAGAAAATTGGGTATGATGAAATTATTGTATAGATATGGCGGCATAACATGTCCAATATCATTTTTGTGTATGAAAGACTTGCTGCCACTTTACAACAAAGGAATTATAAACAATAAGATGTTTGTCTGTGAAAATAACAATCGCAATATAACAAGCACATCGTATGACTTTTATCCCGACATAAACTTTTGTGGTGCTGAAAAAGAGAACCCAATGGTGGATCAACTTATTGACTTTCAACAAAGAACCATATCAAAAGATTTTACCGCGGCAAGTGTATTTTTAGGAGAGTTTAATCGATGGGTCGAAAAAAGAGTAAAAGACAGACAAATTAATTTGATTAGTGGTGTAGATGTAGGAATAAAATCATTGGACGATAAACCCATCAAATTGGAAAACTTATTGTCCAATAATTATTTAGATATTTATACCCAAACATATGGAATATGGATACCATCAGATGAGATTTTGAGGCGAACCAGTTTTGAATGGTTCTCGCGTTTGTCTGAAAAACAAGTGTTAGAGTCGGATACAATATTAGGAAATTATATTTTGGTAAATATGGGTCCTAAAAATTCGAATGTATTGGAACCCATGTCATCGGATGAAATTAAAAAAGAATTTGTTGGGTTTTGGAGAACTCCTTTACAAGATGTATATGGGTTAAAACCGAATGATTTAGGTGATAATATGATAAAAGTAGAATATCCAAGACAATAATAATTATATTAATTAATTATATTATGGAAAAAGAAAAAGAAAAAAATAAAGAAAAAAAAGATATATATAAAAATATATTATTAAAAGATATACTCATTTTTGATGATATTTCTAAACAAAAATATATTGATATTAAAGACCATAGTTACTACAAAGCAATAAAAAATAATGATTCAAATATTTATTTGGAATATGTAAATAAAATGAGACATCAAAAAGAAAAAGATACTGGAACATGGACTGGATTTATAGAACTATATAAAAATATAAAAACAAATGGTGTTAAATTACAAAACACAGGTTCAATAAGACTAAAAAAGGTTGGAAATGATAAATATTGCTGTTTTCATGGAAGACACCGAATATGTATGATGAGACATTTATATAATGAGAATACAGTTTTAACTTTAAAAAATAATAAGGTTTGCAATATTGCGCAGATGTAAAACTTATTAAGGAAAAATATTAATATATAATATTATATATTAATAGTATATGGAAAGTAATATTGAATTTAATGGGTCCGCTTTTACAACTGCCGCAGTAATATCGGGAGTAGCGTATGGAATATATGCTTTTACAACACGCGGAAATAATCAAAATCAAAATCAGTATCAAAATCAGTATCAAAATCAGTATCAAAATCAAAGAAACAATAATAGTAGTTGGTTACCTCAAATATTTTCTTCAAATCAGAACCAAAATCAAAGAAGCAATAATAGTAGTTGGTTACCTCAAATATTTTCTTCAAATCAGTATCAAAATCAAAATCAAAGAAGTAATAGTAGTAATAGTAGTTGGTTACCTCAAATGTTTTCAGGTAATAGTAATAGTAGTAGAATGCCTCTAATGAATAATAATTATAATAATAGAAGATATGGTGGAAAAAAAACAAAAAAAAATAGAAGTTAATAAACGCCTAAATATTTTTAAATAGTTTTTATAAAAATGTGTTTAAAAATAAATATAATAAAAAATATCATAAGTGGATTTATCGTATTTTATCTGAGAAGTATATGTTATTTTATTAAAGTTACATATTTGGCGCAACACAGTAGTAAAAGTATTATAATCCACTTTTCTTTCTAAATATTTCTTCTTAGAAATATGATAATAAGGTTTACATTTTTCAAAAAAATTACTTATTTCGTCGTTGAAAAGACCCTTTTTAAACGAATTGTGATTAAAAAGATAATACTTCTCGTTTTTAACGCAGATTAAATCTAATAGTTCAAATAAAAAATTATTTGGAACATTATTTTTAAAAATTTGTGTAGACATAATATAATAATCAAATAAAATAAAATAAATTATAATTTAGTGAAAATAATTCAATTTGTTAATGTTAATTGAATTATTTATTTTTTTATTATTAATTTTTTATTTTTTAATTATTTATAATACTACTTGAGTATTTTCAACTGAAGAACGATAAACGTCATCATAGTTGAAATATTCCGCGTTAGCAGCAAGTGGGTCTTTTTTATCTGTTAAAAATAATTTCTCAAACCAATTACAAATTATGTCGTATAAGTCAATAAAAAATTGTACAAACATATTATAATTTATATAAGTATAATTTTATATACCTATAATTTATATAATTTATATAACGTGATTCATCTAACAAGGACATAATATTTTAATTAAATTATTTGTAAACAGCGCAAGTTCAATCTCATCCTCGTGGATGTTATTAAAAATTGTTATATATTTACAAATAATAGGAATAACACTGTATTTTTCATTTTCCGACAATAAAGGCGTGTTTTTAATAAAAACAAAATAGCAATCCAAAATATCCATTACGGAATACCCTTTGTCAAAAATATCATAAATTAACTCAATTGCTTCGCCAAGTTGCCGGTTTTTAACACAAACAGTATATTCTTCCAGTTTTAAAAAGTTGATATTAGAGCATAAATGTAACGCAATATCATATGTAATCCGACTATTAAGCAGTTTAAATTTTTCCATATAATTCACCAATATTTTAACCGTATTATTTGATATATTCAAAACAAACTCTTCAGCATCACTATCAATCTCAATTTCTTCCGTAGTTTTGATTTTATTGAAAATCTTTGCAATATATTCTCTCTTTAAGGGTTTTATTTTAATGATAGTAAAACGAGACTGAATACTTTCAATTACCTTTTGAATGTTACTACACGACGAAATAAAATGAACATTATGACTGAATTTGTCAATACAGTTCCTGAAGACTTGTTGACTTTGCTCATTAATGAAGTCAATGTCGTCCAATACAACAATCTTCTTTTTATTTTTAATAACAGAACAAGTTTGGCAAAATGTTTTTACATCATTTCTGTAATAGTTGATGCCTTGTTCTTTTAAACTATTAATGTAGAGTATATTCTCATTATATTGTTTTGGATTATAACCTGTATAATATTCTCGAATAAGAGAATTAAGAAGAGAAGTTTTGCCGCTTGAAATATCCCCAACAAAAAGGATGTTCAATTTATTTATGGAAATCATAATATTAAGAATTTCAGTAATATCCTCATCCATTTCAAAATCTTTAAAAAACATGGGTTGAAATTTATCAACAAATAATTTTTTTTGGGAAATCATACAATTATTAATAATTCATTAAATATTATTTAAGTTATTTATTATTTAAGTATATCTCTTTAGATATTATTAAATGTCTACAAATCATTATAAAGTTCTTGGTTTAGAAGAAACTGCGTCAAAAGATGAAATCAAGAAGGCATTTCGGACTCTTTCTCTCAAGTATCATCCTGATAGAAATCCAAATAGTAAAGAGGCAGTAGATAAATTTCACGAAATAAATAACGCATATGAAGTTTTGAGTGATGAGCAAAAAAAACGCGAATATGATATGATGCGAAACAATCCTTTTTTTAATTTAGGTGGAAATGATGGATCCGATATAAATATGGAAGATTTGTTGGGAAGTTTATTTGGAGGGCAAATGGGTATGGGTATGCCTTTTTTTCCACCAAACATGGGATTTCCTCAGAATATGCATTCAAGTATGGGTCAAGGTTTTCCTCCTAATATGCATCCTGGTATGAAAATACATGTAATGAGAGGCGGTCCTCAAAATGGATTTCATTCTGTTTTTAATCAAATACAAAAACCGCCATCCATTAACAAAACAATTACTATTACAATGGAGCAAGTATTTAATGGAGCAACAATACCAGTTGAAGTTGAAAGATTTATTATGGAATCAAATATTAAAATTTATGAAAAAGAGACAATTTATATTACAGTTCCAAAGGGTGTTGATGATGGTGAAATTATAACAGTAAAAGACAAGGGTAACACTTTAGACAATAATAACAAAGGAGACATTAAAATATTTATCAAAGTAGAAAATAATACAAATTATGAGAGACTTGGAATTGATTTATTGACAAATAAGACAATTTCTCTCAAAGAAGCGCTTTGTGGTTTCAAATTTGATTTGAAATATATAAATGGTAAAATGTATACCCTTAATAATAATAGTGGTAATATAATTGTTCCCAATTATAAAAAAGTAATTCCTAATATGGGACTTACAAGGGATGGACACACCGGAAACCTAATTATTACTTTTACAATTGAATTTCCTTCCCATTTAACAGAAGAAAAAATGGATAAACTAAAAGATTTGCTATAATTCAAATTATAATAAAAAGAAAAACAAATATAAAGTTTAAAATATAATTATTATAATAAAATTTAAATGGAAAACCATAATTTTTTAAAACAAAATAATAATTTAACAAATTATTATTATTATGAAAAATCTCTTAGTGATGAAGAAATAAATACTATTAAAGAATTATCACAAAAATACAATACTTATATTGAAGGAACTGTAGGTGATAAATTAGATTTAACTTATAGAAAAAGTAAAATTAATTGGTTGCCTCCTAACAATGAAACTAAATTTATGTATGATAAATTAGTGAATTTAGCAAAAGATGCTAATAGTAAAATGTGGAATTTTAACATTACTAATTTATTTGATAAATTACAGTTTACAGAATATTCTTATAATTCAGAAGATAAACAACAGTCTCATTATGATTGGCATATGGATTTTGGTGGAACGGGATTAGCAACAACAAGAAAACTTAGTTGTAGTATTCAATTAACTGACCCTGAAGAATATGAAGGTTGTGACTTAGAATTTATGGTACATAGGAGTATTGTAAAAGCACCTAGAAAAAAAGGATGTATAATTTTTTTTCCTTCATATTTAACTCATCGTGTTACTCCAATTACAAAGGGAAAAAGAGAATCATTAGTTATTTGGTTTCACGGTCCTACATTTACTTAAAATGTAACTTACTAAAATTTTTATTATTTTAAAAATTTTATGCTTTTATTTACAATTTTTTATTTATTATTGTAAATACAAAAGAATGTTTAGTAAATGTCATAATAATAACAAATGTCCAAAAGGTGGTGTAAAAATACGCGAATCAGGTAACAATATTAATAGTTGCAGCAACCAAGGTATAAATAATTTAGTCCAAGAAATTTTAAATAAAGAAGATCTACTGCAAGAAGAGTTTTATCAAAAAATAAAAAACCAAAATAAGCATACTGGTGTAAGAATAAGTAAAGGAGACAATGAATATAATATAGACCCATTTGACAACATAAATCCGTTTTCAAACCCGGATGGTAAAAGTGATTTCAAAAATGTAATATACAATAATTCATCCTATGAAAACATGGATATCAATATTAGTAATTATTCCATTGAAGCAATATACAAACTATTTGGTGTCCAAAACAAGATACTTACGGATGAAGTAATGAAAGAAGCCAAGAAAATTGCATTAAAAGCGCATCCTGATAAATGCCGGTTAGACCCCAAATATTTCCTCTTTTTTTCCGAGGCATACAAACGCTTATTTAATATTTACGAATTTCAAAATAAGACCAGTAAAAAAAATGAAGACACAAATGAATTTTACAATGCAAACAATAGTGCTACATTAGATACAATGTTTGAAAAAAAGGCGTCATTAAAAGACCCTGGTAATTTTAACCAATGGTTTAATGAACAGTTTGATAAATATAAATTGGAAGACACAACTGCTCAAACTGGTTATGGTGACTGGTTAAAATCGAATGATGATATAGTAGAAACTACTGCAACAGTTTCAACAAAAGAAGCGATGTCGAGAGAAATTGAAAAAAGGAAAAAAGAAGTGCAAAGTATTACAAAATACAATGGAGTTACCACAAGTTATTCAACTGGCGTAAGTTCATCATCTTTAATGGATTATAATAGTAATTTCACATCGGGTTCTCTCTTTAGTAGTGATGGAATGGGTTATACAGATTTGCGACAAGCGTATGTTGAGTCTGTTATTCCAGTAACGGAAGAAGATTATAATAAGATGCCCAAGTTTAAAAATGTAGAAGAATACAAAGCACATCGTGGTAACAATGTTGATTTAAGTCCAACAAATAAGACAGATGCAATGAGGCAATTATATAGTCAGCACACAGAAAGAGAGACAGAAAGCGCGGCACTGGCATTTTATTATGCACAACAATCAGAAAAAGCAAAAAAGAGTTCTTCTGACTTTTGGTCAGGGTTAAAGCAAATCAACTTTTAATCCACTTTTTACAACTTCGTAAGAAAAGTGGAGCAAAAAAGTTATGCGCATATGAAATAGTAGCGAAGAGCAAAAATTTGTTATTATTAGGATACAACTTTAGTAACTTTGATGACTGTGACCAATAATATATACTTCGGTGCCTGTAGGCAGGTCAGATGGGAAACCATCATTTTTAACCGTATATCTTATTGGTAACATTACTTCGGCAAAATCTGACTTGGAGTAGAAACCTGATTCAGTCATTACCAATTTGGCATCAGGTGGCAACAAACTTAGAGCCGCAATCATCTCGGCTACAGTTAATGTCGTAACCGGTTTTTCAGGAACAGTTACATTACTATCATCATCATCGTCATTATCAAAAGATGGGATACAATCAGGACAAAGCAATCTGTTATCAAGAGCATATATAGATAGACAACCTCTGTCAATCATCATTCCTTCAGTTTTTCCACATTGTTCACATTTCTCATCCTCCTCATCAACAAGTTCTACTTCCTTTTCAACCCTTGATTTTTCTTCTTTATATGCTTCTTCTTCTTTAATTCCCCATCCCCACGCACCATACTTGTTTTCCAAGACCGTGTTCATCAAATCATCAGCCTGTACTTCTGCGTCATATTCTTCCCATAGCGCCGCCTTGCAGTATTCTTTTAATTTATAGTTGTAAAAGAAACCCTCTCTCTCTTTCGCATATATGTCTTCTTTGTACATCTCCTCTTCTTCACCTTGACGTAAAATCTCATACGCTTCTTTAATTTTCTCATCAAGCAACTCATCACTTTCTAGCAAAGGTATCAAATATTCAACATCCATTTCAAGCAACATACCTGTTATTTTACCTGCTTTTTCTTTATTCTCATCATATATCTTAGCATATATAGTTTCACCTATATAGTCACGCTTATCATCATCAGTTGGAAGCCTATTATTCCACTCTGACCAGGTCTCGTTGTCCTCCTTCTTATACATAATATCTTTAAATGTTGACATTTTATTTGAATTTATTATTTTATACATTTATTAAATTTTGAAAAAAGTATTTCAATTTTTTTAGTTTTTTATACTTTTTTTGAAAAACTAAAAAAATAATTTTTATGAAAAAATGCGCCTTAAAACGCTGACAACTTTTTAATTAATTAAAATATACAAATACGCTGTTGGACTTTTAGTCCTTATACAAAGTCCTTATACATTATTTAATACCATTGCTTACTGTGTCCAATTCGGTAGACTTGGGTGCCATCAAGCAAGTCTGGTTTATAGTCAGTTTTGCGTGTTCCAACTATATATGGTTCAGGTAGCATTACTTCGGCAAACTCCACATCGGAGTAGAAACCGGATTCGGTAATCACTAATTTTGCGTCAGGTGGCAACTTACTCAACGCTTTAATCATCTCGGCTACGGTTAGGGTTGTAACTGGTTTTACTGGTTGCTTATTCACTTCCTCTTCATCCTCATCTTTCTCATCACATCTCGGCACTTTTTCTGATTCCCATTTAAGCCTAATCGCCTCATAAGCCTCTTCAATTTTTGCGTCAAGTAACTCAGTATTTTCTAGCAATGGTATCAAATCCTCAACGCCAACAACCTCCTCGCCTCTTTGTGCTGCACCATACCCAAGCAACCGGTGAGTTATCAAACGCGCCATCGTCGGGCCTCCATATTCACAATACGCATATATAAAGTCCTCAATATAGTACATTTTTTCATCATCATTATCAGGGACCCTTTTATTCCACTCGGTCCAGGTCTCGTCGTCGTTCTTCTTATACAATATATCTTCAAATGTTGACATTTTATTTGAATTTATTATTTTTATACTTTTATATAAATTTTGAAAAAAGTATTTCAATTTTTTTGTTTTATTATTTATTTAATTATAAAAATTTATAAAAAAATGAATTATAAATTTAGATATTATTTTTGTCATAAATAAATTAAAATGCTTGTATTAAAAATTGATGATTTGGTTGAAGGTAAAATAGTAAAACGACCATCAAAGTTGGTTAAATCGCCATATGTTGCCGATGTAATTATTGACAATAATGAAATTCTTGCGCATACCGCTTCTCTTGGGTGTTGCGGATTATGTGAAACTGGTTCATCTATTTTGTTTGCGCCAATAAAAAGTAAAAAACCTGATTCAGATTCTAAAAGATGTGTATATAGTGCTCAGTTATCTATTATTAATGAAAAAAGTCACGAAATTATTATTGGAGTTCACCCTAAACTTGCTGAGACTATAGTTGAAAATTGTCTTACAAAAAACTATTTCTCTATTTTGAAAGATATAAAAAAATATAAGAGAGAAGTTCCGTTATTTATGGAAAATAAAGTAAACTCTCGTTTTGACTTTGTTGGAATTGATCAAAATAACATACCCTTTATTATGGAAGTTAAAAATGTCCCGTTGGCTGACTATGAAGATATTTGTTCAAAAGATAGAAAAAATAAATGTTATGATGACAGACCTTATAATACAAAAGTTGCTTATTTTCCAGATGGTTACAGAAAAAAAACTACTGACGCAGTAAGTCCAAGAGCTTTAAAGCATATAAAAGAATTAACTTTGATTAAAAAAAAGTCCATTACTCGATGTATAATGTGTTATGTTATACAACGCCCTGATGTAAATTGTTTTCAACCTTCAATTATTGATACTCAGTATAGAGAAGCATTTAAAGAGGCGCAAGACGCAGGCGTAGAAATTATTACACTTGTTGTTAACTGGACACGCGAAGGTGAAGTATATTTTGTCAGAGATGACTTGCCTATTACACCATTTTTATAAAACTTTAACATGAATATAAAAGTATAATTTTGTAAATACTTAAAAATATTTTTCTTTATAATTATATATGCCAAGATCAACAAAACGAACAAATTCTAACTTATCTGGACCAAAACAGAGTATTCCACCATTACATATTCCACCACCAAAACAGACTATTTCGTCACCCGTATACACTCCATTACAAATTAAAACACCTTCAATGTTAGACACCGTGAAACAAGGATTTTCTTTTGGTGTAGGCAGTTCAATTGCTCATAATATGATGAATTCTATCTTTAATTCTAAAAATAAAGATGAAACAATAAATACAAAAGAAATTAAATTAACAAATGAACCTAAATTAACAAATGATAAAGTATATGAATTATATAACAAATGTTTAGAAAAGAAAGATAATACTATAAATTGTAATATTATTTTGGAAAACGCATAAATATGTATTTTTTATTTTATATAATTAAAATAAAAATTTAAGAATTAATTTCTATTTATATAAAAATGTCATCTTTTGAAAGTACGCCTGTTGAAAGTACATCTATTGTAAAATGCGAATCATGTAATTCTGATATTACTTTAGAAAATATCACTCCTTGTGACAGATGTAAAGTCAGTGGATGTTACGAATGTGTGAAGACTGAATGTTGTGATTGTAGTATTGTAATGTGTCGCGCGTGTAGTAACATTGATGACGGTATGTGTGATTGTTATGGAAAATGTTATACTTGTGGAATAGAAGTTAGTCGCGGTTCAGGATGGCCTTGTGGTGAATGTAGAATATGGAATTGTTCAGAGTGTAAAAAAAGTGTAAAAAACCTTTGTAAGGAATGTGGACCTCCTCCAAAATTGGAAAAAGTTGAAGAAGTTTTAAAATGCGAGTCGTGTGAAACTGTTATTACATTTAAAAAAGAAATTCGGTGTTATTTATGTAATAGAGAAGAAGATGATGAAAGTGAAGAAGAATACGAAGAAAAAGACAAAAAACCACATCTATTCTGTAAGAAATGTACTCTTAAATGTGATGCGTGTGAAGTTCGAGGGTGTAAAGAGTGTGTTACATTCGCGTGTTGTGACTGTGGTTACAACATGTGTTATGAATGTAGAAACAATGAGATTGACTGCGGTTGTTATGGTGAATGTTATAGTTGCGGAGTAGATGTAAATCGTGGTGAAGAAGGATGGCCGTGTGGTGAATGTGAAAAATGGTATTGTCACGGTTGTAGGCAAGGCGACAATCCTTGTAAGGAGTGTGGTCCTGAATCGGAATCTGAGTCTGATTCAGATTTAGAAGAAGAAGAAGACGCAAACTTAGAGGTCGCAACAAACTTAGAGGTCACAAGTTTAGTAAAAGAAAAGCAAGAATAATTTATATATAACATTCTAAATTTGTATTAATTTAAAGAAATATTACAAATAAATAATAATAACAAAATGTCTGAGTTAGAACAAAAGAAAAAAATATATATAATTGGTGCGTTAAAAAACGACAATATTCCCAAAATTGCTGAAACTTTAAGATTAAAATTAAAATATGATGTTTTTGACCAATGGATTACGCCGGGACCCGATGCCGACCAGTTCCTATTTGAATACGCAAAACAAAGAGGATGGAACTATAAAGAGGCGCTTACTTGTTACGCTGCTAGAAACAATTTTGACTTTGATAAGCGTCATATTGATTCATCAGATATAGTCATAATGGTAATGCCTGCCGGAAAATCCGCGCACTTAGAATTGGGTTATTCAATTGGGCAAGGAAAAGAGGCGCATATTTTATTTGACGCGGAACCTGAAAGATTCGATTTGATGTATAATTTTGTTCCCGCTGAAAATATTCATTTTAGTATTAAAGAACTATTAGTCCACTTTTAGGAAAAGTATAATAATATAATTCAAAAAAACTATTTAAAGAAATATTATTGTAATAATATGTAATAGAGTAATAAACTATTGCCACAATGCTTTTGTAGCTCAGTTGGTTAGAGTATTTTCCTTGTAAGAAAAAGGTCCCGTGTTCGACTCACGGCAAAAGCTCTTATATAATTAATTAACAACTAATTAATTATAAAATAATATTAAAATTCATTATTTAAAAGTTATAAATATTTTTAAGGAGGAGTATTACTTAACAAAACATATTTATCACCAAAACGAAGGTTTCCGCTTGCGTCAACATACAAAGTAGGAGTAGCGCCACTCAATTGTATTGAATTCACAGACAATTTACTATCATTAGAAACATACAATAAATTTTTTTCAACAATTTCATCTGTAACAGGGTTATTATAATTTGAGTAAACAGTAAACCCACTTTTAACATCTCCAGTATTTTCATTAAAACTTTCCGTGACAAGTGCAACACTACCAACTTCTTTCACATAACTTGATTTATCTTTGATTTCATAAGTTATTTCAGAACCATAACCATATTTATTATTTTTACCATTACCAAATGCGTTAATTACGCCAGTAGGATTTTTTGTAGTAAACAAATTTCCATACTTCGCCATTTCTCCAAAACTATAATATTCACTCTCTCTCCTCGAACTTAATGTGCTAAAAGAACTAAAATAAAAGTAATCAGTTCCTCCTTGTAATGGGTCATAAACATCATCTATAACTTCGGCATTTCTTTCTAAAACTGTATTAGGATAAGTTGTTGTCCTAAAATAAGCAGTAGGTTTTGATATATTATTGTCTGTTGTAGTAGGATAAGTATTTGAATAATTAGAAAATACCTGTAATGTATTTAAACCCAAAAAGTGATTGTTTGTATCACTAAACAAAAAGTTGCTATTACTATTATTATCAAATAAGTATAAGTCACCAGCTATTCTACAATCACCCTTTAATTGTAAACTTGTTTGAACAATAAGACTGACCGATGTTTCAAGTGAAAGAATAGAAACAGATTTTTGTCTGTTTCCTTTAATACAATAAAATATAGAAACAAAATCAAGGAAAGCGTCTTCAAATGATAAAACGCCATAATTATTTTTACTTAAATAACTTGAACCTGTGTAATAAAATATTTTTAATTTGTAAACAAAATTTAAAACTTTTGTTTTTATATTATTGTCTATTTCATCATTGATATTAGTTGGACCAAACACAACCTTAAGTGTATCAAAATCAAGAATTGAATAAAGAATCGTATTAGTAGTAAAATCAATGTCATACTTAACTGTGTTAACACCGGGATATCTATATGTGTATATATCACGAACTGTTTTTGCTTTTTCCTCATTTAATATATCAGTTGGAGGAATAGAGTTCAATTGAACATTCATTCGCTGTAAATCAAACGCGTATGATTTATAATATCCCAACAATGTTTGTATGTTTTTATTTGTTTCAACAGTAAGTTGTGTTTGTAAATTAACACCATTATTTAACCAGTAATATTTTCCGTTATTTAACTGAAAACAATAAGAATCAGACCCTTTAATACCAAATACCCAATTATAAATGTTTATACTATAACTAATATCAAAGAACATATTTTCATTTAATGAAGTATTCATCGCATTAATTACCTTTTTAACAGAATCTCTATTAGTAACATCATTTTCTAATAAATAACCAAGTGTTTGCCCATTCCATATAGGATAATACCAATGATAAATAAACTTTACATTATTTGTATTTAAATCAATAGGAATAGTTGATAAAACAAAATAGTCATTGATTGTTTGAAAAACCTTTGAACCATTATCTGGGTTTGTAAAAGATTTTTTCATATAAGTTAACATTGCATCTTCACCGCCACTATTTCCGGCATCAATAAGTCCTTGTATATTATAATTAATAATGTTTGTTTTTTTGGAAAATTGATCATTAATATTAATTACATCTGCTAACCCACAATCAACTATATCTAATTTACAAGATGGTGTTTGAGTTCCTATACCTGTATTATATATACTAAATGCCGATTTGTCAACTGTATTCACTGAAAAAATATAGGATTGAGTTTCAGAATCAATAATAGCAGTATTACCTGTAAAAACAGAATCTCCTTTGGAAACAATACTTTCACTAATAGATTCTCTTATATTTATTCCAATACCAAATGCGAAGTTACGATTATCGAATGGCATAATATTAACAAAACTTATTTTAGGTCCTTTATTCCAATAATAATATTCATAAAATGTTTGTTGGTATACATCACCAAATTGTTTTTGAAAATCATCAACAATTGACTTATTTAAAATTGACAATCGAATATCTGTATTTGGTAAAAATGAGAATGAACCAGGATTACTATTTAAATATGAATATTCTTCATTAAATAATATTTTTGCTACTGGTAATGAATTTGTAAAAAAATCACTAAAACACAAAAATGGGTATCCACATCTATTAAAAAAGAAAGGATTTTCTTCAATAGCATCTGTAAAATAGGGTTTTTCTGGATTTGTTGAACCAATACTATCACCATTTATTAGACCACTATACACAGATGACTGATATACAGTCAAAATACAAAAGTTTAAAAATCGGTTTGCTGCACTAGATTCATCAGTAAAACCTGTAAAGTCAATTAGATATGATTTATTTACCATGTAACTATTTACATCTAAACTAGTAAATACAAAGAAGACTTCATATTGCGCAGTATCAAGTGGATTTACGCGTAATACTGCTCTTAAACTATTCAAATACCAATAATTTGTATCATTTAACAATTCAAAAAAAGAAAATGTGTAACTTGATGGAGTTAATGGATTAATTAAAAAGTTATCATATTGAGGCAACATTTTATTTAATTCATTTACAATTGTTTGTATTCTAAGAAATGATTCATATTTAAATTTTTTAGTTCCAAAAGGTGCCGTTGGAGAAGGCACATATAAAAATGTTATATCAGATTCCTCAATTTTATTTAAAACGGGTGTTTTAAAAACACAAACATCATTTACATAATCTGGAGGAATTGTAACAGTTGTTGTTCCATAATCAAATTCTTCTGAAATATCATTCATAACCTCATAACTATACAAAAGTGGATTTGTCATATTATCCATTATATCAACAATATTAAGATTTGAAAGATTATCAATATCTATCAATCCTTTTACTTGAGATAATTCCTGGTTAACGCCAATTTTATAATTAAAAGAAGTTATTTTATTGACATTATCGGTTTTAATAACAGAAATCCCGGTATGGTCTTTAACATCTAAATATCCATTAATAACAGTATCATTATTAATAACAAATGGAGAATTAATATATTCATTGATCGAAATTTGTCTTTCAGAAAAAGCAATTTTGCCCTCATATTCAATAATTTGACATACAGAAATATAGAAATCATTGCCAACACTATATGTAACAAATGCAATTTGTCCTACTGCTAAGTTAAAATAATTTAAATATAATTGCTCTAACACGTTTTTATAAATTCCTGGAACATCAATATCAGAACCTGGAATATAACAATCAATAATTAATTTATCTGTCCAACTAGGATACTTCCTAGAAAATAAACAATGCAATTCAGTAAAATAAATGGGATTTTTATATTCCCAAATATTGTCTATAGGAAAATTTTCTATGTATGATATTTCCTCAGATATTCTAGATATTAAATTGTAATATTCTTGAGGAATAGGATTTATTGGAATATATTTTGGTAATGACTGTACTGAAAAAAGACAAATCCATTTTGTTGGGTCTACAACATCTCTAATAAAATACCAATATGCTATTTTTGGACTACTTGTATTACTTATTTCATACGCTGTACAATAATAATACGAATCATTACCTGGATTTTCAGTTACTAATTTAGTTAAAGTTGTTGTTAATCTTCCTAATGCAACTACAGAAGTTGGATAATCAGCGGGATATTGTTCTTTAATTTGTTCAATAGTTAAGTTAGTTAAATAATCTTTATCGGGAATTACATTTACAGTATAAAACATTAAATAACCATTAAATATAGTTGTATTTGAAATAGTTGGTTCTATAGAAAATAAAGTTTGTTCTGCAGAACCTACATATTTTTTATCAAGAATAGGTCTTATAACGGCATTATAGTCACCTCCATTTGCAATAATTTCATCTTTATATTGATTAATTAGTGTAGCAACATAGTTAACTAAAAACATACTATTATTAAATGCTAATAAACTATCTACAGCACCATCTAAAGTAATATTTTGTTTAGAAATGGCGCTCTCTTTGAATTCATTTAAAACTGCAATTTCTTCATTTATAGGAGCAATTATATTTGTATTAACAACATCTATAGTTTGATTCATATTATTAATAGTAGTTTTTAAGATACTATTTGATTTTTTTAAAGAAAGTTCGGTTGCTTTAATAAGAGCTTGATCATACGTTTTTGCTGAAGCAGTTGCTGACCCAGAGGATATTATAGGTGTGTCATATACCGCAACTCCAGAACTTGTAGATGATACCTTTGCTGATGGATAATTACAACAGTTATCACACATTATATTATACAATTATATAAAAAAATAAAAAAAATAAATATATATTATATTTTATATATTATATAATGGCAGGTAGACCTAAAAGAATTCGCAATATTCAATCCTATGTAAATCATATAGACAACAATACTTTTTCAGGACCCATGAAAATGGGAACTCCGCCTAGTATAGGGAAAACAAGAAACTTTTGGTATAATTATTTAACGCAGTGTAATAATAAACCAAATGCAGTAAAAAAAAGTTATGCAAACATGGTTTTCCTAAATATAAATCCGGCACAAACACCTGTTTCTGCAGGATTTACGCAGTCATCCAGTTATAATTATGGTTATATTCCTCCACAACAGCAACCAAATAGAACATATAATATGAATAATTATAATTATAGTTATAATTATAAATAATTATTTAGCACAAGAGTTAGCAACAATTATACCAATATCATAGTTATTAATTGTTGTATTTGGTTTTGTTAAAATATCATTAATGTCAATAACATTTGGAAAAAATCCTAAAAAAGGCACACGAAATCCATAATATGAAATGGGTATTGCATACCCTTTTTTTATGCTGGTCCAGTCTTCAATAGAATCCCATTTCCAAAACCATAAATTATTACCAACTTTATAATGATTATTTTTAGTGTCTACAATCATAAAATTAGTAAAACCATTGGAATCAAATGTGTATTTTTCAGAAACTTCAATATATTTATTTTTTTGTGTAAAATAAGAATAACTGCAATGCAAGGGTAGTCCAATTAAATAATAATTAGTCCATTTTAATTTTAAAAAACTCAACATACTAAATAAGTTACGCGACATTATTTAGTATTTAGTAAATTATGTTTATATTACTTTATAAACTTTTTCCACTTTTAGGAAAAGTGGAGCAAAAACATCCTATTTAGAAAATATTCTATAAAGATTTTGCTCCACTTTTCCTAAAAGTGGAAAAAGTGGACTTTTTAAAAAGTATAATAGTATATAAATGCCTAGTTCTATATCTGGTTTTGGAAGCAGTTCATTTGGTCAATTTTGGTATGGAGGAAATAAATTCCCTGGTTTTTTATATAAAAAAAATACAGGTGTAGGTGCTAGACGAAGCACTAAAATGGCGCCCGGAGGTAATATTACGTGTAATAGTCCTACTTATTTGTATAATAAATTCAATCCAGGTCAAGGTGGTGTAGGAGCATCAAGCACTTCAAATCGTCGAGCTAAAAATAGATTAGCAACTATTTGTAGTCTTCCAAACAATGGTTGTGGAAAATTTTACACCTATTTAGGACTGTATGATAACTATACAGGAAATCCCAATGGTTATTTTGTTTATCCTCCAGTCCCAGGACCTTCTACAAGATTGCCATTGGGCACAAATGTTTACTCACCCTTGGGCGGCAGTAACTAAATCCACTTTTTCAACTTTTAAAAAAAGTGGAGCAAAATATTGTTGCTCCACTTTTTTCTAAATATATACTTTTGCTCCACTTTTTTAAAAAGTGAATATTTTGCTCAACTTTTTTTAAAAGTTGAATTAGGATATTCTTCTATTTTGAATCTCAGAAGAGACAATATAAATAGAATTCTCAGTAATAATAATATACTCGGTTCCACTTTTGTAAAATTTAGCAATACTACTAGTATACTCCTCCTCAGACTTAACCAGCAATTTCTCATTATTCTCTCGAATACCAATAAGCGCCTTTTTATCTAAAGACGCAGTCCAATAATCAAACATAATAGGTTTATCCTCAACAATGCCAAGTTTAGCAGCATGTTTCAAAGTGACATCACTTGGTAGTCTATAGTTAGAATCGGTAGTAGTAGTAGTAGCACCAGTAGTAACTGCCGTGGAAGATTTTTGTTCAGACATTTATATTATTACAAATTATTAATCTTTAAATACTTATAAGAATAAGTATTTTATTTATAATATATATTTTAAATATATGAAACCGACATCGATAAATGACACAAATTATTCATTACATAATACAGATAATTTTAAACAATTATTAGACTATAATCCAAGTGAAATATTAACAAAATACAATGAACTATTAACTGAATATTTAAATTATTTTATTGAAAATAACAAGATAAAAAACCCGAATTATTTAAAATTTGTAGTTATTCGTGGAATAGAAACCATTACTCACGTATTTAATACAACTTTGCATTATACCAAAAATTTAGAAATTACATATTTACATTGTCAAAAAGCATATTATTATTACACTGAATTTATTTCTCAAATATCAGAAGACCAAAATATATTTTTACAGTTAAGTTCAAAGGATGCCATTATGTATGTTTATAAAAAGACAATTTATGAAATAAATAATGAATATAAAAAAAACATAACAGATCTATTAACTGATGAAATAAATAAAATGAACTATGTTACAGAATATATAATTTTATTCAAAACACTTGTTTCAATAATAATAAATAATGAAAATTTTTTAAATAAAGATGGAAATACTAAACTAATAGAACAATTTAGTAATTTAAATAACAAAATTATTTTAGCAAAAATAAATATTATTAATTTACCCATAATAGATTTGTTTTTTGAAAAAATATCTAATAATTGCAAGGATTTTAATAAGGTATATGATATTATTTTAAGTTTTTTTAAAAAAATAAATCGTAATAATAATTCTACTATAAATTTTTTAAAAATAAAAAATAAATTATTTCATGAGGAATATAATTTGTATTTAACAAATGAAACACCTGACAAGTTTGTTAACTGGTTACTATTGTATTAAATTTTATTAATTCAATATTATATTGAATATTAAATACTAATATTAATCATAATACTTTTTCTGCGTATTTTTTTATTTTTATCCTTTAAAATGATACTATTTTCTTCATCTAATTCCATTTTATTTTTTTTTTGACAAATAAGATTAAATTCATTGTGTAATATTCTTTTTAAAAACTCATAAATAATCATTAATACATTTTCATCACACTTTCCAACAATTAAAACACTGCCTGTTCTAAAAACCATAAATGATACTTTCACATTCGAATTAATTAAGACCTCTGAATTTTGTACAATTGTATTAATATCTAATATATCTTTTTTTTCAGCACTTTGACATCCATTCTGCTGCTTTTTATCCAAATTGTAATAAAACTTACACTGAATTCCTGGATATGAGCAAGGATCATAAATTGCCTCTATATTATATTTAATTTTCAAAATATCATATAACGCTTCACGATTAATAAAGAATCCTGTATTAAAGTTAGAATTAATCAATATAGTCTCGCTGCTTTCTTCAATATACTCCAATTTTTTCTCTACAAAAGGTTGTATTATTTCAATAACCTTTTTTAATAAAGTATAAAATCCCTCATTTGTCCGAATGCCTGTTATTCCAATTTTACCAGTATTAAATATTTTTACGTGATGCTCTTTAAAATCATTGTCTGATTCATTTTTCATCCGCATAATCAGAACAAAACAGTTATAAAATGCGCTCTTCTTTTTACAACGATAACTTAACAAATCCTTTTTACAAATACCAATACTGACTTTTCTTACATCCTTAAATTTAATCCTACCTGTAGGGTTATTAATATTTGTAATAATATGTTCATCAGCATATAATTCATTGACCAGTTTACTTTTAATAAATTCCAATTCTTCGGGTGCCGACGAATTAAACTTCATCTGCTTTTTTACAACTCCATTTACAGGTGACGAATATTGAATCACTGGAATATTCCAAAACACTGATTTTAAATCAATGATGCTATTCAAAAATATGATTTTTGACTTTGTTGAAATATAAATATCGGATGCTTTAGGAGGAGTATCTGAATCATTGTATTCATATGAAATATTATTTGAAAATACTTCTTCTTTCTCATCAAAATCAAATTCATCATCGTCATCATCATTATTAGTATTTGATATAAAACTTGCCCATTCTTTGTCTATGCTCATTTTTGTTACTACGGATAAATTGTCTTTTTGTCTTTAAGTTCTTTATATATATTTTATTTCAATTATTTTCTTTATTTATAATATAAAGAATGGATTCCATCATCAATGAAAGAAGCATTATTATCCCAATTCGCAAAAGTTTATCTACAGACTTTAAGTATTTAGAAAGTCCCAAGAGTGAGTATAGTTTGAAGCAAAATTTGTTTGATCCTACAAAAAACTCGCCTCCAAATGACTTTATGATTAAGTTACAAAAAAGAATGTCAATTTATAATAATTCATTTCAGATTGATGATGACGAATAGGTTTTTTATTAGAAAAATATTATACTAAATTATAATATTTTTATTTTTATTTGCGTGTTTTATTTTATAGTTCAGAATCAGAATCTGTATCGTGACATTCAGGGTAATAATATTTAGGATGGAAAGTGTGATTTAAAATATATTTTGTATATTCCCAAATATTTTTAATTATATTTGTAAATGAATATGATGATAAATTATATGATGATAAATTATATGATGATAAATTATTCATTGATAAATTATTTATTTTCAAGTCTTTAAATATTTAAATATTTAAATCTTTATTTATTTTTATTAATTAACATTTATTAAAATTTGTAACTTAGTAATTGCATAATTAACATAAATTTTATTATTACACTCCTGAGAATGTATTAAATTTTCAACAAAATTCAAAAATTCGTTATTTACAATACTTCTTTTATTGCGAATAATATAATTCAAAAAATCTTTTATTAAGTTTTTTTTATCAATATTATATTTAATACTGGTTTCATGTATATATTTATTAAGAATTATTAAACTTTCTTTATTTTTAATTTTATGTAAAATATTTTCCCAAATAGAATTGTCAATAATATTAATAATATTTTCATTCTTAAAAACAATTATATTTTGATTTGACTGCATGAAATTAACCATACTTCTTATATCGGAATTATATAGTTGCTGAATGTTATGCAATGATTTTTCATCTAAATTTAATTTTTCAGAATCAGAAATATTTTTTAAAAAACTAATAATCTTATCTTTTGGTAATTGATTAAATCGTAACCTTAAAAACTCATTTTGTAATCCTTCATCAATGCGACTTATATAGTTACAAATAAGACAAAATCTGACGGAATTTGAATAATTTTGTAATAAATATCGCAACGCTTGTTGTGCGTTTTTTGTCATATAGTCCACTTCATCTAAAATAACAAACTTCATACCTGTATTGAATAATGGTTTTGAGTTCACAAAAGCACTAATTTGGTTTCGAATAATATCAATTCCTCTCTCGTCAGAAGCATTTAAATGAATTATTAGTTCTTTGTTTTTACAACCAATATTTTCTTGATAAGAATTAATTAGGTTTATTATAGTAGTTGTTTTACCAGTTCCAGGAGGCCCAAAAAAAAGCAAATTTGGGAAGCAATTTGTATCAATAATATTTTTTAAGATTTGTTTGTTTAATGGGTCTAATACAATGTCATCGAAATTAGTTGGCCTGTAAAGCTCTACAAATGGTATGCCACTACTTGTCATTAAATTATATAGTATTATTTATTTAATATATAATTATACGAAATTATCAAAATATAAATATTTTATTTCTAATAAATCATTGTTTTCTTCATTTTGAATACGCTTAATTTGTTTATTAATTTCTTCTTTTAATGTTAAAAGTCTGGTGGATATTGATGGATTACATTTTTTCCCATTTTTATCATTATATGAATCAGGATTAAAACGGATAAAAATATATTTACATGTAAAAGTTGACAGTAAATCATTATATCTATCTTGTTCATCTTTTAAACTATATGACTTATGTTGATTTTCATCGGTTTCAATACATAATAAAGTATTGTTTATAATTTTTCTATGGTCTATTCTTCTTCGGTTTAAACAATCACAACCACCATATTCAAGAGTTTTATCATGTTGAAATCCTTCAAAATTTAAATTAATAAAATCACGAACACCAATTTCTTTTGTTTTACATCTAATTTGAAATGTTAAAGGGTCTAATGGAAATAGATTTTGAAAACAATATGTGCAATAATTTTTGTATTTTTTATTTGCTTCCGTATTACAACCTTCATTTTTACATTTGTTAATGTAAACATTAATCATTCCTTCTATTTTACACAAAGAGCAATATTTTGCTGGTAAACCTTGATAATTAAAATATGGTTTGTTAGTTTTACACATACAATTCATATTTCGAACATAAATCATATTAGGGTTTTTACATTTTTCACAATATTCAGGTTGTAATCCATCATAATTAAATGATGCTATTGTTCCGCAACCACATTTTTTTTGTCTAACATTAACCATATTCGTTTCTTTACAACTGGAACAAAATCCTGGTTTCAACCCATCATAATTATATGTAGCTATAGTTTTTTGACATTTACATTTTGTCTGTCTTAAATTAATCATATCTGATTTTTTACAATCTACACAAAATTCAGGTTTTTGTCCAATATAATAATTAAACCTAGCAGTTTTTCCACAGTTACATTTAATTACTGCGGCACAATTAATCATATTATCTTTTTTACAATCAAAACAATACATAGGTTTTAATCCCTCTAAATTATATAATTTATTTGCTTTTCCACAAAAACATTTTGAACTAATAACATCAGACCAATTATTTAGATTATGTTCTTTACATACAACATATTTTTTATCTTCGCCAAAATATGCTCGTTTTCTACAATTTTCAAAACAACAAAGATTCGGCATAATATATTATATATTCAGATTATTTTTAAATAGTTCCGTCCCTAAATTATATTTTGGAGACTATACTAATTAAATTAAATAAAATAATTGAAATTAAAATATTAAAGATAAAACAATGAACAAAACTATAATGACTACTTTTAATAATAACGGATACCTTGAACTATTTATTGGGCCTATGTTCTCAGGAAAAACAAGCAGCATTTTGGAGGTTTATAAAAAATGTAAGTTTTGTAACATCCCAGTAACAATTATTAATCATACAATTGATATAAGATACCATAATACAATGATTTCAACTCACGATCAAGTAATGGCGCCGTGTCTACAAGCGTGTGAACTAAATGATATTTGGACTGACAACGGATTTAAAAAATCAGGTAATAAGAAAGAATTATGGGCACACGGCGCCGTAAGAGATTCAGAAGTTATTTTAATAAATGAAGGTCAATTCTTTCCCGACTTATATGATGTAGTAGTAGATATGTTAAGATGTAATAAAAAAGTCTATATTTGTGGACTTGATGGCGACTTTGAACGCAAAAAATTTGGACAAATATTGGATTTAATTCCATTGTGCGACAAAGTTACAAAACTAACATCGCTTTGTTCACAGTGTAAAGATGGAACACCTGGAATATTTTCAATGCGTTTAACGAATGAAAAACAACAAACACTTGTTGGTTCGGACAATTATATTCCTGTTTGTAGAAAATGTTATGAACAAAATTCCTAAAATATTTATGAAAACAATTTAAATTAGAAACATTATTATATTTATAGACATATGCCTAAAGTAAAATCTAATGTGAAAACCACTTCTACTACTATAAATGATAACGTAAATGCTGATACTACTACAAATGACACTCTTGTAAATGATATTACTACAAATGATATAAATGAGACTACAGTTGTAAAACAAAAACGTGGTAGAAAAACAAAAAAGCAAATGGAAGAAATGAAACAAAACATTAGTTGCACTATTAATGAAGCTATTAGTATTAATGATTCTACTACTATTAATGATACAAATATTATTGATCTAAATACAAATATGAATGAAACTATTAATGAAATATTAACAAATGATAATGATTCAGAAAATGAGACAAATGCTGTTATAAATGATGATGTAAAAGGAGTTATTAAAAAACGCGGAAGAAAACCAAAAGGCGGCAAAATTATACAACAAATTATTCCTACAAATATGAATAAGGAAACAAAATCCAATGTAATTTTACATTTAAAGTGTTCTTTAAAGGATTTAGTCAATAACTCTACTATAAATTCAAATATAGAGTCTTTTGATTTTTCTTCTTGTAAAAATGATTTATTATACGAAATTAATGTTAAAAAGGAAAATAATTTTGAATTTAGTGAGAGTATAATAAATAACAAAAATGTAGATGAAGAAATATATTATGAGAATAATGCAAGTAGTGACCCAAATATTAAAGAAATATGGCGAAAACTAAAACAATTAGAATACAATTTACATATTAATAACATAAGCAATAAAAAATCATATTGTTTTTGGTGTACTTGTGATTTTGATAATCCTCCTGTTTACATTCCAAAACATTATATTAAAGAGACTTATCACGTTTATGGTTGTTTTTGTAGTCCAGAATGTGGCACGGCATTTTTAATGGACGAGAATATTGATAGTTCAACTAAGTTTGAAAGATATCATTTATTAAATCATATTTACGCAAAAATATACAACTATACAAATAATATTAAACCCGCACCAAATCCATATTATATGCTTGATAAATATTATGGTAATTTAAATATACAGGAATATAGAGCATTATTAAATAATCAGCGTTTATTTTTAATTGTTGATAAACCAATGACTCGTATTCTACCTGAACTCCACGAAGATAATGATGATTTTATAATAAATAATAAAGTTATTCCATCAAACACATATCAAGTTAAAAAAAATTTACAAAAAAAAAGTTTAACTAAAAACAATATTGTAAATGAAAAATTTGGTTTGGGTCAGTAAAAAGAAAATAATAAAAAGAAAAATAGTAAAAAGAAAAATAAAATAATAAAAATTTAGTATTTTATTATTTTATATTAATATATTAATGAGCAATATTGATTATACAAATAGTTTAAAGTATAACTATAAAATAGGAAAATTAGATATAACAAAATATAAGGATGCGGCAAAAAATATAAACCAATATACCTTTTGGAACTTTTCAGAGTTATCTAATTTTATTTTAAAAAATTATAAACAACTCTTGTTATTCATATTTATTTTTATAATAATTATTGTTATTGAAAAAATATCATATTTTAATAGTTTAATGTTTACTTCTCCATCTGCTATACCCGGTTTTAATAATACAAATACTAATAAAAAAAAAGATAAAAGGAAAAGATAAAAGTAATATTAATTTTCAATATTACTGGCATTTGGATTATGTAATTTATGTCTTAATTGTTTGTATATTTCTTGGTTTACAGACTTAATTGTTTCTTTTGGTTTATCATCTAATCCCATGTATTTTTTTATTACTAATAAAGAATTATAATTATTCTCTATTAGTTTTTCTCTCGCAATAGTCTCTGTGTAATCAGTTTGTCGCATAATCATTTGAACAAACTCGTTTTCTTTATCTTTATCCATTTTTTCCATATATGAATTAGATAAATTATTTTTTAAATCATATTAAACGAATAGTTATATATTAAAATAATATAGTCAAAATGTCTGTGATAGAAAAAATGAATATTGAACCAATCCTAAATGAAATTAAACACGTAATTGATAATGGATTACAAAATTTACTAAGTGAATTTATGGAAAAGTATACTAAATATGAGGAAAATTATCATGCGGTTTTAGATTTACCGGCAGTTAGAAATAAGATTAGTTCTTTATCTACTTCTAATACAAGTAATAGTAACACAGGCAATAATAATACAAATATTATTAACACCATGTATAAAACTTTTAATAATCAAATGAGGGAACTACAAAGAGAAAATGAAGAGTTGAAAAATGAAATAAATATTTTAAAAAATAAGTTGCCTAAGGTTGTTGATTTAACTAATGATAATGATACTCAAATTAAAAATGTTGAAATTAAAATAGAGAAAACCTTGGATAAAGACTTGGGTAAAACCTTGGAAAAAGAAAATATTACTCTAATTATTGAAGAACCTGTTTCTAATGATGTAGAAGATGTTGTAAGTTTAGAAGAGGAATCGGACGCAGAAGAAGAAGAAGAAGAGGAATCGGACGCAGAAGAAGAAGAAGATGAATCGGACGCAGAAGAAGAAGAGGATGCAGAAGAAGAAGAAGAAGAAGAGGAATCTGACGCAGAAGAAGAAGAAGAAGAAGTAGAAGAGGAAGTGGTCGCAAGCTTAGAAGAAAAAGTAGTAGTAGAAGAAGAAGTTGATGATAATAAGTCAGTTGAAACCGAAACAAAAGAAGAAGATGAAGAAGAAGTAGAAGAGGAAGTAGAAGTAGAAGAAGAAGAAGAAGAATTATTTGAAATTGAAATTGATGATAAAACTTATTGTACAAATAATGAAGAAACAGGATTTATTTATGATTTAGATTCTGAAGGTAATGTAGGTGATAAGATTGGATATTTCAAGGAAGGTGAACCCATTTTTTACAGTGAGGAATAAAGAATGAAGTGGGAGGAATGAAATGGGTATAATTTTATATACAAATGATTTAAATATTATATATTAATTAAAATATATAATATGATATTTTTTGGATCTATGTTTGAGTTTTTGTTATTTTTATATTTGGCAGATAGTTATTTTAAAATAAATTATCCCGAGCAACATAACAAATTTATTATTGAGTCATCATACAATTTAATATATTATTTTAGTTTTTGTCAAATTAAAATTACAAAATTATGGTGTTATTTAAGTAATAAATATATTACTTTTGTTAAGTCAAATCCGCGTCTATCTGAATTTGTAGATAAACTGGAAAAAAAACAACAAAATACAATAGAATATGTTTCAAATAATTCCAATTTAGTTTCACACGAAAAACCTGATAGTTTTGATTTTATTATTTATAGTGATTTTACAGATAATACTAATAAAATTAATAAACTTATTTTACACGAATTATCAGATACTCAATCTATAAAATATGAAGTAACAAAATATAATTTTATCTTATGTGAAATAAATATTGGTGGAAAGACTACAAAGATTGACTTTAAGACTGAAAAATATAATTTTATGATTGTAAATAACAAAATAGATGCTCTATTTGTAAACTATTTTATGAAAAAATACTATAATTATGATGACATTTCTGATGTATTGTGGTTTGACTATAAAATAAAAATATTAGACCAAAATGTGAATGAAGTTGTTTTAGACACAACAAAAGAAATTGTTTTAGGTTTGGAAAATTATGAAGTAAAAACTATTGATTCTTCTAATAAATAAATAAATAATTAATAATTAATTAATTAATAAATAATAAATAAAAACAATATAAAAAAAAATTGAAATATTTAAATATAAATGGTAACTCCGCATATTACAATGGCATCAGAAATTCAGCAAAGTGAACCTCACCATTCTTTATCGTGTAAGTGGACCTTGTGGGCCCATTTGCCTCACGATACGGATTGGAGTGTAAATAGTTATATTAATTTGTTTACGGTTTCAACCGTAGAGGAGACAATCGCATTAGTAGAAACTTTACCTGAAACTCTTGTGAAAAACTGTATGTTGTTCTTTATGCGCGAAGGTATCAAACCAACATGGGAAGACCCAAGGAACCGTAAAGGCGGGTGTTTTTCCTATAAAGTAATCAACAAAAATGTTTTTGAAGCGTGGAAGGATTTAAGTTTTTGTATTGCTGGTGAGTCAGTAAGCAAAAACCTATCATTTGTAGCAAATGTTTGCGGAATTACAATTTCTCCTAAGAAAAACTTTTGTATTATTAAAATCTGGATGACTGACTGTTCTCAACAAAATTCAGCAGTTGTTAGTAGCGATATTAGGGGTATTTCATCCCAGGGGTGTATTTTCAAGGCACATACACCTGAATACTAAATCCACTTTTAAGAAAGTTGGGCAAAACTCTTCTGATTATTTTATAAATTGTATTTAAATTTATAAAATAATTTTTTCTTAATTTATGTATAAAGTAATTCTAATAGTCTTTCTTTATCAACATTATTATAGTCAAATAAATATTTATTACACCATTCTGTATTATTATTTGTTGGTGAGACATATATATTTTTTCTTATTGCATCCTTTCCAACAAAACCCTTTTCAACTAATACATTTGATGGAATAACATAAAACATACTATTTTTACAATTCAACCAATAAAAATCATTATCTTTTTCATCATAACAACATGTTGTAATTTTTTTATTAGTAATACCTGATTTTTTATTAAGATTAAACGAAAAAGAATTTATATTATTATGAACTATACTTCCTACTTTCTCTTGAATTTTTTTTTCTCCTATTTTAAAATCATAAACTAATCCTTCCATATCATTTCCTACAAATTTAATAAAATTTAATTTACTTTCTCTCATTTTTTTATAATCCTGTTCTTGTTTATGACTAATACTTACAGGTGTATCTAAAATATCAAAACTAAACTTATTTATTTTTTCATAATAAATATTTAACATTTCTATTAAATTATCATTATTAACTTCATATTTATTGTATTTTGATTTTAAAGCAACTCCAATTGTTTTAAAACCTTCAACATCTTCATATGGGATTAACCATATTTTTTTATTTTCTTCACACATACATAAAATTAAACAGTTATCATATTTTCCTGAGTTTAGTCTAAAATAATATTGTTCTCTTTCTGTTTTTTTTGCTGTTGTTTTAACTTGAATACCTAACCATAAATCATTAACTATATTTTTTGGTTTTAAAGATATATCTGCTTTACACCCATCAAAAGTTTTAATAATATCAAAATTATCTTCTACCATTTTTGTAAAATATTTAATACAATTATATTCTTGTTTTGTTGATAATAATTTGTTATCATTTGAATATAATTTTTTTAATTTAATACCTGTATTTTTATTTACACATAAAGGACATGAAATCCCTTGATTTAATGTTTTAAAATTTTTTAAAGACACAGTGTTTTCATGACCACATACAGCAATATAATTAATTTTACAAGTGCTATTTTGATATTTTTCAAAAAAATCTTCTTTTGTCATTTTTACAACACAATTTTTATCTTGAAAAATTTTAACTACTTCTTCATATGTAGGAATTTCTAATGCACAATTTCTACATTTAACTCCAGTTCCATTTAAAAAATCCTTAAAGGTTTTTTTGTTTTCATGACCGCACGAAGAAATAAATTTTAATGTATGTCGTTGATTTATATATTGTGTGTCTAATAATATACAATTATTTTCATTAAATTTATTTTTTACTTCTTCAAATGTATATTTAGTAGGCATAGTTTAATACTCCTAATGTATTTAAGTTAGTTTAATTAATAATAAAATATTGTTATTCAATTTTATTATTTTATAAATTTATATTATTACATCATTTATGGTAAGAACTATGCTGAAGGGAGTTGTGAAAGACACAGCATTATCGTCCCCAAACTTGCCACATTATACTTCACAACGAGAGGCAAATCGTTCTCCAAATAGACTTCAATTTGGGGACACAAATTGGTGCATTTAATGAAATACCCAAGATTCTTTAGGGAAAACTCACCCTGGATAACTTTTTTCGCTTCTTGCTGGACTACAAAACTCATGCTTCCATCCGATTCCGCACGATGAATTTCAGCAGACGCAAATTGACCCGAACATTTGAAGATGAGTTCATTGCCAACCGATTTAATTTCCAATTTGTCGGAGATACAAGAAAGATCCCTAATAATCTTTTGAAAGTCAGCAGAAGGAAGATTAATAACAGACGAAAACTTCACATCAGGATACTCCAACTCTTCAGGGTCGGGTTCAATAAGACGCAATTTCTGAGTTTTACACTGTTTAATCTCTCCATTCTCAAATTTAAGCGCCAAATGAGAAACAATGCCATCAACATAGTCGCCATTTTCAATGTAAATGGTAAGAGTATCATCATTGTCAATGGAATTGATTAGTTTGAAAAGATGGAACATATTGACACCAATAATGATTTTCTCCTTTTTACACTCGTAAAACTCAAAATTTTGCGCTGCTAAATGAAGATGTGCCAAAATAGTATGTGATTTGTCCATATTAATAATACGAATACCGTCGGGTTGAAAAGTAATGTTGGTTTCCAACAAAATATCTTTTAGAGCAGTCATTAAAGTTCTAAAAGGGGCAATTTGAACAGTTTTAATTGTTAACACATTTGAATTCGACTGTGCGTTTTTATTGGACATTATACTTGATTTTTAACTTTAATCTTTAAATAGTTATTATATACTTTTATATTTTTTATTTTATATTTTATATTTTATATTTATTAATTTAGGGAATTAATATAAGAATGTCTACAAGAAGTGGAAAAATATATACAAGAAGTAATATTCAAAGACCAATAACAAAAAATAAATCTAAAAAAAATAATGTACCACTTGTAATAGAAGAAGATTGTGCGATATGTCAAGAAGTTTTAAATGATGGACAAACACCAGTAACAACATTAACAAATTGTAATCATAAATTTCACGAACAATGTATTAATCAATGGATGAATACTAATCAAGCAAATGCACATGAATGTCCTCTTTGTAGAGCTCCTATAAATTATAACCAATGGCCTCCTCCTATTGCTCCACAACAACCTCAATTTCAACAACCTCAGCAACCTCAAATGCCCGAATCAGAAAGAAGACTACAACAAGTTATTGCTTTTGAAAATAGTAGGGGGCAAACACCAGTTCCTTTTTTAGGAATAGTAATTTGTATTAATGGAGAAATGATAATAAAATATTTAAATACAGATTTAGGTTTAGGAACTAATAATACAATTAATGATTTAAAAGACGCGATTTTAGGTCGTTCACTTGAAATAGCAGGTCAAAGAGGATTTTTTTGTCAAACTAATTTTGGTCGTCATGTTAATAATGCGGTTGCTACTACTGGATTTACAAGACGTCGTGAACCATCATTTAGAATAAACAGAATTGGTTTTGGTGTTCCAGCATCTTGTGAAACTGATACTATAAATTTTGCTTTTAATAATTATGCCAATGATTGGTTAGAAGGTACGTTTCTTGGAAATTTATATCGTAGTTATCAAGAAAATGCCAGAATAATTTTAGGAAGTTATGGGATTGATGTTCCTGATAATTTACATAGAGTATATAAAAAGCATACAATTCGTTTTCAAACAGGAATTTTTACAACAGATTATTTTTTAAATATGTATAATCCAGATATTCCTGAAGAGTTTAGACCAGATTATCCTGATGATCGCGATATTAAAAAAGCAACCAAAATTTCTTTAGCATGGTTAATAGTTGACATTGAATGTACTACACTTGCTGGTGGAAAAACAAGAAAAAGACGACTTAGAAAAAATAGAAAATCAAAAAAAATGAAAAGAAGAAAATCTAATAAATAACCATTTTTTATATTAATTTAGGGAATTAATATAAGAATGTCTACAAGAACTGGAAAACCATATACAAAAAGTAATTCTAAAAAAAATAGTAGTCCGTCTCCAGTAGAAGAAGCAGAAGATTGTGTTATATGTCAAGAAGATTTAAATGATGAAGAAAAACCGGTAACAATATTAAAAAAATGTAAGCATAAATTTCACACACTATGTATTAATCAATGGATGGATAGCGGTCAACCATCTGCGCGTGAATGTCCTCTTTGTCGGGCTCATATAAGTAAGAACCCTCAAAATTCTCAATTCGAAACAAGACTACAAAAAGTAATTAATTTTGAAAATATTAGGGGACAAACACCAGTTCCTTTTTTAGGAATAGGAATTTGTATTAATGGAAAAATGATAATAAAATATTTAAATACAGATTTAGGTTTAAGAACTAATAATACAATTAATGATTTAAAAACTGCTATTTTAGATCGTTCAGATGAAATAGCGAGTCAAAGAGGATTTTTGTGTCCAGGCAATTTACGACGTCATCTTAATAATGCGGTTTCTCTTACTGGAGCTACACAATATCGTGAATCATCATTTAGAATAAACAGAATTGGTTTTGGTTTTCCAGCATCGTGTGATTTTGATTTTGCAGTTAGTGATTATAATGAACATGCTTCAGAAGGGATACTTCTTAAAGATTTATATAGTAATTATCAATCTCGTGCCAAAGATGTATTAGACAATAGAGAAGACTATGAAAGAATGACTGACTCTATGTATACTAATTTAAGCGATGTATATTATAATCATAGAATTCATTTTCCAATAGGATGGGCTACAACAAGTTATTTTTTAAATAAATATAATCCAGATATTCCTGAAGAGTTTAGACCGCACGAAGTTCAAGATGTACCCTATATTGAAAAAGCAACCCGAAATTCTTTGGCGTGGTTAATAGTTGACATTGAATGCACTACATTTGCGAGTGGAATAACTCAAAAAAGGCGATTTAAAAAAGGGAATAAATCTATTAAAAGAAAAAAATCTATTAAAAGAAGAAAATCTATTAAAAAATAGATTACTATTATAACAAATCAATATAAACATAATTTATTATAATACTTAAAATGTCTGACGAAGAAACAACCCATATTGGAATACAAGAAATAAAAGAAAAATGTTTTTCAACAATACAAGAATTATGCGAAAAATACAAAGATGACCAATATATGCTGCAAAGACTGAATACAAGAGTCGTCAATTATTTATCTAATGAATTGGTTTATGACAATAAAAAACACGAGAGAAACCAAAACAGAAATACTTTTTTAACAACGGAAAAAGATGTATTTATCCAAGTCTTTCTTAGTCAAAATAAATATTATTATGTGAGTGCCAACAATTCATTTTTTCAGTATAATAATAAAAACTATTCAATTATAAAAGAAGACGATATAATACACAAATTACTTTCAACTATTTCAAAAGACAGAGTGCTTCTTGATTGGAAGCACAAAACAAAAAAACACGTTATTTCTTTGATTAAAGAGAGAAGTTTATTCAATTCTATTCCGGAAACAGAGACAATCCAAAATGTGTTGAATGTGTTGTATCCGAGCATTTTTGAAAATAAATACGAAGCCAAGTATTTTCTAACAATTTTAGGCGATAATATTCTAAAAAAGAATCAGAATTTGATATTCCTTGTCTCTCATTCAATGAAACAACTTTTGAATGAAATTGATAAAATAACTAATATATGTATTGGAAACACAAATATAACCAATAACTTCATGACAAAATACCATGAGAACCATTTATATATGAACTGCCGTATATTAAAAATAAACGAGAATTTCTCCTTTGATTTTTGGAAAAATATTATTAAGAAAACGGGTTTAGACTTGATATGCGTTGCCACACATTATTCAAACCGTTATGAAAACTCTGATCTATTTTTAGATACAAAAGCAGACGAAGAACTAAAAAATCACGCCTACTATTTAAAAAATATTTCCCAAGTAGAAATCATAAATCAATTCTGCAGCAAATGTCTTAAAAATGTCCCTGAAGGTAATAATTCAAAAATAGAATGGAAAAACTTACATTTTATTTGGAAGCAGCATTTGAACACACTGAGACTGCCAAATATAATTTATTCTTCCTCCTTAAAAGAAATATTAAAGGGACTATATCAACATCATGAAGACACAGATTCTTTTTTAAATATTACCAGTAAATATTTGCCAATAGAGAGAGATTTTATTAATTTTTGGGAAAAAAATATTACAATTCATGATGAAAATATAAGTGACGAATTAGTAATAAATGAATTGGAGTTGGATGAAATGTGTGCAATTTTTAAACACTGGGTAAAAACATCGCACGAACCTGTTTTATCCAATGGTAATATTAGCGAGGAATACATTTTAAAAATTATGAAACACTTTTTCCCATCCGTGGATATTATTGATAACAAATACCTTTTGAATATATCGTGTCTATTATGGGATAAAAATGCCGACATTATGATATCGTTTGACTATATTAAAAATAAAATAAAAGAGTCAAACTGTCTGCCGTTAATTTCCTTTGATGATGTTTATAATTACTATTGTCAATTTTGTAATGAAAACGGAAACAAATTTATAGTAAGTAAGGGTTATTTTGAGAAATATTTATATGTTAAAATTTCTGACTGTATTGTCTTTAGTAAATTCATAAAGATTGACACATTTTCCACTTTTTAAAAAAGTGGATTTAGATATGTTGAATTGTTATTTCAATTCTTAAAGGGTCTGTTAAATCTTTTTCTTCTCTCTCTTTTTCTTTAATAGTAACTAATAAATTGCGACCATTTTGGTCTCTTGTAACAATTCTATTAGGGTATGTTGTTTTTCCTAAAGCATCTTTAACTGTATTGTAATTAATAATAAAATTCAAAGACCAATTATCTAAAAAAAATGACATTGTTGTTTGTTGAATACAATTCTCTCCAATATAATTTTCAAAACCATTAATTAATACATTCCCAACTTTTTTCTCATTTGAACTAAACAAGTCTAATATTATACCTCTACTAATTGTATCATTTGGATTATTAGGTTTAACATAAAAGAAACTGTGCGCTTTATGAGTTCGAACACGACTTATTCCACTAACAACACTCATATAACCTAAACTAATTTAATATTTTTTGGATTTAAACAAACAAAAATATTAAATATTAAAATAAATATTAAAATAAATACTATTAAATTTAAGAAGCAGCATTTCCAGCAACAAACTGAAGGTTTACACCCGATGTGCCTACACCATCACCTTTATAAGAAGAAGGATTTAAATTACCTGATGTGCCATTCATGCCACCTCTCATCTTTTTTCCTCTACTTTTTCTTCCTCTCTTAGAAGTTCCGTTCAACTTAACAAAACCAAACTTACCTTTCTTGGTTCCATAACCTGCCTTAACAAGACGATTCTCTCTTTTGGCACTTGTGTATTTAGACTTGGAGACAATGCGTCCTGACTTATTCTTCATAATATTGGATTTAGTAAGACCGCCTGTGGTTTTATAGGCAGTTCCGTGCCAAACTTGGGCGCGGGTTCCAATCAACATATCAAATGTTTTTCCACTAACTACACATTTTCCATTTGCTGTTCTTGTAAAACGAGTCATTATAGATTTAATTGAGAAAATAAAATCCACTTTTAGGAAAAAGTGGAGCAAAACCCCTAATTTATTTTTATTTTGTTTATATTTGTCTATTTGCGTTAGATAACTTTTCTAAAGGTGGAGTTACTCCCTATTTTGTTTATATTTGGCTCCACCTTTTCTAAAGGTGGATTTAAAATCTATTTCTAAGTGGCGCCCCACTTCCCCCTAATTGTCCTTGAACTCTTCCTAAATAGTTCACATTAAAAGGTTGTTCTGTATTAATATTGACAAAAGTAGGTTTGCCTTTACGAGAATTCTGTAAATAAATGCCAACCCTGTATAAATAAGAACGATTTGATGTTGTTGATTGTGATGTAAATAATTTTCCTTCATAATTATTTCTAGGGCAACACGCACTATTTGAATTATATGCTTCAAATCTAAGTGCATCTATATCATATAATCCATTGTTTGTATTATATATAGAACCTCTACAGTTTCGAATGGCGTCGGCACCTAAACCTACATCATTGATGTCAGTATTGTCTATATTATAAAAAGTCTGTTGACATTTTAATAAAGTATTAATTATGTTTTTTTGATTGGTTTTATATAATCCGTAATATGGCGCCATTATATAATCCACTTTTAAAAAAATCCACTTTTAAAAAAAGTGGAGCAAAACCTCCTAAATTATTTATTTTTGGAAAATAAAAACATAATAAAAACAAGTTAGTAGTTTTGCTCCACTTTTTTAAAAGTGGAAAAAATTGAAAAAGATTTAAAGCAGTAATTGTATTATATAATAAGTAAAATACAATGAGTTCTGAAGACGCAAATTTATCTAATAAGTATCAGCAAAAGACTGATAAGCAGCATATTTTGGATAATCCAGATACCTATATTGGTTCCGTTGAAGAAATTGATTCTATTCAATGGATTTTAAATGAGGACAACTCAAAAATAGTAGAAAAAACAATTCGTTATATTCCTGGTTTGTTCAAGTTATTTGATGAAGGTGTTGTAAATTGTCGCGACCATGTTGTAAGAATGCTTCAAGCAACGGCAAATGGTCAAGAAAATGCCTTGACTGTTAACAATATTGACATTTCAATTGAAGACGATGGAACTATTACAATGACAAATGATGGTAATGGTATTGATGTTGCCGAGCATCCTGAGTATAAAATTTGGATTCCTGAGTTGATTTTTGGGCACTTAAGAACATCTACCAATTACAACAAAGATGAGAAGAAAATTGTTGGTGGTAAAAATGGGTTTGGTTTCAAATTAGTTTTGATATGGTCTACTTATGGTTCTGTTGAAACTGTTGATCATATTCGTGGTCTTAAATATAGACAAGAATTCAAAAATAATTTGGACGAGATTTGTAAACCATCTATTACCAAGTGTAAGAATAAACCTTATACTAAGATTACTTTTAAACCTGACTATAAACGTCTTGGTATTGCCGGTTTAACGCCTGATTTAATTGCGCTTTTAAGAAAGCGTGTTTATGATATAGCAGCAGTAACTGACAAGAATTTAAAGGTAAAATATAATTCAGCATTGGTTCCTATTAAAAATTTCCAGCAATACATTGATTTATATATTGGAAACAAAGATGCGTCACCAAGAGTGTATGAAGATAATGGTCAACGATGGGAATATGCCGCAGCGCTTACACCAACAAACGAATTTCAACAAGTATCTTTTGTTAACGGTATTCATACTGCAAAAGGTGGTAAGCATGTTGAGTATATTTTGAATCAAATTACCAGAAAATTAGTAGAGTTTATTGAGAAAAAGAAGAAAGTAAAAGTGAATCCAAATTCAATTAAGGAGCAACTAATCCTGTTTATTCGTTGTGACATTGAAAACCCAGCATTTGACAGTCAAACAAAAGATTATATGAATACACCATCAACTAAGTTTGGTTCTAAGTGTGATGTAAGTGATAAGTTTATTGAAAAGTTGGCAAAAATGGGTGTAATGGATGCTGCGTGCGCTATTACGGAAGTGAAGGAAAACAAAGCAGCAAAAAAAACAGACGGCACAAAGACTAAAAATATTCGAGGTATTCCCAAGTTAATTGATGCGAATTGGGCAGGAACAGAAAAATCAAGTGAATGCACTATTATATTTTGTGAGGGCGACTCAGCAAAATCAGGTATTGTTTCAGGACTGTCATCGGAAGATAGAAATATAATTGGTGTTTATCCAATGAAAGGAAAGATTCTAAATGTTCGCGGAGAAGCAGTTAAAAAGATTTCGGAAAATAAAGAAATTGCCGAAATTAAAAAAATCCTGGGTCTTGAAATTGGAAAAAAATATGAGTCCTTGCAAGATGTTGCAAGTAATCTGCGTTATGGTAAAGTGTTATTTATGACAGATCAAGATTTAGATGGTTCTCATATTAAAGGTTTAGGTATTAACTTGTTTCAATCCGAATGGTCTACTCTTGCTGAAATTCCTGGATTTATTGGGTTTATGAATACGCCTATATTGAAGGCGCGAAAAGGCACACAGGAATTAATGTTTTATAATGATGGTGAATATGAAGAATGGAAAACAACAAATAATAGTAAAGGTTGGGCAATTAAATATTACAAAGGATTAGGAACCAGCACAGGTAAAGAGTTCAAGGAGTATTTCAAACAAAAAAAGATTGTTGGTTTTGAGCATAATGGAAAAGTCAGTGATGATTCAATTGATATGGTTTTCAATAAAAAACGCGCGGATGATAGGAAGTCGTGGTTAGAAGACTATAGTCGCGAGTCGTTTTTAAATACAAACAATTTAACTGTTTCTTATGAAGATTTTATTAACAAAGAATTAATCCATTTCTCAAAATATGACTGTGACCGCAGCATTCCTAACTTGATGGATGGACTCAAAATATCATTGCGTAAAATTATATTTGCTGCGTTTAAAAAGAATTTGAATTCAGAAATTAAAGTAGCGCAGTTTTCAGGTTATGTTTCAGAGCATTCTTGTTATCATCACGGTGAAGCAAGTTTAAATCAAGCAATTAAAGGTTTAGCACAGAATTTTGTAGGTGCAAATAATATCAATTTGTTATTTCCATCTGGACAATTTGGCACGAGAATTCAAGGCGGCGATGACGCGGCATCTGAAAGATATATATTTACAAGATTAGAAAAAATAACTCGCACATTATTTCCTGCAGTTGATGATAATATTTTGAAATATTTGAATGACGATGGCACATTAGTAGAACCAATATTTTACGCACCAATTATTCCTATGATTTTAGTGAATGGGTCAAAGGGTATTGGAACTGGTTTTAGCACGGATGTAATGTGTTACAATCCAATTCAAATTATTGACTATTTGCTTTCAAAATTGGCGGACTCCGGATTTGTTAATACAACAGATTTCTTACCTTATTACGAGGGGTTTGGTGGTTCTATTGAAAAAATTAATGAGAGCAAGTTTTTGATTAAAGGTAAGTATGAAAAATTAGGAGCAGATAAAATCAGAGTAACTGAATTACCAGTTGGACTATGGACAGAGAATTTTAAAGAGTTGTTAGAGGAGTTAATTGAACCTACAACTGTGAATAAGGATGGAAAAAAACAGGCGCCATCTATTAAAGATTATGATGATATGAGTCGTGATACAACCGTTGATTTTACGATTACATTTCCAAAGGGTAAATTGGAGGAATTAGAAATGACAAGTTGTGACAATAACTGCAATGGTTTGGAGAAATTATTGAAACTGTTTACTACTAATACAAATACGAATATGCGTTTATTTGACGCAAAAGATAAATTGAAAAAGTATGAAACAGTTGAATCAATTATTGATGACTATTTTGTTACAAGATATGAGATGTATCAGACAAGAAAGGATTTTATGATTGATGCTTTGACAAAAGAATTAGTCCTATTGTCAAATAAAGCGCGTTATATTAAGGAAAATTTAGATGGCACAATTGATTTAAGAAAAAAGAGTAAGGCACAGGTTTCAGAAATGCTAAAGACTAAGGGTTATAATATGATTGATGAAGATGAAGAATATAAATATTTAGTCAAACTGCCAATGGATAGTGTTACGGAAGAAAATGTCCAAAAGATCTTTAAGGAGCAGGAAAACAAATCAGCAGAATTAGAAACAGTTAAAAATACAAGTCCAAATCAAATGTGGTCAAGTGAACTAAATAATTTAAAAAGGGAATATACAGTGTATTTAGAAGAACGCAAAAGATTAATGATGGGCGAAGATGATGATGATATTAAAATATCTAAGAAAAAAGTTGTTGTAAAATCTGTTGTTAAAAAGGTTGTTGGAGCAAAATAAATCTATCAACTTTTAAGAAAAGTTATGATCAAAAGTTAGGTTTTAATTGAAACCGATTTGGTTTTTGAATGTCCGTATCCATATTTTTTTCTTGATTTGCTTGCTAAAATATACGCTTTTTTATTATGTTTGCACCCTTTGCTTATTATATCAAAATCAACTGCGGCCGCTTTTCCAGCAGTTAATGAACTTGCTAATCGTGCAAGTCCCCATGATTGCGATGTTTGATTTGGTCTTGATCCGGATGAAAAATATGCTCCTTGACCCTTTTTAACAATCTGTTTTAACGCGGATAATTTACAACCTGTTTTTTGCGCCAATTCCTGATTTGGTGTAATATTTTTTATATTATAAATTCTACTTGCGTCTAATAAATGAGATGATTTTTTATTTTTATAAGATGACACAGTCTTTCGCGTATAATATTTATGTTGCTTATACATTTTTTTTGATTTTAACAACATATTCAATTGCTTTTTTTTGTCTTTTCTTGTTAATCTTTTTGGTAAATATCTGATGGGAATTTTCATGTATTATATCTTTACTATACAATTATATAAAAAACAATAATTTTATATAATTAAATTCTATACTTTTTAATTTGAACTTTATCATTTAAAGCATTAATTATATTTGAACCTGTGTGCACACAATATTCAGGAAAAATACCATGAAATATAAATACAAACCCGGCACTAAATGCTTGAACTGAGTAACCTAATGCTCCAAATAAATGTTCACAATATGTCATTTTTACATCATTTAAATGCGTCATTGTTATTATGTAATAAAATATTTTATATTTATATAGTTAATTATATAAATATATTTTTGCTCAACTTTTTCTTACGAAGTTGAAAAAAGTGGATTTAGAACCAAGGTTTCAATAATAATTGTCTATCTGTATTATTCGTAGTAATTGGATGAGCAATTGGCACTGCTAATGTGCTAACATCGCTAATATATTTAACATAACCTTGAACCTCACTATAAACTTGCTGAATAGAATAGTCTAAAACTAGTTGGTTAAGTGCCTCAATTTGCTGAGTAATATTAGTAGGTTGATTTGCCGAGTTTTGTAAATATACACTGCGCATAATAATTTTTAAAGAGTCGCAGTCTTGTTCACCTATAATATGCTGCCCTCTTGATTTTTTATAAACACCTGCTCTTATCCCATTTTGTATTATTTTTATATTTTGACGAGAGAAAAAAAGATTAGATAATGTTGTTTCATCCCATAATCCTTCAGTAGGATTTCTATAAGAAGAGCACTGATGTGCTGGTATTTTGTCATACATTTGAAATAATTTTGAAGTATTTGGTGTTTTTATATCTACTCTTCCATTGGTTGTTGTATTCATTACTATATTATAAACTTTTAAAAAAAAAGAATTTTTTACTCTTTACTTTGTATAACTTTTCTAAAGTGAATTTAATTTTTGCTCCACTTTTTAAAAGTGGAAAAAGTGGATTTGCTAAACTTTTTTTAAAAGTTTATTATATATGGCATCATTTCAAAAAACACTTATATTAGTTGCTGCAGTTGTTTTACTTTTAGCACTTTCATTAATTAGTTTAATGTTATACAATACTAAAAAAGACAATTGGCCTCCAATAGTTCCACAATGTCCAGACTGGTGGAAAGCAATAACTGACCCATCTGGTAATCTAATTTGTAAAAATGTTCAAAATCTTGGAACTTGTTCTGCTGATTTTAATCCAGGCGCTTCTCAATATTTAGGTTCTGATGGATTATGTAAAAAGCGTGAGTGGGCAAATGGGTGTGGTATATCATGGGATGGAGTTACTTATGGTGTAGATGACCCTTGTACACAATAAAAATAAAATATATAAATTGTAAAAATAAAATTATTCTTTTAAATCAAGGGTTTAAAAGAATAACAATTAATCTATATAATGGACAAAATAGATTTAAATAAAATATTACAGAGAGAAGAAATTGTCTCTAATATTAAAAGTATTTTAATAAATTTTGAACTAAACAAGAATAATTTATTGTTTAAAAAGGGTATTTACATATATGGAGATCCAGGGTCAGGAAAAACGGCGTTTATTACAAACATTTTAAAAGAAATGAATTATGATGTAATTAAATATGATGCCGGTGATATTCGTAACAAATCAATTATAGATACAATTACAAAACATAACATGTCTGATAAAAATATTATGAGCATGTTTAACAATAATATTAAAAAAATTGCAATTATAATGGATGAAATTGATGGAATGAATAATGGTGACAAAGGAGGTATTAATACTTTGATAAAATTAATAAGACCCAAAAAAACAAAAAAACAGAAGTTGGAAGAAATAACAATGAATCCAATTATTTGTATAGGTAATCATCATGTAGATAAAAAAATAAAAGAATTAATTAAGGTTTGTAATACAATTGAATTAAAAACACCTACAAATATTCAAATTACAAACATTGTTGACAAGTTAATACCAAATATAGATGTAAATATTAAACCACAATTTGTTGATTATGTTCAAGGTGACTTGCGAAAATTAATAAACATACATAATATTTATTTAAAAAAACCTGATATATTTAACAGTGAAATAATACAAAATATTTTTCATTTAAAATCGTATAATGAAGATACTAAAAAAATAACACATAAATTACTCTCTCAACCTTTTACAATGAAAGACCATTTAACAATTATGAATGAGACAGACAGAACAATTGTTGGATTGTTGTGGCACGAAAATATAATTGATACTATTGAAAAAGCGAACAAAAAAGATTCAATTCCTTTTTATTTGAATCAATTGGAAAATATTTGTTTTTCAGATTATATTGATAGGATTACATTTCAAAAACAAATTTGGCAATTTAATGAAATGAGTTCTTTAATTAAGACCTTTAAAAATAATAAGGAGTTTCATAATCCACCACTTTTAGAAAAAGTGGAGCAAAATATTGAGCAAAATGTTAAACAAAATATAAAAAAAATAACTCAAAACAAGGAACAAACTTTTGCTTCACTTTTCTCAAAAGTAGATAAAGTGGAAAATTCTGATATTCGCTTTACAAAAGTTCTAACTAAATATTCAACCGAGTATAATAATTCTCTCTTTATTCAAAATTTATGTCAAGAATTAGGAATGGATAAAAAGGATCTTCTTTCCTTTTTCATGGAACTCAAAAATAAATATGATGACAATCAATTATTGTCTTTATTTGAAAACAATGACATAACAAAATTGGATATTAATCGTATTTATAGATATTTGGAAAAATATACAAAGGAAAATGCTCAGGGTGAAGATGAAAAAGAAATAGATGAGGAAGATATTTTAGATACAAATATAGAAGTCGAAATTGAAGAATAAATCCACTTTTCTTACAAAGTTGTAAAAAGTGGAGAAAAATTTCTTTTATATAATTATACAAGTTAATTATATAAATTTATTTTAAGCAGAACAACAAGTGTAAGACTTACCAGCATAAGGATTACCTACACAACCCACACCTTGTTGATATGTACAAACATTATCCGTAAAATAATAATTATTTGTTCCTAATTGATTAGCACAATAGTTACACATCCATGCACAACCGGTTCCTTGTGATAAAGTAAATGTTACACAATTATTAGATGGAGTAACATCACAAACCTCTTTTTGTCCATTCACGACCGTGAATAAAAATAACATTATTGATATGAAATATTTCATTATTATAGTATAATGAAATATTTTATTTTTAAATAGTTTTTAAAATAATACAATATTTTTGTTTTTTTTGATCAACTTTTTTTACAAAGTTGATTTAATTGTAAACAGGATTACGATGACTTTCATATTCTTCCTTTGAGTCATAATAGAACAATAAAGGTTTCTGCGCTAAATGCCAAGTAACATCCTTAACACTAAAAAAATTATCTTCATTCTTAGAACCTACAATATCATTTGGACCGTAAGATAACCCAGTAACGGCATTTCTAATTCGCGACCCAACATCGCCAGTGGCATACAAACCTATTCTAAAATTCTTAAATCTCTTCTTCTTATCATTATAAACTTTCTTATTGTAACTGTAATATCTCTTGTCAAGTTTCCTAATCTTGTCAAGTTCATTCTCAGTGGTCTCAGATTTAGTCTCAGAAATGCAGTCGTTTTCGTAATCCATTTTATATAATATGTATATATACAATAGTATTGTGACTACGCTTTAAATCAATTTCTTAAATATTTATTGACTAAATATTAATTAATTTTATTTATTTTCTAATTGTTTAACTTTATCTTTTAACAATCCATTTTCTTTTGTTAACTCTTGAATAAGAATCATCATGTCATTTATTTTTTTTTCATATTTATTATTTTGATTTTGATTATGATTATGATTATTATTATTATTATTATTATTTTGACTATTATTTATCATTTTTTTATATGCCTCAACCTTTTCTATATCTTCTGCATTTTTCTTCATTGCCGCATCTCTTTCTCTCTTTATTTTATCCATATGTTCAATTACATCTGGTTTATTTTCTAATTTACCTGGTTCATATGACTGTAATATACTATCAATGTCTTCCATAAAAAATTTACGCATATCTGTTTCCTTAACAATGTCTTCAACCTTTACTTTGGATTCGTGAATATAGTCACTTGGGTTCTCCAACATTGTTTTTTTGTCATAAGAATTATGAATATGAGAGAACACTAATATACTTTTTTTAGAATCCAACTGAACAAAAGGAATTGTATATCCCTTTAAGAATTTTTTTTCTTCCGCAACCGATGCATTATCATCAAAACTTGTATGTATTAGTAACTCTTTTCGGAACGCAAAAGTTGCCGCTGTTGCGTGATTTGGACTATAGGGACCAAATGTATACATTTTTTGAATATGTTTAAAATAAAAATACATTTCACTTGACCCGGCACATAATACATACGGATTTTTTTGCAAAGTTTCAACCGCGTGACTTACTCTTTCAGGCGGATAATAATCGTCATCATCCATATATACAATAATATCACCCTGACACTTTTCATGACATAAATTTCGTTTTTTACCCAATGTCATTTTATCGGCATACTTAAAATATTTGATTCTTTTATCATTTTTTGAGAGAATAATATCTTCAATTTTATCGGTTCCATCATCAATAATAATCCATTCCATTCTCTCTTTGGGATAAGTTTGGTTTTCAAAACATTTAATTATATATTGAAAAAAAGGACGGCGATTAAAGGTTGGTGTGCAAATGCTTACCAATGGATATTTTTTATTACTTTTACTTTTAGAAGAAGACATTTATTTAATAAATAATAATTTATTCATTTAAATTGTTATTTATTGTTTAATTTTTATTTATAATTCAAAACATTGTATTTATTTTTATATTTTGATAATGATTTGTTTTTTATTTTTCTACCGCCTTTTATGTCTAAAGATTTTTTAAGTTGCTCTATTTGTTCTTCTTCAGTTAGTTCTTTTTCAGAAGTGGGAGTAGAAGCATTAGGAGCAGCAGCAGGATTAGGAGCAACAGCAGGATCAGCATTAGGAGTAATTCCTAAAGAATTTTTAAGTTGGTCTATTTCTTCTTGTTCAGGAGCAGAAGCAGAAGCAGAAGCAGAATCAGGAGCATTAGGATCAGGAGCAGGAGCAGCATTAGGATCAGGAGTAAGAGCAGAATCAGGAGCAGCATTAGGAGTAATTCCTAAAGAATTTTTAAGTTGGTCTATTTCTTCTTCAGGAGCAGAAGCAGTAGTAGGTTTTTTGTTTGAATTTGTATCAAATTCTTGATCAGAAATAATACCAGTAGCAGTAGTAGAATCAGTACTAGCATTAGCAGTAGCATTAGTACCACTACCACTATTATCAGTAGTAGCATCAGCAGTAGTAGATTTATCTGTAGTATCATTAGTAGTAGCACCAGTATCATTCGTATCAGTAGAACTAACAACCGGAACTGGTATATTTAATAACGAATCAAATAAAGAACCACCAACTACTTTATATTCTGGGACTATTCCATTTTTTTTTAAATTTTCAAATGATAAACAGCACGTTTTATTAGATTGTTCTTCACTTACTTTTACAGATCCAAATACGTCATAGTCAAACTTTTCAAAAACTTTAATTGGAATCCATCCAAGATAAATTGAAATAACTGTTATAATAGATATAATTCCTGTAACTGATCCTAAATTAGCAAAAGCACTAAGAATTACTAATATTGTTATTATAAATACTATTAATCTTTTGTATTGTCCATAAGTCTCTCCTACTATATTAAAAACTCCTACTTTTTTATATTTTTCATTAGGACTTCCATTAGGATTTTCATTTGGACTTCCATTAGGAGTTTCATCTGGATATTTCATATATCCAACATAACTAAAAATAGTTATGTAACACCAAATCATAATTAAACCGGATAAGGGAGCAGAAATAGCAAAATATACCATTATAAATAATAATAAAAAAATGGAAAATGCCAATTTTATCCACCACTCAAACCCGCCCACATCCATCCACTTATAATTTACAGGTAACTGATCCCATTTCATACCAACTTTGTTTAAATTTTCTTGATATTGAGATAAAAGTTCTGGTTTAATATCATTCACTGATTTTGCTTTTTGTTTTGCATTCATTATAAATGGCATAAAAATAGATAAAATGATATAATAAATAGAAGATAATCCAGTTACAATAGCTACCCAAAATAAAAATATAATTGGACCAAATAATACTACAAGCCATTCTGGTAATCCATTAAACCAATTTAAAAATATATTTAAACAGTTAAAATCAAATACAAATAAACTTTCAATAATGGAATATACTAAAAATAAAAAACTATTCTCAGTATTTGTTTTTTTTCCTCTTAACCAATCTAAAACACTATTTTTTTTATTTTCCTCTGAATATGAAAATTCAATTTTTTCAGATTTTGTTTCTGATTCAAAAATAGTGTCAAAAATATTACATACTACTTTATAAGGTTCTTGGTCTTTGTCTAAAGTGGGGTTAAGATTTTCTTTACATTTACTTTTAATATTGTCACTTCCAAATACAGGATCTATATCCTCATAAGGTGTACAATTTGCTGATGTAGGCATAAAATTTGTTTGCGCAACTTTACAACCAAATAAAACAAAACCACTTAATCCAAAATAAATCAAAACTAGAATTATTAAGTAAACAACGCTTACTAAAAATTTTTTAGTGTTTTCCCATGTAAATTCATCTTCTTTATTTTTCCCATCTTGTTCATTTTTTTTTTTATTTATATCGGGTGATTCATCAAAAGTATCTGTTGACATTACTATATTATATTTATACAATAATAATTTATTTAGAATTTATCCTTTTCTCTCTAAATAAAAGAATTTTCTATTGTTTTATTATTATTATATAATATATGCGTTTTCATAATATAAATATAAATATAAATAAAAATAATACACTTTTAGCAATAATTACTATAATTTTGTTCATTGGTATATTTTATTGGATTGATTTTCTCTCAAACAATGGTTATATAGTTTATAAAATCAAAGAGAGTTTTGAAAATGTTATAAGAGAAAGTAAAGACACAACTCGTACAGTTAATTTACCAATAAATACAACTTATACATGTCAAAATTTTTGCGGACCTACTGCAAGATGTTCTAAGACGGGACAGCAATGTATGGCAGATCTTGATTGCCCTGGTTGTATGCCTTTTACTAATTCTAAAAATGAAATAACCCCGGATGTTCCTGGAAACAATGATGCCGGAAAAATGACTACAGGAGTTACGCCTACATATTCTCCTTTAACATCCACATATCAGTCATTTGAAAGAGTAGGCGATGATAATGAAAAACCGGCACAAGCAAATTTTGGAGTAGATACATGGACCAGTAAATTTGATATGGGTACTAAATTTTATAATCAAAGGTATAAACCACACGGTCTTCAATTTGCGCCTCAGTATCCAGATAGATATACCACAACTGGTGAGTTCAAAACAGATGGACCATTAGCAGCAAATTCAACATTTTCCACTTTTTAAAAAAGTTATGCGCAGCAAAGAGCAAAATCATGAAAAGTAATATAATTGTTTTATTTCTATAATTATATTATGAAAACAAGAAAAAGGTTCTTATACAATCCAAATAACCCTAAAAAATCGTTTGATGTGTATATAGATAAAAATCCAAAGGACACAATTCATATTAAATACACAACAGTAGAAGATGTTAAGAATACAATCCATAAACTTGAAAAATTGTATAAAAATAAAAAATACACACACAAACGCATATGGCAAGTAGGAATGATTATGAAAGTTCGTTTAGAAGTATTGAAAAATAAAAAACCAAAACAATATAACATGTCAAAAAAATACTATGAGTTTTTAGGAAAGAGAACCAAATTAAATAACAAAACACGTTATAAAAGTGTATTCAAATATTAAAAATAAATAGTTTAAAGATTACTTCAAATATATATAAATAAGTTATGATAAGAGCAGTCAAATTTTTCCCAACAAAAAAATATAATCAAATAATTTCAAGAAATTTATTTGATTACAAAGACCCTTTTTTTTTAGAAAAACAACTTACTGATGATGAAAAATCTATAAGGAATATGGCATTTGATTTTTCAAAAGATTGTTTATTACCAAATGTTGTTAAATCATTTAGAAACGAAAAATTTGATAAAAATATTATGAAGGAAATGGGAAAACTTGGTTTTTTAGGTCCAACTATTCATGGTTATGGTTGTGCTGGAGTAAATTATGTTTCTTATGGTTTAATAATGAGAGAAATTGAAAGAATTGATAGTGGTTATAGAAGTTGTGTTGGAGTTCAATCATCTTTAGTTATGTATCCTATATATAAATTTGGGTCAGAAAAACAAAAAAATAAGTTCTTACCTGAACTAGCAAAGGGTAATTTAATAGGTTGTTTTGGATTAACAGAACCTGATCATGGAAGCGACCCTTCTGGAATGAAAACAAAGGCTGTATTAAAAGGCAACAATTATATTTTAAATGGCAGTAAAAATTGGATTACAAACTCTCCCATTGCTGACGTTTTTGTAGTTTGGGCAAAAGATGAAAATAATGACATTCGAGGATTTATTTTAGAAAAAGACATGAAAGGATTATCTTGTCCTAAAATTGAAGGTAAATTATCATTACGAACCACAAATACAGGTATGATTTTTATGGATAATGTTGTTGTTCCTAAGGAAAATATGTTGCCAAATGTGAAAGGATTGAAAGGACCTTTTTCGTGTCTTAATAATGGTAGATATGGTATAGCTTGGGGAGTTCTTGGCGCTGCTGAGGATTGTTATTTAAGAGCAAGAGAATATACTATGGATAGAAAACAGTTTAATAAACCTTTGGCAGCAAATCAATTAATTCAAATCAAATTAGCAGATATGCTTAGTGAGATTACCTTAGGTATTCAAGCAAGTTTAAGAGTTGGTAGATTAATTGATGATAATTTAATGGTTGCTGAAAATATGTCTATTATAAAGAGAAATAATTGTTTAAAGGCATTAAATGTTGCAAGAAACGCCAGAGATATGTTAGGTGGAAATGGTATATCAGACGAATATCATATTATGAGACATATGTTAAATCTTGAAACTGTAAATACATATGAAGGAACACAAGACATTCACGGATTAATATTAGGTAAAGGAATTACAGGATTTAGTTCTTTTTAATAAATAAAATTATATCTTTACTTATATAATGAAAATTACAAAACATATTAGTTTTTTTTATATAGAAAATAGATTATTATACATAAATAATATTATTGATGAAACAAATAAATATGAATATATAACAGACATTTATATTCATACAAATAATAAAGATTTACATGAAAAGTCACTTAATAATTACACAAATGGTTGTATTCAAATAATTTTGCACGATTTATCAAATATTCATCCTTTTTATTTAACTTGGAAATGTAGAAGTTTATTAAAACAACAAAAAAATGATTATGACATATTTATGTATATTGAAGATGATATTTTAGTTCCATACAAAGCAATAAAATATTGGTTGGAATATAATGAAAAATTAATAGAAATGAATTATAATTTAGGATTTGTAAGAATTGAAGTTGAAAATAATATTGAATATATAACAGATTTAAATGCTGAAAAATTTGATACTATTATCAATTTAGATGAAAAAACTTATTGTGTAAATAATAAAAACCCATATTGTGCTTTTTGGATATATAATAAAAATGAATTTAATAAGTTTGTAAATAGTAAATATTATGACATTAATAATATACCAAATTATGATACAAGAGAACAAAGTGCTATTGGTTTACACGGAGTAAACACAAATTGGTATAAAAATACTTTAATTCCAGTCATTAACAATAAATTAATTGAAGATTGTAAAATATATCATATGCCAAATAATTATGTTATTAATAAAAATAATCAGTTTGCTACAATAAAGTTTAATGAAGCAATATAATTTTAAAATAAATTGAAACAAAAAGATATAAAGGTATAAAAAGATATAGAATAGTTAATAAAATGATGACAATTTTCAAAATAATTAGAAATATATTTACAAATAGAAATTTTTATAGTTCTACACCGTTGGGTAGGTGGAAAATAGATTATTGTAATAAAGAACTTGATAGAAAAATTTATTTAGCAAATCAAGATAATTCTGAAAGGTAATTTATAAAATAATTAAATAATAAGTATTTTATAAAATAAAAATAACTATAAATAAATAAAATTCATGAAATGGTAAGTCGGATTTGGAAACAATAATTTATCTACAGCAGTTCTTACACATAAAAGACGGTGAACAAAAACTCCTATTATAAAAAGATAGATAGTTGTCCATTTAAGAGATAATGAAAATAGTTTTGCTATGATTACTGCGCATAAAAGAACTACTAATACATCAATAATTGAAATATTAAAAATACGAAAAGTATGGATTCCTGTGTTGGGTGCACCAAATAGGTTTTTATATTTACAGAGGTTCATACATTCAACTTTTAAAAAAATCCACTTTTAAAAAAGTGGAGCAAAATTATATTTTAAAGGTGGAATTTATTTCTTACATTTTTTGCTCCACTTTTTCTAAAAGTGGAAAAGGTGGAATTTATTTCTTACATTTTTTGCTCCACTTTTCCTAAAAGTGGAAAAGGTGGAATTAAGTTGCATACATTAGTCCACAGTTTCCACCAACAAAAGTAACCACATTTATTCTCTCTTCAAACAAAATAAAATTAAAATTATAATCATAAATACGCCATGTGCTTTTGTTAATACCAATAATATCTCCTGTTTCAGGGTCACAAATTGTTAATACTTGTGCTAAAGGGTCCAATGGCGGTACAATGGTAGTAAATTCCATTTGTATATTTATAAAACGATTTATATTTAATGCTCCTGATGGTTGTAATTCATATGGCGAAGTGTTTAAACAAAAATTATAACAATATAATCCCGATGGTGCGTTACCAAGTGTCCTTGTATATTTTTCTACATAATTAAAGACACCTACAGGTTGTATATTTTCTCTATATTGTCCGTCCAAAAGAATACCAAGTGATACTAAAATGTCTTTTTGATTTTCCAAAGTATAATCACCTGTAATCATTAAACCTGATAAAAGACCTGTAGGATTTACACCAGGTCCCATCGTGGACGATTTAGAACTGGGATTATAAACTGGATATGTGCCATTTGTTGGCGCAAAAGTCAGATCACTTGGCATGTAATTATAAGGCCAGTTTGTATAATTGGACCATTCATTTCTCAAATTTGCATCACTGCGTTGTAAAAACCACATCCAATTAGCAACTAACCCAATTGAATCCAAATCTATTTTATTGGGTCCTGTAACATTATAGAAAATTTGTTCTCTTACTTGTTTAAATAAATACTTTTGCTCGTTTGTTGCAAACAATTTTTGTTCATCATTTGAAAGAAAACAATAAGTACAATTTAAATTAATATCTGAATTCCAAACAGTTCGTGTGTCTATATAGGATGTAGGACCCAATTCTACATCTGGTGGTGGTTGTAAGAAACGATACATTTGCGCATAACTTTGATTAAAGTTTGGTGCTACATAAGGAAAGTTATTCTGAAAATCAGTAACATCACGAATTACAAATAATTCATTAATAGGTCGCATTGTTATATTAATATGTAGTTCATTGTATTGTAATGCTACTAAAGGAAATGCCATCTGAGACTTCAAATTAAACCAAGCATTTAGTGGAATGTATAATATTCTTCCACGAATAGAAGGTTCAGGACCTGCTGGGTTTTCAGTATAAAAAGCATTAGGATAAGCATTTACGCGCGTTCCTGAATTACCTGGGTCTACAATTTCAGGCACATTTCCAGTCATTTTATCAAATAACGCTTTTTTATCTACACTAAAATCACGCTGAACCATTGCTAATAAATACTGACCCGAAAACTCTTGTATTTTTTGATTTCCACACGTAATTGAAACGCTGCGAATCATTTGAGCGCCAATATTATCTATCCATTTAAATTCATAAGGTGCCCAATTTGTATAATCTGTTGTGCCGTCCTGGTTTAAAATTTGTTGAGGCGGATAAATTGGAGACCATATATGAGGTAATTCAACTGATAAATAACAATCCATTAATAAGTCGCCATATCTGGGCACTTTAAAAGTGAATGTAGAATCTTCTGTTAAACGCAAAGTTTTAGATCCTTCAAAGTCAACTCTGAATTTTTGTAGTCCAAAGTTTGTGAATTTTTGATATGATGCCTTCCAAAATGTTTTAGATGGGTTTCCATTTAGAATTATATTTTGTTGTCCTGCTGATACAAGATTTAATAATCCTCCTGCCATATTTACTATATATAGTTATTAAATTTTAAATCAAAATAATATTTTAAATATAAATATTATTATAAAAAATAATAATATATATTAGATAATGAGCGATACAAATACTAATAACACTGCACAAAAAATAAAACAAGGTTTTTTAAATGTTGTAGCTAAGGTAAAATCAGTTGTAAGCAATCCTGGACAAGCAATAAACCAAATGGATGACAATTTTGTTATTTATATGACAATTGCAATAGTAATACTTATTGTTTTTATAGTAACTATATACTATTTGTATTTAAATAATTTACAGTCATTAGAAGAAAAAAATATGAAATATTTATATTCTGAAAAAAGCGAATATATTATTCCAATTGATAGTACTTATTCAAACAAATTTTGTGACTATAATATTTTAACAGCATATAATGCGTGTAGTGGAGGAAATTATAAAAATGATTTTGTAAGTTTAAATATATTAAATTCAATAATTACACAGGGTGTAAGAGGATTTGATTTTGCCATTTATAATGAAAATGGTATACCAGTTGTTGCTACATCTACCAATGACAGTTATTATGTAAAGGAAACATACAATTTTGTAAAATTTAGTGATGTAATGAGTTCTCTTTATATTAATTGTTTTAGTGATAATGCACCAAACAAAACAGACCCTGTTATTTTACACTTAAGAATTAAAAGTAATGATAATGCTGTTTATCAAGAATTAGCAAATTTGTTTAATTCTTATCAATCCAAAGGTGTTATATTAGGCAGTGAGTCTAGTTTTGATTATCGAAATCAAAATTTTGGACAAGTTAAATTGTCTAGTTTACTAGGAAAATTTGTAATTATTATTGACGGATTAAATAAATCTTACTTAGAATCTGAGAATAGGGATTTTTATGAATTTGTTAATTTAGTAAGCAATTCTCCAAATATGTGGTCCTTCCGATTTTTTGACATTTTAAATAATTATGAACCTGAACAATTAGAAAATCATAATAGAAGTCAAATGACTATTGTATTACCAGATTTAACTAATAATCCTGATAATCCTTCTGCGGCATTAGCAAGAAGTTATGGTTGTCAAATGGTAGCAATGAGATTTCAATTACCTGATGGTTATCTATTAGAAAATATTAAATATTTTGATGAAGCAAGACACGCTTTTGTATTAAAACCAGCAGAACTTAGAGAAATAAATCTTACACTTAATATTAAACCATTTCAAGACGCAAATAAAAAAGTTGATACAGAAACCGGATTAATTAAAGGCGAATTAGATATATTTGAACAAAATCCTGATTATTCTTATGAAACACGAACATTTTCTACAAAATTGGTTGAAATTAAAAGTTAATTTTATTAATTTTGTATTTTTATATTTTATTTATATTTATATTTATATAATAAGTATAAATGACAGAACAAATATGTAAAAAGGGAGATAGTTTTGCTGATTGTGAATTAGCAATATTGCGTAGTCAAGTTGATAAAGCACAAGAAAAAATATCTCGACGCGCAGTAAATACCCCTGAAGTAAAACAAATGATATCTATTGTAGAAGATTTTATTAAGAAAAAAGGTCTTGTTTGTTATGGAGGAATTAGTATTAACGCTTTATTACCCGACGAAGATAAAATATATAATGATGAAATAGATCTTCCTGATTATGATATGTTCTCTCCAAATGCTTTAGAAGATGCTAAAGAATTAGCAGATATTTATTATAAAAATGGATATTCTGAAGTTGAAGCGCGTAGCGGTCAACATATGGGAACATATAAAGTATTTACCAATTTTCAAGGAATGGCAGATATTACAAATTTACCCAAAGAATTATACTCAGCAGTTAAAAGTAAAGCAATTAGTGTTAACGGGATATTTTATACAGACCCCAATTATCTTCGCATGTCAATGTATTTAGAACTTAGTCGCCCTGCTGGAGATACAAGTCGGTGGGAAAAAGTAATGAAACGTTTAGCGCTAATAAACAAACATTATCCATTAGATGACAAAAAATGCAACTATATGGAATTTCAAAGAAAAATGGAAAATAAAGAAAAAGGAGATGAAATTTATGAAACGGTTAAAAATGTGTTTATAAACCAAGGTGTTGTGTTTTTTGGAGGTTACGCTATTTCACAGTATAGTCAATATATGCCCAAACACTTGCGTAAAAAAGTGGAGAAAAATGCGGATTTTGATGTTATATCAAACGATCCTGAAACAACTGCTGAAATTGTTAAAGAGCGATTAAATGATAAAGGGTTTACTAATGTAAAAATTATTAAGAGAGACCCAATTGGAGAGATAATACCACTTCATTATGAAATTAAAGTAGGTGTTGATACAATTGCTTTTGTATATAAACCAATTGCGTGTCACAGTTATAATGTTTTAATGTTTAGCAAAAAAAAAGTTAAGATTGCAACAATAGATACTATGTTGAATTTTTATTTGGCATTTTTATACACAAATCGTCCTTATTATACAAATTTTACAGACCGTATTTTGTGTATGTCTCAGTTCTTATTTGATGTTCAACAAAAGAATCGTCTTAAACAAAAGGGTCTTTTAAAAAGATTTAGTATTATTTGCTATGGTCATCAAGAATCAGTAGAGGAAATGCGCACTGAAAAAGCAAAAAAATATAAAGAACTTAAAGATAAAAGAGGAACACACGAGTATGAAGAATGGTTTTTGAATTATCGACCTGATAAAATTAATAAAAAAGAAGATGATATAAAAGAAGAAAATAAAACTAATAAAAGTAACAAAGAAGAGAAAGAAGAAAAAGAAGAAAAAGAAGAGTTATATAAACCTAAAAAAAATACAACAAAAAGAAAAAAGAAAAAATCAAAAAGTTTTTTTAATATATTTTCAATTTCTAAAAAAAAATCAAGTAGAAAAAGAAAAAATGTATAAATCTATAAACAGTATTTTTCCAATAAAATGGAATAAATATCAAAAATTACCCTTGATAATATTTTACAAATTAAACTATTATCGGCATCAATATTCAATATTTTTTTAATAAATAATATACTTTTTAAAATATATATTATAATTACTTCTACAAATAGTTTAATGTTATAACAACTTTTATCTATTATATTCCATTCATTAACATAACTACACATACTTGTTTTGGTTTGTTTTATAAAAAAATTATGAATATCTAATAATCCATATAGTAAACGATTAAATATATTTTTTTCATTTTTTACATTTATTACGTTAAAAATTTTATCATAACTAAATAAATCCATATACAATATTTTTTTATTGTAACGTGGTTTAAAAATATATGGAGTTAATCCATCAATGTATTTATGTTTATATGTCATTTTGCCGTCTATACAAAAAGGAATAAAACTGGATTTTAATATAGTTTCAATAATGTCATCTGAATTTTTATAATTACACTTAGTTATTTTTTTGTTATGAATGTTATTATAACTAATAAACAATTTACTATTTATTATATTACAAATATTTTGGGGTAATTTGTCTTTTATAGAAATTAATATAAATTTTATTTTATTAAATAAAAATGTCTTTTTAAAGTCTTCTAAAACAATTGAATTTAGTTCTATCATATAGTCAAGTTCATCTAAAAAATACAATAGTCCTACAAAACTACCTATACTACAACCAGATATTCTATCTACTCTAATAAATCTTCTTTTTTCCATTTCTTTTAAAAAATAAAGAGCACCTACTAAATAAGTCCCATTAAATGCACCTCCATCTAAAACTAAGTCTAAAATAAGTGGTTCTTTTTTTTTAGTAATCTCATCTGGCAAATTTTCTATTAATTTTTGCACATAAGACTGTATCATTCAAAATAATTATAAATATAATATTTAAAATATTTATAACTAAAAAACTTAAAGATTTTAATATTAGTTAAATAATAATAATATGGAACAACACGTTAATGATAATTATGATTTTTATTGTCTTTCATTTAACAACAAAGAGAGAAAAGAAAGTATGAAAAATAGATTTGATAATTTGGGATTAAATTGTAAATTTTATCAAGGAGTTACATTTGAAGACAGAAGAATAGTAAATAGAAAAATTGATAATAATGTAAAACGTGTTTGGTCTTATACTTACGGACACTTAGATATGATTTATTATTTTTATCATAATAGTAATAAAGAGTTTGGTATTTTTTGCGAAGATGACTTACTAATTCATAAGGATTTAAAAAGTTTTATGCCTAAAATAATCCAGGATTTTAAAGAATTAAATTTGGATGTTTTATTATTGGGTTATCTAATACAGTTTAAAATTAATGAACACATTCCTGGATTTGAACTAAAATCCACTTCCTATGTGAATTCAATGAATAATGAATATAAATATCATAACTATCAGGACCAAGTATGGGGTGCACAAATGTATATGCTTTCAAAAAAACAGGCAGGTATATTGCTTGATAAATATTACATTGACTATGCCGATAAGTCAATGAAAGATACAAATATGGTTCCATTTAGTTCAGATTGGTTATTAACAAAGGATGGTAATCGAGCAGTAATTTTTCCAATGGTTGCATCTGAAGATAATTTGTCGTCATATGAAAATCATGGTCAGCACACTTTTCATAAAACATGTTTTGCAGTTAACTGCAATAAAGATACGTTTATTTAATTCCACTTTTAAAAAAAGTGGAGCAAAATTTATATTTATACTTTTTAAAAAAGTGGAGCAAAATTTATATTTATACTTTTTAAAAAAGTGGAGCAAAATTTATATTTATACTTTTTAAAAAAGTGGAGCAAAATTTATATTTCTAGTTTTTACAACAAGCACAACCAGAAAAAGGGTTATTGTTTTTGGATTTACAGCATGGGTTTTTGCTAGTTCCTGATTTACAACCAAAACCACAACCACCATTTCCACCAAAAAAAGTTTTACTACAAGAACAACTTGAGCTTGAACAAGTACTGCTACCAACTGTGCTAATTATTTGTGTACTTTTATTAATAATTTGTCTTCTATCACCAGTTTTTCTCCATTTTTTTATTATTTTTTCAAATGATTTATTTAAATCTTTAGAACTAGGAATATTACACCATTGATTATCAGGTTTTGATTTAAAATGAGTTTTTAAAACCTCACTTTTTCCACCTTCTAAAAATAAAGTAAGTATTAATTTAAAATTAACACTTTTACACAATGGTTTATTATTGACTTCAGTACTTTCGCCTTCACTACTTTTGCTTGCCATTTATAATTATTCTAAATATAATTATAAATACAAAAAAAATAATTCTATAATATTAAAAGTGGACTGTTATTTTATTCAATAAATAAAACAATATTCCAAACAACGCACTCATAAAAAGGTATCCATTAATATTCAAATTACCATCCATAGAAAACAAAATGGGAAAATAGGATAATAAGTATTTCCTAAAGAATGGTAACTGAAATAAAAAATACAACGCAGCAATTAAAAGAGGTGTTTGAATTTCACTATACATATCATCTAATGATTCAGAATATTTTTTATTACTATTGTAATTTTCTACAATATCATCAGAATCTTCATTTGCTTGAGTATAGTCTTGCATTTGACTTTGTGTAGAAGGAGGCGGTGGAATATAATTTGGTTGAACGTGAGGGTCTTGCATTATATTATTTGTTGTCATAGCAATGTCCCTTGATGGCAATTGTGTTGCACCATTAGAACTTGCTTGTTGAAGTCCGCTTACTATTTGATTTATTGTCATTTGATCTAAAGTCATTGATGTAGGCGCTTGTTTTGACATTTCAGACGCTTGAATATTTACATTACCGTTATTATTTCCACCTGCTGGGTCTGTTGGCAAATCTAAAATACTTGTAGTATCACTCATGATATAATTATTATAAAGATTGATTGATTATAATAATTACGCAAATCGAACTGTTTTTTTAGTTTTATCACACTTTGTTTGTTTTGTTGTGTATTTATAACATTTATTATCAAATTTATAGACTTTGTCTTTTAATTCTTCTAAAGGTGGCGCATGAAATTCTATACAGCGGTTATTTTTACAGGCTTCTCTAAATAAAGATGCTATTCCAAATCCTAATATAACGGACATTAACATCTTTCCTGTATGAGTATGAACAAATTTTCCAAATTCTACCATATATATATATACTTTATATACTTTTTCCACTTTTAAAAAAAGTGGAGCAAAATAACAAAAGTATAGCAAAAGTTTTGCTCCACTTTTGAAAAAGTGGATTTAGGCCTGAACCGGCACATTAGCAATTTTGGATTCATTCTTAGGACATGTAACTTCTTCGGGTTCATATTTGAAACAATTATTAGCATCATCTTTAAATAAAATTTTTTCTATATTATCGGGACTTGGATAAATATACACTTTTTTTGTGTCGGGTCCTAAAATATAAACAAAAAATAATCCGATTGCTAAACTTACAAAAAATACTGGGAATGAAATATAGTCAAATATCATATAATATACTTTTTAAAAAAAAGTAGAACAAAAATTATATACTTTATAAAATAAACTTTTTTCAACTTTCTAAGAAAAAGTTTAGCAAAAATACTTTTTCTTACGAAGTTGAAAAAAGTAAAAAAATGAAAGTGGTAGTGTATATATTTTTAAAATTATAATAATATATAATGGAAGAAGATAAATCAAGTATTGATTATGATAATGAATCAGATTCAGATTCAGATTCAGATTCAGATTCAGGATCAAGTTCAGATTCTAATATAGAATCTGAATTAAAACAAGAAGTAGTTTTAACACAACCTAAAATAAAAAAAGGAAGAAAGACAAAAACGGCAAAAATTCCCAAAGAGAAGGTTGTCAAGGAAAAAGTTGTTAAAGAAAAGGTTGTTAAAGAAAAAACAAAAACTAAAAAAAACAAAAAACCCTCATCTGAAGTAGATAAAATAGAACAAATTAACATTGATGAAATGGATGTAATACCAGAATATCCAGAGGAATTTGTTGAATTTGCCAAAGCAAATAATTTAGCGCCACCAAGATTCAATTCAAAAAATGGCAAAGCATTATCTGCAATGTTAAACAACCCTTATAAATATTGGAACAGAGAGAGTGCCGACCAATTTGTTAAAAAATTTGGAATTGAAACCAAAGATAGTATTCAACTTTTCAATAAACATGAACAATGGGGTATAAAAACCAGCAACCAACGCGGTAAAAACTACATTTTGTATCCATATAGTCTCTCCAATAAACACAAAATGCGTAAGGATTTCAAATTTGACGGGTCTGTCGCAGAAAAAAATGCCGAAATTAATAAAATTAAATCTACAATCCAGCACGACTATGTAGATGTTCCTAATGAAAGTTGGCAATTAGGTCACAAAAATCCTGAATCTGAAGACAACAAGTCTTCTAATTTAATTCTTCAACCACCAATACAGGCAAAGTATCGCGACAAATATATATTCCTTGATACCTTAACCAAAATTCCTACTCCCAAAACAATTATTCAATTGTATAAATCTGACGAATGTCCGTATACAACAGAACAATTAATTCAACTTAAGGAGTGGTTAAATGGATTAAGTCTTTAATTATTTTATAATTGTAACCTTTTCAAACAAATTTCATAATATTCTTTATTTAATTCAACGCCAATACAATTTCTATCTGTATTTTTACACGCCAATGCGGTTGTTCCGCTTCCTAAAAACGGGTCAACAACCAATGCATCTTTTTTACTAAATAATTTTACAAGATGCTCCATTAGCGCTATTGGTTTCACTGTTATGTGTGTGTTATCCTCACCTTTTTCTGCCTTGCCTGGTTTTGATACTAAAAAGTTTTTGTCATATGATTCATTAAATTCCTCTGTTGTTATAATATTTGCCGGCACTCGGTCACAATCCACGCCCACTTTTTGCGAAAAATCCAGCAATCCAGTTTTAAATTGCAGTTCGTTTTGAATAAATGTTAGTTTACCAATTGGTTTCATAGCAACGCATATTGGTTCAAAACACGACCTTATTTGCGGTGTTTTGTAGTCTTTATATTCTTCCTTTAAAGAATGTTTTTCTTCTTCACTTATTTTCATCTTTTCAATAACATGACTAATTGACATACCTTTTGGCATACTTTGAGTGTATGTCCAGTTAATCATATCGCGAATCTCAAAACCGGCAATATCGCAACTCATTGCAATTGCGTGATACAACCTGGGTGATGAAAAGGATAAGAAATATGCACCAGGTTTCATCTTTTTAAACAAAATTCTAGATAATTCCAAATAATAGTCATACAAATTTTTTACTTGATTTTTATCAAATTTCATTCCTTTGGGTAAATGCGTAATATGACTATTTTTAGTGTCATTGTTTACATCATTTGAAGACCATTTGTTATCTAATTTGTCTATAAAATATGGCGGGTCTGTTAACACTAAATCAATACTATTGTCTTCGAGTTTTTCTAATTCCAAAATACAGTCATTGTTTATGATTTGAATATTTTTTTTCTCTTTTATTTCTTCATCAATAACTTTTTTAACCTCTTCCTCAATAATAAGTTTTTTTTCAATAACCTTCTTCACTCTTTTAACTTTCTTAGTAGTAGTATCCATGTTTAATTATATTAACATATTGTATTTAATATAATTTGTTTCAATTTTTCCACTTTTAAAAAAAGTGGAGCAAAAATAATCCACAATTTTAATTAAATAAACATACCATTTAGTAGTTTTGCTCCACTTTTCTTAAAAGTGGATTAGCACGCATATTTTAATGTATGCTCCCTTGCATTTGCTATAAATTTATCTTTATTTTGCTTATACAAAACTGCTATTTCAGGTGATAATGGGTCATTTGGATTTGGGTCCGATAAAAGTGAGCAAATAGACAATAAAATCTTGGATACATTGAGTGCTGGACTCCATTGGTCTTTTAAAACATCCAAACAAATGTCGCCATTACTATTTATATTTGGATGATAAATTTTTGTATTAAATGTTATTTTGGGAGGTTTAAATGGATAGTCAGCAGGAAAATACATTTTTAAATAAAATATTCCGCCTTCATACGGAGTTTCAGTTGGACCAATAATAGTTGCGTCCCAATTAAATAAATCATTATTACACGGTCCAGCAGAACAATTGTCAGGTGTATCTTTTTGTATTTCTGATAGTTCTTTTTGTAAGCGTTTTAGTGCCATTTTATTATAATATATTTATAATAAAATAGTATTTAAGTATATATGATATATAATCATACACCTATAAGAAAATGTGGAGTCAAAACTTAAATTGTTTTTTTAATATATGAAGCAAATTGACTATAATAACTATTTGATTGAGGTGGTGGCGGGGGAGGCGGAGGTGGAGGGGGAGGGGGAGGAGGTGGTGGAGGTGGTGGAGGTGGAGGAGGTGGTGGAGGAGGAGGTGGTTCAGGTGGTGGTGGTGGTGGTTCAGGTGGAGTTACAATTCCCATATATATATCATAAGATAACGGTGGTGGTTTCATTGATTTTTCATCTTGTTGTACAATTGCTGCGTATGCACAACGTGTTGGCCGAACATATGGTCCTTCAGCAATTGCTTTTTGTTTTTGATCATCACTAATTGTCGTAAAACGTGCATTGATAAAATTAGCGTATTTACCAGTTATATAACTACCCCAAGGCCAAATACCATTTTTAATATAATAGTTTATTTCTTCCGTCGATACACAATTAAATACAGTTTGATAACCTCTAATTTTAGTTGTAATTTCTTCTTCAGTGCATTTATAATTATTTGCATTTCCAACTCCACACGTGCCATCTGCTGCTAATACAAACTTCCTCCAAGTGTCATCTGATACAACTTCTTTTACTGGTTTTAAATATTCATATTCCCCTATTGTATTAGTTGTTAAACCTTCAACAATAGGTTTATGAAAAAATAAACTCAATATTAATAATATCAATAAAAATAAAAAAACAATTTTTTTGTGTTTATTAATGTAAAATAGTAAATTATTCATTTTCATTATATATATACATATATAATGTTTAAAGTATATTTTTTGCTCTACTTTTCTTAAAAGTAGATTATATTTTTTTGCCCAACTTTTTTTAAAAGTTGGTTATACAAACTTCTTAAAATCCAATTGTTTTGCAATTATATTATTCATAGAATCTCTCAGCATATTAGGACTAAAAGTCTTATAAACACTATTAACAGGATCGTTATAAAATTCATTATACAATTCATTGCCAAAATCATATGATCCATCAGGCATCTCATTTGGCGGTATTATTAAATTAAGCGGTTCAACAAAAACCATTTCTTTGCCTGCTTTATTTCTTACAATGTACTGGTCCATAGATGCTTCCATCCACTCAGGGTTTTCCATTAAAATTGTTCGTAGTTGTTGACTCATTTTGTCCCATAATTGTTGATAATCAGGGTCTTTCCATACAACAAAATTATCTGGTGTAATAGTATATTTTGCTTGTTCTACAGGAGAATACACCTCTTGTTCTTCCACCTCATTATCCGAGTCCTCAATTATTAACCCAGGTTTAACTTTTAATGTTTTATTTTTAGAAACAGAATCTCTATTTTTGGCAGTTTTAGATTTAGTCAGTTTTTGCTTATAAGCAATTGTTTTGTATTCGAAACTGTTTACAGTAGAGTCATTATAAGTCAATTCTATTTGTTCTATACTTGTTTTTTGTTGAACCAATTTAAAAACACCATTATCTAATTCAACATTATTATAATTATATTTTAGATTCATTAATTGCGTCATTTTTGGAGTCAATTGATTTACAAAAATATTTACAGAATCCTGGACAAACTGACTATTATTAGTCCTATCATAACTTGTCATTGCGTCTTTAATGTATCCAATTGTCAAATATATTTCAGACTGCAATGTCCTAATTGTTTCATTCACTTCAGTATTATCTGTTTCATTTAAATATAATTCCAAAACAGAGGTAAGTCTTTCTGTTTTTTCACTAATTGTAGAACTGTAACTATCAAAATTTTCAAGCGCTTGTTCCGTTGTAATAAAACCAAATAAGAGTTTGTTTTTATCAACAATAATCTCATTTTTAATTTTTTTAATATCATTTTCTAAACCTTTTATAATTTCAGGATAGGTTTCTGTATATCCCAAAAAAATATTAATATTTAAATTACACGGGTCAACTTTATCTCCACAAACAGCAGACAAAATTCGACCATCTTTTTCTTTATCATACTTAATAGAAAAAACTGTTCCAACGGGTCTGTTACAGTCAATACACTTTGGTTTCAACTTCTTAAATTCACGGCGTTTTTCATTAATACTTAAACCTTTGTCTAATTTTTTAATTTCTTTGTCAATGGAAGATTCATAGTCTCTTTTTAATTTATAGTAATCATTAATTCCTTCTTGCCAAGTTTTCATATATATATTATCCACTTTTAAAAAAGTCCACTTTTAACAAAAGTGGAGCAAAAATATTTATATATAAGAACAAAACTGAGAGATTATTTTTGCTCCACTTTTTCTAAAAGTGGAAAATTGGATTTAGTCCCAATTTGGCAGTCCAGTTATTAATTCTTGTTGTGCCCGTCTTTTAGATTCTTGAAAATTTTTAATTTTTGAAAGAATATATTGTTGTTTTTCTTTATTTTTTTTTGCTTTGTCTTCTTCTGTTAGTCGTCCCTTATATTTATAAAGTAATATTGCTCCTAAAACTAATAAAAAAAACACAAACATTCCTATATTGATTATATAATTTTGATATTTTAGCCTAAATGTATGTGTTTGCTTTAATGTTTCATTTAAAAAATATTTTGTTCCAGGTTCTATTAATGTTGGTTTAGTAAATTCATCAAAGTCCATATTAAATAATTTTAAAAAACTAAATTAATTTATACACAATAAATATATGGATAATTCTTATTTAAATTTTATTGTTTTTTTTCTTAGTACAATTTTATATTTTTCAATTAAACCAGACCCCGATATTAAAACAGCAGATGGTAAAGATCCGGAATCAGCTGGTGGCGGTTATATGATGATAGGTGCTTATTTTTTAGTAGTAATTATTAGTCAATTTTTTATAAATTCATATTTAATAACCACTTCTTGTGGTGGTGATGTTATGAGTAATTTAAAAGAATCTGCTTTGTATACATTTATGCCGTGGACACTAATTTTTGGTGTTACTATTATAACAATAGTTGCTTATCCTGATATTAAAGGCGCATTTTCAGATGTTTATGGTTACTATTTTGTTTCTGCACAGGCGCAAACAATTCTTACTACTTTATTAAAAGGTAAAATTGATACTTCTGATCCTAATACAAATATTGTTGAAACAGTAGGTCAAGGTATTACAAATACGGCAATTGATAGTGTGGCGCCAGGTTCAACTACTGTTTTAAACGCTATTACTGGAACAGAACCTAACAATCAAAATAATGATATTATTAATACTGATATTAATAAAAGTCCAGTTCCTGTATTAGCAGGTGGAGGAAAAAAATACATGCAAAAAGGTGGTGCATTATCAAATGATGAAGTAAGCGATTTAGTTCTAAAAATTTATGGAAATATGTCTATTTTAATTAATCAACTAACACCCAATAATTTTACTAATTATTGGGATAATATGTTAAAACCATTATTTAAAGATAAATACAAAAATGAACCTATGGATGAAACTACAAAGGTTGAGTTAAACAAAATGGAAGATGATTTATTAAAACTTGTTATTAAAAGAGACAATATTGGTGAAGGAATGTGGTATATTTATACAGGTATTTTAATATGCTCATTAGTCCAGTTTAAACTATCTGGTGTTGGTTGTAAAAGTAATCAGGAAGTATTAGCAACAAATTATAGAAGAATGAGAGAAGAACAGAAAACTGCTGCAAATGCTGCTACTACTACTGCTACTAAATAAATATTATGAAATTAATATAAATATTAATATAAATTTTTATATTTGTTACTAAATACAAATATAAAATACTAAAAACCTATTCCAGGGTTAGACACGTAATATAAAATAAGTAAATAGCATAAAATTCCTAAAACAATGGATAATAACCACAAAGGTAAAATTGTTTTATTTCTATATCCAACACCAAATTCGCGTATACTTCCATCTGTATTATACAAGAATGATGGTTTATTTACATGAATTAGTGTAAAAATAACAACAAACAATAATGTTGCAAAAAGTGTTGTATTTTGACTAATAAATATCCGATTCATCTAATATAATCAAGTTTTAAAAAAATCAACTTTTAACAGAAGTTGAGAAAAAATGTATCTAAATGAACTTTTAACAAAAGTTGAGCAAAAATATATCTAAATGAACTTTTAACAAAAGTTGAGCAAAAATGTATCTAAATCAACTTTTAACAAAAGTTGAGCAAAAATGTATCTAAATCAACTTTTAACAAAAGTTGAGCAAAAATGTATCTAAATTTTGGTTATACCTTTCCCAAAGGTATATTTGGTTATACCTTTCCTAAAGGTATAGTATTTAGTCATATTCACCCCAGTCTACATCTTCACCCTGTCCCGTAGCATATAAGTCATCACCATCCATATAGTCTTCTCTCATATTAGTCATATCATAAGCATCATGTTCAATAGCAGCAGCATTTTCGGCATCTTCAATAAAATCATCCATGTCTAAATTTCCCTTTTCACCATTGTATTTTTTATTTTTTCTTAAAGTCTTATCCACATTTGCCATCATTTCCATAAAATCACGCTCTTGATCATAATTGTCAGCATCATAAGTTGTTAAACCTTTTTCTAAACCCTTACTCCAAACACCCTGTTTGGTAATTTTCAAAACATTATCAACATTGCGTTCTTCATCCGTCATACCCTTTAATCGGTCAGTAAATGTATTTTTCTCTCTTTCTTTAAGTTTAAAAATAAATTCTTTAATGTTGTCATAAGAAATATCAACATTATCTTTATGATTGTCTATGATTTTAGTAAATGCTATGATCATTTTACATATTTTTTGCTTTAATTTTTTCTTATTACCACTTACTAACATTGTTTCTCTTTCACCTCTATTTCCTATATTTATATCACTTCTTGTCTCTCTTTCATCCAAATAATCAGAAGAAAAAATATCCTGAGTTTCTAATTGTTGCATTATTTCAGTTACTATCATGTCTTCATCATCAGATAAATCAATAAATTGAATAAATACACGCAACAAATAATATTCAAATAGGAACTTACACGTTCTTTCTTCAAAAACCGGTTTAAGAACCCTTTCGCCATATTTAATTTCAGTAAATCCAGGTGTTGCATTTGCCAGCAATACTAAATTTTTACATGAACTCTGTATTGTTCTCAAAATATTATACAATTCAACATCATTATAGAACTCACGAAGACCCTCATAGTATTCACTAATTGCGCGATGAATATCATTTGTGTGTTTCATAGAAAGTCCCCAGTATGCCGGCAAATTAACATTATTATAATCTACTTTGTTCAAAATAATAGTTGGAAAAATAGATGCCAAGTTTCCAATAAATAATTTAAAGAAATTTATAACATTATAGAGAGAACCATTTGAAATAAATTTTTTGTTATCTAACTTACTGGTGTCAGTTTCCCAATTAGATATAGTATTAATTATTTTTGCTGCTTTATTTTGTATCCTTCTTGTAACACTACGGTCTTTATTTTGTTCAATAAATTCTAATATTTCCTCTTTCATTGTTTCAATATTTTTAATCAAATAATTATTCAATTTTTCACTTTCTTTGCTAATATTGCTTTCTTCAACACTAAATTTATTTAAAACACTTGTTAATAATCCTCTTAATGCAGGTTCAACAACTTCATCATTTTCATGATCAATTACTTCCAAAGTAGAAGTTAAATTTCCAATTGAATTTGGTAACTTATCTTTATCAATATTAATATCTATTATATTATTGCGTCCAACAAGTTGAACTAATCTTAAAAAAGTTTCATTTGAAAAATCTTTCTTGTCTTCTTTTAATTTTCGAATAATTTCTTCAATTGAATCATTGTCCTTAATATAATCTGGTTTTTCAAGACATAAAGGTAAAAACTCCTCTTTAATTGGCATTAAATTTGTAAAATTACAATACTTAATAAAAGTCAAATATATAGTTTTATCATTAAAATTTTGGTTTAATGGTGGATAAATATTTTTGGTATCAACTATGCTATATAATAATTGCGCTTCTGTATAGTTATTAATATCATCTAAAATATTTGATAGACTCTTTACAATAGTATTGAATTCAGTAATGCTTCCATCTTCATTTTCAAAATATTGAATTGTCGACATTTTTCCTTTTTCATCACAACACGCGTTTTCCAAAAAAGGTTCGTTATTTGCTTTATGAAGAATTGCTTGTTTTTTTTGAACAATCTCTCCAATTTTTTCTTGAATTGCCAAAGAAAATTGTATTATTTTTGATTCAAGAACAAGTATTTTATCTCGTTGATTAATTGACCCATCCTTCAAATCTTTTAATAATCCGGACTTGAATTCCGGAGATACATTTACCAAATGTTTAATTTTAATAGGAACAAGTGGAGGCAAAAAATTAGTCCAATTAGAAACATCGTGCTGTAAAGGTATATCATTATCAGGATTTTCAAATAAATACGCAGTTTTTTCATCTATTTTCCTGGCAACATCAGAAAGTTTTAAAAGACCCATTGTTTTTTCAGTGCCATCAAGCGCCGCTTTTATTTTTTTAGAAATAATTTCCTCTTTGGTTCTTTTTAAAGCAGACCACGGTTCATCCCCTCCGCGCAATTTATATGCTATACAGGATAAATAATTAAGACTACTTAAATCGCCTGTTCCATCAAAAGGATAACCAACAAAAGACCTTACGCAACCAGGGAATGTTTTACGCGTTTTAATTGACGGCACACTTGTCTGAACTGCAACTAAATAAGCGCCAAATGTATAATACAAAATGCTGCTATTATACAACTCCTTATATGTAGGAACAGTTTTTCCAGCGTCATTTGCTGCTTTAACGGATTTTTTGTATGCGCTTTCTTCAGGCACATTCATTTTAACCATTTCAGTAACACAGTTAATTATAAATTCTTTTTGGTCCTCCATATTAATTCCCATTGAAACGGATAGCACATTTACAATATTAATAATCATGCGTATTTCACCAGTCATTACAATTTGTTGTTTATTTGTATTTCCAACCATGACAATTTTGTCTCCGGCATTTGCTTCCATTATTTCACGTGATGAAACTCTAAATCCATCTTCAAAACCCTCATCTGTACTAAAGTCAATCTTAACAATTGTTTGACCACTATATTTATCAACCCATGAATCACCTTCATCATTTAATTTACCTATTTCTTTAATTAATAATTGGATATAATCAAGATACTGGTCAGGCGTATTTAAAAAACACATTGCCATATTATAACGAAACACAGGTACCAATGGAATATCTGTTTTAATACAATACAACCAATTTGCCATTTCTAATTTTCCAAGTGGTCCTACCCCATTATATGGATTTCTTGTAAATTCATCTACAAATCGAACTGTATCTATTTGTTTTTTAACAAAGTCACTTTGGGATGTAATTAAAGACAATAATTTTGTAAAAGGAGAGACAATTGTAGGAGTTGTCTGACTTTCATCTTCAAAAATACCTAATTTATACTTTTTATTGTTATTTTTTAACATGCCTTCATTATTTATAAACATTAAAATAGGCAATATTGACAAATTGTAATTATATTTTTCAGTTATATCTTTTGTAAATTCTTCTTTTGATTTATAGTATTTTTTGTCAAATTCATTAATAATATCTTTCAATAATTCGTCTTTTAATTCTAACTCATTTAACTTCATTGACTCACAATCATTTGAATATGATTTTGTGTCACTAATACATTTTTCCTGTAAATTACAAAATATGTCTGAGTCTGTTGTTTCTATATTGTTGGACTCATCTCTTTCCCAACGATTATTGACGCGCTTATAATATTCAATATATGAACTTAATTTATCGTCTGATCCTTGGTTTTTAATATTAATAATAGCATATTGACCATCTATAACACGCTTAATACCACTAATTAAAGTGTCAGACAAATATTCGGCATCACTGGGACTTAACTTATATTTTTTTTCAAGTGCTTTGGGTAAAAAATTGATGAATTCTTCTGGTGTCATTTTATTCATGTCTTTGTCATAGTCATCCAATATGGAATAATTTGTTTTGTCATATATTTTATCAAAATATATATCTCCAGAATCATTGTCTCTCATTAATTCATCATCATTCCTATATAATTTTGCCACAACAACTTTTTTACAACCACTATCTTTTTCTGATTCGTTATCAATTTTTGTTTTATTTAATTCTTTTTCACTTTCAAGAATATCATTTATTTCTTTTGGAAACATTAATGGAATATTTTGAAGTGTTATTGCCGTAGTATACAATTTACCACTGTCCCTTACCGTAATTTTTTGTAGCGTTTCTGAATTACTAAAAAACCGCGCTTCAGTCTCAATATCAATGTCATATGCTTTAAATACAGTCTCCTTTAAATTATCCTTTTTTTCTAATAAGTTCAAAATGGACTCTTTAAAAAAAGAGTAATTTTTATTACTTGGTAATTTTTTTAATTCTAAAAATTCTTTAAATCCTAAAGAAAATTTTTTATTATGCTCTGATATTTTTTCGTCAATAAATTTTGTAATATCTTTATATAACATATAAGTAATATTATCACTGTAAACTAAAAAAGGTTCTAAAAATCCAACAACTTCAACAACTGAAAGTTTGCCAGTAATATATTTTTTCATTAGTTTAAATAATATTCTTGTTTTGGGAATAATTGTTTTAATAAAACTAATATATTTTTCAGTTTTATCCACTTTACTAACAAGATTTTCATCTTCTACATCTAAATTTAAAATGTAATTTTTTATATTATTAGCAAAATTGTTTTCATTATATTCAATATCCTCATTTATATTATCAACAAAAATATCATTAATTGGCGATTTTGATTTCATTAACTGCCAAAAATTAAAATACACATTATTTAAGTTGGCTCTGTCCAAAATATTTGTTCCTGGTAAATTAATTCGTGAATATCGAATAACTGGTTCTGGTAAAGTAATAAATGAATTTATATCCATTATGTCTGGGTTTGTCATATTAACCACTTTTGCCAGCATTTTAGCACCTGAAAAATTGCTGGCACTTAATTTAGTTAGTCCCATGTTGTATTTTTGAATAACAAATCGTCTTGTAACACTGTTATTATTTGCCATAACGGTTGAGTAAAATTGATCCAAGTTATTAATAATAGTAGTAATATTTTCATTGACTTCTTTTACATAAATAATGCCATCTGTATCTTCCGCGTTAATATAATCAAATGGTGTAAAGTATGGGTTCAAATTAGTATACAAAGATGAATATTTATCATTTTCATCCGTTAACTCATTTCCTCTATAACTGCGAATAATTGTGTCCATTGCATTTAAGTCTCCAAACATATTTAACTCTATTGTGTCTGTTGATTCGCTGTTGTATGTTTGAGTTACTAATGGACTTACATTCAAAATATTATATATTTTTTTAACATTTTTTACAACAGGTAAAATCCATAACAAGTTTTTATTAAAGTTTTTAAAATAACTAAGCAATGGTTTAAAATTTGCTTCATAAACAACAGCGCTTTTTACATTACCATATTCGTCAAATTCAGAAAAATTCTCTCTTAACTGTTTGAAACGCTCTATCATTGTATGAATATTATTCAAAACCTTAGGAGTTCTTTGAATGTTTGGTATGGTTGATAGTAATTCATCCAGCAAATCAGTTGTTTGACTTTCAATACTGTATCTTTGTTTTTGTTCTGAAGTATCAACTAATTGAACAATAGGTCCCAAATATTCATTACCAAATTTAATTTGGTCGGCATTTATTATGAATTCACGAATTTGAGTTCTAACGTCATTAATTGGAACAGTTAATTCAATTCTTTCTCTTATAATTGGTTTTTTTACTAAATTAGGTATTTCACCTTCTTCTAAATCGGATAATTTTTCTATTTCTATTTCTTTTTCTCTTATTTCTCCTATTTCTTCTTTTTCTTCTTCTACCTCTAGCAGTTTTTTTCTTTCTGGTCTATCTCTTATTTCAATGGATTCAATAGGCAATTCTTGAGGAATACCTTTATAATCAAAATTAATATAAATAATATCATCATCAGGAAAAGTGCGAATTTCTATCATATCTTCCTCTAAATTAGTAATTTCACCTGTAATAATTGTTGGAACATCTCCACCAAAATATATATTAATCCATTTTCCTGTTACCAATCCATTTTGCCTGGCATAACCTGGAAATTCTCTCCTAACCAATAATTCAATTTTAGTTATATATCCATCACCCAAAATATTGTCGCGATTTATTGTTAGTGTTACTGGGTCAAAATTCTCAATATTTATTAATTCTATTTTGGTATCATCAATATAATTTATTAGAAATGTATTATTATCCAAGACTTCATTTTTTGGGTTAAAAATTTTAATAACATCGCCTAATTGTAGTTCAAAAAAATGATTTGCCTTTTTTTCTTCTTCTTTTTCTTCTTCCTCTTCAGAAGGTCCTTTAACTATTTCTTTTACAACTATTTCTTCTTCTCCATCTCCTTCTTTATTTATTGATTTTTCTGTTTCATCTATTTTAATTTCTGAGCTTTCCATTGTTTCTATATTTATAATAGAAATTTTTATGCTTAAATAAAAATCAATATATAAATATAGTTTAAAGATAATTCATTAATAATTTATATAATTAATAAAATATGAAGAATTACTATCTTACGTTAACTGACGATTTTAATGAAATTTTAAGGAATAACACACCAACTAAAACCCTTAAACTATCTTGTAATCAATCCAACAATAATGGAAACATGTATAAAATAATTAATTATGATAAATCGCAGATAAGTCATGATAATATTTCTACAACTGGAATATTTCGTTCTGTCATTTTAAATAAAAATAATAACCTTGTTTGTTTTTCTCCTCCTAAATCAATTCAAACGGATACATTCATAAAGAGTTATCCTGAAATTGATTCAAATGTTATTGCCAGGGAATTTATTGAAGGCACTATGATTAATGTATTTTGGGACCCAAGTGTTGGTTTAACTGGTGGTTGGGAGATTGCAACCCGTAACACTATTGGCGCTACATCCAAATTTTTTAAGTCGGTAAATTCAAAGACATTTCGTGACATGTTTTTAGAAGCGGCGCAAAAAAACAATTTAATCCTTGAATGTTTGAATCGTAACTACTGTTATAGTTTTGTGCTTCAGCATCCTGAAAATAGAATTGTAGTGCCTTTTTTGGAACCTCAACTGTATTTAGTAGCGATGTATTTTATGTATCGTGAAAATTTCCAAGTAGCAGTTCAACCATTGGAAGACATAGAACCCTTTTTTACAAATACAACGATTAAGTTTCCTCAAGTGTATGAAGAGAAAACTTATAGTGAGTTAATTAATAAGTATGCTTCAATGAATACTGATTACAATATACTTGGATTAGTATTAATTAATAAAGTTACGGGTGAAAGAGCAAAAATTAGGAATCCTGTATATGAGCAAGTTCGTCAATTGCGTGGAAATCAACCCAAATTGCAGTTCCAATATCTTTGTTTAAGAAAAGAAGGAAAAGTTAAGAATTTTTTGGAATTTTATCCTGAAAATAAAAGTGAATTTACTAATTTTAGAGACCAGGTTCATTTGTTTACGGATACTTTACTTACCAATTATATTTCGTGCTATATTAAAAAGGAAAAACCATTGAAGGAGTTTCCCGAACAGTTTAGGACACATATGTTTAAAATTCATAAAATATATATGGAGGATTTGAAAGAGAAAAAATTATATGTAAATAATACGGTTGTCATTAATTATGTGAATCATATAGAACCCGCAAAATTAATGTATAGTTTGAATTTTCATATGAGAAAACGAAATGTAGATTTTATTAAAAGCGAAGATAAAGAATAAATTATATAATTATATTTTAGTAAAGAATGGCAGAAGATGAAGGAAACGAAAAAAAAAGGAAATTTGGTGATCTTTCAAGTAAAGATGATGATTATGCTTTAAGTTATAGTGATGAAGAACCTTCAAAATCAAATAAAATACATTTTTTTAAAGTACCAGTATCACTACATACAACAAATCGTGATAATTCTAGTAAAACTTTTGAGGTTTCAAAAAATCATTCTATTTTTTATGATGTCCCAATGGAAAGTCCAGATTTTATGGGTTTGTATAATTATTTACGAGACTATTATGTAGATACAGTTACTTTTAGAAAAGGTCTTGGTCCTTGTTTAAATGCTGCGTTTATTCCTAGTAGGAATTTGTTACTTTATACAAATGAAGAAGGAAATAGATTTGCTATACACCTTGAATGCGATAATGGTGGTAAATGTAGTTTAACAAATCCATTTACTAAACAAACTTATGTTATTCAAAAAGGTGCAGGAAAAAGAAAAACTCATAAAAGAAATAAAAAAACTTATAAAAGAAGAAAGACGAGTAAAAGAAGAAAAATGAATAAAAGAAAATAAACTTTTTTATGAAATTGTAAAGTTTAGCAAAATATAATAATAAATAAACTTTATTATTATTTGAATATAAATAAATAATTTTATAATTAATTAATTAATCAACCATTTCCATTTTTGATTCAGTTTTGAACTGTTTTTTAATATTTCCATAAATACCATCTGCCTCAACAATACATTCAAACAAATGAAGTTTAATAACACTCTTATCAACTGGTTCTTTATATGCAACACGAACAATACTATCATTGTCGTGAGGATGCATCTTCTTGAATCCGCAAAATGTCAGCGTGTTTTCAAAGTATATGTCATATAACATAATTTCAATTACTTTTCCAATTGTATAGTCCTCATTCTTCAAAATAATATCATAACAATTTTCCATTGTATTTAAAGAATTTTGTATTTCTAATTCATCATCAGTAATTGATTGATGAAGCAATTCTAATTTTTTATCTAAAATAGTAAGCGCTTTTAATACAATATCTACATTTTCGTATACACCTACGGTCTGAATTATAAAATCAAAACTTCTTGGAATTGTTATACGCATTGCATCCAATAGTTTCCAATTTTCAATCTCAAATTTAATTTCTTGCTCAGTTTTACCTTCATCTTTTAAAACCTGTTTCTTTTTAGCAATTTGCGCATTAATTTTAGCGTCATCAGGTGTAAATCCATAAGAACAAGTTGAGACAACATTAAACATACCATCATCTTTAGCATTACTTATTGAAAATTCGCAAGTTAAATGGAGTTTTTCACCCGGTATTTCCTCCGATATTCTTGGTCTCAACCTTACAAAATCAATAAAGTAACCTGTGTAGTCATTTGGCGGGAATATCTCGCGAGTCTGTGTCTCAGACAAGAAACTATCTGTTCTTAAATTTTTAATTTTGAAATCTTTAGTAGTTACAAACAACATACTGTCTGTAATATTTTCCACATTTACTTCTAGCAAATAATCCTTCAAAGGAAACCGCATAATATCTGGAACATGAATAGGAATACAACTAAGTCGTTGTTTAATAATCTCATTATTTAGGCGACTTGTATTAACAAGAATATTTGCCTTATTTTCTTCATAAGGCGCCGTTTTAAAAACAACTGTAGGAATATCGGATAAAATGGTTCTTCGGATTGAATTAGCAATACTAACATTTACATTACTCAATGTAAACTTTAATTCATCACCCTTATTTGAAATATTTTGGACGACAGGTAACATTCTATATAATTAATAATACATTATATTTAATATTGTATTATTAAATCAATTTTTTTTAAAATAAGTTAAATATTTGTTTGAATAAACTTATTATAGATTAATGAGTTCTATTTTATACTACAGTAATTTTTGCGAACATTCTAAAAAATTAATTCAAAATATTTCAAAAGCAAATATTAGCAAAGATATGCATTTTATATGTATTGACAAAAGAGTAAAGGACTCAAATGGTAAAACATTTATTGTTTTAGAAAATGGACAAAAAATAGTGATGCCTGAAAATGTGAATCGTGTTCCGGCACTTTTATTACTAAATCAAGGGTATAATGTTTTATATGGAGAAGCAATTTTACAGCATCTGAAACCAAAACAAGAAATTATGGTAAAACAAGCAACACGCAATAATATGGAACCTATGGCATTTTCTTTAGGCGGAGGAGGTGCTTTTGGAAGTGTTGTTTCTGACCAATATAGTTTTTTGGACATGGATTCAGACCAATTGTCAGCTAAAGGTGCTGGAGGAATAAGACAAATGCACAACTATGTAGATTTAAATTATAGTGACCAAATTAGCACACCGCAAGATGAGGCAGAATATAAAAACTCGGGTAGAATTCCTGAGGGAGTAACAGTTGAACAATTGCAACAGCAGAGAGAACAAGAGTTACAGAAATTAACTGGAAATAATAACAAAAATATGGGATTTTAATCCACTTTTTCCATTTTTAAAAAAGTGAAGCAAAATTAGTATTTACTTTACACAAGTTAAGATTTAAAATGGAACATAAATAATATAAAATTGAAATATTAAATTAGTTTTATATTATTAATAAAATTAAATAATGAAAACTTGTAATTATTCAACTAACATATTTCAAGAAGCAATTAATCATTGCCGCTGGAAAAAAGTATTACATTTAGTTCTAAAAAATATAAATATATCGGATTATGAAAATAAAACATTTGAAGAAATAATATTTGAAATTTATAATATTTGTAATAATGTTAAGGGTATAGGAATGCTTGCTATTTATGATATAACATCAGCAATATGTAGATATTATAAAATAAATATTGATAAAGTATATATAATTGGTAATGGTCCCAAGAGAGCAGTTAAATTGTTAAATATAAAAACTAAAATATACAAAATAAATGATAAAATTAAAATAAACTTTGTTGAGATAATTGATGTAATTAATGCGTTTGATATAAATTGTTATGAATTAAATGAAAATATTAGAAATAATAAAAATGGAGATATATTGGAAACTTATATTTGTAATTGGCAAAAAACAAAATAAATACCTCTGTGTTAAATATTAATTTGTGTAAAATAAAACAAAATTTTGCTCCACTTTTCTTAAAAGTGGAAAAAGTGGAAAAGTGGAATTATATATTTATTATAAAATGAATTTAAAAATATCATATAAAATTAATTATTATACAATGGCAAGCAATATTTTAACAGCATTTAACGACCATTTTGTAGAATTTGTTTCAGATGTTCACAGTGTTTTTCCCGATGACACAGATGTTTTAGCAGCAAAAAATGCGTTGCTTGCTATTCGAAAAGCAAACCCTAAAATGATCATTAAAATTTGGAATGTATTTATTGTAGGAAAATATAAGAGTGAAATTGAATCAGGTAATTTGGATTTTTTTATTAATAAAGATTATTCCAATGATGTAGCAAGTGCGGATAATTCTTCCAAAATTGTAGAATCAATTAACCGTCTAAGAGGACCTATTAAATTAATGGGCAAGGACAATCAAGAGAAAACTATGAAATATATTCAGAATTTGACAAAATTGGCATTTATTTATGAATCCAACTTTTAAAAAAATCAACTTTTAGGAAAAGTTGAGCAAAATTCTGTTTTTAAATTATTAATTATTATTTAAAAATTTGGCTCCACCTTTTCTAAAGGTGGAATATATAGATGGCAAACTCAAGTATTTATAATACTTTATTTGGCGGAGTAAAAAGTGGTGGAGGAAAAAAAGACATTTCGGATATGTTTAGTTTAATTGTTTCCAAAAAAGAGTTTTTTATTCTTATTTTTGCAAATTTAATTGCGCAGTTAGGAATTACATATTACATAATGCAAAAAACACCTGCGGCAGATAAAAATGCCATCAATTTTTGGTTGCTATTTGGAATACAAATAATACTTATTATTGTTTTAGGTTTGGTTCCAATGCCTTCATGGATGAAGTTTTTAGTATTTAGCGTATTTTCTTATACTTTTGGTTTATCTTTAGCGCGTTTAAAAACAAATTATGACCCTGCTATGATACAAACCGCAATAATGGGGACAATTGGCATTTTTGGTGCTATGATAGCATTTGGTGTTTTCCTAATAATGACAGGTATTAAATTGGGATACCAAATTGGTTTAGCACTTTTTTATGCTTTATTACTTTTGATTATTGTTAGAATTGTATTTATGTTTATGCCTTCTTCATCCGGAACAAGGCGATATTTAACAATATTTAGTCTAATGTTATTTTCAGTTTATATTATTTATGATACAAATACTATTTTACAACGAAATTATTATGGAGATTTTATAACAGCATCACTTGACTATTATTTGGATATTATCAATATTTTTGTTAATTTGCTTTCTTATAACAATAACTAATCCACCTTTATAAAAGGTGGAGCCAAACATCCAATTCCACTTTTAAGAAAAGTTGAGCAAAATTTATTTTTCATTTGTTACAATTTTGCTCAACTTTTCTTAAAAGTTGATTTATATATTTCAAAAAGTTTAATTTAAAAATAAGTTTTATATTAAACATATAATGACAGATAGTATTCCAGAAGAATTTTCAAAGGTTATCAAAGATTTTGTTAAAGATATTAAATCAACTTTCCCAGAAGTAGCGCCCTTAATAAATAAATGGTGGAAAGACAAATCATCTTTTAGTAACATTGAAAATATTGAGGAAAGAGAGAAACTTTATTTGGATGCTGAAACCAAGAGCACTAAATTTTTATTTAAATATTGTCAAAAGAAATTCCCGCCTCGATTTTTTGAAATATTATACCAAAATGAAGACATGTTTAAAGAAGATAGTGAATCAGATACTGAATTTTTACCTCATATTCATTTTAAAAATTTATGGCAGTTTGATATTAGTCAAAAAACAAGAGATACTATTTGGAAATATTTACAGTTGATTATGTTTTCAATTGTTGGGTCTATTGATAATAAAGAAGCATTTGGAGACACTTCTAAATTATTTGAAGCAATTAATGAAGATGAATTCAAAACAAAATTACAAGAAACAATGGAACAAATGTCGGGATTGTTTGAGAAATCGGAAAAAGATGCTGAAAATGCTTCTAACGAAAGTTATAAAGAAGGATCTTTGCCAAATGGAACTTCTTTGCCAAATGCAAATGATATTCATGCGCACATTACAGGAATGTTAGATGGTAAATTAGGTAAATTAGCAAAAGAAATTGCTGAAGAGACTGCTGCTGGATTAAACATAGAAATGGATGATGCTACTGATATGAAAAGTGTTTTTAATAATTTAATTAAAAATCCAAGTAAATTAATGGGACTTGTTAAATCTGTTGGAGATAAACTAGATACTAGAATTAAATCAGGAGAGATAAAAGAAAGCGAGTTAATGGCAGAGGCAACAGAAATAATGAATAAGATGAAGGACATGCCAGGAATGGATAATATTCAATCCATGTTAAATAAAATGGGTATGGGAGGAATGAATATGGGAGGAGGAGGAAAAATGAATATGGGAGCAATGAAGTCGCAATTAGGAAAAAATATGAAAATGGCGCAAATGAAAGAAAGAATGAGGGCAAAAGCAGAAACTAATAAATTAGCAAAGGATACTCAAAATGTTGCAAATCAAAATAATACTGTATTTAGCACAGGTGAAACAGTTGAAAAAACACCTAGAGGAGCAAAACCTGAAATAGAAGTTATTAATACAAATACTAATAAAAATAAGAAAAAGAAAGGTAAAAAATAAATCAACCTTTTCCACCTTTAGAAAAGGTGGATTCAAAACATTTAATATTTAGAAACAATTTAACTAAAATAAACTTTATAAATAATAAAATTTATTTATTTTTGCTCCACTTTTTTAAAAGTGTATTTTTTTAAAAGTGGATTATATATATGACAATTCAATTCTGGACAAATGATCCGACTATTTTATTTAACAAAAATTATATATTAGAACTATGGCCTACCCAAAATATGTGTTATGAGAGAAAATTAAACTCAATAACTCGCATCATATTTTTGATTACTATTTTAGGGTTTATAATAACTGGGTCTTACAAAATGATAATTACTGGATTTATAACAATAGCAGTTATTTTTGGTTTATATAAAATGCGAAAACAAAAATTAACAAATACAATTATGAAGGAAGGATTTACTAAAAATTTATTAAATAATAGTTCTTTATCACCTATAGATAGTGCTCAAGTTAACATAAATCCAGAAAATTTAAATAGTTTTGTAAAAACTGAATTTCAAACTGGTGACAAACGAAATCCATTTAGCAATGTTTTGTTAACTGATATAATGGATAATCCTGAAAGAAAAGCAGCGCCACCCAGTTTTAATACTGACATAGATGAAAGTATTACAAAAAATATTAAAAAAACAGTTCAACTATTGAATCCAGGCATTAATAATACAAATAAACAATTATATGGAGACTTATGGGAAAACTTTGAATTAGACCAATCTAATCGGTCATTTTTTTCAACTGCCAACACAAGAGTAGCAAATGACCAAACAGCATATGCGCAATTTTTATATGGTAATATGCCCTCTGGTAAAAGTTCAGGTCCCGATGGTGATCTTGCAAGGGTTCAAGATAATTATAGATATACTTTGTATTAATAAACTCTATTTTTGTTTATTTTTTACAAAGGTTATGAAAATATTATATTTAGAATAAATCCTATATTTTGTAAAATATTTTATAAAATATAATGTATAATATATATAAAATGGCAAATATTTCTTCATACACATTTGACAATATGAGTAGAATTGGATTAGATGAGTGTTGTAAATCTCAATCCGATCTTCAAAATGTGAATTCGGCAAATTACATGCTTCAAAATTATCATCTTTCTGATTGTTCAATGAAAAACACAATTAATTTAGCCACAACACAACCCGGAATTATGTATAATGGTGGATTTAATAGTAATTTTTGCGGAACCAATATTGACACAAATTCTAAACTATTAATTGGCACTATTCAAACTCATCCTAGATGCCATATTGATTTATTTCAGCGTCCTTTTGCTACTGTTCCCTTTTTGGGTCGCGGTTCAGTGAATCCTGTGGTTGAATCTCAAATTCAGCAAGGAGATAGCAGCGTTAATAAAAGAAGTGTCAACAATTTAAGTGAGAAGAGTTATATTAAATACTCTCATACTCCTTTGTTGTCAAGTGTTCATAAAAAAATTAATAATCCGGCAAATTATGTGGAAGGGGTTGCATCTAAGGGTTGGGTTAGAGGTGGCGTTCCTTCTCGTGAATTGACTCGTGATAAAGAGTATCATAATTAAATATTTTTTATTTAAAGTTTATAGTAAAAATGAATAATATATATTTAATTAAAAATAATTAAATATACAACAACAAAGTATATTATAAGAATGAGTTACTGGGACAAAGAATACACAGATGGATTTTTTAATGTTTCAAAAAAACACGGTTTTTTACCTATAAGGGACCCATTGAAAGTTTTGCCAAATGAATACAAAGAACTTCAAAGTTTAATAGATAATTTACACGTTTTTCAAGGAGCAAATACAGAAGGTGATGAGTTAAAAAAAGGTGTTTTGGGTATTCCAAATGAAATCGTTTTTCAAGTAGAAAAAATACCAGATTATTCCAGTTTTATTGATAATGAAACCAACGTTTTTGTTTTACAGGCGTTGTACCGAGCATATACTTTTGTAACATCTGGATTCACATTGGAACTGGCATACCAGGAGTTTTTACAATCTGGAAACTATGGAGTGGCGCGTCAACTTCTACCCAAAAACATTGCTCTACCTCTTGTTTTAGTTAGCAATAAATTAGATGTATATCCTTGGTTAGACTATCATTACAGTTATTCATTAGGTAACTATGTGAAAAAAGACCCACTGGGCGATTTAAACTGGAAAAACTTGGATATGGCATGTAAATTTACAGGCACATCAGACGAAATTGGATTCATTATGGTTCACGTTTATATCAATGAAGTAACGCCAAGTTTAGTCGGGTCTGTAATGGACCACGGACAAAATAAAGATGTAAAAAGTTTGCAATTATGTGGCAAAACTTTAGAAGAAATGAACCGAAGGAGAAGAGATATGTGGTCGGCATCGCGTCACGAACGCTACAACGATTTTCGCATTTTTATTATGGGAATTAAAGGCAATTCAAATATTTTTGGCGACGGACTTGTATATGAAGGTTGTTTTAATGATGAACCTCAACAATACAGAGGTCAAACTGGTGCTCAAGACAGTATTATTCCAATGATTGACATTTTTAGTGGAATTGTTGACTACTATCCTGACAATAAGTTAACAGAGTATTTGCTGGATTTAAGAACCTATCGCCCTAAATGTATTCAGAATTTTTTTGTTGATTTGAGAAATTATTACAAGAAAAATCCATTATTTAATCAACTAACAGATGCTAAATGCTATGAAGGGTTAGTTTATTTACTTAAAATTGTGGACGAGGTTTATCTTTTTAGAAACGGACATTGGCAGTTTGTTCAAAAATATATTATGTCCAATACAAAGTATGCGTTTGCTACTGGTGGGACGCCAATTACGACCTGGTTGATTAATCAAATAGAAGCAGTTTTGGAGTATGAACGCGTTATTGTTGAACACTTGCAAGCAAACTATACAGATGAATTAAAAGAAAATGAACTATGGTTAACTTTAAGAAGTAGTTATAGTAAAAAGAATGACTTGTTGGTTGAACAAGTAAATGAATTGAAAAAAATAGATTACAATATTGAGTTGGTTTATATGAAAAATAGTGAATTGGCGTTGGAGGATTCAAAACTATAAATAATAAACTATATTTTACTATTTTAGAAATATATATCTATTTATATATATAAATGTCAAAAAAAAAAGATGAAAAAAAACTGCTTGGTTTTGTTGAAACAGAAGATTTAGAAGGAGTTGAAAAATTAATAGGACAAGGCGTCAATGTAAATACTCAAGATGTTGACGGAAATACGCCTCTTATGGTCGCATCAGCAAGTGGTAATATACCAATAATAAATGCTCTTCTTAATGCAAATGCTGATATTAATAAAACAAACAGGGACAAGGTGACACCTCTTTATCTTGCTTCACATATTGGTGATGACTCAGTAGTAGAATTACTTTTAAGTAAAGGTGCTGATGCTAATAAATCAAGAGATGATGGAACATCGCCTCTTATAATAGCGTCTGCTAATGGTCATGAAGAAGTAGTAAAAATGCTTTTAACACACGGTGCTAAAGTTAATCATAGTGATAATCATGGATATAGAGCAGCTGTAGTTGCGGCAAACAAAAATATTTTTAATTTACTTAAAAATTATAAGGGTCAGAATGCAGTTGTAATGACAGACACAATGTTAGATGAACTTAAAATGGGTCACGCGTTTGATGCTGATTCTAAAAAAGATATGTATGATTATATAGGTGATACTGCCAGAGGAAAAAGGAAAACAATGAATAAAAAAAGGAAGGTAAATAGAAAAAGAGGGAAATCGAATAAAAAGAGAAAGTAATTTTTAAAATTAGATTTTAAAAATAATATATAAAGATAATTAATATTATTTATATATTATAATAATGACAACAAATACAATAAATATAGAAAATACGATTAACTACAATGTAGATTATGAAACTAATTATAATTTATTTTTTGATGATAGTGCTTTTGAAGGAGATGAAACGGAAGAAGACAAAGAAACTATTCGAACATTATTATACCAAAAAGATTTGTTAGGAATTTTTAATCTGAATGCATTTGATGAAGATATAGTAAATAAAAAAGTTAGAGACATTTATGTTATTTTAAAAAATAATGATGATTTACTATTTTGTATGAAAGAATTATCCAAAAAGTGTATTTTTTCAAATGAAGATATTGGTCTAATGATGTTTTTCTCATTTGATTATATGTATTTATCACACCCGTGTATTAGCGAATATATGAAAACGGGTTCTATTTCAGAGGCAAATTTAAATATTTTTAAAGAATCAATTATTAAAAAGTGAATTATAAAGAATAAATTATTATAAATAAATATTTATATTATATATATTTATAATGGCATCAACTCGCAATAAAAATACACCAGGTAACTATTGTTTAGAACAAAGAGAATTCAAGCATTCTGAACATTATACTTTATATAAAAATTCGCAATATGGCGAAGCTGTTCACACAAATTGGGCAGGAGATGGTCTTCTTGGTGGTCAAATACCATGGAATAAATTGTCATATAACGCTGCCGATACAGAATCTTTTTTGTTTGGAATTAATTCAACAAATTTAGTAAATCCGGCACCCGTGTTTGTTCCTGAAATAGCGCAACTACAAACAGTTAATGTATATAAGAAGGGTCCAACATATATACCTCAACCTTTAGTTGTAGAGACAAATCAAAGACCTTATCCTGTTCCTAATTAAATTGAAAAAAAAGTAAAATATTAAATTAAATATTAAATTAATATTAGTATAAAAATAGTATTATTATTAGTAATATAGTTTAAATGGTAAATTATTTTAATAATTCACAATATTCAAAATTTAAAAATACAATTGTAACCTCTTTTGTGTGTAATAGTAATAATAGAAAAGACAGACCAATTGATAAATATATTGAATTGGGTAAAGTTTTATTAAAAACAAAAATACCCAAGGTTATTTTTATGGATGAACAAATATACGATAAATTTTCAGAATATGTTAATGAGTATAATTTTTTTATAAAAATAAATCAGAAAGACTTATACTTAAATAATTATTTAGATAAAATAACAAATTTTGAGATTAATAGCACTTTTAAGGATAAAGATACACTAAATTATTTTATTACAATATGCAATAAAACAGAATTTATAAAACGTGCTATACTATTAAATATTTTTGATACACCCAACTTTATATGGGTTGATTTTGGTATAAAACACGTGTTTAATTGTAATGATAATGAATTTATTGGATGTATTGAGAATTTAAATAATAAGGTGTATGATAATCAAATTCGAATTGCTTCTATTTGGAATTTACAACGAAAATGTGTATTTGATATATACAAAGATGTATCATGGTATTTTGCAGGAGGCATTTTTGGAGGAAATAAAGAAAAAATACTACGGTTTGCTTATAAAACAAAAGAAATGTGTCTAAAAGTTATAGAAGAAAAAAACACATTAATATGGGAGGTAAATATATGGTATTTAATTTATTTAGAAAATCCTGATTTATTAACACCCTATTATTGTGGACACGACGCGTCTATAATTATGAATTACTAATCCACTTTTTCAAAAGTGGATTTATAAATACATATCTATTTCTAACAATATATCTGAAGGTGCTACACTCTTATTTTCTAAAATATCTTCCAATGTTTCTATTTTTACTATCCACGCTGCTGGCATTGTTACTAATCCACCATGCATATATTCTTTTCTTTCTTCACAATAAAATTTTGTTAATCGCAAAGTTGTATTAATAATATCAACAAAGTTGGCACGGAATTTTACAATTATATTCTCATTACCAAAGTTTTTTTGATAAAATAAATATCGTTGTCCTGGTATCATATTTTTAAATAATTCTGCCATTTAATTACACTAGTATAAGTAATATAATTAAATATATTTTTAATTCATTTTTTTATATCGTTGAAGGAAATTTATTACGGTCTTGAAAAAATATTCCTTTATGACCTTCCAAATAACTTTCTAAATCATATCTTACAATATTTGCTGGATTAATTTCAGCAAATTTTTCTAAAATCATATCCATATATTCATAATTAGATAATTTATGTGAAAAAAATAACAACTCTTGTGCTCCATGTTTTGATAGTGCTATAGCGTGTAAACCTCTTACATTTCCATATGTTGTTGTTACATCATAATTATTAATTTTATTTGTATTTAATGAAATTTTTCGTTCTCCATCAGTCATACATGCGCCTAAATAAAAAAATTTTGATGATATTTTTTCATATTCAATAATTTCATCAATTGTTATATCTTGTAAAATATTAATATCATCTTCAAAAACATATGTCCATTCATGGTTACCAGTTGCTATTAAACCATATATGTATTGCATGCTAATTTTATTTGATAACACTTTATTTTCATAAGGAATAAAATTAACAAATTTTACAATAAAACCTATTTTTTCTAAAATATTTTTACTAAATTGTGCTCGTTCTGAGTATTGATTGCCAGTCAAAACAAAACATTTTCTTATAGGCATATTTTTATTATTATAAAAATATAAATAATTTATAATAATAACACAAATAAACTTTGTAACAATTTTGCTCTTTACTTTGCATAACTTTTTTAAAAAGTGGATAAAGTTGATTCAATATAATTCTTATCATAAACACCTATTCTTGTTGTTCTATCCCACATACTATAATTCATTAAAATCTGTTCATCTTCTACAACAATACTTAATGAATACTCGATACCTTCACCTTCAAATTTAAATGGTGCCGAGTATCTTAACAAATTCAAAGAATCATCAAATACAGCAATTATATGATAATAATGTCTTGGAGTCTCATAAGATACTAAATGAACTAAAAACCAAATTTCATTTTTATACTTGAATCCACACGAAGACCCTCTACAATTTGAAAAAATCAACGGCATTTTTTTCTCTTCTACCAAATTAAGTGTATTACTATTTTCATCAATTTTACATATTTGAAGAGGATGCCACTTGTATATAACATGAGTTTCATCCTTATAATTTGTATATACCCAATTTTTTTCACAATCACTATTTGTAAAAGATGAATTTACTTCAATAGGAAGCAGTTTTTTATTATTAATATTATAGTCACCAAATGAAATACCAATCTTATTATTTTTATGAAAATATGTTCCAACAAATTTCATTTGACTATTATGGTCTTTAAATATTTTTATATCTTCAATACCAATGTATCTTCTATCTACATAATCCTCTTTAAAAAACTCCTCTTTAGTAATATTCAGATCTTTATCCAATTCAACATATTTATTATAAGTTATAATATGTTTATCGCAATTTAAATAATTTCCTCTATCTGTCATTAAATAATTTACAAATCTTTGATTCATTATATATCCATCATTTGTATTATTTTGAATTAAACAACTGGAGGAAGATATAAATTTATATAAATCATTATTAACATCTAAAATATCAGTTTTATCCAAATTAATCGTCTTTGTTGGTTTTAAAATATTTTTATAAAATTTCATATTGCTTAATAAATTTTGATTTGTTGAATGGTCACTGCAATTATTTAAAACAGTAACTACTTGATCATTAATATTTTTAATACCTACATAACATGAAAAAATTGTGTACTCAAGTGCTAACTTATATGTATAAACATCATTATGTAAAAATAAAAACTCATCTCTATTATGTTTTTCTTTTAAAATTTTAAGAGCAATTTCATAAAAAACCATTGCAAGTTTCTGTTTACCAATAATTCTATAATGATATATGATTTCATATAAATTTTCAATTCTTTTAGGTAAATAATTATAAGCATCTAACCAACAATTAATTGCTTCCGCAATTTTATCCAATTTTTTATAACAACAACCCATTTTATAATAACTATACCATACTTCTTGTTCCCAACCACCAAATTCAATTCGTTTTTTATAATAGGTAATTGCATCTTCCAAACTATTTGTATCATGATAAGTATTTGCTAAGTAAAAATGATATCTTTCATTCTTTGGTTCTTCTTTAATTCCATCTAATAATAATTTAATATCTCTTTCAAATTTATTCGATTTACAACCTCCATCACCCCAATCATTAATAAAAATAGTGTTTTTTTCTAAATTATGTGTTTGATTGCCTTGTGGAGTATTTATATATTCATGTGTAACACCAGCGTAAGAATATAATCCATTGTTTTTTAAAATTCTTAAATTATAATAGTAAAAATTGTTATTTCCTTGTAAAATATTATATGAATCATAATCTTTTAACATTAACTTTTTAAAATTACGCACATCTAACATCATATCAGCATCCATTAATAAAACAAAGTCTGACATTCCAACACACGATTTTAAAGCAAAATTACGATTATGACAAAAATTTTTAAACGGTTCTATAACTACTTTTCCAGGTATATTTTTTGTGTAAAAATATTCTTGTATTATTTCAACTGTATTATCAGTTGATCCAGTATCACAAATACAATAAGAATCAATAATAGGTAATACAGAGTCAAACATACGTGTAATAATTTTACTCTCATTTTTTACTATCATATTTAAACATATTGTTGGTATATTATTATCTGATTTTAATGTTAAATCCATAATACTTAAAAATTATAAATATATTTAAGTCTTTTAAAAATATATTTATAATTTTAAAATTATTTGTTTATATTTTTATATATTTATATATTTATAAATAATGGCAGCAACAAGAATTTATTTTGACCCGTGTAGGACTATAAAAAGATTACAGCAGGAAACTGACCAAGGCAGATGGATTTTAAATGTGCCTGGCAACGGTTTAACACCAAGTTATATAGAAGACCCTCATATAAGAATACAAAAATGGGGAGCAAATTTAAGAACAAATGTAGTTAATTTGGAAAGCGACCTAAGAGGTGTAAATCGTCAAATAAGTCGTGATTGTTTAGGAAAAGATAATTATAAAAGTTACAATGTTATTAATGAACCAATTCAGTATCCAACAAGTAAGGCTTTATCTACTGAAGAATCTAGAGCAATTGCTCCGGCATGGTGGTATCGTGATTTAGAACAGGTGGATTGGTATTATCCTCCAATTAATCCTCAGGAAAACACATGTATGCCTTTTTTGAATAATGTAAATACGCGAATTTTAGAAAAAGATTATTTTACTCCCAAAAGAGCTTGTAATATTGATAATGGTATTGAGCAACTTGGAACAAAACCATACGATAGCACTTTTTAATTTACTTTTTCCACTTTTAAAAAAAGTGGAGCAAAATATATATAAATTACCTTTTACACTTTTAGGAAATAAACTTTTGAATTAAATTAAGTGGTTTTGCTCCACTTTTTAAAAGTGGAAAAAGTTGAAATATAAAATAATTTATATATATAATAATGGAAATAGCAATACCTTTAATAGCATTAGGAGGAATGTATGTTATATCAAATCAAAATAATAAGTCTTGTGATATACCACCTATTAATAGAAATAATAGGACTACAAATAATAATAGAAATAATAATAAAGAAAATTTTACAACTATGGGTAGACAAGTGAATTATTTACCAAACACAAATATACCTCCACAAAATTATCCTGTTTCAAACATAAAAGAGGTTATTGACACTGTTGAACAATATGAAAATCCCAACTCAGCAACTGATAAATATTTTGACCAAAACAAATATGAACAAATAGTAAATCAAGGTGGTAAAGTTGGACAAAATCCACAGCAAATTTATTCATTAACAGGGAATTATTTAGATTCGGCACAATTTAAGCATAACAACATGGTTCCTTTTAATGGTGGAAAAGTTAAAGGGAATACATATAATACTAACATTGCCGAATCTGTTTTAGATAATATGATTGGTTCCGGTTCTCAAATAATTAAGAAAATTGAGCAAGCACCTTTATTTAAACCTGAAGACAATGTTCAATGGGCATATGGTGCTCCAAACCAAAGTGATTTTATGCAGTCCCGTGTAGTTCCTGGTATGAAAAATAATAATGTCAAACCATTTGAATCTGAATATGTTGGTCCAGGATTAAATAAGGGTTTTTCATCTCACGGAACTGGAGGTTTTAATTCAGGTATGGAAGCCCGCGACAAATGGGTTGACTATACCGTTGACCAGTTAAGAGTTTCTACAAATCCAAAATTAGAGTATACTTTAAATAATTTAGAAGGACCAGCAAATTCAACTGTAAAGAATGTAGGATTAATTGGTCGTGTTGAAAAACAAACACCGGATACATTTTTCATTAATAGTCAAGACCGTTGGTTAACAACAACGGGTGCTGAAAAGGGAGAAACACAAAGGTCAGAACAAGAGTTGGGTATAATTCGCCGAAACGATTGCGCTTCCAATTATTCGGGTGTTGCTGGTAATAATGATAGACAAGCAGGTTATGCTCCTACTTCTTTTGAGGCATCAAAAAAAACACAGTTAGAGGGAGTAAATGTAAATCATTCAACCGCTGTAGGTTGTGGACCTATTACAGATGGTGATAATAACCTAAAAAGTCATAAAAATTACAATAATAATAGGTCAACTGTAAAACAACCCGACTCTTTTAGAAGTGGTTTTAGTGCTGCCGTTGGCGCTGTTATTGCGCCTTTGGTTGACATGTTAAGACCTACTCGGAAGGAGGAAGTATGTAGCAATGTCCGAATCTATGGCGAGGCAGGTTCAGCAGTTCCTCAAAGTTATGTGAATAATCCAAACGACACAACTGGCACAACTATTAAGGAAACTACTATTTATTCACCTGAATTTTATATTAATAATCAAAAAGAAGGTATATATGTTAACAATGAAATGCCTGGTGAACTAACACAGAGAGATACTACAAGTTGCAGTTATATAGGCACATCTGGGGGACAAGCAACAGGTTATGGAGATATGAATTATGCCGCAGCATATAATCAACATAACAATGATATTAAATCATCTACAATTGGTAACCGAGCAAATCAGGGAGGAACACAAATATTTAATCAACAAATGAATGTAAATTGTTACAAACAGGACACAAATCGGTATGACTGTAGAGTAAATGGCGCAGCAGCAATTGTGCCTAAACCGCCTTCTGTAAAAAATTATGGAAAACAGAGCAATAGGCAACAATATGATGAGTCTGTAAATTGTGCAAGAATACAACCTGATTTATTGAATGCTTTTAGGAATAATCCTTATACACATAGTTTAACAACATCTGTCTAATTATACTTTTTACAAAAAGTATATTAAAAAGTATAACTACAGTATTTTTGCTATACTTTTTTTAAAAGTATAATAATATGAAGAAATTTATTTATCCTACTTGCTCAAAAACATTTCAAAAATGGGTTACTTCAAAACCAAAATATTTAGAAAAATATATTAGTTTAGGAAAACCAAAGTTATTTGATATTACATTAAAAGATGGACTTCAAAGTCTTTCTTTAGAAGAACAATATCAATTCAACATAAACAAAAAAAAAGAAATGCTTGAAACTATTATAAAAAAACAAAATCCTTTTGCTATTGAAATAGGAGCAATTGCATCTCCAAAAGTATTACCAATTATGAAAGACACATTACATTTTTATAATTACGCTTACAATTATTATAATAAAAATGAAAATATTAAACCTTATTTTTTTATTTATTTGTATAATGAAAAACAATTTGATACAATACTTGATGTCAACACATTTAACAATATTTCTTTATCAACATCTTTAACAAATTCATTTCAATATTATAGCACACGACAAACTGTTTCCCAAAAAAAACAAGAGTTAAATAATATTGTTTATAATTTGGATTTACAATGTTATAATAGAGAGATAATTACTATACCATATCCACAAATAAAATTATATATTAATTGTTTTAATTCGTGTCCTTTTGATGGAAAATTAAATAATGACTATGTTGTAGATGAAATTTGTAAATATTATACATATATTAAACCCGATATTTTGTGTTTAAAGGATACATGTGGAAATATTAGTGAAGCAGATTTTGAATATATTATCGATAAATGTATACAAAATGGTATTAATACTAACAAATTAGCGTTACATTTACACGTATTAAATAATAATCAACAAAATACTATAAGTATTATTAATAAAGCATTTGATAAAAAAATTAGTATGTTTGATATATCAAATATGAAAACCGGTGATTATATTAAAAATACTATTTACATGTCAAATATTAATAACCCTACTAATTTAACATATGAATTATTTTATAAAATACTTGTAGATAAAATTAAAAAATAAATCATTTTCGTAATATTAATATATAAAAAAAATGTATTAATATTACTATTACATAAGTATTCATGTTACAAATTCATACAGAAATAAAAGAAAAATTAGAATATTTCAATAAAATATGTAAAATTCCTAATATAATTTTTCATGGTCCTTCTGGAAGTGGAAAAAGAACCATTGTGAATGAATTCATTAAAAATATTTATAATAATGACAAAACAGTAATTAAATCACTTGTTTGTTATGTAAATTGCGCACACGGTAAAGGTATTAAGTTTATTAGAGAGGAATTGAAATTTTTTGCCAAGACACATATTAATTCCCATGGAGGAGATGTTTTCAAAAGTATTATATTGTCTAATGCTGATAAGTTAACAATGGACGCACAATCTGCGTTACGAAGATGTATTGAGTTATTTAGTCATAATACACGATTTTTTATTATTGTAGAAGATAAATATAAATTATTAAAACCAATATTATCTAGATTTTGCGAAATTTATATTCCTGAACCAATAATTAATGGTTCTATCGTTAATTTATACAAATACAATATTGATAATACATTCAAAACAAAAGATGTAAAACATACTAGAAGTGAATGGTTAAAAAAGGAACTATTGAAATATAATAAATTTGTTAATTCTGATTCTGAGTCTCATTCAGCAAAATCTATAAAAGAAATTGTTGATTTTTCAACCAAAATATATGAAAATGGTTATAGCGGTTTAGATATTATAAATTTATTTGATAACCCTAAATTTATGGAATCAAGTTTTTCACAAGACAAAAAATGTGAATTAATTTTAACATTTAATAAAACACGCAAAGAATTTAGAAATGAAAAAATATTAATTTTATTTATATTAAATTTTATTTTTTTAAGTTTAGATTTATCTCTAGAAAATATTAGTTTTATGTAATTATTATAATTTATAAAAATAAATTTTATAAAAGTATATATAATGTCAACATATTCACCCTTACATACAAACACATCAACTAACGAAAAAAAGGTATATGGGTCCCCAATAAATACAGATGATTATAATTATTTTGAAATTACTAAGTTGGACAAACCTCTTGAATATTGTGATGGCAAGAAAGTTGGATCAGAAGATTATTTATTTGTTTCTACAACGGGTAGTTTGAATAGTGCAAAACTTTTTGGACAAGAAAAAAATTATCGTTACACACGTAATGGATCTGATTTTATTGTGGTATATTGGACAGAAGTTACAGATGGGACAAACAATATATTAAATGTTCCAACAAACCCAAAACCATTTTTTGATGATGTCGGATATAAATCAACTAAATTTTTTGTAGAAAGACCAATAAATGATGATGAATCTAATAATACTTGTTTTACACGTGTTAAAAAATTTCTTACTGGCAGTGGAACCAAAAGACGTAAGAAAAATAAAAGAAGAAAATCAAAAAAACAAAAAAAAACAAAAAAAACAAAAAAAAGAAAAAATATTAAATAATATTTTATTTTGTAATTAGTTTAAAAAAATAAAATATAAAACCAATATTTAGTAATTATGGACGACTTTTCAATTGCCACTTTACATGAGTCAAGAAATGAATGGTGTTCTCGTTTAGTTACAATTTTGACGCCATTAGTGATTGATGGATACAAATCTATTATGGAAGAATCTGTTAAATTATGTAAGGACAATGGCGAACTGGATAAATATTTGATGACTTTTCAGAATTTTATATCAAGAATACCAAAATGGAATCCTACTATTATTGAAACAGAGAGAAAAAGAATTAGTGAAAAATCCGGTTGCTCTTATTTAGAAGATTTAGTAACGTGTGTTCATATTATTCAACTTAAGGTGTTAACTGCTATGCGTGTTGGTCAAAAACAGAAGAAAATAGACATTAATATTCCTAAATTAGATGATTTTATTCATAAAACTTACATTAATGTAGCGCGAAAAGTATATAAAAATGTATATTTATTTGAGTTAGGGATTCCTCCTTTACAAACACAAAAAAATAACCGAGAACTTGAAATTATTGTTCAGGAGTGTATTTTAAACACAATAAGAGAGAGTATTCCTGTAGAAGCAATTTTGAAGGCTTATATGGATGAAACAGTTGAACAAGATGTTACTGAAGAAATAAAAGAACAATATGTGGAGGAAGCAGTTCCTGTTCAAAAACAAGAAGAAGTTCCTACAAAACCAAATTTGTCTTTTAATAATGTTGATTATGTTAAAGATTCTAATAATAATGTAATACCTGTTAGCGCACCAAAAACAATAGAAGAAATTGAAAAAAGAAATGCAGAGCGTGTTCCACTTGATTCAGGGTCTAATGATGATGATGATGATAATGATTCTAATGTTAAAATTAAAATCTTTGAAAACGATAATGTTGTAATTGATAATTTAGATATTCATAATATTCAAGAAGACATAAAATTACCAGAGTTATTGGCTGATAATTTAGAATTTGAAATATTGGACTAAATCCACTTTTTCAAAAGTGGAAAAAATTGATTATTAATATTATATTAAAGATAATACTATAGATATTAGTATAGTTAATAATAAATAAAAATGAGTTGTATACCATCATTAAATGATTTGCTTAATTTTGTTCCCCAAAATGATAAGGAACGCGAAATATTAAATCCTAATAATTTTACTGTATTAACTGAATATTTGCAAGATTCAAAAAGTTCGTGGTCAAAAGGACAATTTTATCTTGGCGGATTTATCAAAATGAAACCAGATGAAAAAATTACATTGAGCAAAATTGAGGAAGTAAAGGTTGCAAGAGCAAAAAGTTATATTGAATATGGTGGAGCGTGTAATAGTGCTGAAATGGCAAGTATTTGGAGGTCTGAAAGACAATCAAAAGAAATTGAAACTATTGTTAAAAAATATACAGAAATTTATAAAATGAGAATTGAAGATGAATTATTAAAAATTAAAAAATTAAATAGTGATGTTGCTAGTTCAATTGTAGATTTTATTTAGTTATAATTTCATTTTATATTATAGAATTGCGTAAAAAATAAAAAAGAATATAATTATATTATTTCAAATGAATAATATATTTATAACAGCGGGAATAATTTCTATTGTTTTTCTTATAGTTAAATTTATTGAAATGAGGTTTGTTGATAAAGAAAATAAACCTCTTAAATTTTTAATTAGAGATACTTTATTGGTATATTTTAGTGTAATTGCAGGACATTTTGTTTTAGAACAATTAAAACCTGTTATACACGCTGGAGAAAATGTAATAATATCATCACCTCAGGTATTTACAGGAAACCCTGAATTTTAATTAATAACATTTTAAATAATTAGAATGTAATTATTAAGTAATAAAAATTTGTTGATCTTTGCTACTATTTCCATTAGTTTGTGAAATGCACATAACTTTTTTGCTCCACTTTTCTTACGAAGTTTCACGAAGTAATGAAAAAGTGGATTTAACGCCCAGACCAAACTTTTACAATATATTGTGGAAGTTTTTTATTTTTAATATCATTTATATATTCATCATATGTGTATCCAAAATTTTGATAACTATGAATGTATCCAAATAAAGATTTATTTTTAAATTTTGTTTTTGATTCAGAAGAAAAAATTATTCCAAAAAGTCTTTCTAAACAACATCTATCTGCTTTATTTTTTACAACATGTAATAAATTTGTAATTTTGTATTTATTATTTATATTATTTAAAAAATTATAATTAATAAAACCTTGAACACCAAAATTACCATTCCATTCACTTTTATTTAAACCTAAAATATTAATTTCACCCATACTTATTTTTTGCTGTATTTCATAATTATTTTTTAAAACTCTTGAAATTTTTTGTGTATTTAAAAAATTTTCCTTATCGGCATTAAAATGCCAAAAAGGTAATATATCTAAACCTATTAATTTTTCAAAATTAACTCTTTTATGAAAAAACACACTATCATGAATAATTACGGCATTGTCAAAATAACAATTTTTTAAAAAATAAGTATACGGTAATAATTCACCTCTTCCTGGATATTCTGATTGTTCATATATAACATTTTTATATTCAAATTCTGCTTTTACAAATTCTTGATTACTATTATCATCAATTACAACTATTTTTCTATGTGGATAAAATGTTCTTATTAATTTAATACACCGGTTCCAATAATTATTGGTTTTTTCAGAATTTACATGTCGTGTTATTATAAAACCATACGAATTCAAATTCATTTATTTATATATATATATATATTACAATATAATTTATAGTTTATAATTATTTTATTTAAATACTTTAATTAAAAATAAATATAAATATAAAAATAAAAATAAATAAATGATACCAGACTTTACCATTGTTACAAGTTTTTATAAAAAAAATGTGGAAGTATCTGTATCACAAGATATTTATATAAATAAACTAAATTTATTATTTAAACTACCAGTTTATATTGTTGTTTTTACTGAAAACGAGTTTGTTGAATTGTTTAAATCAAAAAGAAAAGAATATGGTTTTTCAGATATTACATTAATTATTGAAAGAAAATTTGATGCTTTATTAGAATCTTCCATATTATCATTTTCTAAATTTGAATTAATGTTAGACACTATTAAGTTTAATCCATTTAACACTAATAAATTTTCGTGGATAAATGCTTTTATATGTGAAAAATACTCTAAAGGTCAACTTATAAATATAATAGAAAACAGTAATTCAACAAAATTTCATATTATGATTCCAGATGTAGTTAATAAAAATTTCAAATTAATTGAAAATAAAAAAGACTATTATAGTTCATATAAAAATGTTGTTTGTGGAGGATTTTTTACTTGTGGTATTGAAATTGGTATAAAAATTTTGGAGAATTTAAAAGAGAATTTTATAAAAAATAAAGAATTAGGGTTTTGTAATAGTGATGAAATGTTATATCTTGAAATTTTAGATGATTTTTATGATGACATAGAAAAAAGTTATGGAGACTATGGAACTATTAGTCAAAATTTATTAGTTCCCGAATACAATACAACTAAAATATATGATAACATAATTCAAAAATACTTAAATTTTCATTATCATAAAGAGTGTTATGATTGTTGTAAGCAAATATTAGCAAAGGACAATATTTTTAGTTACTCAGAAAGTCATATGAATATATTGTTTGCTTATTATATTTCATCTTTTTATTATAAAAATAATGAATCACTTGAAATTATAAAGCATATTTATAATATTTGTAAAATAAATTCAAATGTTAAACAAATATTTGATAAAAATAAAGGGTTTTATGAATCTCAATTTAATTTTGTTAATGGTTATAATACTTTAAAAATAGAATTAGAAAAAGAATTAGAAAAAGAATTAGAAAAAGAATTAGAAATAGAATTAGAAAAAGAATTAGAAATAGAATTAGAAATAGAAATAGAATTAGAAAAAGAATTAGAAAAAGAAAAATATAAAATAATTATTAGTATATGCATTTATGAAAAAAATTATTTTAATGAAATAATCAAAATTAATGAAACATGGGGTAAAAGGTGTGAAGAGTTAGGATTAAAAGTATTATATTTTTTATGTGAAGAACCTTCTAATTTATTTGATGATAAAAAATACATATATTTAGATGGTATAGGTAATGATTATGAATCAGCAGGACATAAACAAATGTTAGGATTTAAATATATTTGTGAAAATTATGATTTTGATTATATTTATACGTGTGGAACAGATACATATTTAAATATTGATAAATTATTAGAGTATTTAGATAGATTAGATAGATTAGATAGATTAGATAGATTAGATAAGTCAAAAGATTTATATATTGGTGATAAAGGAGATTTTCAAAAAATTGGAAATGATTATATATATTTTCATTTTGGAATATCTGGTATTATCCTTACAAAGTCAATAATAACAAAATTATATCCAAAATTAAATACTATTTATGAAGAATGGAAACAAATATGTATTGATAAAAATGTGAATGATTTAATTCAAGCAAGTGATGTTTTATTAGGATATTATGTTAATAAATTTAATGGTGAAATTGTTAAAAATAAAAATTTTTATAAAGAAAAAACTATTTTACAAAATAATAATATTTTTATTGATTCTATTAAAAATAAATTTGATAATTTATGTAATCATAATTCAGATATTAATGAACACTTACCTACACTCTATAAATATGCAAGTGAATGTGAAAGTGTGTTTGAAACAGGTGTAAGAGGAGTTATATCCAGTTGGGCATTTGTATATGGTTTATTAAATAATGGAAATAAAACAAAACAATTATTTATGAATGATATAACATCGTGTAATATTGACGAGTTATTAAATTATACAAAAAATACTAATTTGGAAATTAGTTACGAATGGGTTAATAATTTAAATTTAGATATTAAACAAAATTATGACATTGTTTTTATTGATACATGGCATATATATGGTCAGTTAAAGAGAGAACTATCAAAATTATGTAGATATGCAAATAAATATATAATTATGCACGATACAACTGTGGATGAAATTTATGGAGAAACTATTCGTAATGGTTCAAACGCCGAAGAGCAGTCTATTGAATCTGGATTTCCTATTGAAGAAATAAATTGTGGACTATGGAAGGCAATTGAAGAATTTTTAATTTATAATACAGAATGGAAAATAAAAGAAAGATATTATAACAATAATGGACTAACTATTTTAGAAAAAATAAAATAAAAATAATAAAAATTACTATTTTATAATTAATTTAATTAATTATAAATAACAAATTATAAAAATAATGTTTACACTAAACAAGGCATTTCATCAATGTTAATAACATCTTTTGGCACATCCCCCTTAAAATCAGAGAATTCTTTGAACTCAGGTCTCTCTAACTGTAACTGTGGTGTATGATTATGAACACATCTTGCAATCATTTTGTATAATTTAAAGTCAGGATATCTATCTATTCCATTATTTTTATATAAAAGGTTAATCCCTTTATCATCCAAACACCATTCTACTACTATGCGTTTAATAGTATCGCATTTTGACAAATCTTTGATTTCATTCAAATCCTCAACAATATAGTCAAAAATAGAACACGCCAAACGACATAAGTCAAAACTGTAATTGGGTTCTAATCTTGGTTTGTTTTCATTAAAATAGGGTTCAGTATTATATTGAGTTGCTGCATCGCCTCCTGTTTTAAAACTATCACTACAAAATGTCTTACCATTAAACTTATAAATACTGCGACCAAAATCTATTATTTTGAAAATTCTTCCAAAAGTTGGGACCTTATAGTATTTCTTTTTATAACAATAATAAATAAACTTTCTTTCTGTTTCAATATACATTACATTGTTTGTATGAAGGTCATTATGCGTAAATGCAAATACTTTTTGATAAGTTATTAAAATCATTATTATTTGCATAAATGCTGATAACCATTCCTCTTTTGATAATTCATTGTCCATAATTAAATCGTCAAATGTTCTCTCGCAATTTTCCATACATATTACTTGAACTGGAAATTTTGGTATTGTTGCATTAATTTTCTCTTCATCATCATCATCATCACTATCTTCTTCATCACTATCTTCTTTTTCTTCTTCTAAATTATTTTGTAAATTATTATCTGATTTTGAATCTGAAATGTCAAACTCGCCATCATTTTCTGATGTGTAAGATGTTCTTGAAGAACACGACGAAGATGATTTAATTGTTGCTGTTTTTGTAGAAGAAACTAGCATATTTGAGTTTGTAATATCTTCCAAATCCGCATCCATATCTTTCAAGTCATTTAAGTTGATTGTATTATTTGTTTCTTCAAAAATATCCTCAAACATTTCATTGTCAAATGATTTAGCAGATAAATTTGATTTTGAACTTAAGTTGTGGCATATCTTAATTGGTTTTAATTTGTCACATATAGTATCATCTTTAAAAATATGGTCATAATTTTCAACACTAAATAACACATTTTTGTTTTTATTAAAATAATCAGAACCTACAAGATATTCTAAATCGTCATAAATATTCAAATTATAGTCATTCTTTATTGATAAAAAAGAACCATAATAGTCTACTCCATTTATAAAATTATTTGAGTAAATTAAATTACTTGAGAGAAAAACAAACAAACCGTCTACATATGCGGAATTGTTATAATCCATCATTTTAGAATTTGTGTCCTTTTCACACGATTCAATGTCGGGAAGATTTAAAAACATAGGTTCATTTACATCATACTTACCAATTAAATATTTAATCGGGTCCAATAATGGCGCCATTTTAAAGAATATTTCTTTGTCTTTTACTTTTTGATTGTCAATGTTTTTGATTCTACAGTCAAATAAATAAAAGTCTTCGTCAATTCTCTCTTTGACAGAAGAAAGATACCACTTATGATTCAAGTTAATACTGTTGTAGTTTGTTTTGTTTAAGGAGAAAAATGAATTATAAATTGGGATGTAATTTTGGGTTTTAGAGAGAAAAAGGGAGTTGGAATCTTCTAAACTTTTGAAAAGTTCTTGATTCTTTCTTTTTTGATAATTCATGTTTACCATATTAGCTACTTAATATATAAATTCTAAATGATTTTAACTCAACTTTTAAAAAAAGTTGAGCAAAATTGTTTTTAATTTAAATATATGTTTGTTCAACTTTTCCTAAACATTAAGTAAATTTTTGCTCCACTTTTAAAAAAAGTGGATTTTTCTAAAAGTATATTGAAGTAATTTTGCTCAACTTTTTTTAAAAGTTGATGCGTATTAAATTATTGTATACAAATATTTTAGTAATATAATTATATGACACTTGAATTAAAAAAGTTTGATATGAAAAATATCAGTTTTAAGCCCAATGAGAATAAAGGTCCCGTTGTTGTATTAATTGGTCGTCGTGATACTGGTAAGTCATTTCTTGTAAGAGACCTCCTTTATTATCATCAGGAAATTCCTATTGGTACCGTCATTTCCGGCACAGAAGAGGGCAACGGATTTTACGGTAAATTAGTTCCCAAATTGTTCATCCACAATGAGTATAATACAGCAATTATTGAAAACATTTTGAAACGACAAAGGACTGTTTTGAAACAAATTAAGAAGGAAATGGAAACATATAAAAGAAGCACTATTGACCCGCGCGCCTTTGTTATTTTAGATGATTGCTTGTATGACGCAACATGGACTCGCGATAAAATGATGAGATTATTGTTTATGAACGGGAGACATTGGAAGGTCATGTTAGTCATCACAATGCAATATCCTCTTGGTGTGCCGCCCACACTGAGAACCAATATAGATTATGTTTTTATATTAAGAGAACCCTATATCGCAAATAGAAAGCGAATTTACGAGAATTATGCTGGTATGTTCCCCACATTCGAGTCATTTAGTCAGGTTATGGACCAATGCACTGAAAATTACGAGTGTTTGGTGATAAATAATAACTCCAAATCAAATAGACTACACGACCAGGTTTTTTGGTATAAAGCAGACAACCATAATGACTTCAAATTGGGGTCAAAAGAGTTTTGGGATTTGTCCAAAGGATTCAATTCTGACGACGAAGAAGAGAAATATGACCCTGCGAATGTGAAAAAGAGGGGACAAGGACCCAAAATTAGTGTTAAAAAGACAAAATGGTAATTCCACTTTTTCCACTTTTAAAAAAGTGGAGCAAAAATTAAAGCAAGTTTAAAAAGTTGAGTAAAATACTTTTTAATTTATTATATAAAAAATATATAATGAATTCTAGTAGTGATGAAGAAATAGTAGAGAAATCTTTATCTAATACTTCATTACTTTTACCCAATACTTTTTACTCCAGTTTAATATTTCTGACAAATGTAGCACATAATTTATTTTATGAAAATTATGTGTATGCCGCGGCATTTATGATTTTAACAATAACTTCTCTCTTTCATCATTCTAAAACAACAAATTTAACATATATATTTGATAAAATAGCGTGTATAATTATTGTTTTGTATGGCGGGTATTTTTTTTATAATAAATGCTTAGACATTGAAAACCCAATTCAATATGTTTACGCGGTCGTAATAGTAATCACATTTTTATCAACCTTGTTTTTATATTATTATGGATTTCAATGTAAGCATTATTGTTTCTCTTTAGATGAAAATGTTGCGCAATTCTATCATGTATTAATGCACTTTGTATCTTCTTTTGGACATCACTTAATTATCAACTTTTAGAAAAGGTTGAGCAAAAATTGTTTTTATTTTGTTTTTCGGATTGTTCTTCGGGTTGTTCTTAGTTTTGCTCTTCGCTTCGCATAACTTTTTTTAAAAGTGGAAAAAGTGGATTTTGTTCGTATTCTTCTTCTCTTTGACTTTTTGCCGCCTTTGTTAGATATTTTTGCCAAAAACTCAGGTGTAGTATTTCCCATAGTATATATATTCATCCAATTTTTGCCTTCTTTGTCATATTGATCAGTAATTTCTTCAGGAGGACGCAATATAATTCTACCATTTTTTTCAATAAATAAATAATAATTGTTTGTTGATAAACTTATATATTTACTTATATAGTTAAAAAACCTTTCTGATGTTTCATATAAAAATTTTTTTAATAATTCTTTATTATTTTGTTTAATTATTTTTTCATAATAATTTTTGTAATTATTCTCAATAAATTTAAAAAATAATTGTTTGATTTCTGCTCTTTGTTTTTCTTCTTTTTCATTATCAAAAACCATACCATTATCCTTTTGAATTCTTATAACACAATCAGCAATAATATTTGCATAATCATTTAAAAAATTATTACTTATTTGATTATTACTTATTTGATTTCCCATTATTCTATTAAATTATATAAAGAATATAATTTAATTCAAATCCACTTTTTTCCACTTTTAAAAAAGTTATGCAAAGCGAAGAGCAAAAAAATAAACACAATACAGCAATTTTGCTCAACTTTTTTTAAAAGTTGATTTAGTCTACCATTTCTAAAGAATCTTTATCAGGTTTTACCGCAAAAGGTCCGCTCTTCAACAAACTCTGTCCATGGTCAGTATCTCCAATAACAATATTCTCTCCCTCAAACAATTCCTTACGAATATCTGCTGCCGAAATAGTATCACTATCCTTCAATGAACTCTCCTGTGAATTAATATTATTAATTCCAATCAAATTACCCTTGTCATCAATTGTTTGTGTTAAAGTATTACCCGATTTCTCCGCATTCTTAACATTCTCATCCATTGCCTTTTGTTTCGACTCTTTTACACGCTGGTCAAAAGTATTCTTTGCATTTACCTCATTCTTCTTCTTCTCGTGCATCAACTGATTCAACTCATCCTCCATATATTCAACGCGACCAGTCTTATATGCCTCAGGTTCCCACGGCATCCAAAGACCAACAGGTCCAACAAAAACATCGTGATTAGGATCTACCTCACGCAACATTTTACAACGCAACTCCGCCTCCTCCATACTTGGATAGGTCCCACGAATTTTTAGTCCACGCGTGCTTGTTTGAAAATTATTTTCAATATTAAACGATTTCTCCAACTCCTCCTCACTGTTGTCCAAAAATGTCTTGTATTCATCTGCCATACTGGTTTGTGCCAAATTGACCTTCTCCTCATTGATGAAATCTTTGAAATCATTGGATAAATCATCAAAGGACATGTTGTATTTATAGGAAACAAAATTAAGAAATTGAACATACTTTTCCATTGATTTATTCAAATCCCACTTCTTTAGGAATTTTTCAAAAAAGAATATCTCCTTTTGTTTTAAAATATTTTCAGGAGACACAAAAGATACGCATACAAATTTTTGTCCAGCAATCGGTTTATCTTCTTCCAATAAATCAACATATTTAGGATTTGCTTTTCCATTTACTTGTTTTTTCTCAAAACTTGGTTTTTTATTCTTACTTTTAGAATGACTCATTTTACATAGATTACTTATTTATTTTTAAGTTTTTTATCGCATATATTATATTTTTTTCTTTTTATTTATTATAAATGAACGGATTAGTAAATATTAATGAACTTGTTAGAAGAGTTGTCAAGTATCTTGTAGAAGGTCTAATGGTAGCTATTGCCGCTTACGCTATTCCTAAACGCTCCTTAAATATTGAGGAAATTATTCTAATTGCTTTAACTGCAGCAGCAACTTTTAGCATTTTGGATACTTATATTCCTGTTATGGGAGTAAGTGCCAGGTCGGGTGCCGGATTTGGTATTGGCGCAAATCTTGTAGGGTTTCCTGGTGGACTATAAATCCACCTTTAAGAAAGGTGGAGTCAAACTTTTAAGTCCACTTTTCTAAAAATTAATAACAAACTTTTGCTCCACTTTTCTTAAAAGTGGATTAGATAGTAGGTATAAACTCCCAGTCTAATTCAGCACATATTTGTTTCCAAATATTATCCTGTTCTATTCTTTTCTCTCTATCTTTAAGCATAGGAAAGAATTCTAAATAATAAGTTTCGCCCAATAATTCGCACAACTTATATGCCGTGTAATAATAATTCAAAAAATTTACACGGTCATCCGGACAAAATTTAGAATAAGGTGCTTGTAATTCAATAAAAAGATTACACAGTGTCTCCTCTAATTCTTGCGACATGACCGGCGGTTTAATTCCCAACTTATCTTTAATAAATGGTATATGTTCATAATATTTATTATAGCCCAACTTTTTAAGAATTTCTTTGGTTTTATGATTTGTAATTTGAGAGACATCGGTTCTCTCTTTTTTAATTTGAATTTTAATGTTTTCAATAACATCCGAAGGAATCTGAGTTGTTTCTTTTCCTTGAAACTGCGCCAATATTTCCTTGAAATGATTAATCCTTTTGTAAGCGTAAAAACATACCTCTTTAGGCGGTTCTTTGTAAGACGGTTTCTCGTTTTCAATCAAATAAGGAATACTTTTAAAACATGTATTGCAAATTAGGATTCCCTCGTCTTCCAATGGTATTAATTCGCCGCTATTACAAAATTTACAAATATCGGTTTGAAAAATAAAAGCATTTAAATCTAAAAAACTGTCATCAATACTACTCAGATATTTTTGAACAATATTTGTATTGTTATTATTATTTGTAACTGGTTCGTCGTCATCTTTTTTAATTTTAAAAAAAGAGTTCACCAGTTTGGTCTTAGAATTGACGGTATTTGAATTTGTATTTGAATTTGAAATGTTTTTTTTGTTTTCAAAGTAATCAAATATGTATTTAGAATTATTTAAGAAATAATCCTTTTTTTTTAATTTTAGTTCTTTAATTGTAGATTTAATTTCTTTTAATCTATCTTCAATATCTAATTTTTGTTCAATTGTTAACGAATTTAATTCTAAAAATTGTTTTTTTTCAAGTCCTTTTTGTTCTTGTTTTAGACTTGGAATTGTATCAGTTTCATTTACAGAAAATTCATTTAAAAACTCCTTGTGTTTTCCATCAAGCGTGATTGAACTTTTTTTATTGTATTTAAAATTTTTGTTGTTTTTAGGCTTAAATGATGGCATTTATATTTAATATCACTGTTTTTTTAATTCTTAATAATTTTAAATAATAAATCAACTTTTCCACTTTTTCCACTTTTAAAAAAGTGGAGCAAAACAAATTTACACTTTTAGAAAAAGTGGAGCAAAATTTAGTTATTTGGTTTTAATTAAAATTTAATTAGATTATATTTGGATTATATTTTTGCCCCACTTTTTTTAAAAGTGGGTTTAAACATAATAATAGTTTTCTTACTTTTTATTAAACAATAATGAATTTAAAAATTAATTTAGATTTAGATAATGAAAATTTTAAAATAGACAGTATTAAGTTTCAAAAAATGTTGTTACTTTATAATGCTTTGGAAGAAGGGTGGTCTATTAAAAAATCAACGGATTCTTATATTTTTAAGAAAAACCACGAAGGAAAAAAAGAAATATTGGATGAAGATTATTTGCTTACATTTATGAAAACTAATTTTGACATGTCAAAAATTATAAAATAAATGTAGATTTTTACAATAATTCATATTCATTATTTTTACAAATAAATACATTTTGTATTTTTTGTTCATTGATAATTTTAGAAACACTTAATTGAATTTCAGTTAACCAATCAAACTTATCTTTAGAAACATCATCTTGTAAAAGACGAATTACAGAATAATTGTTTTGATTAGCACAATCAGTCTTAAATTTATCTTTTTCTATTTGGGTTTCCGGTGAAGTCCAATTAGAAACTTGTGTGAAATGTTGTTCACCATCTAATTCAACAATAATTTTTAACTCTTCTATAGCAAAATCGTATGGTAGACAAAACTTATTTTTACACCATTCTACCTTATATTGTCTTTTAATTGTGGGGTAAAATTCTTTTATTTTTTCATAAAATTTATATTCAGTTTTGTTGATACAACTAGGACAACCATGACTTAAAAGATGAACAAATGGTTTTTGTAAAAACTCACCATGTTTTTTACAAATTATAATAATACTTGTATAATTATTTAAATAAATTACTTTTGAATAATCATATTTATTACCGTGTATTTTTGTTGCCTTCTCAATAAATTCTGATATATCTAATTTTACATTATTAGAGCATTTAGGACATCCACATTTTCTATTAATATGAAAATCTGGTATTTGTGTAAACTCGCCGTGTTCTTTACATATTATAATAATTTGTGTATCAGTATTTATGTAGTTAACTTTTGAATAATCATACTTATTTTTGTGTATACTTTTTGCTTTTTCAATAAAAGAATCAGTATCTAATTTAAAATTTTTGGCACATTTTTGACAATTAAAGTTGCTTAAATGATTTGAAGGTGTTTGATAAAATTCACCATGCTCCCTACATATTATGGTAATTTTTGTCTTGGCATTTATATAATTAACTTTTGAATAGTTGTATCTGTTTTTATGAATTTTGTTTGCTTTAGCAATAAATAATTCTGTTTTATTTTGGGACTCTTCTAACATTAATAAATATACTATATTATATTATTATATTATTATAAATTGTTTTGGTAACAAATTAATTCATTTTTATTAAAAAATGGTTATATTATAATTTTTATTGAATTTATTTATTTAATTAAATTAATTAATTTAAAATTCATAATTTTTTTTTCTTTAGTCATAATATAAAAATGGGAGGAGGATTAATGCAACTCGTGGCTTATGGCGCTCAAGATGTTTACCTAACTGGTAACCCGCAAATTACTTTTTGGAAGGTCACGTATCGTAGATACACTAACTTTGCCATTGAGTCTATTGAACAGACTTTTAACGGACAGGCTGATTTTGGACGCAGAGTTCAATGCACAATCAGCAGAAATGGTGACTTGGCTTACCGCACTTATCTCCAGGTGACTCTACCTGAGATTAACCAGCTTATGGGTCTTGGCACCTATTCTACTGGACAAAATACCGGCGTTTATGCTCGTTGGTTGGATTTCCCTGGCGAGCAACTCATTGCCCAGGTTGAGGTCGAGATTGGTGGTCAGAGAATTGATCGTCAATATGGTGACTGGATGCACATCTGGAACCAGCTTACTATGACTGCCGAGCAGCAGCGTGGTTACTTCAAGATGATTGGTAACACCACTGCCCTTACCTTCATTACCGATCCCTCTTTCTCAGATGTTGATGGTCCTTGCGACTCTTTGGCTCCCCGTCAAGTTTGCGCTCCTAGAAACGCTCTTCCTGAGACTACTTTGTATGTGCCTCTCCAGTTTTGGTTTTGCACCAACCCTGGTCTTGCCCTTCCTCTAATTGCTCTCCAGTATCACGAGGTCAAGATTAATCTTGATATTCGTCCTATTGATGAGTGCTTGTGGGCTGTTACCACTTTGAACTGCAACACCAATCCTTATGGCACTCCTGCTACTCAATACACTGTTGGACGCCCTGTTCCCGCTACTATTGCTTACAATCAGTCTTTGGTTGCCGCCTCTCTTTATGTTGACTATGTCTTCCTTGATACTGATGAGCGCCGAAGAATGGCCCAAAATCCCCATGAGTATTTGATCTCCCAGCTCCAGTTCACTGGTGATGAGTCTGTTGGTTCTTCCTCCAATAAGATCAAACTCAACTTTAACCACCCTGTTAAAGAACTCATTTGGGTTGTCCAGCCTGATCAGAATGTTGACTATTGCTCGTCTTTGACTTGTGATGCTCTCTTGTATAAAGTCCTTGGTGCCCAGCCTTTCAATTACACTGATGCCATTGATGCTCTTCCCAATGCTATCCACGCTTTTGGTGGACCTGCCGCAGTTGCCAAGGATTCTCGCGCTTACATTGATGCCCGTGGTTTGTTCCATGATGCCGGTGCTCAGGACGAGGTTATTGGTGCTAACTTTACTGGATACTGGAATGGTCCTACTGACCCCTACAATGAGGTCAACTTTGGCGGACCTGGTGTTACTCCCAACACCACTGGTCTTAGTGCTGATGTTATTGCTGCTCTTGAGGCCGAAGGTGCTTTTGAAGATACTTCTCACAATGCCAACTCTGGTGTTTCTGATGCCGGCACTTTTGTCCTTTCTGAGACCTCTTTGGACATGCACTGCTGGGGACAGAATCCCGTTGTTACCGCTAAGCTCCAACTTAACGGACAGGACCGCTTCTCTGAGCGTGAAGGTTCTTACTTCTCTTGGGTCCAGCCTTACCAGTCTCACACAAGAAACCCTGATGAGGGTATCAATGTGTATTCTTTTGCGCTAAGACCTGAAGAACATCAGCCATCTGGAACTTGCAACTTCTCAAGAATTGATAACGCCACACTCCAACTTGTTCTTTCCAACGCCACCGTTGAGGGAACCAAGACTGCCAAAGTTAGAGTTTATGCTACCAATTACAATGTGTTGAGAATTATGTCTGGAATGGGAGGCTTAGCTTACTCAAATTAAGCAGATTGGGAGGTATTTATTGTGTTGTTATTTATTTTATATTTTAATAATTAAATTATTGGTTTTTAATTATTAAATATCATTATTTATATATGATAGGAGGCGTATTAACAGAAGAACAAAAAGCGGCAATGTTAGCAAGGATTGCTGCGGCAAATGAAAAAATTCAAGAAATAAAACCGCCAACAGATGAAGAATTAGATGAATTATTAAAGCGCGATAAAAATTTTATTGGACCTGTTAAAGAATTACTTGGTCCAGATTATTATTTAAAAAATAAATTTAACCCCAAAGAATTCGGCAACTCTGGAAATAAAGGCGGCAAACGAAAATCAAGAAAAAATAAAAAAAGAAAGACAAGAAAGGATAAAAAAGGTAGAAAAAGCAGAAAATAAACAGTTTAGCGTAAAATAATGAATACATAAATTTATTATTTATTTAATATATATGGACGATGATGATTTTTTAACAAAAGAACAAAAAAGACAAATTATTAACCTTATAACAAAACCCGAAAGGAAATCTATAATACAAATTACCATAAATAAAGATTCCCAAGGTGCTTTAGAATTAATACAAAGGTTAAAAAATAGAGGGATTAATTTAGAACATATAAAAAAATATGTTTATGAAAAATTATTAGATGACGGGAGAGATAGAGACCACGAATTTATTTTTGAAATAATTGACCAAGTTAATAATGACTCTTCGGTTGCGGAAGGAATTCAAAAAAGAAAAAGAGAAACTAAAAAAAAAAGAGGGACTAAAAAAAAAAGAAAAACGCGAGGACGAAAAAGGTCCCGGCGTCGTTAATTTTTTTAATTAAATTTTATAAATTTATATACATTATACATTTATACACATTATACATTTTTTTTATATTTTTAATACACATTATATTTATACAGATTATATTTATACACATTATACATTTTTTAATTTACCTTATTCACAACATAAAAGTTGCCGCCAATTTCATACCAGTCCATTCCATCTCTGGGCGCCGGGGGTCCTGAAGAAACGCATCGATAAAATCCTTTTCTCAAATAGTAAACATCGCCGTCAAGGTCTTCGATTTCGTCCCATGTCTCGCTATCAAATAGTCCTGTTTTGGTTGCCGGTCCAATAATGTTAAAGTCGTTTTCATCTTCTAAGATTTCATCATCATCTGATAAGATACCCGCATCCTCTGTCGTGAACAAAACATAATTATCTTTGTATTTATCATTATAATAGTCAATTGCGTCCCGAATAGTCATTTCGTGTATCTTGGCATAGTATTTAATTTCCTTTATTGAGTCGTCGTCAAATTCCACATTGTATCGAAGATTAAACGCCGTGGTTTTGTCAGGATTTAAGCAAATATTACATTCCATGTCGGGATGATACAAATATCCAATACTATTGCAACACTCGCGTTCATACAACTCAACTTGGGTCTCACAATAGTCGCTGCAATAAGTATTGCCGTACATGCTGCCTTCGCATTGACCCATATCACAACGGCATGTATGGCACTTTTGGGAGTAAAATATGGCGTCCCTCAAAGTAATCATATTGGTTTTTGCGTAATTCTTTAGTTTTTCATACTCTTTTGACGGATAACAAGTCTCATTTAATCGGTTGAAATGGTTTACCTCCTCATCGCCATCTATGTTGCAGATGTAGCAGTCGCATAGTTCGTAACTAATGTTGCCATTATGACACATTTTACAAGACTTTTCAAAGTAACATTGGGTTCTTTCGTCGCGCATTTTTGTTTCGCATTCCTTGCTGCAGACGAGTTGTTTATATACTCGCCACTCAAACAACTCGTATATTTCTCCATACTTGAGTCTGTTGCCGCAACAATGACACTTATTAACATACGCAATTGCGTCGCAAATATTAAAACGAGACGGGGTGTAAAACAAGGTTGCAACCTGGTTTTTCGTGAACTGGCACATTTGAAAGTATTTCTTCAAATAGGGTTTGTCGCCAAAATATTGGTCGAATTCATAGTCGATGTTGTAAATGTCACTGCTATTGTAGTTGATGCAGCATTTCCGGAAGCAAACGGGACTATCTACAAAACTGGGTCTTTCTTCTTCGTTCAAAGTAATAGTATTCATTTTATATGATTTGGTTTATATTTTTTTATACTTTTTACAAAAAAATAAAAAAGTATTTCAATTTTTTATTTTTATAAAAAAATAAAAAAAATAAAAATAAAAAAAGAGGTTAAATCCTCTTTTAAATTCAACTTAACTTAATTAAAATATTATACAAAACAAACAAAATATACAATACAAAATATAAAATACAAAATATACAATACAAAATATTTATAAAAGTTCTTCAACTGTCAACGCTAATCTACACTTTTCAATTGCGTTAAACTTCATATAACTATATTTATCACCAGCAACTTGCTTACCTGCAACTTGTTCTACTAAATAATGAACAACTTCCATAATACGATTAATTCTTTCTTCAGAATGTCTTGAAGAAGACATTATGTAATTAATTCTGTCAATACAATACTCAATATCCTCAACATTCTTACCATTTTTGTCCGCAAGTTTTTCAATGTCTTTTTTATTGCTATCAAACAAATGCAATGTATCCGCGGAATACTGACCCAACTCCTGAACAAATTTATCGTGAAATCTCCAATATCTCTCTTCTCCCTCTGTTTTTATATTACAAAATTCAGTTTCAATCGACTCCATTGTTAAGGTTGTCGCGGGTTCGCAGTGACTCAAACACACGGCACAAATAACTTCATTGTGCGGCACTTCAACTTTACTGCAAATGCGGCACACACCTTCTTCTAGTTTTACTTTTACTTCTTCCTTTACTGGTTCTTCCTTTACTGGTTCTTCCTTTATACTTAATCGAGAAAGTGTTTGTATATTGAGTGCTTGAACCTCAATTACGGACGCCATTTTTTCATTTAGTTGAATTACAAGCGACATCTTACCTTCCATCTTTGCCATGCGCTCCTCCATTTGCTTGGTGTGCTCTTCCATTTGCGCTATTTTTTGCGCCATCTGCGCCTCGCGCTCCTCCATTAACTTCGCATTGTGCGAAAGTTGGTGTATGTTTTGCTGTGTGTCCGGGACAGGTGCTTTGTTCTTGCACAAGATCCAATAATAATTTTTATTTATGTCCGGGTAAAACCGGTAACTGCCTTCAGTTTCAATTTCGGCAATAATAATGTCGGATTTTGCAAGCGGAATGAAATGAACAAACGCCTGACGAAAATCCTTTTTGTCTTCATTTGGAAACGGCGCGAAATCGACGCGGACAACATTGCCTACATTATTTAAACTAAACTGTTGGCGAATTACATCCTCGGTATTGTTGATGTGAATTGTGGGGATGTATACGGAATACATAGCGGCGGACGACATTTTATTAAATTTAAATTTGGTGGGTTGGTTATAAAACTTTATACAATATCTTTATAGTTTTAAAAGTATTTCATTTTTATTTTTAAATTTTTTATTTTTTTTAATTTATTTTATTTTTTTTAAATTTTTTATTCATTTTTATTTATTACAACCGATTTTGCAATTCTGCTAATTATTTTACACTCTTTTTCATCTTTGGTTCCTTTTTCACCGCCAAATGCTTCCATATAAATCTGATTAAATTGCGTCGTTTTCTTTGAATCACTTTTGACACACTCCGGATACATGTCCCTCCATGTATTCACCATAGAAATGTTTTTATCCCTTACATACCTTACCAATTCTCTCATTTGCTTCAATTCATTGTCTTCTTTTTCCCATTTATCGTGATCTTTAATATACATGGTTTCCCTTTTAGCATCACAACAATGAACAGGTCTTTTTTCCACTTCTAAAGCTTCTAAATTTTTTATTATAATATTGGAAATACCATCAACAAATCCAAGTTTCCCTACATTCTCAAGGTCGGATAATTGAAGCGTTAAAGAATTAATAAAATCACTCATGTTCATTGCATCTTTACACGTTTCATTTAAAAAGAATTGTAAATTGAATGTTTTGTTATGAGAATTCGTGTGAATAGTATTATTGTTGTTATTATTAGTAACTATACTTGTATCTTTCTTAACAAATTCCAAAATTAAGTTTTTGAATTCTTTGTTTTCATTAATTAAATACTGAATTAAATCATCTTTATTATTATTATCTTCATTAGTAGAGTCATTTTTATTAATTTTACAAGATAATTTATGCTTTGATAAACTGGAATGATGTTTATATTCTTTGTTACAGTTACAGCATGTATATATTTTTGGAACGTTTGGAACTAAAAATGTAGTATTTTGTAGTCTAAATGTAGTATTGATGTGTTTTGATGTAGACAAATGTCTATCATATTGACTTTTTCGTGATGTATTATAGTCACAAAATTTACAATTAAAAAATTCGGAACTTTTTGGAACTAAAAATGTAGTCATATGTAGTATATATATCCTAAATATTATTTTTTTAAATACTTATTTTTAAAAATTACAGTCACAAATTTATAATTATTTTTTTGGTGATGAGATGGTAATTTTAATTTATGGTCACAAATGTTGCAAATTTTCAAGACTTTTTGGGATTTTCTGTTTTTGGACATTTTTAAAATGTCCATTTTTCAATTTCCCAAAATACTCTTGGGAAAAATAATTGAATATTTTACAAGGGGTTCTTTAAGTATCTTTTTGAATATATATATTTATATTTTCCGAATATAAAAAGCAATGCACTTATATTTATTTTCAAAGTGCTGCTTAAATGTTTGCTGTGGTGAGTCCAATTCAATTGCTGGTGCATATTCAGAATGCACGCCTTCAATTGACTGTCCGCCTTCAACCAGTTCTAACAGGGTGCATGATTCATATCCAAATATTTCATGTGCGTTTTGTAATATTTGCGACATGATTACCTTTAATGAACCATTCGCGTTAATTAAATAGGTTTTTGTGGTGGTTGTGAATACTCGTTTGACATACAAGTCAATAATTTCCATATTTTCTCTCTCGAATCCAAGAATTTGTTGCGACATTTTAATATTATTTATTTATAGATTTAAATGCTTTTAAAGAATCAATTCAATTTTATTTAAAATATTAAATATTTTAATATTATATAAATGTCTCTTGCAGGAAAGCGTCTTTCAGAATTTCATTCTACAGGTTTTGACCCTAATAGTCCAACAAATGAGGCTAAATTATATGGTGCATTTAGTGATTATGTTGACAAGCAAAAAGACACAATAGACCAATATATAAGAAGTTCAGAATTTAATAAAAATTATAAAGAACTATGTAATTTAATTCAAATTTTATTAACGAACGAAACAATTCCTGATGATGATTTTTCAGATAATGGGTTTACAAGACAAAATATTGCGAGTGAAATACAAAAATTAAATAACCAATTAAAAAAAATAAATTTTTATTATGAATTAGAAGGAAAAATTTATGACCCTTCAATACGTAAAATGACAAGTGGTGTTTTTGGTAAAACTACAGATTATAAACCAATAAAACAAACATTTGATAATCTTCATGATTTATTATTTCAATTAACAAATAGATTCAATGTTAGTAGAAACCTAGGTATAAATATAATGAGTAATGAAAAATTTTTTGCAATGTTAAAAAAATGTGCAGAAGAAAATACAAATACAAATACAAATATAGAAGAAACAGAATATTTACTACCAGCAGGCGGAAGAAAGAAATCAAGAAAATCAAGAAAATCAAGAAAATCCAAGAAATCAAGAAAATCAAGAAAATAAATATTATATATTATGATTTAATATATAATAAAAATATATGTTGCGTTTTTTATTATTTAATTTTATTTAGAATATTAAATATTTTAATATTATATAAATGGATTTTCAATATTGGAAAGATACTGAAAACTATAGATTTGACGATTATCTTGAGAACGAAAAATCTATAGTAAAACACCTTAAAGAAAAACAACCCCTTGATACAGGTTGGGAAAACTTATGTACATTAATTAAAACTGCAATGACTAATCCTGAAGAACAAACTAACTTAAATAATAGTTTACTAAAATTAAAAAATCATTTGAACAAATTGGAATTTTTTTATGACTTAGAAGTAAAAATTAACGACCCATCACTTTTTAAACAAACAAGTAAACTATTTGGTCGTACTACTACAGATTATAAACCAGTACTAGCTTATTTTAAAAATCTTCAATCATTATTAATTGATATTAATGAAATGAATAAAAAAAATAATAATAATATTGTATCTATTGATAGTAAGACATTAAACAATAGAGAATTATTTTTTGCAATGTTAAAAACGTGTTTAAATCAACAATTTAAAGGCGGAAGAAGAAAGTCAAGAAAGTCAAGAAAGTCAAGAAAGTCAAGAAAATTCAAGAAATCAAGAAAATCAAGAAAATAAATATTATATATTATGATTTAGTATATAATAAAAAATTATGTGTTAAACATCAAACTTATGTGTTTTTGCTCTTCACTGCGCATAAATTTTGCTCTTCACTTTGCTCCACTTTTTTTAAAAGTGGATTAAATAGTGGAATTAAATAACCGATTCATATTTGTAATTTCAGGTTTTTCAGTCTCCGTCATAAACAGTTTCATAATGTGTTCATTGTCTCTAAATCTCAAAGTATAGTCTTGTTGAATATTATTTCTACCAATACGCCCCAAAGCCTGAATAATCTTTTCCTGAGTTAAATGCAAATCTTTGCTCAAATAACCGTGACAGAAACTGTAATTTGTTCCATAAATATAATCACTTGACGCAATAATCATATACAACTTTTGCTCATCTGCCAACTTTTTCATGATTTCAGTATATCGAATGTTCTTGTGATTTGTAAACACACCAATTCCCATTAACAAAAGAACCTTCCACGTATCATCAATCCCATACAAAGTCATAATTTCATTCACAATACCTTGTTCAATATTGCTTGTAAACGCCGCACTAATATTTAAACCATTTGCCCATTTAACTAAGTGATGATGTTTATTGGGAATAAATGTGTCGTTCAATACCGCAACTTTAATGTTACTCTTCAAATCTTCAATTTTTTCCTTTATTTTTGAAATTTCAGATATACTGGTGCCGTCAACTTCAACCTCGCGATTTAGTTTATGAATATCCTTTTCTTTAATTTTATTTGACCCAGCAATTGCTTTTTGCGTTTTGTCAACACTACTTTCCAGTTCTGTTTCAAGAAGCAATATTTCCTTATTTATAAAATTGTTGAACTCTATTTTTTCCATCAACTCTTTCATAGTTAACGCCGGAATGTTTGCTTGCTGAACACAAAATTTCGCAATTTTTTCAACATCATCGGATATAAATATAGTAGGTCCATCTGTTAAAGTATACGAATCTTTTGTGGTAACTAATAGTCCATTATTACTGCTTTGTATAGCAGGCGGTGATGTCAAAGGTTGAACACTCTTTTGCCTTGATAATTCAGAACCATTATTATTATTATTATTATTATTATTATTACTAAAAACTGTTGTTGAAGAATAAGGTATACCCGGTCCAACACTGCGCGCCTTTACAATTTTATTTCCCTTATTATCAACCGTTTCATTCAAAGGAATTCGCAACTCTCGAGTAATTTTTGAACGAACACAAATAGTATCCCATTTGTCAGGCAAAATATTCTGTAGCAACTTTAAATAATACACCTTTATATTTTTCATATTTAAATCATTTAAACTTTCAAAATGTCGCTCCAACCGCATCTTAGGACTCGCAAAGTCGCATTTTAAAATGTATATAATAAAGTTAGCAACTTCCTTCAAATCAAAATACCTAAGAAGTGTCAAATAATCCTCGCTGTGTTTTACAAACTCCAAGACTTTAGAATAGTCATCACTTAAATAGTGAGGCAATACTACAAAACCATCTTTGTTAATTAAAGGAATCGACTTTTTACAATCATGACTAACAATATTGAATATTTCCTTACACTTAAAACGATTTTTAAAGTCAGCAACTGTCTCAGTCAATTCGTGTAATTTGGGCAAAGTTGCGGACGATAAAACCATATTAGGAATTATATTGTTAGTCCAATTCTCATGTATAATTTCGTGAAACTCGTGCTCCTGATAATCCATTGTAATAGTTGGTTCATCCCAGTAAGTAATCAAATTCTCCAACGAATTAAATGACCTCATATAATACATCGCCGCCAAGTAGGATTTAATATCGCAAATCATTAATTCTACTTTTCGTCCATTACTATTGTCTACTTTTCCAATTCCGCCAGATCTTTTATTAATAGTATAATCATTTGCCGCAAAATAATGAAGACGAATATCTGCCGCGGTAGTGCAACCAAACGCAAATGCAACTTTTTTTTGAACCGAAATGGCCGCGCGCGCCAATGCCAAACCAACATGCCTGGCAGCGCAAACAAATATAACTCTGTATTCTTCTGTTAGCGCTAATGGTGTCATTGTTTTACCCGTGCCTGTAGGCGCTATGTATAAAACCAATTTAGGCGCCACTTTTTTAAAAACCGTAAATATTTCCTTTTGATGTTCGTAAAGCATTAAATCCGAGTATTTTAACAGACATTTGTTTTTTTCTATAATGTCAACCGAGTTTTCAATGACGGACTCAATATTCACGGATTCTTCGTATATTTCTAATATTTTGCGACCAATTGCAACAATATGTTTGTTAATTTTCTGAATACTATTTTGAATTAATTTGTAAAGAGTGAAATAATGGAATAAAAGCATCTTTTTATTTGTTTCCTCTGAACTTTTATTAGTAGTTAATAAAAAGTTGAATTTAATTATATTTTCAATGTGCTCAAATAAGACAAATTCATAAATATCCTTGTCTTTCATTAAAGTTATATCTGTATTTTCAAGGCGAATCCTATCCGCAGTTTTAATTTGTATTTTTGGGTTTACATCAATTTTAATCTTATCTCCTAATTTGTATAATTTAAATAATTGTTTAACTTGCTCTCCGAAAAAGGTATTGAATAAATGGTCCTCCATTTTTTCATTGTATTCAATCTTTAAAAATGAAAACATTGTCTTTGTATTGTTGACGCGTATGTTTACATCACTATAACCGTCAATAATTAATTTTAAAATATCCATCTCTTCAGGCGAAACAGGCATTTCAATGGATTCCCATTCCGATTTATTTAGTTTTCTTTGTTCCAAGTCCATTTTATTATTTGTAATAAAGTTTTTGTAATATAAATTATACCATTTTCTTTAAATAGATTTATTATATCAATTTTTTTGTAAAAAAATAAAAATGAAATTAATTTTAAAAATATTTAAAGGGTAAAATATATTTATTATAATAAGTAAAATGTCGTTGAAAATTATCTCAATTGAAGGCAACATCGGTTCGGGCAAAACTACCCTACTAAGCAAATTAAAGGAAAAGTATGCCAACAATAAAAACATTGTCTTTTTAAAGGAACCGGTTGATGATTGGGCAACCATTACTGACATCAATGGCGTAACTATGTTGGAGAAGTTTTACGCAAATCAGAAGGAGTATGCGTTTCCTTTTCAAATGATGGCATATATTTCAAGATTGGCGCTATTTAAAAATACTATTAAAGAAAATCCAGGCGCCATTATTATAACGGAGCGCAGTTTGAATACAGATAGAGAAGTATTTGCAAAAATGTTGTATGATACTGGGTTTATAGAGTTGGTGAACTACAAAATATATTTAAAATGGTTTGACACTTTTGCAAGGGACTGTCCTATTAGCAAGGTAATTTATGTAAATACGGATCCACAAATATGTTTTGATAGAATTAAAAAGAGGTCAAGGACTGGCGAGAGCACTATTCCTTTGGACTATTTGGAAAATTGTCATAAATATCACGGGGATATGTTGGACACAACCAAAGATACGTGCGTATGCAAAGACCAAATCGTGTTTGATGGAAACATTGATATTTTTCAAAATGAAGATCATTTACAAGAGTGGATGGAAGAGATCGATTCACTTTTAATCCACTTTTAAGAAAAGTGGAGCAAAATTGTAACAAATATCAATAATTATATTTACAATTTAAAAAAATTTTTATCAACTTTTGCTCAACTTTTTTTAAAAGTTGATTTAAATATAATCGCATATTTCAACAATTAAATTAGGCGCGTCACCCTTAATTAAAAAAGGTTTACCGCATCCATAAATCATATTATTTTTTACATAATGGTCGCACAAATCTTTGGGTGAATGCGGATTAATTTGAACACCATTGTGTTTTAATATTCCATGACGAAAAATCCGACAATTTAGTTGCTCAATTAATACGCAATCTTTACAGTGTGGACACTCTACAACAATATTAATCAAATTATTTGGTTCAACTTTTAACAAAAGTGGAGTAAAATTTATTGGTTCACTCATTTTTATTTAGTATTATTATTTATATTTATATTCATATAAATATAAACTTATTTTCCACTTTTTCCACTTTTAAAAAAGTGGAGCAAAAATTATATTTTCATTTTTCCACTTTGCTGCGCATAACTTTTGCTCCACTTTTCCTAAAAGTGGGTTTTGCTCAACTTTTTTAAAAAGTTGAGATTTCAATTACCACTGGATAATGATCAGAGTCATATTTGCCGCAGTATTCAGGATACCCGTGATAAATATAAACATCAAAAATGCTATCCAATAAGTCTTCTGTTACTAAAATATGGTCTATCATAGAATAATCTTTACCTGAACCCGTATTACAATTATTATCCGAATCATACCAATCTGAGAATCGCTCTGATTGCGCCATTTTTTGAGCAGCGCTAAACAATTGATAGTTACTAAAAGTATTTCCTTTTAAAATATCTAACACTTGGGATGTTGGTTTATTGCTATTTACATCTAATACTTTTCCATCAAAGTCATTAAAATCCCCCATCATGATAACACTGTATCCTTTTTGAATATATCCTAAAATAACTTTGTTTAAAATAGATGCCTGCGCTTCTCTCTGCGCACACCTTGATGTGTCAGTTGGATAAGCAATTAAATGTGCCGTAATAAGTGCAATATTTTTATTAGAAAAGGTAAATTCAGTAATATAATGTTTGCTAACTCCGGTTGAACCAGGCGACCCAGTATATCCGCATTTTGACCCTTGAATAGGATACGACATTTTTTCTTCTGTTCTATATAACGCAACTTTTGGGTCAACACGCGTCAAAAGTCCTACATTTTGTCCGGTGCTTGTATCCGTGCCTTGTTTAAGGTAACTTTTATATGTGCCGTCTAATTGGTCAGCAAGTAAATTAAGTTCATCGCATCCTTCAACTTCACAAATGTTTATAATATCGGGATTTATTTCACTAATTGCTTTGGCAACATAAGACATATGAATTTCGGCAGCAGTAGTATTATGCCATGGACACTGACTTCCAGGGCAGTCAAATTGACTATCATGGTCAATAAATAACCATTCAGCATTGTATTGAGCAATAACTAAAGAAGATTTATTTTGTCTTCTATCTTCATAAGTAGTAACATAAGGACACTCTGTATCAGATTTTATTATTTGTAAAAAAGAAAAAATAAATAATAGTAACAGCATTTATTAATTATATATAATAATATATTATATTTAATTATTAATATATATTATTATATGGAAAATAAATACAAAAAAAATATAGAGTCTGATTCTGATAAAGAAACTGATGCAAAATTTGATTTTGATTCTGATAAAGAAACTGATAAAAATTTTGATTTTGATTCTGATAAAGAAACTCATGCAAAATTTGATTTTGATTCTGATAAAGAAACTGATACAAAATTTGATTTTGATTCTGATAAAGAAACTGATACAAAATTTGAGTTTGATTCTGATAAAGAAACTGATACAAAATTTAAGTTTGATTCTGATAAAGAAACTTATGAAAAATCAGATTCTTTATCAGATGAAGAATCTGATAAAGAATATTATGAAGAATCTGATTTTAATTCTGATAAAGAATCCGATAAAGAATCTGATAATTCAGAAAATAAATTAAAAATAAATTTAATTTTTAATAACTTTGAATCTGATGACTTAGAATCTGAAAAATCGGAATTCAATTTAATTTTTGATGACTTAGAATCTGAAAAATCGGAATTCAATTTAATTTTTGATGACTTAGAATCTGAAAAATCGGAATTCAATTTAATTTTTGATGACTTAGAATCTGAAAGATCAGAATTCAATTTAATTTTTGATGACTTAGAATCTGAAAGATCAGAATTCAATTTAATTTTTGATGACTTAGAATCTGAACACTCAGAAATTGAAATAATTTTTGATGACTCAGAATCTGAAAACTCGGAAATTGAAATAATTTTTGATGACTCGGAATCTGAACACTCAGAAATTGAAATAATTTTTGATGACTCGGAATCTGAACACTCAGAAATTGAAATAATTTTTGATGACTTGGATTTGAAATTTGAAAACTCAGAAGATAATTTAGAAATCCAAATATATTTAGATAAAATAAACAAAGAATTATATTATGAAATTAACACTGATACTAAAATTGAAAATAATATTTTAACTGAATGTAATATATTTGTTTCTGCTATTGCTACTGGAGAATCATATCTGCCTGCTAGATATAATAATATTTTAGTAACATCATTGGCAACGGCAACTGCTGAAGCATGTTCATATGACCAAGCAAAAACAACTGCACAGACTATAGCACAATCAGTTGCAAATAGTGTTGCTCAAAACGACGCTAATATTATAACACAAACTTTAGATATTGTAAATACTATTTTGAATTTAGGAAGTACAGGCGCTACAGGTGAAAATGGTATTAATGGTGCTACAGGATCTACTGGTGAAAATGGTATTAATGGTTCTACAGGATCTACTGGTGCTACAGGATCTACTGGTGCTACAGGATCTAATGGTGAAAATGGTATTAATGGTGCTACAGGAGCAACTGGTAATACAGGTTCAACTGGTAATACAGGAGCAACTGGTAATACAGGAGCAACTGGTAATACAGGAGCAACTGGTAATATGGGAACAACAGGAGCAACAGGTTCAACAGGAGCAACAGGAGCAAGTGGAGGAATGGGTGCTACAGGTTCAACTGGTAATACAGGAGCAACTGGTAATATGGGAACAACAGGAGCAAATGGAGCAACAGGAGCAACAGGAGCAACAGGAGCAACAGGAGCAACAGGAGCAACTGGACCTTTAGGAACAGGAGCAACTGGTAATACAGGAGCAACTGGTAATACGGGAACAACAGGAGCAACAGGAGCAACTGGTAATACAGGAGCAACTGGTTCTACAGGTTTAACTGGTAATACAGGAGCAACAGGACCTTTAGGAACAGGAGCAACTGGTGCAACAGGTAATACAGGTAATACAGGTAATACAGGAGCAACAGGACCTTTAGGAACAGGACCAACAGGAGATACTGGTCCAACTGGTCCAACCGGTAATACTGGATTTACTGGTTCAACAGGATTTACTGGAACAACCGGATTTACTGGTGATACTGGACCAACAGGAAATACTGGATTTACTGGTTTAACAGGTCCAACTGGATTTACCGGTTCAACAGGACCAACAGGAAATACTGGATTTACTGGTTTAACAGGTCCAACTGGATTTACTGGTTCAACAGGACCAACAGGTGATACTGGTCCAACAGGAGATACAGGAGATACAGGTTCAACTGGTTTTACAGGTTCAACTGGTTTTACAGGTTCAACTGGTTTTACAGGTTCAACTGGTTTTACTGGAAATACAGGTTTTACAGGATTACAAGGATATACTGGTGATACTGGTCCAACAGGAAATACTGGATTTACTGGTGATAGAGGACCAACAGGAAATACTGGATTTACTGGTTTAACAGGTCCAACTGGATTTACTGGTTCAACAGGACCAACAGGTGATACTGGTCCAACAGGAGATACAGGAGATACAGGTTCAACTGGTTTTACAGGAGATACAGGTAATACAGGTTTTACAGGTTTTACAGGTAATACAGGTTCAACAGGTTCAACAGGTAATACAGGTTTTACAGGTAATACAGGTTCAACAGGTTCAACAGGTCCAACAGGTTCAACAGGTAATACAGGACCAACAGGACCAACAGGACCAACAGGACCAACAGGTTCAACAGGAGATACAGGACCTACAGGTTTTACAGGTCCTACAGGATTACAAGGTGACCCTGGTTCTGCTGGTCCTCCTGGTTCTCCTGGTTCTGATGGTTCTGATGGTTTTCCAGGTGATCCTGGTGATCCTGGTGATCCTGGTGCTGCAGGTGGTGTAGGTGCTCCAGGTGCTCCAGGTGTTCCAGGTGCTCCAGGTGTTCCGGGTCTTCCATCAGTTGTTCCAGGTCCTATAGGTTTTCCAGGTCCTCCAGGTGAACCAGGATCTCCTGGTGACCCAGGACAAAAAGGAGACCCAGGAGAACAAGGAGACCAAGGAGACCCAGGAGAACAAGGAGACCCAGGAGACCCAGGAGACCCAGGACAAAATGGTGCAAAAGGTGATACTGGTGCTACAGGTGCTACAGGTGCTACAGGTGCTACAGGTGCTACAGGTGATACAGGTGCTACAGGTGCTACAGGTGATACAGGTGCTACAGGTGCTACAGGTCCAACAGGTCCAACAGGTGCTACAGGTCCAACAGGTCCAACAGGTCCAACAGGTGCTACTGGTTTACAAGGTGCTACAGGTCCAACAGGTCCAACAGGTGCTACAGGTGCTACAGGTGCTACAGGTCCAACAGGTCCAACAGGTGCTACAGGTCCAACAGGTCCAACAGGTGCTACAGGTGCTACAGGTCCAACAGGTCCAACAGGTGCTACAGGTGCTACTGGTTTACAAGGTGCTACTGGTTTACAAGGTTTTACAGGAGCAACAGGAAATACAGGAGCAACAGGAAATACAGGTGCTACAGGTGCTACAGGTCCAACAGGTTTTACAGGTTTTACAGGTTTTACAGGTTTTACAGGTTTTACAGGTTTTACAGGTTTTACAGGTGCTACTGGACCCCAGGGTATAAGTGGTATTTCAAATGGTTCAGTATTCTTTTTAGATTCTCCGGGTGGAACAGCAACTTTAACAAATGGTACTTTAAATTTAATACCAAATTTAAGTTCAGAAACAAGTATTACAACTGGAAATATTACAAATCAAACTGCTATTGAAATTAGCAGTTTTACAACAAACCAAACAGATATTACTTCACCGGTTCTTATAGGTGGTCTATGGGACTTAAATATATATGCTAGTCTAGGAACTACTACAAATAATTCTGTTTATAGCATTTATATGAAAATATATCAAGTAAATAATTTAGGAAGTTCAGAAATAGTATCAACCGAATTAAGTCCAACTACAATAACAGGTACTAGTACTCAATTATATATAAATAGTGTGTATGTTCCAACAATAACTTTAAATGCTGGAGCATATTACACAATACAAGTTAAATTATTTGGAGTTAGAACATCTGGAAATCAAACAAATTCTATTTTGACTTATTATAGAGGTCCTCATCAAAGTCACATACATACAACTTTGTTAGCATCAGGATTAACAGGACCAACAGGACCAACAGGACCAGCGTTAAATCCTATAGCAGTTGGAGCAGGAGCATTAGGTGGTATGTTTTATGATTCAACTTCTCAAATAGTTTATTACGATTCAAACAAAACATTCGTTATTGAAAATCCAGTAAATCCCAATAAGTATTTAGTCCACGCGTGTTTGGAAGGACCCGAAGCAGGTGTCTATTACAGAGGCAAAGGAGAGATTGAAAATGAAAACAGTGTAACCATTTATTTGCCTTATTATGTGTCAACAATAGCAACGAATTTTACTATACAAGTGACACCAATTTACAATGAAAATAATAATAAAACACCTAACTACAGTGTTTCGGAAATAATAGATAATAAATTTACAGTTTATGGTGAAAACGGGAAATTCTATTGGATCGTTCATGGAAGCAGAAGTGAAATAGATGTAGACCCTTATAAGTCCGCTGTTGTGGTTAAGGGATCAGGACCTTACTTATGGATCTAAATCCACTTTTAAAAAAAGTGGAGCAAAATAGTCCAAAAATTATATAATAAATAATTAATAATTAATTACTTATTATTTAAAAGGTTTAAAAAGGCAGAACCATTTTATATCCAAATTTTTTAAAGTCGCTTGCATAAATATAATCAACCAATTCTTTTACTTTTGGGTCAGCATAAAAAGACTTATAAGGAGGAATATTTGATATATCTTTAAATTCTATTTTAGACGCGTCTTTATTTTCATACAAATTGGTCCTTTTTGTTATATTTGAATGCAGCAAATTACTGGATTTAAACACAATATCCTTGACTTTATTATACAATTCCGTATTTTTAAAGTATTTTGCATAAAATTTAAGAATTTCTTCATCAAAATTGTCTAAATCAATAATTTGAATATTACTACTAAGAGAGAAATCGGTTTTATAAGACTGTTCAGAAATATGATATTCAACTCTATTCAGTATATCCCTGTCTTTTAAATCTTTTAAACTATTTAAAAATGACATAAAAGTATTATTACGAGTAACAACATTATATTTTTCAAATTTCTTCTTAAGCATGCTGTTCTCTCCAATAAATTTATTTGTAAACATACTAACAACCCGCAAATAAGGGTTACGAATAACTAAAAACTTAGGTATATCATCCAGTTTAGTATCTTTTTTCATTGGAAAAAATGATTTTATGTCATGTTTTGTATATTTGTTTCTATTTTTTTCAGATAACTCTTCATTGTGTAGGTCCATGAATAAATTTCTAACTGAACTACATCCTGCTTTAGAACTATACAACGCGGCATAATTGTGTTTGTTGCTATATAAAAATCCGTTAACCATATTAATTATATTTTATGTTAATATTAAAATATTTTATATCAATATTAAAATACAATTATTATTTTGTTAAATAAAAATAAAAATAAAAAATGAAAAATAAATATAACAAACAAATATAAATGATTAAAAATATACAATTGTTGCCAATTAAACAAATGTTGCCAATTAAAAAAAATAAATCGTATCTTCTAAAGTTTGATGGTTGTAGCAAGGGTAATCCTGGATTATCTGGCGCGGGTGCAGTAATTTACAAAAATGGTGTCGAAATATGGTCCAAATCTATTTTTGTGGGGAAAAATAATACAAACAATGAAGCCGAATACAGTGGACTTATCATTGGAATGGAAGAAGCAGTTAATATGGGAATTGATTCTCTTGATGTTGAAGGCGATAGTTTGCTAATAATAAAACAAATGAAGGGAGAATATAAAGTCAAATCGGAAAAACTATTGAAATTATATATACAGGCAAAGTTGTATGAAAAAATGATAAAAGAAATAGATTATAGTCACGTTTATAGAGAGAAAAATGTTCGCGCGGATGAATTATCAAACTTGGGCTTAAGTTTTTTACAATAAAAAACAACCAACTTAAGTTTTTTACAATAAATAAATAAAAAAAACTTAATATTCAATCAAAGGAATACCAAATAATTTATTGGATTTATACTTGATAATATCAACATTTTTATTTCTTGTAGTTGTTATAAAATCATCGTGTCCATAAATATCCTGTAATAATAACCATTCAAATATTCCGCCAGTATACACATAAACATTAAAGAACCCAAGAGATAATAATTGATTATATTTTGCGTATATTTTTTCGTCATTGCAGTTGCGCCCATAAATAATAATTCGTACGTCCATTTTGCCTGATTTAATTAAACGATTAATCAAATTTTCTTCTTCTAAAGCGTTAATCGTATTTGGAAGTAAACAATCTTGTTCATTTGTATTTAGAGTATTAAGTAAAATATGCGTTTCATGGTTTTTTATTGCATGTTGAATATCTTCAAAATTTATTTTTTGAATCGACTTAGTATTTCCCATTTTATAACTTGTTATTAATAAAATATTAGAATGTATTTTTAAATCTTAAACTACCAAATATTTTAAATAATAAATAATCCACTTTTTTTAAAAGTGGAGCAAAAATACTTTTTAAAAAAGTATAGCAAAAATTGTGTTGTATTGTTAATATATTGAAAGTATAATGGTGTCAATATATTAGTTTTATTTAAAAAAACAGCACTAAATGGAGTTATAATAGTTAATATTTTGCTCAACTTTTTTTAAAAGTTGATTAGTGAAACTGGACAACAATCTCCACCTTCTCCTTCTTGATGCTCTTAATTGCCGACACAGACAATTCTTCGCGTTTCTTTCGGGTCTTTGAATTGTCGACAATTTGCTCCTTTCTTTTGGAAGTGCTGTTGCGACTATTCATGTCTTTTTCAATGACCTCGTAGTTTTCTTCAATATAATCCACGACTTTATTCTCAAGCGCCCATTTGAAAAAATTGAGTTGTCCAATGGTGGTTTCAATGCAGGTGCCGTCCTTGTAAGGAATGCTGATGCGGTCCCAGCGGCAAAATGGGTCGAAGCGGCGCTTGCTATATGCTTTCAACTTTAATTTATAGTCAACATATACTTTGAAGCGTTTAGTTTGCCCGTGTTGCTCAATGTCAAAAAGAGTAAAGTATTTTTTAGCGTAATTTGTAGCGAACCAATCAACAATACGAAGAGAAATTTTGCATTCGCCTGTAATAATTTTTAACATTCTATTTAGACATGTTTCATCTTTGTAATACTCCATTAAATTATTCATTAATAAATCATTTTGAGTTGTATATGTTTGATTTGTAGTCGTCATCTATTTATTAAATGTATATGACTTTTGTTTAAGTTATTTTTTGGTAAATACTTTTTTCACTTTTTCCACTTTTAGAAAAAGTGGAGCAAAAATACTTTTAGGAAAAGTGGAGCAAAAATACTTTTAGGAAAAGTATAGCAAAATTCACTTTTAAAAAAGTGGATATATATATAGAATGTCCAACTTCATGAAAGACTACTTTGGTCCTATTAAAAACAAAAATGCGTGTTTGTATTTTTACATTATGTCAATGTTTTCTGCGGTATTGTTCGTAACAATGATTGTTCTATTTATTTATGGAATGTTTCAAAGTAATAAACTCCCCAGTTTTATGTCAAGTTATAATTTTATCGTATTACTAATTTACACCTTTTTGGCATATTTTATTAATCGTTTGCTTAACACAATGTGTGTGAATAGTGTTCGCTAATCAATCCACCTTTAAGAAATCCACTTTTAAGAAAAGTTATGCAAAGCGAAGAGCAAAAATCTGTTTTTATTTAAAAATTATTAAGATCATAATTGTGTCCTTAATAATTTTATATTTTTTTATATTATGGTGGTGATTGTTCATTCTTCTCCCGTCCCATTGTGGTATTTTGTGGTTGTAAAAATTGATTGCTAACTGATATATCGTTTGCGTAATTACTGTTTTCCATAAAAGGATTGTAACCACATTGTTGGACTAATTCGCGTCCAGAAATTTTACTGTCTAAATCTTCTCTCTTGCTAGATTGCCTAAAATCATTGTTATAGAGTCCTTGATTCAAAATATCCCAGGTATTTTCATCGTGGTTTAACGAAATAGAATATGCGGAGTGTTCTACTTCTTTTTCAGAAACCGTATTTTGGTTTTCATAATTTGAATCAATTTCTGCGTAATTATTATTAGTAGTTTCAATATTACTAATATTATTGTTATTATTATTTGTATTTTTTTCAGGTCTTCGAGATTTTGCGTATGGCGCGCCTTTTGTCCATTTCCATTCCATCATATATTCCACTTTTTAAAAAAAAGTGGAGCAAAAAACCCACTTTTTCCACTTTTTTAAAAAGTGGAGCAAAATATGCGTAAAATAGTGCTATTTATTTTTTCTATACTTTTCTTAAAAAGTGGAAAAAGTGGAAAAAGTGGATTTTTTGCTATACTTTTTTTAAAGTATATTATTATATTATATTAACATGTCTAATCCTTGGGCAACAACAGGACTTTATCCAGCATATTTAGCAACAGATGGCACGTATATTTATTGCGCTAATTCTAATTCTAATTCAATTTCAAGAATAAGTTTAGCAAATCCAAGTGGAGATAACAATCCAATTTGGGCAACAAATATTAATATCCCAAATGGTTTAGCAATAGATGTAGCAAATGGATTTCTTTATTGTTCATATTCATATAGTAGTAATCTTTTTTATATTGGTCAAATTGCGCAACTAACTTTAACAGAACCACAACAAATTTCGTATAATTGGAAAATAATCGGTCAAGGTACTTTCCCACAAGGTTTAGCAATAGATACTGTAAATAATTTTCTTTATTGCGCTAATGCTGGTAATAGTACAATTTCAAAAATAAGTTTAACTGATGGTGTTGACCAATTAGATTGGGCAACAGGTTTATCTGGTCCACAAGGTTTAGCAATAGATACTGTAAATAATTTTCTTTATTGTAGTATTATTGATAACACAATTTTAAAAATAAATTTGACAGGTTCACCAGTTGCTACCAGTTGGTTAACAAGTGGTATTAGTAGTCCTACAGGTTTAGTAATAAACGGTGGTTTTCTTTATTGCGCTAATAATGATTTGAATACAATTTCAAAAATAAATTTGACTAATCCACAATTTGCTGCTAATTCGAAAACAGTTGATTCACCAATTGTTGATAGTAATTGGGCTGTAACAGGTCCTGGACCAACCGGTTTAGTAATAAATGGTGGATACATTTATGACTCAAATAGTAATGCTAATTCAATTTGGAAAATAAGTCTATCAACTCCCTGTTTTAATGAAGGAACCAAAATTTTGTGTTTAAATTCATTAATGAAAGAAGAATATATTCTCATTGAGGATTTGAAAAAGGGTGATGTAGTTAAATCTTATTTACACGGATATAGAAGAATTGAATCCATTGGGAAAAATTCAATGATTAATAATCCTGAGCATTTTAATTTGAGTATGTATAAAATGGCGAAAACTCCTGAAAATGGATTAACCGATGATTTAATTGTTACTGGCGGTCATTCTATTTTGGTGGATGATTTAGGAGAGTATTACGATGAAAATAAAATACGTTTCAAAGGTAAAATTCCAAAAATAGATGATAAATTCTTGTTGCTTTGTTTTCTTACAAAAGATTTCGTACAATTGACAGATACAAATAAATATACTTATTATCACTTGGTTTTGGAAAATAATGGAAACAATGATGAGAGGTTTGGAATCTGGGCAAATGGAATTTTAACGGAGACAATCAGCAAAAACCAATTTATTGAGGTTGAACAGATATTACACTTTTAGAAAAAGTGTAGCAAAAAATAAATAAAAATGTCACAAAATAAAACCAAATTTGTTTTACTTTGTAAAAAATTTAAAATCCGAATTAGGAGTTTTGCTCCACTTTTTCTAAAAGTAGAAAAAGTGGATTTCTCAAAGGTTGCTCTTAATGAGAACCAATTGTTTCGTAAAAAGAAACTTATCTTTACTTCTGCACCGTCTTTTCAAATTACACCCCAAACACGCTAAAACAAAATTGTCTCGATTATGTCCCAAATCATTGTCTATTCGGTCCACAGTCCATTGCAGTGTTTCTCTCACCATATCATATAAAATATACATATTTGCTTTGCAATAATAGCATTTGAACTCATGTTGAATAAATGCGTCGACAATTTCGGGAAACCGAATTAATTTTTCAGGAACCAAAATGTTCTTTAAAATGTCTTGCTGTTTATATCCGCCAATTTTTCTCTCTATTTGTCTTTTAATTAACTTGGAATCATAATTATCTGTTGACATGTAATTATTATTTTTAATTTTATTCATAATTTCAATTTGGGTCTCAAAATTACAAAAATCGCTGGATTCTAAATTCCATTTCAATGGTTCCACTCTTTTTTGGGGTTCCTTTTTCTCTCTTACAATTTTTTTAGTATTAGTTTTTTCGTTGGTATTTTCATTAATAATAATTATTTTTTTACTTGAATCATTATTATTATTGTCCATGACTATATAAAAGTCCGGATAATATATTTATATTTCAAACTGATATAAAAATTAAACCAAATATATATATTTTGTTAAACTGAATTAGAATTAACGCTATATACTAATATATACAATGAATACTGAAAAGTCCAAAGATGAGTGTTTAGAACTCAAAAATATTAAATATAAGACTATGCTTTTAAGTGGTGTGCCATTAAAAGAAACTAAGCAATCGAATAATATAGACAATTTGGATAAATTTTTAGAAGACGAAAAAAATACCAACAAGTCTGAACCGTGGTGTAAATTGGATAAAACTATCAAAACCAAAAAAATTGTAGACTATGTAGAGTTGTATAAAACAGAGAATTCATTAGACCAAGAAGAGGAAAAAATGTTGGTTGCCTTTTTGAAAGATTGTTTGGACAGGAAAAAGTTGCAAAGGGTAAAAGATGTAATTTACGATAAAGCAACTGGACAAATTAAAGACATTCCTGCGTTGTCCTATACAAAATCCAATAAACATTTTACGCTTAAAAATTTAGAGAAGCGTGTTTCTACTTTAAAGTCATTGGCGCCAAAAAAATCGCAAGGAACAATTAAGAATAAAGGATTGACTATAAAAGAATCTACTAAGGATAAAGATAAAGATAAAAATAAAGATGTATCTTCCGATGAGGATAATTAATTTTCTTTGGTTATGTCATTTTGATTTTTTATTAGTTTATTATATTCTTCACGGGTTATTATAACATATTCATCAACATCATTTTTTATACTTACATTTTTTATATCTTCAATTTGAGATCCAGGTTTAATTTTCTTATATAAATAATATAAACTATTACCTGAAGTGTATATTACCCAACCAGTGCATTTTACAATTACGTGTAAAGAAATAGTTGTTATTAAATCAATTAAATATAAAAACGCCATTGTTTAATTTTATATTAATATTATTATTATTTATAAAAATATTATTCAATATAAAATTAAAATATTTATTAATAATAATGAATCCATTTTTATTAATATTTTTACAAATTTTATGTTATGATTTATGGTTCTATACATCGCATATTATGCTACATTATAGAGTCCCCTATTCCAAAATACATTATAAACATCATCAAAAATCATACACTACTTTGATTTTTTGGGACGCATATGAAGGAAATCATTTAGAAAGTATTATTCAATCTGTCGGACTATTTGTCCCTTATTTACTACTGGATATTCCATTGTCCTATTTATTTATTGCCGGTTTTATTACAAATTTGCGTGGACTAATGAGACACGATGATAGATGTACATTGTTGATTGGAAATCATCATTTGTTACATCATAAATATCCAAATTATAATTTTGGAGAATACTGGATTGATAAAATGTGCGGCACGCTTTGTCCTCATACTGAGGAATATATTTATGGAAAAATCTATATTTAATATTATTATTATTTATAAAAATGAAACCGAATTATTTTTACATTTCATGTATAAAACATATAAATATAATTCCATAATTAATATAATAAATAGAATGAGAATCAACGATTTAGAATTATTAAAAGACATATTGGACAGTATTGTTCCCGATATAGAACCCTCAATCTTTGAAAAAGAAACCGATTCTGTTGATTTTATAGAATCGGTTTTGCAATTAATGGACACATATATTGAAGAAAATCCAACCGCGGTTTCTGAACCCGATTTTGAAGAAATATTTGATGAAGAAATAAGGGACCTAATCATGATCCAATTTGAAGACCAAATTCTTTTTAACGAGGATACAGAAGATGAAATTCATGAAATGATAGACAAAGCATTTGAAATTTACTATTCTACTTTTGGAAATGAAAGGTCGAATACTAAAAATCCAAATTCTTTAGAAGATGAAGAAGATGAAGACTTGGAAGAAGATTTAGAAGAAGACAATAAAAAAAAACAAAGAATCCAAGAATTACAGAATAAAATAAATAATATCAGAGCAAAACCCCAACCACCACAGAGAACACCCGAATGGTATCAATTTAGATATAATTTAATCACAGCGAGTAACGCATACAAAGCGTTTGAAAGTCAAGCAAATATAAACCAACTTATCTATGAAAAATGCCAACCTTTAAAAGTATTTGACACAACAACTAATGAAAAACCAGCGATGACAAATATAAACACAACGCTTCATTGGGGTCAAAAATACGAACCTTTATCCGTTCTTATTTACGAAAAAATGAATAATACAAAAGTGTCTGATTTTGGTTGCCTTCAACATGACACCTACAAGTATCTTGGTGCCTCCCCTGATGGAATTAACACCGACACATCTTCAGACCGATTTGGACGTATGTTGGAAATCAAAAATATAGTGAATCGCGAAATAACTGGAATACCTAAAAAGGAATATTGGATACAAACGCAATTACAGATGGAGGTTTGTGATTTGGACGAATGCGACTTTTTAGAGACCCGGTTTGTTGAATTTGAAAACGAATCGGCATTTTATGAGGACACAACAGATAAGAAAAAGGGGATCATTATGTATTTTCATTCGCCGGATGGAAAACCGCATTACATTTATAAATTACTGGATGTAATTGATAAAGAACAGATTACAAAGTGGGAAGAGGAAACTATGGAAACTAATGAGAAAACACGAATTTGGATAAAAACAATTTACTGGAAATTAGATGAAATGAGTTGCGTTTTAATACAACGAAATAAAACGTGGTTTCAAACAAATATTGGTCAAATAGAAAATGTATGGCGGATTATTGAGAAGGAAAGGATAACAGGATATGAACATAGAGCACCTAAGAAGCGCGAAAAAAAAGAGGTTCCTGCAAATCAACCAAATATTATGGATGCATTTAATCATAAAAATAGTAATAAAAGCGGTTGCCTTATTAATATTGTTAAGTTAAACTCATCAACTTAACAACATTTAAAAAGTGGAGCAAAACTTCTTATTCTTTTATAAATATTTTGAATAAATTGTGATTTTATATATTTTTAATTAAACATTTCTTTTACAGTATTATTATTATATAATTTATTTAATAAATATACAAATAAACCATTAGAATTTGTTAGAAATTTATCACACATAGTAATTATATAAATATCACTAAATAAATCTTTAATTTTTGTATCACCATCAACATCAGAATAGTGTAAATTATAAATAATTTTATCTGGAAATGTTGTAAAATTAAATATAGTAGAATTCACACAAGATGTTTTAAAAAAATCAATTGCTTCCTTACAATCTGTAGCAATATAAATTGTACTATAAGAATTAATCAAATCTTTATTTGTTTCGTATAATCCCACATAGTCACATTTATAATCAGTGTTTCTTATTTGAATACCTAAATATGGTTTAGGTAATAATAAATAATTGTTTTTACAATGTATTTTTATATTATCTAATAATTTTAATGAACAAAACATATTAAATGTATCATCACCACCACATTGATGATATACTACAACATCTTCCGATATTTCATGTGTTGGCAACATAAATGGAGTCCAATTGTTATTAGACATATAACATCTTCCTAATTCGTTTAAGTCATTACTTGTATAACGTACTGATTTTTTATTTGTTATTATATCATATAATTCTAATGGATATACTGTTAAATTATTATTTAATATAGATTTAATTATATTAATATCGTATATAATAGGACAAGATACATTATTAAATGTAAAATAATTACTCCAATTTATTTCGTAACACGATTCAGTTGTATCAAATAACAAAGTTCGATTGTATTTTGTACAGTAACAAATAGATTTAGATAATTGAGTTAAAATATCATTGAATCCTTCACACGGAACAAAATATAAATACATATATTAATAAGTTATTATATTTATTTATTTTTTTATAACTTTTCTAAAAAGTATAAAAACAATATAAATAGTATTTATTATATTATATAAAAATGGATTTTTTGAAAAAAGGTATAAGCACAATTGATAACGCAATTGAAATAAATAAGTTAAAAGATGAGCGTGAAAATTTAACCAAAAAAAGAAACAACATGGCAGATAAAATAAAAAAATATGATAGACAGATTGAGTTAAAGAATATTGTTTATTCAAATATTCAGTCAAATGAAAATACAGTTGCTGGTATAAAAGAGCATTTATTTTTAGATAATGTTGAAATTACGGATAAAACAACTGTTGAGGAGTTTTCACTAAAATATGCTAATAACCCTTATTTTATTAATTTGTTCCAACTATATACTAATTTATTGAATTCACAAAAAGTTCTATTAGCAACTTTAAATGAAATTGGTTCCATTATAAATATTGATAAAACTATTTATGAAACTAAAAAGGAAGAACTTGATAAACAAATTGAAAATGTGAATAATAAATTAAGTAAGGTAAGAACAAAACAGTTCAAATAAATTCACCTTTAAAAAAGGTGGATTTATTTGAAAAAATATATGAACCAAATAGTTATTTTTTGCTCCACTTTTTTAAAAGTGGATTAAAAAGTTGTTGAATAGTAGTTCACTCGAACGCCATTACTTGGCGGAACTGGCGGCAAAGGTGTTATAATATTTGACTTATTTTTTTTGTCTTTATAAAGCGTGCCGCAAAAATCGGCAGCCATACAATTTCCAGTGTCCGGGTTTTTATAATAACGCAAATTATTTGTCATTTGTTTATAGGAACCAACCTTAAAAATAGGATAATGCCACCATATTTTACTACCTTGATCTTTTGTCACACCATTTTTGCCGCTAATTCTGTAGGAATCTTGTATCAATACATTATTTTCAGTCAAAGGATAACCGTGGGTTTGACTAACAACATTCATATCTTCTAAATTATAACTTTGGAATCCCTCTAAAGAAAAATAGGGTTTTAATTGTATGTATAAATAGGGAACTAATGCAGCGCATATAAATAAGATTAATACGAATAAAGATGGTTGCTTCATATATATATCCACTTTTAAAAAAATCCACTTTTAAAAAAAGTGGAGCAAAAACTTCTAATTTAGTTACTATTTTTTTCTACTTTTTTAAAAAAATAAAATAAAAAAGGCTAAACCTTTCTTATTTTATTATATTATATTTTAGATGTGAATAATTAGTTTTGCTCCACTTTTTTAAAAGTGGATTTTCTAAAAGTGGTGTGGATTTATGGTCCAATATCTACGCCGAATTTGATCATGTAAAAGCAGCGAAAGCATACCATAACATCAACCAGTGAATTGTGAAGGTTTTTGGGTTCACTGCCAAATAAGTGCCTATGTAGTTCCAATAATGACGGATATTTATTATACTCTTTACCCTGACGACTAATTTTCTTAATTTGACAAATATCTACTGTCGTCTTCATTGTGCAAAAGAACTTTTTGAAATTCTTAAACTTATCAAGATAATCTTTAAATTCATCATTTTTTAGTCGCATAAATTCGGCACATACCATATTATAGTCAAACTCAACATTGTGTCCAACAATTAACTCCGATTTATCACACCACTCCATAAACTCTGCTAAAACACTATTAATTTCAACACCTTTTTCCTCTGTAATTTCTTGGGTGATTCCGTGAATATCCGAACTTTCCTTGGTAATTTGAACTCCTGGCGGCAACTTTATAATAAAATCTCGAACTGCCACTGTTTTTTTTTCATCCGTGTCATAAACAATGTAACTGAATTGAACAACATGAGGCCATAATTTAAGCGTTTCATCTACCAAATATCTTGTTCCTGGTAATCCGGTCGTTTCTGTGTCAAAAATAGTAACAAGCATATTATTATTATTATTTTTATTTTATATTGTTTGAATTTTATATAGTTATTATATTTTTACAACTTCGTAAGAAAAGTTATTCAATTTTTTATCCACTTTTTTCACTTTTTTCACTTTTGAAAAAAGTGGAGCAAAAACTACTAATTATGAATCCACTTTTTTAAAAAAAGTGGATTTCTAAAAGTTTATAAATGCCTGAAACAAAGTAAACGCCTCCTTTGGTTTATAAGTTGGCACTTCATGTCCCGCATAATGAACCGTCGCAAAAGTCAGTCGTTCACTTCTTAATGAAGAAGGAGTTCTGAATTTTGTAATGTATCCGGCAGTTTGTCCATCTACTTCCCACACTTTCCACAAACTGGAATATGAATATCCAAGATCAAATATCCATTTTTGTCCATAATTTAATCCGCATACGCCATCATCGTCGCCATAATAAATCATCATATTCAAATCAGGCGCAGACCTCGAGTCCAAAATCTTCTTATATAAGTGAACCGTTGAAAGCATCTTGTCCTTCAATTCATATTTAGTTGTTTTTGAACATTCCTCCCATACAATATTTGAATTGACATGAAGTTGCTTTTTAACCTCGTTTTGGTTCAAATATGTTGTCATATAATTATCAACGCATGGATCATATGTAGATGTAGTCAAAATATTATTATTTTTATTATTAGAAAACAGATAATTCATAAAAAATTTCTGTGATTCAGAAACACAAACCGGATAGTCTAACGCGTATGGGTTCAAATTTCCAACCTTTTTCATAAACTCAAGAGCATAAGTTGAACACGCCGAATTATTCATTAAATTCGCAGGGTCCAAACATCCTTCACCCACATATTTTTCCCACAACGGAAGTGGTAACAATTGTTTGTTATAGTATGTCTCCATTTGCGCACCAATACCACTATAATAGTCTACATATGGGTTTCCAACTGCTAAACCTTTAAACAAAATTGGATTATTTTTATCTTCGTTGTATTCAATAATTTTCAGCGCCAACTGAGGAATATAGTGACCACCATAGGATTCAGAAGTAATATACAAAGGAACTTTTTTAAGATGAGGAAATCTGTCTAAAAATTGTAAAACAGTTTGTAAATTATCTGCTGCTGCTTGGTCATCGCCAATACGGAGTTCATCAGAATTATCAGTCCAACTAAATCCAACACCAACGGGTTGCTCTAAAAACACCATGTTTACTATTTTATTCCACGCCCATTCATTGGGTTGAAGATTCAAATTTTCATCAGGATAAAAAGGACCCTGTTCAGTTAAAAATCCAATTAAACCAGAACAACCGGGTCCTCCATTTGTCCAAAAAACTACAGGTGCTGTTTCAGGATTTACCTCAGATTCAGTGAACCAATAATGAATATGTTTTCCTGTATTTGGAACTTGTAAATATCCACTAAAATGATTAAAATTTACAATATAATTTAATCCAGGCAACGAAGTAACTTGGTCACTTAACGCTTCATTTGTGTAAGCAGCAAAACTTGTAACAAAAGAAAAAAGAGAAATGAAAGATATAATAGATATTATACTCATTATAATTATATACAATATAATTATTTTTATAAGTATATTTTTTAAAGTATATAAAAATATTTGTATTATAATAATAGTAATGATACATAGAAATTTTATAACCAACAATCGAATGAATCAAATTCTAATAAATCAAAAAAAGATTAACAAAAAGAATAATAGAGAGAAAACAGGTTACTTAAAACCATCACAATATAATATTATTTGGAATTTATCGTGGTTATCTTGTTCTTCATCTTTGTATGCAATGTATAAAGGTCATTATAATTTAGCATTTATACCAGGCGGTGTTTTTTTAACATCAATTAACTATTGGAGAGAACCATCAGTATTGTCATGGCGAAGAACTTTGGACGTAGGATATGTAAATGTGGCTCTAATGTATCAGTTATACAAAGTATATATAACTAACGCACAATATGCCAAAGAATACTATTTTTTTACAGGAATAGCAACCCTTTTTTATCCAATTGGTATGTATTATTATAAAAAAAAAAAATATTGGAAACATATTATCTTTCATAGCGGACTTCATATTTTTGCCAATATTGCTAACTTTATTTTATACTCGGGATACATTTAATCCACTTTTAAGAAAAGTGGAGCAAAAAAATAGACCTTAATTTGTTTTATTTTGCTCTTTGTATTGGATAACATTTATTACACAAATTTATTAATAGTTTTGCTCCACTTTTTCAAAAAGTGGAACATATCCCAAAAGTCCTTCTGTGCCAGGTCGTAATTCCGTGTTCTTTAATTCCGTCCAAATGTTTTTTGGAACCATACCCTTTATTCGTATCCAAACTGTATTTCTCGACGAGTTCAGGATTTTCAATACACAAATCCTCTATGTATTTATCGCGCTCAACTTTTGCCAAAATAGATGCTGCTGCAATGGCGCTATATTTATTATCGCCACCCTCAATAAAATCATAAGGGATTGTTTCTATCTTGTTTGTTTCCTTATTTAGAAATGTAATGGGAATAAAATAATTCCCATCAATAAGCAAATGAGTTTTTACTGGTTCCTTTTTTTCAGTTACTTGTTTTTCATTGAACAATTGTTTCCTTACTTCCATAATGGAAGTCCGCATTGACCTTTGTGTTGCCTGTAATATATTAATTTCATCAATCACTTTTTCGTCTTCATAACTAATATAATAAGCAATTGCATTTTGCCGAATATATTCAGCAACTTCTTCAATCTTCTTTTTACTGTGAAATTTCTTACTATCTTTCATTTTAGAATGATCAAATGAATCATCTTTAGGTAAAATAACTGCCGCAGTATAAACTCTGCCAAATAAAGGACCTCTGCCAACTTCGTCGACGCCGATTTCGTAAATAGATGGGTCTTCCAAAAAACTCTTTTTAAGACAATTAATAACTTTTTTAACCTTTACTTCTTTTTTCTCTTTGTCCATAGTTTCTATCTTTTTGTCTATAGTTTCTAACTCCATATTTTCTAATTCCATAATGTTATTTTACTTAACTATATTTATATTTTTTATTATCAATTTTTTATTTAATTATTTATTTAAAAATTAAATAAACTTTTTTCACTATATAAATTATACAATGAAAATTAATTATGATATGTTATTCCTTTTTGGTATTCTAGTAATTGGACTATTAATTGCTTCCTTTTTTGGATTTAGGGAAGGGTTAACAGATAATAAATCAGGTGTTCCTACTATAAATGACATTACTGGTGGAAGAAATAGTAATCCCCAAAACCGCTATGATAATTATGACCATAATTCACAAACTTCAAGTACAATGGTTTCAGGCACTTTTGAAAGTCAAAACCCAAATGGTGGCACTATTGTAGCAAATAGTGATGATACATTAACACTAACTACTGCTGATGGTAAAACAATTATATTGTCAAAAAAAGATACAAATATGAATACAACAAAAGAACCATTTACTAACGGACCTTCTTTCACAACAAGTCCAAACACTTCGGGTAAATTTGTTACATATTATGGTCCCGATGGATTAACTGCAACCGTAATTTATTCTGATTCAGGACAGCAAATAATTCGCGTCAAAGATGCCGGTGGTATGAACACAATATACACGCAAAATGGTGTCCCTTATAATCCAAATGACCCATCTACAGCGCCGACTTCTAACCAAGGTCAACCCTATACAAGTGTTCCTTCATCAGACTATTCAACCAGTTATAATTATTCAAGTTCTTTACCTACAGGAGTACCGGCAAGTCAAATACCAGAGGGTCAAGAAGATATGTATATTTTGAAATCAGAAGTGGTGCCACCAGTATGCCCGGCATGCCCAAGTTATTCACCCACAGATACGGGTAAACAACAATGTCAACCGTGCCCATCGTGCGCACGATGCCCTGAACCGGCGTTTGAATGTAAAAAAGTTCCTAATTATAACTCGGTGAATAATAGTTATCTGCCTGTTCCGGCACTTGCTGATTTTTCAAGTTTTGGTATGTAAAACTTTTGGGTTTATAACTTTTGAGTTTTAATAATAAATATTTGAATCAAAATGATATTCAAATATTTATTTTCTTGATTTGCGAATATTTTTCCTATTTTTCATGTTTTTCTTGGTATTATTTTTTACATTTTTTTTGTTTTTTCTTGTTTTTGTAAATTTTTTAACATTTTTTTTATTTTTTTTTGTTTTAAAAATTTTTAATTTGTAAATTGTTCCGCCTTCTATTAAGTCAATATCTTCAGGTTTTTCTATAAAATGTGCTATGTTTTTTTTAGTTTTTTTACTAATTAATGAATCATATATACTTTCTATAATTTCACTACTTGTTTTTTGTAAAGATATTTTGTTTGATTCTTTAAGTAGTTGTGAATCTGTAAAAGGACTATAAATTTGTTCTATTAACCTTATTATTTCACTTTTATCTTCTTTTTCTTCATCATTTTTTATTCTACAAATAATTGGATATGTTTCTAATAAAGTTCTTACAATTGGAATACAAATATCATTTATTGGTCTTAACTCAGGATTTATAGTTAAATTGGGTATTTTAAATTGAAATGGTGGTGGCAGTCGTGAAAATAGTTGATTTAATTCTCTTCCACCAGTAGTACCATTTGTTTGTATTATTTTACCTACAGTAAAGTTGTCAAGATTTGGTGACCCAGTTAATTCCCTTATATTAGGTGTTATGGGTATATCTGTTTCAAAACTAAATATTTGTAGGCAAACATCTTTCATAGAATTTCGTAATGCAACAAAATCAGCATCATTATAATCTCTTTTAAATAAAGCATAAATTGGGTCTGTATTATTAAAATCGACAGGACTTGCAAATACTTTCCCTGCTTTATAGTCACTAAAATTTTGTGTATAGTATGTTTGTAAAAAAGTTAAAACTTTATTTACTAATACAGTTCTTGGATTAGTATTATTAGATAAATCTTCACTTGTTGTATAACGTAAATACACAGTTAAATATACAATAAGACATTCAAAGTATCGGAATATATCTTTTGAAATTTTTGGTTGTCTATTAGTAAATTGTGACTGATCTAAAACCATTTGTGTTATGTCTACTATAAAACCTCTTGTGTTTAATATGTAATAAAATTGGTCCGTTCCTTCTATATTAATTTTATCAAATAAAATATAAAAATATTCAGGGTACTTAAGTATATCAATACCAAAATAATATAAATATTTATAAGCAAAATAACTATAATCAAAATACACAACATCAAATGGGTCCAGTTTTAGTTTTGATTTAAAATCAAGTGAAAGGTCTGTACCAACTATTTTAATAATCATATTCTTAATTGTTGTCCAAGCATTTAAATTTACAGGAAATGGCGTTCCGTGTTGTCTTGATACTTCATCATATCCTAAATTTTGAATAATAATTTTTAAATCATTTAAATTTAATAGAATATTTTCTTCACGTGTATCTAATTGAGTTTTACCAGTACTTAATTGTGTTAACAAAGTTATTAAATATCTAAAAATAACCAAGACAAATGAAAAGAAAAATGCGCGGTCTTCTTCAGAAAGACCAAGACTATCAAAAAATCCTCCAGGCATAGTAAAAAATTTCCAGTCGTAATCTTTTGGTAATTCTGCCAATAGTTGTTGACTATTATTTGTTAGTAAATTAAATGCTGCTATTATTTTTGATAACCAAGCACCACCCCAACCAATTATTACAATATCTAAATTATTTAATATTGACATGAATAATGTTAATACATCTATTAAAGTTACTTTGTTATCTTGAGACCCAAAAACAGTAACATCATAATATTTATAATATGACATAGACTCGTATTTAGTTGAATTAAAAGGTTGACCATTTTCTGTTGGGTTGCCAAATTTTATTAGGTCAGACGCAAATTTTGTTTTAATACTTTCTATCAATGGTTTATATTCACTAAAAACAAAATCAACATTTTTAAAAAAATCTCTAATAAGTTCTGTAGTAACTGGGTTTTCAGCAAAAAATTGTTTAATATTATTTTCGTTATCAGTTAAAAGATAATAACTATTTTGAATACAATTTTGTAAATCTATATTTTTATCTTTATTTAATTCTAAATTATATTTTGATAACTCACATAATAAAATAGAGTATTTTTTTAAACTTTTTTTATCTATTAAAAGAACAGCATTTGTAATGCCAATTGGTAAAAAAGGATATGATTGTTGTGTTAAAGCACTACTATAAACTATGTTTATTAAGTCAGGTAAATTTGATATTTCAAAAAATATACTTTGAGCAATTTGTGGCAATAAAAAATAAAAATTAGATACAAAAAAATCAATACTATCTTTTGTATTATAAAAATTTTCTTTAATAGTTGGACTATAAGGACTAATTGCAAATATAGTATTGCCTGTATCTCTTGGAAATAATTGTGAATAATATGTTATTGCAGAAATTTTAAGTTGAATTTCACTTACTAAATTGTTAACTGTATATTTATTGTTACTAACAACCATTGACTCGCCGCCAGCAGCAGAACTACTAGCAACAGAAGTAGTAGTAGCAGAATGAATATAATCAATTAAACTGTTATTTCTAAGATTCTGACACATATTTTTAAATTTTTTTTCTAAATAAAAATATTCAGTTACTCCTTTTTCTTTTAAGATTTTTACTATTTGTAACCTTTGTTCATCGGGCATTAAAATATTTTTTTTTTTTTCAGTAAAAAAATTTATTAATGAATTTAATAAAGGTTCATATTCAAGTGGTCTAATTTTTGATAAATAATTAAGAAATGCTAAATAAAATTTATAAACATTAAAACTACGAGGAACTATTTTAATTTCAACTTCACCTGTAACATTATTTTTTTTTGATTTATCAATAGTAACACCAAACAATCTTAATAATGTTTCTATATTAGTTTCAACTCCTTGTGTTTCAGATTCTCCTTGTGACATACCAGGTTCTAATTCGGAATATTTTGTATCAATTTGTTCTTGTAAATCTTGAATTACTGCTTGTGTAAGTTTTTTTGCCCTTCTTTTTAACTGATATGTAATAAAATCTTCTCCTTCTTTTTCTAAAAAAATTTGAAAATATATCCACATCATTTGTTCAACGCTTTTATTAATTTCGGTTAATTGATTAGTTAAATCTTGAAAATTTTCACAATATGTATTGATTTTTTCTAACGCGTCTTCAAACAAAATTGTAACATCAAATTTGTGCGATTTTTTAAAACCCTCTAGGTCTTTATAGTCCAGTTTATTTATTTGTTTAAAAACTTCTATTTTTATTCTTTCAATTGTATATTCAAGAACTTGTTTGAGATTAAAAATTAACATGGGAACACGATAATCATAAATTCTATCTATAAATTCACTAGGAATAGGTTTAATCAATAAATCTTTAACAATATCACTTACATTTACATCACTAATTATAGCATCTTCAATATGTTGTGAGTCTATTGCATCATTATCTATTTCATCTTCTGTTATTTCAAACAGTCTTTGCATATAATCATATATTGACTCTTCTTCTTCTTCATCCAACATTTCATCTTTACTATTACTAGATGAAGCAGATGTAGATACAGATGCAGAAGCTTTAAAATTTTGTGTCCCGGAATCTGACATTAATTCTTCTTTTTTTTTTTCATTTATTTCTTTTTGTTTTTCTTCAGTTATATCAGATTTAAATCTGTTTAATAATTGAGAATCTAAAAATGTACATTCCTGGCAAATTGTTGCATTTTCTTTAAACTGTTCAATTAATTTATCAACTGCAATATTAACATCACCATTATAATTTTTTATAAATTCATCAAATTGTTCATTACATAGACTACACATAGTTGGTTTAGTAGCAAAAGAAGAAGATGCTACTGATGGTTTATACATTTCTTCAGTTAATTGATTTAACTTTTCAGTTTCCATATCTAATACTTTTTTTGATGGTAGTTTTTTACTTGACATAATTAGTATACTATATATTATTAATAATTTAATTTATTCTCTTAAACTAAATTATTAATCTCGTGTCTTATTAGTCACGTGTTTTAACACATTTTTTATCCACTTGAAAAGACTCAACGCGCTCATCTTGCGGAACTATTTTAATAACACATTTTGACTTTTTACCATACAATGGTTCCGTGCACCCCTTCTCTTTATTTTTGCGTGTTTTCATATTTTTAAAACTAAAAATTTTGGGTTTTTCTTCTGTGCACCGCGCTCTAAAATGTTCATATCTTTCTCTCACATCGCAATAAGTAAGACCCGATTTTTTATCCAACATTTTATTTATTAATTCATGTAAATTATAAATATACCTTGAAAACGACTCACGATTTTTCATGTCCGACATTTTAAGCGGTAAATGCCTAAAATTCTTCTTCAAATTAATTCGGCAATATTTACAAGGCAATACATTTTGTAGACTAAGAATATAGTCACGGTATTTTTTTTTATCTTCTGGAGTAGGGTTTACAGGATAATTGAAACTTATTGTATGGAGAGAATGCCAAATTGCCGGACCCCAAACAGATGTTAAAAATCCGTCACCTGAATAAAAGTCGCCTTTCTTAAATGTTCTACTTTTTTTCTTTTTAAAATTATGATTCTTTTTAGATTTGTTATTTGGTATAGTCATTACTATAATACGCATATATTTTCTTTTTTTAAAAAAAAGAAATAATATATTTAAATAGTAATACAGCATGGACGATTCAACTTCAAAAAAGATATTTTATTGCACGTTGGTTTCAATAATACTTTTAATTTTAACTCCATTAAGTAATTTAGGAGTTGTAAACATTTTTTCAAAAATACTTATTTTAATTATTTTAGGATACGCATTATTATTAAATATGACACAATTAAAAAATTTAAATATACAAAGTTCAAATAATATTTCACCACAAATAACATCTCAAATAAAAATGAATGTTGTTGGCAGTTATATATTTTTACTGTTTTTAGGATTATTGTTTTATTTTATAATCAAAAGTTTTTTTATCTAAAATAAAATAATTTAATTTTAAATATTCGTTTAATAACAATCTTAATTTCTTGTTGGATATATATAGATAATGTCAAAATATGTGTCTTTTGGTAATACTGATTTACAAAGCGGAGGTAGTGCTGGATTTATGGATACAATGAAAACAACTGTTGCTAATAATAAATTAACAATTATTGCTATATTTGCTTTTATTGGTATAGCAGTATATTTATATTTTACTTATTTGGCACCCAAATTTGCGCCTGCTTTTAAAGTAAATGAAGAGAGAAAAACCAGTGGTGGAGGTAATAAAACTGCCGAAATGTTTTTATTTTATGTAGACTGGTGTCCTCATTGCAAAACTGCCAAACCTGAATGGAATGACTTGAAAGCAGAATATGAAAATAAAGAAATTAATGGATACAAAGTGATTTTTACGGAAGTTAATTGCACAACTGAGTCGCCTGAAATAGAAAAAATGATGAATACCTATAAAATAGATGGGTTTCCAACAATAAAACTGCTAAAGGATGGTCAGGTTATTGAATATGATGCCAAACCAACTAAGGAGACAATGGAGCAGTTTTTAAATACAGTTCTTTAAATTAAATATCAACATTTTTATATTTATTATTTGCGAGCAAATTACCACACAATTTAGCAGCAATCCAGGTTCCTATAATTACCCACATATTTACAATAATATCGCCACCGGTGCTAATTACCCACCGAATGGCTCGACAATGCGGTGCGGCCGCTAAAACAGGTGACGCTAAAAATCCAAATATGCTGTTTGGTGTGCAATAATTACAATACAAAATTCCGGCAACATAATGCAGAACAATCCACATTAAATATATACCTGACAGTTCAAAGAACCATTGAATTGTCATTATTAGAGAGCTTATTATACTATTCTTATTTTCGGTTTCCATTTTTCAATTACAAATCTTTATGTCAAAAAATAAAATTTGATTTTAGTATTTCAATTTTATTTTTATTTTTTTTATTTTTTTATTTTAGTTAAAACCCTTAACCTTTACATTTCTTTTTCTTTTTCTTTTTCTTTTAATTCTTCCATTTTTTGTAGAAATTCTTTTGAAGCATTTATTCCACTGTCTAATAATTTTTGTCTTACTTCATGAGAATACAAACAATTTTTCATAACATCAACACTAATATGATCTGCTTTATACATAATTTCGTTTTTAATTTTTTGTTGTGTTGTATCCGTTTCCATGCTCCTAATAATTTTAATAAATAATCCCAATAAAAAATCAATTAAACTACTATCTTCAGTAATACTTTTACCATTTTGTATTTCGCTACTTTCGGAACTATAATCATTATTAAATCCAAGTATTTCATCTACATTCCCATTTGCTGCAATACATTTATCTAATGGATAGTTACATATTATACCTCCATCAATGTAACATTTATTTTCTATTAAAACAGGTGATAAAAATACAGGGAATGAACTGGTCATATGTAGCGCTTTAATTAAAGGCAAATCAGGGTGTGTTTTATATGAAATATCGACTCCTTCAAAACTATTTAATTCAAAGGAAAACATGTGTATTTCGATTCCATTATATTCAAAAAATTGTTTCATAGTAATTTCCATGGATATATCTTTAGCATCAAATACTGGTTTAAAACATTTTATTATTACGCTATTATCAAAAAGACCTCTTTTACTATAAGAATCCAAAACAGTATTTGCTTTAATAGGAAATACTTTATGCCACGGTCTTTTAATAACATAATCATTTAAGGTCTCCCAGTCGAATTTTAGTGAAATGAATACGCTTACAAAGGCGCCCGCAGATGTTCCATAAATAGATGTTATATTATTTAAATCTACAAAACCATTTTGCTCTAAATATTGAATTGCACCAATTGATTGAAACATTGTTGGTCCGCCACCCGAAATAACTAAATGTTTAATTGGCATAATAATAATTAAATTTATTTATTTTTCTTTTTTTCTACTAATTGATTAAATGGCAAATATATTTACTCTTGAAAATATTGAAGATTTTTCCGAAAAACTAAATATTGACGAACTTTACGAGAAAAAAAAGCAGCACGATTTAAATACTCTGACACTTTTTAATAAAATTTTAAACCGAATTCACGTAAGAATAAAAACAACTTCCAAACAAAAAGTAGATAGTCAATTTTGCTGGTATGTAGTGCCTGAAGTAATGATTGGTGTGCCAAAATATGACCAGGGTGCTTGTATTGCTTACTTGCTTGACAAGTTAACAACAAATGGGTTTAATGTTCGTTATATAGACCCAAATACCCTTTTTATTTCGTGGTTTCATTGGGTTCCATCTTATGTAAGGACGGAACTTAAGAAAAAAACGGGTATTAATATTAATGAGTATGGCGAAAAAGTTGAGGAAGATTTAGAAGAACAAGGTACAACAAGAGAGATTAAGAAAGATCCAAATGATTTAATGATGAATATTAAGGATATTAGTCAAAATCAACAAGGAAAACCACAAAAGAAAAATTATACACCTATTAACAGTTATAGACCTTCAGGAAATTTAGTATATAATGACGATCTTCTAATAAAAATAGAAGATAAATTTAGTTAGATAATTACTTAGTTCTTTAGCAAAAAAATAATTGAATAATTCAAAATTTAAAGTTGAATATTTAGAAATTTAAAGTTGAATATTTAGAAATATTTAAGTTTAATAATGTTAATAATTAAAATTATATTTTACTATTCAAAAAAATTTTTTTGTAAACTATATATATAAAATGCCAAGAAGGTCCAGAAGTAGAGGTAGAGGAAGAAGTAGAAGTAGAAGTAGAGGTGCAAGTGCAGGAATGAGTGCTAGTCAGGCCGCCGCAATGGGTCGTCAAGTTGGTATGCAAGTAGGTCGTCAGGTTGGCATGCAAGTAGGTGCTCAAGTAGGTCGTCAGGTTGGTGCTTCTGTTGGAGGACGCAGAAGAAGAGGAAGGGGAACTAGAAGGCGTTAAATTATAAATGTTGTTTAGCATTAAATATTTATTTCATTGAATTAAATATTTAGTTTAAGGATTAGGTAAAAAACTTGTATTTTGTAAAGGATTTTGAATAGGTAAAGTTGTGGTTAAGGAATTTTGATTTTGCATTGGTAATGGATTTTGCATTGGTAATGGATTTTGCATTGGTAATGGATTTTGCATTGGTAATGGATTTTGCATTGATAAGGGATTTTGTATTGATAAGGGATTTTGTATTGGTAAGGGATTTTGTATTGGTAAGGGATTTTGTATTGGTAAGGGATTTTGTATTGGTAAGGGATTTTGTATTGGTAAGGGATTTTGTATTGGTAAGGGATTTTGAAAAGGTAAATTTGTGGTTAAGGGATTTTGTATTGGTAAGGGATTTTGAAAAGGTAAATTTGTGGTTAAGGGATTTTGTATTGGTAAAGGATTAAGTCCCAACCCTAAATTTGGTTTATATTCATTATTTGTATTTGTATTTGTATTTGTATTTGTATTTGTATTTGTATTTGTATTTGTATTTGTATTTGTATTTGTATTTGTATTTGTATTTGTATTTGTATTTGTCTTATTTTCTATAGGATCAAAATTTGTTGGTTCTTCAGAAGTTAACTCATTGCTTCCAATAGGATTTCCAATAGGAACTAACTCAGTATTTAATTCAGAAGTAACACTTGATTCATTTGGTAAAATATTGTATTTTGGTTCCTCTGGTAAAAGATTTGATTCTGAAGTAATACTTGACTCCTCTGGTAAAAGATTTAAATTAGATTCTTGTGCCGATTTTTGTTCAGAAGAAAAATTACTAATGTTTGGAGTCGGATTAGGTTTTAACATTTGATTTTTATAGTCACCTAATATGGTTCTTTTTAAACTATCCAAATTACTTAACCGCGATTCATTAGTATCACAAATTTTTGTTTCAACTATTGCTTCATACAAGTAAGCACCCTCTATAAAATCCTCTTCACATTTTACATACAATTGAACAATAATATCTCTCGTCATTTTTACTTGTTGTTTTAAAATAGCGTCCGTTAATTTTGGGTGAATTCGAATCCTCTTTTCTTTTGTATAAGGGTCTACAACAGGTAAAAATAATTTATTTAGAACACCTGCAAGTTGCTGCTGTTTTTGTTTTGCATTTTGCATCATTTGTTTAATATGGTCGGCATACGCTTTAAATAATTTGTCATTTTTTTCTACACATTTGGGTTCAAATTTACCTGTGCTACAACCTTCCAAGTTACTAACACTGCTTAAAGGAATATCACTAAATTTAGTAATGTCAGGCGTCATTTCTTTATCTTTATCTGTAAAAGCGCGATAAAACATTTTTAAATCATTTTCATAATCTGTTTTTGCCGCAGGACTCATGCTATCAAATTTTCCAGTTGTGAAATTATACACATCATAATAGAGTTGCTCTAATTCGCTTATTCCAGGTTCATCGGAAAGAAAATTGGCACCCCTATCTGTATTTAAATTACAGATATTAGGTTCTAATTTAACGTCGGTTGATTCTTCTAAATCTCCAGATTCTTCTGGATCATCCATTCCAATCTTTAGTGCTTGTATTCTTTCATCACAAATATTATCATATTTTATTTCGGCAGATTTAGGAACATTATTTTTGTCAGTCCACGTCTTTTTTACAAGTTCACCATTTTGATCCTTATAAATGTAAACAGGATTAATTGTTGTTATAATAGCAGCGTATATACTTGCTATACTAACATAAAATTTAGCAATACCAATACAGACACGTCTTTTGCGAATACTCTTGTTCCTGTCATTTTTAATATCAAGACTTTCAAGATGATCTTTGGTTAAAAACATGACAACATCTTTAGTCATATCATTTATTTCTACCCCTTCTTTTGTTCTTTGTTCTAAATATTCAACATCCAATTCATTAAAATATTTGCTAACAATATCCGAAGTAATAACAACTAATTGGTCGCAATATTTTGGGTCAGATAATTTTTGTAAACTCTCAAAATCCATTGTTAAAATATAATAGGTTGCTATATAATCAACCATATCGTAAAAATTATTGAATTTTTGTGGTTCTACTGAACCGGTTTTTTTTGAAAAAACTGCTCCCATTTAGATATATTACAAAGAGAGAAAAAATATAATAAATAAAATTGAATTAAATATTTCTTTTCTATATCAAAGAAATAGAGACAAATGAATGAAATTACTTATAAAGAAAATAATTATAAAGAGGAAAAAGGTGAAAAAAGTAAAAAAAGGAAACCAGTGAATGTGAATAAAAAAGAATTATGGAACATTTTTGATAATGAAATTGAAAATGGCGGAAAGTCAAAAACACCTTTAGAGTGTATGTATAGAGCATGCGGTAACCGTGAATTTTGTGACCATTGTGAGTCCATATTGACCTTTTCCGACGAGGGATTTTTAACATGCACTAATAATAAATGTGGAGTTATATATAAAGATATTGTTGACCAGTCTGCAGAGTGGCGATATTATGGTGCCGATGATAATCAGAATTCCGATCCCACGCGATGCGGTATGCCAATTAATCCGCTTCTTGAGGAGTCGTCTTATGGTTGTAAAGTGTTGTGTTGTGGTCCAATGAGTTATGAAATGCGAAAAATTCGGCGCTATACTGAATGGCAGTCGATGCCCTATAAGGAGAAATCGCAGTATGATGATTTTCAAGTGATTACTATTATGGCGCAAAATGCCGGTATGTCCAAAAAATTCATTGATGATGCAATTTTGTATCACAAAAAAATATCAGAGCACGAGTCGTCATTTAGAGGAGACAATCGTGATGGAATATTAGCAGCATCCATTTACATATCTTGTCGTAATAATAATTCTCCAAGAACTGCCAAAGAAATAGCGCATATATTTAATTTAGATGTAACTTGCGCTACTAAAGGATGTAAAAATGCGCTGTCTATTATCAATAGTTTAGAAAAGGATATGGATAATAGTGATAAGACCAGTTTTGGTAAAACAAAACCGGAGGCATTTGTGGAGCGTTTTTGTAGTAAATTGAATATTAATAATGAACTCACACGAGTTTGCCAATTTGTTGCAATGAAACTGGAAAATGATAATGTAATGCCGGAAAATACTCCGCATTCTATTGCAGCAGGTGTAGTATATTTTATTTCACAGATTTGTAATCTAAATGTAAGCAAAAAAGATGTTAAGAATGTTAGTGAAATTAGCGAAGTCACTATTAATAAGTGTTTTAAAAAGTTGGAAAAAATGACAAATGAATTAGTGCCTGCTGTTATATTGAAAAAATACGCAACAATTCATATTTAATATACTTTTTAGGAAAAGTTTACTTTTAGGAAAAGTGGAGCAAAATTTAAGTTATTTTTGCTTTTTGCTTTGCTATACTTTTAGAAAAAGTATATTAATACAGTATTTTGCTATACTTTTTCTAAAAGTATAAATTATAATGTCTACAGAGTCAACTAAACCAGCGCCAAAAAGGGTATTTATTGTTCCATACAGGAACCGTGTTCAGCACAAATTTTTTTTCAGTAAATACATGAGTTTTATTTTAGAAGATTGTGACGACTATGAAATTTTCTTTTCTCATCAATGTGATGCACGCACATTTAACCGCGGAGCAACCAAAAATATTGGTTTCATGGCAGTAAGAGAAAAATATCCAAATGATTACAAAAATATGACTTTTATTTTTAACGATATTGACACGATTCCTTTTACAAAGATTTTTGATTACGAGACCACTCCTGGTGTAGTAAAACATTATTACGGATATAAATACGCGCTCGGCGGCATTGTTGTTATAAAGGGTGCGGATTTTGAGAAAATCAACGGATATCCTTGTTTTTGGGGTTGGGGAATGGAGGATAACTGCTTACAAAAAAGATGCGCTGCGTTCAATATTACAATTGATAGAAGCACATTTTATAACATTGGTAGTCCGCAAATTCTACAATTATTTGATGGAATTTCAAGAATCATTAGTAAAAAAGACCCGTGGCGCATGGAGCACGATAATGGTATAGATGGAATTAAAACAATTAGTAATTTGAAATTTACTATAGATGAAAAATCGGCAAATGATAGTGATAATATTTTTATTGTTATGAATAATCGAATTCATTTTATTAATATTCAGACATTTAATACATATGTGAAGTTTGAACAAGATAGTTATTATAGTTATGATTTGAGAGAACCTCAAAGAAAAATAGTAAATCCAAATCAGTTAAGAGAAACAAGAAAAACTGTTGCAACAACAGATGATTGGTCAAATATTCCTTATTATCCTACAAAGAAAGAAAGAAGAGAGCACACGGCAAAAACACTATTTTCGCAGGGAAAACAAGTTCCTGAAAGTTTATTGAAACAGATTGAACACGATAAACAAATGGAAATAAAAACAGATGTGTTTAATTCAAATATATCCGTTAAAAATAATAATAATAATAATAATGATGATAAAGAAGAGTCGGAAAATGTGTTTATTCGATTAAATGAACAAACACAAAATAATCAACAAATTCAACAACATCTTATACGACAGCATTTATTAAGACAACAGCAAATACAACAATATCAACAACAGAATAATCAAAGACCTAAGGCACAAGCAAGTGCAAGAATTAGATTGGGAGGGGTATACTAAAGCAACTTTTAAGAAAAGTTGCGCAAAAGTTATAATCAAAATGTGAATAATTAAAAGCAAATTTAAACAAACTAATACATTTTTGCTCCACTTTTTTAAAAAGTGGATTAAAAACTATATAAATACAATTATTTATATTAATATAGTTTAAAATGGAACAATTTTTAGAAGATAGTGTTACAAATATAGAAATAAAAGTAGTAAAAGGCACTATTACAAAAGAAGAAAATGAATTAAGTGACGAATATAACCTTTTTTATTGGGCAAATTTTATTCCTCATTTTAATAATAAAAAAATATTAATAATTGGTGAATGTGGTTTTGATACTGAAAATGAAAAAACCACATTTGAGTTTGATTATGATACTGAAACAGATACTATAAAAATGTATCAGCATTATCGAAAGTGTATTTGCAGTGAAGAATCATTTGAACTGTATTCAAAACATATTCGTTTCTCGAAACATAAGACTTTAGAACCACAAGTTCTACCATGGATAAGATTTCCAAGAACAAAAGATGGGATTGTCATTCCGCTTTTAATTGAGGTAATTTTGGGTAGAATTCCCAAGAAAATGATTTTTTACTAAAGCAACTTTTAAAAAAAGTTGCGCAAAAATTGTAACTAATCAAGCAAAAATTATAATAAAATTGTAGCAAAATAAAAAACAAATTTTGCGCAACTTTTCCTAAAAGTTGCTCCATATGTAAATACATTCGCTATATTCATTTTGCCTTTTACTTTTCTTAAAAGGCATAATGGTTGTTGCTGGTCCCAAAATAGGTATGCATACATCATCATATATTTCCTTATTTATATTCAAACAAAAATGACCACCTTGTTTTAAATACTTATATGAGTTTTTAATTAAAGGTTCGTAAAATTGCGCGTTCATCTCTTTTTTTGATTTATAAACCTCATTATTTGGATATTTCTCGAGAGAATAATAAGGTGGAGATGTTAAAACCATGTCGTATTCTATTTTAGAAAAATCAAATTTGGTTGCGTCCTCAAAATACATTCGAATTTTGGTATCTACTTTTCTCTCTTCATCTTTCAAAAAAGAAGATAATTTAGTATACGGTTCTTCCAAGTGTTTATTAATTTCAATACCAATGTATTCTTTTATATTTAACGCACAAGCACCAACAAGTCGTCCTCCCCATCCAGCACAAAAATCGAGCACTGTTGTTGGTTGATACTTGGCATAAATTTCCATTGCCATCAATGGTCTAAAAATATTGATGGCACTTATACAAATATTATATACTTCTTTATACACAATAAACTCATTTTTGGTCTTATTTTTATTTTTAACTTCTTCATAATATTGAAGCATATTTTTAATAAACTTCTTTTTTTTGAATTCCTCAATGTTTTCCAAAAAATCAAAAAAACTGGCATTGTATTTTCCTTTAGTTTCAAGGCGCTGGCAAAAAGTAAAATAATCAACTATATCATTACCTATGCGAGATCTAGGCGACATTGTTCCGGCGTTTTGACCAATTTGTTGAAGGTCTGTAAAATCCTGAATTGCTAAAGACTCAGTAATGTTTTTGATTTTTTTAGAAATTTCTAATTTGTTAGACAACATTATTTATACTTTGCTATACTTTTTTTAAAAGTATAAAAAGTATAATATTAGTTTATTTTGCTATACTTTTTTAAAAGTATATTAAAAGTATAAAATATGACTGAACAAATAAGTAAAATTATTTATATTAATCTTAAAAAAAGAACTGATAGGAGAGAATATATTGAAAAACAATTAAATAATTTAGGATTAGAATATGAAAGATTTGAAGCAATTGAAACACCTATTCCTGGTTTTGGAACTGTTGGTTGTGGATTGTCTCATTTAGCAGTTTTAAAGTTAGCAAAAGAGAGAAAATATGAAAATGTTCTTATTTTAGAAGACGACTTTACTTTTTTAGTATCTAAAGAAGAATTACAGAATCAACTAACAGAATTTTTTAAACTAAAATTAGATTATGATACGTGTTTTTTAGCATATAATCTTAAAAAAGATCAACCATTAGATAATGGTATTGTAAATAGAATTATAGAAGCTTGGACATCTTCTGGATATATTGCCAGTAAAAAATCTTATGATAAACTAATTAATTTATATGAATATGCTATGCCATTGTTAGCACAAACTCGCGCGCATTGGATTTATTCAAATGATCAAATTTGGAGAGAATTACAACAAAAAGATAACTGGTATTATTTTATTAAAAGAATTGGAAAACAAGCAGATGGGTATAGTGATTGTAGTAATTGTTATACCAGTTATAACTGTTAATATTATACTTTTTTCTAAAAAGTATATTTGAGTTTGTTTTGCTATACTTTTTTTAAAAAAGTATATAAAGTATATTAAATGAAAAATATTAAGGATATTACAAACGCATTTTACATTAATTTAGAATCTAGAAAAGACAGAAAAGAATATGTAGAAGAACAATTAAAATTAATAGGTATTAACCAAGTTACCCGTTTTAACGCCATTAAATTAGAAAATGGCGCCGCTGGATGTAGCATGAGTCATTTAAAATGTATTGAAACTGCTAAAAAGAATAATTGGGACCATGTTTTAATTGTAGAGGATGATATTACTTTTTTGAATCCTATGCTCTTTATAAATAACCTAAATAAGTTTTTAGAAAGACACGATGACTGGGATGTAGTTCTTATTGGCGGCAATGTTATACCTCCTTATAAAAAAGTTGATTTTTCTTGTGTCCAGGTTATTAATTGTCAAACTACTACGGGTTATTTGGTTAAGAGTCATTATTATGATACTTTAATTAAAAATTATAAAGAGGGTATTCAGAATTTTTTAAGAGAACCTGATAATAAAAAAATGTATGCAATTGACAGATATTGGTTCTCTCTTCAACAAAATGATAAATGGTTTTTAATAATTCCTTTAACTGTTACACAAAAATATGATTACAGTGACATTGAAAAAAAAAATACAAACTATACTCGAATGTTAACTGATTTAGATAAACCGTGGTTTCCAAATCAACTTTTTCCAAAAGTTGAGCAACAAACAGTGATGCAAAATGAAGAGCAAATTGAAGAGCAAAATGAAGAGCAAATTGAAGAGCAAAATGAAGAGCAAGTTGAAGAAAAACAAACAGTTTTTAAAAATAAACCCTTAAAAAAAGTTATGCAAATGCAAAGTCCTGTAAAAATGATGATAAATAATAAAACAAATACTAAAATTAATATGGTTTTATAATATTACATATCTTTAAAATATTTATGTGTATCTATGTGTAGAATATTTTCTTTAAGTAAGTCACTTAAATTAAATCCGATTGCATAGTCCTCCAAATATTCACGTTCTATATTTTCTCTCTTTGAAAGTAAATATACTATTGCTTTAAAAGAAAGAAAATAAAACCTACCACTACAATATTTAGTTTTATAGATTGGCAAATAACCGGGCAATTCAGGATGTATTTTGTTATATTGAGATAAATATGGTTGGTTTACATCAACAACAAATCCGCCATAATCCGGACTTTTTATTTGAATTAACCTACTAACTGTATCAAAAAAAATAGTATTTGAAACCATCTGGTCATCATCTGTTTTTAATATGTATTTAAATGAATGCGTATCGTCAACTGCTTTGTAAGCACCAATTACTTTTTTGGGAAGCGAATTGTAGTCATCAGTGACTTTTAAAGTCAGCGTATTAGTTTCATTATTAAATTCATAATTGGTGGTTAAAAGTTCATCTCCAATAACATGATAATATTTCAGAAAGGGTGGCAAATTAAGCAACCAAGTGGACTTTTGTTTTTCTGCTTTGTCGGCATATTTTTTACAATTAATTATCAATAGTATGAAATCCTGCTGTATTTTGTGAGACATATTTGATTATGTATTGCTTATATTTTTATATTTTTTAAAAAAAAAAGAATATAAAAATATATTTATTATATTTTTATAAATGATAACATCAACAAAAAATAGTCCGGGTCGACTATGTAATCAAATTATACGAAATTTAGCAGTTAGTTTAATAGCAGAAAAATATAATCTTGTTGTTGACTATCAAAGTAAAGATATAATTAATAATTTAGGTATTAATTTATTTAGTGGAAACAATTTATATGATAACATACAAGAATTAAATGATAACAATTATTTTTCCATTTTAAATAGTAATAATGTAAATTTTGCTTTGAGTCCAAATAACAGTCATTATCAAACAAAGGAAATAACTAATTTATTATATAAATATTTACATACTGATGTTGTTAAATCAAATATTATTGAAAAAAATCCGTTTAAAGAACGTTATAATACAAATAACAATTTGTTTATTCACGTTAGGTTAACGGATGCGGCATTATGGAACCCTGGAATTAATTATTATTTAAATACAATTAAAAGTATTAATTTTGATAATTTATATGTATCAACAGATGATAAAAATCATAATATTATAAAACAAATTTTCGAAATTTATCCTTCAGCAACATTAATTGATTATGATGAAGTTAAAACAATTCAATTTGGAAGTACATGTAAAAATATTTTATTATCACACGGTTCATTTTCTGCTATAATTGGTTATTTATCTTTTTTTTCTAATATATACTATCCACAACATATTCATACAGGTAATATAGATTATTCAAATAATATATGGTATGGAGATATGTTTAGTATAAATAGTTGGATTAGTTCTAGCACTAAATAATGCAAAAGTATATAAAGACATTACCATAATACACGTATTAATTAAAAAATGTCTGATAATAAATCCAGTGACTATTTTGGCGATGGCGAGTTCAAATTTGATTTTATTTCATCTTATTCCCAAATATATTATAAAAGTGCACATAAAGCAATCACTAATTGTGAAATGTGGAATTGGTTGCGAAACTATCAAGTAGATGAAGACCGCGGTTTTATGTTTACTCAAGGTGTCCCCGAATTAACTCGGATTAGTGAAGAAATGTCAAAAGACCCCGTAAATGACGGACATTCCGGGGCATCTTATGCTTGCACTATGCGGTCAATGCAATATATTGCAAAAAATGGATACGATGCTTTCATTCATAAATTACAAACAAATTCTTAACCAGTCATCCGGGCATAAATCTTTTGTGTTATGTCCTATTGCTTCTTGAAACCAAGTATTGGGGTAGCAAACTATTTTATTTTCGTGTGTATTCAAATAGGCGCCCCACCAACTAAATGTACTGTTTGCTATAATATTATGCTTACATGAACTCATCAATAATAATTGTTCCCAGTCTTTTAAATGTTGGGGACATCGCATAAAATTACATGTAGAAAAAAGTTCTTTTAATGAATTCACAATTTTTAAAACATCCATTAAATCATTGTCTTCACAAAAGTAAATAAGGTTGAACTTTGAGTTTCCTGTTTTTTGAATTATTTCATTCAATGCTTTTTCATAATAAGACAATTCCAAAATAGGATACACGTGAGAGAGCATTTTATAGTCACCTAAACGAAAATGAACACTTATTGTGTTTTCCAATTCTAAAACTATGTTTCCTAATGAATACACCACATTTATTTTTTGTTCTTGAATATTAAGCATACGATATATTGTTGGGAATGTAGACTCAAAGTATTTGGCACTTTGAAAGTAACCGTATAAATATGTGTCTTGTCCCATTAATTTATATTGGGGAATATTGTTGTATTGAAGTCCGTTTTCTTTAAAAATAGTGAACATTCTGTCAAAACCACTGTCTTTAATAAAAACACTATTTGTCTCTTTTATAATATGAATTTCGCGTAAAAATGGTTTTAATTTAAATAATAATGTGTCCCAATAAGTGTGCCTATAACCACCATCTAAAACTTTTGCATTTGAAAAAACAAAATAATTTGTTGTTTTTATTGAGAGAGAAATAGTAGTGAATATTTGAAATAATTGGTTTCCAAGACCACCCATTAAATTACACGCAATCATATTTTAATTATATTTGTACATTTAATTTTATATTTGTTTTTCTTAAAAATATAAAATACATAAATATTAATAATGGAACTAATATCTGTAATGAAAGAATTAAACCAATTAAATCAAATGGATAAAATAATCTCTTTTGAAAAAGATCAAATAAAAAAAATGGATGTTTTAAGTATATTTAATAATTTGAGCCAGTTTGATATATTAAGTGAAATAGATAATAATCCTGGTATTGTAGATTTAATTATTGAAAATATTAGGCAAAAAACAAATGAAAATATAAACGCGAATATAAATGCAAATAATAACGCAAATGAAAATATTGATAAATTAAATCAATTAAAAAAAATTATTCGTCTTGAAAATGAACTTAAAATGAAAAAACAAGAATTAGATAATTTTACACAAAAAAGAAAAAATAAATATTATGAAAACAATAAAAAAAATAATCCAAATATAACTATTAATATTAATAACAATTCAGATAAAAAACAAGAAGAAACCAAAAATGGTATTTTAGAGAAAAGTGAAGTTTCGGTTGAAGAAAAAATGGGACCCAGTAATAGTTTATTTAAGAAGGACTTATTTAAAGATACCAGTTTACCTGTTACAAAATTATTACCTACAAATATTAATTTACCTGTTACAAAAATATTACCTAAGGATACGAGTAACTTACCTACAAATGAAAAAATTCCTGATCCTTTGTTAAAACCTTCGTTAGTAAGTAGTCCTTTGTTGAAACCACCATTAGTAAGTAGTCCTTCGTTAGTAAGTAGTCCTTCATTAGTAAGTAGTCCTTCATTAGTAAGTAGTCCTTCATTAGTAAGTAGTCCTTCGTTAAAACCACCATTAGTAAGTCCTTCGTTAAAACCACCATTAGTAAGTCCTTCGTTAGTAAGTCCTTCATTATCAAATGTAACAGGAACAACCAGTGCTAGTCCATCTTTAGTAAATCCAAGTTTATCAAATATAACTCCGTTAGCAAATCCATCAGCATCAAGTATAACGGGAACAACTGTTATTCCATCTTTAGTAAATCCAATATCAAGTGCAAGTGTAACAGGAACAACAAATGTAACAGGAGCATCAAATGTAACAGGAGCATCAAATGTAACAGGAGCATCCAGTGTAAGTCCATCTTTAGTAAATCCAGCATCAAGTGCAAGTGTAACAGGAACAACAGGAACAACAAGTATAACTCCATCTTTAGCAAACACAAGTTCTTCTTCAAATGAAAGTATAAAAACCAAACCTTTATCAAATCCCAAACAAAGTATTTTTTCAAATTTAGGACCAGATTTTTTTCCAAATCAAAATCAAGATCAATATTTTTCTGATCGTTCACCATACTTAGAGCGTTCACTATACTCAGAGCGTTCGCCATATCAAGAACAAATGTCATATCCTATGCGTTCACCATACTTAGAGCGTTCATCATACTCAGAGCGTTCGCCATATCAAGAACAAATGTCGTATCCTATGCGTTCATCATACTCAGAGCGTTCACCTTTTTTTGAAAATCCTAATTATTTTGATAATAATAAAGATACGTATCGAAGTAGTAATAATAATAATTTAGATACATTTTTTCCATCAACAAGAAGCAGTAGTAGTAGTTTTCCTTATTTTGGAAATCAAACATATAGTCAACCATTTAAACCGCAACCAAGTATTCAACAACCAATTAAAAAAGAATATAATCAAAAGGAATATAATCCAAAAGAATATAATCCAAAAGAATATAATCAAACAAAATATAATCCAAGAGAATATAATCAAACAAAATATAATACAAAAGAATATAATCCAAGAGAATATCAACCAAAATATGATAGCAGTTCAACAAATAAAGGTCAACAGTTACAACAAGGTCAACAGTTACAACAAATTGAAAAACTTGAAAATGAGTTAAAAATGGCAAGAATAAATAAATCAAAAGAAATACAAGAAATACAAGGCAACAACAGTATAGACGAATTAAAAAATAAATACCAAGAATATTACATTAAATCTGCTGAAGAAAAAGAAGAACTAATAAAAAGTTTAGGTTATATTAACGAGTATCTTAAAACAATTATTAAAGAAAATACAGATACGGGTAAAGTATTAGATGAAGCAATAAAAGAACAACAAGAAATAGATGAATTAATAACACAGATAGAAACTTTAATTATTAAAAAATAATTATTTTAGTATTATAATAATATATAAATAATTATGTCTAGTTCATCAAAAAATATTTTTCGTAGTTTTCAAGGTTTAACAGATGAAATTACAAGATTAGCAAATCTTAATAAAGACAAATTACGACGTTTAATAGATAATAGTAATAGTAATATACTTGGTAGGTTAAGAAAAATATATGAAGATATTTCTCAAAAAATAATAATAATAAGGGATTTACAACAAGACATAGTAGATTTAAAGAGTCAAGGAACTAATTCGAGAGAATTAGTAGAAGATTTACAAAAACAAATAGATGAGTATCAAGCTCAGGTAGAAAAGTTAATGCCTGAATTACAATTTTATTATCAATTTTTAAATGATTTATCAAACATTCCAGACAATCAATTAAATGGAATAGAAAATTATGTTATAGAAATAGAAAAACTTTTGGGTATACCACTGTCTCCCGCAAGTAGTAGCAGTAGTAGTAGCAGTAGTAGTAGCAGTGGCAGTAGCAGTGGCAGTAGCAGTGGCAGTAGCAGTAGTGGGTCTTCTGCAAGTGGTATGACAAGTGGTAGTCTTATACCTCCTACAAGCAGTATGACAAGTGGTAGTCCTATATCTCCTGCAAGTAGTAGCAGCATCATTGGCAGTAGTGCTATGTCTTCTACAAGTAGTAGTCCTATATCTCCTGCAAGCAGTAGCAGCATCATTGGCAGTAGTGCTATGTCTCCTACAAGTATTTTATCACCAAGTTTATCATCCAGTTCATTACAACCACCTGTTAGTGCAGGATTAGGATTAGGACCAGGACAAGGACAAGGAGATGTCATAACAATTTCAGGTGGTAACAAATACATAGATGGAGATTATAATTTGGACAATGGTATATACATAAAAGAAGGTAAAGACGACGGTTTTGATTATTCAGTTGGTTTTTCTGAAGAAAATGGAATTTGGAGTTTTGAAATAGTAAAAAATCCTGATAGTTCAAATAATATGCCTGAAGGATATATAATTGGTATAATGAAAGCACCAACCGATATAAATAGTAGTAATTGTTATGTAAACCAACTTGGATATGTTACAAATTTTTTAAATACTGGATTTAAAATTAAAAAAACAGATTTGGAAAAAACTATAAAAATTACAAGTGGAGGTCAGGATATTACAGATCAGTTTATTCCACTATCAAGCAGACCGTCAGGACCTCTTTCAAGTAGTTCAACTGATAGCAGTAGCAATGACAATAGTAGTAGCAATGACAATAGTAGTAACAATGACAATAGCAGTAACAATGACAATAGCGACGAATATAATGTGAATGTTAGGTTTGATTGTCCTGCTAATTTTTTTTGTGGTAGTTATAATGGTGACTATAAGGCAATTTCCCCAACAATTTTACAAAAAGAAGACGGGTATAGATTGAAATTAAACGATGGATTTTTGGGTTTTAATAAAAAATGGGAATTATTAGATCCAAGTGGGGCAGTTGTTGGAACATCTAAAGAAAGCGTTAAAAATGTAGAAGATGCTAAAATATGGAAATTAAAAAGTGAAGGTAGTATGAAACAAACCAAAGAAGTAAGCGCAATAATAACAGTTACTGGTGATAGACCTGATTTAACAAAAACAACAGTTAGAAAAATAGGACCTGGACCAACATCTATAATATCAAGTAGTAGTAGTAATACTAATGAAGGAGGCAAACTTAAAAGAAAGACAAGAAAAATGTTTAAAAACAAAAAAATGTTTATGAAACGAAAATCCGCAAAATTAAATAAAATAGTTAATAAATTAATTAAAAAAATGTATCCACAAAAAGGTGGGTATTTAACAAGTCCTAATACAAATTCTATGATGAATTCTAATACAAATACAAATACAAATACAAATTTTAGTACAAATTCTAATACAAATTCTAATACATTTAATACAAAAAAAAATAAAAATAGAAATAGGAATAGAGCAAGTGGTTTAAAAAGAAAAAGTAAAAAAAATAAGAAGAATAAGAATAAGAATAAAAATAAAAAATAAAATATTTATTTTAGTTGGAATATATAGGAATATATAAATGGATAAATTACCAAATTATGAAAAAATTTTTAAACTATTACAGTTACGATTACCGGAAGTAACAAAAAAAACTAAAAAAATAGTAAATGAAAATAATGAGTTAAAAGCAGACATGGCATTTGCATCAATTGAATACGCCAAATTAGATGACGAACGTATTATTTTAGAAAAAAAAATAAAAAACTTATTAAGAGAAAATGATCTTATAATAGAAGATAATGAAAAATTAATAGAAGATAATGAAAAATTAATACAAGAAAAGGATGAATTAATACAAAAAAATAAAAATTTTAAACAACAGCAACAATCTTTAACTTCAAGACCACCACCACCACCTTCACCACCACCTTCACCACCACCTTTATCTTTAATACCTTCAAGACCACCATCTTCACCACCACCTTTATCTTTAATACCTTCAACACCTAAACCTTCATCTTTAACATCTCCACCTTCAACTCCACGACCACCTCCTCCACCACCTCCTTCACCACCTCCTTCAATTTTACCACCAGTAAAATTTAATTTACCTTTATATATAACTATAGAATGTTTAGATTGTGATAAAAATAAAATAATAATTTTACTTGGTAAAAAAAAATATTATTGGGATGCGTTTGATAGATCATATCAACAAGAAAATTCACTAACTTTATTTAAACCAAAATTTAAATTTGATGTTAACATAAAAAAATGGAAAATTTTTTTAGATAACAAATTATTTGCCGAATCAGATATTTCAGAATTTAATATAATAGACAATAATAATTGGAAAACAACAAAAGGTGAAACATTTACTTTAAAAATAACAGAAATAGATAAAAAAACAGCAGGAGGCAAAAGAAGAAAAAGAAAAACAAATAAAAGAAAAAAAATAAATAAAAAAAGAAAGACTTATAAAAGGTAAATAAATAATTCATTGATTATAATAAATAGTTCATTATAATAAATAGTTCATTATAATAAATAGTTCATTAAACCGTGTATCCCCGGATAAAACCGGCAACCTTTTGGCCACAATCCAGTAATTTCTCTTTCCTTAAGTGACGCATATTGTATTCTTGATTTTATAACTCGTTGCCTTTCCTTAAAGACCATTTTCCATTTTCGTTGAATCAACTTAATCCAAATGGTTTTTTTTATACACACGCTGTGTCCCGATGGTAAAAACAAACATTCGGCAATTTCCGGTTTAATATAATTATCAGTTTTAATTATATTTGCATAATTTTTAATATACAAATGAGGCAGTAAATTAAAAGTATTTTTTTTATACAATCTGTTAAAATACTTGGACAATTCCAGCATGCCTTCAAAATTATATACGCTTTTTATTTTTACAATTGTTAAGTAATGTATGTCTTTTGTATTTGACCCGTGCATTCTTTTATTGAACAGTTCGCATAAAACAACATTAAATCGAGTCTTACTTTGTTCATCGTTGTTGTAAATAACTAAATCTTCATCTGATTCGGAATCGGAATCGGAATCAGAACTATATTCAGAATCGTATTCATCCATTTTATAAAATGATTTATTTAACTATTAATTTATAATTATTAACTATTAATTAATAATCTTTTCATTTTTTTTTAAAAATAATATATATAAATGAACATGAACCTGAACGCATCCATTTCAAAATTTATAACAAATACATATGTTTTAAATATAGTATTCTTTGTATCCATATTAAACATTCTTGGGTATGTGATATATAGAAATTATGATGCCGTAATGTATTTTGTATTGGTAGGAATGTTGGTTGCATATTTTAGCAAAAACATGACTCTTATTTTAGGAATACCTTTAATTTTAGTGAATTTATTTTCAATTGGTAAACGAAAGGTATATGAGGGACTTGAAAATAAAGTAACTGCTGGAGAAGAAGCAGAGGAAGATGAAAAGGAATTAGATGCTGTTGATAGTATAGAAAAACCAAAAGAAGGTTTTGAAGATGAAGATGAGAAAACAGTAAAAGGCAAAACTGCCGAAAAATTTGAAGTAGGTCGTAAAAAGGGTCAATATAATATTGACTATGCGTCAACCATAGAGGACGCATATGATGACTTGAATAAAATTATTGGTGGCGATGGTATGAAGAAATTAACAGATGATTCGCAACGATTAATGCAGCAGCAAGTTCAACTTGCTAAAGCAATGGAAAGTATTGGACCTTTAGTTGAAAAAATGGCACCCATGTTAGAAAGTGCACAAGATATGTTTAGTAAAGTAGGCGGTGGAGGAGTAAATTTACAGGAAATTGTTGCTGGTAAAAAATAAATCAACTTTTGATCAACTTTTGAAAAAGTTGAGAAAAACAATCTTTTTAGTTACAATTTTTCTCCACTTTTTTAAAAGTGGATTTTTAAAAATGAATATATATTATATGGGAAAGTGTCCACCAGGTATAATATGTATTGAAAACATGTCAATGACTTTTTTTATAATTTGTCTAATTGTTTTTTGTTATTTTATTTACAGTTCAAATAAAAATTCAAATACAAATATTAATCAAAAAATTGAAGTAACAAGTCAAAGTGAAAAAAACCCTGGTTTATTTAGCGGTTGGTTTAATTATCCTTATAACAATTTACCAAGAGACACTCTTTTAGACCCTTATGCGGCACCTTTACGCGATGAAAGATATATAGTTCCACAAGTAAATATGGTCCCTCAAGGAACAATTCCAATTAATGTCTCCACAAATATAGGCGCTGTAGATACAAATTATAGACAAGTAGGAATATTAACGCCACAGAATCAGTCATCAAAGGACAGCATTTTGCCACTAATGGGGCGACCCTTGTTTGTGAATCGCGACAAATGGAACTACTACACAATAAGCAATCAGCACAATAATGTTAAACTACCCGTCTCAAAGGGCGGGCGAAGTTGCACGAATGAGTATGGGTGCGATAAAATATACAATGGAGATAGTGTTTATTTAGAAGGAGTAAATGAAGCGTATAATGTTACAGTATATGACAATGATACAATAAAGTATCTGCCCAACTTTTAGAAAAAGTTGAGCAAAATATAAATAATGGTATTAACTTTTAAACAAAAATGTAAAATTATGGGAGTTTTGCTCCACTTTTTCTAAAAGTTGATTTTTTTAAATGTTGTTGTGTAATTTAAATTACTATTTTTCTTTCTAAAACAACTCGTAATGTTTTTTTTGAAAACCTTTTTACAATTTAGTTTTTTATAAGTTTGTTTTTTTTTATTAAAAATTTTTTCTATTTTACCTTTAGTCAAATTCATGAATATAAATATATAAATAAAATATAAAGTAATTTTATTTTTATAAAATAATTTGTATAATTATATTAGATGACAAATATACAAACAGACAAAAAATATGAATCATGTGTTGAAAAATGTTCTTATAATTTTAAATACCCTAACACATATTTAAAAATAACAAACAAAGACACCTATTTGTCAATGAATTTTTTAGATACAGTAGATCAACAAACTAATATAAAATACAATAATGGAGATTATACTGTATCTGAAATAATATTAACATGGCCATCTTTACACAATTTTAATGGACAAAAACTGGATGGCGAACTTATTGTTAAACATATTTCTACTACAGGTAATAATTTGTGGGTATGCGTTCCAATAAAAAAATCAGACTATTCATCCAGTCAAGCATTATTGAATATTTTAGATGAATCAAGTAGACTTGCTAATAAACCAGATTTAGTTTTTACTTATCAAAAAGATGATTTTTCATTACAAGATTTAATACCTGTTAAACCATTTTATAATTATGTAGGAGACTATGGCACTTTAAGCGGAGATTTTATTGTATTTGATCCACTTAATGCAATCACTATTAACAGCAAGAAATTCACAGATATATTTCAAAAAATTATAAAACAAAATAACATTTTGTTAATAGGTGGGTCAATATATTATAACGACAAAGGTCCTAATTTGGAAAAATTGAATGATGGTATTTACATTTCGTGTAATCCTACAGGTGAATCAAGTGATTTAGTTGATATTACCAAATCTAAAAATAATGTTTCTTTTGGTTCGTATAATGATAACGTAATGATGTTTCTAAAAATTATAATTGGAGCAATGCTAATGTTATTTGTTTTTACATGTATTTCAGGACTTTTCAATTATTTTAGTCCTAAAAAAATAGTTAAAACTGCAACTAATGCTGTAAATACTGCAACTACTGCAGTTACAAATGCAGTTACAGTTTAAGTAATATTATTATTTATTTATTAAGTAAGTAAATAATATTTAAAAAATTATATTTTAGCAGCGTGATACAAGTTATCCAACAAAGGTTTATAAGACGGTTTTGTCATGGCAGTTCCAGTGGGAATAATAGGCGCCATTCTCTTAACCATCTCTTGTTCTAAAGTATATGGGAATTGATTCATTGCCGTGAATTGTCCACTTTTAGTTCCTTCAGAAGGTATATAATTGTCAATACCGTAATTGCCTGTTGCTACATAAGAGCGGCGAACTAAATCAAACGCAACCATCAAAGTAAGAACTGCTAATATAGGATTTGAATTCATAAACATATAAATAACAATACCAAAAACAACAATTTTGCCTACAATAGAGTCGACTACATTTGCAACTGCTTGTGGTGTTTTGTATCCCATAATAAGATAAATAATAAAAATAATTGCTAAAAGTAGCTCGCCCATGTGTTCTTTTTCAAATAAACTAGAGAAACTATTCATCGATATATATATCTACTTTTAAAAAAAGTAGAGCAAAATTATAAAACAATTTTGCTCCACTTTTTCTAAAAGTAGAATTTTTCTAAAAGTAGAATTTTTCTAAAAGTAGAATTTTTCTAAAAGTTGATTCTTCTAAATCCGTTTGTTATAATAAATACAAATCCAAATCCAAATAATACAAAAAAAGTTACTATTTTATATTTAAAATTCATTTGTTATTATTAAATAATATAAATATAAAATCATTAATTTATTAAATATAAATTAATAATGATTATTCTTTGTTACTTTATTGTATTTATTTGTCAATACTTGTATATAAATTATATTTTTAATAAACATAATCCAAAAATTATTAAATCAGTTTACAAGTATACTTTGGAAAATACTAAAAAAGAACAGTCAGCAACAATTTATAGAACAAACCGTAAATCTAAAAAAGTTATTCTTTTTTTTTCTGGCGCATATTTGCTAGAGTATCATTTTTATATTAGCAAATTAATGTATGACTTAGACTGTGAGTATGAAAGTATAATGTCCAACTATGAGTTGATCTGCTATGAAAAAACAGACAAAACCAGTTTTGATATTTACGATGATGTTTATAATTATATTTCACATTTGGATAAAGAATTAATAAAAATTGAAGAACTTATTTTATTTGGGTTTTCAGCAGGCGGTGTTGTAGCGTCCCATGTTATGGAAAAATGTAAAAATATGACTTGTAAAAAGATAATAATTACTTATGATACTCCATGGCAGGTTCATTATAATGTTGACTCTTTTAAGAATAACTGGGTTTATCGTTTTGACATCTTATTTTTTTGGAAAGTTTTTAGGGTATATTCAGACCATTATAATTATAATGATATTAAACATCATTTACAAAATAAAAAATGGTATTCAGGATCTGATGAAATAAATCAATTAATTAAAGATGTTCATAATTGCTCACACGAAGATTTTTTAAAAATGACTGAGTTTAATTTTAACCAAACAGAAGATACTAAAGTATATAATATTTATTCGCGCAAAGACATATTTGCTATTCGCGAAATAAGTGACAAGTTTGTTGATAAAAATAAAGACAAAATAATTTTTTTCAATAAAAATATAGAGAAAAATACATTAGGGCATTGTTCAGATATGGCATTTTCAACAGACTATTTAATGGATATAATGATTGTTTTATTCGAAAATAATAAAATGTAAATTATTTATTAATTTTTTTATTTTCTTTTTCTTTTTTTTTTCTACTTTTTCTTTTTCTTTTTCTTTTTCTTTTTCTTTTTCCTTTTCCTTTTCCTTTTCTTTTTCTTTTTCTTCTACATTATCAATTTGTTTTGATTTTGGATGTAAATAATTATAATACATTTCAATTACGCAAAACACGTTATATACAGGTTTAAATGCTGCGTGTCTGTTGTTTTTAACAAACTCCATAGACTCTTTAATATTCATATTATGATATTTCATAAAATAACAAGCTGCAAGTGAGCATGACCTATGCATTCCCTCCATACAATTAATTAAAACTGTTTTGTTATCTTTTATGCTATTATGTATTTGTTCTAAAACATCTGTTTGAGTAATAATATTAAAAAATTTCTTACAGTCTTTTTTACTGTTGTTTACAGAAACTCTGATAGAATTTTTACAATAATTAGGAAATGAAACATTTGGTGTGCAATTTATAATTGTATCAAATTTGATATCATGATTTAGCGCTTTTTTTCCTCCAATATACAAATAAGGCATTATAAGACTATAAATAGGTGCCATATAAAATTATATATATTTTTTATTTTACAAAAATAATAATTGTATTTTTAAATATAAAATGTATTTAAACCCAACTTGTTATTATATGTAAGCATTAAATTAATGAATACATATTTAGGACAAAAAGGATACACTATTTCTAAAAGTGAGTTGTCTGTGGAACAACAAAAAAAAATACGCGAAGATTTAACAATCAAACCCTATGTTCCCGGGGCGCCTGGTTCAACCAATCTCTCTACATTTCCTGCATACCGCGAGTCATCCAATAAAATATATGTGCCACATTATTATGGAAAAGAACATTTTGGGACTCCTAAAGAGTTGAAGATTTCTGAAGGCACAAATATTGATATTGAATTTGCCGGAAGTTTAAGGGTTGAACAGGTTCCTGTTGTAGAAACATATATTACACACGTAAATAAGAGTGGTTATGGTGGCGGATTATTGGAACTCCCGTGTGCTTTTGGCAAAACTTGTCTTGCTCTCAATATTATTTCCCGTTTGAAAAAAAAAACCTTCATAATTGTTCACAAGGAATTCCTAATGAATCAGTGGATTGAACGCATTCAGCAATTTTTACCGACCGCAAGAATAGGCAAAATCCAAGGCAAAGTAATTGACATTGAAAACAAAGATATTGTAATTGGAATGCTCCAAAGTCTCTCTATGAAAGAATATGATGTTTCAGTATTTGAGAGTTTTGGACTTACTATTATTGATGAGGTCCATCATATATCAAGCGAAGTATTCTCGAATTCTCTCTTTAAATTGGTAACCAAATACATGCTTGGTCTATCGGCAACAATGAACCGCAAAGATGGCACCACAAAAGTATTTAAAATGTTTTTAGGTGAGGTCGTTTTTAAGGGTAAAAGGGATGAAGAGAGAAATGTGGTAGTCAGAGCAATTGACTATTTTGTCAATGACGAAGAGTTTAATGAGGTTAAAACGGATTTCCGCGGTAATACAGCATTTAGCACAATGATTTCAAAATTGTGCGAATATAATAGGCGAAGCGAGTTTATTTTGACGGTTCTCTCAGATATGTTTATAGAAAATCCTAAGCAACAGATTATGATTTTGGCGCATAATAAAAATCTGCTTAAATACTTACACGATGCCATTGATAATCGCAAATTTGCGACCGTTGGATACTATGTTGGCGGAATGAAAGAGGCGGCACTAAAGTTAACAGAGACCAAACAAGTTGTTATTGCAACCTATTCTATGGCAGCAGAGGCGCTTGATATTAAAACTTTAACCACTTTAATTATGGCAACACCAAAGACAGATATAGAACAATCTGTTGGAAGAATATTGAGAGAAAAACATAGTCAACCTGTCGTAGTTGATATTATAGACAGTCACGACCCATTTCAAAAACAATGGTATAAACGCAAAGCATTTTATAAGAAAGAGAATTATAAAATAATTTATACAAAGAGTGTAAACTATGATAAGGATACTACTCAATGGCGCACCATTTTTGAACCAAATAAAAAATGTACAGATGATGATGATTCAGGAGAAAAAGATAATTTGCTTGCTGGGAAATGCCTTGTTCCTATATTTAAAAAAATCAACTTTTAAAAGTTGAGCAAAAATTAATACAAAATTAAAACAAAATTAATACAAAATTAAAACAAAATTAATACAAAATTTGCTCCACTTTTTTTAAAAATGGATATAGTATACATAATCAACAAATATATTTGTGTCATGATTTTTTAAGAAAATTTTTTTACTTCTAAATGGATATTTATATAAAAACCTACAATCAGAAAATATTTCTGTTTCATTATAATTAAAATTATCACTGTTTTCTAATAGTAATTTTTTGAAATTATTTTTTTCAACAAATTGTATCATTTTATTAATGGGTCTTACACACAATATTTTCCCTTTTTGTTCTCTTATATAATCAAAAACATAATTAAATACTAATGACTCAAATGGTATTTTTTCTTTTACAAAAGAATTAACAATATAATATGGTATTAGATTTTGAATATGTTGGACCGCATAAGTTTCATAATTATTCCATACAAATATAAATCCGATTGGAGTATTTTTAAAATAAATAATTATAACAACTATTTCACTAATACTTTCATTGCAATCTGTAGTATTTAAAAAAAAATTTGCACCATTAATTAAAACATCAAAAGGGTTCTCTATTTCTTTTAAATTTATTGGATTATTAACTCCAAGTAATTCCTGATATTTTGATATATTTTCTAATAAAAAACTTTGATTAGTTATATCATTTGTTTTAAATTCATTGAAACATTTGTTCTGAAAATTTAATAAATCCTCAAACTCTTTTCTTTCTTTTTCATTTCTATTAATATGTAAAATTTTAAACGAAATTTTGGACATAATTTAAAAAAATATTATTATTTTTACAAAAAATCAACTTTATCCACTTTTTACAACTTCGTAAGAAAAGTTATGCAAAGCGAAGAGCAAAAAAAACAAAATACACACATTATTTAAATTAATTTTTTTAAAATTATACACAAATTATACACAAATTATACACTATTTTTTTGTTATTTTTTCATTATTTTGCTCTTCGCTTTGCATAACTTTTTTTAAAAGTGGATTTAAAAGTGGATAGCAACCCTTAATATATCTTGGTCGCTCATTTGATTTAGTTCGCGCATACGCCTGCCCATAGCAGCCCTGAGTTGCGACATCTCGCACATGATTAGATGTTGCCTAATGTCATCTATTTGGTGTCGTTGGAGTAGGGTTCCGAAGAATTCCTCGCCGTCTTCTAAGACATTGTCGTCTTCTAAGGCATTCCCGTTTAAGTCTTCATCTACATTCATTTCTTCTACTTCTACTGATTGTTCATCTTCTACAACATCTTCTTCTAATTCCGCTGCCGGTTGTAAACTATAAATAAAATCTACCTGTTCATCCGAAATTTTTGTCCACGCAGGACCTGCTACATTGGACAATTCCGGATAGTTGCTCCATCTTACCGGATTGTCAAGTCTTTCTATATCCTTCAAACAAATTGTTGTTTGTCCTATGACGCCGTTGTCATAGGGTCCATCGCACGCTGCTCTACAATAATAAAGTAGGTCTCCGTTGACACATATAAAAATTATGTCATCTACACGCATGCTATTCTTACTTACCTTGTTTCCACTCATATATATTTCCTTATTGGGTCGTATATTATTCACCATGTCCATAAATGTATGGATATCGGTTCCCAACATATTTTCATTAAACTTGAATACTCTTGCCATTGTTTTAACCTAAATTATATTTTAGGGTGGGTTTTTATTTATTTTATACCTTTCTAAAAAATGGAAAAAAGCATTTCAATTTTTTTCCATTTTTAAAAAAAATGAAATGCTTTTTACAAATAAAATATTTATCATAATATAGTAGAAAAATGGAAAATAAACTTGCAGTGAGTACTGAAATTATAGAAACTTCGTCTCTTCCAAAGAAAGTTAAAAAGATATTAATTATCGAGGAAGATGAAGCAAATATAGAATTAAAAATGAATACACGAAAAAAGGTTTTAACAGAAGATTTAGGAAAAATTTTTGAAATGGCAATATGTCTATTGTATGAAATTGAATATGATGGGAAATACAAATATAGTTTGGAGGAAGCCCATAAAATTAAAGGTAAATTACATAACCTAAAAAATGTATTTCGGTTTAAAATAAAACACATTGCTAAAAATGGAAATAAATATGATTTTGTAAGTATTGATGATGATAAAATAAATTTAAGTGCCAAAACGACAAAAAAGGATGCTAAGGTTTGCCCACAAGTTATAGGACAACCATCAAAAAAAAAATTTTGTGAGTTTTTTGAAATAGATTTACTTTACAATTTAGAACAAATCAAAAACTACATTCAAACAAATGTAAAGACGTTATTAGAAATTTATGCTGTGAACACTTTTGATTGTCCTATCGTATATTACAATAAACATAAAAATATAATATTATTTGTTAAGTTAATAGAAGTTATCAACTGGTCAAAATATGACATATCATTTAGTCATATAATAAAAAATAAAAAATGGAATGAAAGTTCTTCCATTGTTATTAATGGAATTACAATTGGCGAATTTCAAATACACAATCATCGTGATTGTATTAAATTTCGTTGGTCATTTGAAAAATTATTACATTTATTTAAAGATAATTTTGAAATTGTAGATTTGACATTATAAAATTTCAAATATTTTGTCATAATATTCTTTTGATATTTCACAACCTTTAAAATTGCGTTTTGTATTTTTACAAGCGATAGCAGTAGTTCCTGAACCTAAAAATGTATCTAATATAGTATCATTTTCTTTTGAATGTTTTTTAATTAATTCTTCAAATAAAACTAAACTTTTTTGAGTTGGATGAAATCTATTTTTTCCACCTTGTAATGGATACATATAGATACCATTATCATATGAACTATTGAATGTTGGGTTGCCTTCTTTAACGCCAATCAACGCAATTTCTCTACAATTAGTTAAATAATTTACTTTGCTATTTCTTGGTTGTGGATTAGTTTTAATCCATTCAATAAATCTAATTTGTTTAAATTTATATTTTTCTAATAAACATTTTAGGTCTGTTATTTTCCATAAATCAAAGAACATAATTAATGTTCCTCCTTTTTTTAATTTTTTATAATACTCACATATAAATTGTTCTAATATTTCCATCGTAAAATCACTATCCCAATTACCATAATCAGTTTTAACACAATATTTTTTTCCGTATACAGAACCATATTTAATATATTTTTCCTTATTATTATCATCTTCTATTTCATTTTGGGTTTTATATGCTTCCCATTCATCTTCCGTTTTTACTTGTGTAATGTCATTTTCTTCATTAAACTTAACACTATTATAATGTTCATTCATACCACTATCTTTCGATATTATATATGGCGGATCAGTCAATATTAAATCAATGCTATTATTAGTAATTGTTTTCAAGTATTCCATACCAGTAATATTTTTAATATCAATTGTATTTTGTATAGTAGATGTAATTATTGTTTCTTTTTCATCGTCTTCAATTATTAGTTCAATCTTTTTTTTTTCACCTGGTTTATTTTGAAGTAAATCAATTAACTCTTCTTTATTTTTTGATTTACATTTTTTTATTCCATTTTCTTCACACTTCGCTAAAAGTTCTTGTTTTGATAATTTGGTTAAATTCATTCCTTCAATATTATAGATTATGTTGCTACTATTATCAGTCATATTATTTAACTCAATTTTTTTATTATCTAATAAAAACTCATTATATATTTTACTAAATATATAATTAGGAAAAGGTATTTGGTCTTTCACTTCTTCACTGCGCATAACTTTTTTTTAAAAGTTGATTATATTTTTTCTCCACTTTTTTTAAAAGTTGATTATATTTTTTCTCCACTTTTTTTAAAAGTTGATTATATTTTTTCTCCACTTTTTAAAAGTTGACCCAGTCCATCACAAGCACTACATTCTGTGTAAGGCATTACTTCAAGACCAGTTGAATTACAACTAATACATTTGATGCCTTCACACATTTCACAAATTTTAGGGTCTGTTTTAATTAATCCAACACCAAGACAAATTTTACATTGAACTTTCTCTAAATTAGAAACATTTACATTGCTATTATGAGACATCTTTATAATAAACTTTTAAATAAACTTTTAAAAAAGTTTAGCAAAACTTCCGAATTAATTTGCTAAACTTTAACAAAAGTTTTTTTGCTCCACTTTTTTTAAAAGTGGATTATATGATTAAAGTTGGAATCAACGGTTTTGGTCGAATTGGCAAGTGTCTTCTTTTACAGTTATTGGAAAACCCAAAATATTTGGTTACGTGTTTAAATGCTCCAAGCATTTCAGTGAATGAAATCCAGGATTATTTAGAATATGATACTACTCATAAACACGGAATTAAAATAATTGTTAAAATATTAGACGATAATACATTTCAAATAAATCATCATACAATTAAATTAATAAAGGAAAGAGACGCAAAAAAGATTGACTGGGTCTTTTTAAATGTCGATTACTTATTTGACGCAACAGGTGCTTACTTAACTGCCGAAAAATGTAAAGACCATAATGCTCCTTATATTATTATGAGTTCGCCGCCAAAAGATACCACACCTACTTTTATTTACAGCGTAAATGACGACAAATATGAAGGCGAAAATGTTATATCAGGATCTTCATGCACAACTAATTGTATTGCTCCTATGTTACGAATATTAGATGATGCGTATACTGTTAAAAATTGTGTTTTTACGACTATTCACGCCACAACTGCGTCCCAATATGTAGTTGATGTTCAAAAAAAGAGTTCGCGCTCAAATCGTTCTTTAATTAATAATATAATTCCACATACAACTGGTGCGTCATCATCCATTATAAGTGTTCTTCCTGAGTTAAAAGGCAAAATTCACGGAACAAGTGTTAGAGTCCCAGTTATTAATTGCTCTCTCATTGATATGAATATTGAATTGGAAAAAAGGGATGCCACATTATCAGACATTCAAGAATTATTGAAATGCAGTAAGTTTTATAATACAGTTTATAGTGTAACAAATAAAAATCTTGTTAGCAGCGATTTTTCTACTACTGTTACGCCAACTATATTAGATGTGAACGCATGTATTTCAATGGGTAGCGGAAAATTCAAATTATTTCTTTGGTATGATAATGAATGGTCTTATTCAGCACAATTAATTCGTATGGTAGAAACAATGTATCATTTTAACAACAAAATTAATGAGAAAAAATATTACATTGAAAATTTAGTTTTAAGAGAGAAAGGAGTAGTATGCCGATTGGATTTTAATGTTCCGCGTAACAAGGAAGGAGAAGTAACTGATGACTTTCGTGTTTATTCAGCAATTCCTACTATAAAAACAATTTTGGAACAGTTGCCAAAATATGTAATTCTTACTTCGCACTTTGGAAGACCCAAAGGAAAAGACTCTGCGCTTTCTCTCCAATTTTTAATTCCAATCCTTCAAAAATACTTAATGAGAGAAGTAAAATTTTTGGAACATGGACTAAGTGATCAAACATTGGAAAATATTAATTCTTTAGAAGGCATTTATTTATTAGAGAATTTGCGTTTTCATGAAGAGGAAACCGCATATGAAAAAGACGTAAGTGTATGTGAAAAAACAGTCAATATTTACAAAGGACTCGGTGATGTTTTTATTTGTGACGCATTTGGGTGTGCTCATCGAAAGCATTTGAGTATTTATGCAATGAAACATTTTGGAAAACCATATGGTTATGGTCACCTAATTAAAAAAGAATTGGACGCAATTAGTAGTTTAGTAAACAGTCCTGATAAAAAAGTGCTTGGAATTATTGGCGGTAATAAAATACAAGATAAGATTCCAATTATTGACTCCCTTCGAAAAATACCAGGTTCCAAAATTTATATTGCAGGGGGTTTAGCAAAACAATACAATTCAATGTGTGCTAATGAAATTGTTATGTGTGATGGTTATGGGTCATCTAATTTAGAATCAAAACCTGAATACATTTTTTCAATTGTTGAAAGCAGTCTAAATGTATATGATATAGGACGAAATAGTTTAGAATGTTTGAAACACTATGTAAAAGAAAGTGATATTGTTTTTTGGAACGGGTCTTTAGGTGTTATTGAACATGAAGATTATAAGAAGGGAAGTTTAGAACTATTGGATTTCCTTTTTCAGCAAAAAGATAAGACTATTATTATTGGAGGAGGAGAGACCGCATCACTAATTACCGATAAAACATGTTTAGGAAATGTGTATGTTTCAACGGGAGGCGGCGCACTATTAGAATATTTACAAAATAAAATACTACATAATAAGACACTTGTAGGACTTGAAATCTTTCACTTTTAGAAAAATCAACTTTTAAGAAATCAACTTTTAGGAAAAGTTGAGCAAAACAAACAATTGTAAAACAACAAAATAATTATAATTTTAACATTTAGGAAAAAGTTATAACAAATTTTTTGCTCCACTTTTTTTAAAAGTTGAACAAATAACAAATTTTTTGCTCCACTTTTTTAAAAGTGGAATATATATATATATGTCTGGAATTTTGTGGTTTAAAGATTGTTCATATAAGAACAAAAGTTTAGTAGGAGGAAAATGCTGTTCTCTTGGTGAATTATATCATTTGTCAAAAAAAATGCTCTTTTCCGTAGCAGATGGGTACGCAATTACAACAACACTTTATGACAATTTTATTAATTACAACAATTTGTTTACCATAATTGAAGACAAAATGGCAACTATAGATACTCAAAACATTCGTGCGTTAGAAACCCAGTCGAAGGAACTCCGTGATTTAATTATTAACGCAAATTTGTCTGAAGAACATACATTGGAAATTGTTACGGCATATAAAGAATTGTGTAATTTGTATCGAAGGGAGAATATGGAGGTAGCAATTAGGTCTTCTGCTATTGCCGAAGATTTGCCCAATGCGTCTTTTGCCGGTCAACAAGATACTTATTTGAATATTACTGGAGACACTGATTTGATTTTATCCGTTAAAAAATGTTTTGCTTCTCTTTTTAATAGTCGTGCCATTTCTTACAGAAAAACTCACAATATTCAGTTACACGATGTCAAAATATCAGTTGCGGTTCAAAAAATGGTTCGCTCCGATATTGGTTCAGCAGGAGTTGCTTTTTCAATTGACCCTGAGACCGGTTATGATAAAGCAATTGTTATTAATTCAGCGTTTGGTCTTGGCGAATTAGTTGTGTCGGGTGGTGTTAAACCTGATGAGTATATTTTGGATAAGCGTGTGTTACAAGACATTAATGCGGACCCAATTATTATGAAAAAGAAGGGTGATAAAAATTCCAAGATTATTTATAGTGAAACTGGTGGTGTAAAAGAAGTAGAAACAAGTGTTTCTGAAAAATTGAATTTGAGTTTAACTAATACCCAGGCAATCAATTTGGCGCGATATGTGTTAAGATTAGAAGATTCCTATTCTAAACTATTTCAGAAACCAATTGGTGTGGATGTTGAATGGGCAATTGATGGCATTGATCACAATATTTATATTATTCAGACAAGACCGGAAACAATTCATAGTAATTCTGAAAATTTGGAAATTTGTAAATATATTTTGCTTGCAAATCAAAAGAAAGACCTTTTAGTTACAGGAGTTTCTGTTGGAGATAAAATAAGTTCTGGTAAAATCAAGATTTTAAAGAGTATTGATGATTTTGAACAATTTGAAAAGGGCGACATTTTGGTGACGGAAATGACAACACCTGATTGGGAACCTATTATGAAAATTTCGTCTGGAATTATTACAAATAAAGGTGGGCGCACTTGTCACGCTGCAATTGTTGCAAGAGAGTTGGCGCTTAATGCAATTGTTGGCACTGGAAATGGCACTGAATTATTGAAAAATGTAAGTGAAGTAACGCTTTCATGTGCGGAGGGCGAACAAGGCAATGTTTATAACGGAATTTTGAATTTTGAAATTGAAAAAATTAAAATAGATAATAATTTAGAGTTGCCGGTTAAGTTGATGTTGAATGTTGGAAACCCTGAGAACAGTTTTAACAGTTCTATTATTCCGAATTCAGGCGTTGGTTTAGCGCGTCTTGAGTTTATTATTAGTAACTATATTAAAATACATCCCATTGCTTTGTGTAATTATCCAAATATTAGACCTGATCTTCGTGAAAAAATATATGAAATGATTGGCAGTCATGATAACGGTAAGTGGTATTTTATTACTAGATTGGCGCGTGGTATTTCCAAAATTGCTGCCGCGTTTTATCCCAATGATGTAATTGTGCGTTTGTCGGATTTCAAGTCAAATGAATATAGGAATTTAGTTGGAGGTGAATTGTATGAACCTGATGAGGAGAATCCTATGATTGGATGGCGCGGAGCATCGCGTTATTATTCACCTGACTATGAACAGGGTTTTGAATTGGAGTGCGAAGCAATTAAATATGCACGAGAAGAGATGAAAATGAGCAATATTATAGTGATGATTCCTTTTTGTCGAACTCCCAAAGAGTGTCAGTTAGTCATTGATAAAATGGAGTCTTATGGACTCAAACGCGGCGAAAATGGTCTCCAAATTTATTTGATGTGCGAGATTCCATCGAATGTGATTGAAGCCAATGAATTCAGTCCAATGATAGATGGCGTTTCCATTGGTGGCAATGATTTGCTTCAATTGACATTGGGTGTTGACCGTGATAGTGACAAGATTACTTATTTATCAAGCGACGAGAATTTGAGTTACAGAAGAATGATTAGTATGGCAATTAAAACATACAAGGCAAATGGAATCAAAATTGGGTTTTGTGGGCAGCAACCATCGGATAGCACGGAGTTCTGTCAATTTTTGATTAATGAGAAGATTGATAGCATTTCAGTTACACCTGATTCAGCATTGAAAACAATTAAAAATTTAGGAGTTCACCTTTAGATCCACTTTATCCACTTTTAAAAAAAGTGGAGCAAAAGTCTTATTAAAATTTAATATTTATTTAGAAATACTTTAAATAAATATTTTGGTCTATTTTTTTAAAAGTATATTTAAAAATACTTTAAATAAATATTTTGGTTTATTTTCTTACAAATATGGTTTTTGCTCCACTTTTTTTAAAAGTGGATATATTATATAATGGTCTTTTTTGTAATGCGACACGGTGAATCCGTTTGGAACAAAGAAAATAAGTTTACCGGTTGGGTAGACGTTGGATTAAGCGAAAAAGGTGAGCAAGAAGCGCTTATCGCCGGTGAAAAATTAAAAAATTATAGTTTTGATAACATTATCTTTAGTGATTTAAAAAGGACAAGAAAAACCGCAAGTTTAGTAATTAAAAATAAATCTATTTTAGAAAAAGAAAAAATTATTTTTACTCTTTCTTGTGCTGTTAAAGAGAGAAGTTATGGCGATTTAGCGGGAATTGTTAAAAGCGAATTAAAAGAAAAATACGGCGAAGAACAAATGCGAATTTGGCGTCGTTCTTATTCTGAGCGTCCGCCAGGTGGAGAAAATTTAGAAGATGTGAAAAACCGTATTGGACCTTTTTTTGACGACTTTATATTACCTTTATTAAAAGAAAATAAAAATGTTCTACTTGTTTCACACGGCAATGCTTTGCGCGCCCTTTTTGTTCATCTTGGTTTTAAAGATGAGAAGACTGTGGAACATTTTGAGTTTGCAACTGCTACACCTATTTCTATTGATGTATTTAATAAAGATTACCATTATTTAAATGATTATGAACTGATTGGTAGGCAAATTATTGATAGTCGTGGTTTTCCAACAATAGAAGTAGCGTGTTTAGATAAAGCAACAAATAAATTTATTGGTAAGGGTTCAAGTCCAAGTGGCGCATCTTGTGGTTCTTCCGAAGTCTTAGAGTTGCGTGATGGTGATTCTTCTCTCTTTAAAGGGAAATCAGTTTTTAAGTCAATTGAAAATATTGGAATTATCAATAAAAAGATTAGTTTGAACACAAGTAATTTTGCCAATTTGACAAAAGTAGATGAACAATTGAATGCAATTGACGGCACTGAACTAAAGACAGTTTTGGGTGGAAATACAACAACCGCAGTCAGTTTTTGTATGGCAGATGTTGCGTCAAAATCAGAAGGTTTGGAAATGTTTGAATATATTCAGAAACATTATGGATTTGAAAATTCTACAAGTTCTCTTCCTACTCCTCTTGTAAATATCATAAATGGCGGCAAACATGGCGTCACTGATGATTTAAAAATCCAAGAGTTTATGATTTTTCCCAACGAGTCATATTCCGTTTCTAAGAAAACCCAAATTATTTGTGAAGTATATCAAACTTTAAAGGAAATACTCGTGAAAAAATATGGAAAAAACGCAAAGAGCATTGGCGACGAAGGTGGGTTTTGTCCACCCATTTATAACGCTGAGGAGGCACTTAGTGTAATTGAAGAGTCCATTATAGCAGCAAAATACGAAGTTGGTAAGGACGTATTTATGGCACTTGACTGCGCAGCAAGTGAATTTTATAATACTGAAACTAAATTATATGAAGTAGAAAAAGATTTGCTCTTAACCAGCGACCAATTAATTGACTATTACGGGGGTCTTATTAAAAAACATCCGGCATTAAAATCAATTGAAGATGGATTCCACGAACACGACTATGAAGCATGGCAAAAGTTCACGCAAAAATTTGGCGACCAAATCATGATTGTAGGCGACGACCTTTTTACTACAAATTCTGCGTTAATTAAAAAAGGATTAGAAGGATTATGGGCAAACACACTGCTTTTAAAAGTGAATCAAATTGGCACAGTTACGGAATCAATTGAAAGCGCTAAACTGATGTTTGCTCAGGGAAAAAATGTAATAGTTTCGCATCGATCGGGAGAGACAAATCACGCCTATATAGTGGATATTGCGGTGGGTATTGGAGCAAAATATCTTAAAATAGGCAGTCCGTGTAGAGGAGAAAGGGTTGCTAAGTTCAACCGAATTATAGAGATATCCAGTCAACTTTTAAGAAAAGTTGAGCAAAATGAAGATCAAAACCCTTTTATGTAGGATGAACTCTTGATACCTCATATTTTGAAGAGGATGAATATAATTTTCCAATATAAAGTATAATAGCACACACTATAACAATAACTACAACAAGTACATCTGCGCCCATTTTATCTTATCTAAATTATTACTTTTAATAAATTATTATAAATATAATAATAATTTATCAATTTTTTCCACTTTTTCCACTTTTAAAAAAAGTGGAGCAAAAAACAGTGTGCTTTTATTAAATATATTTTAACTAAATAAGGGAGTTTTGCTCCACTTTTCTTAAAAGTGGATTTACATATCACTTTTCTTCATACTCATTAGTAAATCATACGGGTCATAACTTAATAATTCTTTTTCATCGTTTCTGTCAAATCGGTAATCTTTAATGGACCCATCATATTCCGCTTTTAAATTGGAGCGTAACTCAGGCATATGTGTAAATATAGTTTTATAGAATTGTAATAATATATCATATTTGTCTAATTTAGTGGAAGGAATATCAAACTCCAAATCGTCTTTGTAAATGTTATTATTCAACAAATTTAAAAGGATTAATAGCGACCATGATTGACAAAACACATCATCTGTAGTTGTTTGCGCGGGTTTTGTTAAACGCACAAACTTTACTTCATAGTCATTCTTTTCAAAAAACGGTTTGATTATTTCATGCGTGACTTCCGCATAATAAATACCCACAAAATTATGTTTATTTTTATTAAATGCCGGATCAATTACATACACACATTTGTTGTCATTGTCAACAATATATGACTGAAAGTGGGTTTCCATATCTTGGTCGTGTTGCTGGACATTTGTTGCGGTAAAAACCACAATGTCTTTTTTTAGTTTTATTACATATTTCAAATATTTTTCAATCTCCTTATTTTTATCTGATCTTGTTTTTCCTGGTTGGACAAAGGCGTCAAATGTTCTTATATCTTTCTCTAATTGGTGTTTTAATCTTGGATTGTAATTTAAAATTATATATCTGCGAATGCTTTCATCGCCTAATAATATTTTTATTGAATGCAATAACCAACTAATGGCGTCCGCTTTTTTTTTCCCACTTTTTTTTTCATTTGATTTTGGCATTTATATATAATAAACTTTTAAAATAAATAAACTTTTAAGAAAAGTTTAACAAAAGATAGTGTAAATTTTTAAAATATATTTGTTAAAAACTAATAAATATATTTCAATTTTAAAACTTTAAAAAAAAATAATTTTATAAAAACAAACAAAAATAGACCTTAAGGGTTTTATGTTTTGCTCAACTTTTTCAAAAGTTGATTTAGTGTCCTCTTGATGCAAATCCTTTACCTGTAAAATGGTTATAATTATCTGTGCATGTTCCTGAACCAGCATTCGCAAACCTTGTATATATTGGTGGGTTTGCTAATGCTGATGAACCAGCACTTAAGTTACCGCCAACTGAATAACTTGGAGTCATCGGTAGGTTATTTTGATATTGTGAATATCCGCCTTTTTGTGTGTATCTATTTCTTTTAGTGCGCCTTTTTCTTCCACCGGAAATGGTTGATAACCAAGCAGCAATATTATCATTATTTTTATATTTTTTTAATAATTTTTTTTTCATAGTTCTTGCTTTTTTTTTACTTTTCATCTTATATATTTTAGTTATATTTTTTATTTTTTTTTTAATATTAGTATTTTGACTTTTTCTTCGTCTTCCTCCTTTAAAAAAACTCATATTTGACACATTTCCGGATAACGCTAAAACATTATCTTTGATTCCTGATAAACCATTTGCACCACCTGTTGGAATTTCGTTACTTGAAAATCCTCCTGAATAATTTTGATTTAATTTATTAACAAAATCACCATTTACGTTACTAAATGGAGTAATTTTTGAATAACCTAAATTTGACGCTCCTGAACCTGACATTCTATCTTAATATAAACTTTTATTAAAAGTTTAGCAAAAGTTGTTTTCTAAGAGTAATAAATATATTTATATTTTGCTCCATTTTTTTTAAAAGTTGGTTTGTACCACTTTTTCTAAAAGTGGATTGGTGTCCATTTCTTGAACTTGTGATTAAATACACACTTAAACTTACATTCTTTTTCCAAGGATACAAATCGGTCTTCCTTATCATTTTCAAATTCATCCTCGTCATCACTTTCTTCTAACGCGTCTAAATTATCATTTTCCTTAATATTCCTAAAAACTTTGTTCAATAATACACTTGTTTTATAATCAGGAATTGATGCAATGCCTACATAATTGGCATATGTTTTACTTAATTCATCATACGAATATAAATGATAAATGTCATTTTGTATGTCTGGTTTAACCATTAATACTTGTTCTTTTACTCTTTGTAGAATAGGTTTACTTGGAATAGGTTTACTTGGAATAGGTTTACTTGGAATAGGTTTACTAATAAGAGTAGACACTTCTTTAACATTCGGTTTATTATAAAGTATATCCAAAATGTTAGTTTGGTTAAATTTTACAACTGGTTGCTCTACTTCTTTAGTATTTACTTCTTTAAATAAAACATCAATCGTGTTACCAACCTTGGAAAAAGGCAAAACAAGTGATCCACTTTTGTCTTTCAAACGAAACGCAATATTATGAACCCGATATGATTTGGTATTTTCAATCATTTTCATTAATTCTTCAAATTTGTTGTGGATTAGCGGCATTCCAAAATTCAAAAAGGGTTTCCCAAAAAAACCCTGATTCTTATTTTGCTTCACATTGTTTTCTAAAAATTTGCTAATTATATCAAATTTATTCAACCAAGAGCATGTTTCATTTGATAATTGTTTCCCTTTGTAATAAAAAATGTCCTCAATTGTAAAAAAATTTTGGTTCTCTAAATTTAAAAATGTCCCATATAAAATTGTATCATTATCAACAAATGGCATCTTTATAATGCGGACTTCACGAATAGATTCCTTAATATTTGAATGATTTCTTTCACCCAATTCAATTAAAAAACAAACATGTTTATTCTCAAAATTTGTAAACCAAATAAAATGCTTGGGTCCATGAGGGACTGCTAATATAAAATCAGAGCAAACTTTCTTATGGATTAATTTTTCATAAGAAAGTTTTGTAATAGGAAAATTAGATAATACAAATTGGCGTTCCATTTTTATTTATACATAACATATCAAGATGTCTTTATATACTTTATACTTTTAATAAAAGTACATCAAAACTTTTGCTATACTTTTCTTAAAAGTATATTAAAAGGTCATATACGAGTTCCCACTATTACTACTATATGCGTCTAAAGCAGAAATATTAGTAGAAAAATTATCTGGATTTGCTTGTTTTTTCAAAAAATTCTTCAATTCGTTTTTCATTGAGTCCGTATTTATTTTTGATTCTTTTTCTAATTTTGGTTCTAATCTTGGTAACAAATCATCGTCTGTATATTCTATTTTAAAATCTAAATCATTGCTGCTAATATTACTGCTAATATTGTTGTAAGTATTATTATTATTTTGATTATTATTACTACTATTATTGCTATTTATAATATTATACATATTTTCATATTTTTTGGATGGGTTATTTACTAAATCTTTTATTTTAGGAACTGTTAAAGTTGATTTGAAAAAATTTATTAAATAATGGACGACAAATATAAATATTATTGATATTAATGTTGTTTGAATAACCCAAGATAACATATAATAAAATACAACTTTTTTATTTATTTATTTACGAGAGAAATATTTATAATTCTATAAATTATTTATTTATAGTATATAAAATATTTTACCAATAAACAATTTAAACCTATGGCAAAAATAAGTATAAAATGTCTTCTTTAAACGTTATCATTATTGAAAAAACCGGAGTCCCAAAATCTTTATTAATTAAAGAATTCAATGAATCCGATTTATTCAAGAAATGTGGGTTTAAAAAATCCGAAGATTTTGTTAAACAAACTGAATGGAATATTAAGTTAGACGGCAAAAAGTATTATGTAAGTTTATATGCCAAATCAGATGGTCGCGCCAATAGTGAAAATAAGTATGATTTTCCTCCACCCGTAGATAGTAAACTGTTTTTTGGTAGTTGCGCGCTTGTTGCAAAAGTGAAAAATGATGAGTCTAAAAATGTATTTACTAATTTAACCATTGAATTGTGGACAAAAATGTATGAAAAGTTGTTTGGTGGGTTTGAAGACATTGGTGCTACTACTTTAGAAGATGATAATGAAGAGGATGAACTCGAAAAAGTGCCAAAGGATAAAAAGACAAAGCACGGATATTTGAAAGACGGGTTTGTTGTAGACAGTAGCGATGCTGATGAAGATGAAGATTATAGTGGGTCGGATAGTGAAAGTGAAATAGAAAAGGGTAATAATTGCAATGAAAATTCGGATGATGATGAGTTAGAAGTTGAAGACATTGGATCGGAGTTAAGCGAGGAAGAGTATGATTATCCACTTCCACTTTTAGAAAAAGTGGAGCAAAATAATGAGAAAAATAATGAGCGAAATTAATATATTTGTATAGTATATATGTCAAAAGAAGAAGAACAAATAGAACAACAAATTTTTAAAGATGCTGATGTTGACCCAAATGCTCCAATTAACACTCAAATTGATGATGAAATTTATGCAATTTCTAAAAAAAATGCAAATGCCGAAGCACTTCATAAAATTTTATTAAAAACAAAAAAAATTCACAAAGAAGCAACTGGAAAAGGTGGAAGAAGAAGTAAAAGATCTAAAAGGTCTAAGAAATCTAAAAAAAGAAAATCAAAACGAAAGAAAATGTAGAAAAATTTTGCTCCACTTTCACAATTTCATAAGAAAAGTGGATTTTTTTAAAAGTTGATATATATATATGTGCTACAGTGTTGAGTCAAGTTTAAAAACATCAGGTGTTTCATTGGTTGCAATTATTTACTTAATATCAAGCGGCATACCTAAGTTTCAATATTTAGGGGTTGTTTTAATTGGATGGTGTGCAATGCAATTTTCAGAAGCGTTATTATGGATGACAGACCCACGAAAATGTACATTAACTAATAAATTGCTTACTATTTTTTTAATACCTGTGGTCTTACTTTTACAACCATTAGGAAGCGTTTGGGGTTCCTTGTATGTAGCACCTTGGAAAGAAAATAAAGATTTTATAATTAACTTTACTATAATAGTTACAGTTGCATCATTAGTTTTCCGTTATATGGTTGTTCCTTATTTTTTTGAGTCTAAATTTTGTACTATTATTACACCATCAGGTCATTTAGATTGGCGAACATCTAAAAGAGATTTTTCACAAGGTCATTCTTATGTTATATTATATAATATTTTTTGGACACTTCTGTCTTTGTATCCTCTTTTCAAATTTTGGAAAGGTGACAGGTTATGGCCATTTTGTATATTACCAATAGTAGGTTTAATTTATGGGTTTTCTACTGATGCGCCTGAAAGTGTATGGTGTAATATAACAAGTTATTCAAGTTATAGTGGAATTATTATACTGTTTTTGTACAAACACGGTATTAAAATAATAGATTAAATCCACTTTTTCCACTTTTTTAAAAAGTGGAGCAAAACTACGTTTAAAAAAAGATGGAGCAAAACTAAAATATTTATTTATATTATGCGAAGAATGATTGAAGATTATGATAATGGTAATGGTATAATTTATCAACATAACAATATACATAGACCCAATCAATTTATACGCAAAGATGACCCAAGGTGTTTTATATATTATGAATTAAATGATACAACGCCTATTTCAATTTATGTCGACATATGGAATTGTGTTACCACAGTGCCTCTTGGTTCAGGACGAATATTGATGAAAGATTTTTTTGAATTTATGAAAAAAAAATCTGATGGTGAAATTGATAATAATACCGTTGTATCATTAACACCAATGCCAGATATTATAGAAAATTCAAGAATATCAAAAGAAAAAAGAACACTACCAAATTTGATTGCTTATTATAAAAGTATAAATTTTGATAATGAATATGTTAAGGGAAAAGATTTGTATTTAAGTGGAACTATTGGAAATATAATTGATGGTATAAATAATTACAGAAAAAATGGAGTTGCAGGGGGAATAAGAAAAACCAAAAGAAAGAAATCCACTTTTAAAAAAAGTTATGCAAAGCGAAAAGCAAAAAGAAGAGCAAAAAGCAAAAGATATAGAAAATAATAAGCAAAATAATTAATAAAAGTAGCGCAAATTTGGCTCCACCTTTCCTAAAGGTGGAAATAAAATTGATATTGATTTAAATACAATTTATATATATAAATCAATAATGACGACATTACGCAAAGTAGAAAACCCCGATTCATTTCGTTCTAATATCAAGAACAAATTAAATGAAATTATTCAAAATGAAAAACATAGCAGTAATTTAGAAAAAGGAATATTTAATTACTCCCTAAAAGAAGCAACCAGTAAGCGAATTGTGAAAAAATGGGACAACCCATATTTTGTCCAAATTTATGTCGACAGGTTATGGAGTATCTTTTCCAATTTGAAAAATAAGGATATCTTGGAACTAATACAGTCAGGCGAAATTCAGGCGCATACTATTGCATTTATGTCTCACTATGAGATGCGTCCAGAAAAATGGGACAAACTTATTCGCGCCAAAAGTGAGCGCGATAAGAATAAATATGAAGTTAATATGGAAGCGGCAACAGATACTTTCACATGTCGCAAATGTAAATCTAAAAAGTGTACATATTATTTACAGCAAGTGCGCAGTGCGGACGAACCTATGACTTGTTATGTAACTTGCCTCTCATGTGGTAACAGATGGAAAACAAGTTAAAATTATATTTAAAAATTTTATACTTTTTCCAAGAGCATATTCTTGTCAATTATAACTGATTTGGCAATCCTACTAATTATTTTTTCTTCTTTTTCCAACTTAGTTCCTTTTTCGCCTCCTATTTCACCGCCAAATGCTTCCATATAAATCTTATTATATTGCGTTGTTTTCTTTGAATCACTTTTGACGCATTCAGGATACATGTCCCGCCAGGTGTTTACCATAGAAATATTTTTGTCTCTTACATATCTTACAAGATCCCTCATTTTTTTCAAATCATTATCTTCTTTTTCCCATTTATCTTGGTCTTTAATGTACATTGTTTCTCTCTTTGCGTCACAACAATGAACCGGTCTTTTTTCTACATCAAGTGCTTCTAGATTCTTTATAATAATATTGGAAATACCATCAACAAATCCAACTTTCCCTACATTCTCAAGGTCAGATAATTGAAATGTTAAAGAATTTATAAATTCACTCATGTTCATTGCATCCTTACAAGTTTCATTTAAGAAAAACTGTAGGTTAAAAGTCTTATTATGAGAATTTGTATTATTAGTGTTAATATTTGAAATGTTATTTGTTATATTATCTTTCTTAACAAATTCCAAAATTAAGTTTTTAAATTCTTTGTTTTCACTAATTAAATATTGTATTAAATCATCTTTGCTGTTATTTTCTTTTATAAGTTTATCATTTGTTAATTCAAAAATTGAGTTTTCTTTTTCTTCTAAATTAATATTTTCTTTTTCTAAAATTGTATTTTGAATACATACCTTTTTATGTTTCCATAATCCTGAATTTGTCATAAATTTTTTACCACATTCACAATCAAAAAAGTAAGTTTTTTTTAAGTTTTTTAATTCGTTTTGATTTCCTTCAACCATACTTAAGTGTTTTGGTCTTAATATGTGTCTATCCCAATCACATTTCATATAGCATTTAAAGTCACAATTATTACAAAAAAATCTTGGTAAGTTTTTTTTAAGTTTTTCTTTTTCCTTAATTTCCATATATTGGAAATAGAAAAAAACTTTAAACTATTATATTTATAATAATTTAAAAATTATCGTCACACAAATATAATTATTTTGTTTGTATCGAGATGCTAATTTTCAATTATGGTCTTAATTGTTACAAATTTGTAAGACTTTTTAGGTTTTTCTGTTTTTGGACATTTTTAAAATGTCCATTTTTCACTTTTCTAAAAAAGTCTTGGGAAAAATAATTAAATATTTTATAAGAGTTCTTTAAATTAGTTTTAAAATAAAATATATAATATGTTTTCATATTTAAAGAAACTATTCACGCTTATCAATTACAACTGACTTCGCAATCCGACTAATTATTTTTTCTTCTTTTTCCATCTTAGTTCCTTTTTCACCGCCTGTTTCACCACCAAAGGATTCCATACAAATCTTATTATATTGCGTTGTTTTCTTTGAATCACTTTTGACGCATTCAGGATACATGTCACGCCAGGTGTTCACCATGGAAATATTTTTGTCTCTTACATAGCGAACTAATTCTCTCATTTGTTTCAATTTGTCATCCTCTTTTTCCCATTTATCCTGGTCCTTAATATACATGGTCTCCCTTTTTGCGTCACAACAATGAACTGGTCGTTTCTCTATATCAAGTGCTTCCAAATTCTTTATAATAATATTGGAAATACCATCAACGAACCCAAGTTTCCCTACATTCTCAAGGTCAGATAACTGAAGCGTTAAAGAATTAATAAACTCGCTCATATTCATTGCATCCTTACATGTTTCATTCAAGAAAAACTGTAGGTTAAAAGTCTTATTATGACTGTTATTCGTGTTATTAATAGTATTATTTGTTATATTACTATTATTATCCTTCTTTACAAATTCCAATATTAAGTTTTTGAATTCTTTGTTTTCACTAATTAGATATTGTATTAAAGCATCATTGCTGTTATTTTTATCTTGTATTACTTCATTATTACTCAGTTCAACATTTGTATTTTTACAATTTTTTTTATGTTTCCATAATCCAGCGTTTGTATTAAAACATTTATCACAATTTTCACACGTATAATTTGCCATTTTGCCCTTTTTTGCCCCTAAATCATTTCCATACATTTCCATTGAATGCTTTGATGTTAAAAGATGTCTTTCCCAACTATATTTTTTACAGCATTTAAAATCACATTTTTCACAAAAATAATCATTCGCCCCATTTTTGCCCTTTTTTGCCCCTAAATTATTTCCTAAAGCTTCCATATATTGGAAAAAGAAAATATTTTTAAATGCTTTTTAAAAAAAATTACAATCACAGAACCAAAATTATTTTTTTTGGGTTGACACGCTAATTTTAATTTATGGTCACAAATGTTGCAAATTTGCAAGACTTTTTGGGATTTTCTGTTTTTGGACATTTTTAAAATGTCCATTTTTCACTTTTCCAAAAAACTCTTGGGAAAAATAATTGAATATTTTATAAGGGTTCTTTAAGTATCTTTAAAAATATATAATTATTTTCAATTTAAGAAATAAAAATGAATACTTTTTATAAATATATAAAAAGTATAAAATATATAAATTAAGATAAATGTCACAAACTAATCCATCTGATGACAATTCGTATAAATGTGCCGCGTGCATTGGCATATTTAAGGGTGACTCATTGGAATTCTATGAATACAATGGCGAAGACGATTATGAAGCATATTGCAAGTCGTGTAATAATAAAAATATAAATAATCAAAAAATAGAAAGAGAAAAATTAGATGAAGAATATGCGTTTTATATTGAAAGGATAGTAGTTAATACAAAAGAAGATTTTGTTCGCAAATATTGTTATGTGAATAACTATGATGTAATGTTTGAAGAATTTGAATATGCCAAAGGTAGTTCTGATTCTCATAATATTCTGGAGGAAATACAACGCCGTTTTATTGAAGACATTGCTTCCGGCAATTTTGAGGGAAAACAAGAAAAGATAATGGAAATTGCGAAAAGAATAAGCAAAAGTTTAATTTATAATTAATATTGCCTATAATATAAATCATCATCGCGCAACTGTGATTTTATTAAAGATGAATTATTTAACAAATTTTTAATACAAATACAAACAATAAAAATTGTCATCATACCTAAACTATAACAAAAAATAGACCTCTTGCTAATAATTTTTGGTTCTTGATTTTTTTGTATGTATAAAGGCAATAAATCATCCTCGCTACCATTTCCACGTTGAAATTCCAAAAACTGCATACTCATTTTAATATAATAATTAAATATATTTAAGTGTCTTTAAATAAATTATTTAACTAAAATTAAAATAGCAAGAACAAAAACAATTAAGATGCAACCCCAAAATGCAAATAAGTCTAAATATGATTTAATTCGCTTTTCAATAAATTCCTGATTATTAAATTCGGCATCATAAATATACTTCTCCAAAATTTCATCTGGAAATTCTGGTGCCACTTTCCTGATAAACATCTGATACTTTTTCTCCTTCAACTCATTTTCAATAAATTTTATATCCTGTTCATTGCCTTCTTTAAATATATGCGGACTTGTGCTGCTTGTCATTCTTGACCAGTCTGTAATATGGGTTACAGAACATACAACATTTTTCAGTTCATTATATGCCTCCAAAATAATTGCAAAAAGACTTTCGTTGGCAAGTCCGCCTTGGCATATTGTTGTTGTAATGTCTCCTTTCAAATGAAAATACTGGATTATTCGTCCAACATCTGCTTTTTTTAATACAAACCACGGGTCATTTGCCAAACGCAAACCTTCGGGTAACAGTGCCAGGTTTGCACGTTTATGAAACTCTATGTTCCACCACGCTTTTTTCCAACTCATAATGGTGTTATTATAATTATCAAAAAAAAGTTTCCTGAACCGCTTAGGAGATATAATAGGACAACAAGAGTCTGTTAAAAGGCAGAACCACTGGTTCTTTGTATCAGCATGAAATGCGTGTGCTAATATAGATATGTATGCTGGAATTACGTGGAAGTAACTTGTTTTCATAATTTTTTCTTGAGGTATTGCTCTTTCTCTTATCCAAGTAGAGTGGATTTTTGTAATGTCTTTATAATAAAAATAAACATTAACAATGTCTTTGTTATAATCGATCCATTTGCGCCAAATATGCTCCTTATTTAAAATATGATCGTAACTAATGATAAAACATAACGCTACTTTCATTTATTTCTTACTACTTAAATATCAAAAATATATTTATATTCTTTATCAATATATTTTCATTTTTATTTTTATCTTGAATTTTCAAATGTATGAATGTTTGAAATAAGGACTTCATATTCTTCGTCGTATATTTCAAAACTTTTTTTATTGTCATTAAAATTATCAATTTTATTATCATTAACATTATTATCATTAACATTATCATTGTAAATAGATTGATTTATATTTTCATATGAATTATTTTTAAATTTTGATGAAATATAAATATAAATAGTCCTAAAAAATTTCATAATATCGATCATATTATACTTATTATATTTATATTTATTATTTTTAAACCTTTAGACAATTAAATTATAATTTTAATATAATACAATTACATAAAGAATGGATAGTGGACCAATGATGATAGTGCACGCCTTATTAATAGGTTTTTTATTATACCTTTTTATGATTTTTGTACTTGGTCAAACAAAAATTGTTGCTGAAAGTCGAAGCATATTATTGGGTGCGATAGTATTAGTTTATATGATGTTATTTGGTCACGGGTTACCAACTTCAATAAACAGAAATATATTTTAAACTTTTGTAACATTTAACACAATTTATATTTTTGATGCTCTACATTATTATATCCAATGTTAACCAATTCTTTCCCATCATTAAAATTCATCATATTGTAACCAGTCAGTAACTCAGGTTTTACAAAAAATTTATTTATCTCTCCAATAGGATTTTTACACACCTGATTAATTGCCGCAATTGGATTATTGTAATTGTCCATAATAATTTGAAGAGTTCTTTTCAACATGCTTTCCAAAGACGAAATGGGTTCTCCATTATATATAGAACTTTGCGAAGGAGTAATGTATGTTATATTTATATAGGACCCATCGTGCTCCACTTGTAGCAGTTCATTACTGAGTGTGCCGCCATCCGCATACATACTGCCTTTATAAGTAATTGGAGGAAAAAGACCAGGTATTGCCGATGACGACATCATAAGCAAAACTTTGTCATTATTATCGCGATTGTCCTCAAAAGCAAATACATCTACATTTCCAGTATACAAATTGGTTGCGCCAATTAGAGTATGAACAACGGGTCCATTTGGCATATTATCAACAATTTTCGTCAACATATTGTAAAGTGGTTCAGTATTGAAGACAGAAACGCCTGTAAATGGTTCCAATTTATATACTAACCGGTTTCTAAGTCCGGAATATAGTGCCTCTCCCGATTTAATGCCGGTTTGAAGGTCGCTAAAGTAGGACATGTATCCCGAATTTAACGCACCTGCTGAAATGCCAGTATACAAGTCGTAATTGAGAGTATTACCAGTTTCATATAGTTTTTTAAGGATACCAATTTCAACCGCACCAAAAGCGCCGCCGCCGCTAAATGATAATTGGTTTAACGCAGTTATTTTTGTTGGAGTAAATAGAAACAAAAATAGGAGTAAAGAGAGAAACATTGTATAATTATATACAATGTTTATATTTAAATATTTTCAATAAAATAAATTAATATTTTCTGTATTTTCTTGATTTCTTGGATGTAGTAAACTTATTTTTAAAAGTTTTACGATTCAAAATCTTTCTCTTTTTAGAAAGACTCTTAACCACAAAGGTTTTAATCGCATCTTTGTTTGCTATAATAAGGTCAATAATATTTCTATAAAAATTGCGAAACTCAGACCGATGACTTTTAAGGGAATCCAAAGGAAACCATTTAATCTGCGTTTTTTCGAATATTTTGGTATCCCTTATAATTTTTGGGTTTAATTTTTTCTGTAAAAAACGCTGATTATTATTATAATAAATAGGGAGACTTGGGTCATATTCCATAGGAAATAAATGAGCGCGATAAGTGGTGTAACCTTCAGACTTAAAATCAACGTCAAAAGTCCCGTATTTTGACAACATTTTTTTAACATCTTTTTCATTTCCTAAAAAACCAGTCATCTCCTCCATACCTTCTCTAGATGCGGTTTGAATATAAGATTCGCCTTTGTCAGTGCCCCCGCCAAAGTCACTCCATCCTGGATTTTCATCAATGTCTCTCTCTTTACCAAATAATAGATACACTTTTCCATTGATAACAGTTATTGGTAAAATACTTCCTCCCATAGATTAAGGGAATATTTTTTTTGAATTAAAAAAAATATTTGAAATAGTAATGGAACCATTTACTAATGAAATAGATATTAATGAAATAGATGATAATTATATAGACCCTGAAATATTTTTATTAATTGGCAATTCACTTGTTGTTGATTATCAAAAAACAAAGTCAGAAGAAAATTTATCAATTATAAAAGAACAAGAAAAAAAAGAACAAGAAAAAAAAGAACAAGAAAAAAAAGAAAAAGAAAAAAAAGAAAATAAAAGAGCAATTCAAATTTTACAAGAAAAAATAAAAGAATACGAAGAACAACAAAAATCAAAACAAAAAAATAAAGGACTTTTCTCAAATTTATTTACAACAAAAAAAGATTTATTTAATGAAAATTTGGAAACAGAAAGATATTTTTATAATAAAACGCTACTAAATCAACTAATCAACTTTTGTAAAAGTTGAGCAAATCCACTTTTACAAAAGTGGAGCAAAAGTAGTATTTTAATATACTTAATTTTTAATCCACTTTTATACAAATAAGATGTTTTTGCTCCACTTTTTTCTAAAAAGTGGATTAAAAGTGGACTATCTCCAAGTCCCTCAGATTCCAATACTCGCATCCTCCCCCCGGAATAGGTCTTCGAATTACAAACGGAATTTTCTTTTGCTTTAGTTCTAGTTCTGCAATAATATAACTGTCCACAATATTTTCAGGCACTTTTACAAAAGGTCTTGAACCACACTCAATTTGCTTAGCGCGTTGACCCAAAATTCGTGCTCGTTCATACTTTGTTAAGAATGGTATTGTTTTATGTAGGTCGTCAATAATAATACCATTCTTATCTTTTACTACATGCGACATAGCAGCAACTTCTTCATAATTATGAATAATACATTCTGGGTGAAATTCATTAATATAAGACTTGTTAATATCTTTATTAAATTTTTGTAAATAATTTTCATCCTCATCTTCTTCATCTTCATCTTCATCTTCATTTTCATCATAATTCATATCAAATGAATTATTCACATTTTGATTGCCTAAATTAACAGACTGCTTTCCCTTGGTTTTTTTTCTTGATGGATCTTCATCATCATCTTCATCACCATCATCATCATCTTCATAATCAGATTCTTCGTCACCTTTTCCATAACCAACTCTTTTTATTTTTGAAAAATCATCTTCATCTTCTTCTACTTCTTCCTCTTCTTCTACATCATCATCAGGTAATTCATCATCATCATCTAAATCATTATCCTCCTCACCTAATTTATTATTTAATGGATTAATATTTATTTTTTTGGTAATAGGAGTATTATCTACCGAAGTGTCAGAATCACTTCCATTTAAACTTTCATTATCGCTTTCGTCACTATCACTCATTCTTTATTATAAATACTAAAGATAGTTTTAAATAATTATAAATCAATTTTATTTAAGAATTAATCGTCTTCTTTTCTTTCTTTAAAATAATTCAGAATATCTTCTTTAAATTCATTACAAAATTTATCAGTTGGAATTAAAATACTAAAGTCGTCATATTTCAAATAATCTTCAGGATTAAAATTATATTTAGTTAATATATTGTTTCTTTCAACATATTTTCTTTTTTCTTTTGAACCGTGAAAATAATGTTTTATAACACCAGGAACATATCCTAATCGCAAACTATGCGCTTTTTTCTGCCATTCTATCATACTATTATTATAACCATCAGTGTAATTTTTATTAAATTGTAATTTATTAATAAATGACAGTGCCATTATATAATCACCTGAACCAAGTATTGCTTTATCATATAACCCTCCAATTTTGTCATATGCTTTTCTAGTAATAGCCCATGCGTATCCTGGATGCCAATAGTTAATACCTCTTTCTTTATTATTTTCTTTCTTTTTTGAGTAACAATATCCAAAACTATTAAAGATATTTAAGTTTTGTCCATTTTTATTTGTGTCACACGCATGACTAAATATTTGAACAACATCTTTACAACCATTTAATATTTTTAAAGTATCTAAAACCCACGAGTTACTTTCAAATTCAATATCAGCGTCAATCCACGCAAATGCTTTCCAATTAAATGGTAATAAATTTTTAACACCTAAATTTACCATGTTTTCTTTATGCCACAAAGGTGTATCTGTTTTAATTTGTAAATGATTTTTATTTTTTTTATTTGTAATAATAAATTTTTGATTATTATATATCATTTCAACAATAAATAAATTAACATTATCTTCTTCTTCCTCAATTCTTTTAACAAATTCTTTTAACAATATATAACGTCTTGCATATAAGCAAGGATTGGATATTACAATAATTACATTTAATTTTTCCTCAATTGGTTCATTATTTTTTATTGCATATTTAATATCATTTATTTTATAATCAATATTATCAATTTCAATATTATTAATAATAGTCATTTATATATTATTTAATTATAAAAAAAAATAATTATATTATTTAAAATCCATTTATTTTATTTTTGATTTTCGCTTCGCATAACTTTTTCAAAAGTGGAATTATTTATCATTCATATTCCAGACTGTGTCGCATGTAGAACATAAATATACATATTTCATATTAGTATCATCATACCGAATATAAATGATCTCCCTTTCTTTACCCTCAGTATTAGTGCCGCAGTCCGGATTTGGACACAAAATTTTGTTTACTCTTGGCAAAGTGGGATCTAATTTAGTATATTTATTAATAATATGCTCATAAGACAAAGTTGTTTTTTTTATTTGGGTTCTTGAAACACATACATTTTCACTGGCAAGTAAACTATCTTTGTTACCACAGTGCCTACAATAATAATCTAACTGATTGGTATTATCAGTATTGATTTGAATATAATACATATTTTGACAAACAGAACAGAAGTGCATTTTTGATATATAATATACAATTAAAATATATATTTAATTCAATTTTAATTTAAATTTTATAAAAAATAAAATTAATTAAAAACCAATGTATTTTAAATAAATATTATATACTATCCATTAATTTTTTACTATTTTCCAATTTATTAACTAAATTTTCATAATCAAGCGTAATATTCATCAAATATAAACTGGTTTTTAATACTTGTGGACTAGGATTTTCAGCAAACAACTTTTGAGAAATCTCCAATAATTTATCATAATTTTTCAAAAAATGTTCCTTTACAAAAGGATAAAATACATTAAAAAAATCATTATAAACTCCTTCTTTTTTTGTAACAATATCACAAACCGCAATATCCAAATTTGCATAATCAATTATTTGATTGTAAGCGTGAAAATCACGATTTACAGAGTTTACACCTGGTTCATTTAATAGTGGGTCTTTGCAAAGTAAAGTGCAAAGCGACAATAAAACAGATGTAATTGACTGACACGATGTCCACTGGTCTCCGGCCCAAGTATTTAATAAAGAAATACACACTTTTCCACATTTATATAAATTTGGATTAAAACGCACATTGTTTCCATTTGTATAATAAACTGCTTTGGGTGGACTATGAGGGTAATCGTGCGGATAATTTAATTCAAAAAAATAGAACCCTCCAAAATAAGGCGTGTCTTCAGGTCCAACAATCATAGCATAACCCTTCATCATATCAGATTCATCGTGAACATAATAAATACCATTGCTTGTGAGCGGATTTTTAATAATTTGTTTAACATCTTTTAATAACCGATTTATAGTATCTCTAGATATAACTTTACTCATTAGTATATTAAATACTGTGCAAATATATTTAAACCATTTTACATCTTTATAAATTTAAATTTTTTAATCCGGATTAAAAATTTTAAATTGTTTTTAATTATTTAAAAAATTGATTTATAAATAAATTATTATTATATATTAATAAACAATGATAACAATGTCAACATCATCACAATATAAAGATTTAAACGAATTTTTATCAAAGCATAATGCGAAGAATGATAAAAGTCAGGATTCCACACATACAAGAATTCCTGACAAGGATATGAATATATATCCTGGTTCATATGTAATACCAAAAGACGAATTGCCTGTATTTTATAAACTGTATTATGATAGTGTTTTTGAAAAAAGCAGAAAAGAATATTTAACTGAAAGACAAATGGACAATGGTTCCAGTCCTTTAGCAGTTGATTTTGACTTCAGATATGACTATGAAGTTGATAAAAGACAGCATACAAAGGAGCATGTTCAGGACATGATTCTTGTTTATTTGGAGGAATTAAAAAATTATTTTACTTTTGAAAAAGATAAACCATTTGACATTTATATTTTTGAGAAACCAAATGTAAATCGTCTTGTCGACAAGAGTTTTACAAAAGACGGAATTCATATGATTATTGGATTACAAATGGACCATGTTATGCAGGTAATGCTTCGTGAAAAGATGATAAGTAAACTGGCGGATGTTTGGGAATTACCGTTTGTTAATACTTGGGATAAAATTTTAGACGATGGTATTAGTAAGGGGACTACGAATTGGCAAATGTATGGTTCAAGAAAACCTGGTCACGAAGCATATGAGTTAACACAGCATTATGCTATTACTTATGATGTTTCGGATGGAGAGTTTATGATGGATGAACTAAAAGCGTCTGATTTCAATTTAAAAAACAATTTTTGTAAGTTATCGGTTCAATATGAAGGCAATCCCAAATTTGAGATGAATGAAAAAATTAAAGATGAATATAATAAAAGGTCTGAAAATAGAGGACTTAAAGTTAAGAGGTCAAGTAGTAAAGTTAAGATGAATTTATTGGTTGAAGATGATAGTGGAGACGGACAAAATATTTCTTTGAATGATATTACAAACAAGGAAATACTAAAAAAAGCAATTGATAATATTATGAGCACATTGTCTCCAATGGAATATTATGTTAAAGAGACTCATGAATATACACAAATATTGCCTGAAAAATATTATGAACCAGGGTCGCATTTATTAAGTAGACAAGTTGCGTTTGCTTTAAAGCACACAGATGACCGTTTATTCTTATCATGGGTTATGTTAAGAAGTAAAGCGCCTGATTTTGATTATAGGACAATTCCAAGTCTATTTCACGATTGGAAGAAATATTTTAACGCAGTGAAAGAGGGCGTTACAAGGCGTTCCATTATGTATTGGGCAAAACAGGACGCATTTGATGATTATTTGAAAGTAAAAAAGAGCACAATTGACTTTTACATCGAAGAGTGTGTTGGAAACAGCAATGAGTATGATATTGCAAATGTGCTATTTCAAATGTATAAAGATAAGTATGTTTGTGTAAGTTATGATAAAAAAGGAGGTTGGTATATTTTCAAAAATCATCGTTGGGAACCCGATAAAGGTCTCAGTTTAAGAAAGGCGATTTCGGAACAAATGTATATTATTTTCAGTAAAACTCGCGACGAAGTTATGGCAGAATATACTAGAACTACTGGTGATGAAGAGCGTAAGGAGTATTTACAAAAGAAATCGACGCTTATTTTGAACATAATGAATAAATTGAGAAAAACCAATGATAAAAATAATATTATGCGTGAAGCGTCAGAGTTGTTCTTTGACAAGGATTTCATTGCAAATATGGATACAAATAAATATTTGTTGTGTTTCAATAATGGTGTGGTTGATTTCAGAACAAAAACATTTAGAGATGGTTATCCTCAGGATTATATTACTAAGACAACCAATGTTAATTATAGTGAGTTTAATACAAAGGATGAAGAAATGTATAAAATCAGTTTGGATATTAATACATTTATGAATAAATTGTTTCCTATACCTGCGCAAAATAAGTATATGTGGGATCATTTGGCATCTTGTTTGATCGGAACTAATAAGAATCAGACTTTCAATATTTATCACGGTTCGGGTAGTAATGGTAAATCAATGTTGGCAGATTTGATGTCGCATACACTTGGTCAGTATAAGGGTGTTGTTCCAGTGAATCTTATTACAGACAAGCGTGTATCAATTGGTGGAACATCGGATGAAATCATGAAATTGAAGGGTATTCGATATGCTGTAGCGCAAGAGTTAACAAAAGGTATGAAATTGAATGAAGGTATTATGAAGGAACTCACTGGTGGTGACCCAATTCAGGCTCGTGGACTGTATTGTGAAAGTGAGACATTTTATCCGCAGTTCAAATTGGTTATGTGCACCAATAATTTGTTCGATATTGAGAGTAATGATGACGGTACATGGAGGCGTATTCGGCGTGTAGTGTATCATTCTAAATTTGTGGATGAAACTGTTTTGGACCAATATAATGACTTACCCTATGTTTTTCCAAAAGACAAATCCTTGGAGGAGAAGTTGCCAACATTTGCTCCTGTATTTGCGTCGATGCTTGTAAAGCGCGCATTTGAAACTGATGGTATTGTAGCAGACTGCGAGGTAGTTTTGGCAGATTCGAATAATTACAGAAAGGGACAGGACCATATTGCGGCATTTGTTGCTGAAATGATTTGTAAAACTGATAATCAAAAGGACAAGGTTAAGAAGGCCGAAATTGCGAATCAGTTTAAGTTGTGGTTTCAAAATGAACAAGGGTCAAGAAGAACACCAAAAGGAGAAGAATTGTATGAATATATGGATAAGAAATTTGGACCACATAAGTCAACTGGGTGGCACGGTATTAAAATTGTGTATCCGGATATGTCTGATGATATTAATGAGAATTTTTAGATAGAATTAAACAATATAACAAGTATAATATTTACTTTTATAATGTGTAATATTATATAAATTATTAGTAATAATTTATATAATAATTAATATGTGTAATCAAAATTTTCATTAATTAATTTATCTATTAAATCATCATCTTTTTTAATTGAAAAACAATTTGACCAAAATTTTAAGTCATCATAAACTGTATGCCAATATTCATCATTTACTTTAAATAATTTTTTTGTTCCTATTCTATAAGTATCAAATCCATTTTTTGATAAAAAGTCTACAATGTCTTTCATAGGATTTTTTATTCCTGGACCTCTAATATCATCTAAACAATCACTACACTCAAATATAATATATTTTGTTTTAGGTAAATATTTTTCAAATCCTTTAATTACATTACTATCATTACCTTCAGTATCTATTTTAATAAATTTAATTATAATATTTTCATCCATAAATTCATTATCTAAAACATCATCTAATTTTTTTACATTAACATCACATATTTTTACACCTCCACTTCTTAGTCCTGCTATTCCGTTTCCTGTATTATTAATATTACTATCTTTCCAGTTATAAAAAGAAGTTGTTGTAGTTTCATTTGAAATGCAATGTTTAAATAATTTCAAATTTTTGTCTTGATTTATTTTTGGTTCTAATTCTAAAATATTTACTGGATTTGGTTCAAAACATAATATTTTTTTATTTTGTTCCATACAAATATCATTTATATGATGTATATAGTCACCAACACATGAACCAACATCAATACCAACTATTTTATAAGTATTATCTTTAATATTTGATATATATTTTTTTAATCCAATTAATAATTTTTCGTGTCCGTTTTCACCATAAAATTCATTTTTATTATTAAAATAATATTCTGCTAATTTTAAATAATTCATTTATATGTTACTAATACATATATAATATAAATTTAACGAATATTAATTCTAAGCAGTATTATTCACTAATTTTCCACGCAAAATCATCACGTCATCAAACACAATTGGTTTTTTTCCTTTTTGTTGATGAACTAATTTTGCCATGTTAGTAGCCAATAATAAATTTTTTAAGTCCTCGCTTTGAGTAAATTTTGCTTTTCTTGCTTTACTTTTTGCTTCATTGTCTCTATTTCCAAAAAAATCTGGGTCTACTTGAACATCTAACGGTCTTAATAATGTGCCATTATATTTTGCCTCCTTGCTTCCAGCCGCCTTTGCCATTGCTGGGTCTTTTGCCATTTCCTTTCCATAATCAAGAGAGAAACTTAAATAATAATCAGGATTCATTCTTTTGAATTTTGATGCTTGGTAATAATGTTCAACACTTGACCACTTATGGTCATCTAGTAGAAACGGTTCTACCCAATAATCAGACAGTTTTTTGCGCCATTGTGGTATAGATGCCAGTTTAGTGTATTCTTTAATTTTATCATTGGTTATTTTTTCTCCTGGACCTTTTCCAGGAAGTGGTTTATCTCCTGATTTTGAATAAAATGAAAAAATAATATCGTCATCATATAATCCTCTTAATTTGGATTCAGAAAGGTCATCATAATATTCTTCTACTCCTTTTCCTTTGTCAGATCCCGATTTTTTAATTGTTTTTTTGAATTGTTGAAAATCAGGAATAATAGCAAAAGTTCCCGTTTCACCTTCCAAACATTTTTCGGCAATTTTTTTCTTCAAATCATATGGGAGTTCACTAAACTTAAATATCATCTTATCTTTATAACCAACTAATTTATAGTGACCACCAGTAAAATCTTCAATAATATAATACTCTGGTAAAAATACACCTCTGTTTTCCAATAAGGAATCATTTAATTGACCGCATTGTAAAACATTTGCTAAATCTTTCTCTCTATATGCTTCACTTGAAAGTAAAATTGTTTTAATATTTAATACACGTTCAAGAGTAGAGACTGCCCAGGTTTCTGCCCAAAAATCGCAAGTTTGGATTTCCTTTTTAAGTTGTTCAACAGTATCAATTCCTTTCATAAATTTATATTCTTTGATTATTTTTGCAGAAACTTCTCTGTCTTTTATTAAATTATCATGTTGTTTTTTAACCTTTTTTGCCGATTCAGAAATTTGTTTTCTCTCTGTCCTATCCAAAGTAGAAGCAAATAATTTTTGTAATTTGTCATATTCTAAACTGAGTTCTTTAATTTGAACAGTGCTTTCAGTCAACATACTATTAAAATTATTGTATAATTCTTTATAAGTCATTAGCAATTTTTCATTTGCTTCACCTGCTAATTTTTTTCGCAATTTTTCAACAGAGGTTTGTTGCGCTATGCTGGAAAAAGCGTCGCGAATTGTTGCAAAAAAACAATCGCCACGACCTTCATTATCAGTAATAGTATAATGTTTATTTTTCATATATTTTTGAACCCAGTTATCAGTATTTGCTTCTTTGTATTGAGTATTTAGTTCTTTTGCCTGTTTTTTTGTTTCCTCGGGTAACAATGGCGGAATAGGAACACCTTTTGTTAAAATAAAAATGTCTTTTCTCTCTTCTGGAATTGATGAAGAAACGACTAATTCTTCTCTAATTTCGCCTTCTTCTAATTCATCAGTTAAATCTTTTTTAAAACCCTTTTTTAAGTTTTCTTTTTCCTTTTCCTTTTCTTTTTCTTTCTCTTTCTCTCTTAAAAGAGAAGATTCAGGTTCCATTCTTAACTTGGTAAGCATGTCTTTAGTAACAAAACTATAAATCAATGGGTCGTCCAATTTTTCAACATTTAAATTATTGTGACTATCTAAATAATTAATATAATTACTTGACAGTATTTCATAAACGCCAATTTGGACAACTTTATTATTTTTTTTTACTAAATAAATAGGAAAATACATAATATTTTTATCTTCAAATGTGTTTTTTGGATTGCCCACTGCTATAATAATCTCCGTGTCTTTAACATCAACTTGATATAAATTGGATTCCTGTTTTAAATCACTTGGGTCCACACTTTTTAATTCTGGATAACTAATGTCACTATTAATTTTTGATAATACCATACTTATATTAAATACTTATTTTTAATATTTAATATAAAAATATTTATAGTTTTAAAAAATTATAGTAAAAATTATTGCCATAATAATACAAATTTTTTCATAAATTTATCTGATTTTAACTCTTCAATATAATACCACATAAGTTTTCTTTTAATAACAATACTGTAATTTTCAGGATTATTTTCAAATAAAACAATGTTGTTTATTATTTCATCTTTGTTTGCTTTTGCTGATTTCATATTTTTTGAAATGCCGTAATATTCACATATTTGCATTAGTTGTTTTACAGTAAAATTAATTTTATAGTTTACAATTTCTGGATACATAATATCCATATTTATAATTGTGTTATCATTAATATCATCATTCATAATAGTAGTATTTAAATCAACATTTAAATCTAAATCTATATCACTATCCGTGTCATTATCCATAAAATTAAAAAAAACATTTTCACTCATTGCCCTATTCTATAGTATTAATCTTATATTTTTAAATTTTATTTATTTAAAACATATATTTGAACAAATTTTTATTATTATTTTTATTTTTATCTTTATTTTTATTAATAATATTATTATTCATTTTTACAATTATTTTATTTTTATCATTTTTTGACAAATTACTTTTATAAATTTGTGCTATAATGTTATTAGGGTCTAATGTTTCAACAATTAAATTATTAACAGTCATTGTTTCATAATTTTCCATTAAAAGATTGTATAATATTTCTCCATTATAATTTATTTTTTTTATTTTATTAAAATTATTTAATAAATTATTCAATTTAAAATATTCATAAATATATTTTGCTGTTTTCATTTTACCATAAAATAATATTTTGTGCTCTGGACTAACAAACGTTCCTTTTGATGGATAATTTAATTCAATAGAATTTTTTCCAAAATAAATTAAATAGTTTGTGTCTAATAAAGTTTTGGTTATATACAATATTTTTTTATTATTAATTGTATTAAAACCAGGTTTTATTTTATCAATGTCAATAATGCCTTGGTCAGTATTTACAGGAGTTTTTTCTGGAAAACAAATATAGTTTATTGGTATTGGTTCTGGAGTAACTTCATTTGATGGTTCTGATGGGTCAGAATCACCGGTTATATTTGTTGCTATTACTGTAAATGTATAGGTTATACCATTGGTTAATCCTGTAACAAGCGTTGAATACCTTGTTTCTTTTATATTTAAAATTTTTTCGGGTATTACATTGTATTTAACTATTATACCATCTGGAATTGAAATAATAGTATAACTTGTTATAGTAGTCCCTCCATCAGTTATAGGAGCATCCCATGAAACTCTTGCTGAAGCATCTCCGGCAACCGCAATAACATTTAAAGGTTCGGATGGTGAATATGTAAAACTTATTATAAAGGATTTATTCAATGTTACTATTACTGGACTTGTCCCATCATCATATAATTGATAAACTGTAAATGTTCCTGTTCCTACATCATTTATATAATTTATACTACTAAAATTTAATATATAATATCCTAGACCAAGACCATTGTAGTCTGTATAAATACAAACGCCATTTTCTCCAAATTGTCTATTATTAATATCAAAATAATTATCATAATATCCGTTATACAATGGATATACGGAATATACACCTGTTGAGTCTAATGAAACCGCAAATGAAACATCTGTTATGGTTCCTGATGGAGTTAAAACAGATGTTTGTGTATATGGATTGGAAACAATATCATAAAAAGAATTTACACGGGTTTGAATTGTGCTATAGTTAAAAACATAAGACGATATACCATCAACAGTAATCAAATAATTTTGTAAATTAGATACTGTATCTTTAATACTTTTATTTAATGATAATGATTTAATTACTGTACTTTGATTTAAATAAAGTATTCCTAAAAAATTAAAATTAACACCTTGTGATACTATCCATGGATTTTTTGATATAACTCTTCTTTGAAATGTATATGTTAATGGAACACTATTTGGATTTATATTATAAGCATTTGGTATATGTATTGCTCCTGAACCAACATTTGTTAACTGTCCACACCCCTGAAATATATTTGTTCCTATTTCCCATTTTGCTGAAGCATCTGTAGCAGGATCTCCAGTAGACGGATTAACAAAAAAAACATTTTTTAAGTTTAAACAATCTTTAAATACATAATCTTCTAACACAGCACCAAATGGAATATAAATGTCTGTTAATCCACTGGTTGATTCTCCATTTCCAATACAACCCTCAAAAGCATTACTACCAATATTTATTACACCATCACTTAATGTAACACCTGTTAAAGTAGATGTATAATTTGAAAAAGCATTTGCTGGAATACTTAATGTTGTAAGTGAATTAGGATCATATGCAACATAAAATACATACCCATTCCCTTGATCATTACATATAAATGTGTAACCACCAAAAAAAGAAGTACCAATAGGTTGAGCAGTGTTAAATGTTAATTGAATTAGCATTTGTGTTGTAACGGCGCTAATTATATTCTTATTTCCTGATATAAAATCTTTATTTCCTGATATAAAATCTTTATTTCCTGATATAAAATTTCTATTAATAAAAGGAGACCCTAAAGGAGATTTTAACATATTATAAAATATACTATTTACAACAGTATACCCAACTATTCCAGTTAAACGATTTTTTTCACAAGTAAAAAATCCGTTGCTTGTTGCTATAATTCCATTACCTGGAACATTTAAATTAACTACTGAAGTTCCTGTTTTATTTGGAATAAATATTTTTTCCAAATTAGTTGTTCCTCCAAAAGCATCATTACCTATTGTAGTAATACCTGATATTGAATAATAAAAAATTTTTAAATTAGTACAATTATAAAAACTGTCATTTCCAATACTGGTAACTTTTGATGGCATAGGAACTAATTTTATACTGGTACAACCATAAAACATATAACTGCCTATTTTAGTAATTTGAATTTGATCTCCAAATAAAACATATTCGAGACTTGTAGAGTTTGCAAACACATAACCAACTGAATTACCAACATTTCCAAGTCGAGTAACTGTTGAGGGAATTGTCATGTTTAGTAATGCAGTGCAATTACTAAATGCTCCATAATAATCCGGAGGTGGACTATAAATATTTGTATCAAGTCCTTCTCCTTTGATAGTTGTAATTGCAGAATTTGAAGGAAAAGTTATAGATGTTAAATATGGTGAACCTTGAAATGCCGATATTTCTAATGTTGTAATTGCACTTGGTATTTCAAAACTAGTTGCTGTGTTTCCTATTGGATAATTAATTAAAGTGGTTTGATCTTTATTGTATAAAACACCACTTGTATCACTTGAATAATTTGGATTTGAACCAGATACAGTAAATGCTGTTAGTTTTGAACAATTTGTAAATGCGGTTGTTACTATTTCAGTAACACTTGCTGGAATTGTAATTGTTGTAATTCCTGTATTATAAAATGCTCTATTTAAAATACGTGTTATATTAGATGGAATTGTTTCAATACTATTTAATTTTGCACAATTATTAAATAATTCTCTTTCTAAAATTGTTAATGATGGATTAGTTGGTATTTGAATTGTTTCTAAATTTATACAACTATCAAAACAAGCTGAACCCATTAAAATTATATTATCTGTTAATTGAATTTCTGTTATTGTTCTTGCTTGAAAAAATGCTTTAGGATTAAGTGTTATACTACTTGCTACATCTAAAAAAATAACTTCAGTCAAATTTACATTTGCTGGAATATAATCAGGTCCAACTATAAAACTAGACTGTTTTACTGTTGTTACAGTAGTTGGGACTGTAAATATTGTCCTTGAATTTCCTGAAGGATAATTTATTAAAGTTGTTATACTTTTATTATATAAAACTCCATCACTTACACCAGGAGTAGGATAATAATTAGAATAATAGTTGTTACCAGTGTCTACAATAAATTCTGTTACACCATAACACCCAGCAAATGCTTGGTTTCCAATATCAGTTACATATAATGAAATTGTAAAACTAGTAAATGTTTTAGAATCAAGAAAAGAATTATTATATAAACTTTCTACATTTGATAAATCTATTGTAATCAAATTTTTTATTCCAGAAAAAGCATATGAAGCAATTTCATATGTTGATGCTGACACTGTATATGTTGTTCCCGGTTTATTTAAAGGATACTGAATTAATACAGACAGATCTTTGGTATATAAAACTCCTTCTGAATTATCAGTATAATTTGAATTTAAAGGGTCTACAAATATGCTTACCAAATTATTATTTGAACCAAAAACAGCAGTTGGTCCTGATTCATAATATATATATGTGGTTGATTTTGGAATACTAATACTGGTGTTTAAATTAGAATTAAAAAATGCTGCATTTTCAATACGACTTAATGAATATGGAAAAATATTTATTCCAGGAACAAGTGTTCCATTTAAATAAGTATTTATTGTTGTTAAATTAACAGAATTTTGAAAAGCAAAAGCATTAATGTTTATAACACCATCATACGTTAGTGAAGGATTATATGGTGAAGTACCAGTAACATAAAAATTAACAGTAGTTAAATTAGCGCAATCTGATAATCCTTCTACATTAGTTATTCTTGCAGGTATATCAATACTTGTAAATCCAGTATTTGTAAAAACAGCTTGGTTTATTGTTGTTACCAAAGTGTTTGATAGATTTATTGTGTCTAAACTTGTACAATTTAAAAAAGCAAAAGATCTTATAGTTGTAATGCTAGAAGGAAGGTAAACTTCTTTTAATTCAGATAAACTTAGAAATGCTTCTGAAGCAATAGTTGTTATACCATCATTTACAGAAGAAAAAATTGTATTTGTAGGAGAATTAGTTGTAACATATTGTTGACCTCCAAAAGTATAAGAATTTAATTCCTGAGTTACTGTAAAAGTCAATATTATTTTATTGCTCATTATATTAGTAATATATTTTATAAATATTTATAAAATATACTCCCTTAAGTTACATTTTTATTAAAAATTTTTACATTTCGTTCATGTCCATAAATTTGAATATTGCTTTATTTGTCAAACTCTTATATGACTTTGTCTTGCTATTTGCGATTAGTTCAATAAAATCAGAAACTGCTACATTTTTTACAGTAAACTCCTTCAATTCTGCTGAGTCCATTATTTCCTTAGTATACAAAATTGCCACATTTTCAGTAATCTCGTCTACCTCACTTTTCTTATTATCCTGCGAAATATAAGTATTGATTTGATTCAATAATATTACTAAAATATTAATAATTTGGTTCTTAGTAAGAAGACCATTTGTCATCAAATTTAAAAAGAATGTGCTAAGCGCCTTTCTTTTCTCATTATCCTTATTATTTTTACAAAACATGTCATAATCCACACTGGCATCTACATATTGAATATTATTAAACAAGTCAATAAAGTTTTCAAAGCATTCATCAAAAGTGCTTTTCATTTCTTCAAACTTTTCTATTAATTCGCAGTATAAATCCGCATACATCTTTGAATAAAACCGATTTGCCGACGCTATTTCAAAAATAATATTTCCTATTTGTTTAACTTCTTCCAAATTATTTTCTGGTATTAACTCTATAATCTTAATTTTAAACTCACTGTAATTTTTATCTGTTAACTTATTCAAATTTAATCTTACATTATTTATAATTGCATCAACGCCCTCCTTTTGCTCAATTTTAGTGGACTGAAATGTGCGAATTGTGTCCCAGTCTTCATTGTTTGATGACTCCATATTATTTCTATTTCTTCTTTTTTTCATAGTAGGACCTCCTCCTCCTCCTGAAACAGCATTTGTATTATCTCGCTCTTTCTTATTAAATACAGGCGTTCTAATATAAGTAGGTGAACCAACCTGCAATGCTATTTCAGATATTTTATTTAGAGTATCTTCTGGTAAATTTATTAGAAACCCATCAAAAGTGATGTTATTAAAATCCTCTAAATTGTATCGCAATATTTTCGCCATTTTCTATATGCTAGTATAATATACATTATTTATTTATATCAATTTTTTTTTATATAATAAATTAAAATACACTTAAATACAATTTTGTATTTATAAATATACAATGTTTAAAGATTTTAACAAAAAAAATTTTAATAATGACAGGGATAGGGGGTATAATAACAAAGGATATAATGATAGAGACAGAGGATATAATGATAGAGACAGAGGATATAATAATAGAGGATATAATGATAATAGAGGAAACAATAGAGACAGAGAATTTTTTGATGATAACAAAGAAAAAATTAATGATAATAAGGAAGAGTTAGAATTAGAAGTAGAGTTAGAAAATGAAATTATTGAAGAATATGTTTATGATTCATCTTTATATGAAATAAATTCATGGGAAGATTGCGAGTTAGATGAAAAAATATTAAGAGGAATTTTTAGTTATGGTTTTGAAAAACCAAGTGCTATTCAGCAAAAAGCAATTAAACCTATTATGATGGGGAAGGATATTATTGCACAGGCTCAATCTGGAACTGGAAAAACGGCAACTTTTACAATTGGCGCATTATCGCACGTAAATGTAAATGATAATTTTACTCAGATTTTGGCATTATCTCCTACTCGTGAATTAGCAATTCAAACTGCCAAAGTTTTTACTGGCATTGGTTCTATCATGGAGGGATTAAGAGTAATGACTTTGTTTGGTGGATCTTCTATTGATGAAACTACGGATACTTTAAAGAATAATCCTCCACATATTATTTGCGGTTGCACTGGTCGTATTTTTGATATGATAAGACGCGATAAAATAACATATAAAAAGATTAAGATGATTATTTTGGACGAAGCAGATGAGATGTTATCATCGGGATTTAAGGATCAAGTTTATAATATTTTTCAATATTTAAACAGCGATGCCCAGGTTGCGCTTTTTAGCGCTACTTTGCCAAATAATATACTTCATTTAACAAAAAAGTTTATGAGGGATCCTGTAAAAATATGCGTAAAACCCGAAAGGTTGACACTGGATGGAATAAAACAATACTATGTTGGAATTGATGATGATAGACAAAAGTATATGGTTTTAAAGGACATTTATGGTTATGTCAGTGTCTCGCATACAATTATATATTGTAATAGTGTTAAAAGAGTTGTTGAACTGTATGAAGCAATGAAAGAGGACGGGTTTCCGGTTTGTTGTATTCACAGTAATATGGATAAAGTAGATAGAGACAAGGGTCTTGTAGATTTTAGAAGTGGCAATTCGCGTATTTTAATTTCTTCCAATGTGACTGCGCGTGGAATAGATGTTCAACAAGTAAGTACGGTTATTAACTTTGATTTACCCAAATGTGTTCATACATATCTTCATAGAATTGGTAGAAGTGGCAGATGGGGGCGCAAAGGACTGGGTATTAATTTTATTAGTCGAAGAGATATGTATAAATTGAGAGAGATTAAGGAACATTATATGTGCGAAATAAATGAATTGCCTGGTGACTTAAATAACCTTGGATTGAACTAAACCAACTTTTTCCACTTTTGAAAAAGTGGAGCAAATCAACTTTTAAAAAAGTTGGGCAAAATATTTTCCTATATAAAAAAAAATAGAATTAAATTGTAACAATTTTGCTCAACTTTTTTTAAAAGTTGATTCGTATAATAAATTAATTATATTTCACAACAAAATATAATTAATGTTTGAAATAAGCAAATTATTAGGAAAAGTAACAGGAGAAAGTAAAAATGAAAAAGAAGAAAAAGAAAAAATGTTAGATTTTAACAATCACTTTAAATTGCCCATTTTTTATAGTGACAAAAAGGTCTCTTTAAAAAAACATATTGTGAATGATTTAGAACTAATTGAAACAAATGACCCATCTTGCAATCCTATGTATCATTATTTATTCAACTCAAAAAAAGATGAAACATTTACTAAAAAGATGATTGAGCAAATGTCAGAATATTATACAACAGATATTGATTTTTTAAAAGACAATCAAGAATTAATTAAAAACTATAGCAGTATTTACAGTGTTACCAATTTCTCTCTAACAAAGAAAAAAATGTCTGAAGTTTGGACAGAAATAAAAGAAGACGCTGGTTTCAAAGACCGCTACTATTACATTGACTGGAAGATGGGTGAGTTCCTAAATAAATCAGAGCATTTTCTCCAATTTATGAGTATTTACAATTTAGCGTCTCCTGTTATTTCTCTCTTAATGCCAATAATAATTCTTATAATCCCCTTCTTCATTATTAAATTCAAAGGATTAACTCTCAGTATAACTGATTATATAGAAGTCCTTAAAAATATTATATCTAATCACGCAATTGGCAAATTATTTACAAAGTTTAATGATGTAGATATGAACCAAAAAATATATATGCTTGTTTCGGCAGCATTTTATGTGTTTTCAATATATCAAAATATAACAATTTGTTTAAGATTTAACAAAAACATGAAAAGAATTCACACTTATTTTAAAGATATTCAGGAATATTTAGAAAACACAATTGCCAGTTCCAAAAATTATTTAATTAACACAGAACAACTAAAAAGTAGCAGTCATGTTGAGTTTAATCGCATTTTAAGAGAGAAAACAGAGGTTCTTAAAGATTTCAAATCAAAAATTGCAATTATATCTAATTATGAATTTAATTATAAAAAAGCATTTGAAATTGGTCATATATTGAAAACATTTTATGAATTATACGAAGACTCTGTATACAATGATGCATTTATGTATTCTTTTGGGTTCAATGGGTATTTGGACTGTCTCAATGGTCTTAAGGCAAATTTTGATGAAAAAAAAATAAATATAGCAAACTTTTTATTGAAAAAAGAAAAGAAGTCCAATAAAATAACGAATAATTATTATGCCGCACTAAAAGACGGCGAACCTATTAAAAACGACATTTCTTTTAAGAAAAACATGATTATTACTGGTCCGAATGCAAGCGGGAAAACAACTGTTTTAAAATCAACGTTGATTAATATTATTTTTACACAGCAGTTTGGAGTTGGATTTTATGATTCAATGAAAATATGTCCATATAAACATATTCATTGTTATTTGAATATTCCGGATACTTCAGGGAGAGATAGTTTGTTTCAAGCAGAAGCGCGTCGTTGCAAAGAAATACTTGATGTAGTGGATTCAAATAAAACCGACACGCATTTTTGCGCATTTGACGAGTTATATTCAGGAACAAATCCGGATGAAGCAATTACTAGTGCCACCGCATTTATGGAATATTTAGTGAAAAATGCGAATGTATCCTCTTTATTAACAACTCACTTTGTAAAAGTGTGTAAAAATTTGAAGAAGAACAAAGTAGTTGAAAATTATCACATGAAAACGGATAAACAGGGTTTGCGAATAAAATATCTTTATAAGTTGGAAAAAGGAATATCCACAGTAAAAGGAGGAATAAATGTTTTAAGCGATATGAATTATCCACAGGAAATTATTGATAGCACCATTCAAAATTCTTAGAATATAAATAAATTCGTTATTAAATTAATTTATTTATATAATCTCTTTTTAATAAAATGTCCCTTGTTGATTTATTTAATCCATCTTTTTTAATGTTTTTAGGAATACTTGTGATTGTAGCAGCATTAATTGTAGTTTATTTTGAAAGCAAAATGCGGGAGCAAAATCATAAAATTTCGTCCATGCTTAGTATTGTATCATCTGTAGCCGAAGAATTAAATAGTGTGAGGGGTGCTATTAATTTTATTGGCGGTTCTCATACAACTACAAATCAGAACTTAAATACAAGTATAAGTCCCAGTATAATAGAACTAAATTCAAGTTCTAACATTTTTGAAACAAAAAAAATGGATTTGATTGAAGTATCTGATGATGAAGATGAGGAAGAGGAAGAAGAAGAGGAAGAGGAAGAGGATGAGGAAGAGGAAGAGGAGGAAGAGGAAGAGGAAGAAGAGGAAGAGGAAGAGGAGGAAGATTTAAATATAGAAGACTTAAATATTGATTTAACAAATGAAGTAAATGATATTAAGGTGTTAAAATTAGATATTGGTAATAACAATATAAATGATGAATTAGATGATGATGATATTCATGAAGAAGAGATAGATTTTGATGATAACGAATCAATTGATTTTAATGACATAACTACACAAGACAATAGTGATATTAAAGTTTCTAATTTTGATTTAAAATCTATTTTAATTGATTCTACTTTAGAAGAAAAAGAAGAACCTAATTACAAAAAACTATCAGCAAATAAATTAAAAAGTATTGCTCTTGAGAAGGGACTTATTAAGGCGTCTTCAAAACTAAATAAACAAGAATTGTTGAAACTATTCCACTTTTAAATCCACTTTTAGAAAAAGTGGAGCAAAATTGTAACTATTTTGAGTAAAATTGTAACTAATTAAAAATAAATTAATTAAATTTTTGCTCAACTTTTTCTAAAAGTTGATTATATAGATGGCTGGTTGGGCAACATGTTTTAGCGGTTCTAATAATACTCATTTTAATTTTCCCCCAATTATGGCAGATGGTCGCAATTACGCATCTTGGCAACCTGAAGCAGTAATTAATAAACGAATTCAGACACAAGAACACATTAAGACCAATTGGGAATATAGGAATTATATGCAACATAATGGTCTTAAAATAATGAAATACAACAATATGGAAGCGTGTTATGAATTAGGGTTAAGTCCTCATGTAGAAACAGGTAAAACACCATCTTCTAATGTGCCTTATACATACAAATCAACTTTTGATAATAGCAGACCTGGTTATGGTTATTGTAATAGTGACCTAAAATCGCCTTATTTAACAAGAGAACAATTGAATGCGAGAATGATAGCGCCAACTGTCAACTTTTAGAAAAAGTGGAGCAAAATTTCTACTTTTTCTAAAAGTAGAGCAAAATTGTAACTAATTAAAAACAAATTAGGGAGGTTTTGCTAAACTTTTTTAAAAAGTTTATAAAAACAATATAATAATAATTCAAATACTATTATTATATGAAGATTCTAAGTATTGATATTGGAATTAAAAATTTGGCGTGCTGTCTTTTTGAAAAACCCCAGGGTTCAGAATTATTCCATATTTTAAAATGGGACGTTGTAAATCTCTCTCAAGAAGACGAATGTAAGACGTGTTGCTTTAATAATTTAGAAGATAAATTAAAAACTAATTCTAAAAGCAAAGGTAAAAGTAAATCTAAAAAAGTTGTAAAAGAAGAAAATGTTATTTGTGGGAAACCCGCAAAATTTATCAAAAACGAGTTTCTTTACTGTCTTGCTCACGCAAAAAAACAGGAATACAAATTCGTAACACCCGATTTAAAACCCGCATTTTTAAACAAACAAAAATTACAAAAATTAGTTGAGATTGCTGATAAATATGGTATTCAAAAAGATACAACATTAAAGAAGGCGGATCTTCTCTCTTTTATTAATTCTTATAGAGAGAAAAATTGTTTTGAAAATGTTGCCGCCAGTAAAAATGCAAGTGAAATCAATTTGGTCACAATTGGAAAAAATATTAAAACCAAATTTGGGTTATTATTTGGCGACGATTTACTAATAGACCACGTTATTATTGAAAATCAGATTAGTCCAATTGCAAATCGTATGAAGACAATTCAGGGAATGGTAGCGCAGTATTTTATTATGACAGGCACAGGACATAACATTGAATTTGTTTCGGCATCCAATAAACTAAAAGGATTTAGTAAAGAAGATAAGGAGAAGTATAGCGATAGAAAAAAATTGGGAGTTAGTAAAACTTTAGAAATTATGGAATCTCAAAGTAATTATGGAGAGAAAATAGACTTCTTCAAAGCACACAAAAAGAAGGACGACTTAGCAGATTGTTTTTTACAGGGACTATGGTTTATATCAACTCCACTTTTTAAAAAAGTGGAGCAAAATAAAAATTAAATAATATATAATATAATGAACATAGACATCTATACAAAAAAAACAAATAACACATACAAAACAAAATATGGTTTACCATTTCAGTGTGTTGAATTAATTCGTCGTTTTTTTTTAACTGTAAAAGATCTTACTTTTCCAAATGTTGACGACGCAGTCTATTTTTTTAATAATATAAACTATTTTGTTTCACTAAAAAATCCAAATACAATTATTCCTTTGGAGACATTTTCATATCCATATAACTATAGTTATTCACATTATTTAAAACCAGGTTCTATCCTTTTTTGGAAATATAACAAAAATAATTTCCCACACGGTCACGTGGCACTTATAATAGATAGTAATGAAAAAGAAACATTAGTTGCTCAACAAAATTTAAATCCGCCTATAAAAAAATACAATACAAAAGACTTATTTGACAAAATAAATTGCGCAAATAGTAAATTTTTGGGTATAAAACAGTTACCTAAACGAATACTTTCAGATATAAAAAATATACAGTTTAGTATTATTCACATTTAGAAAAGTCCACTTTTTCCACTTTTAGAAAAAGTGGAGCAAAATTCTAACTAATTAGGAATAAATTAAATTAATAGTTTTGCTCCACTTTTTTAAAAGTGGATTATATATTTAACGATTCGTAATACTTAAAAATAATTGTTCTAATTAAATTAATAATGAGCGATTTTATTGAAATTTCTGAATTAAACTTTGACGATGATTTTGATTCCAATTCTAATTCCAATTCTAATTTTGGTTCAAAAACTACAAATTTTGGTGGGGGAATTGAACTTTTAATGAATGATAAAATAAAGGATAGTGGAAATAAAATGAGTAGTGACATTAATTTAGACGATTTAGATAATTTAGAGAATGAATTAAATGGTCTTGTTGATGAACCTACTGGTAGTTCTTCCTTTAGACCCAAATCTGATTTATTTAGTGCAACAGATAATAAACCCTCTGTAAGATTTAATGATTCGCCTTCCATTGGTCAATCCACTGCTGAAACAGATTCAAATGAGAAGTCATGGGACGGTTATGGAAAGTTCAATAATATTCCAATGAATCCCGACAAAAATGTTTCTACTCAACCTCAAATGTCAAAAGAAGAATTATTAAGAGAGAAGTTCAAAGTTTTGCGAAAGTTAGAAGCTTTAGAGAAAAAAGGTGTTGATTTGTCAAAAAAATATACAATGGAGTCACCTCTTGCTGAAATGCAAGGCGAATATGAGACAATTATGGATGAAAAAGCAAAACAAAATTCCGTAAAATTCCAGGGCAATATGCTTATGGCAGTTATTAATGGAATTGAATTTTTAAACAATCGTTTTGACCCTTTTGATATTAAATTAGACGGTTGGGGTGAACAATTAGGCGAAAATATGACGGATTATGATGAGATTTTTGGCGAACTACACGAGAAATATAAGTCAAAAGCAACCATGGCGCCCGAATTAAAACTTCTGTTTCAATTAGGTGGTAGTGCTATGATGGTTCATATGACAAACACAATGTTTAAGAGTGCAATGCCAGGAATGGACGACATACTGCGTCAAAATCCTGACCTAATGCGTTCATTCCAAAATGCAGCAGTTAATTCAATGGCACAACAGTCGCCTGGATTTTCAGGATTTATGAGTAATATGATGAACCCGGAACCTCAAACACCTTCAGGACGAGGACCCCCGGCACCCTTAAATACCCAAGGTCCTAATGCAATGCCGCCTCCTCAAGGCAGAGCAGGTAATAACCCATTCCCTCCTGGTCGCCAAGATTTAAGAAATAATTTTATGGATGATGGAATCAATATTCGTGAGAATTTTGGAAACACTCAGGACCGAAGTCAAAGACAAACGCCGCGTGCCGAGATGAAGGGACCAAGTGATATTTCCGATATTTTGTCTGGACTTAAAACAAAGACCATTAATATTCAGGAACCTCAACAGCAGCAGGATAGTAGCACAATCAGTATTAGTGATTTGAAAGAACTTCAATCGGACGGAAATATGCCGAAAAAGAGTAGTCGAAGAAAACCCAAATCAGCGTCTAATACAGTTTCGTTAGATATCTAATCCACTTTTTACAACTTCGTAAGAAAAGTTATGTGAAACGAAGAGCAAAAGTTGTTTCTAATTATTTACAAATATTAATAATAAAATAACTAACTTAAATGTTATTTTATTATGTTTATTATATAAATGCAAATATTTGTAAAAACTTTAACCGGCAAAACAATTACACTTGATGTAGAAGCATCAGATTCAATTGAAAACATAAAACATAAGATTCAAGACAAAGAAGGAATCCCTCCAGAACAACAGCGTTTAATTTATGCCGGAAAACAGTTAGAAGAGGGTAAAACATTAGAAGATTATAATATTCAAAAAGAAAGCACACTACATCTTGTTTTAAGGTTAAGATAAAATTAATGTGCTTCTTTTTTAATAATAATATTATGTCCTATAATTAGTGTCATAATAACTATTAATAAAGCATAAGTAATTGGTTTAACTTCTTCTTTTAATACATATTTACTGAATAGTATTACAACTAAAAAAGTTATTGCTTGTATAATCGTATAAATTAAAATACTGCTCATGTTTTTTACTAAAAAAAATATTGCAGGAACACGAATTGTGTATTCAGCAACTACACACAGCATTGATATTAAAAATATTTTCCAAAAATTATTACTTACACCTGGAATTTTGCTGTAAAAATTACCAAAAGAATAAAAAATCGCAGCAAAAAACACTAATATTACAAATAAAATTAAATTCATATTTTCACTCATTCGTATATATAAATATAAAATAAAATATAAAATAAAATATAATAAACATTATTCGCCAACGTTTATTATATCATGATAAACTTGTTTTTGTTTTCACTATTATTTATATATTTTTTTAAAGATTCACATAATCAACTAATAAATTCTCTTTTTGAAACCACTTTTTTAATTGACAATGAAAACTGGATTATTACAGGAAATAAAAAACAAGAACCTGTTAAACATCAAGATTACATTTATGATAACAAAATGTCAAACTATATTGTAGCAAAAGATAACTTAATTAATGTTGACTGGAAACACAAAGATGACAAAGATCTCTGGTATTTTAGGTCTCCGCCAATTAAATTACCTTCTTCTTCAAGAAAACCATTCCTACTTTCATTTACAATGATGAGTTTTGCAGGAGATTTTACAAAACTAAATTATTGTCACGCATTAATAAAAATTAGAGGTAAACACACAACATTTTCATATCCATATGTGAAAAAATATGATGGCAATATTGAGACATTTCATGTTCCTCTTATAAATTCCTTGTGGGTTTCAAAAGATAATAAAAGTTTATTGGATAACGTTTTTGAAGACGAATTTCAGATTGAAATTTTGGGAGATTGGACTAGAGGAGTAGAAATCATTGGACTGGATAATATTCAAATATTTTAACCAACTTTTAGAAAAAGTTGGGCAAAACCACTAATTTTGTTTCATATTTGTAAATATATTTTGCCAAACTTTTTCTAAAAGTTTGTTTTGCTCCACTTTTTTTAAAAGTGGATAAAGTCGCTTAAAAACAAATTATAAAATAATATTATTAATACATGGAGGAGTCGTCAGTATTATATGAAAAAAACGATACAAAAATAATTAAATTGGATAATGGAAACTATAATATTTTTTTTTCAATAGAGAATAATAAAATGTATTTAGATACAATTATTAATTTTGATTTAATAAAACTAATATATGATTTGAACACAGATATTTGTGAAAAGGTTAATTTAGACAAACAAGATGAAAATACAGCAATTATTTCAGTCCTTATTAAAAACCTTTTTGAAGATTTAGGATTATCACAAAAATATTCGTGTCTTCAAATAACAAAAAATATCCATAATTCTCAAATTATACTTGACTTAAAAATAATAATTCCAACTAATAAACCAGAATGGTTAACGAATGATATGGAAATGGCAAATATTAAAAGTATGAAACTTATTTCTGATGTATCAAAGAGTCGTCATAAAATCAAATTTAATTTTTTAGTTGATTTTCAGGAAGATATGGAGGCGCCCGTTTTTGTTCAAAAAGTTTCTGTAATGATAATAAATAAAATTATTAATAGGTTAAAACAATTTATAGAAAATGTTAGAGTTTAATAAATGACAAATATATTTAATAATATATTATTTGTAATAAATACTTCGTGGATTATTTTTAGCGAAACTGTAAAATATTATATTTTTTATGACAAAATATCTTATATAAATAACATTACAAACAGATTTTCAAAATTAAATATACTTTCGGTTAAGATATTTCAAGCAATAGCGCTAAATAATAATTTAATTGATGAATTTACAAATAATTATTTATTAAAATATACTGACAATGCTCCTTATACTGCAGATGATATAGATAATGAAACATTAATTAATTTAGAAAATCAATATAATTTGAAATTTGAAAATGGCGCCAGGTTTACACCAATTAATTCTGGAATGATATCTCTTGTTTTTAAAGCAACAAAAATGGATACGAATAAAGATGTAATTATTAAATTAAAAAGAAATAATATTGAAAAAAAATTGGACAATGCAATTGAAAATTTATTGTTTATTGTTTATTTATTATCTTATTTTCCTATATTTCAGCGTTATGAAGTATCGGCATCTATTTCAAAAAATATTGGATTAATCCGTTGCCAAACGGATTTTAACCAGGAAATAAAAAATATGACCCTTATTAAAAAAAATTGTAAGCGTTTAAATTATATAATTATTCCTGATGTATATAAAGAGGTAACTGAAAAATATAAGAATGTTATTATGATGGATTTTATTCATGGAGAGAAAGTTGATAAAGTGTCAAAAGAAGACTATTATGAATTTGCATATAAACTAAATAAATTTGTATTTATTACTTTACTTATTCATGGTGTAACCCACGGAGACCTACATAGTGGTAATATTCTTTTTATTAAAGAAAAAAATGAAAAATTATCAAATAAAGATAATATTAAAATAGGGTTAATTGATTTTGGCATTTTGTATGAAACAAGTAAACAATTTAACGAAACATTGTTTGATTTTTGTACTGAAATATTTACAAAAAAAGCGGAAAATGTTGCCGTCAGAATATTAAAAAATGGGTTCTTTGATCCACCTGATATTTTGACTAAATTGTCTGTTTTAGAAAAAGAATATATTATTAGTGAAATAACAAAATTTATAAATACTATTTTAACCGACCCAATCAATGCAAACCAAAAGAAAATATACGAGTTTTTATTTAATTTAAACAATTTTGTAATTGAAAATGATTTGGAAAAATATGGTTTGAAGTTAAATGATGAGTTTATTAAGTTACAAATGTTTATTGCAATGTATCAGGGTATTTCAATGAAATTAACAGGTAGTGACTATATAGATGTTGTTAATAAAGTTATTAATGAATTGTATATTTCTACAATGACACTTTTGGACCAATAAAAAAAAATTAAAAATAAAAATAAAAATGAATACAAATTATTATAATACTTTTATATCAAAATATTATAATAGAAATGGCAGTTGAATTGAATACAGAAAAAATTATTTCTCCCAGTGTAGAGTTAAATAAAAAATTTACTCATACTATAACTAATTATTGTTTTGATAATTTATCACAGTCAAAAGTAATTAAAAAGTTCAAAGATGGTCGCGTATTTTCCCACTTTATAGAAATGTGGTTAGAGGATAATTATCCTATAATTCATGTAGAAGGATGTAAAAAATATGACCATATAGACAAAAATAATGAAAATATAAAATATGATCAAAAAACATTTACTTCTCACGGGTGTAATTTTATGCCATCAAATATGATAGGTGAAGGTAGAAAATTCAATAAGGAAATTTTTGATGAAAAAGCAAAGGGTTTGATCTATATAATTGTAAGCAATATAAATTTTCCGGAAATAAAAGTAAAGTTTGTAAATGGTTCCGAATTAGCAACCGTGTATCCTACAGGATGTATTCCATTAAAGGACTTTGATAAATTCTTTAATTAGTTCCTGTTTTGAAATTGATTTGGGACCCACCGTGTTATTAAAATCAAAGTGTATGTTTTGTAATTTATCTACATTTTCCAAAATGCTTATACCATTTGTAAATTTAATAAAATAATGCGACTGCTCACTTTTGTCATTTATTTTAGTATCTATTTTTCCGGCATAAACGCCAACGCGTCGAAATGAAATGTCAGGTTTATCATTTTTAGTAACAAATGTAAATCCAGATGGTTCTATTTTTTCATTTACTTCTCTGTCATACTCTTTTTTATCCCATATTTGGAAAACACACGGCACATCGTGCTCTACACCGTCTACTAAAAATGACTTTGGTGGCAAATCTTGTTCAAATATAAGATGATATTGTAAAGGAAATGCCCTTTTTAAACTATTTTTTTTAAAACTCTTCGGCAATATAAATGATAAACTCTTACAAAACTCACACGATTTTTTAATAAATTTTATTGCCAATGATGACTGTCTGCCAAATGGTGGGTTGCCAATTACGTGAACACTCTCATATTTTTCGAACTGATTATGGTCTAATAATAAATAATCCTGCTTCAAAATGTCAGCAGCACATGGTGCTAAATCATAAAACATGTGGGTTTTAGTTAGTTGTTTTATTGATGAAATAAATGCGCCATCTCCTGCGCTTGGTTCAATAATTAAATCTTGTTTAAAAGAAATTGGAATATATTCTTTTATATAATTTATACACAACTCTACTACGGAGGATTTTGTATAATATTTATCAATCGTGTCTCTTTGTAATCCAGTAACTGTTTTTGTATTGTTTTCCATTATTATAATTATAATATACTATTTATATTATAATTATAATCAATTTTCTTCTTTTTTGCTATTTTTATTTTTGCTATACTTTTCTTGTGAAAAAATAAATATTTTAAAGAGAAGGAGGACTTGAAAATTTATCAACCCAATATCTTAACAATAGTTTATTATAATTAAAATTCATCACCTTAAATTGTGTCAATGTTTTATCTAACAACTCTTGTGTTACATCACTGTATTCTTTTACTATTAATACTGGCAAATTTTTAAACATTTTATTATCACCAAATGACTTTATAATAGGAATACAACCCAAACACAACAGTTCCCAATGTCGATGACAATCTGGACCATTACCCCACGGTGAAAACGCAAATGAATAATTTACCATTTCTTTCCAAACCTTTGTTCGAGGCATAGTATTACTGTTTATTTCAATAAGTTCTTGTGGAATTAGGTTTAAATCATCCTGTCTATGAGTATAATTTGTCATATGAACAAAAATTTTAGGTATTCTTTTGTAAAATGGTATCATCTCTTTTCTAATATTTTTTAAAATCATTTCCTGAAATTTTGGAGAAGAACCTTCATTTGCTTCTGAGTCTCTCCAAAATTTATTAGGGTCTTTTGAAATTGTATGATAATCTATTCCAATTGGTAACTGATGAATTTTATTATGTTCTAAAATACAATTTTGAGCATACCATTTAATTAACTTTGGATGTTTTAATATTTCTAAGCAATATTCTTCTTTTAATGGATAACGGTTACCGTGCCAAAGGTCAATGTGTCCGTGAGGAACTGTTGCGTCTGAATCTCCTGAAACTAAATAAAAAGAATGTTTTAATTTTGGTAATATATCATTTGTAAAAAAAGGTATTACATCTGTGCAAATATAAATAGACATTGTGTCAAACATATTATTACCATTAATCATGCTTATTAAATAATCAGTATCATAACACCAACTTGAAGAAGGATTTGGAGAATGAAAATCACACGATTTTAAAATTGACCTACTACAGACAAAATAACAGTTATTTTCCATATTATAATTATAGTTATAACTATTATATTTAAATTAAAATTTAAAAGTAAATATAGTTTTTAATATAAAGCAAAATACAATAAGTATAAGTATAAATGGAAGAAATAAATCAAGAAATATATATATTTATTGATGGCAGTTATTTCTGTTTTTACAGATACTATTCGCTTCTAAATTGGTGGAAAAATGCCTACCCCGAAGAACCAATAGGAAATCCTATTTTGAATCAGGTATTTGTAGACAAATTTAAAAAAACATTTGTAGAGCATGTGGCACAAATCCCAAAAAAATTGGGGTTACCTATAAATCAATCTGTAAAAATACTTGTTGGAAAAGATTGTAAGAGAGAAGACATATGGCGAACTCAGTTGTTTCCGGAATATAAAGCAAATCGCCCCCAAGATGCTTCGTTTTTAGGTGGACCATTTTTCAAAATGGCATACGAGGATGGTCTGTTTACTCACGGTGGTGCACACGGTATTTTATATAACAACCATTTAGAAGCAGATGATTGTATTGCAATCATGGTGAATCGTGTTATAAAAGACAAACAAATTTTTATAATAACTAGTGACAAAGATTACCTACAACTGTCAAAACCCAATATTTCAATATATAATTTGGCGTATAAGAAGTTGACCGAGCAAAAAAGTAGCGCAGGAGATCCAGCGTGTGACCTATTTTGTAAAATAGTGATGGGCGACCCAAGTGACAATATAAAATCCGTTTTAAAAAAATGCGGACCAAAAACTGCTCTCAAATGTTTTCAAAACAGGGCATATTTTGAAGAGAGAATGAAGACTGAAAATGCTTACGATTTATATAATTTGAATGAAACTTTAGTCGATTTTAATAAAATACCTGAGGAACTGGTTAAGGAATTCTTACAAGATTTAAAAACTTAATCAATTTATAATAATTAAATAATTTTTTATTTATTATTTAAAAATATAATTTATAATAATAAATGGACCCTTTACCGGACAATAATCAAAATATAAATATTAAAGGATTTTTATTGGACCCGTTATCTGTTATCATAAAACTTGCCATTTTAAGCAACAAACCGGTCGGTACAAAAATACTGATTAAAAACAATGTTCTTTACTTTCAGGAACCTGGAATGTTTCAAAGTTTTTGCCGCATGATATACCAAACAAATAAAACAGACCTTCAATACATGTATAATCCGATTCAATTGGCGTGCCAAACTTTTTTAACCAAGGATTTTGTAAAGCAAACACCAAGGATAAAAAATTTGTTTATATGTGCACAAAATGGAATTAAAAAGTTGATTGAGACATACAGAACCAATTCTATTATTTGTTTGACATTGAATTACTTTCATGTAATCATTACAAATCATGTAGAGCAAGTATATAATGAAACAATTTTTCACAAGGATGGTTTAACAAGTATGTATACAAAAGAATTGGTAGAAGAATTGAACACTTTATGGACACAGGAAAAAATTAAAGTAATACTGGATTTAATCACCTTTTTAACGAATGACAAAAGTGCTTCAAATAATGTGAAATCTTTAGAAAATATTATGGAAAATAATGATAAAGAAACATTTGGAGTTTTGGATAATTAATAATAATTAATATTTAACTTATTAATTAGTATTTAAAAATAAGAGTTTTAATTTATATTAGTAATATAGTAGTAATATGTTAAAATTAAAAAAACCAACAAGAACAAAAAATATATTTTTTTCAAAAGGATTAGGATTAGGTGAAGAGTTTAATAAAGACCCAGTTGAAGAATTAAAACCAAATCCTAATCCAAATCCAAATCCTAATCCAAATCCAAATCCAAATCCTAATCCAAATCCAAATCCAAATCCTAATCCTAATCCTAATCCTAATCCTAATCCTAATCCTAATCCTAATCCAAGTCTAATTTTTCATTATACGAATAAAAGTGAAGGTGAATGGGATAATGTAACTATAGACTTATTAGGTGTAATAACCCCATTTAGATATGAAGATATATTCAGAAAATCTATACTATCAAACCAATTTGAATATAATAATCAAACCACAATTGGAAATTTAATTAATATGTCACCTTTTCAAATTGTTGCAGATTATATTTTAAGATATTATAATGAAAATATACAAGAATATAGTCGTTTAAATAATATAAATCAAGACAGATATTTTAGTATAGGAGATATAGTAGTTAGTCTTAATCAATTTATAGTTAGTAAATTAATGTTTCAAACAATTCGTGTAGGTGGAGATGGTAATTGTTTATTTAGAGCATTAGCGCAAAGAAAATTTGGAGACCAAGAAAGATATCCTGAAATTAGATTTGAAACAGTAAATTTTTTTTTAGAAAAATTTAAAGTTTTGGGTTACGATACTTTTAAAGAACAATATAATATTAATGATAATGACCCAATAAGAAGAATTCCAAAATTAGATGAAAATTATTTTCAAAATATGTTAAAAGATGGTGAATGGGGAGATACATTACAAGTTATTGCTTTTGCTAACTTGGAACCTTATTTTAATGGTTTTACTATTACAGACATTTCAAATTCATCATTAATAACTAGTTATCCAATTGATTATCCAAATCAAGAAAATAATTTACCTACAAATGCATTATTTTTAAAAAATTATTCTGGTGCACATTATGACTTATTAATTCCTGTTGATTTTGATATAAATTTTGATAACGCAAATAATTTTAACAATAATATACAAAATAGAAATAAAACAGCATCCGGATTAAAAGAAGAAGAAATAGAAGAAGAAGAAGAAATAGAAGAAGGAATACAAAAAAGAAAAATAAAAGAACAAGTTGAAATATCACCAGGAAAATTTCAAACAGTATTTACTGATGGTGATGAATATATAGGTGATTTTAAAGATGGTGTAATGAATGGAACAGGTGAATTAACATTTTCTAAAAATAATAATAATAATAATTCAAATGGTTACGTTAAATATTCAGGTCAATTTTATGACGGACAAATGAGCGGTCAAGGTATTATGACTTTTGAAGATGGCGCTACATATAAAGGTCAATTTAAAAATGGACTTATGAACGGAACAGGTCAATTAGAATATACAAATCCACAAATATTATTGGATCCTTATGAATTATGGTTACAAAAATTTAAAGATAACATAGGAAATATTATTGTTGATTATAATATACAGGGTGATTATAGCAATTCACTAAATAATTTTGTATCAAATATTATGGAAAATAATCCTAATGACAAAAGAATTGCTGGTTACAAAGGTCAATTTGTTGATGGACAACGATCTGGACAAGGAATAATGACATTTACAAATGGTGATATTTATACTGGTGAATTTTTTGAAGATAAAATTACAGGTAAAGGAGATTATAAATTTCAAAATAATGTTAATAAATATTTATACAGAAAAAATACTGGTGGATTAACAATTACACAATTTGTAAATAGTTATCCTGATTATGATGGATTTTTTGATGCTGGTGGAAAAAGGGTTGGAATAGGCATATTTCAATATAAAAATGGAGACATATATTTTGGCGAGTTTCAAAATAACCTTACTATAGGTAATGGAATTTTTAAATATAGTAATGGAAGCATCTATTTTGGTGAATTAGTAAATGGACAAAAAGTTAAAAAGGGGTTTCTGATTTATGACAATAAAGTAATATATGATGGGGATTTTTCTAATGACCAATTTAATGGTCAAGGAGTGTTAACATTTTCACCAAATGATAAAGAAGGGCAAACTGCATTTTCAGGCACTTTTAAAGATAATAATATGGTTCAAGGTATTTTACAGTTTAAAAATGGAAATGTATATACAGGCACTTTTAAAGATAACAAATATGATGGTCAAGGCAATTTACAATTACAAAATGGCGATAGTTACATAGGTCAATTTCAAAATGGTCAGTTTAACGGACAAGGAACATTAATACAAAATGGTGTTACAGTTACAGGGGATTTTGTAAATGGAAAACCGGCATACAATGGACAATATAATACACAAGGACAGCGTAGTGGTAAAGGCACTTTGCAGTTTCAAAATGGAGATGAATACACAGGTGACTTTAAAGATGGTGAAATTGAAGGCACTGGAACAATTAAGTTTGCAAATGGAAGTATTTATACGGGACAAGTAGGTAAAGGAATAATTAATAGAGGATTACAAAATATTACTTATAATATTAGTAGAAGTTTACCAGGACTATTAGATAAAGCATTTGATTTAAATAGCGTTAATAACTACATAAATGGTCAAGGAACAACAACATATACTAATGGAGATGTATATAAAGGCAATTTTGTTAATGGTAAATGTAGTGGTAATGGTGAACTAACATTTCAAAAAGGAGATGTATATAAAGGCGAATTTGATGATGATAAAATTACTGGGACCGGAACAATGACATTTCAAAGTCCAGAAACTTTTACTGGTTATGATGGTAAAACCTATGAAGGAAATATATACACAGGCAAATGGTTGGATGGAAAACCGTCAGGTGTTGGGACTTTAACAAATGCAAGCGGTGCTATAGTATATCAAGGCAACTGGACAAATGGACAACCAAATCCAAACAATCAAGTTCCACCCCCAATTACCGACCCGCGTTTAATACCTAAATTATTAAAAATATTAATTAAAACAAATGTGCCTGGGTATTTGGAATTTGAATTTCAGTGGAATATGATAGGAATAAGAAGCGGACAAAAAGGTGTATTATTTTATCCTTTAATAAAACTAAATCAAAGCGTAATTAATAATTTACCAGAAAATTTAAGAAAAAAGAGTTTAGATGATGAAGGATTATTTCGCACTCTTTTGAATTTAAATGGAAGTTATTATCGTAAAACATTGGAAGAAGCAACAAAGGCAGGATATCCTAATAATAATATTATAGTTACTTTGAACACATTATTTCCAAAAGGGACTGTATTTAAATTAGGAAATCAACCTTATGTTGTTGCTGGATATTTATATGATAACAATTCGTGGAAAATAGATACAAAAATAAATAAAATTAAACCAATGGATAGTAGTCAATACGAGAATAATCCAATTTTATACAGTGCGGCACTTAATAATGAATTAGACGCCAGTCAAGCAGCGTTGTCACAGTTACAACAAAGTCCAGGACTATTATATGGCGCTAATTATAGTGGACCGCAAGTATCTATTGTGTCACAATTAAAACAACAAAATAGTATGAATCCATTTTATAACTATTTGGGTCAAAATAATGGTCAAGGGTTGGGAACTGGATTAAATGCTCAACCTGTTAATACTGGTCCTTTTCCTCCTGTTGCGCCTATTATTAATGTAAATGTTCCTCCTCCAACTCCTGTTACTCCAAGTCCAGTTCCAGTTCCTGCATCTACTGCTTTAACATCTACTGCTTTAGTTCCTTTTAATAAACAACAAAACCTTTTAACCAATGGTTCTTCTTCTTCTTCTACTTCTGCTTCAAATATGTTGGAAAATGGTCCACAAGAAGAAGAAGAAGAGGATGCAGTTAAAATTATACAAAATAAACCACCAATTTCACCTAATATTATAAGTCAACTAAAATTAGAGCGCGATACAAAAGATGAAGATTTAACATTGCAGTTACAAAACTTTTTTATTAATGGAATATTTTCTAATGCTTCAAGTTCAAGTTCAAGTTCATCTACCCAATATTTTAATTTAATAAAACCTGTATTTTTAGAATTAAAGTCAACAGAAAAAGATATCTTTCAAAAAATAATTGAACAGTTAGCACCTTTTCCTGGTAATAAATCTTCAACCACAATAAATGAAAAAGAATATATAAATTATGTAAGAGGTAAACCCAACCGGGAACCAGATGATTGTTTTAGAGGTGTAACTGTAGTTTCAAATTCAGTTAATAATAGTGTGCGAGATAGTATTTTAATGTCTATATGTCAAGCAATTAATTTTTATAATTTAGATCTAAACGATAATTTGAATAAACCCAATATTACTTATACAGGAACAAATGGAGTAATTTATGGAACAGGTGATAATTTGTTTACACGTGAAATTATATTAGAAATAATTGACAATAATATTGCTAATGACAATACAAATAAATATGATTTTGACGGAATTTACAATGTTATTTTAAAAGTATTAAAATTAAAAATAATTTATTTACAATGTAATGAAGATAAAATACAAATTATGCCTGCATCATTAAATGCCGATAAATGTAATTATTATGTGTTTATATTACTTTGTAATGATAATGATAAATGTTCATTAATTACTTTTGACTACAATAATTCTAAAACAGATTCAAGTGGAAAACGAATACTAGAAGAAGGACAACCTGCAGAAGAAGTAGAAGTAGAACTATCAGGAGGAGGAAAGTATAAATGTAGTTATAGTGGTATTTTTGAAAATCCAAAAAATATAAAAGATCAAGTCGAGTATTTTAAAAGAATAGAAGCATTTGATCCAATGATACCTCCTATATACGTAATATTTTTAATTTACGCAAGTCTTTTTGACAATTTTACTCCAGAGTATATTAAAACAATTTGGACACAAAATCCATATATTTCAATTATAAACCCAATCATTAACTTAATAGTAATAACAGTAAATAGTTTCAGTAATAGTGATACCAGTAGAGGTATTACATCATTACAAAATTTTAAAACATCAATGGAAGATATTTTTGACAAAGATGTTCCAATTAAACAAACATCTATTCCTAAAAAAAGTTTAACAATTAATCCAGATGTAGGAGCAAATTTAGGACCAGGGTCAGAAGAAGAGTCCGGTTATGAATTTTCTAATAGAAAAAGTCGTAGATTAAAAAACCCAGTAACAAGTAAATCAACAGAAGCACAAGAAAAACTAAAGGAATTATCAAGTAAAAAAGGAAAAAGTGGTAAAAGAGGAGGTGGTCAGAGCGGTGGAGCAGGAGAGAATTTTTATTCGGTCCCCCAAATTAATTTTGGAGCGTCAAGTCTGAGTTATTATACAACAATTTATTTGGAACTGGAAAAAGGCACGGTATTAACCGCATCTAAATCTGCAAAAGCATCTTGTGATGTAGGTTATAATAAAATCTTATTTAATTTATCAAAATTTTTAGGTAAGGAACCAGTTATACAACCTGATATAAATAAGTTGCCAGATTCAATATTAAATCCCACGCAAAATAATAATAATAATAATAATAATAATAGACGATTTAATTATAGTAGGAGAGGTGGTAAATATTCTAATAAAAACAACAAAACTAAAAAAATAAAAAATAAAAAATAAAAAATAAAAAAATAAAAAATAAAAATAGTATTTTATAAAATAAAATAAAAAACTATTAATTCGTTGCATTTGGGTTTACATTATCAAAATCATATTTTTCAAAATCATATTTCATAAATGCGCCCTGTTGTTCCTTTTTTGTTTTTTCTTTTTTTGCTTTTTCTAAAATGGCAATTGCATTTGATAATTCAGTTTCTGATACTTCGCCGTCACCATTTGTATCAATTATTTTATCCAAAATACGATATTTTTCAGGCACAATACACAAAGAACTTTCCTCATTGAATAAATGATCAGACAAAATGGTAAATATTGCGGTTAATCCTAACGCAACATAAATGTCGCGAGTACCCATCCACGCCATTGCAAACACAAGGATTTCTTTACACACACTCATTTTCATATATTCTTCAGTTGATTTGCTAAATTGAATAGTAATGAATTTTGACCCTACGTTAAGTAGAATCATAATAATACCAGCAAAAAATTTGCTATTATTCAAATACATAATATGATGATTTAAAAACCCAGCTCCACTAAATAATGGACTAAATACGCTACTAGTATTTGTATTTGTATTTGTATTACTTTTAGTTTCCTTTACCATGTATAGTTAATATATAATTATATAATATATAAAATATTATTAATAAATTCCTGTTTTTCTTAAAAAACGCCTTGAATCATTAATAAGATTATTATAATTTTCGGTAACACACGACGATACATTTCTAGAAGTAGACCTAAAACTCTCATTTATTTTACCTACAAACGATTCTTTTTTTTCTATAAAATATATGTAAATAAAGTAAATAATTACAATTAATATGAAAATATATATTAACTCTTTTGATTTCATTATTTTATTATAAAATAATACAATAAAATAATATTTAAATTAAAAAATAGAAAACCCTATATTAAATCCCGTTCCAAAATCTGTAGGTAAAATATTATTACTATTATTGTTATTATGAATAGGAATAGAATTTGAATTTTTACCTTTTTGAATATTACGCTCTAAACCAATAATATCAAAACTTTCAACACCAGCATTTTCTGTGCTATTAATAGCGTCACCAGTATTTTCTGTTGTAATATCTTCAGTAACACTTTTTTGTGTTTCATCTATGGAAGATCCAATTGCAGAAGAACCCTTCTTTTTGGGTGCAACAGTAGGAGGATCAGCAGGAGGATCAGCAACAACAGGAACGGCAGGATCAGCAGCAAGATCAGCAGTAGGATCATCCGGGGGGTTTTCAAGGTTAGCGGGAACAGTAGGAACAGCAGGATCAGCAGCAGTATCACCAGGAACGGCAGGAACAACAGGAACGGCAGGATCCATACTACCTGTAGCACCCTCCATAAAATTAATTTTAGAAGAACTAAAAATAATAACAACAAATAAAACTCCTGCAACACCAAGTATTTTATTAGTATAACTCATTGCTAAAATTAAAATAATTAAAGTTAATCTTCCTAAAGCAGTTCTAAACATAAAGTCCATAGTTCTATTTTGACTTAAAAATATAGCCAATATTAAAGTTCCCACTATTCCAATATTATTTTTACTAGTAAGATTAAAGTCCATTATATAAATAATCTAATATAATTTATTTTTATTAAAATAATAAATTTGTTAAAGTTTACGATTATAAACTTTACAATTATAAAGTTTAAAATTCAAAATTTTGATTTTAATAATTTTAATTCAGTTTCAATATAAAATTATTATCTTAATTTTTATTAAGAATGTCTTTAGCAATGTATGCTGCTCCTTTTGATAATAATAATAGTAACAATAACAATAATAATAATAATGTTAATGAAAGTGTAAGTGACAATGATATAATAAATAAAAAAAAGCAACATACTAAAACACAAAAAAGGTATTATAATGAAAATCATGACCAACAAAAAGTGAATACGGTTTTAGCAACAATTCAACAGAATATTGAGGATGATAGCGAAGACAATTTAGGCGATTTTAATCCGCCTCCACCTCCCCAGTCAATTGGCGCTCAACGAGCCAAAGCAACAGAGGAGTCAAAAAATGTGCCTATGTCGTTTAATAGTGGCAATGAAAATGACACTAATAGTAGTAGTATTGCCAATAATATATTTAGAGCATTAGGAAAAGCGCCGCAACCAATGACCGGCAATGATAATAATTTGGATTTGAATAATTTTAATTCCAATTATGCTGACAATAAAAGTGCCGAAGAATATTATAGTAAATATTTACCAGGAGTAAATAATTTGGCGCAAAATAAATTGAATAAAATGTATTATCAACCAGCAGCAAACCAAAATGAACCAGTAATGCAACCTTATACAAATGATGTGTTACTACAAAAAATTAACTACATGATTAACTTGTTGGAGGAGCAGCAAGATGAAAAAACCAATAATGTGACGGAAGAAGTTGTGTTGTATTCATTTTTGGGTATTTTTATTATTTTTGTGGTGGATTCTTTTGCAAGGGTTGGGAAGTATACAAGATAATCCATCAACTTTTAAGAAAAGTTATGCGAAGCGAAGAGCAAAACCTCTAATTAGTTTCACGTAAAAATATTTTGGATTCATTTTCAAAATATTTTGGATTTGTTTTTGCTCAACTTTTTCTTACGAAGTTGTAAAAAAGTTGATTTATAATATTTCAAATATATAGTAAAGACTTAATTATGGATAATATTTCTTATGAAGAATTAAATAATAACCTAGACTCTTTTTTTCAAAATTATACAAAAATTGAACTTATATCTCGTATGATACCACCAATAGGTTTAAATAATTTTTTAGATTTAAGATATATAAAAGAAGATATAATAAATTGTGAAAATGTTAAATATAATCAACTTAGTAGAGTAATAGATGTATTATTACCATCACACGTAGTTAGTATTAATTTTCGTGAAACAGTAAATTATCGGTTTTTATATTTTCCAAATTCTTTAAGACGAATTACAATTAATAAAACAGAAGATGTCAAACAATTAACTCATATGTATAATTTACCTGAGTTACCAAGAGAATTATTATATTTAGACTGTAGGAATTGTGGTCTAAACAATATTCCACCGTTACCTCAAACACTCAAATTGTTAGATTGTTCAAAGAATAAAAGTATTTCAAAGATTCCAGAATTACCTGGTGGATTAATGATATTAAGATGTAGTGATACTACAATAAGACAGTTACCTGAATTACCAGAAGGTTTAATTGAATTAAATTTTGGTGGCGGTGGACTAGAAAATCCTATGTATTTACCTGAAAAATTCCCTATTAATTTAGAAATATTGAATATTGGTTCATCTAAATTTTTTTATAATGAAGTTTATGAAATTGATGTTAGAGATAATCCAGAAGGTGAAGTTGTATTGGAACCCGGTGAAACATTAACCCCTCAAACCATAGATAAATATTTAGCAAAACAAAAAGCAGAATCATATAAATTTTATACTAATTTTAAAAACTCTGAATCATTTACAGAATTTCCACCAAATTTAAGAGAGATAATTATTGACGGAACAAATTTGTCTTCTTTTCCTATTAAATTACCAGATATTTGGAATACTACTGAAACCAAAGATTTTTTAACAGAAAAACCAAATCCTCAGATAACTACATGGAGTCCATATCCAACAGTTCAAACTGTCAATTTTGGTATTTCGATTCAGTGCAGTAGAATCAATTTACTACAACAAAAATATTTACCTTTGTTACAAAATATTAAAAATTTATTCATAAAACATAACATACAACGTGAATACAGTTTATTTAGTTATTATGAAGAGGGACCGATGATTGGTTTAGATGACTTAATAAATAAATTACAATCAGAAAACCATGCTGGATTTAATTCGGTTGTTATGGATAATAAAGGAATACTTACATCAAACCCAAAACCAAAACCAATAGATAATACAGGAAATTCCAATACAAATATAAATACACAACCAGTATCACTTCCAGGTAGTTTAAATCCGCAAATTTCACAGTATTTATCTTCAAATCAAGAATTACAAACCCAAACAATTGATAATAGTAAGAAGGGAGGTAAATCAAAAAAGAATAAGAAAACAAAAAGATTAAGATTTAAAAAATCAAAAAGAAAATAACTTCTTACAAACTAATGAAAATAAATGTGCCAAAGATTCATTTTATAAAAATTATTAAATTATATTTAATAATTTATATATGGATACAAAATATTTATTTTATGTTACATTAATAATTTCAATTATTGTTCAAGTAGTAACAGGAGTAATAGATGTAACAGCAGTTTTTGTAAAAGTTCCAAGTATGTATTCAATAATAAGACAGTTATTAATACTAGAATTAATTGTTCAAATTATTGAAGGGTCATTTTATGTTTGGTTAGCATATAATTTTACTAAGGTATTAAATGTTACACCAAAAAGATATATAGACTGGGTTATTACAACGCCAACAATGTTAATCACATTAATGATATATTTAATTTATTTGAATAAAAAGTTAGAAAACAGAACAGGTGAAATGGAGTTTTTTACAATTTTTAAAGAAAACTCAAGTGTTTTTATACCCGTATTGATTTTGAATTGGGCAATGTTACTTTTTGGTTATTTAGGTGAAATAAAAGCAATCCCTGTTCTACTTGGAGTATTTTTAGGTTTTATACCATTTTTAATTTATTATTATCTTATTTATGTAAATTATGTAACTCAAAACACAAGTGGGTATTTATTATTTTGGTATTTCTTCTTTTTTTGGTCATTGTATGGTTTTGTAGCAGTATTGCCTTATTATCTTAAAAATGCACTCTATAATATATTAGATTTATTTGCAAAGAACTTTTTTGGTATATTTTTAAGTTATATAATAATTTCTGGAAACTATTAAATTCATCCACTTTTGAAAAAGTGGAGCAAAACAATCCATGTATTTTTAAAAATGTAACCAAATATTTTAATAAAGGAAACACAAATTATTTAAATATAAAACTAATTAGGGGTTTTGCTCCACTTTTTCAAAAGTGGAAGAATTATATTATTTTCAAAAACAATTTAAACTCAAATCAGCATAACTAAGTAGATAAAGATGCCAAAATATATGGTTATACATTGTAAACATGCGGGATGCTATGATTATAATTTTATTGAAGATAAAGAGACAAAAACTCGTTATATTCCTATTACAATTAATACTCCCAAGGTTTTTGTTTTTGACACAAGAGATGAAGCGCGCGAGTTTTTTTTAGAGTATATGAATGATGTTGATGTTGTAGACTACCGGTGTAGAAACGGTAATGAAATCAAGCATTTGGATTTGTGTACTTGTGGCGTGATTGATTTAGATGATGACGACCACCCCAATTTGTTTTATAATAAGAACAACCAAATTTTTTTATTGGAATACACAGCACAAATGTTCACAACAAATCAAAATGTAAGGGTTGATATTAACAACATGAACATTTCAAATAATCTTATGAGAAGGTGTAAGAATCTTTCCAATGAGCAAAGAAAGAAGTATATTGAGTTAGGTAAGTTGTGCGAGGACTGTAATTTTAGCAGTTATATTGACGCCGAAAAAGAGAAGGAAAGAGAGGAAAAGGAAAAGCAAGAGAAAGAGAAAAAGGATGCCGATGATAAACTAATTGAAAATATGAAGCGCGAGATTGAAAAGAAAATTGCCGAAGAGAAGGAGAAACAGGTTGCGGCATTAAAGGCAAAGGAGGACGAGGACAAGGATTCTAAGGAATTGGAGGAGAAAAAGAAACAAATATTAGCAAGTGTTTTTGCTGCTGCGAATAAGGAAAAAGAAAAAGAGGAAAAAGTAAAGGCAACAAAAGATAAAAAGGAAAAGGTTGTAAAGGAAAAAGTGGTTAAGGAAAAAAAGGAAAAAGTTGTAAAGGATAAAAAGGAGTAAAAATAAAATTAATTAATAATTAATGTTTTTTCAGGTTTAAAAGAATGATAAGCAAAATTGTAAAAGAAATATGCTGTTGGACTTACAATAATTGGGTGTGTTTTTTGAATTAAATTATTTATAATTACATTATTATGCGATATATTTTCAATAGCGCAGAATCCAAAATTATTTTTATCGGCAATATTCCAAAAACTTATTTTGAACCCCTGAATAAAAATATCTTCATCTAAACAGTTATTAATTGACCCAATACAGGATAATACTTCCATATCTTTTTCAATAAAAACGCACGATTTCCTAAAAAAATACGCACAAATTATATTATCACTGCAAATAATTGCATTCATAAAAATATTCTTGGTCTTTATCAGTTCAATAATATTTGGTATATCCGCATTTATTACAATATCAAAACTTGCGTTATTTTCTTTTATAAAATCATATATTTTATGAAAATTTTGTGAACTAATTTCCAAAAAGGCATACTCCGCGGATAGGTTGATTGGTTTTGTCCATTTTGTAACAGGAAAACCATAAGTAGAATAAACACATAACGGAACTATTCCAGTTAACTCATCTTCTCTCTTGAATAAAGAAACAACAATGTTTTTATTTGAATGTCTTTGATTGTATTCGTGTGTTTGAATAATTTGTGGTGCTATTCCTTTTTTCCTATTAGATAAATCAACGCATAAATAGTCTACATAATACGCATCAAATATATTAGTATTTGTATTTTTATAGTTATTAATTGAAACATGAATAGGTCGAGTAGTCATTATTCCTGTAATTTTTTTGTCTGAAATAGTGTCGCCATTTTTAGTGTCCAATAGTAAATTATCTTCAGTATAAAAACTAATAAATGATTTTATTGGGTGCCCTGTAAAATATGGGACTATATTTTCTCTCTTTGGGCAAAAAATATTGTCTCCATCTTGTAAATAATTTATATTAATAAAATTTAAAACCCGAGTTAGTTTAATATCGGATAATTTAGAAAATTCAATGGTTTCAATATTTTTAAAATTAGTGTATTTGTTTTTTTCAGGTAGTTTATGATTTATAATGCCTGGTGGATATAAGTAGTAACCAATATCATAAATATGAAAAACAGGTTGTACTACCCAAAACCCATATTTAATTCGAATATAAGAATAAATAATTAAAATTATTATAATTAATACTACAAAAATATAGGGTATCCATTCAATTATGTTTATTTTTTCAATGATAGATAAAGTTTTAAACATGATTGATATTTGGTATTATTATTTTCATCTAAAATAATAATAATATATAAACTGATTTATCTTTCTGTTATTAATTAAGTAATGATTTTTTGTATATTTGAATTGCTTCTTCTTTATTCAGAAACTTTCCAATAGTTACTTTTTTCTTTTCCAAATCCTTGTAATGAGAGAAAAAATAATTGATTTTCTCAAGTGTTAATTCAGGAATATCGCTAATGTCATTTATAGAAGAATAAGTAGGGTCTACTTTATTAGTGGGACACATGATTATTTTTGGGTCGACCCCTTGGTCATCACTTGTCTCTAAACACCCCAAAAATTTACACGAAATATAGCACCCAGGGACTAATTCGTCGTCCATTAAAACAACTACATCAAGAGGGTCGCCATCTGGACTTAATGTATCCGGAATAAACCCATAATTGAATAAATATTTGAATGGTGTATGTAAAACCCTGTCACATTTTAACATTTTTTTCTCTTTGTCATATTCATATTTAATGTGAGAATTCCTTGAAATTTCTATAAATACATCAGCAACATTTTCCATAAAATAAATTATATATTTGTAATTTATTTTATTTTATAATAATTTACGAATTGTTATACCTTTGACATTTTTTTCCCAACAGCAAACCATAGTATTAGAGACACAATGGTTCCAACAATATATCCTTGACCTAAACCTTGAACACCTTTTATATAATAACCTAAAAATGGCATTATAAAACAAGATAATATTGCGTAAAAAATCATAACCATCCAAAATTCTGTGTACATTTATATAATGTATAATTATTATAAAATATTAAAATATTTCTAAGATGGTTTAATAAAAATATATAAATATTGATAATCATATGCACATTTAATAAGATCTACTTTACCCTGAACAAGAAATCCCGCCTCTTTCGCATAGTTTACAATGTTGTCAATTGGTTCCATATACAAAGTATGTTCATTTTTTCGAATTTTTCCATCATTGAATTTGAATTTCTCATTAAAAGTAGCGATCGATTTACCAGAATTAAAATCAAAATTGGAAGTGTATATAAATTTGTCAAATGTAACTTTAGTCTTTGTAATCCTTTCCTTGGCGTATCTTTGTGGCGATACAATATACAATGGATTTCCTGGTGGAATTATTGGGTCAAACTTATTTTCATCTACTAAATGAACAATTAGATATCCACCTGGCATTAACCATTCCATACAATTTTCAAAAAACTGTTGCTTACTTTTTAAATAATAAAGTGTAAAATACATACACATAATGTGTGTAAAAGAGTTGGGATTAAATTGAGATCCATTCATTACATCACCCAATTGAAATTTCAAATCCGGATACTTTTCTTTCGCTTTTTTAACCATTGCTTCAGAATTGTCAACACCACTTACATTATAACCACTATCTGCCATTTTAGCAACATGGTGACCTGTGCCTGATCCAACATCTAAAACAACACTTTTACTATTTGGTGTGGTTTGATTAATAATAGTTCCAACTTCAAAGTCATTTTTCAAACTATTAAATACTAAATAGTCGTAAACATCTGCATAAAAATCATCATAAATGTCGGCACCTTGTTTAAACATGAATTTGTCGTTTTGTTCATAACCTTCTACTAAATTAGGAATATTAAATCCTTTAAACATAACAATTACGATTAGAAGTATAGTTACAAGTATTAATAATTTTCCTATAAATGGCAATTTATTATAAGTATTTGTAAATGAATTAATTGAACTACTAAAATTCATCTATATGTATTGTTGTTATTTTTTTTGTGTATTTTTAATTATATATGTCGGATTCCGAAATTAATGATATTAGACAACCCAAAGATTTTAAGGGTCTTACTTTTTCAAAATTCAAAAGAGCAGATGTAAGAAAAGAATTATTAAATAGTCTAATTAAATCAAAAATAGAACCAGCGTGTTACTGGTGTGCTGAGTTAATATGTGCCGGACATTATGGAGAATTATGGGAAATAATTTTGTTTTTTTATTCAAAACACATTCATTTAGGAAATGCTAAACTGGCTATTTATTTGGAAATGAGAATAAATAATTTTAGAGAGATTGTCTCGAATGGATACATGGATAATGAAATTAGGATGCGAAATAATGATAAAATTCGAAAACTTTTTTGCGAAGTAATGTGTGTTTTGTGCGATGCTAAAAGAAAACATAGTTTTGATAATATTAAAATCAAAAAAGAGGATTTTGATATGACTCATATGCTTGACCGTTTTAAAGCGCCAAGTGTTAAATATGCTGAGGATGTTTTTTTAAAAGATGACCCTAAAGAACTATATGTTGCAATTAATGAACTGGCGTATAATGTTTCTGAAGATGCTAAAAATATAATTAGCGCGTGTTATTGGATTGAATGGATAACTGAGTTTGAATCAGTTTGTAAATTGAAAAAGGAAAAATGTAAATGCGAGAGAAGAAGTATGCCAGTAGATTCCAAATCTCAAATGGATATAATTTGGATTGTATGGGACATATTTTTGAAACAAGCAGAAAAAATAAATAATCCTATCGTAAAAAAAATAATTAACGCTTCTTTAAACTTATTTACACTAAAATACACAAGTAATTGTAACAAAAAAAGGAAATATATATTATACTTTGTAGTTTCACTTTTGTGCGAAAAAATATCTTTAGATGAAGAAATTATGAGAGAAAGTCAGCGAGTTGTTGCAAATAATGTTATCAAAAATATAGATACCATTTATAAACAAATAAAAAAAAATGAGGAATCACCTGGAACTGAATATTTATTTAAAGATGTTAAAACGTCCAATTTAGAAAAAACAATTGAAAAACTTGAAAAGATGAATACTTTTGGTGATACTTTTATGCCACGACTTTAACAATCATTTACATTTTAATCCGGACATATAATCCGGACCAATTTAAAATATATTTATATTTATATTAATGGTAAAGAAAACAAAAACTAATCGTAAAAATGGCAACACAAGAAAACGGTATTCTTCTTCTTCTTCTTCTTCTTCTATTTATTCCAATTTTGAAAAACAAGTAACTGTTATTTTTTTTGAAATGTTATTAATGGTTAAATTGTTTCACTGGAAGACTTACAGTTATGCCACACATAAAGCAACGGATGAATTATATGCAAAACTAAATGAACATATGGACCAATTTATTGAGGTCCTTTTAGGAAAAACCGGGATAAGAATTAATTTACTGAATAATAAAAAAATATCTTTAATAGATTTGAGTTCTCCTGAGCAATTGAGAGCAAAAGTTGATGAATATAAAAAGTATTTGGTTAGTTTGTCAAATAATCGCGCTATAAATAGTATGAATGATACTGATTTGTTGAATATTCGTGACGAAATATTAGGAGATATGAATCAATTTTTGTATTTATTGACATTCAAATAAACTTTTAAAAAAGTTTAACAAAAATTAAAGACAAATTATTTCTTACAAAGTTTCATGAAATAAAAAAAAGTTTGGCAAAATTGTTTCAACTTTCTTACAAAGTTGAAACAAAAGTAAAAAATATTATTATGCTCTCAAAGTAGGGTTCATACAGATTTCATTGCTGGGGAAAATATCACCCGACATACATTCATCATTTGCACCTACTTGAGCGCATGTTCTGAATCCACGATCCTCCCCAATATAACACCATCCTCCTTTAGATGTTCCCCTTTGAATACTACTTGCCGAATCGTCCTCCTGATATTCATCTGTTTTAGTAGTTAGAGGTGCTGTGCTATTTAGTGCTTTATTCAATGTATTTACTTGTGAACTGTCTAAATTTTTTAATTCAGAAACAGTTTCATTAGGACTTTGATTCGCAACCTTTTGTGCCGCGTTTAAAGTATCTGTAACTACACTTGCTGTGGTGTTTGTGACTGCTTTGCCACCCTCTGCTGATACATCAACAATTTGAGATGTAGTGCCGCCAAAAATAGATGTAAATATATTAAAAAATGGTTGTAAAATAGTATTTGCTTGGTCTGTTCCTTTTCCTAAAAAGGTAAAAACATTAAACCCTAAAAATGAAAAAATAAGGATTATAATAATCCATGTTGTAATGCTAATATTTTTAATCCAATCAAAAAAACCACCGGAAGATGAATCAGAAGAAAAATTTAAATTAGACTCTGTATTATCAATAATACTTGATAACTTTTCCGAAATATTATTGTTTTCCATTATAATAAAGTTTTATAAAAAATTAACCAAATAAACTCCACTTTTAAAAAAAGTGGAGCAAAATTGTATTGTTAGGAATCCATTTTTATCATTTAAAACTATTTTTGCTCCACTTTTTCTAAAAATGGATTATACTCCTAAATCATTTCCATAAAAATACCATCTTAAAGATAAGAAATCTGTTTTATTAATAGATAAGTCTTCACCACTATCGCTCATCTTCATATTAGGTCCCTTTCTTACTAAATTGGCAATTTCACCTGGTCCTAAAGAATGGTCAAAATACCATAAATCCGATATATATCCATTAAATCCACCATCAGAACCAATATTAACATCACCATAATTTTGTTTAGGCACATCAGATAACTCTAAACTTCTTGTAATTGTTCCATTTACGTAAACATCCAGTTTTGTATTTTGACAGCGAAGCATTATATTTATCCACTTATTCAAAGGAATATTAGGTATTGATATTTCTTCGTTAATTACTGTAAATGTATTCATTATAACTAATAAATTGTTTGTTTTGGGTTCTAAATAAAGACCAGGAGCATTATTAGGGAAATTCAATCCGGTGCTATTTAAATCATTATTTCCTTTGTAAAAAATAGTGCTGTATTTCTCTCTATCATAGTTAATTTCTTTGATATAAATCCAAACAGACCATGTAAATTCAATACCTTGTCTTTCATTGACAGACCTATAAATTGTACGAGAATTTACAACATTTGGGTCTTGAGGTATTGTTTTTGTTAAACTTGCGTCTACAATTCCATCTATTAAATGTGGCGAACTTGACGGTTGAAACAACCACGTCACAATCATCATTCCTACACGAAATAAAAGTATGAATAAAAATAATAATACTAATAGAAATGCAAATTTTGCAAATATGTTATTTGTTTCTAAAAAACTACTATTATCATTATTTATTGCAAAAGATGTGTAATTTTGATTATTATTCATTAATATATATAAAGTTTTAAAATAAAACATTACAATTAAGTATATTTTGCTAAACTTTTTTTAAAGTTTATTTATATAGTAACACTACTATATGTTACTCCATTTTCCAACAAGGAAAACTGTATTTGGTATGATTTTAATAAATTAGAAAAAATATTACCTCCATATCCTTGTGTATAAATATTCCACGCGTCCTGAGGATTCAAAGAATTTGGAAAATATTGGAACCTTGAAGTCCAACCATTGAATCCACCATAAGGTGTTATTAAAACATCCGAACCTACGCTAATATTTGGAACACCCGGTAACAAACAAGTTCTGACTAATTTTCCATCTAAATAAAGGTCCATAGTTCTGCTATAAACACTTACTACTAAATTAACCCATTTTTGAATTGGAATATTGTCAATACTACACATGTTTGGTGTATCTATTCCTTCACATTGTAAATAAACATTCAAATTATTTTCTATTTGTCCTAAAACAACTAAAGGGGATGGGTTTATACCAGAAACATCAGCAATTGTGCCAGTTCCTTGCTCCATTCTACCAAAAATAACTTTGTTCTTACTAAACTGATAATTCCAATCATTAATATAAAACCAAATAGAATAAGAAAAATTGCTACTATCGCCTCCATTTGCTAAAGTACTTTTGTTTACAGTTGACTGTGTTTGTCCATTACTTAATGTTTGTAAAGTATATGGGTCAGTAAAAATATATTTTAATACATAATAAAGAAAAACTAATACTAATATTATTAAAATTATACCAATTGGGCTCATTGTATAATATAGATTTAGAAATTTTATAAAATAGATTTTTTATAAAATTAAAAAATTGTATAAATTTGAATAAAATTTAATTCAAATACTTTGTTATTGTTTTATTTGACCTATTTGTTATTGGTGGGTCACTTGATTTAACTGTATTATATGAATAATACATTTGTGTAACATTTAATGGTTTTGTATAGTAAACTACATTACATACTCCTCCATAAATACCGCGCTCTTGACCAACTGATAAATTATCAATTGTCATGTATGGAACAATATTTATTTTTGATTTAACAAGTTCATTGTTATAAAATATATCAATAGTTCCACCATCACAATTAATAATAAACTGATTCCATTTTTGAAGTAATATATTGTCCATTTTATGAACAATAACAATGCTTTCATTATTTATAAGATATGTATCTGAATAATCTGTTTCTTTAATATCTAATATATCAAAATTAGTCTTATCAATATCTCTCATTTTCATAGTAACCAAAATAGTATTTAAACTTGGATTAAATAAAATATCAGGTTTTCCTCCATAACTCAAAATAGATGTGTATTTATCATAAGATTCATTAGTACTTGGTGGCATTGAGTCTAAAAATACCCAAAAAGAAATGGCATAACTATAGTCAAATTGAGTAGTATTATTTAGGTTGTTATTACTTAAAGTATTATTTAAATCATTAAAATTACCTAATGTAGTTTTTTCATGAGTATTTACTGGTTTATCAATCAATAATTTTCCACCCTGTAAAATTATTTTGTCCTGAAATGCAGGTAAAATAAAAATTGAGATTAACACTACTATCATAAAAATAATAAGCGTAAATGTTCCAGTAGTTGCTGAATTATAATCCGGTATTATTTTGCCCATAATTAAATCAAAAATGTTTGAAAATATACACGGAATGTAAAATACTGTACTAATTATTAATTCAAAAAATGAGTCTTTTCTAGCATTACCATAAGGCAACTCGGTATTGATAGTTTTGTAAATTATTGTTAATACTATTAAAACTAAAAATGTGTTCAACACAAAACTTGTAATTGTTTTACCATTTTTACTATTATCTAATAGTGACTGTATATTTGTAACTAACCACGCAATTATACAACCAGATATAGCAATACCAAGTAATGCTAACAGTGCTTTGTTTATAGGAGTCATAGTTGTTTTTGCTTGTGAATCATTAAAGAATTGTTGAAAGGGACTGTTTGAAAAAATTGTTAATCCAACCCATAATACAGATGTTAATAATACTGCTATTATAAGACCGGTATATAATTTATTATCGGTTAAAAACTTTTCATTTAGTTTAATCCCAGTTGTTACAATAATTATAAAAATAAAAAACAATACCATTGAAAAAGTTGAATACCTACTAAAATAATTAAGAAAGTTTACAGGAGCATCGGCACTTGATGCTGTAGAAGTATCGGGCACTGTTAAAAGTATTAACAAATAAAGGAAACCAAAAACACTTAATAAAATTGTTATTAAGAGAGAAGAACCATAATAATCTTTTATAAAATTACCAGGAGCAATTGAATTATAAGTAATTATTAACGCTAAAAAACAAAAATATATTACCATCATTTTAATTCTTTCATATGTAATGTTATATTGTGAACCAAAATCTGACCTTAACCCATTATAAAATATAGCAGCAGACACTAAAATAGAAATAGGTGTGATATAATCTACATATTTGCTCCAAATATTATCAGGTCTAAACTCAATATCCGAATTAATTATTCTAAAAAAAACAATCAGGAATATTGTGTATAAAATAACATAAATTACATTTGAAAATTGTGAAATAAAATCAACATTCATTAGTTCTGAATATTTCCCTGCAAACATGCCAAAAAATAAATAACCAATAAAAAGACATAATAGTATTACAAATAAAATGGCAAAACCTGAATTGGATGCTCGACTTATATAGTTAATTTTTTTACTTGACGACTTATTAAATACTAAATACATTGTAGTTACTAATCCAACTAATACTAAAATAATAAGTAAAAATATGTAAATATTTGATTTGACGGATTGTTTAACTGTATCATATATTGAAGTTGGATTTTGATTTATTGATGAACTCATAATAATATTATATTATACAAATACAATATTATTTTCATTTTAATCTAAAATTTAAAATCTAAAATAACACACTTTTATAATATTTTAGCAAATTAAATTTACTATAAAATATTATAAAATAGTGTTATTTTAGTAATGAGTACGTGGCAAAGATTATTTGGTTTAAATAAAGATGCACAAGTAGCACCAGCATCAGAACCAGCGCCAGGACTAGGACTAGGACAACAAATGGAGTCTGATGTAAATGAAAATGAAAATGAAAATACAAATTCAAATATTAGTAGTCTTACTAATAGTACTAATACTAGTAATAGTTCACCTTCCACAACTAGCAGAGGAACAACCCCTAGAGGAGAAAGTTTTACAGGACAATTATTTCCGGAAATGGCGGAAGCACCATTAGATAAAAGTTTGCAAATTATGTTAGAGACTAAACGAAGTAGAGTTGATAGTTCGTCTGTTGCTTCTCAAAAAAGAACATATAGAAAAATAGATGATAAAGTAATTGCTGAAAAATTAATAAATTTGAATGCTGCACTTAATAGTTCACCAATTAAAAAAACAATTACAGTTACCGAATATCTTATAAATGAGTTGTATACAAATTATGGTGGTCCTGATGTTGATGGTACTTTACAAAACAAAATATCATTTTTAAAACCAAGAGTACCCTCAATTTCAATTACTGGTGAATTGCTTTTATTTTGTCAAAAAACTTGTAATATATCATCATTAGAAATTGGTTATGACTCACATCATGATATAGAATTAGTAACAGATGAAAATAATTATATTTTAGATATAATTTGTAATTATAATAAGGGAAGACCTCAAAATTTACATATTTATCTAGCAGACCTTGGTATGTTTATTGATGCTTATCCTTCAAATAATACAGTTAATCTTGATATAGATGATAATATTATAATAGACCCCCCAAGTTCACAAGGAGCAATTAAAAGTCGAATTAGTAATTTAAGAACAACAAAAATTGATTTATTTTCTGAAAAATTAAATTTAGAATTAGAACAAACTTTTATTTCACCAAACACAAATCAAGCAACAATACCAGAATGGGAAATATTTTTGAATGATATAGCAGACAAAACAGGTGTTACAAAACATAGTATAGAAACTCTTAGACATATGTTTAAACCACCACCACCTACACAACACGCTGATCTATCAAAAGTGTCTGCGTATTTTAAACCTATGTTTAACAGACCTGAATTAGCAAATTATTTAGACAATAATTTAAAAGGTTGTTTACCTGATTCAGTTTGTACAACTGTAAAATATGATAAGTTTGTTTCTTCTATATTTGATGGTAATTCTAGTAATAATTCTGCTAGTGGGGGAGGTGAAACAAGTTTTTTTGATGGAATAAGTCGTATTCGGTTTATGGATAATCCATTACCAAATAGTTTTTCATGTGTTTTTAATCTAACAGAACTGTCTAATATTGAACAATTAGTTGACACTATTAACTCATCTTATTTTTTAAAACATCCTGATTTTAAAATAGGAACTATAGATTTTAGAATAGAATTAAGTTATTTGTTTAGAGAATTTCAAAGTAAACTTGGATCTTTAAACGTGACCTCTGATCAACCGTGTTTGTTACATTTTTCTAACTTAGACATAAGACAACCTCACGCTTTTGTAATTCAATTTCAACAAGTAACAGCAAATACAATGAATGCCGCAATTGGAAATACACCAAAACGTCCTGGAAATACTGCTCCTATACAAAATTCAACATTTTCACGTACTGAAGTAAATATAAATTTAAGGGTTTGTTATCAAATGACTAAATATTCTGGTGATAAAATACCTAGAGATTTAGCAGAAAAAATATCAATTTTAGATTCACAACATTGTTCTGTTTTTAGTACAGATAAAATTTGTGTTGATTTAAATCCATTTGTAAGTATTTTTCAAAGTCCTTCTGGGTCAAATTATCTATTTTCAACAGTAAGAAAAACTGGTGAAACAATTCAATCAACTACATTTTTTGAAAATTTTAGTGAATATAAAAATATGTATCTTGATAATATTGATAATATTGATAATATTGATATTTTTTATGATTTTTGTAATAAACAATATATAGAATCAAATAACCAAATTTTTTTTAAATCAGTTTTGGTTTCTGATTTATATGCAAACAAAATTATACTTCAAAGGATTAATACAGATTTAAATATTGATTTTAAAGTAAGAATTAAAAAACTTATTACTTTTTTTGATAATTATTTTAATGATTTTGAAGAAACCAGTGAAGAAACTATTAAATCTTTTATTGAAATACATAGTTGTGATACTGTTGAAAAGTTTTTAAAAACTCAAGTGTTTTTTTCAGAATTACAAGATGAAAAATTAAATTTTGAAAAAATTTTTGGTATGGCATATAGCATATCACTCGGTGCTCCTGCTTTAAATCCAAGGTTACTTAAAGATGTTAATTTAATACAAAGTAATTTGTATATTGATGAATGTGTAAAAATAGCTTCGCTAATGAATGGTTTGTGTACAAATATTAATAATAAAAATTTACAACAAGCATTTAAACATCTTTCATTATACTATTTTTCATATCAATTAAAACAAATAAGAAACAATCGAATTTTAGCAAATTATTTGTTAAAAATAGTAAAACAAATAGAAATTTATTTTAATAACAAAAACTTAGATTTATTAATTTCTACCTTAAAACAAATAATTGATTCTAATCAAGAAATAGAACCTGATAAAATTTTAGAATTCTATAATATTGTTAAACAAAATGTTGAAAAATTTAGTTATATTGGTACACAACAAAAATTACTTGTTGAACAACAGTTTAATTTATTTAAATATGTTTTGCGTTCTATGTATTTGCCTATTTTTACTGATGAATATGTTAAAATAGGGTCTTTAACAGAAACAAAATTTAAAGAAATTTGTGACTTTATTACAGAAACAAAAGTGAGTGAATTATTAAAAAGTCCAGTTATAGGTACTCAACAAATTCGTTCTGTGCTTTCTACTCCTATTTCTCATTTAACTGCTACTATACAGCAGCAAAGACAAAACAAAATAAAAGAAGAAGTTGTATCAGAAATAATAAAAGAAAAAATTGAAGAAGAAATTTCAGCAAAAGAAGCAGAAAAAGAAGCCAAAATAGCAACAAACTTAGCATCTGAGTCACTTAATACAATAATACCCCCATCTGATACAACACCGCCTCCAGCAGAATACCAAGAAGATATTTTAGGTTTTACAACTGATATAGACAATGGATTATCTTGTGATACAACAACATCTTGTGATGTACAATGTACTGAAACAGTAAGTTTTTTTCAGCGTATAGTAGATAACACAAAGAGAATTTTTAATTCTATTTTTTCAAGAACCAGCAGTAGCAGTAGCAGTAGCAGTAGCAGTAGCAGTAGCAGTAGCAGTATGAGTGCTAGTGGAGGAGAAATGGAAAGAGGCGGTTTTAAAAAATCACGAAAAAATAAAAGAAAAATTACTAATCAAAAAACACAAAAACTAAACAAAAACAATAAAAATAAAAACAATAAAACATGGAAACTAAAAAAATTAAGAAAAAAACAAAAGACAAAATATAAAAAATAAAATTAAAATAAAAACTACATATTTTCCATTGCGGTTTTCTTTCCGTGGCATTCTCGACAAAGCGCTACTAAATTTTGAACATCATTGCCGCCGCCATGTTCCAACCTCACTTTATGGTCGACCTCAAACCAAGCATTCAATTGTTCACTACAATCGCCACATTTCCAGTTCTGTTGTGATGCAACATATTTCTTTTTTGTTTCACTAACAGAGCGTTTTGTGCCCGCTTTTCCTGACCCAAGCAGTCTTCTCTCTGAATTTGAATTTTGAGGCAACATATGGTTTAATGATCCCATAAACCCTGAATTCGATTCATTATTATTATCATTATTATAATTATTATTTGTAAAATCAAAAACAGGACTCATCATATCCATTGAATTCTTATCAATAGGCATAAATTTAACTATATTGTTTGCATAAAGAAGCATATTGCGACCCTGATTTGGATTTCTTTTAAGTAAAATATAAATGCCTACACCAACTAAAGCATAAAATATCATTTTATAGTATTTTTTAAATACAAATAACATTTTTGTGTATTTGCCGTCATGATAGGCGTTGTAAATAAAAAACGCGGTTATTCCTAATATAAATATTTCGAGTCTCATTATTATATTATTATAATTTTAAAATTTATAATAATTTAATTTTACTTTTTATATTTTACTTTTTCTCTTTTTGAATAATCATATTCCGCCAATAATCATCTACCAGTTCAATAATATTTTTACTTTTAATTAAATATAATATTTGGTCAATGAACATATAAAAATTATCTGGCATAATTTCCATTTTTATTATTTTTTCCAAATATAATTTAAAAATTTCTGGGTTGTAAGCAAAAAAATCTTTGGATTCTATTTTTCTATTTTTAGTTGCGTCAATATGTATATTTGTTGTTTTCAGATTTGTATTATAATGTAAAACATAGCATATACCTACATTTTTTATCAATTCCTTTGGTTCAGGAATTTCGTAAAAATCATTATAATAATTTATAATAATTGACTTTTTTAGTGTCGTCGTCATTTATTAAATGCAAAGATTTTATAAAAATCCTACATTTCTTCTTTTTTGAGTTTTATTATAATTAGGTCTTATTATAGGAGTTATAATCTTTGAAGTATTATGAATATTATTTTTATTTTTACGATTATTATTGCTGCTAACTTTAGATGTAATATTTCGAATTAAATTGTTTTTATTTTTATCCTTATCCCTTTTATTGTTTGTATCCTGTATTTCAAACAAATTATTAATACTTTTTAGGTCATGCGACAACTCAAGAATATTAATTGGTGTTATTCGTGGTTCATATAAGTATTTCAAAATAATATGTTTTATAATATTAAATAATTTCAACTCTGTTTCCGTAAGTGTGGCATAGTTGTCAAATAAAATATCCAAAATAGGCAAATAACATAATATTAAACCCCAAATATCCAGTATTTTAATAAAAACTGTGTCTAAGTAGACACGCAAATCAATCTCGCCATTTTTGCGAAATTTGGTAAAATGAACTAATATTTCAGTTATATAATTTATAATATAAGGCATTGTATAATCTTTTTCAATCATTTCCAAGTCTGCTTTCATATTTTTATCCGAAAAATCCTTTTTGATATCATGTATAAAAAGCAAATAGAATATTTTATTTACATATTTGAAATGCCCTGGACCTCTTTCTTTTAACCACGTGTCAACATATTTTTTAACAAAGGATTTTAAATCTTCTTTTGTATTACCTTTTTTTTCCTTAAGATATTTTGTATACTGTTCCAAAAAAGCATCTGTAAAAATGATTAGAGAGAATGGCACATTGAACTGGACTGACCTATTTTTCCATTTTTTTGGAAATTCCGCATCTATATTGGGAACATATTCAGTTGTTAATCCCCAATCAATAAGACGCGTTTTTGATTTGTCCTGTGAAATTAAAATATTGGAATCCTTTACATCTGTGTGAAAAACATGATTCCTATTCATAGGAACAATTCCGTGATTTAAAAGGTTAATTAGATGATTATTTAAACTAATTAACTCTTTATAGTCTTTAATGTTGTAAATAAAATCATCAATTGGTATACCACCGTGCGGCATATTTAAAATCATTAGTTTGTCTAAATTGTCATTAATATTTTTCTCCGTTATGTCCTTTTTGGGAAGTGCTGAGCATTTCTTTTTGAAATTGGTTAAATCTTCTGAATCCAGTTTTTCAGGGTCACATATACTAAAATCGTCCACTAAAAAGTAGTCACTATAATTTGGAATCTTGTTAAGAATTTTCTTAATTTTCTCAATTTCATTGAATTCGGACAAAACATGTCTCTCAATCATTAACTTGGAGACTTTATTTTTATCTCTTTGTTTGCCTTTACATCTTAATGGAGGGTCAAATACACAACCAAATCCACCGGATGCGATTACTTTGCCTCCTTTTATATATTTTTTTCGTTTTCTATTTTTTTTTCTTGTTTTTGTTCCATACATATACTAATCCACTTTTAAAAAATTCCACTTTTTCCACTTTTAAAAAAGTGGAGCAAAACCTTCTATTTTGAAATTATTTTACTTTTAAAATGTATAAATTTTGCTTCATTTTTTCTAAATGTTAAAATCCTAAATTAGAGAGTTTTGCTCCACTTTTTCAAAAGTGGATTTATTTATCATACAAATAGTAAATTGCTCCTCCAAGTGACAATACAAGTGCACCATAAACAATTTTACCTCTTAACTTAAAAAATTCGGACAGTTTTTCATTCTTTGGTTTGTATTCATCATAGTATTTCACATAAAAATCGTGTAAACTAATTTTTGGTTTTTCCAATTTTTCATTTATTTTATTATGAATAAACCATGTCCAACGCACAATGGATTCGCGATTATCTAAATAGGGTTGCACAGGATATTGGTCAAGCAATTTGCTAAATTCTCCTGAAATTTGTTCAACTGGAATAAATAACGGAATATTTTGGATAAATTCATAATATTTCTTTTTTGTTATTGCGTTGGGAGATTTTGGGTAAGACATTGCGATTGTATGAATAAAAAACCAGTAGTGTGGTCCCCATATTTTTGGGTCTAATTTTGACATTACGTTAAATTAATATTATAAAGATACTAATTTAACTATTTCCGTTGTTTACTACTTATTTTTTTTACTACTTTTCTTTTTCTTACTGCTTTTTCTTTTTTTTTTACTAGTTATTCTTTTTCTTTTAGAACCACCATATATATAATTTATACCTAAATTGCGTTTTAAATTACTATAATTATATTCCTGGCATATACTAGCAGATGGGTCATCATTATTAAGCATTAATAAATAAAAATGATTTATTTCTGTTCCATATTGTTGTCTTGTAGTAGGACATATTTCTTTTACAAGTCTTTCAAATGAAGGTTTTATTAATTCTCTAAAACAATCAGCGTGAATCATTATAAATGTTGTATTAGAAGCGTCTGAAGGATAACATATTATTTGTTGATTTTTATTTGATTCTATGGGTTCTAAAAGAAAAGATTCAACAATATTCATTAAACAAATAGGACATTTAGTAATTATATCGTCATTTTCAGATACCTTCATTTTAGCAAGTTCAAGTATAATTTTTTCACAAGGTGTAATAGGATTTTCATTACTTTCAATATAACTTTCAAAAATATCAATATTTTTCTCATTTGGATTAGTAGGTTTTACTTCTATTTTTTTAGATCTTACATTTCTTTTTTCTCCTGATAATTTTAACTCTTCCTGTTCTTCAAATTGTTTTACTTTTTCTATATTTTCGGCTGCTTCTGCTGCTTCTGCTTGATCTTTTAATCTTTGTATTGTTTGTTCTGTTACTAATTCTTCTATAGCTTCTTTTAATAGTCTTATTGCTTCTTCTTCTGCTGCTGCTTGTATTATTGCTTCTTCTTGTTGTCTTCTTGTTTCTTCTTCTTGTTTTACCACTTCTGCTGCTGCTTCATTAATTCGTTTTATTGCTTCATCCAATGATTTTTTATATTGAGCATTTGCTTGTTCTCTTATTTGTCTTTCTATTTCTTGTCTTTGTCTTTCACCTTGTTCTGATTGTCTTCTTAATTGTTCTAATTGTATTCTTGCTTGTTCTGCATTTGCTTCTGCTTCTTCTTTTAGTTGTTGTACATATAATTGACTCAATCTTAAATCTATTACTTTTTGTCTAATTTCCTGTATATTATTAATTGATTTTTCAGAAATAGGTGTATTTTCTTTATAAAATTCTAATATTAACATTTTAGCATTTCTAATTATTTCATCTTTGTGTCCTTTTTCTAACACTTTTTTTATTGAATATAATTCTTCAAGAGACATAATACTTGTCATATTAATTTGACTTTCATTTAATTTGTTATCAATATCAATTAATGTTCTTAATTTATGAGGTTCTATTTCTAAGTTTGGATATTGTAATAATGCTATTTTTATTTTTAGCATAAAAATACACATATATAATAATTTGGTAGTATGTGTGTATCCAGATTGTTCAATAGGTATTACTCTATCAGATTTTTGAGGTGTTGGTCCACCTCTTTTTTCATTACCAACATATTTTGTATTAAATATTTGGTCACTTGAACTAAAAATTTTTTTTATAATTTCATTTAAATCACTAGATGGATTTCCTCTTTCTCCTATTAAACCTCCTGGTATTATTTTAGAAACATTATTACTACTACTATTACCCATTTTTATAACTATAATATAACAATAAAATAAAAAGTTTAAAAACAATATAACATTAAATATAGTAATTCTAAATGAATAAAAATACAACATTATGTAATAATTGTGGAAAGCAGGGACACATGTTTCACCAATGTAAAATGCCAATTACAAGTTATGGTGTTATTGTTTTTAGAACTTGTGACAAAGGTATTGAGTATTTAATGATAAGAAGAAAGGACAGTTTTGGTTACATTGATTTTTTAAGAGGTAAATACTCTCCATATAATATTGCTCAAATACAAATTATTATAGACCAAATGTCTATTCATGAAAAAAAAAATTTGTTAAATGAAACATTTGATACTTTATGGTTGCACATGTGGGGAAATATTGCAAGCAGTCAATATAAAAGTGAAGAAATTGCGTCTCAAAAAAAGTTTGACACTATTAAAAAGGGTTTGCTAATTGGTGACAAAATGATTTCTTTAAAAGATATTATTGAAAATAGTAAAACAAATTGGTCTGAAACAGAGTGGGAATTTCCTAAGGGTCGCCGAAATTATCAGGAAAAAGATCTAGATTGTGCTTTACGAGAATTTGAGGAAGAAACCGGTATTTTAAAAAATAACATACTAATAGTAGAAAATTTGTTACCATTTGAGGAGTCCTTTATAGGAACAAATCATAAATCATATAAGCACAAGTATTTTTTAGGATTTATGAATAAACCACATAATTTCCTACAAAATTTTCAAAAAACAGAAGTAAGTAAAATGGAGTGGAAAACATTAGAAAATTGTATAGAATCAATACGACCTTATAATTTAGAAAAAAAACAGTTAATTAGTAATATAAATAAAGTATTAGAAGAATATAGATTATATTCATAATATATAGTATTATGTCAAAAAAAGAAAAAAGGGGGAAATTAATATTGGAAGAAGAAAAAGAAGATTCCGGTCTTAGTTGTAAAACAAATTTAGAACCAGAATTTAAAATATTAAATTGCAATGAAGATAATTATTATTCATCTGGTTGTAATAAATTTCTTCTTAAAAAAGAACTGGTAGAGAGAAACTGTTTAGAAGAAGATGAAAATGACGAAGACCTTTTTTTGTATCCTAATTTAAACGACGCAAAATTTAATATAAAAATTGCCGAGAAAAAGGAATTCAATGACAATAAATACGACGGCACAATTCACGCAAATGTTAAAGAGCACGCAGATATTTTGGCAAATGCCGACTTTGAATTGTCGCCCCATCAAGCATTTGTAAAGAATTTTTTGTCGTTTCAGACGCCCTATAATAGTTTGCTTTTATATCACGGTTTAGGTTCAGGAAAAACCTGTTCGGCAATTGGTGTATGTGAAGAAATGCGCGACTATTTGAAACAAGTTGGAATATCAAAAAGGATTATTATTGTTGCCTCTGAAAATGTCCAGGATAATTTTAGATTGCAACTTTTTGACGAAAGAAAATTAAAAGAAGTAGATGGTCAATGGTCTATTCGTGGTTGTGTAGGAAACAAATTATTGAAAGAAATAAATCCTATGAGCATGAAAGGTCTTTCAAGAGATAAAGTTGTTGCCCAAATAAAGGCGCTCATTAATAGCACTTATTTATTTTTGGGTTATGGACAGTTTGCCAATTATATTATTAAAACAATTAAATACAATGAAGAAACGGCAACACCAGTAAAAAAGGTAAAAAAGTCTAAAAAAGGATTAGAAGGAGAAGGTGATGAAGAAGATATAAGAAGACCAATGTCCAAAATAGAAACAATTGTGAATTTGGATAAAAAAATGATTCAACGACTTAAAGCGGAGTTTAATAATCGTCTAATTGTAATTGACGAGGTTCATAATATTCGTAAAGAAGATGATAATAAGAATAAAAAAGTAGCGGTAAATTTGGAAATATTAGTAAAAACTGCTGAAAACATGCGTCTGTTATTTTTGTCGGCAACGCCTATGTATAATAACTATACTGAAATCATATGGTTGTTGAATATAATGAATACAAATGACAGACGGGGAAAAATCAGTGTTTCCGATGTGTTTGACAAGTCAGGCAGTTTTAAACCCGGAGGCGAAGAGTTACTTATTCGTAAAGCAACTGGTTATATTTCTTTTGTAAGAGGAGAGAATCCATATACATTTCCGTATCGTGTTTATCCAGTTTCTTTTTCAAAACAAAATACATTTATTAGAGAAGAAAATGCTGACGGTGAATTAGTCCCTGAATTTCACGCTTACCCCGAGTATCAAATGAATCATAAAAAAATAAGACAAACAGACATTATAAAACAGTATTTGGATAATAATATTTATTCTTATTATTTGAATACAATTGGTAATTGTAATTTGTGTGGCGAATGTCAAGCGTGTGCTTACAAATATATTATTTACAATTTAAGGACTAAAGTTTTTAATGTAACAACTAAAAAAGGACAAGTAAAACAAATGCCAAGTTTTGAAAATATGGAGTCATTTGGTTATACATTATTACAAAAACCACTGGAATCTCTTATTATTTCTTATCCAATAGACGGTCTAAAACAAGCAATAGAAACAAATATTAAAAGTGATAAATACTTAAATGAATTGGAGGAGGATTTTTTTGTTGAAACGCCTGAAATAGAAGATACCACAAATAAAATAATTGTTGATTTGGATTTAGAGAAAGAGGGTGCAGAAGATATTGAAACAGGTAAAGAAGTAAAATCTAAAGTTAGGTTGGGAGGAATGAATATGGGAGGAGATGGAACCCCTTCATCTGAAGAAGAAGAAAAGGAAGAAGAAAAAGAAAAAGAACCTGGTATTTTTATTGACCCAGGTGATTTAACAGGAAGAAGAGGTTTGGAACGAATGATGACATTTGTAGATTCAAAATCGCCACCTGATAAAGGTAAATTTGAGTATAAAAAACAAACAATAGATAAATATGGTCGGATTTTTTCAAAGGATATTATTGGCAAATACAGTTCAAAAATTAAATCTATTATGGAACATATTTTTTCTGAAGAATCCGGAGCAATATCAGAAGGTATTTTGTTAATTTATTCTCAATATATTGATGGCGGATTAATTCCCGTTGCTTTGGCATTAGAAGAAATGGGTTTTACACGCTATGGAAAAGATACTAAAAATTTATTTAAGACAAGACCTGTAGAAGCGGTCGATGTAAGAACAATGAAACCGCCAACAAATAAAAAAGACTTTATGCCCGCTCGCTATTCAATGATTACAGGCGATCCAAGATTATCACCTGATAATGATTATGAAGTAAAAGGTGTTACAAATGAAAACAACAAAGATGGTAACCGTATCAAAGTAATCTTAATTTCTAAAGCAGGTTCGGAAGGAATTGACTTGAAATTTATACGACAGGTTCATATTTTAGAACCGTGGTATAATATGAATCTTTTGGAACAAGTTATTGGTCGTGCTGTGCGTAATTTTAGTCACAAAGATCTGCCTTTTGAAAAAAGAAATGTCCAGATTTTTATGTATGGAACCCTATTAGATGATGATAAAGAAGAATCTGCCGATTTATATGTATATCGTATTGCGGGCGTAAAATCAATACAAATAGGTAAAGTAAGTAGATTATTAAAGCAAACCGCGGTTGATTGTATTATAAATCATGATCAAACCAATTTTTCACAAGACATATTAAATGATAAAATAGAAGGCACTATTACACAGGAATTGTCAACAGGTCTAATAATCCCTGATTTTAAAATAGGCGACGCACCTTTTTCTGCTGCGTGTGACTACTTAGCAACATGTTACTATGATTGTATTCCAGATAAAGAAATTAATGAAGAAGATTTGAATGAAGATACATACAATGAAAATTATATTGTTGTAAATTCGGATAAAATTTTTCAAAGAATTCGTATGCTTATGAAGGAAAGATATTTTTACAAAAAAGACGAGTTAATTCATTTAATTCAGACGCCAAAAGAGTATCCTTTAGTTCAAGTATATTACGCTTTAACGCAGTTAATAGAAGACAATAATGAGTTTATAGAAGATAGATTTGGTAGAACAGGAAGACTGATCAATATTGCGGAATATTATTTATTTCAACCAAGTGAATTAATAAATAAAAATGCATCTATATTTGACAGGTCTGTTCCAATTGATGTAAAACATAAAATGATTAAATTTGATTTAAAACAAAATTTTGTCAAGGCACCTAAAAAATTAATAATAGAAGATGAAATAGAAGAAGATGATGGCACAGAAGAAGTAGTATTAAAAGAAAGAAAACCTAAATTAGTTATAAATAAATTTATAAATGGTAAAAAGGTATTTGATGAATTAAATGCCAACTATGAGTTGTCTAAAAGTTATGCAACCAATGTTATTACATTAAATGAAAAAGGAGAAGAAATAAGGGGTCCCAAAAAAGTAGATAGGGGTGATGATAATTGGTATAAACATAGCGGCGTTGTTATAGGAAAACTTCAGGAGGATATTCCAATAAATAATTTATGGGAATTTGTTGTGGACCATATGATTGAGTCATTGCTTTTTAAAGACAAAGTGGATTTAATGAATTATATTTATTCTTTAGAAAGCATTCAAAAAGAAAGTATTGAATTCCTTATTAAAAATTATTTTGTTAAAAATAGTATTAAAATAGAAGGAACTGATATTGAAGCAATTGTATTATTTAATTTAAATAAAATGGCAATAATGATACTTAATAGAAACAATGAATGGATCAGAGGTGAACCGGAAGATGAGAGAAAAGTCAGAGAATCAGTAGCAGGTAAACCATTTTTTGATAGGATAATTCGCGAATCCTATAATACTGTAATAGGTTTTATGGGTTATGAAAAGAATAACGCAAATTTGTCATTTAAAACTAAAAATTTAGATTCATCAAGAGATACTGGTGCTAGATGTGATGAGGTTGGTAAAGGAAAAATGTTGGAAACAGACCCATCAAGTAAAGATTATAAGAAGTCAATGAAATTTATTTTAGGTATTACAAAGTATACACAAGAAAGCACTAAAAAAATAGTTGATAAAGATAAAAATGTAATACAAGAAGCAGTTAGTCAAATAGAATTGTGTATTATAGAGGAATTTTATATGCGTTATTATAATGAAACTGAGAAAAATGGTTTGAAATGGTTTTTAACACCCGAAATGATGTTATTCCACTTTTGAATCCACTTTATCCACTTTTGAAAAAGTGGAGCAAAACTATTATTTTTATTTAGTGTCTAATAATATTATTATATTAGTATTATATTTGTTCTTTTATAGAAAGTTTTGCTCCACTTTTTTTAAAAGTGGAAAAAAACTATTATTTTTATTTAGTGTCTAATAATATTATTATATTAGTATTATATTTGTTCTTTTATAGAAAGTTTTGCTCCACTTTTTTTAAAAGTGGAAAAAAATGAAAACAATTTAAAGGATAATTAATATATATATATTAATTATACATAATGGAAGCAACACAAAAAAAACAATCAAATTTCAAACGCCGAGATTTAAGAATTTCAACTATTTACTCCAGGTCTTTAATTACTCGAAATGTTTCTTTACCAATTACTGCTATTGGAAAAAATATTAGAGAAACAATTGAAGATATTATTTCCAGTAAATTTGAAGGAAAGTGTCTTGTAGAAGGATACATTAAGCCCGGTTCATCAAAAATTATAACATATTCAAGCGGTATTGTTGAAAGAGGCACATTTGTATTATTTGAGGTTGTTTTTGAGTGTGATATATGCTTTCCTGTTGAAGGCACTTTAATTTCGTGTGTTGCTAAAAATATTACTAAAGCGGGTATTCGCGCCGAAAGCACTGAAAGTGTGCCGTCGCCAGTTGTTGTATTTATTGCAAGAGACCATCATTATAATAGCGCACAATTTGCTGCTGTAAAACCTGAAGATAGATTTAATGTCAGGGTAATAGGTCAGAGATTTGAATTGAATGATAAATATGTATCGGTAATTGGTGAATTAGTAAAACCTAAAGTGGATTATGAAAACAAGGGTTTTAAACCAAAATTGGTTATTGAACCGGAAATCAACTTTTAGAAAAAGTTGATAAAAATTATTTGTTTCATTTATTTACATTATATGTTTTAATAATTTATATTTTTGCTCAACTTTTTTTTAAAAAGTTGATTAATATAACAAGAAACTAGTTCTCATACCCATACCAAGACTAAACCTAAAGTCATACAAGACTGACACTACTATCCATACCATTAACATCCAAAACATAATATCAGAAAGACGATAATTTGTATAACCAATGTAAATCAAAAATACGCCTAAAATAGAAATTGCGTGTTTGTTAAAAAACGCGAATAAAAGAAAAATAATACCCAAACCTAAATAAACACTACCGTTAAAGAAAACCATTTTATATATTAGTCAAATATTTTTTCTTTGTCTTTTGGTATATAATAAAAAAAATATATTAAAAACAAAATTATATTAAATATAATATAACAGTCAATGGAAATTTCCGTCTCTACAAATGAATTAAATAGTTTTTCTGTAAGTGAATTAGATTATATACGCGAGGTTATTGAAGGAATGAACAAGTTTAATCAAATTGAAGTCCTGCGTATTTTAAGCAAATACTCAGATATTATTTTAAACGAGAATAAATATGGTGTTCATATTAATTTATCCGAAGTAAAAAAAGAAGTAATTACAGAATTATCGAATTATATTTTATATGTGAATACACAGGAGACTGATTTACATAACATAGAGAAGCAAAAGGAGAGTTTTAAAAATATATATTTTACAAAAGATAATAAAGATAAAACAAGTAAATAAGTAGTATTAAATAAAATGTTAAATAAAATGTTAAATAATAATGACACCAATTATAATGATGTATTAAAAAATTTACAAGATTATATTCTAAATGATTCTTTAGTAAAACGAGTTATTTACTCATCTAATGACAGTAATAATAATTTAAATAGTAATAGTAATATACTGGAAAAAACAAATATTGTTAAAAAAGAGTATTTTATTCCAAAACAAAAAGACACTCTTTTTTGGTGTTTTTACATTATGAAAAATGGTATTGACCAATATGAAGAATTAAACGAAACAGGCATTTCAGTTGTAACTGAAAAACAATTAAAAATTGGATTTGTTGAAAAATTAAGGAAGGAAAAACAGTTAATTAAAATATATAAATTCGCATCAAATACGCATATAGAAAATCAACTTGTAAATGAAAACAAAATAGATATTGTTACCTTTTTGACCTTATGTGTTTTAGAAAATTTAAATATTATTTATTTGAAGAAAAAAACATATTATGAACTTTTAATGAATGACAGCAATGATATTCACGTTGTTAATTTTACTGACTATGGAAAATTTGGGTATAAACTGAGTCTAAATAATGATTTAAATCATATAAGGACAACTTTATTTAAAATTGATAATATTGAAAAACCTGTAAAAGCATTATCAGCATATAAATTAAGTGAATTATTAGAATTTTGTAGTAAATTGGATATTACTATTATAAATGAAAAAACAAACAAGAAAAAAAACAAGAATGAATTATACGAATCTTTAATTCAGTATTTTTAAAAAAAATTGAACAACAATTTAAATATATGTATTTATTATATATATATTAAAATGACTGATAAAAAAAGTTCTAATACGTCAGATTATAATGTTGATTTTGAAAATGAAGAGTTTGATGAAATATACAATTCACTTGGTAAAAAAGACAGAAAGGATTTATTTGAAAACAAATCAGATGGAACATTCAAAGCAAAATATTCTGTAGAGAAAACTAAACAAATATTACGAGACCTAAATAGTCCGGAAATAAAAGACTTGTATGATAATTATTTGAGTGCAAAAGAAATAGAGTTTGTAAATAGTGTTCAGTTACCGGAGAGAATAGAAAAAATTAGAGGACTTGGAGGACAAAATAAATGGAAAGTTGATAATGGTATTTTAAAGCGCGATAGTATTATAAAACCGGTAAGTCCTAAAAGTTTTCCTGCTACTGCTACTGCTACTGCTACCGCTACTGCTACTCCTTCTTCTACTACAGAAGAAACAGAAGAAAAAGAACAAATATATGAAATAGGAGATGAAGTAGAAGTTTATAATCCAGATGAACGCACAAGATTACACGCAATAATTATCAAGGTGAATACAGATAATACTTATGATATAATGTATGATGATGATAGTGAGGAATCTGATGTATTAGCAAAGTATATTAGTTCTCCAGAAAAATTTGTGAAAAAAAAAGATGTTTTAAAATCCAAATATTTGGAAGGAGTTGTTCATACACCCGAAGTTGAACCTCAATCTCCTGAATTTGAACCTCAATCTCCTGAATTTGAACCTCAATCTCCTGATATGCCTCCTCCACCTGAAGTATTAGAAAAAGATATTGACTTAGAAGAAGAAGTAGAAGAAAAAACAAAAACATCCAGTCAAATTTTATTCGGTAACATAGTGGATACATATTATCAAAGTAGACCTTATAGTTATGAAGCAGGTAAAATGACTGAATTAGAAGTTCGTTTTGGAACAAGAGGAATTCGAAGATTAACAAAAAATGACTATGATAGTGTAATTAAAACTCTCAGGTCTTTTGGATTTATTACAAATAACCCAAATGGTGAATATAGTTTAAGAATCCAAAATGAATTTTTAAATAATATGAGCGGTAAATTTGAATTATCAAATATAAGAACTGAAATTAATGGCATTGAACAAATTAAAATGTTTTGTAAATCCAACAATATTAAAGAAATAATTAAAAGTCACGGAAACAGTGTTAAATTCACAAAAAAAAGTGCTTTCATAAATGATAAAAAAGAAAAGGTAAGACCAGTCAATTTTGACGATTTTAATTTCAGAGTGTCTTTACAAAATGAAGAGCAATTATCCGGAATTAAAGGGACTGGCGCATATATTGTAAACACCTGGAGAAATAATAAAAAAACATTTCGGTTTTTGAATCGTGTCACATTTACTCATCAAGAGTATCCTATTAATGTAGATATTAGTATTGTAAAATCTTCTGATTTTAAAGGAAACAGACCAGCAACTTATTATACTACAGACGAAGCAGATGTATTTAATAAATTAGAGTCTTATGAAATTGAGTTGGAAGTAAATAATAAAATGGTTGGACCTGGAACTGAATTTAAAAACTACAATATTATTTTAGAATCATTGCGAAAAGTAATAAAGTATGTTTTGAGTGGATTACAAAAAACAAATTTTCCAATTTCATATCCTGAACAAAAAATGGTAATTGGTGAGTATATGAAACTCCTTTTTAAAGATGAATATGAACCTGGTAAAAATGTGTATCCAAGTAATTTTATTGGTCCCAGTTCATATACGCTTCAAAGAATTAATATTACTCCTATTAATGACAATTTAAATGTGCCAAATATAAGAAAAAATTACACTGTTACAGATAAAGCAGATGGCGAACGCAATTTAATGTATATTAGCATTGATGGTAGAATATACTTAATTAACACAAGTATGAGTGTAATATTTACTGGCGCAAAAACGGAGAAAAAGGAATTGTTTAACTCTTTATTAGACGGCGAGTTGATTTTACACGATAAATTTGGTAAGTTTATTAACTTATTTGCCGCGTTTGATATTTATTATTTTGGCGGTGTTGATGTTCGTTCTTATACATTTATGATTTCAAGTGAAGAACCAAGTATGGAAAAATCTAGATATGCAATTTTAAATCGACTAATACAAAATTTAGAAATTAGTTCTATATTAGGTCCAAAGCAAAAAAAAGTAGAAAAAGAAGAACCAAAATCCAGTTTTAAATCAATGTCGCAAAAAATCCAAAAGAGTTTTAATAATTCTCCCATTCGTGTTACGTGTAAAAGGTTTTACCCAGAAAATCCTGAAATGGGAAACATATTTAGTGCGTGCAATCAAATATTAACAAAACAGAAAAATGGATTGTTTGAATATGAAATGGATGGACTCATATTTACACCCGCTTTTATGGGTGTTGGTTCAGACAAAGTGGGTTCGGCAGGTCCTTTATCAAAAATTACCTGGGACTACTCATTTAAATGGAAACCTCCTCAATATAACACAGTTGATTTCCTTGTTACTACTGTAAAAACATCGACTGGAGACGATGTTATTAAAAATATATTTGAAGAAGGCACATCGGCAAATTCAGCAGTTCAAATAAGTCAATATAAACCTATTGAACTAAGATGTACTTTTGTTGAAAAGAAACACGGGTTTATTAATCCTTGTCAAGATATTATTGATGATAAGTTGCCTGAGTATAGTAATAATCAAGATGAAAAAGTAAGCAATGAAGCAAAACCAATGATATTTTATCCAACAAGTCCATATGATCCTGATGCTGGATTTAATAATATAATGCTTAAAAAAGATGGCAATAATTCTTTGCAAATGTTTACCCAAGAAGACGAAGTTTTTGGTGATAATACAATTGTAGAATTTAGTTATAGTTTTGATAATAAAAAAGGATGGAATTGGATTCCTTTGCGTGTTCGTTATGACAAAACTACCGAAATGCTTCAAGGTATTAAAAACTTTGGCAATGCGTATCATGTAGCAAATAGTAATTGGCAGTCAATACATCATCCTATTACAGAAGATATGATATCCACTGGTTTAAATATTCCTGAAACAGGTGTGGATGATGATGTTTACTATAATAAACCATCAGGTGATATGAAAACCGAAGGTCTTAAAAACTTTCATAATTTATATGTTAAAAAACTACTTATTAAAAGTGTTTCAAAAAGAGATGATACTTTAATTGACTACGCGTGTGGTAAAGCAGGCGATTTATCTAAATGGATTGCTGCAAAACTGTCCTTTGTTTATGGAATTGATATTTCAAAAGATAATTTAGAGAATCGCATTGATGGAGCATGTGCAAGATATTTGAAAGCCAGAAAGCAAAATAAACATATGCCTTACGCTTTATTTGTAAATGGTAATAGCGCACTCAATATTAAAAATGGAACTGCTATGAAAAGTGACAAAGCAATTCAAATAACCAAAGCCATTTTTGGACATGGAACTGAAAAAAGTGAACTAATCGGCAAGGGTGTTGCCCGACAATATGGCGTTGGTGCCGAGGGATTCAATGTTTCATCATGTCAATTTGCAATACATTATTTCTTTAAGGACCCGGAAACCTTACAAGGGTTTTTAAAAAATATAGCAGAATGCACAAAACTAAATGGATATTTTATTGGAACCGCGTATGATGGAAAACTAATTTATAAATTATTGGCAAAAAAAGCGCGAGGTGAAAGCACTCAATTATATGATGATGATAAAAAAATATGGGAAATAGTAAAAGAGTATGATTTTGACAAATTTGAGGACAATTCAAGTTCATTGGGATATAGAATTGATGTTTATCAAGAGTCAATTAACCAACTTTTAACAGAATATTTGGTTAACTTTGATTATTTTAACAGAGTTATGGAAAATTATGGTTTCAAAATTGTAGAAAGAGAAGAGGCGCAAAGTATGGGTTTACCTGAAGGCACTGGACTTTTTAGTGAACTATATATGAACATGATGGAGGAAATCAAAGCAAATAAATTTAAGGCAAATGATTATGGAAACGCTCAAAATATGAGTGTTTATGAGCAAAAAATATCATTCCTTAATAGGTATTTTGTTTATAAGAAATTTAGAACTGTTAATGCTGATAAAGTAGAATTGGATTTAGCAGATTATGATGAGGATGAACGTGTAGCAGTAGAAAAATATGAAGGTACTAAAGAAAAAGAAGGAAAAGAAGGAAAAGAAGGAAAAGAAGGAAAACCCAAAATTAAAAAATTAAATAAAAAAATACTATTGGTTCCAGCAACAGAAGCAATTGAAGAACAAGCATCATTTAAATTAGAAGAAAAGGTTAAAAAACAAACTAAAAAATCTCTTACTGAAGCAAAACCAAAAAAGAAGTTGGTTATTGAAGAGGAAGAAAAATAATTAATTAATTTGATTATTACTTAAAAATTATGATATATAATTATATAAGTTAGGTTTAAATGAACTATTATATATTACCAAAAAATAACAATATATTTAAATTATGTCCTAAGTTACATGATGATATTATTAATAATATTACACCATATACAAGTTATAGTTTATTTAAAAATTATAATGATATTATGCTACAAATTAAAGATATAGAAAAAGAATATTCAACTGAGTTTGTAAATAATATATTAAAATTGGTTCATTCACACGAGTATATTTTTTCTTTTATTCCTGGAACAAAAATATGTATAAGTAAATTAAAAGCGTGCACTAATGTTTTTTATGATTTGTATGAAATTTTATTATCTTTAAATATTTTTGAACAATTTACATCATCTATAAATGCTTTGTATATTAGTGAAAATTGTGATGATATGAGTATTTGTCATAATTTATTAAGAAAAGATAACTGTGATACTGTAATTAATATTGAAAGTATAGACAATAATATTACAGATGTAAAAATATGCAGTTATAATTTTATTTTTTATCAAATTGAAAATAAAGAATTTTATAATATAAATCAATATATAATACAGTTATTTAAAATTTTAAGAATTATTTTGTTAAATCAAACTAGTAGTGGTATATGTATATTAAAAATAGACACAATATTTTATAAACCAATAATTGACATATTATATATTTTATGTTCTTTGTATGAAAAAGTTGGTATAATAAAACCAAACACAAGTAACATTACAAGTTTTGAAAAATACATAGTTTGTTCTAATTTTATTTTGAGTAAAGAAAAAAAAGAATTATATAATAATTATATTATGTGTATTGATTCATTTTTAAGTGAATATGAAGATGAAAAAAATAAAAATATAATATCTATTATTTTAAATGATATACCCGCCTATTTTTTAAATAAAATAGATGATATTAGTATTATTTTTGGGCAACAACAATTAGAAACGATTGACCAAATAATAAATATTTTGAAAAATAAAAATAAAGATGAAAAAATTGAGTTTTTAAAAAAAACAAATATTCAGAAATCAATTAGTTGGTGTGAAAAATTTAGGGTTCCTTATTTTAAATTTTCAGAAAAACCCAATATTTTTTTACCATTACAACAAAATATAGATATTCATGAAGAAAATATTAATGAAAATAATATTTATGAAGAAAATACTATTATAAATGAAAATATTATTATGGATAATAAATAATTAAAAATAATCTTTAGTTATTATATAATGAGCGAGGAAGATGAACGAGTCGTAAGTATTGATTTAAATAGTAGTAATACTACCAGTTCTAATGTTTCTAATGAAATTAATACAAATGAAGAACCTTCTAAGGTAGATGCAATTGTTAAAAAGGAAATCTTTGTTTTGGAATATATGAAATCAATAAATGATAAATTGAATGACCAAGATACATCTCAAAAAATGGCAGTTTCTGTTGCAGTTGTTATTGAAATGTATAGAGTTATGGTTTCTTCTCTCTTAGTTTTATTTGTCCCTCAAAAATGTGACGACCATGTTTGTTCTATGCACGAAAATATGGTTTGGATGGATAGTTTATATAATTCCGGACTTGTTGTAAATTTTATTACTATGGCGTCTTTTATACTTATGTATTATTATGAATTAAAAAGAGAGAATAAACTAATTACCTATTTAGAAGTAAATAAAAGTGTAGCAAGTGATAATGAGACAGTAGGAAAAGTTTTGGATGGTCTTTCTATTGAAAAGAAAGAAAATATATTGTATTTTGACAAGGCATATCAAAGAATGGGTTATTTTATGTTATTTATGTTTGCGTTTAATACAATTCTAAGTGGTTTTGTAGTTTATGAATATTATTTAGATAATCAAACAACATCTACTTATATTACAAATATTCTTTTTATGATTACAAAATTAGGGGATGTATATTCTACTGTAAATACTGAACGAAACATTTTTTACTCTGCATACATGAAGGGAAAAATACAATTTAATGATGTTGACCCAAATAAACGACTTTTAATTGAGAATGTCAAAGAACCTGTTCCTGAAACGGTTCCTGAAACGGTTGTTGTAAGTAATGTATAAATATATAAAAAAAACTACTTATAATTATGTAATATAATTATTATATTACATAAATGGACAAAATACTGGACGTATTTTTTGACTCTACAAAATATTCAATTTTAACTCAAATGCGGACAGGAAATGTATTATATGATACTATAATAACAACCACTGTTATTTCGATATTTACTTATTTTTTCAATTATATGTATGACATAAAACATATGAAATTTTTAAGTTCTATCTATTCTTTGTTTTATAAAAAAAACTGTATTATTTTGGAAGGAAAAAAATGCTCCATTGTATCAAATTATAGTTATGGACAACAAATTTCAGTTTCCTATAGCGACCGTTTTAAAGCAATTCTTGAGTATATTGTAAAAAATATAGACAATCAAAAATCTATTTATCAATTGAAAGAATTTTATCACAATATAATTGATAATAAAAAAAATGGTAATAAAACAATTGGAGATACATTAATAGTAAATCAATATAAAAATTTTACAATTGATAAAAAAATATTTTATGAAATTATTTGTGAAAGAGAAGATGAAGGTAGTAATGATAAAAATGATAAAATGACTGCTAAAACAGATATAATTACTATTAAAATTTATTCTTATGAATTATCCTTAGTAGAAATTAAAAACTACATTGACAATATTACAAATATTTATTTGAAAACAATTAAAGACTGTCGTTCTAATAAAAGGTTTATATACACTTTAAATAATACTAAACTGTCAACAAGTAATGATGATGATGAAAGTTATAGTTTAAATAATCGTTGGAATGAAGATGTATTTGAAAGTGCCAAAACATTCAATAATCTATTTTTTGATGGTAAAAAAAAATTAAAAGATACTATTGACTTTTTTAGAGACAATAAGGCGTGGTATTATGATAAGGGAATTAAATACACACTTGGTATAGGGTTAATGGGTCCTCCTGGAACCGGTAAAACTTCATTAATTAAAGCAATTGCCAACTATTTAGATTGTCATATTATTATTTTATCATTAAAAATGGTTAAAACAAAAAGACAATTGGATAATTTCTTTTTTGAAAATAAATATAATTCTAAAAATGACAATGATTCTATTAGTTTTGATAAAAAAATAATTGTTATGGAAGATATTGACTGTATTGGTGATATTATTTTAGATAGAAATAAAAAAAATCCGGATGTAAAAGATTCAAATAAAACAATGAATAGCAATGATAATATTAAATTAGGAGATGTTATTCGCGGCGTTGTTGAAATTAATCAGGATGATACTGCTAAAATGTTGTCAAAGTTAAGTGATGAAGAACCTATTACGCTGGATGACATTTTAAATGTATTTGATGGAATTAGAGAAACACCAGGGAGAATATTAATTATTTCTTCCAATCATTATGAAAAATTAGACCCGGCATTAATTCGTCCAGGCAGAATTGATGTTACGCTTGAATTGACAAAAGCAAGTCATAATACGATTTCTGAATTATACAAACACTTATTTAATAAAGAAATTGATGCAGAAAAATTAGCAAATGTAAAAGAATTTCATTTTTCCCCGGCAGAACTTATTAATATATATATTTCACATAAGGATGAGAATGAATTCATTAATAAACTTATCCACTTTTAAGAAAAGTGGAGCAAAAACAACATTTAAAAAAGAGTTATATGAAAAAAATTGTGTAAGTTTGGCTCCACTTTTTCTTACGAAGTTGTAAAAAGTGGATTTACATTAGCGGATTTCGCGGTGACTGTGCAAAATGATTTGTGCTAAATACAGTTCCTGGATAGTAACGATAAGGACTTGGTTGTGAAATGGGTGTTCTATATTGCTCACCCAAATAACACGCCTTTTTATTTTGATATCTTATAATGGGTGGATTACCGCATTTTGATGATTTATTTTTAAGTATAAAAGGTGCTTCGGGTTTAGAACCAGCATTTAACTGAGCAAAAGAAAGATTTGCATTATTTCGGTGAAAAGATGCCGCATTTGTTTCTATCGTATTTACATTTAATTTCAAGTTTCTTGTGCTACTTGAAACTGCTCCTTGTGTCGCAAACTGTGGATTATTTGGTTTATAAACAACCACTTTACAACCTCGAGGATTACTTGGTCCCTGAATTGGAACGCCCCAATATGGATTGCTAACAAATGCGGCATATACTTTGAGCGATTCTGTTTTGTAAGGTTCTGAAAGTGCACTTAAGAAATTTACTAATCCATTAAATGTTGTTATTTTCTGAGAATAAATTTCTGTTACTTGTGCGGGTGTTAAAATAGAATTCGTATTTAATATAGTGACTATTGCGTTTACAAGAGACTCTTCAGTAGTCTCATATATTTCTCCATTTGGATAACAATTTGCTAAATATTCATTTGTAAGTGCTAGAGCACTTCCTGGTTTATATGGCGCATTTCCGGCACCACTAACAAAATTGAAAGAGCGCTGTTCAAAAGTTTGGCACCTGTTTTCCATGTATTGTGCGTGAGTAGTATAATAATTCTTTTTTAGAAGAGTGCTTGCTGGAAGAACACGACGACGCGCTTTTCTCTCTTCATTGCAACAAAGAGGTTTATTTGTAGTAGTTTGATTTGGATTATCTGTTATATAAGTATTATTTGGGTAATAAGATGCAACAATACCCGTTCCTTCACACGTCTTACAATCGTTATCTAATTGCAAAGATTCATTTACTTCAGATGGTTGATTTTGTTTTACAATAAAACTGCCTGGATTGTCCATCAACTCATTTAGAAGACCTCTGCCACCGGCGCCGCCACCTAATGAAGAACCAGTGCTTGACTTTACAATTCGATTCATATTATAATTGATTTGCGCTATTTCATTTTGATTGTATTCAGTTGATTCAATAGGTTGTGAAGGAATAACACGACCTTTTCTATAGTGTTTAATAGGTCTAGGAAGACCAAAACCAGTTCTAAAAATATTACCGCTATCATTATTAGTTAATGGACGAATATGACCTTGTGCTATTCCTGCAGGATTACTAAGGACACCAGTTCCTTTCCATGTTTTATACCCACCTTGTGGGACATGGTTATTATATGATTTCATACCTAATGGATAAAAAGCAGATGACATTCTAATATTATGAAAGAAAATAAAGTATTATATTATATTAATATGTCAATCATTATTTTATTACTAAATTTATTTTTTATATTGTTGATTTTTTACCAATTATTTTTAACAAGTAATGTATTTAAGAGAAAAATTATTGAAGGTGTAGATTTTAAGAATCCTAATTATAATGCTGATCTGGATTCTAATGCAGTTAATGCTCTTTATACTAATACAAATATGGTTAGTCCTGCTCCTATGGTTAGTCCTGCTCCTATGGTTAGTCCTGCTCCTATGGTTAGTCCTAATTCCAGCAACATTCCTTCAAATATGGCAACTACTGCAACTCCTACCACTGCTACTACTTCTCCTATTATTACTAATATTCCTATTATTACTCAAACTACTGATGCTCTTGCTACTCCTATTATTAGTTCTCTTGCTGACTCTGCTGCTCCTATTCCTACTACTCCTACTGCTACTGCAACTGCTACTCCTTCTGGTCCTATTCCGGCAGATGATAATACAATATATAATATTATAGTTCAAATGATTAATGATAATAATAAAATAATATCCTCAATTACAAAGGTAACATTACCTACATTTGTTCCTAATTCTATTAGTCCCACTTCAATTCCTGTTAATACTAATTCAATTGATACAAACCCATATACTTTTACGGATGCTCAATTATTTTTATTAAATTTTACAGTTTATGCAATTAATATTAATAATCGAGGAATAGATAAACCAGATATAATAATACCAAGAGACTCATTTGAAACTGCTCTTACTGACTCTATTCCTAAGTCTGCTTTAGATTTTAGTAAATTAACTGATGATGATAAAAAATATATGCAGTCATTACAACCTAAAATGATTCAATTAATAAACGAAAATAATGATTTAATATCTGTACCATTGAATATCACAATGAGACCTTTTAGTCCAAAATAAAAGGGTCTAAATTATTACATAAAATAAAGTATTATATTATATTAGTATGCCAATTATAATTTTATTTTTAATTTTAATTTTTATTTTATTAATTTTTTACCAATTATTTTTAGCGCATGCATTAAATAATGTATTTAAAACAAGAATTATTGAAGGTATAACAAATATAACAATTGACACTCCTACTCCTTCTACTGAAGAAATATATAACCAAGTTAAGATTTTAGCAGACGATAATAGAAAAAATACAACTACTATTGATATTTTAAATCAAAAAGTGTCTTCTTTATCAGATCAGGTTAAAGGAATGTTGCTTTCTCAACAAACAGTTTTAACAAAAGGGATAGATAATATTGGTGTTCCTGCTTAGTAAATATATTTTTATACAATTAAATAAAAATATATCTTTATAATAAGTAAATAATGGCTCCAAAAAAATCTACAAAAAAATCTGCTCCAAAAACTACTCCGTGTTCTGTTGCTGTTGCTTCTGCTGTTGCTTCTGCTGCTGCCGCTTCTCCTCCTCCTGGAACTGCTCCAGGTGCTACCGCTACTTCTGGTTCTGATGCTGGATTTTTAGGTACTGATTATCCATATTATAGTTATATAAAAAGTCCTTCACAAATGGGTATGTCTTCAAAAGGAGATTTAAACACGTTAGGTAAAGATGTTACGGGTATAATTGAATATGTAAATTTATTAACTACTGGAGCCAGTAAAGCATCAAAAACAGGTAAACCTTTAGGAAACAAATATTTCTTAAATACTAATGGGACGTGTATGTCAAGTGATACAAATACAGAAGTAGATCGTTTTATTTATATTAATAATGTTCCAACAGGAAATATTCCATTACTTTCAAGTGTAATGGGTAATACTGGTGCCAAAGGATTGTTTCCAGGTATGGTTAGTAATTTAAATGTATTAAACCCATTTGATTTAGCAAACGCATTTAATGTAGACATAACGCCTCCGTGTTTGCCTGTAACACTACAAACTATTAATAACAATAATGTTGTAGGTTCTGAAACAAATTATATAGCAACAATGGATATTCAAAATATGGATCCTTGTGTATTTCCAAATAAAGTAAATCCAGTTACCACGCAGAGATGCGTTGAGTCTTTTGTATCTAATAATCAACAACTGGAACCGGCATCTGTTATGTTGCCAGACGACCCCCTTGTTAAACTATATTACGTAGGATTGTCAGCATTAGGGGTTTATATTTTATACCGAATGATGGACAAATCTAAATAGAGTATTATTCTTTAAGTTTAATTAAAAAATAATATATATCCCAAAGTAACTTAAAGAAACCCTTGCAAAATATTCAATTATTTTTCCCAAGACTTTTTTGGAAAAGTGAAAAATGGACATTTTAAAAATGTCCAAAAATGGAAAATCCTAAAAAGTCTTGAAATTTTGCAACATTTGTGACCATAATTGAAAATTAGCGTCTCGGCGCCAAAATAATAATTCAAAACTTGTTACGACAAAAATTAATTATTTTAATTAAATAAGTATTTAGGCATTTTTTTATTCTAAGTATATAGAATAAAACGGATGGAAAAAATGCCAAAAAATGCGAATAAATTTAATTGTAATTATTGTAAATTTGTATGCTCTAAAAAAAGTAATTATGAAATACATTTATTAACATCAAAACATCAAAACAACCTACTATTGAACAATTTAGAACAAAAACATGCTAAAAATGCCAAAAATGCCGAATCATATTTATTTTGCTGTAAAAATTGTAATAAAGGATATAATGTTCGTAACAGTTTATGGTATCACGAAAAAAAATGTGTTCAACTTCCAATTTTAGAAGAAAACACTATTTTAGAAAAAGACGAAAGCAAAGATGCTTTAATACAGTATTTAATTAGTGAAAATAAAGAGTTCAAAAACTTAATCTTGGAATTTGTTAAGAAAGACAGCATAGTAAATAGTAATAATACAATAACTCACACGAATTCGCATAACAAAACTTTTAACCTCCAATTTTTCTTAAATGAAACGTGCAAAGATGCAATGAATATGACCGATTTTATTAATTCCTTAACGCTTCAATTATCTGACCTTGAGAATGTAGGGAAACTTGGGTTCGTTGATGGTATTTCCAATATTATCATTAAAAATCTGGAATCACTTGATATAGAAAAAAGACCTGTTCATTGTTGCGACGCAAAAAGGGAAACAATGTATATTAAAGACCATGATAAATGGGAAAAAGAGGACAATGAATTAAAACAAATGAGAGAACTGGTTCGGTATGTAAGAGACAAAAACATTTCCATGGTAAATACGTGGCGGAACATGTATCCTGAATGCGTTAAAAGTGATTCAAAAAAAACAACGCAATATAATCAGATTTGTATGGAATCTTTTGGTGGTGAAACAGGAGGAGAAAAGGGAACTAAGTTGGAAAAAGAAGAAAAAATAATTAGTAGGATTGCAAAGTCGGTTATAATAGATAAGCGTGAATAGAAATTATAATTATGTTAAATAATTATAATTACTTTAATTTACCAGTAAATACCATCTTCAATTTTTTTATAATTTGCTGGTTTCATATGTTCAGGGACGGGAATCCAATGTTCATTAATTAAATGACTATGATGTATATCTGCTCTAAGAGTTTTTACACCAAAATAATTAGGTAAGTCGCCTCCACAAACATACACTTCCTTTTTTAACTTGGTTGATATATGATATGCTAACAGTGAAGAATATGCTCCGGCAGAAATGATTGCTCCATCAAACTCAATGTCTTTTATTTTACGACATATTCTTCTATAAGTTTGCAATATATTTTTATGAGGTCCACTATTTAAAAATGTATAACCATTTTCAAAACATTTAATATCTATAACATCATCAGGAAACCCTGGGCATATTTTTTGTATATTTCCCGAATCATATTGTTTTTTCATTAAAGAACTTAGATTATTTATAATTAATATTTTTTTCTTTGACATAAATGATAAAACGTCTGAGTATTTTGTTACTTTGTTATTAATATTTAAATAATTATAAAATTGTTCATTTATTTCTAAAGGTATATATTTTACATCTTGATCATGAAAATTAAAATGTATTTTACAGTTATTAATATTTTTAATGTTTTTTAATACTTTTTCAAAATATTTATTATAAATATCTGTACTTTTTATATAATTTGCGTCAAAATTAAAATATGTTCCTGGTATTGTTTTATCATAAAATCCAGAAGTAGAATACAACCAATTTATTAAATTGTTTTGTCGTTCTTCATATGCTTTTTTATCAAAAACATTATATTTATCTAAATAGTAATAAAATAATAATTGCGATTCTGTATATCCTAAACGTATCATATTATATAATAATATTTTTTAATAATAATATAAATTATTTACTTTACCAATAAATACCACCTTCAATTTTTTTATAATTTGGAGGTTTCATATTTTCAGGGACAGGAATCCAATGTTCATTAATTAAATGTTGATTATACATGTCAGCATAATTAGTTTTAATTCCAAAATAATTAGGTAAATCACCACCACAACAATATACCTCTTTGTTTAATTTGGATGATATATGATATGCTAACAATGAAGAATATGCTCCAGCAGAAATGATTGCTCCGTCAAAATCAATACCTTCAATTTTATGACACATTTTTCTATAAGTTTCCAATATATTTTTATGAGGTCCAGTATTTAAAAATGTATAACCATTTTCAAAACATTTAATCTCTACAATATCATTTGGAAAATCAGGGCATATTTGTTTTACATTTCCTGAGTCATATTGTTGTTTCATTAAAGGACTTAGATTATTTATAATTAATAATTTTTTGTTTGACATAAATGATAAAACATCTGAATATTTTGTAACCTTGTTATTAATATTTATATATTTATTAAATTCATCTTTTATTTCTTGAGGTATAAGATCCATATCTGAATCGTGAAAATTTAATTTTATTTTACAGTTATTAATATTTTTAATGTTTTTTAATACTTTTTCAAAATATTTATTATAAATATCTGTATTTTTTAGATTTTGTGTGTCAAAATTAAAATATGTTCCTGATACAGTTTTATCGTAAAATCCAGAAGTAGAATACAACCAATTTATTAAATCGTTTTGTCGTACTTCGTATTCTTTTTTATCAAAAGTAGTATGTTTATCTAAATAATAATAAAATAATAATTGCGATTCTGTATATCCTAAACGTATCATAATATATAATTATATTATTTTTTAATATAATTTATTTAATTTATTTAATTTATTTAATTTATTTAATTTACCAAAAAATACCACCTTCGATTTTTTTATAATTTTTTGGTTTCATATCTTCAGGGACGGGAATCCAATATTCATTAATTAAATGTTTATTATAAATATCTGCTCTAAGAGTTTTAATTCCAAAATAATTAGGTAACTCGCCACCACAACAATATACTTCTTTTTTTAATTTGGTTGATATATGATATGCTAACAGTGAAGAATATGCTCCTGCAGAAATGATTGCTCCGTCAAAATCAATATCTTTTATTTTATGACATATTCTTCTATAAGTCTGCAATATATTTTTATTAGGACCATTATTAAAAAATGTATAACCATTTTCAAAACATTTAATCTCTATAACATTATCCGGAAACCCTGGGCATATTTTTTTTATATTTCCTGACTCATATTGTTGTTTCATCAAAGAACTTAGATTATTTATAATTAATATTTTTTTGTTTGACATAAATGAAAAAACGTCTGAGTATTTTATTACCTTGTTATTAATATTTATATACTTATTAAAAGTATTTTTAAAATCTTGAGGTATAGAATTTATATCTGTGTTATGAAAATTTAAATTTATTTTACAATTAGTAATATTTTTAATGTTTTTTAATACTTTTTCAAAATATTTATTATAAATATCTGTATTTTTTATATAATTTGCATCAAAATTAAAATATATTCCTGGTATTGTTTTATCATAAAATCCGGAAGTAGAATACAACCAATTTATTAAATCGTTTTGTCTTTCTTCATATACTTTTTTATCAAAAGTAGTATGTTTATCTAAATAATAATAAAATAATAATTGCGATTCTGTATATCCTAAACGTATCATATTATATAATTATATTATTTTTTAATATTAATATAAATTATTTAATTTACCAGTAAATACCATCTTCAATTTTTTTATAATTTGGAGGTTTCATATCTTCAGGGACAGGAATCCAATATTCATTAATTAAATATTTATTATACATATAAGCATAATTAGTTTTAATTCCAAAATAATTAGGTAACTCACCACCACAAACATACACTTCCTTTTTTAACTTGGTTGATATATGATATGCTAACAATGAAGAATATGCTCCGGCAGAAATGATTGCTCCATCAAAATCAATTTCTTTTATTTTATGACACATTTTTCTATAAGTTTGTAATATATTTTTATTAGGACCAGTATTAAAAAATGTGTAACCATTTTCAAAACATTTAATATTTATAACATCATCTGGAAAATCAGGGCATATTTGTTTTACATTTCCTGAATCATATTGTTGTTTCATCAAAGAACTTAGATTATTTATAATTAATATTTTTTTGTTTGACATAAATGAAAAAACATCGGGGTATTTTGTTATCTTGTTATTTATATTTAAATAATTATAAAATTCATCTTTAAGTTTTTGAGGTATATGATCCATATCTATGTTATGAAAATTTAATTTTATTTTACAGTTATTAATATTTTTAATGTTTTTTAATACTTTTTCAAAATATTTATTATAAATAACTGTATTTTTTATATAATTTGCATCAAAATTAAAATATATTCCTGATACAGTTTTATCATAAAATCCAGAAACAGAATAGAACCAATTTATTAAATCGTTTTGTCGTTCTTCATATAATTTTTTATCAAAAGTAGTATGTTTATCTAAATAATAATAAAATAATAATTGTGATTCTGTATATCCTAAACGTATCATATTATATAATTATATTATTTTTTAATGCTAATATAATTATTATTTAATGTCTATGTCTTGTGCGCTTACTACATTTCTTACATTTAAAACTTCTTCTTTTACCTTTTGTTTTTCTGCGTTTTCTTCCGCCGGTCCACTGGTGAGGTTGGGCAGTTTGACTACCTGAAAAACGCGACGCAGTAGACGCTGAATTTATATCAGTATAGGGTCTAACGCCACCACCTCTTCTTACTGTTCTTCTTCTTCTACCGCCTAACCAATTTAAAGGGTTCCATGATGACTTTGGAGGAGTACATTCATAACCAGTAATACTGTCTCTATAAATTCCATCAGGACCTTTAATACATTCACCTGTTTTAACTTGATTATTTTGACCACTTGAACCATAATTATTTGAACCATTCATATTCATATTTCGACCATTCATATTCATATTTGGACTATAGTTATTTGAACCATTCATATTCATATTTCGACCATTCATATTCATATTTGGACCACTTGAACCATAATTATTTGAACCATAATTATTTGAACCATAATTATTTGAACTATTCATATTCATATTTTGACCACTTGGATAAGAAGAATTCATATTTTGACCATAAGAAGAATTCATAATATATATAATGTAAGAAAATATATATTATTTTATTTTATTTTATTTTATTTTATTTTGACACAAATCGTTTATAAATTTCATAACCAACATAAAAACCAAATAGTTCTAAAATTACATAAATAATCAAATCCATTTGATTTATTTTTCCTGTGTTATACAACATAAACGCAATACCGGGATTATACGCTCCTTTAGAATTAAGATAAATTAAAAGTGCTAATGTTAAACCAATTGCTAAATAATGTTTTGTTGAAAAAATAACAAAAGAAAAAACTATTGTACACAAAAATTCTGCTAAATAATTAAAATTGTTCATATATTCTACTTTTAAAAAAAGTGGAGCAAAATTTTTACTTTTTTTATTTTTTTTTTATTTTACTGTTTTTGTTCCACTTTTTCTAAAAGTGGAATTAGTGTTTTTGCTCCACTTTTTCTAAAAGTGGAAAAGTGGAATTAGTGTTTTTGCTCCACTTTTTCTAAAAGTGGAAAAGTGGAATTAGTAGTTCTGTCTTGGTATTGACCCCCACGCGCATACTTGACCATTTCTTAAACTATAATTTTCAATCGCACCCTTTTTCTTTGGCGCTACACATCCACCCGACCTGGCGCGACGAATTGAAGTTCTTGTGCCACTTGGATAATAATTTTTAGTAGAATAAGGCGCCTCTAAAGGCAGTCCTACTTTATACCCGCTTTTACCTACCGCCATTGCTCTTAACTTTTGTGTTCTTAAAGAAGAATCAACCGGTGGAATATAATTGGTATGTCCAGAAACCGCAAATTGTCTTTGCGTTGAATAATTAACAAATGTATTACCAGTTGTAGTGGCAATTGCTTTATCTCTCTTTAATTTAAAACCTAATGCCGATTCAGCAGTTCTAAAATACTGATGCCTTGAATTAGTATTTTGGTCACCAGCAGGTGGTTCTTGAGATGGATAAAAAAGGGGAGGATTCGGGTGTTTACCTGTTAAAGTGCCATAACTATGATAAGGCATTGCACCCGGATATTGATTTGTGCTTAATGGGGCAAAAATAGGAGTATTTACATAATTATTATAAGACATAGAACCGATTGATGTTGAAATTCCATATGGTGTGCTCATTTATTATATGCTATGAAAATATATTTATTTCCTATAGTTTCTTCTTTTTTTATTGGTTTTTCTTTTTTTATTAGATCCTTTTTTTTTGTTGGATTTTCTTCTTCTTTTTACGCCTTGAGCAACACTATATTTAGTCCACATTGTACCTGTTTGATCTCTAATGTCATTAATTAAAATATTTATAGTATGACCATCATCTAAAGTATACATATATCCAGCGAGGACATCATCGTCTGAATCTGGAGTTGTACCAGGTGGTGCAGGTGGTGTATTAAATGGTCGTAATTTATTAATTGTATATCTTTCACCCATGTTATTTATAATTATATCACCAACTTCAAATCGTTTGGGCATATTTATAATATAATTATAAATAAATATTTTATATTTAAGAAACTATTTTTTATTAGATTTTCTTTTTTTATTTTTTTTTGTTCTTTTTTTATTAGACCTTCTTTTTTTATTTGATTTTCTTCTTTTTATACCTTGAGCAACACTATATTTATCCCAAAAATTACCGCTTTCATCTCTATTCCTGCCAACTATAAGACGTATAATACTACCATCATTTAAAGTATACTCATATCCAGGAGTCACATCACCATCTGGATCAGGTGGTGAGTCAAATGGAACTTTTTTTATAATTGTATATTTTACACCTGAATTATGAAAAATTATATCCCCGACTTGAAATTGAAAATTAAAACCCGACATATTTATAATATAAATGTATAAAATAAAAAATTAATTCGCAAATGTAAAATTTATAAATAAATCTTATATTTATTTTATATTCAACTCCATAACTGTGTATATTTTCTCATCATCATATTTTTCAAAGCATTTTAAATAAGGATAATTATCAAACGAAAAATCTGCCGCTTCAAATCCATATTTTTGATAATAAGAGACAACTTCATCAAGCGAACTTAATACAATTTTGACCTTCTTTTTAGAGTTAATCGTTTCCTCTTTTACTCTCTCTACAAACCCATTTAACAGTTTTGTAGCGTAACCTTGACCTCTAAATTCTTTGTCTGTGCTTATAACCATTAAATAATAAATAATAGTGTCACTGTTTTTCTTATTTTGTTTTGAATAAATCATACATGAAGGACATGAACGAACAACAAAATTGTCTTCCAAACAATAAAATGCGGTCTTATTGGATTCATATTTTAATAGATTTTCAATATAATCTATAGCAATTGATCCATAATTGAAATAGGTAAAAATCATTTCTACATCTTCTTTGAACTGTTCTAGTCTTTCCATAATTTCATCTATAGGCGTCTCGTCTACAATTTTGTTTTTAATGTCATCCGAATAAAATATCATTCTTTAATTTTACACTAAATATTATTTTAACTTTCACTTTAATTAGTTTTAAAATAATATTTCTACAAAAAAATATTTCATTTTTCCTGTGAAAAATAAAATTTTTGCTGTTTATTTTTTTTGTTAAATTATGGAACTTAATATACTCCTAATGGTTTTGTTTTTTATTTTCCCGGATTCATAAATGAAATTAAACAACCCAAATATTCTAATAAAAAATCATAATGAAGTTTATCTTTACAAAAAAAATCATACGGATAACGAGAACATTTAATTAATAATGGAAGAAAAATATTTTGAAATTCGGGTATCATTCTTTGAATTGCATTTAATTCGTCACAAATCAAATTGTCTAAATCTTTATTTCCTAAATCAAAATTTGGAATTTTATTTGGCAATTCTTCTATTAATATTTTAACTCTAGGATATTTATTTTTTATCTTAATAGCCTCAGAATAAACTTCACCAAAATGATAATGATCTGTATAAAAAACATCTTTTCCATATTTTGCTTGCAAATCATATAAACAAGCAATATTTCCAGCGCCAATTTGTCTAAACTTATGTTTTATATATTTTCTACTTTTTCTTGCTTTCCTAGTTTTATTATTTTTTCGGTTTGTTTTTTTATATTTGCGCATTTATAAAATAAAGTTATTTTATTTTAAACTTTACTTTTAACTTTTTTAGTTCTCTTTTTTCTTGAAGTGTTAACGCATCTATTTTTTTTATTCCTTGTTTGCCCTATAGGACATATTTGTATACACCGATTTGTGTTTGTATTTAAAATTTTATCAGGTGGACATATTTTTTCCATATTTGTATTTATATTTTTTTTTGTATTTTTTTTCATATTTTCTCTATCTTTTTTTTCTTGTTCTATTTGTTTCTCTCTTTGTTCATTAAGTCTGTCTTGTATTTCAACCACTTTTTTCAAATTAGAAAAAGATAAAGAAGAAACATCTTCTTCATAATGATTTGTTAAAATATTACAGGACCCGTGTTTCATTTGATTTTTTAATTCTGTGTCAGCAATGCTATAAATGTAAGTAGATAATAGTTTTTGAAAAATACGACACTCTACCAAAACAATATCATTTTTCAAATCCATTTTTGTTGACAAATCATCAATTTGCTTATATTCTAACCAGTCATAGTTTAATATTTTTCCACTAACTACCCCTCTATTTGACTCATCATCCGGAGGTTCTTCAAAAAAATCAAAATAACTTACTAATGAATAATTAGGGTCGCCATAATTTTTATTTGTTTTTTCTACTGTATTTGAAATAGAAAAAATACCTCTTCTAAGTTTAATATCCGGAGAAACCATTTTTTTTAGTATATCTGGTTGAAATATTAGTTTTTTAATAATGTTTACAGCAGTAGCACCTTTTACATTAAACAATTTCTCTACTTTTTTCTTTAAAGCAATATATAAAACATAGTTACTGTGTCGAGAATTAAAAAACAACAAATTCTTTAAATATTTTATGGGTCTTGTGGCATTTTTAAACTCATAATAACGACTAATTTTTAATAAAATTAAACAAATATAGTTTTTAATTATATCAATTCGAATTTGATTTTGTTTTCTATCAGCAACAAATTTATATTTAGTGTCTGTTTTATTATAACTATCAACTAATTCATCTACGCACATCTTTAAGTTTATTAAAATAACCAATTTGGAACTAATATTTGTATTAAAAGATGCAATTGAGTTTAAAGTGTCTGTCATAAGTGCTATCATAACTGCCATTATATTCTCTCCTTTTGAAGAAAATGTCATCTGAAAAACAGAGCACGCATCATCAATAGTAAATTGTTTTTCTTGAACTTGTGTTAACAAATAATACAAGTTTGTATCAGGTTTGTGATACAATGTGCGCTGTTCCGGTTTAGCAATAATTAATTCATCATCTTCACCATTTTCATCTTTATACTTCATAATAAATTCTCCTTTGATTGGTTTTAAATCAGAGAGATGCCTTAACAGGTTTTTAATCATATTTAAAAATGTGTTTATTATTATGTTATTACTGCGTTTTGGTTTAAAATAAGTAAATACCCATTCTACATTTGAATGAGTAGCGCAGTCCAAATTTTTATTTCCAAATAAAAAATGAATGTTATAATTTTTTCCTTTGTTGTCTCTAAATAAATACAGTTCGTTTTTTTCATTAGTATAATCAATATCACCATCTGTTACAGTATGGGATTTAACAATTTCATCCGATGGATAATGACAAACTGAGTCTAATTTTTTTATAAAGGGCGACATGGCAATATCATTTGTAATTTGAAACACTGTGTCTTTGTCAATATTACCATTATCATCATACATTTTGTCTTCAACCATTTCTTCTAAACGGTCTATAATATCCTCATCAATGTCTTCGGGGTTTTCTTCAAATTTTTGAAATTCCATAATATCTTTTCTTGCTGTATCTGAATTAAATAGAACAGAATCTCCTGTAACAGACTCAGTTAACTTCATTAAAATACCACACTCAACTTCGTAACCAATACTTAAAATATACTGTAACCCATTTATATTACTTATATCACCGGCAATATTTGATTCCATACTTCTTCTTAATATAATCCACTTTTAAAAAATTCCACTTTTAAAAAAAGTGGAGCAAAATATTTGCTTTACTTTTTTCTCCACTTTTTTAAAAATGAATAAAATTTTTGCTCCACTTTTTCTAAAAGTGGATTAGTATCTCTTAATAGCGCGAATTGCTGACTGACTTGCGTTAGATTGGTTACCACCATAAGAAAGGTCATTGTAGTTCTTGTTAATTGCTTTCTGCTTTAAATAAGTAGTATAATCAGAACTGTCATATACATATTTAGTATTACATGCGGCAGCAGGGATTGCTGGGTCAAGTTGATAAGTGCTATATATTACACCTGGTGTGCATGATTTTGAAATAGACCCAAAATGCTGCTTTAATCCTTTCAAATTGGGACGACTTTGAAAACTTTGGCACGATCCACCACACGAATAATATTCGCGACTTAAAAGGTCTCCTGCATTATTTACAGCGCGAAAAGGGGTAATAATTGCTTTTTTATTAGAGGCTCTTAGTTGACTGGGATAAGTAGTATTCCACGCTTGTTTTAAAGAAAAACGAATTTGTTCATACTCGGGATAAGTCTTATCTACATTATAAAGAGTTTGAGGCATAAATCCTTTAATTGCTCCACCGGGACTTTTTGCGGAAACAACAAATAGATTAAAAGTTCCTGAACTTCCACTAATAGGGTTTTGAAATCCAATAGACATTTATATATAGAACACTATAAAAAATGTTTAGTATTCCTAAAATTCAAAATAATATTTTATTTTATACAAATGAAAATAATATTTATATAATACATAGTAAATGTTACAATATTTAATTGCTTCTATTATTTTTGTTGTTTTAGATGGAATTTACTTGAAATTAATTAACAGCACTTTTAATAACCAAATAAAAAATATACAGGGAACTGATATTAAAGTAAATTTTATTGCTGCTGGAATTAGTTACATATTTTTAATATTTGGACTTAATTATTTTATTATACAAAGGAAACGTTCTGTATCAGATGCTGCGTTACTTGGATTAACTATTTATGGTGTCTATGAATTTACTAATTTGGCAATTTTTTCAAAATGGTCTGTATTGCTCTCTATTGTTGATACAATGTGGGGTGCGGTATTATTTGGTTTAACAACTGCTATTATTTATAAGTTAGAGTCATTCGTTTAAGTTGTTCTACTTGTATTTCTATTTGTGGAACAGGAACCTGTCCTAAAGCAAAACAATACTTATAAGGGTTTTTAACATCTAAATGTTTTGTATAATAAAATTTTGAACTAAAACAGCAACCATCTCTTTGGTCATGTGTAAATTGTAAATAGTTAAGTATTTGATCGTGAGACAGTTTGTATAATAAATACAATACGCACCCTACAACAGTGCCTGTTCTTCCATGACCTCCTGCACAGTGAACTAATATTATCTCTTTTTTTAATTTAATTCTGTTAACAATATTTTGACATAAAGATATTATTTTTTCATCTGTTGTAACATTCATATCTTCAATTGGTTCATGAATGTAGTTAATATTTTTGGGTAACTCATCTTCATATTTATAAAAATCTTTTTTATCAGTTCCATTTAAACAAACAAACGTATTTATTCCGGCATTAATAAATTGACGAACTTCAAATTTATTTTTTGGATAACTGCTCATACATAAATTATCACTTACCCAATTAGAAGTATAAGTTGGTCCTTTGTATTTTGGATTTTTAAATTGTGGTCTATTAAATTTTGTTTCAGAGTCTTTAATCCAGTTTGTTGACTCAGATATGTCAAGAATCAATGGTTCCTCTTTTTCTTCTATTATAGTCTCATATTCTAATAAAAATTCCATTTTTGATTTAAACTATATTATTACTTTTTATTATTCAAATAAAATAAAAAATAATTCATTTTTTTATAAAAATAACACTATCAATAAAGATTAAAACTATTTATAATATGTATTTTTTCTAAATAGTTATTTTCTTTTTTTCATAGATTTTCTAGTTTTTTTTAATTTAGTTTTTCTTCTTCTTTTTTTACTTCTTTTACCACCAATGTTAGAAGTAAAAGATATTTCTTCGTCCGGAATATAATTAGCGTCATAATCATTCATACTATAAATTGTTGCTCTTCCTTCTTTTGCTTTAGCCCAATCTACTGCTTTTTGTATTAACTCTGTTAAATTATCTGGTAAATTTGTTCCATCATTATATTCATCTTCACTTTGTACTACCATATCAATTTGGTCATCCATATTATTAGGATCCGAATTATAACAATCAAATAAGTTTTTAAGTTTTTTATAAAATAATGGACATCTATCATCCTCAAAAGATTTTAAAAAAGAAACAATATCAGTTTCGCATTTGTCTAAGTTTTTACAGTTTTCATCAAAATTTATACCTTTATCAAATTTTTTTTTTTCTTCAAAATATCTTTTTCTATCTTCTTTTGGCATTTTTAATACTGCTTTAAATGTGTTAATATCATTTGATAATGAATTTTTTCTTCGTATTAAACTTTCTTTAAAACCATCTTTTTTTCGAGTTGCAAATTCTTTTCCTTTATTAAAAAAATCTTTAAATTTACTTAAATTACCCCCTTTTTTATTATTTCTTTTTTTTGTTTTATAACTCATTTATATAAATAACAATATAAAATAAAAAATACCTTCTTATAAACTTAAAAATTATTTCCTAAAATAATAATATAATCCTTCATTGTTTACTTCATTCCATTTATCATTCACTGGTATTTGATATTTTATAGGACCTATATTACTTCCTTCACTTAACATATAAATTATATCTTTTACTATTTCAAATCTAGTTTCAAATTTAATAAACTTAAATACATCTAATAATTCAATAAACTCGTTAGTTATTTCATCTTTATTTAATTGTTTTGTAATAATTTTTAAGTTAATTTTATTAATAACATACTCTATTAAAATAAATAATTCTTTTGGACTTTGAATTAATATTTCAAACACTTCTTTGAAACTTTTAATTTTATCAAAATCAACTGGTATATTTACATCAAAATCTTCTTTTGCTGCTTCACAACATATTTCAGTTATAATTTCATTAAAATTACTACCTTCATTCAAAATACAAAAATTTACATCTCCAATTTCTACCATATAATTAACTGTTCCAATTTGATACCATTCTAATTCCTGATATGAAATATATTCACCTATAAAAGTAAAATATGTTCCTTTTTTAAAATAATAATACAGTAACTTTTTATTACATATTATTTCATCCCATTCTTCATTTGGTTCTCTTTTATGGTCTAAAGGACCAATCACGTTCATGTTCATATTTCTTTATGTTTATATTTTAAAATATAAAGAAAAAATAAATTATCAACTTTTTTAAAAGTGGATTTTCTAAAATTGTTATTCTATCTACTAAATTGTAGGTATATTTTTGCTCTTCGCTTTGCATAACTTTTCTTAAAAGTGGATAAAGTTGCTTTAGCGTTCCGTCATAATTCTCGGCACAATATTCATAGTATTCAATTCCTGAAACAACAGTTTGCACGCGTAAGGTATTTCAACATATGCAAAGTCAACACGATTATCACAAGTTCTACAATGATGTATATGTATTTCATTATTATAGGATGCAATAAGACCACATTTCTTACAAATATGTACTGAGTATTTGTCTGATGCGTCATACATTCTACCTCGCGTAAATCGCGCTGCGCCGTGAGAAACCATCGCATCTTTTTCCATCTCACCAAATCTAAGACCTCCATCTCTTGAACGACCTTCAGCAGGTTGTCTTGTTAAATTAACCATTGGTCCGATTGCTCTACTATGCGCCTTATCATTTACCATGTGCTTTAAACGCTGGTAAAATACAGGACCCATAAACACACTACATTCGTGCTGTTCTCCTGTAAGACCATTATGTAATAATTCGTTTCCGTGTGCTTCATAACCGACCTTCAACAGTTCCTTACAAATATCGTCTACATTCAATTCTCCAAAAGATGTGCCATCACCAAAAAGTCCTAATTGAAGCAATACTTTTCCTAAAATGGTTTCTTTTAATTGACCAATTGTCATACGAGATGGAATTGCGTGTGGATTAATAATAATATCTGGTTTGACACCGTTTTTAGTAAAAGGCATATCGCATTCAGGAATGATATTACCTACTGTGCCTTTTTGCCCGTGTCTTGAACTAAATTTATCACCAATAACGGGTTTTCTCACAGTCCTTAATCTGACTTTTGCAAAATTATATCCTTCGCCATTTCTATCAATATAATTTTTATCTACAAAAGTCTCTTCATTTGTCCTGTAAATTCTACTTTGATCTTCAAACTTAATTACCTTCGTGTGGTCATTTCTGTTCTCCTTAATAGGCGTCACTTTCGCAATAATAATGTCACGATTGGCAACAATTGAGTTTTCAGGAATGACACCCTTAGAGTTGACCTTGTTATAATTTCCCATTTTCATACCTTTTGTCTTTGATGAATCAGGTTTGCAACGAATTTCTTCATCACCATTAATTTTCTGTTTATCTTCATCTTTTTCAGTATGATAAACAGTGACAAGTGCTAAACCTCTGTCAATTGAACCCTTATTAATCAACAATGAATCTTCTTGATTGTATCCAGTATGCGTCATAATTGCCACAATTACATTGGTTCCAGACGGTATTTTATTAAGTTGAATCATATTCATAATACGAGTATCTACAAGTGGTCTTGTTGGGTAGTTCAAGACATACGCGGTTTTATCCATTCTGTTTTCATAGTTGGAAACATAGACGCCCATTGCTTGTTTTGCTTGCGCACACTGGTAACAATTACGTGGTGACTGATTGTTTTCCGGAAAAGGAATACACGATGCTAAAACGCCAAACATTGTGCTGGGATGTATTTCACAATGCGTGTATTTGTATATTTGGTCTCCATTACTTGAAATAATATCGCGCGGTTTAGTAGCAATCATAGACCAACTTTGCTCCTCTGGGTCAATGTATTCAATTACAGATTCTTCTAATTTACTGCTTGTTAATAAATTGTCCCAGGTTAGTTCACCCAAATTCAAACTTTTTTCAATTGACTTACTAACCAAAATATTATTATCTTTTATTCTTAAAAGCGGTCTTGTTAATCTACCTCCATCATTGCATACACGAATCTCCTTCATTCTGTAGTCAAATATAATTGATGTATAAACATTAATAATACCCTTATATTTCTTATCTTTCAAATCCAAATACAACTCATATGGTTTATCAGTAATTCCGACCCATGCTCCATTAATAAACACTTTGACATCATCATTTGTAATCTTACTCGCAACACCCTCTTTATCAATAGATAAAATATTGGGAATTATGTATTCATACAAAGGTGCCGAATTGGAGTAAATAGTAATATGTGCCATATAACTAAGATTTTTTACAACACCAACAGACTGCCCTTCTGGAGTTTCTGCGGGACATAAGTAACCCCAAGAAGTGTTATGTAATTTACGGGGAGGAATTAATTTTCCACTTTTATCAATGGGAGTAGAAATTCTTCTGGCGTGACTTAAACTGGATACATAAGTTAGACGATTTAACACCTGAGCAACGCCAACCTTTGTATTATTACTTTGAGCACTATGTTTTATTCCAAAATCACCGGTTGCTAATGCTCGTTTAATACCATTTTCAATGGTAGTAGATTTAATAATTTTATAAATATTTGTTTGATTTATTATATTTTCATAGTCATCGGTTGACTTCCACGAACCAGTATTAATTTCTCTGATTACCTGTTTCTCCATATCTTTTACTAGTTTGTTGAAATAATTTCTAAATAAATTATTCAATAATGACCCAGTTAAATCAATTCTTTTGTTTAAATAGGAGTCGCGGTCATCCTGCTTGATTAATTCAATGGATGCTTGTAATAATTTGTTTGTCATGTATCCCAAGAAATAGATTTTTTGTACAGCAGTTTGGCAATGAGGAAATAAGTCATTGCTTAAAATATCCAGTGTAAACTCGTGCTTCTTTCTTGCTCCCGTTTCCTTATCCATATTAATGGGTGTAAACATTACAAAACTGGTAATATATTTAATACACTCCTCTTGAGTTAGAGAATTGTTTGATTCAATAATAGATGCTTGTAACAGTTCCAAAAGTGTTTTATTTTTATTATTTTGAATATTGAGCAGAACTTTTTCGCAAATATCCTTGTCTGAAATAACACCTAATGCGCGAAACACAATAAACAATGGAATTGGTTGCTTTACACGCGGAATTTGAACATGAATTGGTTTTCCAAACCCATTATTTTTAGATACAATCATTAAATTAATTTGTTTGGGCGATATACATTTAAAATCAGGAACAGATTTCATTTCAGCAATCCAATCATATTTGGTGTTGTTTTTAGAAACATTAAAGCAATATACTTTATTTTCAGCGGCGCGTTCTTGACCCAATACGGTTTTCTCTGACCCATTGATAATAAAATATCCACCTGCGTCAAATTTACATTCACCTGTATTTATACTATCTACGTGTTTGTATTGATTTAATACACAAATGGATGATTTTGTCATGATGGGCATTTTTCCAATGTGAATTTTAGGAAGCAGTTTGTGAAATGTTTGGATGTTTTCCAAGTCTTTTCCAGTTCTTACAATGTATTTAATATTCATGTCAACTGTTAAAGCGGACGCATATGTGAAATTACGAAGTCTCGCCTCTTGCGGAAACATCAACTTAATTGCGCCATTATTTTCGTGAATTTGAGGACGATAAATGCTGAAATTGTCAAATGTAACAAATATTTCAAGCGAATGTTTCTTTTTAATTGGGTCAAAATCTAAGTCAGACGCAATGTGAACAGGATTGAACATTTCAACGGTTTTAATAATTTGGTATCCAACAAAATTATTATAGGATTCTAATTGATGTCTTACAAGACGCTCCAAATGCTGACCTTTGAAGTAAGAACCAATTAATTCAAAGGGTGTTTCGATGTATTGGTCATTGTTAATATCAAATTCATCATTAGTGTTACTATTATTATTTTCTTTAGAATTCATTTTATTTTCAAAATAATTATGTATTTCTGAGTTATTTATCATATTGTAGTGCGGTTATTTTATATTTCAATTTATTTTTAAATTGTTTTCATTTAATAATAATTTTAAAATTATTATTTTTGTAAAAAATATAAAATTAGGAGACATTATAAATATGGGTTGTGGAAAAAAGTTTAAGGAGAAATTTTATAATGTTATAAAAGTTAAAAATGGAGAAATTATAAATGGAACAATTGTTGATATAGTTACAATACCAAATATACCTATATCAAATTCTGATTTTAGATTATATAGTTTAGTAGATAAAACATTTACTAAGGATTTTCCAAATCAAAATTTATTAATACAAAGATATAATATTAAGCAACCAAATTCTACTTCTTTTTTTGTGAATACAATTAATCAAATGTACGACGCAGATACAGATAGTACTATATCATTTACAGGAACATATATTGCTGATAAATTTATATATATTAGACCAGATGGTAATTATAAAATGAATATTACAGGAGCAAATGGTAAATTTGAAGGAGCAACAAAATTAAATTTAAATATTTTTACAGATACTAAAACATTTGAAAAACAATTGACTTTTACAGTTACTGGTTATCGTCCTAAATGTTAAAACAATTAATTTTTTATAAATAAATTATTATTTTTGTAACAAATATAAAATTAGGAAATATTATAAAATGGGTTGTGGAAAAAAGTTTAAGGAGAAGTTTTATTTACTTGTCAAAATTAAAGATGGTAAAATTACTAATTCAACAACTGTTGAATTAGTTGCAAATCCTGGTTTGCCTATATCACTTACTAATTTAAGACTGTTTAATTTAGTGGATAAATCATTTACTAAAGAATATTCAAAAAGAAATCTTTTTTATACAAGAAATCAAGTTAAACAATATAATTCTGATTTAGTTTTCTTTTCTACAAGTTATCAAATTTATGAAGAAAATACAAATAGTACTTTAACATTTACAGGAATAAATATTAATGATTCATTTGTATCTACTAGACCAGATGGTAAGTATATTGGTGCTGTTTCAGGAGGAACCGGTAGATTTGAAGGAGCAACAAAAATAGTTTGGGAGGTAACTACAGACCCTAAAGATAACACAAAATATTGGACTTATACTGTTACGGGTTATCGTCCTAAATGTTAAAACACAATTCTAATAATAAATAAATAATATTTAATAAAGATATAAATGAATTTTTATTAAATAATATAACAATGTCAAGAAGTAACAATATCAATAATTATAATAAATTTTTGAAGTCTTTGGACTCAACTAACGACTTATCTAACGATTCTGTAAAAAAAGATTCTGTAAAAAAGGATTCTACAAATGACTATAGTTTGGAAAAAGAAATTATTGATATTTTAACAAAAATGATTGAAGAAAAATATATAAATAATAATTTAAATTCTTCTAATTTTAGTGGTTTAAATAGTAATATATCTGTTACTAAACCGACTCTTAATGCGACTGCGAATACTAAAGTTATGCCTTCTATAACAAAAAAACCTGATAGAGGAGAAATAGAACCTATTATTAAAGAGAACATCAATATTGATGCTGAGATAAACAATGTTGAAGATATTTTGTCATTGATTGATAAATATAAGGTTGACCGGTCAATTAAATACAACATTAATTTGAGAGCATTGCACAATATTAAAGAACCGCTTATAGAGTTAAATAATATGGTCGGAATGGAGGATTTAAAAACAAACATTGTAGATCAAATCCTTTATTTTGCGCAAGATTTACATAAGGGTTCCAATGGTGATTTTACGCATACAGTTATTTATGGTCCGCCAGGAACTGGAAAAACGGAAATTGCAAAAATAATGGGTAAAATATACAGCAAATTGGGCGTTTTATCAAAAGGCACATTTAAAAAGGTTACGCGAACTGATTTAATTGCCGGATTTTTGGGTCAAACCGCAATTAAAACAAAAGAAGTAATCAAAGAATGTATTGGCGGCGTGTTATTTATAGATGAAGCATATGCTTTAGGTAATAGTGAAAACAAGGATATTTTTTCAAAGGAGTGTATTGATACTTTATGTGAAGCGCTAAGTGACCATAAACACGAACTAATGGTGATTATTGCTGGTTACGAAAAAGAATTGAATGAGTGTTTTTTTAGATGTAACCAAGGATTAGATTCGCGTTTTACTTGGCGGTTTAAAACAGACGAATATAGTGCCGAAAACTTGCGTAATATTTTTATTAAAAAAGTAAACGAAATTGGATGGCACATTGAAAATGAAAACGTAAGTGTAAACTGGTTTAAGAAAAATATGGTCTACTTTAAATTTTTTGGAAGAGACATGGAAACGCTTTTAGCAAAAGTGAAAATTGCTCATGGTCGGCGCGTTTTTTGTAAACCTGAAAATGAAAAGAAGAAAATTACAATGCTTGATATGGAAAATGGGTTTAAAATGTATTTGAAAAATGAGAATGTAAAAAAGAGAAAAGATAGTGACAATATGAAACAAGTTTTATCTTCTTTATACGCATAATAATAAATAAATGTGTGTTAAAAAATAATGTTTTTTATTTGTTATTATAATAAGTATGTCTACAAAAAAAACAATTACAATTAATCCAGATTTATTTAATGTTGGGTCAAGATCAAAAACGCGAAAGGTTAAAGATAAAAAATCACCCGTTATTCCTCATTTGATTTCACCAAATATACTAAAAAATAAATTATTGGACAGAATTAAAAATCATAAATTAAAAGAAACAGAAGGTTTAGTAAATAACAAAACAAAACTAAGTGAAACAAATAATAAAGAAAATTTGGTTACAGAAAAAAACACATTTAGTGACGAGTTTAGTGATTCTATGAATTATTTAAAATCTCTTTCCAATCAGAAAAAAACGGATAAAAAACGAGAATTAATGAATAAGACAGTAAAAAGACACGAACCCATTTATAATTCTCCTACAATATCAATTTCAAATCCAAATGTAAATTTGGATTTGCCTGAAGAGTTGAGAGAAAATATTGTACCAATGAATACAAGTGTTTTTACATTAAAATCAAATGATGTTCCTTATGGCGTCTTAAAAAATGGGACGAAACCTACTTATAGGGAGTATAATAAAACACAAAGGTCTTTTGAAGTAAATAATCCAAAACAGGCACTAATAATAGAAAACAAGCAAACAATCATTAATGGAAGTAGTAATGAAAGAGAAAGACGAATGAATAATTTGAAAGATAAATTAATTCAGAAGAAAATGGAAAAACAAGGGAAACAAATGATTCAGGATCAAAAGAAAATGGTTGAAACAATTATAAATGCGAATCCTCCAATAAATGCGAATCCTCCAATAAATGCAAATCCTCTAATAAATGCAAATAATAATAATGAAACAAATATAAATCCTGTAATAAACACAGAACCTTTTGTAAATGCAAATAATGGTGCAAATGCGAATCCTGCAACAAATATAGAACCAATACAATCAGTTTCATTTTCTACAACAGATAATAATCCTGCAATTAATTTAAATGAGCAACAAGTTGTTTATAAACCTGTTAAAAAATTATTAAAAAAAACAATTAAACGAAATTATACACTTGGTAAATCTAAAATAAAAAGAACTGTTAGTGTTTTAATCAAAAACAGAGCCACAAGAAAAAAAATAATTAACGCTCAAAAAGAATTAAAGAAACAAAGTATAACAGATATAAAGGAATATTTAAGAGAACATAATTTAATAAAAGTAGGAAGTAATGCTCCAAATGATGTTCTTAGGAAAATGTATGAAAATTCAATGTTAGCGGGTGAGTTAACAAATATTAATAAAGAAACTATGTTACATAATTTTATGAAAGATGATAGTGAAGAAAAATAAATATAAAATAATAAAAATTATTATAATATTTTATTATTTTAATAATGGAAACCACTAAAAATAAATTAACTTCAGAACAAATGAAATTTTTTAAAAAACTGAGTAATTATTTAGATACAAAATTGTATTATTATGGAAGTATTCAACGCAATGATTATTTTCCTGGCACAAGTGATATAGATGTCTGTATTTTTACGGACAATAATACAGAAACAAAATACAAATTACTTTCTTTTTTGGGTTTAAAAAAAAACGAATATAAAAAAATTATTTTTAAATTAAATAAGAGCAAAAGAATTGTTTATGGTTTTAAAGTTAAATACAAATGTGAAAAGAATAATATTAATGTAGAGTTCGCAATTTATAATAATAAAGACAAAGATGCTGTTTTATTTGAACATAACTCAAAAAAAGACTTACCTTTTTATATTTTATGGTTACTTATGATTATTAAATATTTTTACTATACTTTACAAATAATGTCAAAATCGTTTTATTATAAATGTAAAAGATTTGTCATGAATTATATGGTTGAAGGTGTAGACACTGAGTTTGTTATTATAGATGGGAACTAATTCCACTTTTTCCACTTTTAAAAAAAGTGGAGCAAAACTGTTTAAAGATAATAATTTATATTATTATAATTAAATATAATGGCATTAATAAAGGAATATTTTGATATAACAAAACAATACAATGACGATTATGGAGAGAACACTATTTTGTTAATGATGGTTGGGTCTTTTTTTGAAGTTTACGGTATTCTTAACAAGTCAACTGGTGTCATTAGTGGAAGTAAAATAGTTGATTTTGGTAGAATTTGTGAATTAAATATTGTTGAAAAAAATGTATGTGTTGGAAAAGACAATGTAGTTATGGCAGGTTTTAAAGATATGATGATTGAAAAATACATTAAGAAAATCCAAGATGCCGGTTTTACTGCCGTTGTTTTTACACAGCAACAAGACCCTGCAACCAAAACATTTACGCGTTCGTGTGCCGGTATTTTCTCTCCAGGGACTTATTTTCCAAATGAAACAAAGACTCTTACTAACAATATTACTTGTATTTGGGTTAACATGGTTGAGAATAAAATTTTGATGAAGGGAAAATATGTAATTGTAGGTGTAGCAAATATTGATATTTATACTGGAAAAACAAGTATTTTTCAATTTAAAGAATTATATATTAATAATCCTACTACTTATGACGAATTAGAGCGTTTCATTTCCATTTACAAACCAAGTGAAGTCATTTTTATTTCTAATTTACCTGAAAAAGATGTGGATAATGTTATCAACTATACAAATATTCAGTGTAAGTCAATTCATAAAATAAACTTATTTTCTTTGGATAACGAACTAAAAGATGAAATAAAAGAAAATGAGAAAAAAGTTTCTCTCTTTGTTTCCAGAGCAAAAAATTGTGAAAAACAAATCTATCAAAGAGAGATACTCAATAAATTCTATAAAATAGCAGATTATGATGTATTTGTTCAGAACTTTTATGAAAATGATATTGCAACGCAAGCATATTGTTTCCTATTGGATTTTGTTTATCAGCATAACCCATACCTTGTTCACAAAATTGCGGAACCCATTTTTGAGAATTGCAGTGACCGATTAGTCTTAGCAAATCACTCGCTTAAACAATTAAATGTAATTGATGATTCAGCATCCAATGAATACAGCGGCAAATATTCTTCTGTTTTGAAAATGTTGAATGAATGTTTGACGCCTATGGGAAAACGAAAATTCGCGTATAATTTTTTGAATCCGACTACAAATGTTACCTATTTGGAGCAAGAATATAACATTACTTCGCATTTTATTTGTAAATTTGATGAATACAATAACCCTTTCAAAAAGTATTTGAATGAAATAAAAGACTTGTCAAAATGGGGACGCCAAATGGTTTTAAAGAAAATCACACCCAAATCTTTCTTCTCTCTTCATACAAATTTGAATAGTATAAAAGAATTGTTTACTTTAATACAGGAGGATCTGTTTTTAAATGAATATTTGTTAATTCATGAACCGTGTGTAAATAGTATTGGCACTTTTACTGAAATTATAGGAGAGTATATTAAAAAATATATTAATCTTGAATTAGCATCTGAAATAGACCAAACGCAGAATTTTGAAACCAATTTTATAAATAGTGGTGTTGATTCAGATTTGGATTTGAAAACACAAATGATTAAAGAGTCAGAAGATAAATTGGAATCCATTCGCAACTATTTGAATAATTTGATTCCTGAAAAGAGTAAAGGGTCAAAAATCTATGACTTGGTAAAAATACACGAAACCGAGAAAAACAGTTTTAGTTTAGTATCCACCAGTAGGCGTTGTAATATGCTCTTAGACGCTCTTCCTGCGAACCCTACCACAGTTAAGTTAACCTATAAATCGTCTTATTCAAACTTAACAAAGGAGTTTGATTTTACAGTATCCAAAAAACAGTTTGAGTTTTTGAAACAAAGTGCGTCTAATAATTTTATTTATGACAGTCAAATTAATGATATTTGTAAAATAATAACAAATGCCAAAGTTGAAATGAAGGATATTATTTTTAGCGTGTTTTATAAATTTGTTGAGCAGTTTGAGACTTTACAGGATAAAATGGAAAGCATTATTAATTTTGTTACTTTATTGGATTTGACTTATACTAAAGCGTCCATTGCTAAAAAATATAATTACTGTAGACCCACTATTGTGGAATCCAATAAATCATTTATAAAAGCAAAGGGTATGCGTCATTGTTTAATTGAGCATCTCCAAACAAATGAAATATATGTGGCAAATGACATCTCATTAGGAACCAATTCAGTAGATGGAGTGCTGCTTTATGGAACCAATGCGGTTGGCAAAACGAGTTTTATAAGGTCCATTGGAATTTCTGTTATTATGGCGCAGTCGGGTTTGTTTGTGCCTTGTTTGGATTTTCTTTATAAACCATATAAGTATATTTTTACGCGTATTATTGGGAATGATAATATTTTCAAGGGTCTTTCCACTTTTGCCGTTGAAATGTCGGAACTGCGCACCATTTTGCGTTTGGCGGATGAAAATAGTCTTATATTAGGAGACGAATTATGCTCAGGGACTGAAAATACATCAGCAATTAGTATTTTTGTTGCGGGAATACAAAGACTACATAGTATTAAAAGTAGTTTTATTTTTGCTACACATTTACACGAGATTGTTGACTATGAAGAAATTACTGAGTTGAAAAGCGTAGTTCTAAAACACATGGCAGTTGTGTATGATAAGGAGCGCGATTTGCTTATTTATGATAGGAAATTGAGGGATGGTCCTGGAAATAATATGTATGGACTTGAAGTATGTAAGTCACTTAGTTTACCGGATGATTTTTTGGAGGCGGCATATAATATTCGTATGAAATACAATCCTGGAACAGGAAGCATGCTTTCTCTCTCTTCTTCTCATTTTAACGCCAAAAAAATAATGAATTTATGCGAACAATGTGGAATTAATATGGGAACCGAGGTTCATCATTTACAATTCCAAAATATGGCAAATGATGATAATATAATAATAAATGAAGATGGAAGTAGTTTTCATAAGAATAACTTGGCAAACCTTGCAACTTTATGTGAAGCGTGTCATAATAAAATACATAAAAAAAATACACCGGGAAAAAAAGTGAAAACGAGTAAAGGGGTACAAATCCACTTTTAATCCACTTTTTAAAAAAAAGTGGAGCAAAAATTTGTTTTATTTTTATTACTATTTTGTTTTACCTTTTACATACTTTTGCTCAACTTTTCTCAAAAGTTGACTATCTTCGTCCCCTTCTTTTACTTCTACGTTTTGCTCCACTTTTTTTAAAAGTGGAAGATAATTTATTCACTCCCATATTAAACCCAGTTGCTAAAGTTCCGTAAATACTCTTGAATCCTTGTTTAATTGCGGGTTCGGATTTAGTTGCGGCAACTTTCACATTTTGCCCAATTGTAGACAATCCGCTTTTAACAATTGGCAAAACTCGTTTTGTTGTTTTACCAATATTTTTAATAATACCTGTTCTTCTTTTTTTGGAACTTCTGCTAAAACGCGACTTTTTCATATAAATATATAAATATTATTTTATAATTATATATTTGTTATATTTTTTATAATATTTTATTTTGAAAGATATATCCATCCAGTCATTATATATTTATCATTTGATATAGGCATCATACCTCTATGAGGATATGTCCATGTTGCAGGAAAAAAAATAAGTTTTCCGGTAGTTGGTTTTATTTTATGTGTATTCCAAAATTCAGTTTCACCACCTTCTTCTACATCATTTAAATACCATAAAAATGTTATAACACGATATTTTTTTTCTTTCCAATCACACGAAAAATCAGTGTGATAAATATATTTTCCCTTTTTTTTATCATATCTTTGTATTTGTATTGTTTCAAATGATACAAATTGGTCAAATGTTTTATATTTATGTGAAGATAATTCTTCATTAATATTTATAAAATTATTAATATACTTAACATAATTTTTTATATTTTTTTCCAATTCTTTATCTAAAAATTTTCTTATTTTAGACCATTTTGTTTCTTTATTTTGTGTTGGAATTAAAAAATCAGTTGTGTCTTTTATTTGTTTATTTAATCCACCTGCAGTTAAACCTTCATATTTAGTGTTTTCTTGTTCAAATAAATTTATTATTTCATTACATAATTCTTTTGATATTGAATTATTATTTACATAAAAATAATTTTCAAGATTAAATATTATGTTTTTTTTTTGTATTTCCATTATTTTATTTTATAAAAATAATAAATTATGTTTAATATATATTTATATAAATATATATTATATATTATAACTATGTCTTTCTATTTTTATAAAGGTATAGATATTAATACAATAACATATACTAGTGGTGGAACTGCTAATACTCCATATGGTAGTAATTTTATTACTGTTCCAGCGCCAGCAGGACAAAATTTATCTTTGCCATTAAATCTTGGTTATCAAATTAATAACACTGATATTTCAAATATTTGTACTGCTCCTTATACAACTATAAATGTTGGCACCACAATTAATATTCCCAATGTTGCTCCTTATGCTAAATCATTTAGATATGTTAGTGTAGGTGGTGGTGGTGGTGGTGCTGGGAGGGGAGGTAATGCAAATACTAAATATAATTTTACTGGTGATGGTGCTACAGGTTATGGTGGTGATGGTGGTGATGGTGGTTATGCGGTTTATACTAATAGTCCAGAAATTCCAATAGTTTTAGGACAAAACCAAATAATTATTTCAATTGGCGCAGGTGGTAATACTGGCAATAACGGCGCCGATAATGTGTTTACAAGTGCAGCGCTGGAGAATCATAAAACTACAGGTGGTAATGGTAACGTAGGTGGTAATGGTTTTCCAACAAATATTAACTATGGTGGTTCATATACTTCTTTTGGTGGTAATGGTGGTAATGGTGGTAATGGTGCTAACGCAGATTATATATATAATTCTGACTTAATCCCAAGTGTTCAGTGTAACGCATTTGGAGGCAATTCTGGTAGTGATGGAAATGTAAATCCATACACTATTCCTACACAATATCCACCACTTGGAACAGCAGGAAACCCAGGTAGTGGTGCTACTTCAAATACAAATGCTACACCTGGTAATCCAGGAGTATGTCGCATTATTTGGTTGTATGATTAATTATTTTCAATTGGAATATTAATATTTAAAAATCCAACTAATAAATATCTTGTTCCTTTTGTAATAGGAAGTCCTGCGTGTTTTATTCTACTACTATGTATTAAAATATCGCCTTGTTCTAAATGCGCAGTTAGTCCATCATCAAAATAAGTGCCACCTCCTTCAAAATCATTTTTATCACTTAATAAAATATTAAATGATAAAAACGACCCATCACTATGTAATTCCAAATAATTTTGAGCGTTATCTTTATATTTAACAACAAAAAGGTCTTTAACATCAATTGTAATACTTTCATTTAGTCCATATGATTTTTTAACTTTATTACAAACTGTATTCATTGTTTCCAATACTAATCCAAAAATAGATTGAATTTTATCAACTGGCAGGTCAGTAGTTGGATAATTATCATGTCTTTTTAAAGTCCATCCACCATTATTAACGGCATATTTTTCACATTCATTAATAATAAAATTACATATATCTGGTGTATATATTTTATTATAGCAAAAACGCTGTAAAAACCGGTTGTATTTTAATTTAATGTTATCATTCATTATTTCATTTATATCATCCATTATGTCACCATATTTGTTTTTTAATTTTAATTCTAATTCTTTTTTTTCTATAGTAGTATCTAATACAATTTTAAAAGTTGTATTTATATTTTCTACATATTCTTCATTTACATCGGTTATTTCATTTACATCGGTTATTTCATTTACATCGGTTATTTCATTTACATTTTCTATTAATTTATTAAAACGATGACATAAATCAGTATTATTGTTATATAAAAGTTCTTCAAAAAAATCGTAATTAATTATTGATTTTGTAACATTTATAGTTGTTATTTTGTCTTCTTGTTTTTCCATGGTAAATATTTGGTCTTCTTTTTTATACATTTGTTTAGATTCTTCGTTTTTATTAGTAAAATACTCAACATGTGTTGGTTTTTTATTCCATAAATTGATGGCAATTATTGGTCGTTCATCATTTTTCATAGACATAATATGAGTAGAACCATGAAAATATTTACCATCAAATGTAATTTGTTTGTTACACTTAGGCATAGATAAAAAAATAGTTGTTTGGTTTTCAAAATCCTTGTATTTATAACTATCCAAATCTATATTTGTTATTATTGTTGGTGATGGATTTTTATTAAAATAGGAAACACATGACATTATTGGATAAATATAATTTAAACTTGTTTTTTTTTGATATTCATCACAGTCAACATGAAGATTATGGGAATCAAATTTGCTTTTACACCAAAATTCAACATAAAATTGATTATCCTCTTTTGTTATATCAATATTTAATCTTTTAAAATGATATATTGCTGTATCATATATAAATTTTTCAAATAAACTATAAGTTTCTTTATTTAAGTGTAATAATTTTGTTGAAAATGTTGTATTTTCATGTATACTATTTATTATATCAGTTTCATAATTAGTTTTATTTATTTGCCAAATATCTGGAGTATTCATAAATAATATTATAAATACAATAATATTTAAGTTATTATTTATTTATAATAATCATTATTGGTAATAATTTTATAAAATATTCAATTTAACTTATTATTAAAATTAAAATAATAAAAATAAAATTGAATTCAATTTAAAAATATATAAGAACAGTATAATATATTATAATAGAAAAATGATTATTCCCGTCAAATGTTTTACTTGTGGTATGGTTCTTGCCGATAAATACAGATTTTATCAGGAAGAAGTTAGAAAGCGTAAATTAGCAAAATCGTTGGATGTAGAAAAAGTTATTTATTTAACCAAAGAGTTTCACGAAAAGACGCCAGAGGGAGAGGTATTGGACGAGATGAATTTAACAAAAATGTGCTGTCGCAGACACTTATTGACGCATGTGGACATCGAATAAATCCACTTTTGGGAAAAGTGGAGCAAAAATCACCTTACATTTTATTACACTTTCGGGAAAAGTGGAGCAAAACTATGTTACCTTTTATTACACTTTAGGAAAAGTTGAGCAAATTTATATTTTTGTTTTTAAAGTGAATTTAATTAATTTTTTGCTCCACTTTTTTTAAAAGTGGAATATATATGCGTAGTTACAAAAAAGGAAAAGGAACTAAAAATAAAAAAAGCAGAAAAAGAATTAAAAAACAATTTTATGATATGAAAGGATGTTCTAATCATAAATGTTTAGGTGGTGGAGGTATTAGTAGTGTGTATCCAAGTAAAGGTGCAACCGGTCCTTATCCAGGTTGGATAAATCCATCGTTACAAAAAGGTGGGCAAAGAGGTGGCAATAATGGTTTGCCTTATGGTCAGAATTTGCCATTTATGAAAAATCCTGTTGTGCCAAATGGTCTTACCGGGCAAACCTGGCGCGCTGATTTTAAATGGCCCGGTGTAAATGGCGTCAGTGGTGACTATAATCATTATTCATTGAATAAGTATGTTCCTGATGTTGTTACTGCGATTAAAAATGTGGGTGCCAATTTTCCTTTTTTAGGTGGTAGTAAAAGAAGAAAAGGAAGAAGAAGTGTTAAAAGAGGTGGTGGTGGTTTTTCAAATAGTTTAACACAAGATTTGCTTACTGCTGGTCAAAATATGAGTTATAGCACAAATAAATTTTTAGCAGGACTAGGAGGTGAACTGGCGCCATTGAGTCCATTGCCTTATGACCAACCATTTTTAAAAAAATAAAAATTAAGTTTGATATAAATAAAATATAAAATTTTGTTTTTTTCTTTTTATATTTTATAATGGCATTCCCAAGAACTTTAAATGAACTTTGTAGTCCCGCGTTATTTTATTTTGTAATTTCAATTGTAGGTCTTTTGTTAATTTTGTTTCAAAATGTAGGTAATAAAAATAGTTATAATTTAGGCAATTTTTCATGCCGTGTTCCTAACACAATGATGGTTTTTGTTATAAAAATAATTTATATTGTTTTTTGGACATGGATACTCAATCTAATATGTAAAGATGGTTACAAAACTATTTCATGGTTGCTTGTTTTACTTCCATGGATTTTAATGTTTATGATAGTAGGAATGATAATGATAAATAAATAAATACTATATTATTTTAATATAATAATATAATAATGACAACTAAAAATAGTCGAAACGAATGGGATAAAGGAGATAAAAGTAACAGAGACAATAATATTCCAGACGACCCAAAAATTCGTAATAAAAAATTCAATAATGGAATGATGTATGAAAAAAATGGATGGAAATACATATCTATAAAAGGAAGTCCAAGAGAACGCGGATATACCTATGGATACTATAGTGCTCCTGATTTTAAACAAATACAAATTATGTTGCAGTTTTTTATGTTGGAATCTTATGGACAAACGTGGGATTACTTTATTAAAGAAATAAATAATGATATTAAGCAAAAATCAAAAGACGACTTTAAAGAATATTACGAAGAAATGGAGGGAATTGCTGAAGGTTGTTGTGCTGCCGGAACAAAAACTGATGTAGATGAAATTATTGCATGGAATTTTTACCTTTCTATTTCCTATTGGTATGCTTCTAAAGGTGATAGTCATTTTTCTGGTAAAGAAGGTGGTGGATCAAAAGACCGATGTAGTGCCTTCATTGCTGTAGGCGATTGGACAAGTGATGGTAAGATTGTGGCATCTCATAATTCTTTTTGCGACTTTATTGATGGGCAATACATGAATGTAGTTTTGGATTTAAATCCGGATAAAGGGTGCCGTTTTATAATGCAAACTTGCGCTTGTTGGATTTGGAGTGGAACAGATTTTTTTATAACAGCAAATGGTATTATTGGGACTGAAACAACGATTGGTGGGTTCAATAAATATGAAAATAATGTTCCTATTATGTATCGTATTCGTAATGTGATGCAGTATGGAAAAGATTTTGATGATTGTGTGAAAATGTTGCTGGACGGCAATTCGGGTGACTATGCAAATTCTTGGTTATTTGGAGATATAAATACAAATGAAATAATGCGTATTGAATTGGGATTAAAATATTATAATGTTGAGAGAACAAAGAACGGATTTTTTATTGGTTTTAATGGTGCTTATGACCCCAAAATTCGCAATTTAGAATGTAATAATTCAGGATTTTATGACATTCGTCGTCATCAGGGCGCCAGATTGGTGCGTTTAAATGAGTTAATGGACGAGCATAAGGGCAAAATTAATATTGATATTGCTAAAAAAATTATTTCTGACCATTATGATGTGTATTTAGAAAAAGATGATAACCCTTGTTCACGAACAGTTTGCTCTCATTATGAATTGGATGCGAGAGAATATATGTCTCAAGCAGACAGACCAAAACCGTATTCACCACACGGTGCGTGTGATGGAATAGTAGTTGATAGCACAATGGCAAAGAATATGTCTTTTACTGGTAGATTTGGAAATTCGTGTGGCATTCCATTTAGTAATAAGGAGTTTTTTGATAAGCATATACAGTGGGAAATTTTTAGACCGTATGTGTTTGATAGACCTACACAACCATGGATTGTATTTACTATTGCGGATAAATATGGTTCTACCAAAAGACTTTTAACAAGAAAACAAAAAAATAAAATTAAAAATAATAAAAAGTCAAGACGAAGTGAGGATGAATAATCAAATATATTTATTTGGTATTTGTTAAGTTTACATTTTTTAACTTAACAAGTTCCAATTCTTCATCCATTTTTCTAAATTGATTTACCAACCATTCATCAATATCTTCATTGTCTTTAATTTCTGCTTCAACTGTGTTCCAACTTATGTTGGGAATTCTTCTTAGAATAAGAAAAGAGAATATACCATATTTACCATATAATACATCAATATCACGGTCTGTAGGCATTTCAGACTCTTCAGGAAAGTAAGTAGTTGTAATATAAATTTTTCCTAATTTATTTGTTTTACGCAACGCGGATACAATACCATTAAACGCTACAAAACGAGGATACAATACATTTTTAAAAACAGGAATATTATTTTTAATACAATAGTTAACTGATTTTTCATATTTTTCGCGTGTTAAAATATGTCCTTCAGGAGATAGTCCAACTATTTCAAGGTCCTCATAATTATTCATATATTCAACAAATTTTTCACAAACATCTTCCTTAGTTAACCCTTTTCCAATTTCAAAAACAGTTTTGCCAAAAATATCTAAACCAGTAATACTTCTTAGTACATGTCCAGCAATAAATGATGGTTTTTTTTGATACGCAGAATAGTATGCAACTAACATATCTAAATATGAAACATGATTCATTATATAAACATTTATTTTGCCATCATTGTTTGAAGGCGGTAAACTAATATCGCTATTATTATATTCACATACTTTTTTAAACAAAGGTTGAGAAATAAAATTCATAATATTAAATAAATTATTTTTAATACAACTCCAAACCATTTTATATTTAATAATATAATACAAGATATATTTAATTTATTAATTTATATATTTTATATTAAAAATAAAAATATATAAATTATTATAATATAAAATGGAAGATAACAAAATGAATGAAATATCGTGGAAGGTAATTGATAAATATTTTACTGAAAATCCAAATAATTTGGTTGCCCATCATTTAGAATCATACAATGATTTTTTTAATGGTGGAATCAATCGAATTTTTCGAGAAAATAACCCAATCCGTTTTTCAGAAAGAGATGATGAAGGTGATAAAACTGAACAAAAAAACGAGTGTTCACTTTATTTAGCAGGCAAAGATGGGTCTAAAATATATTTTGGTAAACCGATTATTTATGACGACAATAATGCTCACTATATGTATCCTAATGATGCCCGTTTGCGCAATATGACTTACGGAACTACAATTCACTATGATGTTGATGTTGATTTTATTTATTATGTTGGCGATGAGAAGAGAGAAAAAACGATTACAATTGAAAAAGTTTATTTAGGTAGATTTCCAATCATGCTTCAATCTGATTTATGTATTTTAAAATCTTTGAATAAACAAGTTCGTTTTAATATGGGGGAATGTAGAAATGATTATGGAGGTTATTTTATTATTGATGGAAAAGAAAAAATTGTTATTCCTCAGGAAAAATTTGCCGACAATATGCTTTATATTCGTAAAAATAAATCAGATGATATTTACAGTTACTCCGCAGAAATTAGGTCCGTATCTGAGGACGCATCAAAACCAATAAGAACTACTGCGGTTAAAATAGTGGCACCTTCTTCTTCAGACTCAGGTAATGAATCTTCCTTTGGTTATACAAATAATCAAATTGTGGTTGCAATTCCAAATGTTCGAAAACCTATTCCATTATTTATTTTGATGCGCGCACTGGGTGTTGTTTCAGACAAAGATATTATTAAAACGTGTCTTCTTGATTTAGATAAAAACGCAAATTATGTGGATCTTTTTATACCATCAGTTCACGACGCAAATAAAGTATTTGAACAACAGACTGCCTTGAAATTTATTGCACTTTATACAAAACGCGGCACCATTTCAGGAGTGTATGAAATTTTATCGGATTACTTTTTGCCTCATGTTGGTGAATTGAATTTTTTGGACAAAGCCTATTTTGTGGGTTTCATGGTTTTCCGAATGTTAAAGGTTTTTATGAAAGAGGAAAAACCAACAGACCGTGACAATTTTCGTTATAAAAGAGTAGAATTGACCGGTTCTCTAATTTATGATTTATTCAGAGAATACTATTTAATTCAAAAAAGAGGTATATCGCTTAAGATTGATGAAGAATATTACTACCATCGTAGTAAATATAGAGATGATGAAGGAGATAAATCTGAAAAAAGGGCGCAAAGAGAGAAAAGTAAAGAAAAAGAAAAAGGTGCACCAAAAAATCCGAATAAATACAATGATGACAGTTTTATTGATTTAATTGAGATGAATTTTAAACATTTTTTTAAGGACCGCGATGTAGAAGTTGGATTTAAAAAAGCGTTTAAAGGCAACTGGGGTTCAGAAGCGCATACAAAAAGACTTGGTGCTGTTCAAGATTTAAATAGACTTAGTTGGAATACCTATATTTCACATTTGCGAAAAATCAATTTGCCCATTGATTCTACTTCCAAAGTGATTGGACCGCGTCTTTTAAATAGTTCGCAATGGGGATTTATTGATCCTATTGATACGCCCGATGGTGGTAACATTGGTCTCCATAAACATATTGCAATAAGCACGCATATTACAAGCGGCAGTTCATCTTTTCCAATTATTAACTGGTTAAGAGGAAATACTCCTCTTAAAATTTTAATGGAATGCAGTCCGGAATATTTAGGAAATAGTACAAAAGTGATGGTAAATAGTAATTGGATTGGTGTAATAGATAATCCAGTCGAATTGGTAAATACTTTAAAATTGTATAGAAGAAATGGTGTTATATCTATTTATACAAGTATTTCATTTGATTATCGTCATAATGAGGTGAATATTTTTAGTGATGCAGGTAGATTAACGCGACCAATTTATTATGTAGAAGGTAGAAAACCCAGTTTTGATAGAAAAGAAATTATTGAAATGATTAAAAGTGAAAAAATTACATGGGAGCAAATTGTTTCTGGTATTAAAAAGAAAGCAGACACAAATTTTTCAACAAAAACTGATATAATTTATGATGTAAAAACTTTATATCCCGATATTAGTTTGGAGTTGGACAAAATGTATGATGACTTAGAAAAAAATAAGTCCGTTGTGGATTATATAGATACTACTGAAGAAGAGGCAGCATTAATTGCGGTAAAACCTGAAGACTTAGATAGCAGTCGTTTTTACACTCATCTTGAAATAGACCCATCCCTTATTTTGGGTGTTATGGGAAATATGATTATTTATCCGGAAAACAATCCTATGGTTCGTAATTCATTTTCGTGTGGTCAAAGCAAACAAGCAGTGTCTGTTTATCATTCAAATTATCAAATGAGAATTGATAAAATGGGGGTTGTCTTAAATTATGGTCAAACACCACTTATTAAGTCAAGATATTTAAAATATATAAATAATGAAGAACAACCTTATGGTGTAAATGCAATTGTGGCAATTATGAGTTATACTGGTTACAATGTAGAGGACGCAATTTTATTTAATGAAGCATCTGTAAAGCGCGGCATTTTTAGGACTACTTATTATTCCATGTATGAAGCGAGAGAAGAGAGTTCTAAAGTATCAGGAACAATGAATTCTCGTTTTGCAAATATTGAAAAAAATAATGTCATTGGTATTAAACCAGGTTATGATTATAGTTTACTTGATAATGACGGTTTAGTAAAAGAAAATACGCCTCTTGATGATAAAATTATTCTTATTGGAAAAATTACGAGTAATTTGGAAAACAAAGAAGCGTGGATTGATGATTCCGTAAAATCCAAAAAGGGACAACTTGGATTTGTAGATAAATCTTTTATTACCAAGGGCGAAGAAGGATTTAATGTTGCTAAAGTAAGAATTCGTGAAGAGAGAATACCCGCAATTGGAGATAAAATGGCTTCACGCGCCGGGCAAAAAGGAACCATTGGTCTTATTATAAGAGAAGAAGACATGCCATTTACTGCGGATGGAATTCGTCCCGATTTAATTATTAATCCGCATGCTCTTCCATCTCGTATGACAATTGGTCAAATTGTAGAATCTTTATTTGGGAAGGTTTGTGCATTGTATGGTGCGTATGGAGACTGCACTGCATTTCAGGTAAAAGGTTCTAATTCTAATGTATATGGTCCTTTACTAACAAAACAGGGGTTCCATTCAAGTGGCAATCAACTGTTATACAATGGCATGACAGGTCAGCAATTGGAAGCAAATATTTATATTGGACCAACCTATTATATGCGTTTGAAACACATGGTTAAAGATAAAATTAATTATCGTGCACGAGGACCCAATACATTTTTAACAAGGCAGGCAGTCCAAGGTAGAGCAAATGATGGTGGATTGCGTATTGGAGAAATGGAGCGCGATGGTGTTTTGGCACATGGTATGTCTTATTTTTTGAATGAATCTTTTTTAATAAGAGGTGACGAATATTTCATGGCAGTTTGCAATAAAACGGGCGCAATAGCAATTTACAATGAGGATCGCAATTTGTTTTTAAGTCCATATGCGGATGGACCTGTTCAATTTCATACAAATCCTGATGGGTCTTTGAATATTAAAAATATTTCAAAATTTGGCAGGTCATTTAGTTTATTGAGAATTCCATACACTTTTAAATTGTTAATACATGAGTTACAGTGTATGAATATCCAAATGAGAATAATTACTGATAAAAATATAGATAACTTACTTGGAATGAGTTACTCAGACAACATAAATAAATTGTTACAATCAACAAAACCAACAAAAGAATTAATTAACGACTATATTGCAAATATGAAATATAAAATGAATGCTGAAAAGAAGATTAATGGATTAATAAATGAAGCTCCTATTTTACCAAATGAAAATGATTTGAATGAAGAAGAAAAAGAAAAAGATTATGAGTCTTATGAAGCAAATTCACCCGAATATAATCCTAATTCACCCGAATATAATCCTAATTCACCTGATTATAATCCAAATTCGCCTGACTATGTTCCTAATTCACCCGAATACGCTGCTTTACCTCAGTCGCCTGATGAGTCACTTGATAACCTTGTAAAAGAGGTTCAACCGGATGGAACTGTTAAAGTTAGACCTCGTTTTGATTCTTATTTAAATTATGTTTTTGCAAACATGCCAAACGAAATTAAAAGACGATTACTTAGCAAACCTGAAAATGAACAAATTGATGAATTAAAAGAATTATATAAAATACAATTTGATAATTATCCACCCCAAAGACAAGAATTTGTTTTGAAAGAGTTGGCGTATAGAAATTATGAATATGATGTATATAATTTAGCAGAATATTTAACAAATGGAAGTAAAGGAAAGAGTAGATCTGAAGAAGAAATTGTAACTGAAGAAATATTTGATAAACCTTTAATTAAAAGACCAAGTATAGAAGAAAGCACTATTTTAGATGTTGAACCGGAAGTTGTTAATGCAAGTGAAGAAAATAATAATGGTAATAATGATAATAGTAACAACAGTGCTGCTAAAACAGTAAGTTTTGGTAGCAGTTCTACACCGGATTCAAGTGAATCAAGTAATACAACAAGAAAAATAACATTATAAAATAGTTTAATTTATTTTTTATTATTTCAATTTATTAATATTAATAAAATTGAAATAAAAACATTTCTGTATGATTATATTATATTATAATAATGGCATCCCAAAACAGCAGCAGTTTAATTTCGTCAATTTACAATTCTCGAAAAAATATTTTAGAGTTAATGGAAAAACAGGGTTACAATGTTGATGATTATTCACATTTTAGTATTAATGAGGTGAATTCTATGAAACAAAATAACCAATTGGACATGCTTTTAAAACAAAAAGAAGATGAAACTGATACAGTCAAAAGAAAGAATAAAATTTATATCCGATATTATTTAACAAAAATGATTCGACCTAATAATATTGATGAAATGATTGATGACTTATTTAATGTTGAAGAAATTTTAACAAAGGATGACACACTATTTATTGTTGTCAAAGATGATATTAATGAAACGCTTACTAACAAATTAATTCATTTGTGGGAAGCAGATGGTATATTTATTGTTATGATTAATATTCAAAGATTGCAGTTTAATATATTAAAACACGAGATGGTTCCTCCGCATATTGTTTTGAATAATTCTGAGGTTGATGATGTTATGAAAAAATACAATATTATTGATAAGCATCATTTCCCAGATATTTCCAGGTTTGACCCAGTAGCACAAGTAATTGGTTTAAGACCGGGTAATGTGTGTCGAATTATAAGACCAAGTAAGACATCTATTACGGCAAATTATTATAGGATTTGTATTTAAATCTACTTTATCCACTTTTAGAAAAGTGGAGCAAATGTTGTATTGTTATGAATCTACTTTATCCACTTTTAGAAAAAGTGGAGCAAAAAATAAATCCCAATTTATTCACTTTAATTTTTTTTGCTCCACTTTTTTTAAAAGTGGATATTATATGCCAAGTCTTGCTTTAACAAATTCTGAATTTAATACAATTTTTAAAACAAAAACTCAATATGAAACGCAAATTAATAATATTCCAAAAAGTGATGGCACAACAAATGGTAATGCGGATTATAATAAAAAAATATTAGCAATTTTAACTGTTATAAATACAGATAACGACAAGTTACTTGATTATATTAGTAAAATTAATATTGATATAACAAATGCTAAAAAGATTAATAAAAAATTTAAAAATGATTTAGGAGAAATTGACTCAGATATTAATGGTTCTGATGAACTAATAGAAAATTATAAATACTTATACAATAGAAATTATATTAAAAATATTTCAATGGTAATAGGTGTAATTTTTGCAAGTATGTATTTAGTAAAAGGGTTTCGTTAAATAATTTTATTATTAGTATAATAATAATAATAAATGTTCTCATTCACATCATTATGGAAAAAACCAAATACTATTAAAATACCTATACAAAATTATACAAAGGAAAATTGTCAAAAAAATATGAATGGTATATTACTAAAAAAATATTATAATGATTTTTATTATAAGTCAAATATAGAATCAAATAATGATTCACTTATACTAATTAATAATAATAATAATGATAATAATGATAATGATAATAATAATATTATCATAATATTTTTGGCATCAGTAACATCTATTTGTTTTTATTTTTATAAAAAATATAATTATTAAATATAAATATAATTATTAAATATAGATATAATTATTAAATATAGATATAATTATTAAATATAGATATAATAATCATATTTTTGTTTTCTTAATCTTTATATAATGGACTTGGAGACACTCTTAAAACAATACGATAATACTTTAACACAATATACTCAGTTAAATTTGGAATATTTAACTTATATAAAAAATACAAATGAAAGCAGTTTATCAAATGATTTAACCACTGTTGATAATAGTGAATACACTGGGACAACAGTTTCAGAAATTAAAAGTGCTAATGTTGAAGCGTGTAAAGCATCGTGTTCTTCTACTTCAGGTTGTTCTGGTGCCACTTATAATTTAATTAAAGATTCAACAATTAATAATTGTTCTTTAAAAAGTGGTGATGGAAAAATAAATATTAAGGAAAATTATTCAGCAATTGTTACAAAAAAAAAAGACTATTTAAATCGGTTGAAAATATTGAATGACCAATTAACTAATATAAATACAAATATAACAAACTACATTTCAACAAATAAACTTGATATGTCATCTCAGTTAACAGATAATCAAAATATTCTTAATCAATTAACAAATGATTTGTCTTTTTTGGTTGGCGAAAAAGATGACATAGATAAACAGATTCGTTCAGTTAATGATTTAGATGGTAAAATTCAAGAAACTTCTATACTTGTAAACATGAATTATAGCATATTTAATATTTTATTTGTTTCTGCTATTTTAGTTATACTTATATTTTTATACATGTCTATTTTTAGTAATAGTACAGAAGTAAATAATTTAGGAAATGTTAATAATAATGGTAGTCAAGGAAGCATTATAAATAATGTAATATTTTTTGTTATATTGTTTATTTGTGGTTTTATAGTGTGGATTAATAAAATAACAATTGAAAACTGGTTTAAAAAATATTTTTAAAATAATTCGTATTTATTATAATGGGTGCTTTTTTAAGTAGAGAAGATGAAGAAGATGACAATGTTAAGTTAGGTCTAAAAAAAGACTTAGATGAAGAAAAAGAAAAAGATAAGGATTTAGATGAGGAACCAGTTGTAAAATCTTCTAAACGCAGTAAAACACGTTCTAAAAAGAAATCTGGAGGAAAAACCAAACGATATAAATATTATTAATTTTAGTTTTATTTGTTTAGTTTTACTTAAATTATTAAATTAATAATGTATTAATTTAATAATTATATATTTATTTATATTAATGGATACATTATTTGATATTTTTAATACTAATGACAAAACTCATCATTCTTTAGGTCATGGAGAAAAATTTAATAAAAAAAAAAGTAAAAGTAAAAACAGTTGTGTTTCTGACAAAAACTGGTTTTATAATCGTAACATGAACAGTTTTGGATTCAAAGAAGGGTTTGCCGTTAACAAAAGTTATAATGAGTTAAGAGAAGAATATGGCGATATTTTATCTGAATATAGAAGAGTTTCGGGTATAATTGCAGATGCTGAATCGGACTATATTAATAGAACAACTACTAATACAGGAAACATATATTTAAATAAAAATATACAATTTAAAAATAATATAATTGCGTATGTTACCAATAAAGGAATTGTTAAAAAATACGCTACTTTGGATATGTTTAATAAAACAGCAGGACTAAATGGATGTCCTGATAAAAATTATGTAAGTGTTAATATAGATTGGATCTCTGCGTATGATGTAGCAGGCGCTACAATTCAAATGCCCACAATTGGAAGTGTTACCGGACCCAAATTACTTGTAGGTGCTCCTATGACACAAGGGGAAAGTTGTGGTAATGAAGGGTCTAATGTAATTGTAAACAAAATGATGGATACAGTTCGTTCTCAATTTATGGGTTGTTTTGATAATTCTATAACTACAAATGGGTATCCCATGGGAAATAATTATTACGGTAATGCTGAACCGTATTTAAATTCTATTCAAAATGGGAATTTTGCTTTATCATCCTATTCTGGTGTTGGAGATGTAAATGTTACAACAAATAATCTTACTAATTGGACAACAATGGACGCTGGCGGATTAGTTGTGTTAATAAATAAAGGGAATACGGCATCATCCGGAAATTTGGCGTATCCCATAACTTATCCAAATGGCGATAGAGCAGTATCATTAAAAAATGGCGGGGATTTATCTCAATCATTTAGTCCTGGTTTATCAGCAGGAAATTACACACTTACTTTTGATGCTTGTGGATTAAGTACTGCAAATCCTATTTCTATTTTTTTAAACAGTAATATAGAAGCAGTAGGAACAATTACACCTGTTTTAACATGGAAATCTTATGGAGTTCAAATACCAAGTCTTAGTAGTTCAATAACCAAAATTACTTTTAAAGGGACTGGTACTGCCGGGCAAATGTCGGCAATTCAAAATATTCGGTTAACAAATGGAACTAAAACTGGTTACACAAATACGGTTGATTTTAGCACATGTGAAACTGCGGCAAAAACTGGTTCTTATACATATTTTGGATTACAAAATGTAGATCAAGACAGCACCAGTTCAACTTTTGGAAAAGGATATTGTGTTTTAAGTAAAGATACAAGTTTAGTTTCAAATTTAAATTCAGCAAATGATTTGTCTCCGGAAACTTTATTACAAGCTGGGGGAACAAGTGGTGATAGTAAAGGAATATCGGCAACTTTGACTGCTACAGGAGTTTTATTAGTTACCACCGCAAAAAATCCTATTCCAATGTCTACTAATACTGGTACATCTAACAATACACCGTGTTATTTAATTTTAGCAGACGATGGAACTATGAAAATATATAAGTTTCCAAAAGATTCTAATGGTAATTATATATCAACACCTCCAGATTTAGCAAATGTGCCAACACCACCTATAGGAGAAAATTTTATATGGACATCCGGAACAACAACAAAACAACTAATTCCTAATCCAAATTATACCGCGGCAAATGGTAAAGGTTCGTCTTTAGTTTTAAACGGTCAAAGTTGGATGATTGGTGGAACAGTTTTAAGTCCTGGAGAATTTATTGGTTCACCATCAGGAAATATTTACTTAATTATGGGGTCAGATGGTGTATTAAAATTAAATACTTCAAAATACGCGACATCGTGTAAAGCAAATTCTAATTCAGGAGTTATGGAAGGAGGCGCAAATTCTGCTGCATTATATAAAGTAAATAGTGATTCAGATAATTTATTTACTCAACTAGGTAAATTTTTTTTTATTAATGATGACGCTTCTTTAAAAACATATCCAACAGCAAATACAAAATTTTCAAATGAATATATTAAAATTTCAAGTTATGATACACCGTCAGATGTTAAATATAATAATGATATTGTAACTCCAATAATAACTGGTAAAACTATAGATGATTGTAAAACTTCTTGTAATTCAAACAGTAAATGTTATGGATATTCTTATGCTACAAGTAGTAATACGTGTAATTTAAAAGGGAGTAATATTTCACAAGATAAAGGTGATGGTCCTACTGATTCAGGAACTGACTTATATGTAAGAAAACAAACATACAATTCTAATATTCCTGGTGTTACAAATACATTTTCATCCATTTTCTCAACTCAAAAAAATAATTATTCTGTTGATTCTGCAAATCCAAATGTTCCAGCAAGTTATGGAATTAATAATTTAGTTCCTGATCTTAGAACACAATTGTCAGATTTACAAAATCAATTAGATGATTTACAGTCACAAATGGATGTATATTCAGGTTCTTCGGGTTCTTCAGGTTCTTCAGGTTATTCAGGTTATTCAGGATATTCGGGTTCTTCAGGATATTCAGGTTCTTCGGGTTCTTCAAGTGCAGGGTCTTCAAGTGCAGGGTCTTCAAGTGCAGGGTCTTCAAGTGCAGGGTCTTCTTCTAAAAAATCAATGGCCGATTTTATAAAAGAAATACAATCAAATGAAAAAAAAATATCGGCAATTCAAAATGTGAAAGATACTAATTTAGATAATATGGTCGAAGATACAGATTTAATAGTTTTACAAGAAAATTATAAATATTTATGCTGGAGTATTTTAGCGGCAGCATCTGTTTTAGTTTTTGTAAATGTTTCAAATTAAATACTTATTTTTGTGATTGTTTTGATAAATAATATAATAAAATTTTATTATTTTATTATATATAATATGCCAAATACACATAAATGTTCAGTTATAAATACAAATTCAAATTTAAAAAATTGTAATACTTGTTTAGATTCATCATATTCGTGTTATTGGTCAGATGATAAAAAAAATTGTTCTTCGTTTCAAGATGATAGTTCTTTTTATAATAAGTTAAATTCTAATTATGATGCAAGTAAATGTACTAAACCTGATATTCCTTTAACCAATATTAATGATGAATGTTCAGAAAACACGGATTGTAATGAAGGCAAGAACGGCAAGTGTTTTTACAACTATAATTATGAAATTCCTGTTAAAAAATGTTATTATTCATGCACAACAGATACAGATTGTTCAGGAACAAATGAAAAGTGTATAAGTAGAAATGGAATACCTGCAATTGAAAAATATTGTGGTGTTCCCCAACAAGAAAATAATGACAATAATGTAAATAGAACATGTTCCAATAATAGTGACTGTAACTCAAATGAAATGTGTAGACCTGGATTTAATGGAGTTAGTATGTGTGCTTTAAAAACTCCACAAACAAGTTATTCAAGTGAAGGTGCTAACTTTGGTTCGTCTTCTAATTCTAAATATAGTTCTCAAATTGCTCAAAGTCAAGAAACTGCTGATCAATTATTTAATGATATTCAATCTCTCCAAAGTGTTGAACAAGACTTATTTAGCAGTTTAGATGATCAATCTTTAACTGTTGATAAAAGAACAGATATAATAAATAAAATTAATTCAATATCTGAAATGCGTTTAAATTTATATTCAACTTTAAATGATGTAAATGGTTATTTTAGTACAATAAATAATGATTCAACAACTTCAATGTCAGACCAATCCAGCGCAATTAAAATAGTAGAAGAGCAATTAAATAAATCTAAAAAGTCTTTGATGGATTCTGAAAAAGATAAAAATAATAAAATAAGAATGATTGAAATTAATTCATATTATAGTCAAAGATATGCAGAGCATTCTAATTTAATGAAAATTACAATTTATACTTTAATACCAATCATTTTGTTGACCTTTTTATACAATAATAGTTTACTTCCGTATAATGTATTTTTTGTTTTAATTGTTTTTATAGGTTTTTATGGAGGATTTCTATTTTTTAATTTACTTGCATCTATTTGGTCAAGAGATTCAATTAATTATCAACAATATTTATGGACATTTAATAAAACTGCCGCACCAGTTCCTATTGTAAAAAAAAATGAAAACTCAGACCCGTGGGGGTCAATTCGTGTGGGTACATGTATAGGCGAAAATTGTTGTTCAGAAGATACAGTATGGAATGATAAAACATACACTTGTGATGCAAAGAGTTAAATTAAATAATATTAATTTTTAGATTGTTTTTTGTATTTTAATTATTATTGATTTTTAAATATTATTCTATATTAATATGCCTTTAACACAAGAACAAACAGATGCTTTAAATGAATATCAAAATAACCTAACTAACTTTGATAATTTAAAAGATACATATACATACTATAATACTGATAATGCTGCTTTAATGAAAAAAATGGGTTCAAATGATTCAAATGTTATAACTAATTATAGAAAAACTTATTATGAACAACAGGGTATTAGCAACCTAGATTTTTATTATGATGTTTTATTTTATATATACACATTTGTATTTTTTGCAATAATAATTTCTTTATTTTCAACTCAATCTTATTATAGTGTTACTACCAATTTATTTATACTTACTTTTTTAATACTTTATCCATATTTTTCCACAATTATTTTTTATTATATAATGAATTTATTTTCAGAAGTAAATAATTTAATTCCTACAAACATTTACACAAAACTATAGACAAGATATAAATTTATTTTTATTACAAATTAAAAATAAATACTTATAATAATAATATAATGAAATTATCAAAAACAAGTGAAGTAATGTTATCTTACTTTATTGAAAATAATTGTATAAAACACGATAAACAGACAAATAAAACAGATACTATATTACTAAAATTATATGACGACATTATGGAAGCAAACTTATTTCTTCAAAAAAATAATCAGATTAAGAAAGAAAAACCAATTGTTTCAAAAATCACTTCAAAGTTGCAAATTATGAAACCCTCTATTTTTAACTATAATAGTTTTCCAAAAACTGTTATGGACCATATTGAACATCATTCGAAATTTATATTGACCTACAATTTTTCTCTCTTTGAAAGAAAAATAAAGTTGATATTTGTAGTTGAAGATTCAAATGTAGAATCAAATATACAATTATACAACACTTATGTTGACTACATAATAATATGGTTATTTATTGTTAATAAATATAGTTCTAAAAAATGCTCTAATACTTTTACTACTTATTTTTATTTATCATCATTAGAAAAAAAATTGCCTGATAATACTGATATTGTATTAGAACAGGCGCATGTTAATACTGCTTATACTACAACATGTCCTGTTGACTCCGAAATAGTAATTTTTAGGAGAGAAGAATGGTTCAAAGTGTTTATTCATGAAACATTTCATAATTTTGCGTTGGATTTTTCTGATATGAACAATACGGAATGCCATAAACACATTCGTTCCATATTTCCGGTTGATTCTGAAGTAAATTTGTATGAATCATACACGGAATTTTGGGCGGAAATAATGAATGCATTGCTGTGTAGTTTTTTCTCTCTTAAAGACAAAAACAATGAAGAAGAATTCCTGACAAATGTTGAATTCTTTATAAACTTAGAAAGAAATTTTAGTCTCTTTCAAATGGTCAAAACTTTGGACTTTCTTGGACTTGAATATAAAGATTTATATCATAAAACAAAAAAAAGTGTGAGTTTAAGAAATACGCGATATAATGAAAAAACGAGTGTGCTCGCCTACTATATTATAAAATCAATACTAATGGATAATTACCAATCATTTTTAATGTGGTGTTATCGCAATAATTTTTCTCTCTTACAGTTCAAAAAAACAGTTTCAAATCAAACCGATTTTTGCAGGTTTATAGAAAAAAAATATAATTCCAAAGGGTTCCTGGATTCTGTCAAATGCACCGAGGATTTTTTAGTAAAAAGAACAAGTATAAAACACAGTTCAAATCCAATTTTTACTTTTTTATCCAAAACAATGAGAATGACTATTTGTGAACTTGGTTAAAAAATAAAATAAAAATAAAAAAAACAAATAAAATAATTTATTTACTATTATTATATGAAAAATTGTTATTTAAATAAAAGTAAAACTAAAAAGTGTAAATTGTATTCTATAAAAAATAAAACGTGTTGTAAAAATTCAAAATTAGGACAAGATTGGTGCTGGAATAAAAAATTAAAAAATAGTTGTTCTATAGTTAAACAAAAAATGAAATGTCGTTTAGTAAAGGGGAAAAAAGAAACGTGTTGTATTAACCCATTAAAAGGACATTGATGCTGGAGTAAAGGGGTTAATAAAAATATATCTCGAAAAATGACAAGGAATTGTTGTAAATAATTTTATTCCTTTATTTCTTCTTTAATATGAGTTGCACAGTATTGGTGCCCTGTTTTACGAGGTCTCATACATTTTGACCCCGATTTTGTTGGGCATCCGCAGATATATTTGAACATACCATTTGGCAATGATTTTTTATTTGCTCTCCACGCTTCACTTGCTTCGTCAAAATCAATGTTGACTTCGTATAACGGGATCTTTGTTTGACTTCTTGTGGACATTTTCTTTAAATTATTATTTTTATACATTAAATTAATAATTTAAAAGCATTTCAATTTTATTTTTTGTTTATTTTTAAGTGTAATAAAATAATTTAATACATTCATCATAAGTTAAACTATTTTTGCCAAATAAAATTAATTCGTAATCCAATAAACATTCCATAAATTTTTTATTTGGGCATATTCTTTCTCTCCTTTTTCTTACTAAAAGAAAAACAGTTTTTAAATCTAATTTGTAATATTTCATTATGTAAGAAATGACAATGGTTGCCGATCTGCTTACTCCAGCAGCGCAATTTACTAATACAATATTTTCCTTCTTTATTATCTCTCCTATTTCTTCAAAGTAGAGAGAAATATTACAATTATAATCATCACTCAACTCATAATTATAAACTTTTACATTTGGATTTGGATTTATGATTTTTAATTTTTCAGCAACACAAATTATAGACGAAATATTTTTATTTTTTATTGTATCAGCATCATTTGCGTCAAACATGTCACCCAAATATAATTTGTTTTTTACAATTTCATTCATTTTATTATATTATATTATATTATATTAAAATAGTATTAAATACATATTTATTACCTTAATAAATGTCCCTTGTAGATAATTCTGAAAAAACTGAAGTAAAGCAAAATGAAATCAAATTCACAGAAATAAAAACGCTTGATAATTCTCTCCTTCAAAAATACGATGTTAAATTATATGGAAGCGATAAAGACACCTATAATATTATTAATGACTTTTTAGAAGACAACCAAAGTGAGAGAGCATTTTATATTATTAATTTGGGGGCACTAACAGACTCGTATAATAATTGGTTGCGACTATTGCCCAATGTAAAACCATATTATGCTGTAAAATGCAATCCAAATCCTGTAATATTAGATGCTTTGGCATCTCTCGATTGTAATTTTGATTGTGCAAGTGAAAATGAAATGAAAATGGTGATTGAAATTACAAAGGACCCATCGCGTATTATTTTTGCAAATCCGTGTAAAATGTCATCGCAAATCAGATATGCAAGAGCAAATGATGTTGACTTAATGACATTTGACTGTGAAGAGGAATTGTACAAAATAAAATTATATCACCCTTATGCAAAATTAGTGCTACGATTGGCAGTGGACGACAGTAAAAGTCGTTGCAAATTCAATAAAAAATTTGGTTGTAAATTGTCGCAAGTAGAGGAATTGTTGAATATTGTTAAAACACTTAAGTTGGCAGTTATTGGATTCAGTTTTCATGTAGGTAGTGGTTGTTCAGAATCGGATACTTTTTACACTGCAATACAAGAATGCCGAAAAGCGTATGATATTGCTTCAAAAATAGGTATTAATATTAGTTTAATTGATATTGGCGGTGGTTTTCCAGGCATTGACCGTGAAATTAAATTTGAGGATACTGCAAAACGGATTAATGATGCAATGAGTGATTTTTTTAATGACGAATTAGAAAAAGGAAGTATTCAATTTATTGCCGAACCAGGGCGATACTTTGCCGAGTCAAGTCATACATTGGTTCTGAATGTTATTGGTAAAAAAAATGTAATTGATGAAGAGACAGGAGAGAAAGTCATTGTGTATTATCTAAATGACGGCATTTATGGTTCATTTGGTTGTATTTATTTTGACCATAATAGTCCAACTATTTTACCTTTTAATGAAAGAAATGACAAGGTCCATAAAAGTCGCCTTTTTGGTCCAACGTGTGATTCAATTGATTTAATATCCAATGAAATTATGTTGCCCGAGTTGGCAATTGGAGAATGGGTTTATGTTGAGAATTTTGGTGCTTATACAGTTGCGTCTTCCAGTAACTTTAATGGATTTAAAACAAATGTTTTCAAATATATTTTTAGATCCTAAAAAATATTTTTTATTTTCCGATTTTAAATTTATTTATTATATTTTAATATATTAATAAATGTCAGACTTTGTACTTCAATTACGAAAATTTGTAGTAGACAATAATATTGTTGGGACATCGGCAGGTGTTTGTATTGCTTTAGCAACAAAAGAAGGTATTCAATCGTTGGTTCAAGATATTATTATTCCTGGTATTGTTATCTTACTTCATAGTTTACACGTTGATTGGTTAACAAAAATATTACCTATTCACGGTAAGTCACCTTTAAATGTTTTGAATTTTATAAATCAGTTAGTAACGTGGTTTTTAATTATTATTATTTCTTTTATATTTGTTAAATTTTCTTTTGAATATTTATTAGGTGTTACAACTAGTAAGAATACTCCTCCTGTTAAAACGGATGATAAAACTGATTCTAATAATGATCCAATGAATAATAATCCTTTAAATCCAATGAATAATAATCCTATGAACTCTACAACAAAAAATATAGGTATAGAGGGATTTTATTATCGGTAATCTAAAATATTAAATTTATATTTATATAAAATTGAAATATAAATATAAAAATTGTATCAAACTATAAATTAACTATAAATGGGAATAAGGCATCTAAACAAATTTTTACGAACTGAAAGTAAAAGCGAAAACATTAAGTTTATTAATATTGCGGAATTATCTGGAAAAAAGATAGCAATTGATATAAGCATTTATTTATATAAATTTATAGGTGACGGTTCATTAATAGAGAATATCTATTTGATGTTATCCGTTTTTAGACATTATAATATAATTCCTATTTTCATTTTTGACGGAAAAGCGCCGACTGAAAAAAAAGAACTACTTAAACAACGCAGACTTGATAAAAATGCGGCGCGCGCTGAGTTTAACACACTAAAACAACAGTTAACCGATTTAACGGATAATGATGAAAAACAAGAAATTATTAACTCTATGGATTTATTAAAAAAACAGTTTATTACAATTAGCAAAGAACAAGTAGAGCAAGTAAAAAATCTGATAAGAGTATTTGGCGCTACTTATTTTGATGCTCCAGGTGAAGCAGATGAATTATGTGCATCCCTTGTTATTAAAAATAAGGCGTGGGCGTGTTTAAGCGAAGATATGGACATGTTTGTTTATGGTTGCAATCGTGTTTTGCGTTATTTAAGTCTAATGAATCATACTGTTGTTTTATATAGTATCAAAGGAATATTAGAAGACTTGGATATTACGCAAAAAGAATTGCGTGAAATATGTGTTTTATCAGGAACAGATTATAATTTTAACTCGTCCAAAAAAAACGAACCTGGATTATACAAAACAATGTCTCATTTTAAAAAATTTCAAAAAGATATTAAAAAAAATGGGTTAAATAAAGAATTTTATGATTGGTTACTTGAAAATACAGATTATATTGAAGACTATGAACAATTAAAAAATATATATAATATGTTTGATTTAACAAGTTTTCATGAAAATATTCAGATTTTTGATAACATTAAAGTTACAAATGGTCCTATTATTAAAAATGAATTATACGCAATTTTAGAAAATGATGGGTTTATAATCCACTTTTAAAAATAAACTTTTAAAAAAAGTTTAGCAAAAAATGTTAATTTTTTATTTTTTGAAAAACTAAAAAAAAAATGAAATGCTTTTAAATTATAATATTGAATGTATAATAATTTAACACACCAACCCAAATATTTAATTTAAAATGAACTATAGCACTATTGTCAACTACATTTTACAAATTATTAATGTATTTCTAGTTTATCATCTATATAAAATGGACCAGAGAGAAAAAGAGGAAACCAAAAAAGAAGAAAAGAGAATCCGGCAGGAAGAAGAAGAAAAAGAAGAGAGGAGAATCGCGAAGGAGGAAGAAAGAATTTATGCGGAAGAAAAAAAAATTCGGGAACAATTCCGGGAGCAGGAAAAACAATTCCGAGAGGAGGAAGAGCAAGAGAGAATCCAAAAAGAAAAAGAAGTTAATACTTGGGTCACCATAGAAGAAGGACAAGCGAGATACAAGGGCGAGTGGAAGAACGGACTACCAAATGGCAAGGGAATCAAACATTTCTACAAAACTGATTCATATATTGATGGCAATTTTGTAGATGGATTTGCTGAGGGTTACTGTAAACAGACTTACGAGAAAACTTGGGAAAAATCGGTGCCATATTATGAAGGCGAATTTAAGAGAAATAACTATAACGGAAAAGGCGAGTATCACTATGGCGATGGAGACTATTACAAGGGCATGTGGAAAGACGGCAAGTATCACGGTCAAGGCGCCGCCTACAATACCCGGTTAGATAGGACTTGGGTCGGCGAATATTGTAACGACGAAAAGATTGAGGGCAACTGGGTTAATGGCGAGATATAAGGACTTTGTATAAGGACATAAGTCCAATTGTATAAGGACAATAGTCCAACTGTATATTTTATATATTTTGTATAAGGACAATAGTCCGACTAATTTAATTAATTAAAAGTTATATTTTGTTATTTTTTTGCTCCACTTTTTTTAAAAGTGGAAAAAGTGGATTTAGAACCGTATTTTTTCTGACATGTTCATTATTTTTGCTGATGATAATTGCGGTATTTGACTAAATCCTAATTTTTTTAATGTTTCTCTCATAGCACTCAATAAATCAACATAACTAACGCTTGAATTTTTATTTATTGTATCTAAAAATGACCATATCATTGCTCCTCTTGAAACTCCTCCTATACTTGCATCACTACTGGTCTGCGAATCCATACAACCACTAATCATAATTACATTTCCATTTGTTTCTAAATTACTATCATTTTCAGAAAAAGAATTGTAATTTAATGAATCTAAATATTGATATTTCAAATCTAAAACGGTGCCACTATGGCAACTATCAAATACGCAAAATAATGTAACATTGGATTTTATATTATCTGAAATTATCTGCTTTAACTCATCATCTGTTACATTTTGTAAATCACTACCAACAATAGTTTCATCATTTTTATCTATTTCATCACCATTTGTGTCACGAACTTGACTACCGTGTCCGCTAAAACCAAAAAATAAAAAGTCTCCTGCTTTGCTGGAAGATAAAAAATCCCTAAAGTTGCTTAATATATTATTACGGGTTGGTTTTACAGGAGTAATATCTGTTAAAATATTAAACTTATTATAACCATAAGTATTTGATAATTTATCCTTTAAAAAATTAATATCATTAACACATCCAAATAATTGAGAGTTTGTATTTGGATAATTTGAACCAATTAATAACGCTGCTTTATCTAATATATTAATTGGAAATTGACTTGCTTGTAAGTTATTAACTATAACTGTATTTTTGTCTAAATTCTGTTTTAAATTACGAACATAAATATTGTAGTTGTTAACTATTATTCGAATTGCGCTATTTTTTCTTTGGTTTGAAATATTCATTCTTTTTATTTTACCAATGTTAGCGTTGGCACTACGCACATAATTAGATAAATCTGTATTGTATCTTTGCATTAGTAAATTTACCTTGTATTTTTTATACGCATCAAAGTTACTCATTGGTATATATATATATCCACTTTTAAAAATAAACTTTTAGGAAAAGTTTAGCAAAATTATTTAAACTTTGTTTTTAAAATTATTGTCAATTTGACAATAATTTTTTATTTTTTTGCTTCACTTTTCTTACGAAGTTTCACAAAGTAATGAAAAAGTGAATTTTTGCTAAACTTTTCCTAAAAGTTTATTTAAGCACTGGCAGCAGTAGCGGCAGCGGCGGCAACAGCAGCGGCAGACTTAGCAAAGTGAGGACTCATATATCTTTGGAGGTTGAAATAAGTGAGTTCATCATTCTTCTTGAGGTTCAACAAAGCAGCCAACTTAGCATCAGGGTTGATCTTGCGACCATTGTCCTTGTCCTGGAGATTTTGAGCTCTGATGTAAGTGTTGATACCACGAGTAACATCAGTGCGCGCCATCTCAGAACCGGAAGCAATACCCAAAAACTTGGCAAGTTCATCCGAAATCTTGGTTGGCTTAACAAATCCAGAAGGTTGACGGTTTCCCGCCTTTCTCTTGCGCTTGGAACCCGCCTTTTGCGCCGCCTTCAACTCCTTGGACCAGGTCTTCTCAAGATTTCTATACTCAGTCTTCAAAGCAGACACCATGTTACTAATGGCGTTCAACTTAGCAAGAAAGTCAATTGACTTATCAATAACAGCACTCTCAACCTCAACAACAGACTCCTCAACAGCGGGAGCAACAACAGAGGAAGTAGCAGTAACAGCGGAAGTAGCAACCTCAACCTCAACCTTAGGAGCCTTTACCTTCTTGGGTTTAGACTCGGCAGCAGCGGCGGTGGCAACATTAACAGCGGGGGTAGGAACAACAACAGGTTCAGAGACAACTTCAGTAGACTTCTTAGTGCTTGGTTTGGGCATCTTATTATAGTATATCTAAACAATATGTTTTTAAGTCTTTTAACGCAAATAATATATATTGTTACGATATTATGGTATTCAACAAAAATAATACTCTTGATTTTCCTAAATAATCTATATTTTACTAATTTTTATTAATTTTTACTAATTTTTTTATTAATTGTAATTTGTTTTAATGTATTTTTATAAAATTTGTAAATTATTTTATAAAAATGTTTTTTATTTTTATTGTTTTATTAATTGTATATTAATGATTGATATAACCACGGCAAAGCCTCCGCTGCTGTTTCATTAACTAATGTTAATGCTCCTAAAATATAATAAGCGCCTAATGTTTGCATGTCTCTATTTATACCCGTATTTACTAATTTTTCTAAAACTTCCAATACAACTTTTCTAACATTATACATATCCGTTTCAGTAAATAAATATGTAATACTTAAATTCCTAAATGGGTCTCCATTTGGTGGACATATACTTCTTTTTATTTCATTTGTTAACTGTGCTCTAAAATTCCAAATGTCTGCTAACTCTCTCACATATTTTACTATTGATTGTCTATCTAAAGAGAGAAACCATTGTGGGTTACTATAATTTCCTAAAGCATCAATATTTTGAAATAATGTTAGTGATCTTAATTCAACTATTTTTTGATTTGACAAAACTTCTTCATTATCATTGTTGTTTATATCTAAATTTAATGGTCTTTTAAACATTTTGTTATATTTTATAATTTTGCTTATATTTTTTAATATTTTATCTGGAATAATTTTTCTATTATAAGGGTTTTGTATTTTCTCATTTAACATTTTATTTTTATTATTTAATAATAAATTATAGAGAGAAACTATGTCAAAACCATAAATAAATTCATCTTCATCTTTGTAACTAAAAAAATTATAATATGGCAATTCATTTAAATTATCCATCGTTACAAAATCAGTTTCATTTGTGCACAATTTTCTATTTTTAAATGCTGGACCATACATTTTTATTAACTTTCTGTGTAAAAATCCTCTGCTTATTTTTTGAATTTTAATTATATAAAAAGATAAATGTAAAAAATTGTGGATTCGTGATACTAATTCATTTTTATTACCACTAATTTTTAATTTATATTTTTTTGCAATAGTTTTTAATTGTTGAATATTATAATTATAGTTCGCCATTTCAGTGTATGTGTATATTGTTGGAATTGTCATATTTTCACTCTCTATTTTTATTTGATTTTTGGATTTTTTTACATTACTTATTGCTTTGTTATAATTAGACATAAAATCATTGTATTCATTTATAATTATATTGTATGAAAAAGAATTATGTTCAGTCATATTATGTATATACAATAGTAATAAAATCTTTTTGAATTATTTTAAATATATTATTTATAAATAAGTATTTTATAAATAAGTATTTAAATTTATTATGTTAACAAATTTTTTTTTTATTTTTTTTTGTGACGGTTTGAGTCACAATTTTTTTAAATAAAAAAAATTTAATATATTAAAAAAAAATTGATTTAAAGATATCTCTGTATTGTAAATTATATTACAAGTAAAATGGCAAACTCGATTATTGACGGAACTGATATTAATACTAATTTGTTTATGTATTCATCGCCCAAGGCGCATGAGTCGGGTGGAAAGGTTGTAAATTTAATGAATAAGAATTCTAAGGAGGCACTCGCATTATCGACTCCTTTGATTTTGACTTGGGGTGCTCAAGAGGGTCTTGATCAAGCAAAGAAACCTACTGGAAAGTTTACAATGAGTCTTCAATTTCCCACTTCTGAATATTCCAATCCTGAATTAGAGAAGTTTTTGACTTCTATGAGAGCATTGGAAGCAAAGGTTAAGGCAGACGCAATTACTTACTCTAAGGAGTGGTTTGGCAAGACGATTACGAATCCTGAAATTATTGACGAGAAGTTTAATGTGATGCTTAGACACCCTAAGGTAAAGGGATCTGAGGAACTTGATTTATCAAAACCTCCTACTTTGACTGTTAAGTTGCCTTGTTGGAAGGGTGTTTGGAAGTCTGAGATTTATGATGAGGATGGTGAACCTGTGTTTATTAGCGGAAAGGTAAATAATCATTTGTCTCCTTTGGATTATATTAAGAAGCAGACTCATGTTGCGTGCGTAGTTCAATGCGGAGGTATTTGGTTTGTAAATGGTAAGTTCTCTATTACTTGGAATTTGAAACAAGCAGTTGTTCAAAAACCTAAGGAGTCACTTGAGGGTAAGTGTTTGATTAAGTTGAAGACTGCTGACAAGGAGGTTTTAAAGAAGCAAGTTGTTGAGGAGGTTGAGGAGGACGACCATGTTTCAAGCGCAATTGTTGATGATAGTGATGAGGAAGTAGAGGAACCAGTTAGTGTGTTTGTTCCGCAAAAACCTGTTGTAATTGAAAAACCTGTGATTGTAGAGGAACCTGTAGTCCAAGAAGAAAAGAAGGTAGTTAAGAAGGTAGTTAAGAAGAAGATTGATGCTTAAATCAATTGTTTAAAAACAATGCGTAATTTATAGAAAAATATAAATAGTAATAAAAAATAAATAATTAAAAAATAAATAATTAAAAAATAAATAATTAAAAATAAATAATTAAAAATAAATATAACTTTATAGTTATATTTATTTTTTTACAATAATATTTATTTTTTTTACAATAATATTTATATTGTTTATATATAAATGGAAACTAATAATACCATAGTTAATAATATAACTATAGAAAGTAGTCCTCCTATAGTTAACACTATAACTATAGAAAGCAGTCCTCCAGTAGAAAAACCTGTAGAAAAACCTGTAGAAAAACCTGTGGAAAAACATTTAGAAAAACATGTAGAAAAACTTGTGGAAAAACTTATGGAAAAACATATGGAAAAACCTAAACCTGTAAAAGTAGAAAAACCTAAACCTGTGGAAAAACCTAAACCTGTAAAAGTAGAAAAACCTGTAGAAAAAACTGTGGAAAAACCTGTGGAAAAACCTGTTGAAAAACCTAAACCTGTGGAAAAACCTGTGGAAAAACCTGTTGAAAAACCTAAACCTGTGGAAAAACCTGTGGAAAAACCTGTGGAAAAACCTGTGGAAAAACCTGTAGAAAAAACTGTAGAAAAAACTGTGGAAAAACCTGTGGAAAAACCTGTGGAAAAACCTGTGGAAAAACCTGTGGAAAAACCTGTGGAAAAACCTGTGGAAAAACCTACAGAAAAAAAAAATTATAATTCATTTGATGTTTATGGAAAAAATAATTTAGAAAATACTATTTTTGGAAAAGTAGACATTTTTTTTGAAAATAAAAAAACTTATATAAAACAACATACTATTTTTACTCCATCAGAATACGCAAAAAAATGGTTAAAGAATAATAAAGAAAGATTAGGTAGTAGAGCAAATGGACAAAAAGAAATACATAAATACAAAAAATATTCTTTATTTAAAATAAATAGTAAAGAATCTAATTTTGATAAAGTAGTAGAAACAAATGTTAATAAGGACGAAATGATTAATAATGTTAATATACATATGAAAGAAATTACTCAAAAACTTAATACACGCACGCGTCATGAATACACATTTACTCCAAATAAAATTTAAATATTATATCGTTTTTTTTATCTACATCATAAATATCATTTTCGTTTATTTTTGTTAGTCCTCCACTTCTTATTCTATAATATTGTTCACTACGAATAAATAGTTCTTTTATAGGTATATTAAATATTTTTGTCCCAATATTTACATCTATATTTTGTTTTGTAGAGAGAAAATCAGAACACCAATTTACCTTTATAGTTACGTGTAAATTGTTGTCTTCATCAATTGTTATATTTTCATCTAATTTAGGTTCACATAAAACAATTATTTCATTTTCAAAATATAATTCAGTGTGCCATAATGGAACCAAATATAATTTGTCATCTAAAACTAACTTGTATACATTATTGTTTAATAAATCATCTATACTTGGGTTTAAAATATAAACAGTTGTTGTTTCATGTTTTTTTATAATTATTTCTCTTATACTATCAATTATCTCCTGTTTTAAATGAAATAAATTTTTATATTTAGAGAGAAAAGTATAAATACCAATTGCAGTCTCTTTATCTAAATCATCAAACAATTTTAATGAAATTGATGAATAATTTAATATAAATTCATTTACTATCTTAGTGAAGACTTCATTATACTTGCCATCAATTACTCCACCTAAAAACACTTTTAAAATATCAACATAGAGAGAAGATTTGGTATCTTCTTTTTCATCTTTTTCAAAAAAAGTAGTTTCTTCCATTTCTCTTTTCAAATAATCATATGCTTCATTTATTTGTTTGAATTTTTCATTTGATTCATCAGTGTTTCCATTTTTATCAGGATGGAATTTTAACGCTTGTTTGTGATATTTTTTTTTGATGTATTCTAAAGTAATGTCTTTTTTATTTATATCTATTTCAAGTATTTCAAATGCTAATAAATAATTCATTTATTAATTAATTGAATTATTCTTTAAGTCTTTATTTTTTTCAGATGTAAAAGTTTAAATCTAATAGTAAATTTACAAAAATAATATAAAAATTTGTTATTAGATAACATATGAACAAAACAAATAAAAAAATGATTTTAAATAATAATCAAAATAATATTGTATTAAATCAAAACGAAGAAAAAATGGATATTAATATGAGTTTAAATTTAACCTTAACAAAAACACAGTTATTGGAAAAATGCAAAGAACTTGGTATTACTAAATGTAGTTCCAAAACAAAACCTCAATTAATAGAACTGATTCATAACAAAAATACAAGTATGATTTTAAAAAGTGATTCTGAAGAAAATGTTATAATAAGTGAAACGGTTATAAGTGAAACGGTTATAAGTGAAACGGTTATAAGTGAAACGGTTATAAGTGAAACGGTTATAAGTGCACATGTAATAAGTGCTAATGAAGAACAAGGACAACTCAGATTTATTGACTTATTTTGTGGTATTGGCGGTTTTCACCAAGCATTAAATAAATTAGGAGCAAAGTGCGTGTTAGCGTGTGATATAGATAAGGATTGTAGAACGGTTTATAAAGATAATTACGGAATTGAACCTGTTAGCAATATAAAGGAAATTGATGAGAAGATTATGCCGGACTTTGATATATTATGTGGCGGGTTTCCTTGTTTTGTAGCGGGAACTCAAACTCTTACAAATAATGGTTATAAAAATATAGAGGATGTTCAATTAACAGATAAGTTGCTAACACATACTGGACAATTTCAGAATATTTTAAATTTACAAAGAAAAATATACAATGGTCAAATATTTGATTTAAAAATAAAATATCATCCGGAAATAATAACTGCGACTGAAGAACATCCATTTTATGTTCGCGAAAAAAAGAAGGTGTGGAATGGTTCATTAAAAAAATACGATTATACTTATGGAGATCCGGAATGGAAAACCGCATCAAATTTATCAAAAAATTATTATTTTGGAATGGTTATTAATGATAAACATATTATACCAGAGTTTACTTTTGATAAAATAATTAATAAACATAAAACCGAACAAATAAATATTAAATTAGATAATCTTGATTATTGGTTTGTTATGGGATATTTAGTTGGTGATGGATGGGTTGAAGAAACTACAAAAAAAGATGGTCGTTGTATGTATAAAATAAGATTTGCTATAAATAATAAAGATGAAAATGAAGTATTTGAAAGAATTAATCGTGTTATTCCAATAACAGATAAGAAATGTAATAATGGTAAGTGTAAAAAGTTTGGTTGTTCTAATCTTGTATGGTTTAATATTCTAAAAAAATTTGGTAAATACGCACACGGCAAATTAATCCCTGAATGGGTTCAAGATGCTCCAAAAGAATTTATTCAGGAATTTATTAATGGATATATGAAAGCAGACGGTTGTATTTCAAATAATGTTTTACAGATTACAACTGTATCTCACAATTTAGCATACGGGTTACAAAGATTGTATTTAAAATTAGGACATATATTTTCCATAAATAAATGTATTCGACCAAAAACTTACATAATTGAAGGTAGAACTGTTAATCAAAAAGATACATATTGTGTAAAAGGAGTATTGCAAAGAGAACGAACAGTATCTTCATTTATTGAGGGTAATTATGTTTGGTATGCGCCATTTAAAATAACAAAAAGAGAAACTACTCAAACACCCGTATACAATTTTGAAGTAGAAACTGATAACAGTTATGTAGTAAAAAATGTATGCGTTCATAACTGCCAAGCGTTTTCAAATGGGGGCAAAAAATTATGCTTTGAAGACGACAGAGGATTATTGTTTGATGAAATTGTTCGAATTGCGCGCGTAAAGAAACCCAAATTTATGTTTTTAGAAAATGTGAAACACATATTAAAGGTAAGCAACGGTAAGGTAATTGATTATATTAAACAAAAAATTGCAAGTATTGGTTATACATTGCAATTGTTTCAAATTTCGCCGCACAATTATGGCATACCTCAACAGAGAGAGCGCGTGTATTTTGTCTGCGTTCGTAACGACATTTATAATGGAAATGATATTGTATTGCCGACCTATTCAGGCAAACTTGAATTCACCAAGTTCTTAGATAAAAAAGAAGAAATTGACACAAAATATTTTATAAAAGATGATACACTAAAGATTCTTGAAGTGTGGGACGAAATGATTAAGCATTTTGAGGTTGGGGAAAAAATATCGCCGACTATTATGATGAACGACGCATTTAAGCAATATAGTCAAAGCGAATTTGACGCATTTCCTGACTGGAAAAGAGACTACATTACAAAAAATAAACCTCTAATAGAAAAATATTATAGTCAATTTATTAATTGGTATAATAAAAACACTGCTATTTTACAAAAGAAAGAAATATACGGTAAATTGGAATGGCAAACTGGGTTAATAAAAGAACTTGATAGTATATTTAATCACTTCATTCAGATCAGACAGTCAGGCATTCGCGTTAAAAAAGGCAATTATTTTCCAACCCTTGTTGCTATTTCTCAGATTCCTATTTATGGAAAAGAAAAAAGATATATTACTCCGCGTGAGTGTGCTCGTTTACAATCATTTCCTGAAACATTTAAATTGCCGAAGGAAGATAAGAAAAGTTATAAGCAACTGGGCAATAGTGTAAATGTTGATAATGTGTTTACGGTTATCAGTTCAACCTTGAAGAACTATTCTTTAGTTTAAATTTATTCAAAGACTTATTATATTATGCGTAAAACAATTTAAAGAAAAAACAGTTAGAATACTAACTATTTTTTCCAATATTTTTATATGTTTTTATTCTTCATGAAGAAGGAACTGCGGCGCGGCGCTATAAACATTACCCTTCCATCTTATTTCTACTCTGAATTTTTTCTCACAAACAACCATTTGGTAAAACAACTTGGCGGCGTTTCTCTCTTTACCGGATTTTCCTAAATAATAAGGAAGGTGCTCTTCAAATGTAATTGTATTTGGGTCAATTGTTGCATTTACTTTATTAAATGTGGCGCCATTGAACTCATAAATGTCATAGGGAACACTTGAGCAAAACAAGAAGTCTGTTACTTCCTTTTTAATTTTGTCTTGATTTAGCAATAATAATTGCTTTAATTGGATCCAATAAGGATTCTCTTTGTTTTGGGCGTAAAATAACTTGTTCACTTTGGCGCGCTCGCTTTTGACAAAGGCGGGGAATCCTTTTTCCGTTAAATAGTCCAACTTGATCTTTTTAAGATTCTGTATGGAGACCTTGTCAAAATAATTGTATACGCTGTTGTTTGATTTTGTTGCGTCCTTGCTTTGTTTGCTCGAAATGCCGACGGTTGTGCCGTCATTAAGGATAATATAAATATCTGCTTTTGCCGCCTTTTTGTCAATGGTTTTGTTTAGTTCCTCAATTTCCTTGTGTTTGTTTTTTTTTCCTGATATGAGTATTCGCGCGATGTTTGCTGCGCTGAATATGGGATACTGTGCAATTTCGCTGCGAAAGTTCTTAATAAAACTGTTTAACATTTTGGATTTTTTTACAATGTCCTCTTTGTATTTATTCAAATCATTAAGACAATTAAACTCAATTTTAGGGTCTACCAACTCTAATGATCCAAGTAATTCCTCCTTGTTATTAATGTGTTGATTTACAAGGAGAATTGGAATCACAAGTTCCATTCCGTTGTGCTCAACCGTTGCTCTCTTTTTCTTTTCCTCTACTACTACCTCAGGTTCTACTACTACCTCAGGTTCTACTACTACCTCAGGTTCTACTACTACCTCGGGTGCTACTACTACCTCGGGTTCTACTTCCATCTTCTCTATATTTAATATGGTGTTCATTATACAATTTTATATTTTTATATCTTTAATTTATTTTTTAAAAAGTATTTCAATTTTTTAAAAAAATATAGGTTTTTCAATTTACTTAAAAAATTTAAAAATTTAGAATCCGTGTATAACACTTGTTATATACAATAAATAATTTTCTAAATGATAAATTGGTCTATAATTGTTATTATAATACTGAAAGAAACAAAATGTTTTTATTAATATTTTTGACAAGTCTTTTCCTTTAACATAGTCTTTTTCTATTAATGAAGAGAGAATATACCAAATACAATCATTAATATTTAAATTATAAATAAAAATATCATACAATAAATCTCTAAATTTTAAAAACTTAATATCATTTACATTTACAATAGAATTAATAATTTTATTACAAATTATCCTATAATGAATCATTATATCTTCGTTGAATAAATTCAAATTTTTAATATTAGTTATATTCTCAAGTTTAATTTTTAAAGGAAGTTTATTTTTTAAACAAGTATTATACGCTGATTTTTTAGGTCTTTTAATATTTATAACTTCGCAACAATTTAATATATTATCCGGTATAAAACTGAGTTGCTCTGTAATAATAATAAATTTTAGATTAATAGAATTTAAATTATTTTGCTGTATATAACTATAAAAATTTTCTAATAATTCATTGTGAATTTCGTGAAAATGTTTGCAAACAATAATACCATACTTATCTACCTTTGCTGAAATAATATCTAATATTTGTAAATAAATATCGTGCCAAAGTAGTTTTGAATTACAACCCAAGAGAGACATATCTATTTCATAATGAATGTCACTTATTTTAAAAAAATATTGCTGCTTATTAAATGTAATGCTAATTTTTTTCTCATATTTTAATTCACTTGGACTATACTTTTTAATTGAATATAACATTTGAGTGTATTTTCCTATTCCTGGAGGACCATAAAATATTATATTTTTTAAATTGTGTATATTTTGAGGAAAATTGTTGTATATTTTTTTTAAATTTGTATGTAAATTATTTTTTTCACATTCATTAATATATTCTTCAAAATGTGTTTGATAAAATTTCATATTATAATTTAATTAATATTATTTATTTACTTTTAATACTTAATTATAATTATAATTAAAAATATATAAATTACAATATAAAACTAAGTTTATAATAAATAATAGTAGGATAAATGAATCTTGTTAAAAATATAGAACAGTATGATGAAAATAGTATATTTTTTTGCGAACCAATAAAAAATAACATTATGAATGATGGTAATTTTATTAGAATATTATATTCTAATAGAAATTTGGTATTAAATGGAATATATATACATTTATTATTTAATGATTTGGTTATTGAAAAACATTATAATAAATACAAATGTATTTTTAATATAAATATTTATAAAAAAATAATTACCGAAATAAAAATAATAGAAGAAAATATTTTGGCAAAACTAAATATTGTTAACAAAACACCACAATTTAAAATTTATGATCAATTAAATAATGGTAGTATTAAAATATTTTGTGATTCAATACCTAAAACAAATACTTCATTTATATTAAAAATATCAGGGATTTGGGAAACACCCGATCAATATGGACTAACTTATAAATTTACTAAAATTAATTAATATTTATCCATCTGCTGTAAAATAAGTTACTACAGTGTATAGTGGTAACATTACTAATAAATTAATAATTCCTATTAAAAATAATATAGAATACATTTTATTATCTAATTTTCCAGTATCATAAAATTCTTGTGAAGATATTGATTTATATACAATTATCATTTGAAATATTAATAATAATATTGATACAAAACTAAATTTAGAGTAGTCTGATGAAATACAATCATTTGTATAATTTGTTCTATTTAGTATTTTACCATTATCATTTATCGCATTACAATCTCCAATAATAATTTTTTTATACTTTATTAATAAATACATAAATATAGAAGCAGATGTTAAAGTTAGCAATATAGGAAATATTGATTTTATTGTAGTTTGAAATGAACTATCATTGTTACTACTTAATATTTGTGTTGAAGTTATTAATAAACTAAAAAATAATAATGATAATCCAGAAACTAACATATTAAAATAAGGTTCTCCTGAATAAAATAATACTAATGTTAAAACAATTATACACGCCAAAAAAAACATATTTAATAAAATTTTAAAACCCTGAGTTGTTGATTGTTGTATTGGCATTATTACTATTATATAATATAATAATAATAATTAGATAAATAGATAAATTTTAAATAAAATATAAAAATAATTTATATATTAATATATAAATATGAGTAATCCTTTATCTTACAATGTTAATAATAATCATCCATTAATTACAAATTCTCAAGAATATGCTTTAATTAAAAAATATGTATCTATACATTCTGAAGATAGAGATTTTTTAAAATATCCAAATGCAAGTCAATTTGAAATAGAACTTCCTGAGGATTTGTTAAATGTTTCAACAGTAAAAGTATACGATTGGGCATTTCCATTGGTTTATGATGTTTATTCAGTATTAAATAATAACATTACTATGACTTTCAAAATTAATAATCCAATTAACCCTTCTACATTTGGACCATCTTCGCCTTTAGAAGATGCCATTTTTGAAGCATTAACTAATAACAAAGACAATAATTATTCAATTACTATACAAGAAGGAACATATTTTGGTATTCAGTTAGCAAATGAACTAACAAACCGATTTAATGAAGTTGTAACAAACTATATTGTTGATTATTTTAATAATCATGGTTACGCTTCATTAATTCCCGGTTTCATAACTACCGGTTATACTGAATTTATAATAAATTTTAACATTGTTAGTAATAATATGTGGTTTGGTAATAAAACTTCTGTATTTATTTTAACAAATACAACTCAAATTCCATTTAACTATAGTGTCCCATCTGCTAAAAAATGCGACCCTTGTAAACCAAATCCAAGCACAATTTATTCTAAATTACCTAAAAGTGCTAATATTGACACTGTAAATTGTCACAGGACAAGTTTACCTAATTCTTATAATTATGGTCTTCCTTCTTATTTAGGACTAAGTAGTTGTGATACAGAATCTATTGAAGCAGATAAAGTATCATTTTATTATACAAATCCAATAAGTACTTGGTTAGTACCTACATATCCAGGAACCAAAGTATATTTTATTGAAGCGCCAAACATGTGTATTTTAACAGCGCCTGTTTATATTTATTTGGAAGTTGAAGGACTCAATAATATTGATGAAACCTCACCATTTAATATTAGTAAATTTACATTAACTACAAATGAAACAAATAGTGTTGTTAATTCGGCATTAGGTAAATTATACGCTGGTCCTTCTAATAATAGTTGGTATGAAAAATCAAATACAAATAAGTATTTTATGCCTCCTCTTGAAAGAATTCGAAAATTAAAACTCAAATTTAGATATCATAATGGACAATTAGTTGACTTTAATGGACTGCCTTATTCAATACTTTTGGAATTTAATTTATTTTCACCCCAACAAGTAAGAAAACAAAATGTGTATAATCCTCAAACCGGTAAATAATTAATAATTAATAATTAATTAATAAATTCCGTGTTTTTCCTTGATCCATGATTTTAAAACATCTAATTCGCATGTTTTATAATCTTCTTTGAATCCATTTAAATCATAAAACTGTGGTTTTTTCATTTTTGCCGTTTTGAAAAAGACATAGAACCCTTTCTTGCTTCTACGAATGCTGATATTGGGTGAAACTTCTCTCATATTATTACTCCCTTCATCTAAAAATTTTTCTATTTCTTCAAAAGTAATGCTTTCTACTGGTCTATTTCCAAGTTCCTTTAATGTTTTTGAATTTTCACCCCATGTAACATATAATCCAAACTTGCCTTTTTTAAGTGTTACTGCGTGTCCTTCATAGTTGCCTATAACAGCATCTTTTACATTTGAGTTTGGTCTAATATCTGTAACTGTCTCTCCTAATTCAGTTAAACATTCATTTATTTTGTCATTGCATTTGCCGCAAGTTTCATACCATACTATTTCCTTATTTGCAATCCTGTCTAAATCATCTTCCATCTGTTTTGTAAATTCATAATTTATTAGGTTGTTAAAATATCTTTCTAAAAATTCGGCAACAATAATTCCCAATGGTTGAATTACCAGTTTCCCCTTTTCATTTCCAAACTCTCTCTTAACCATTAACTCTTTTACTAATTTATCTGTATCTAATTCAAAATCCTTGCATTCTATTTCTTTTCCTTTGATGTCCTGTTTTTTTACATATTCTTTTTCCTGTATTTTATCTACTAACATGGAGAAAGTAGATGGACGACCTATACCATTTTCTTCAAGGAGTTGAACTAATCTTGCTTCACTGTAATGTGATTTTGTGTTTTTTAATGTCACTTTAGAGAGAACTTTTTTATAAGCAACTACTAAATTTGGTTTTATTGTTTGTAAAAATTGGTAAAATATGTCTTCATCTAATTTGTTATTTACTATTTTCCATCCGGCAAAATCAACTTGTTCGCTTCTATATGAAAATGTGGTGTTTTGTGCTGCTGTTATATTTGCTGTAATTGCATTATATATTGCCGAAGGCATACAACTTTCTAATGTATTTGTCCAAATTAATTTATACATTTTTCTCTCTTTACTGCTTAAATCTTCTGGTAATTCTTTTAAAAAGATATCAGTTGGTCTTATTGCTTCATGCGCATCTTTCTTTTCTTCTTTTTCTTTTTCTTCCTTTCCTTTTGTTACTTTCTTTTTTGTTTCTTTTTCTTTTGTTTCTTTTTTTTCAGGTCCCTTTTTAAAAGACAATTCATCTATATTTTTGGAAATATATCTTTCTTCAAAGTTTGTTGTAATATACTTTTTAACCGAGTCAATGAATTCCGCACTATATATTTTACTATCTGTTCTCATATATGTAATGTATCCACCTTCATATAAATCCTGGCATATTTTCATTGTCTCTTTTGGACTATAATGCAATTCATTGCTTGCCACCTGTTGTATTCTTGATGTTGTAAAAGGTTCCGGTTGCTTTTTAATACTTTTTACTGGTCCTGAAAAATTATAAATATGAGAGAAAGTAGTGGTCTCTTTTAAAAACAATTGGACTTCCTTATCAGAATCAAATTTTTTGTTCAATTCAAAAGGAATATTCTTACTTGTAAAATATCCAGTTGTATTATATATTTTCATCTCTTCGCTGCAATTAATATCTTTTTGGTTATCATAAATTAACTTTAACGCCGGACTTTGACAACGACCTGCGGATAGCGAATTTTCCTTTGAAATGTGCTTCCATAATGTAGGCGACAATTTGAATCCTACAAGAAGGTCCATAATTTGACGCGCCTGCTGTGCTCGAACAATGTCCATATTGATTGTAGTAGGGTTCGCAACCGCTTTTACTAACGCTTTTTCGGTGATTTCATTAAATATGATGCGCTTTGTTTTTGTTATATCCAAGTTAAATACACAGCATACGTGGTAAGCAATACCTTCTCCCTCGCGGTCGCCATCTAATGCCAATATGACTTCATCATTGCTCTTTATTTTTTTCCTTATTATTTCAATTTGTTTCTTTTTTGAGTCGGATGTGTCATAAATACAATTAAAATTGTCTTCAAAATTAATGTTTTTGAGAGACTTTAGTTCTGTTATATGCCCCATGGTGGCAACTACTTCGTAAATATTTAAAATATCATTATCGTTTAAATATTTTTCTATTTTTTTACACTTTGAAGGCGACTCGACAATTACTAAGTATTTCATTCTTCTTTATTATTATTAGTATAGTAAAATAACTTTATATCATTTTTTTCCACTTTTTCATTACTTTGTGAAACTTCGTAAGAAAAGTTATGCAAAACGAAGAGCAAAACTTATTTATTTTATTTTTTATATATAAATAAATAAGTTTATGGGTTTAATATTTTATTCCGAATCTGAATCTGAATAATATCTTGGTGTTAATACAGTAGTTGTTATTGAATTTGGAGAAAAAGTTGTTGGATTATTAGTTGTATTTCTACTTGCCATAATTAGCGCTCGTTGTCTTCTTCGTTCTGCTTTTGCTGCTTCTAAGTCAAATGTTTGCCCAAAATTTATAGGAGTTATAAGTGAAGAATTAGCATTAAAATTAACATTTTGATTATTACTAATAGGAGTAGGAGTAAAATTATTCATATTAAAAGGACTATTATTAGGAGTAAAATTATTCGCGTTATTATTATTATTATTAGCATTAGGTGTTCCAGGAACACCACCAACACCACCTCTTAAGTATTTGAATTTTTTATAACTTCGTCTCTTTTTACTACGACCTTTTTTTCCAAGTTTTCTTTTACTACGATTTTTTCTACGAGTGTATCCCATTTGTATAATAATTGTATATATTATTTTGCTCCACTTTTTCCACTTTTAAAAAAAGTGGAGCAAAACTAATGAAAATATTATTATATATTTTGCTCAACTTTTGTTAAAAGTTGATTTGTATTGCTTCCACGTAATTTTATTAACCTCCTTTTTAACTTCAGGAGTTGTAGGTTCATTTAACTTATCCAATTTTTCCGCCTTTTTCAAAGCACTATCTATATACATTTCTTTCAATAATGTTCCAACTTTAAATGATGCTTCATGTTGGTCTAATAGACCATCCTCTATTTCCTTTAAAACATCAATAAATTTCATCAACATTCCTAAATCAATTTCATCTTTTCGTACTTTGTTATAAATATCCGTGTAATATGTAAACAAAAAATTACAATCATTCATGCACTCAAAATGTATTTTTTCAGGGTCATCACGATATTTTGCCTTTAGCATAATCATTGTATTTATTTCGTCACGCATAATATGACTATGTTTTAAAGTGCGTATTAGTTCAGTTTGGTCTTCAACATTATTTGCTTTAATCATGTTTGATAATTGAAGTCTTTGGTTATCATTCATTTCCATTTAATAATATAAAGTAATAAGAATTTATATTTTTAACTAATTTTTTTTATATAATAAAATATTTATATATATTAATTATGACTACTAATAATCCTATAACTCCTGGACTATTACCTCCTGGACCACAACAAGCAGTTTATAAATTTGGAGGTAATCCAAATGAAGATGCTGCTGGAAGAGCAATGGCGTCTAGTAACGCTCAAATAAATAGAAATCAAGCTTTAATGGGTGGCAAAATTAAAAAGAAGAAGAGTTCTAAAAAGAAGAAAAGTTCTAAAAAAAAGAAAAGTTCTAAAAAAAAGAAAAGTTCTAAAAAGAAGAAGAGTTCTAAAAAGAAGAAGAGTTCTAAAAAGAAGAAGAGTTCTAAAAAAAATAAAACTTCTAAAAAAAAGAAAAGTTCTAAAAAAAAATTAAATAAAAGAGGAGGTGGTCCTACTTTAAATGTTCCATATGTTCGTACACCATATCCAAGTGCATCTGCTGAAAGTCAAGATCCTACAGCAACTCAATTAGTAAATGGTAGTAATTTTGCTCAGTCACAGTTAAATTCTGTTAATGATAGTTATGCTACCATAAAATAAAAGTTAAATTTTTGAATAATTATATCTTAATAATATAAGTTATGCCTTCTGGAAAAAATTGGACAAATTTTATGTTTATTAATTTAGGCTTTATAATTTATATCATGATTGTATTTTATTATGCACAATTAAATGATATAAAAAAAAACTGGCCTAAATACAGATGTAACCCAACATATATGTTTTTAGCAGATGATATTCAAGAAAATTTTACATATTGTGTCCAAAATATTCAAACTAATTTTATAGGACATTTATTACAACCATTAGAGTATGTTACATCATCCATATCTGGGTTAATGGGCAATTTTGTAACTGAAATTAATTCTGTAAGAGGAATGGTTAATAAAATGAGAAATTTTAGTAGTGGTAATACAAAAAATATTTTTGGCATTTTTGTTAATGTAATAGTTCAATTTCAAAAAATAACTATTGGAATTAAAGATACTTTTGGAAAATTATTAGGAATTTTAATAACTGTTATTAATATTGTTAATGGTTTATTACTCACATTTCAAAGTGGTTGGAATGGTCCTCCAGGTCAAATGGTTCGCACTTTAGGTAGTTGTTTTGACCCTGAAACACCTCTTAAATTAAAAAATGGAACTATTAAAACAATGAAAAATTTATATTTAGGAGATATTTTAGAAAATGGTTCAGTTGTAGAAGCAGTTATGAAAATTGATAATAAACGAAATGTTGAGCCACTATATATAATAAAAGGTGAAGGAGTTAATAATGGAGATATTTATGTTACTGGATCACATTTAGTATTAAATAATAAAACTAATAAATTTTGTAAAGTAGAAAATTACTTTAAAGCCAAATTGTCTAATAAGTGTGTAGATTGGTTTTCATGTTTAATTACAAGTGACCATAAAATACAAATTGGTAAAGAAGTTTTTTGGGACTGGGAAGACCATTTTGTAAAAGCAGAACTACAAATGTAAAAGAGAATCTACAAATGTAAAAGAGAATCTACAAATGTAAATTAAGAAATAAAGATAGTATTATTATCCATTTACTATATATGAATAATAATAATAAATTACCAGATATAAAAAAACTATACGACAATTTAACATATTTTGACTCATATGGGTCATCAATAATATTTTTAGTCGTTTTAACAATTGCCCTTATTATGATTTATTTGTATTGTTCTTCAATGACAAATTCTCAAAAAATCAAACAAGATTGGGTAAATCAACGGTGTAAATTAACTGTTATACCTTTTGCTGGATATATAAATAGACCTCCTGATGTATCCGCTATTGAATATACAAAACTAAATTTTGATTTTTGTATTCAACAAAATGTTTCAAGTATGACTGGACATTATTTGGAACCATTAAATTTTATAGTAAACACAATAAAATTAACATCAAATATAGTTGCTGCTTCCATAAATTCAGCAAAATTTATGATAAAAAAAATGTATGAGTTATTTTGTGAAATTATTAAACAAATTATGAAATTATTGGTAAATATTTTATTGCCTATTATGAAAATCCTTATTGCTTTTAAAGATACATTTAGTAAGTTAGCGGGAATAATAGTAACATTAATATATTCTTTTATAGGAGCATATTATTCTATTCAATCAATATTAGGTATTGTGGCAAAAGCAATATTTTATGCGTTGGTTACATTAGCAACATTACTTGTAATTTTGTGGTTTACGCCTTTAACATGGGGAATTGCTGCTACAGGAACCGCAGTTTTTACGGCAGTTGCTATTCCATTAGCAATATTTTTGAATTTTTTTGTAACAGTTTTTAATGTAGACCTTGGATTAAAAATACCAAAGGGTCCTAAAAAACCAAAAACAGGAAAGTGTTTTGACCCTGAAACACCTATTAAATTAAAAAATGGAACTATTAAATTTATGAAGGATTTAGATTTAGGAGATATTTTAGAAAATGGTTCAATTGTAGAATCAGTTATGAAAATTGATAATAAACAAAATGTTGTTCCATTATATGTAATAAAAAGTGCAAGTGGAGATATATATGTTACTGGATCACATTTAGTATTAAATAATAAAACTAATAAATTTTGTAAAGTAGAAGATTATTTTAAAGCAAAAATATCTGATAGAGGCGTAGATTGGTTTTCGTGTTTAATTACAAGTGATCATAAAATACAAATAGGAAACGAAGTTTTTTGGGATTGGGAAGACCATTTTGTAAAAATGTAAAAGTAAAACTAAAAGTAGAGTTAGAATTGTAACATTTTGAACATTTTAGTAATAAATTAAAATTATTTTAATATTAATTTATTTTTAATCTATTAAATATGTATAAATATGGAGATTTCAATATTTGGATACAAAGTCGAATTGGAAATACTAATTTTAATTGGTATTGTATATATTATTCTTGTTGGACATACTATTTGTGGTTGTTGTAATGTAGGAGGAATTATAGAGACTATGAAAGGAATGAATATAACAGAAGGATTTTCAGGTGCTAGTACAAATGATGGTCAGTCATCCATGTATTCTTTAAATAATTATAAACCTGTAGATGCGTCAAAATGGGGTCAACCTAGTTTAACAATTACTCCTGGACAACCATATTCTCCCGCAGTTCAAGCAGTTTTTAATAGAAAACCCCAACCCATTCCTTTACCTGAGGGAGAATTAGACATGTTTGCAAATACACCATTTAAACCTGAATGTTGTCCTAATACTTATTCAAATAGTACTGGATGTGCTTGTACAACAGTGAAACAATACAATTATTTGAGAGATAGGGGAGGAAATAATGTTCCTTATTCTGAATATTAATTGTGTATTTTTAATACATAATATATTTTATTTATATTATATATATGGTAAAAACAAGTAAAAAAAAAAGAAATATTATAAATAAATCAAAAAAGTGTCCAATAAAAATTGGTTTAAAAGCATTTGAGGACGACTTTAAAGAAACTGATTTAGCAAATAAAAAGAAAAATTTACTTTTAGTAAGTAAGTATAAACCACTTGATACATCAAAAAATTCACCCAAAGACAATTTTTACAATTATATTAATTATGACTGGTTAGAGAATGTAAAAGTAGATGAACAACAAAAATACATCACTCAGGTTGACGATTTTAGATTAACACAAGATAAAGTATATAGGGAACTTCACGATATTATAATGGATTATATTAAACATAATAAAAATAGATTAGCAACAAATATGAAAAGTTATTATGATTCTGTTATTACTATGAACAGTAAAAAAGAAAGCAGACAGTCCGCGTTTGAAATTATTGCACAAATTGATGCATTAAGACAAGATAAAAATAATATATGGAAAATGCTTGCTATGGTTAATAGTAGTGAAATTACGGCACCAAGTTGTCCTATTAGTTGGTCATTGTTTCCCGATAATAAACAACCCAATATTTTTAGGTCTTATATAGATGGATATGGATTTAATTTAATAGACAAAACCGTTTATGTAGATGATGGAACTGATATTGAATACAAAAAAAAATATAGAAATGAATTTTTAAAAACAAATAGAGATTTATTTAATGCGGTTTTGGGTCCAAATCATGATTTAGTTCCAGAAGATATTTTTGATGTTGAAAAAGAATTATATAATGTTTGGACTTGTTTCTATAATTTTAAAGAGGACCCAAATTTTTATAATAAAATAACACCTACCGACGCTTTAAAAATATACGGGTTCAATTGGGCAGAAATGGCAAAAGAAATGGGATTTAAAAAGACGCCATCTTTTTTTATTTGTTCCAGTCCAAATTATTTGAAATGTTGCGTGGATTTATTAATGAAAGATTGGAATTCAAGTAAATGGAGAACTTTTTGGTGCTGGTTGTATATTAGACAAATTGCCAGAGTAACTAAAGATTGGGAAGATATAATTTATAAATTTCAAGGAGAATTTCAACGAGGACAACCAGCAATTAATAAAAGTGATGCGGTTAGTTCTGCTCTTTATATGTCTTTACCATTTAATACTTTTTTAACAAATAAGTATGTTGAAAAATATGAACACCCTGAGTCAATTGAATATGTAAAAGTTATGTGCAGTGATTTAAAAACCGTTTTTAGAAGAATTGTAGGAAGAAATAAATGGTTATCACCAAATACTAAAAAACAAGCGTTGAAAAAATTGGACTTTATGAATTTTGTTGTTGGAAAACCTGAACATTTAATTGATGACCCTGATATTAAATACGGTCATAGTATTAATGATAACTTAAACAAATTAATGGAATGGCGTCACAATATGTTTATCAGATTGGAAGGAAAACATGTTGTTGATTTGCCAATTATGGATTGGGGACAGTATCCTGTTAAAATGACTGGGTCTCAAGCGTATATTGTAAACGCTTCTTACACACCTTCAAAAAATGGCATTTATATTAACTTAGGTTATATTCAAAAACCATTTGTAGATTTAGATGAGAGAGGCATTGAGTATAATTTAGCACATATAGGGTTTACTGTTGGACACGAATTATCACACGCTTTAGATGATTGGGGAAGTCAATATGATTATAAGGGAAGACTAAATAACTGGTGGACAGAATCAGATAAGAGAAAATATAAAATTATTCAGAATGATGTTATAAAAGAATATGAAGAATTTGCTAAGCGTGACGGAATTGATTTTAACGCTGCTATTGGTATTGGTGAAGACTTAGCAGACATTTCGGGTTTAGCAATTTGTGACCAATATTTGAGAGATTTTCAGCAAAAGAATAATGATTTACTTCCTATTCGAAATTTGTCATTTGATGCTTTTTATACTTATTTTGCTTTCCAACAAAAACAAAAGATAGGAAAGAAAGCAATTAGAGCGCAATTAAAAACAAATCCACATCCTCTTGATGTTTATAGAACAAATGTTCCTTTATCCAGGTCGCAAACATTTAGGTCCATTTATGATGTTAAAAAGGGGGATGGAATGTGGTGGCATAATACAAATAGTATATGGTAATCCATCAACCTTTAAAAATCCACTTTTTCCACTTTTAGAAAAAGTGGAGCAAAACCAACTCACTTTTAGAAATCCACTTTTAAAAAAAGTGGAGCAAAACCAATTTAGAAAAAGTTTTAAAAATTAAAGAGTAAAAATGGTATATTATAAATTTAATATTTTTATAATATAACTAAAGTAATGAAAACAAAAAAAAATAATAGAAAAGCAAAAGAACATTTTTGCTCCACTTTTTCTAAAAGTGGAAAAAAAACACACAAAAACTTTTGCTCTTCACTTCGCAAAACTTTTTCTAAAAGTGGAGGAATAACACTTGTAGAATATAATACTTTTGAAGATAGTATAAATTTAAATGAAAATAATTCACAATTAGTTAAAACAAATGAACAACTTAAAAAAAAATTTGTTAAAACATTATTAACACCTTATTCAAATACCAAATATTTACCTGAAAATGATTTTTATACATATGTTAATAATCTTTGGTTAGAAAAAACAAATTTATCAAAAAACCAAGAATATTTGTCTCAAATAGATAATTATAGAATAGTTCAAGAAAATGTTTATAAACAAGTACAGACAATTATTTTAGATTATACAAAAAATAATAATAACAAATTATCTAAAGAACTTCGTAATTTTTATTTATCTGCTATAAATTTTAATCCTATAAGTTCCAGTAAAAAAATAGCAAAAGAAGTAACAGAATATATTGATAATTTAAGAAAAGATAAAAATAATTTATCGAAACTTATGGGAAGTATTAATAGAAATCATATTGTTAATTGTTATGCAATATTTAAATGGACGTTAAAACCCGATAAAAAAGAACCTACTAAATTTAGAGTATATTTATTAACACACCAATTTCCATTATTAAATTTATCTATTTTAAATGGTGACCAAAATGACCCAATTATTAAAGAACAAATAAAACAACAAAATATTTATTTAAAATCTATATTTGATACTATACTTGGTCCAAATAATAATATAAATATTCATGATATTTTGAAAATTGAAGGTAAAATTTTAAAAGCAAAAAATTGTAATGTTGTTACTGAAGGTAATTATATATATAATAGAGTAACAAGAAAAGATGCCATAGAAAAATATGGTTTTAATTGGGACGAATATTCAAAACAAATAGGTTTTGAAACTCCGCCTGAATTTTTTATAATAGATAATTTAAATTATTTAAAATGTGTTATGAAATTATTGCAGGAAGAATGGAATACTGAAGAATGGAGACCATTTTGGTTACTTATATATTACCGTATTATTGTAAGATTTACAAAAAAATGGAGAGATATTTATTTTAATTACTATGGTAAGTTTCAAAAAGGATTAAAGGGTTCTTGGTATAACAATGACGCTATTAATTCATCATTATTAGTTTCATACCCTTTTGGTCATTTTTTATCAAAAATGTATACTTTAAAGTATAATAAACCAACAAATGTTGAATTTGTAAAGATGATAGCAAAAGATTTAAAATTAGTTTTTATAAGAATTTTAAAAAGAAATAGTTGGTTAACTCCAAAAACAAAAAATTACGCCATACATAAAATAGAAAAATTGCAATTTCATATTGCTGAAGAAGAAACAACTCAAGAAAAAACACATTTTAAAGATATTTTGCTGGACTTTAAAGCAAATGAGTTTTTTAATAATATAACAAGTGTAACACTTGCTAGAAATAAATTATTTATTGATTTAGAAGGTAAACCATCATTTGATATAACTCATTTAGACTGGTTACAATATCCTGTTGCAATAGCAGGACCGTGTTCTTATATTGTCAATGCTTATTATTACCCAATTAAAAATTCTATTTATATTCCGCTTGGATATATACAGTCACCATTTATTGATTTAGACAATAAAGGATTTGAATATAATTTGGCAAATATTGGTTTTACAATAGCACACGAATTATCTCACGCTCTTGATGTTATTGGTGGTAATTATGGTATAAATGGTGAATTAAAAGACTGGTGGTCAGAAACAGATAAAAAAAAATATCAATCAATTCAAGATGATGTTTTGAATCAATATAATACATTTGCTAAGAGAGATGGAATAAAATATAATTCTGAATTAAGTTTACCTGAAGACTTGGCAGATATTTCTGGGTTAGCTATTTGCGAAGAATATTTAAGAGACTATCAAACAAAAAATGAAATTATTGCTCCTGTAAAATATATGCGTTTTAGAGAATTTTACGCTTATTTTGCTTATCAAATGAGACAAAAAATACCCAAAAGTGCTTTGGAAACACAACTGTTAACAAATCCACATCCTCCAGATGTATACAGAACTAATGTACCTTTATCACGATCAGAAGTGTTTAGGGCAACATATAATGTTAAACGTGGTGATGGAATGTGGTGGCATAATACGAATACTATATGGTAATCCACTTTTAAAAAAAGTGGAGCAAAATTAGTTTTCTTATGAAATTGTAAAAATCCACTTTTAGAAAAAGTGGAGGAAAATTGACTATATTATAAATTTAATATTTTTATAATATAACTAAACCAATGAAAACAAAAAAAAATAAAAAACAACCATTTTCATCTTCACTCCGCAAAACTTTTTCTAAAAGTGAAAACAAAGGAAAAACAAAAAAGAAAAAACAAATTTCATTTTCACCCCGCAAAACTTTTTTTAAAAGTGGAAAAAGTGGAATTACATATGAAGGATTTGAAGAAAACTTTGAAAAAGGTTTGTCAGATAAAGAATTAATTAAAACGAATTCTCAAATTAAAAAAGAATTTGTAAAACAATTATTAACACCATTTTCATCTGACGCAATAAAACCAAATAATAATTTTTACAATTATATAAATTATATGTGGTTAAAAAACCAAAATATTGAATTATCACATCAGTATTTAGTTCAATATGATGTTTATAAAATAGTGCAAGAGAAAACATTTAAAAATTTAAATGACATTTTAGAAAATTATATTAAAACTAATAAAAATAATCAAATATCAAAAAATTTTTTAATTATTAATAATGCAGGAAATAAAGTATTTTTTGACAAAAGTAAATATAAGTATACTAAACAAATATTAGAAAAAGCAAATAATTTTGTTACTGAAATTGATACTATAAGACAAGATAAAAAAAATTTATGGAAATTCTTAGCTTATTTTAATAAATATAATATACTAAATAAATATTGCCCTTTATATTGGTCTACAAATTATGACAAAAAAAATTCAAAAATAAATTGTTGTTATATGTCAGAGTGTATTTTTTTAGTGAAAGACTTAGATATTTATAATAACAATGGTTCAGAAATAGAATATAAAGAGATTTACAAAAAAAAATATCTTGGTTTTTTAAAAAGTATGTTTGACTTTTTTTTTGGTGAAAATAATAAAATTAATGTTGAAAATATTTTTAAAGTAGAAGAAAAAATAATAAATGCAAGAAAATGTAAAACTTTAAAAGAAGATGAATACAATTATAATAAAATTACTCGAAAAGATGCGTTGGAAACATATAATTTTAATTGGGATGAATTTTGTAAAGAATTAGGATTTAAAAAAACACCTGATTTTTTTATTATATCAAGTAAAAATTATTTAAAATGTTGTACAGATTTATTAATAAAAGAGTGGGATTCAGAAGAATGGAGACCATATTGGATATATATTAAAATTTTATTGTTATTTAGATACTCTGGAGTTAAAAATTTTGCAACATATTATAAATTTAATGGTGTATTTCAACAAGGAATGAAAAAAATACCTAATGTTAGCATTCCATTATCAAGAATTAATACTAAAACATTTTTTTTTTATAATACTCTATCTAAATTTTATGTTCAACATTTTTATAATGAAAAAAATTATCAATATTTAAAAATTTTATCAGAAGAATTAAGATTAGTATTTATTAGAATTCTTAAAAGAAATAGTTGGTTAAGTAAAAAAACAAAAGAATATGCCATACAAAAAATCCAAATGTTAAAATTTGATTTTATTGAAAACCTAAATATTATGCAAGAGACTAAAATAACTTATACGGATATTTATTATAATGATATAGAAAATTTGTCTTTAAACAAATTACAATATTTTATTGGTTCAGTAGGAAAAAAATATGTTTCTGATGCAGGTATGAATGTATTTAAACAACCATCTATAATTTATGGAGATTTATCATATGTAGTAAATGCTTATTATAAACCTAATACAAATTCTATATTTATTCCATTAGCAATCATGCAAAAACCATTTATAGATTTAAATGAAAGAGGTATAGAATATAATTTGGCAAATATAGGGTTTATTATAGCACACGAATTTTCTCATGCTTTGGATAATGTTGGACATTTATTTGACATAGATGGAAATTTAAATAATTGGTTTACTGAAAGTGATACTGAAAAATATAATAAAATTCAAGAAAACATTATGGAACAATATGATGAATTTGCAAAAAGAGATGGTATAGTTTATGATTCTAGTTACAGTATTGGAGAAAATATTGCAGATATTTCAGGTTTGGCAATTTGTGAAGAATATTTAAGAGACTATCAAAAACATAATGAAATGTTGACACCAAATCGATCTTATTCTTTTCGCCAATTTTATACCTATTTTTGTATTAGTATGCGTCAAAAAATACCTAAGGGTGGTTATAGAAATCAATTAAATACAAACCCACATCCTCCAGATATTTATAGGACAAATGTGCCTTTATCCAGGTCTGAGGTTTTTAGAGCAACTTATAATATTCAAAAAGATGATGGTATGTGGTGGTATAATACGAATACTATATGGTAACCCACTTTTAAAAAAAGTGGAGCAAAATTTGTGTTGATTTTAGAGTTAAATAATATTATATTTTTGCTATACTTTTTCTAATTTCGTAAGAAAAAGTATATTTATTCGTGTTTATCTATTATAACTGACTTTGCTATCCTACTAATTATTTTTTCCTCTTTTTCCTGTTTAGTCCCTTTTTCGCCTCCAAATGCTTCCATATATATCTGATTAAATTGCGTTGTTTTCTTTGAGTCGCTTTTAACACACTCCGGATACAAGTCTCGCCATGTGTTCACCATAGAAATATTTTTGTCTCTTACTGTTCTTACCAGTTCTTTCATTCGTTTCAATTCATTATCTTCTTTTTCCCATTTATCTTGATCTTTAATATACATTGTTTCTCTCTTTGCGTCACAACAATGAATTGGTCTTTTTTCCACTTCTAATGCCTCCAAATTTTTTATAATTATATTGGAAATACCATCTACAAATCCAAGTTTTCCTACTGACTCTAAGTCAGATAATTGAATTGTTAAAGAATTAATAAAGTCACTTAGATTCATTGCATCTTTACACGTTTCGTTTAAAAAAACCTGTAAATTAAATGATTTATTGTGACTGTTTATGGTATTGGTATTATTTGTTGTAATAATTTGATTATTTTTAGATAATTCAATTATTGTTTTATTTTGTTCCATTAATAACTGCTGTAAATTATTATTTTGTTGTAAAACATTCATTATTAATTCAGGTGATATAACACTTGTGTTACTATTATTATTATTATTATTAGAAATATCCGCATTACATTTTTTTTTATGTCTCCAAAGACCTGAATTATCAACATATTTTTTTTTACAATTTTCACATTCAAATTTTTCAGTGTGAGGATTTTTTGGGACATTTTCATTGCTAAACATTGCTAAATCATTGTTCTTGTGTTTTTGAGTTTGAAGATGTTTTGTATAATCTTTTTTATTACTTGTTGTATAGTCACATTTTACACATTCATATTTTTGGGGATTTTTTGGGACAAAATTATTGCTAAACATTGCTATATTGTAACAATATATTATAATTTTAAATACTTAATTTTTAAAATTACCATAACAAAATCCGAACTATTTTTTTGGTATTGAGACGCTAATTTTCAATTATGGTCACAAATGTTATAATTTTTCAAGACTTTTTTGGATTTTCTGTTTTTGGACATTTTTAAAATGTCTATTTTTCAAATTCCCAAAATACTCTTGGGAAAAATAATTGAATATTTTACAAAAGTTCTTTAATTTGCTTTTGTAAATATTATATATTATTTTTTAATACTTAAAGAAACTAATCGTGTTTATCTATTATAACTGACTTTGCTATCCTACTAATTATTTTCTCCTCTTTTTCATTTTTAGTCCCTTTTTCTTTTCCTGTTTCACCACCAAAAGATTCCATACAAATCTGATTGAACTGTGTTGTTTTCTTTGAGTCGCTTTTTACGCATTCAGGATACATGTCCCTCCACGTATTCACCATGGAAATGTTTTTGTCTCTTACATACCGAACCAGTTCTCTCATTTGTTTTAATTCATTGTCTTCTTTTTCCCATTTATCATGATCTTTAATATACATTGTCTCCCTTTTAGCATCACAACAATGAACCGGTCTTTTTTCCACTTCTAAAGCCTCCAAATTCTTTATGATAATATTGGAAATACCATCAACAAATCCAAGTTTCCCTACACTCTCAAGGTCGGATAATTGAAGCGTTAAAGAATTAATAAAATCGCTCATATTCATTGCATCTTTGCAAGTTTCATTTAAAAAGAACTGTAAGTTAAAAGTTTTGTTATGTGAATTCGTATTATTAATAGTATTATTTGTTATATTACTATTATTATCTTTCTTAACAAATTCCAAAATTAAGTTTTTGAATTCTTTGTTTTCACTAATTAGATATTGAATCAAATCATCTTTGCTGTTATTATCTTGTATAAGTTTATCATTTGTTGATTCAATATTTGTATTTTCTTCTGTTACATTTAATAAACATGTTTTATTATGTCTCCATAAACTGGAATAATTTTTATATATTTTTCCACATTTACAAATATTACAGTCGGCGTTTTTCGGCGTTTTTTTTTCACAAAATATGACATTTTTATCATCATTTTGTCGTTTTATATGTTTTGGTCTTAAAATATGTCTTGACCAATCACTTAACTTAGAGCATTTAAAGTCACATAAATTACAATTATAAAATTCGGCGTTTTTTTTAATGTTTTTATTATCCATTTATATCTTTTAATGATATAAAAAAAAACGCCTAAATACTTATTTGGTTAAATAATAAATTTTTGTCGTAACAAATTTATAATTATTTTTTTGGTGATGAGATGCTAATTTTAATTTATGGTCACAAATGTTGCAAATTTTCAAGACTTTTTCGGATTTTCCATTTTTGGACATTTTTAAAATGTCCATTTTTGACTTTTCCAAAATACTCTTGAGAAAAATAAACAAGAATATTGCATTGTCTTTTTTTAATAAAATAAATTAAAATTTTTTAAAAAATATAATATTACTAATCATGGAAGATTATTTTGAGTTAGGAAAAAATCCATTTTTAGTAGATGTTGATGAAAAAGATGAATATACAAATCAAGATTTTGAATCAATTCAAACACAGTTAAGAGAGAAAAATTTAGATGAATTTATAAATTATTTATATCCAAAAGATAGACAATTTAATACACCATTTGATTTTATTAGTCAACGTGTAAAAAAGGGTATTACTGCAACATTAATAGATATTCCCAATAATAAATTACCTTCTAAAAATTTATACAAAATTGGAAATGGTGGCGACCAAAATAATTGTATTGTTTGTTGTAGCACATCTTTAAGCAGCGAACGGACTTCTATGACAAAAAATATTAAGGAATCTTTAGAAAATGTGGGATTTAATGGATATTTTTATTTATTTACTGGAGGATTTCCTAATCCAACTAATACTGAATTAAAATATGCAGGGGTTCCATACTGTTTCAAGATTTTTATGATGTTGGAAGCAAAAAAACTGGGTTTTAATAAAGTGATTTGGATTGATGCTGCGTGTTATGCTTTGAATAATCCCGAACCATTGTTTGATTTGTTAGATGAAAATGATACTGTTTTTAGGTCATTTCCGTCTTATATGTTTGATTCATTTGATCATACTGTATTTCCTAAGACAATTGAATTATTGAATAAATTGACAAATAAAGATATTAGAAATGATCGAAAAATAAATACCATTGTATTTGGTTTAAAATTGGACTCTAAAAAAATTCAAAAATTCATTGAAGAATATTATGAGATGGTAAAAATAGGACTGCCATTTTTATCATATTTTCCGGAAGAAGTAGTATTTGGATCTATTTTAAATAAACCGGAATACAATTATGTTTTTAATAATAGCGGAAAAATGGAGCGTTTGTATATTCACGAAAATTATTCAAGTGTAGAACACTCTAAAAATTGTGGGTTTTATTTTCAACAACGACAATATCGCACAGAATAAAAATAAAATATTTGCTATTAATATAAGAATAATGAGTAAAAGACCAAATCCAAATACTAATTTAGAAAACAAAAGATACAAATTAGAAAATTCATTTATTGAAACAAGAAATGAAGAAGAAAATGAAGAAGAAGAAAATGAACTTAGTGAAGAAGACCAATTTTATTATGATGTATATAGTTTATTGTTTGGTTATGAATATGATGAAGATGAGGGCACATTTACTGAGGGAACTGATAAATTAAAGAAAGGATATGAATTTTGGAATGATATGATTTTTATAATAATAGAAAATTGGGATTATTATAATTCACAATGGAATTTAATAAAAACAAGAAATAATACTTTACCACCTACATTACTACAGTTTTTACAGAATGTAAAACCACAAATTGCAGGAATATCAGGAGATACAATAACAAAAATACCTTATAATGTATTTAAAATAATTCATTTATTTCCTAAAATAGAACAAAAAATGATAAAATTAGAGGAATCTATTGTAGGTTGGTTTAATTTTTTTAATAACTCCAACAATCCCAATGACCCAAATTACAGTAAATTAAGTCAACAAGATGGAGGAAAAAAAAGAAAAACAAAAAAAGTAAAAAGAAAAAGGAAATGGTCTTTAAAATATAAAAAAAGCATTAACTGTAAAAGACCTAAGGGGTTTTCTCAAAAACAATATTGCAAATATGGTCGTAAAAAATAATTATTCTTTATTGCATTCACATTTTAGGCAATATTCAATATTATAAGAACTGTCTAACCCACAATCAACTGTATCTTTTACAAATTCGTGGTCACAACAAGACAATAACTGATCATTTATTTGTTTTTTCAATAATAAAACCTCGTTTTTTTTATTATTATAATCTTCTAAAAATTCGCGCAAATATTCTGTATCTAAATTTTTGTAATTTAATAAATTAATTAGGTCATCATATTCACTAATAATATTTGTTAAATAATTTTCAATAGAATCGTATTTTTTTTTCATTTGTAAATAAAATTTGACATTTGAATTGGTATTCATTTAAATAAATATAAAATTTAAACTTTATATTTATTTATTATATACTCAGAATACAATAATAAAAAAATATTTTTATAATATATAAATAATATTTATGAATATTATAAATTTTTACAAAAATGATAAAGAAAAAAATATATTACCAATTATAATAATAGGTTCTGGTATATCAGGATTAACGATAGCTTCTAAAATTAAGGACACAAATTTTTTAATATTAGAAGCGAGAGATAGAATTGGGGGTCGTGTTTTTACCAATGAAAAAAATATGGACATGGGTGCTGCATGGATACACGGTTCCGATAATAATCCATTAAATACATATTTAAATTTTGATAATTTATTACCTATTTCAAATAGCAATCCTTGGATGCATAGTGAAAATATTCCTATAAATTATTTGTCTAACAAATATAATATTACGGAAGAAAAAAGGCAACAATTAGCATCTATATGGAATGAATTAGCAACAAAAATTGGGAATAAGCGCGACAAAACGATAATAGAAGGGTTTGAGGAAATAAAAGAAGAAACTGCGGATGAATATAAAAACATTGATTTATTTAGTTTTTTGTATATGATTGAAGTTTGGTGTGGAGGAAGTATTAAAAATCTATCCACATCTTTTTTAAATGAAGCAAAATATAACAGTGCATTATTTGGTGACTATGGAGGTGCCCATTATATATTTAAAAATGGCGCAAGGTCTTTAATTGACGCAATTTTAAATAGTGCAAGTGAAAAAAACATAAGTGATAAAATTATATACAATCAGATTGTAACAAAAGTTGTATATAAGAATTCTTATGTAGAGGTTCATACAAATGAAGGACTCATATATTATTGCAATCAATTATGCATTACAGTTCCTCCCGGACCTTTAAAAAATATAACATTTTGTCCTCCTTTAGATAGTAAAAGGTTGGAATCTTTGTCGAAAATAAAACTGGGTTCTTATAAAAAAATCCAATTAGAATTTTTACAAGACGATGTATTTTGGAATGACAATAATACACCTATGTTTTTAACATACAATTCAAAAATTGACGGTGAAGATTATTATTTAAATAAAAGTGAAGATGATAAAAGTGACGTATTATTTCCTTATATATTATGGAATAATTATAATTATTCTAAAAATAAACCTATATTAGAAGCAATTTGTCCTGCTGATATAGGTTGGAAATTAACTGGATTAACAGATGAAAAAATTATTGATATTATAACATCGCATTTGCGACATTATTATCCAAATATGCCCGAACCTTTTGCTTGACACATATCTCGTTGGGAAGAAGATATTTATAGTCAGGGCGCTTATTCATATCACGATAATAATGTTACAGATGAAGACATATATAATGTATATCAAAATATAAATAATACTATTTTTTTTGCTGGAGAGCATACAGACCCTATATATTATGGGTCTTTACACGCGGCATACAATAGTGGTATACGAGTTTCAAATGAATTAACTAATCAATCAAGCATCCCTAATTCACTTTTGCCGTCCCATTCACAACCTGAACCCATGTGTTCTTCATAAAAACCCGCGTAGTTCTTTACATCAGTTTCTTTTTCAATGATCTTGTTTTCTTTAAGTGTGCGAAATAAATAATTAATTTGCAATTCATATCTGTCGGCAAGTTCATATATGGATAAAGTGCTTTCTTTATAATCGCCAATAATGTTCGTAATATCCTCTTCATCAAGCGGTCTTTGTCTAAATTCCAATTGTTCTTTGGTCATACCTTCTTCTTCTTCTTCATCATATTCCCTGCGACCAATTACTTCTATTCGGCACTCTTTATAATCTTGGGCACAACGTAACCCTTCACGTGAATCCTCCCACTGAGGAATTAATTCATACAAATCGCTTACTTCCATACCAAATTTCCACGCTGTTCTTCTTATACTATAAACTGAATGAAAATAATCTAATATTTGTTCGGAACTATCATCAATTAAGTCATCAAATCTATTTTTTAATTCTTTATTATATTCTTTAGTCATTACAATTTCCTTTTCTAATATTTTCATTTTATCTTCTAATTGTATTATTTTATTTTTTAAAATTTTATTTTCACCGCAAATTTCATCAATTGTTAAATATGCTGCCATTATAAATATAATTATCTAATTATGTTTATATTATTTTCAATTTTATTTTTTATTACGACGACGTCTTGATTTTCTATTTTTCTTTGACTTTCTATTACGACGTTTAGATTTTCTATTTTTCTTTGATTTAACACCATAAGCATTAATCATTTGATTTAAATCACCTGGAAGTTCATTGAATACGTGAACACGAATATTTTGTGGATAATAATCCGGTGTGGAATAATTTACTAACCCTAACTTAAATTTTTGTTTATTATTAGGGTTATTCGGTTTAGGGTCAGGTCTATACTCTACAATATTTGAAAAAAAATATTGAGCAGGTTTACCATTACCCGCGGGGATAACTCTATTAAATGTCCCTTCTACTATTGTATCAGGTTCATCAATTATTGTAAAAGAATATCTTGTTCCAGGTTTTAAATTTTCTAAATCTACATTGAGTGTTGACATATATATTATTATTATTATTTTAAAAATAGTTATCAATAAAAAAAATACCCCAAATACCCTACGCATAACTTTTCTAATACAACTTTTGTTAAACTTTTTCTTACGAAGTTGTAAAAAGTTTACGCGTATATACTATAAAACGACATTGAAATTTCTTTATCTTTTTTAATCAACTTATCCACAATTCCCTTGTTAACTGTAAAGGGGAACTCTACTTTAAGCGACATATCCTCCTCAAATAAATTTGAACCTGGTCTCATAAGTCGATACAAATTCAACTTTGTATGAATAATCTCCAAACATCTTTTAAGATTTCGAACGCCGTCCTCTTTATTACAATAGGTGTCAATTAAATAATGAATTGTTTCGTCAGGAATAATGATTTCCTCCTTACAAAACTTCACTTGTTCTCTTATTCTCGGCAACAAATAGTTACTCGATATAACCGTCTTTTGCTTTTGATTGTAACCCTTTGTCTGAATTCGATACATTCTGTCCTTCAAAATAGGATTCACTTTGCTCTCATCATTGTAACTGAATATGAACAAACACTTGCTCAAATCAAAATCAATTTCGGCAAAATACTTGTCGTGAAATTGACTATTTTGACTTGTATCCGTGAGATGTGTCAAAATTCCTGTAATCTCTTCGCCCTTAGGAGTGTCACTAATCTTATCTAATTCGTCAAAATATATGACTGGATTCATACACTTACTATCAATCAAGATTTGGACAATTTTGCCCCAAGTGCTGCCTTCATAAGTGTAAGAGTGTCCCTCTAAGAAACTGCTGTCGGTTGCGCCTCCAAGTGCAATGAATGTGAAAGGTCTGTTTAGGATTTTACTAATGCCCTCCTTTACAAGACTTGTTTTGCCGGTTCCAGGCGGACCGTGAATAGCAATAGCGGTTCCAATTGACTTGGGGTTGGTTATTAATTGACCCAACATTTGCATAATTTGCATCTTGGCATCATTCAAACCATATACCGCGGCGTCAAGTGTTTTTTGCGCATTTTCCATAAACTCATGACACTTGTCAACGCCGTCTTCAATATTGATTGACAGGTTTTCAAATTTGTCAAACGGCATACGCATAAAAGTATCAACCCAATTTTTAATTTTGTAGTATTCGCCGCTACCGGGTTCCATATTTCGTAACGAATTTATTTTCTTCATTGCGGCAGCTTTGAACTTTGTGGGAATATTGGACTCGAGCAATGTCATTCTATAAGGTTTCTCAATGCGTGTTACCTTATTAATTTCTCTGAGTTCTTTAATAATTTTCTTTTGATTGTCAATCTCCATTTTTTGAAAGAAATCAAAGTCATTATTTGTGTTTTTGTCTCGGATAATTTTTCTGAAAATTCGCGAGTTCTTGTCCTTTTGTTTTCGCTCCTTCTTTTCCTTCTTTTCCTTGCTCTGTTTAATCTCCTTTTCGCAAATTTCAATGCATTTTAAAACAGACTTGTTTTTCTTGTTTTTTTCATAAACTTCTTTTAACTGGACTAAGAGTTCCTCATTTGTTTTAATTTCGTCATTTTCCAAAATGACATCTTTGATTTTATCCATCTTCTTCTTTTTAGAAATCTTTTCATCTTCCTCTTGGTCTTCCTCATCTGAAGAAGATACAGGTTCATCCTCATCTTCAGTATCAATTCCATTAATATCTTCATCTTCTTCACTAATATCTTCCCAGTTATCATCTTCCTCATCATAATCATCATTTTTTTTACTACCAATGTGTAAAATTATATTGTATTTATTTTTTTTGGGATTGACTTCTTCTTCTCCCTCTTCTTCATCCTCTTCATCAGATTCATACTTTTTTTTATGCGATTTCTTAGATTTTTTCTTTGGTTCTTCTTCTTCATCTAATTCCTCACTGGGTTCATAAGTTTCATCAGTTTCTTCATCCGAATCCTCAGAATAAATTGATTCTTCTTCCTCTTCCTCTGATTCCTCTTCTTTCTTTGACTTCTTTTTTCCAAAAGCAGTAGGATTTAACAATTTTTTTAATTTTTCACCTTCTTTTACCTGATCCTTTTTGTATTTAGACGGAAACATTTTTGCTAAAAACTTTTTGTATTCATGATTATCCATTTCTTCTTCCGATGAAGAATCTGAATTGCTGCTACTATCATCCTCAGCGTGCTTTCTTCTGCGTCTTGATTCTTCCATTTTTTTAATATCTCTTGGCATTTTTGCTATAGTAATAATAATGTTATATTTTTAATATTATTTCAAAAATATAAATCAATTTTATTTTAATTTAAAATTAAAATAAAAAATAAATATTTTAATAAAAATTAATTTATTTAAAAAATAAAAAAAAATATTTAATAAAAAAGATATAAAGAAATCAAATTATTTTTTATTTAATTAATAAAATAAAATTGATTAGAAAAACAATCTAAATCTAAATATTATATTATATTAAGAATGTCGAAAAATTACAGTGCAACTGGATGTTCCAAAATTGTAGGAATACAATTTAGTATTATGTCCCCTGAAGAAATAAGAAAGGGGTCTGTTGCTGAAATTACGAGTAGAGATACATATGTCAATAATAAACCTGTTATTGGTGGTCTATTTGACCCCAGGATGGGTGTTTTAGAACCAGGTTTAATTTGTCCAACGGACGGTCTTGATTATATGCAGACCCCCGGTTACGCTGGACACATTGAATTGGCGCGACCTGTATTTTATATTCAATATCTCAGCACTATTTTGAAATGTTTAAATTGCGTATGTTTCAAATGTAGTAAAATATTAGTAAGTAAGGAAAAGTATAAACAGGCTTATAAGTTACAAGGAGAAGCCCGATGGAAATATGTGTTTGGTTTAGCAAAAAATGTGAAGCGATGCGGTGAAGATACGGAAGACGGTTGTGGGACACTGCAACCAAATAAAATCAGAAAAGAAGGTTTAGCATCTATTTTTGCGGAATGGAAAAATGAAAGTGCTGAAAATTCGGAACCCATTGTTATTAAGGTGACGCCTGAAATGACGCTCAAGATATTTAAGCGAATATCAGATGAAGATGTGACCTTTATGGGATTCAGTTCTATTTGGTCTCGTCCTGATTGGATGATTTGTCAAGTAATGTCTGTTCCGCCTCCTGCTGTGCGACCATCTGTAAAACATGATGCTCAGCAAAGGTCTGAAGATGATCTTAGTCATATTTTAGTGAATATTATTAAAACAAACAAGACATTGCAGGAAAAAATCCAAAACAATGCGCCGGCAAATGTAATTGACGACTGGACAACAGTTTTACAGTATTATGTTGCCACGCAAGTTGATAATAAGATTCCTGGTGTTGCTTCTGTTGCGCAGCGTTCCGGAAGACCATTGAAGTCAATTAAGGACCGATTGAGTGGAAAGGGTGGTAGAATGAGAGGAAATCTGATGGCAAAACGCGTTGATTTTAGTGCTCGTTCTGTTATTACTGCCGACCCAAATATCTCAATTCGTGAACTTGGTATTCCTATGAAAATTGCAAAAAATATTACTAAACCTGTAACGGTTAATAAAATAAATAAAGCTTATTTGAGTAAGTTAGTTCAAAATGGACCAGATGTATATCCTGGTGCTAAAAAGTTGAATAAACAGGGTGGCGAACCCATTGATTTGAGATATGTTGATAGAAACTCAATTGTTCTTGAAGAGGGCGACATTGTTCATCGTCATATGATGGACGGGGACGCCATATTGTTTAATCGTCAACCAACTTTACATAGAATGAGTATGATGTGTCATATTGCTCGTATTATGGAGCGAGGGGACACATTTAGAATGAATGTCGCTGATAAACTGGTGTCAGCAAAAGGGGGCGTGAAAAGCGTTTTACCCCCTAGTAAATAAATTAATAATTGAGGCAAAATAATATAAAAAGATAATCTGTGTATAATAAAATGGATGTAACAGATACAAAACCTTTAGAAAAATGTTGTTCAAAATGTAAAAATATAAAAAATGAAGATAAGTTTATTAAAAATCGTAATATATGTAAGGAATGTAGAAATAATAGAAGTAAAGAAATATATAATTCAATTGATGTAAGTAATGAAATAGAACACGAATGTGTTGTTTGTAGTAAATCTAAAATACAATCATTATTTATTAAAAATCGTAATATATGTAAGGAATGTAATAACAATAAAAGAAAAGAAAAATATAATACAGATGAAGAGCATAGAAAACAACTTATAAAAATGGCAAGTGATTTTAAACATAATAAGGTAATTGAAAGACAAAAATTAAAAGAAATTGAAATTGGTGTAGATAATAAAAAATGTAGTAATTGTAATAATATAAAACATCAAAACTGTTTTAGATATAATAGGTTAAAATGTAAAGATTGTGAAAGAGATGAACCATTAGAAAAATTAAAAAGAACAATTCGGTCTAGAATTATAAGTGCTTTAAATAAAAAACAAAAGCATACAGTAGAGTATCTAGGTTGTTCAATTGATAATTATTTAAAATGGTTATTATGTATTAATAATAAATACACTCTTGAAAATCGTGGTTCAGAATGGCATATTGACCATGTAATTCCACTATCACATTTTGATTTAGAAAATGAAAAACAACAACAAATTGCTTTTAATTGGAGAAACACAATGCCTTTATCTGTTAAAGAAAACTTATCAAAAAATAATAAAATTATAATTGAACAAATAGAACAACATTATAAAAAATTAGTAGAATATAGTATAGAAAACAAACTTGATTTGCCTCAAGAATATATTAATTTATTTGCAACGTCGCCAAATTGCCTGGAAGTTCCTTAGAGCCTTCACTACCACTCACATATGGAAACATTTGTGAGGAACTCGGTTAATAGCCGAACCCAATGGTAAAAAAGTGAAGGATTGGATAATCAGCAGCCAAGTCCCTAACCTCGTTATGGTAAGAGTATGGGAAAGGTTCAGAGAGTAGATGACGACGGGTCTCAAATGATGGTTTAACCAACCTGATGAGGCACAAGGTGTATTCCACCCTTACCAGAAATGGTAAGGATTATGGTTAAAGACCAAACCATACAATGCCGATTTTGATGGAGATAAATAATCATCTTGTCTCCAACAGGGAGCGTTAAAAGCGTGCAACTCCCTAGTTAATTAATTTAAATATTAATTAGCAACATGACCAAATTGACTGGAAGTTCCTTAGAGCCTTCACTACCACCTTATTATGGAAACATTTTAAGGGACCACGATTAATAGTCGTATACAATGGTAAAAAAGTGAATGGATTGGATAATCAGCAGCCAAGTCCCTAACCTCGTTATGGTAAGAGTATGGGAAAGGTTCAGAGAGTAGATGGTTATGGGTCTCAAATGATGGTTTAACCAACCTGATGAGGCTTAAGGTGTATTCCGTCTCTTAAAGAAATTTAAGAGGTTGTTTAATTTTGTGAGCATATATGGTCACAAAAATCAAACGGAGATGAATCTTCACATGCCACAGGACCCGGAGTCCGAAGCAGAACTAAGAAATTTGGCCGCGGTGCCATATCAGATAATAAGTCCCGCCAATAATTCGTCCATTATTGGCATCTATCAAGACTCAATGCTTGGTAGTTATTTATTCACACGAGAAAATATCAGTTTTAGTAATCGCGACGCAATGAATTTGCTGATGATGTTGAACACTGTGAATGAAAAGGAGTTGATGAAAAAGATACTAAAAGACGAAAAGATAACAAATTTTGACCTACTGTCACAGATAATGCCGCCCTTGTCACTGAAATACAAGACAAAGGCGTTTAATCCGGACAAATCAGAAAAGGAGAATGAGAACACAATTGTAGAAATCATAAATGGAACCTATATTCGCGGTCAAATGGACAAGAGTGTGTTGGGCGGTAACACGAAGGGTCTGCTACAAAGAACCTGCAATGATTTTGGCAATTTTGCGTCGGCAAAGTTTATTGATGATTTACAGAATATAGTGACAGAATACATGAAGACGGCATCATTTAGTGTTGGAATAAGTGATTTGATTTCGGACAAGAAAACAAATGACGATATTGTAAAGATTATTACAACAAAGAAGAATGATGTCAAGAATTTGATTGATCAGACACAAATAGGCGTCTTTGAAAACAATACTGGAAAGACAAATGAAGAGGAGTTTGAGACACAAGTGAATAACATACTGAATCAAGCAACATCCGAGTCAGGAAAGGTCGGATTAAAGAGTCTTAGTAAAAACAATCGTTTTGTAACAATGGTAAACGCAGGTTCAAAGGGTTCAGATTTGAACATATCGTTTATGATTTCGTGTTTAGGACAGCAAAATGTGGACGGAAAAAGAATTCCTTATGGATTTGAAAATAGAACTTTGCCTCATTATACTAAATTCGACGATTCTCCAAGTGCTCGTGGATTTGTAGAAAGTTCTTATATTAACGGACTATCACCCCAAGAAGTCTTCTTCCACGCTATGGGTGGTCGTATTGGTCTTATTGATACTGCTGTAAAGACCTCAACTACTGGTTATATTCAGAGAAGATTAATTAAGGGTTTGGAAGATTTAATGGTGTCCTATGATATGACAGTTCGAACCAATAAGAACAAAATTGTCCAATTTGCGTATGGTGATGATAACATAGACACAGTAAAAGTTGAGAATCAACAGATGCCAATTGTGACAATGAGTATTCAGGATATTTATTCGCACTATAATATGCCTGACGAGAATGGCAAAAATAAGACACTTTCAAAGATATTCTTGAAGAATGTGATGGCGCGATACAAAAAACAAATGGATGGCATGATGGAATATTCAAACAAGTATACTGAAATGATGATTAAAATGCGAGACGAAATAATTAAGAATGTGTTTAAGAATAAAGGCGACACATCCGTAAATTCGCCTGTTGGATTTCAATACATTATTAACAATGTTCAGGGTCAAACCAATATTTCCAGTTCATCTTTAGTAGATATTACACCGGTAGAAGTATATGAATTAATTGAAGCCAACTACGCTAACTTGGAGAAGATTCATTATGCGCCGCCAACAATGTTATTTAAAACGCTGTATTACTACTATTTGTCGCCAAAAGAGTTACTTGTTGTAAAAAGATTCAATAAAAACGCACTGATGCTTTTATTAGATACAATTACAATCAGTTATAAAAGAGCAATTGTTACTCCAGGTGAAATGGTTGGTATGATATCTGGACAGAGTATTGGTGAAGTTTCAACACAGATGACCCTCAACACTTTCCATTTTGCGGGTGTTGCGTCCAAATCCAATGTGACTCGTGGTGTGCCAAGAATTGAAGAAATATTGTCGCTTTCAAGTGAACCCAAAAATCCGTCTTTAACTGTGTTTTTGAAAGAAGAGGACGAGACCAATAAAGAACGCGCACAATCCATCATGTATATGTTAGAACATACTCGATTAGAAGAAATCGTAAAATCAATCGAGATCTGCTTTGACCCCGACGATTTGAATACTTTGATTGGTGAAGATAGAAATACAATTGAACAATACAGGTATTTTGAAAACATGGTGAATGAGTGTGCAGAAGCATCACTTACAGACGAAAATGAAAAATCAAAATGGATTCTAAGAATGGAGATGGACCCCGAAGTGATGTTGGAAAAGAATATTACAATGGACGATGTTAATTTCACATTGAACAGCGCATACGGCGAAGATATTAATTGTATTTATGCTGACTATAATGCGGACAAATTAATATTTAGAATTCGTATGAACGAGGTCATTAAAAATGGCGCAAACAAGTCAATGAAGAAGAAAGCAAACCCGCTGGACCAGTCAGACCAAATATATGTTTTGAAGAATTTCCAAGAGCAGATACTTCAGAATACTGTTTTAAGAGGAATTAAAGGAATTGACAAGGTTATTATGCGAAAAATAAAGGACAATGTAGTAGAAAGCAATGGTGTTTATAAGAAACAGGACATATGGGTGTTAGATACTGTTGGAACTAATTTGTTGGATATTCTATCCATTGACTATATTGATAGTAATCGCACATTCAGTAATGATATTGTTGAGATATACAATGTATTGGGAATTGAAGCGGCAAGACAGTCAATTTACAACGAATTGGTAGATGTTATTGAATTTGACGGAACTTATATTAACTACCATAATTTTAGTGTTTTGATAGATAGAATGACATTTACTCACAAAATGATTTCTATATTCAGACACGGTATTAACAATGACAACATTGGTCCTATTGCAAAGGCGTCATTTGAGGAAACCCCTGAGATGTTTTTGAAAGCGGCAAGACACGGTGACTTGGATACATTGCGCGGTGTGTCTGCAAACATAATGTGTGGTCAAGAAGGATTTTTCGGAACAAGCAGTTTCCAGGTAGTTTTGGATATTGAAGAAATGCAAAAACTAAATGAAGTCAGTGAATATAAGGAATTGGACAATAATGATGAGATTGACAAGTTCTTTAACAATGCCGTTGAAAATCCCGATGATAAGTGTTCAGTTAGCAAGTTGTCAATACAAAATAATGTGATTAGTATCAAAGCAGAGGATATGGGAACTGATAATGACTACAATCCTGGGTTCTAAATCCACTTTATCCACTTTATCCACTTTTAAAAAAAGTGGAGCAAAATTTGTGTTTAAAAAGTAATACATATTTAAAAAATAAATAAAAACATAATAATATTTAAATAAATAATATTATGAATACTATGAATACTATAAATATTATGAATACTAATATATTTTTTAGTAATTTAAATAAACCCAATTTTTTTTACAGTGACATATTAAAAAAACACATATTTTTTTTTATAGCACAAAAAATAGTGGACAAAGAGTCAAAACAACTAACAATAAATATAAAAAAAAGAATTATAAGTACTTTTATAACTTCAAATAAATATTCAATAAAAAACAAATTTGGATTAATAAAAGACACAGAACAAAATATATTTTATAATAAAGAAATACTAAATATTTTTTTAGATTTTTTATGTAAAATCCAAAAAACTTATTTTGCTTTAATTAAATTTAAAAATACGTGTCTTTTGAAAAAAACACAAATACAGGTAGATTATGATATGTGTCTGAATCCAATTGATAAAACAAAACAAACGTGTATATGTATACATCAAAATAACAGACTCTATTGGTTTTTACTAAGAGACTTAATGAATATTATAAATACAGCATTAACAAATGCTCCAAGTTTTTTTTCAGAACCACTAGTTTCAAAGAATCCTTATAATAATATGCCATTTAATAAATCAACTTTATACAATATTTATTTTAAAATTAAATATTCTGGACTAAAAATGCCAGATTTATTAGACAAATTTTTTTTAACAAATTTTGACCTTGGAAATTTTGCTTTTAATTATGAACATTTGACAAGAGAATACGCAATTGAAAAATACATAAAAAATACACCTGAAATTAATTTATATGAATGTGTAATTATCATGTTAAAAAATTATAACAGTCAGATAAACCCAATATATATTATTACTGTTCATCATGAATTTCCAAAAAAAAAACTGGTAAACATTTTAAAACCTTGTTTGTTATTGTATTTTAAATATAGTTATTCATTGTTAAAAACAGTAAAACATAATGCTTTGAATAGTTTATATAAAAAATTAAAAGAATTAAAAATATTTAATCCGAGATTTGGAAGAAAAATTATTAGTATGGGTAGTCCGTCTTATTTTGATGATAGACATATAAATTTTAATAGTGAATCCCCAAATAATTTTTTATTAAGTCACACAAATAATAATTATTTGTTGGAAAATATAAATTCATATGATAATTATAGTAACACAGTATATTATGATGACGAAGAAAATAACGAGGAAGAAATTAATATAATTAATTATGATGACGATGATGATAATGACTCGCACGGATAAAAATTTTATTTATATTATAATTTAATTAATTATAGTATAAAATACAAACAAAATATTTATAACTAAAGTTCAGGTTCTACTTCATCCTGAACTATAAGTAATTTTCTTTTATTAACATTCATAGACACTTTTTTAGTATTGGTTTTAACTGTATTTTTTTCTTTTAGTGGTTTATTATTTTTCCTGGATTTGGGTGAGTCAACATTTAAAACAACGGGAGGTAAAACAACTGGCGGTAAAACAACTGGTTGAGTCATTTCCAAAATAGGCGACATTTTTTCTTCAATAATTAGATTCGGTTTTCTTCCACGAGTTTCCTTTTTTTTAGGAACCAATAAATCTTCTTCTTCATCAACAGGTTTGTGCTTTGATTTTTTCATAAAAGACGCCAACATTTCATCAATGGTCTTACCATTTTGTATAGTTTGTTCAATTTTATCACGGCATTCATTATCCCTTATGGATTCAATAGGAATAAATAATTCTTCATTGCTGGTTAAAATATATTTAAATCCAGGCACATTTTCTGCTCTTAACCCAGGAATAATAATAAAAGCAAAACTATCGCCTTCAAACCCGTAACCTAAAAATAAGTTACTTGTATCATTTGTTTCCAATAAATTTCCCACAGTTTTAGATAAGAAAATAGTCGGGATTTTATATTTTTGAACTAATAACCACATATCAAAAGGTGTTAAAAAATAAGTTTCGTCGCTAATAAATTCATCAAATGATATTCTTGTTTTTTTATCTCGTTCACTTAATTGCTGACCTATTTTTTCAACCCTTTCACCTAATTTTTTTTTCCCTTCCAAAATTAAAATGTCTATTATTTTATTAAAATGTCTTGGGAAATATTTTTTATATTCAGTTAACAAAGCACTTTTCAATTGATTAACAGAGACTTTAATTTGTGTTTTTTCTTCAATTAAATGAGAGATAAATGTAAAAGTACAATAACTCAAATTATTAAACTCCAATTCTTTAAAACTTTTATTAAAACATTTGCCCCATAAACTGGATGAAATTTTAGAGTTTACGGTTGGTTTACACATATCATTTACTTCTTTATCTTCTAAAGCTTCTTTTTCTTCTTCTTGATTTATATCTTCCAAATTAATATCTTCTTCTACAACAATTTTGGTTTTAACTACACTTTTTTTAACAGGAGTAATTTTAATAGGAGGACTTTTATTGGATATTGTGTTATCATAAACTTGTCCAATTATTGGTTCAACTTCATCATAAGTATTGGATTTTACATAACTATTCATTGCGGCGGGAATAAGTGTTTCAAAATATTCTTGTGTTAAAGAAGATTGAATCATAATAATTTCGTTTTCTCTTAAATTGTAATTGATGTTTCCAAAAGATAGGAAAAATTGGGGTTGAAACATAAAAGATTTAATTCTGCTATATCGAATAAATTCATCGGCAATTCTACCATAATAAACTGCTTCATTTTCTTTTTGTGTAATTAGATTTTTTTTAGGAATAATTAAAGAGCACTTACCATTTTCAGAAATAACGCATAAATGATGTGATTTCGTGCACATTGCCCCATCTTTTACAATACATGTAGAAACATCTTTGATTTTTTTATAATAATTTGGTTTTCCATTAAATAAAACTTTTCCATCTACTAAGTCTCTCAATAACCGCGTAACAAGTTTCAATTTTTGAGTGTATATAACATATTCCTTTCCTAATTCTGATTCAATGGATTCTCTAATTGAAATATTTTCATAATCATTTAACAAAATACGGATTGTATTTCTAAAAACATTATAAAAATTGGTCTCCATTTTGATTCTTTTTATATAATCAACACGTTCTGTATCAACTTGATTTGAGGTAATAATTGAAATATCACTATTCACCATTGGAACCACATTTTTATTTACTATATAATTTTCGTCTCTTAAAGGTGTTAATTTGTCATTATGTATTGTTGTAACATCATTTTCGTGAACTGGTTGAGAGACTTGTATAAATTGATTTGTTTCTGTCAAAACACCAACAATCATTTCATCCTCAATCACTTTAAAATCGGGTCTACACGGTATAACTCCAATTGTCTTTGTTTTTTTCAAACTTGTTTCATAAAGATTCATTAGAAAATCAACAGTTTCATCATAAGTTGACCATAAACTGACATCATTCATTAAAACAAAATCCGTATCTTTTTTAATGTCATAGTTAATTGCGGATGGATAACAAGGGACAAATCCGGACATATTATCCGGACTTTGAGAAATAACGCCAATAATTTTGCCATTAAAATTCATAACAAGTTTCACTATTTTGTATTTGTATTTATTCAATTTTAACACAAGTTCAGTTAATAAAAGGGGTCTCTTTGCTTTATAAACCGTGGGCATGCTTTCTAAGGGTTTACATATAACTTCAAAATAGGGTTTTATTATATTTTCAATTACTTCTTTGATTGGTTTAATTAATTTTGGATTATTTTCACTAAAAATCTTTTTAATACTTCTTTGATTAGTATTGTTAATCGTGTATGAATAAATAGGTTCATAATAGTTGTCTTCTTTTAATAAAAAAAGTGTTGGTTTGGTAGAATCATAAAATTCCGAAGAGTAATGATTTGTTGGACATATTATTTGAACATTACTTGTAATGTCGTCATTGGGTAATTCAAAAATGATTAGATTTATGCCGGCGTTAAAAATATAATTATTTGGAGTTGCAACTATATCCCATAAATATGTATGGTCTATTATGGCATTATCATCTCTTAAAAATGCCTTGAAGTTTTCAAATGACGAAACAACTTTTGTATAAAATGCCCTTTCACTTTCATTGTCCAGATTTATTTTTTCAAACAGTCTTCCTTTATTGTAAATTGAAATATCTACAATTTTTGCTGGGTCATAAAAATCTGTTACTAAATTGCCATTTTGATACTTGATAAAATTATCAACTGTTAATGAAGCAATGATTCTTTCTTTCATTTCCCTAATACTTAACACTTTTTGTTTTGTTTCGGCAAAAAAAATGGCGTCAGACACACACGCAACAAATGATTGTTTTTCACTGACTTCAACACCGTGACGTACAAGACAAGGGTGATTTGGTTTAATGCTTGTGTTTGTTTTACTTATTTGGCAATCCGCATTTACTTCATTTAACATTTTTTGAATTTGAACCGGTAAATAACCCCATCTTCCTTTTAAAAGAGGGAATTTTTCGGGACCCATAATATAATTATCTTGTTCTAAAACATCATTCACTTTTGAACCAAGATTTTTATTTGTTGCCGAGCATTTTTCTTTTGCTTGAATTCTACCTTCTGTATTGTATTTTTCAAAACAACACGGTAAGCAAAACCCTTTAGGGTGTTTATCTGTTTGAAACCCAGGGTAACGCTTACTTTTCTCTTGATAAAATTCATAAATGTAGTAACCGGGTTTTACTTTTTTGGCGTCTTTTGGCAATACTTTACCACATGTTGGATGAACCAATTCTTTTTTACCATCTCTACCAACCACTTCTTTTAAATCATTTGGATCAACAACTGTATCATTTTTAAGACACCAATAACGAGGACAAATATAATTAAATTGTTTTTTGGGGTCTGAACCATATTTAATAACATCTTCGTCTCTCAAAAAACCTTTGTGATCCTTATTAATTTTTTCTAATTCTTTATCCGTCAAAATAACAGGTTGTCTTCGAGTGTTTGAACTACAGACACGAGAATAAGAGTTGAATTCCTTGGTATCTTCTTTTAATATTAATACAGGGTCCAACTTTTCTATTTTTGTTTGAAAGTAGGGTTCCTTCTTTTTAAGACTCATGTTGTCAATATTTCTTTCCAATATATCTTCTTCTTCTACTGCTTCTTCTGCTAATGCTTCTTCTTCCGAATCAAGTATAAGTTTTTTTTTTGACCCCCTTTTTTTAGGAGGAGGTTTTTCTTCTACTGCCACTTTTTCTTCTATAACAGGTTCTTCTACTAATTCTTCTTCTACTAATTCTTCTTCTACCTCAGGTTCTACCAGAGGTTCTGCTTCCACTTTTTCTTCCAATTCTTCTTCCAATTCAGGAATAACATCAGATTCTAAAGATTCTAATTCAGGAGATGAATCTGATTGAAGTTTAAACTCAGAATTTAAAGGTTCTAAATCAAAATTATCAGATTCAATAGAAGATGATGATGCCATAGGTTTTGGATTAGGATTTGGATTAGGTTTAGGTTTTATATCAATTTCTACATCAGACTCAACAGACGACTCAGATTCAATAGATGACTCGGAATCAGAATCTGAACCACCTCCACCTTCAAAGTCACTATCTTCTTCAAAATCTTCGTTGTCACCAAAAAATAAATCCAATGCATTTTCAGTTTTATTTACATCTCCTGATGTTTTTGTATAATTTACATCTTCATCGCCTTCATTCATAATAGGTATTTCTTGGTCTTCATAAATAGTTTCACTTGAAGATGTAATATCTGTAATTTTAATATCTTCTTTTTCTCCCGAAGAGCAAAGTCTATCAATTTCAGAAACAGGATATAATGTACTTTTTTTATCCTGTGTTAAACGAACCATAGTATCTAAATAAATTGGAATTGTCAATAAATAATTAATATCATTAATGTTTTCAACTAAAATGGTAACTATATTTGTTTTTATATCTACACTAATACTTGTTTTAAACCCAGGATTATCCTTTATTTTAATTTCAGACTTTCGAACACCTCTCTCTACTTGTTGTTCATTCGCTACTTTTTTAACTAACTGAATAGCGTCTTCTCTGTTTAAATCATCTGGAAAATTATCAAGCAAAGCATCAATTATTTCTATACCACGAAAACCTTGCTCTTGTTTTTCCAAAATAAATGCTTCCTGACTTGTTACTTTATTAAAATTCGCAACTTTTTTGAAGCGTAAATTAATACCAGTTTTAGAATTGCTTGATTCATTAATAAAAACCGTGGATAAACACCCTTTATAACTTTCTAACTTAAACTTTTTATTAATCTGAATTTGTGTTTCATAAGTCATCTGTTTAATTTCTACATTTTCATCATATAAACTATTGAATGTTTTTATTTTATATCCACTTTGCTCTAAAAAAACCTTTATTTCTTCAATAACTGGATTTACTTTCTCTCTAAAATAGGCGTCAATTTCGTTTTCATTCAATGCTTTATTGAATTCTGAACTAATTGTAATATATCCATTTTCATCAAATTCGCATATTAATAAAGATAAATTTTCGTCCAAACTTTCATGATAAACAGTAACCGATTTTGTTCGCCCAATTGTTTTCATTAAACGAAATATAATTGCTTTTTTTAGGTAAGGTATTTTCCTTCCATCCGTAGCAATTTTATCTGTATAAAGTCTGTATATATTTTCCTGTCTTGAAGAAGGATTATATTTAATAAGCGGATTATTTTCAGTAGCGTGAACAATTTTAAAAATAGTTTCAAGTGGAATTTTAATAGTAAATTCGGGTTTAATTATTGCGCGAATATACTTGATACCCTTTGATAAATAATTTAGATCTGTTTTTTTATACATTTCAACACCATAAAACATGTCAATGGTTTCAAAATAGTCTTTTGCTTTTTCAGTTAACAATTTACTATTTCCATTAATTAACTCAATTGAATTATCTTCTAGACTTTCCAATGAAAAAATGTTTTTGGAAAACAAAAAAGGATAATAAATTTTAATTGTTGTTTTTTGGTCAATTTCATTTTGTCCATTATAATATAATACATCACGCGCTAAACACAAATAAATATTATTATGTCTTATTTGACCCGAACTTAATAATAAATGATTATTTAAAGTTGTTAACGATTTGCGCGAGTTTCTTTCAAAAAAATTGTCGTAACTGTTTACTCTAAATGGATTGCATATAAAAGGATATTCGTTTTCAATAATAAAAAACTTTTGACCTAATACTTTATTAACTATGAATTTTTTACCATCCAATTTCATACTTAATATGTCATCCAAATCATATACTTCTTTATTATTGGGTGGTATTTGATATTCACCACTTACTATATTGGTTAAGAACTGATCCAATCTCAATTTTGTAAGTGGGAGTTTTTTATTTTGAGTTAATGACTGATATACATCAACGGAATTAAAAGTTTCTGTTTTTTCACAAAACAAATAGATTTCTTCAAAACACGCCTTATTTTTAAAATGCTCCAATATTTTTAACTTAATAGTTGCAATAGTGTCATCAAAGTGAATCTGTTCTTCTAAAAAATTGACTTCTATATTATTTTGGTCTATAACTGCAATTTCTTCCTCAGTAAATATTTTTTGTATTATTGTCATTTGGTCCTCTGAAACTATTTTTTTTCCATAAAAGACAAATATTGTATCAATCATACCATTTACTAAATAATTTACTTTATAAAATGGATTATAATTTGAATTATTTGTATTTGTTTCTGTTTCTGAGGTATTTGTATCTAAGGTATTTGACATATATATAAAGTTGGTATTATTTTTAGATTTATTTATTTACTAAAAATAATATTATTAAAATTGAAATAAAATAAAACAAATTAGTTTTATATATTCAAAATTATAATAAAAAAATATATTCAAAAATGTCGATTCATGTTAGTTTATACATACCAAATGAAATCAAAATCAATGAAGTTAGATTAGGAAATACATATCAAATAAACTATAATTCAAGGGGGAATAATTATAAATTTATTGGGAAAATACATTTTGGAAGCACGTACACAGATGGTAGATATTGGTTTCAGTTTATAAATGTTAAAAGGTATTATAAAAATAATAAAAAAATAGATAAATATCCTAAAGTAGTAGACTTTACATATATACCAGATTCATATATTCCTGACGAAAATGAAGCGCGTATATATAAAATGATACACGGTCCTCACGCGGACATTCGTGAAACATATACAGGTTTTAAACTAAATTCTATTACAGAATTCCCTTATGAAATAAGTGCCAACTTTAATTCGCTGCCAAGTGATATAAATAGAGAAATAAGAAGGTATTTATAATAATTTCAAATATTTATTTATTCTAAACCAAATCATAATAGGGGTTGTCTGATATTGTCATTCCACAATACTCCTCTGGATTTTTTTTGTAATCCTGAGGTTGGTAAATATTGGCAGCTTTGGCGTTCTCCAATAAAAATTTGAAGTTTTGCCAGAATTCTTGTTTATGTCCAACGGATGTTGTCATTATATGTGACAGTTCATGGAGCGCTACAAATGTAAGCGTATTTATGTCAATTAATTTGTCCTCGTCTTTTTTTTTATTTAAACAGAATGCAATTTTCTCTCCTTTGTTTTCGCTATATGCTGTTAATTCACTTGTTGGAAGAGTTTCACTGATTGTTTTTGGATTAAAACCTTCTACTAATTTTTTTACACGGGGGTCATCAGGGTGTTTTTCTTTCATGTATAAAACCATATTTTTACACTTTTCAGCAACGGTTGCTAATAAATTGGCGGCAAGTCCTAATTTTGCTCTCTCTCTTACACAATATTTGTTTCCATCTTTTTCGGCAATGATGCAAGTTAATTGAAATGTGTCGGATTCAGAGTAAATTTTTAAACATACTATTAATATGAATCCTAGAAAAATATAGTAAAAAATTGTTTGCTTCTCCATATAATCCACTTTTAAAAAAAGTGGAGCAAAAATGTTTAATCTATTTTTAATAATATTTTCTTATAAAATTACAAAAAATGTAAAAAGTAGAACAAAATTGTTCAATCTACTTTTTCTAAATATTTATCTTCTCATAGACTTCCTTCTTCTATTTTTGGATTTCTTTCTTTTAGTTTTTCTTCTTTTTCTTTTGGATTTTCCACCACGAGCAAAAGGATTTTCTTCACTATTAATTTTCGTACGATCAATGTTTTCTAATGGTAGTCCTACCCTGGCATCTATATTTATACGATTTAAATCTTCTCTTGTCATATTTCCTTTAACAGAAAAAGGTTTCATTGAACCATTTTCATCATAAAAATGATCATAAGGACCTGGAAAGTCTGATTTTGAATCAAGAGTATAAGCACTTTTTGCACTATTAATTGGAGTGCTATTTATTTTTAATTGACCATTAAATTTTTCTTTTGGCATATTTCCAACAAAAGAAACAGATTTTGACATTATACATTATTATAATAAATAATATTTTACAAAATTCTAAATACTTATCTTCTCATAGACTTCCTTCTTCTTTTTGATTTTTTGGACTTCCTTTTTTTAGACTTTCTTGATTTTTTTCTTTTTCCGCCTTTATGAGGATTAGTCATTGTTTCAAATAATTGTGTTAAAAATTTGTATTCTCTCTCATAAAAAAATTTATTATATGCATAACCAAAAAATGATGGATCTATACCATCAGCACGTAGTCTTTCATTAGTTTCATTAAATGTATCTAATAAAATAGATGCTTTTATAATTAAATCTAATTTTTGGTTTCTATCAGTTATTGTGTTACTTTTTAATTGATCCAGTATATTATTGAAATTATTTAAATTTTCTACAAAAGGATTTTCCCATTTCTCTTTCATAGTGTCAAAATCTAATTCATTATAATTTTCTATAAATTGTTTAGTTTCTTTTTGTAAAGTAGATAATAACTCAACTTCAGATAAATCTTCTAAAGAAAATAGCAAGTCTCCTGATTCATCAGAAGGTAATGAATCTAATAATCTTCTATATTCATGGTCATCTCCACCACTGGCCATTTATAATATATACATATTATTTACTAATAACACATCAAAATATTTATATAAAAATATAAATATTTAAACTTTAATTAAATGCTATAAATTTCTTTACTGAGGACCAGCACCAATCTCCAAAGGAACTCTCATGAAATCAGGTTCAATTGTGCTGGTATTCCAGGGTCCAACATACAGTTGAGGGTTAGGAGGTTCAGAACGAATTTGAAGATTTGCGTTTCTAAGAGTCTGACCAATGGTGTCAATACCAATATGGTAACCAGCCTTCAACAAGTTAACATTTGCTAGTTCGCCCTTACCACTGGGGTTCAACTGCGCCCACTGATTATTTTTATCCTTTGGCAAAAGTTCCGCGGGATTTGAAATACTTGTGTTAGAGCAACTGGAAGGCAGACCAGGCATGCTGGTGTCCATACCATTTGCCGAGGCAAAAACTTCATTTTGACCATCAGGATTAGAAGCAACAACGCCGGCAGATGCTTGTTGATTGGTATTTTTGTATTGACTGGGCATCATATCCGCGGATTCACGACCATATCTGCCCTTAGATGATAAGTATTTTACAAGTAGACTAACTCCATATGCTAAAAGTAATAAAACAACAATTGCTCCTATACCATAATCGCTAAAAATCTTATTTAAAGAGATACTCATTATATAAAATTAATGATAAAATAATTTTAAGAATTCCACTTTTAATCAACTTTTAAAAAAAGTTGAGCAAAACCAATAATTCCATTTTATCCACTTTTCTTATGAAATTGTGAAACTGGAGCAAAATCAATAATTCCATTTTATACAGTTTATGCTAAATAAAACAGGGTGTAAATATATTTTGTTTAACTTTTAAAAAACATTTTCTAAAAGTAAAACTAATTTTTGCTTCACTTTCACAATTTTATAAGAAAAGTGGAAGTGGATTTAAAAGTTTTCAAGTTCACTTTCAGACACTTCATCAATTTCTGCGTCAAAGTCGCTATCACTATCGCTGTTATTTAAATTTTCCAGCATATATGTTTTCCTAATATTCTTTGCTTCTAAATAAGCAACGATTGCCGCCTTTTTGGCTTGTTTTGCTTTTTCTCGAGCTTCCTTATATAGTTCAAAATAAACCTGATTTGGTTTTTTGAGTGTTAATGTTTCTAAATTATTCTGGGTTAATTCGTCAATATCAAATTCCTTTAAATTTTTGGATTCTTCTTCTTTAATTATTTCAGTTTCTTCAATTAAATCATTAAAATCAACCTCCATTAAATCTGAACCTGAATCTATATTAATTTTAATATTATCATTGTTATTATTATTTGGTATAATTTTATTAGAAACAACTGAATTCAACTCGGTATTTTTTTTGGTATCAAATTCAATATTAGGGTCAGAGTCAATTACTTTTTCTAAATTATCTAATGACCCTAAATTATCTAATAACCCTAAATTATCTAAATTATCTAATGACCCTAAATTATCTAAATTGTCTAATGACTCTAAAGTATTTATTGTTTCCTCTTTTTCTTTTTTATCATCAAATTTTATTCCTAAATTAGGAGTCTGAACTTTAACTTCTAAATCATTACTATTTTTTATTAAATTATCAACAGGTTTTGTTTTAGTAGTTTTAATTAAACAACTTTCAAAAATAGGTTCATTATTTAAAACCATTGCTTGTTTCAGTTCAATTTCAATTTGAAAATTTCTGCTGGTAAATTTAATTCCCTGTATCTCTAAAATAGATATTAATTCTTTATCATTTGTAACATCATCAATTGCTAAAGGAATTTCATTTTCATCATATATTTTAATAGTTGGTTCATTCGACGCATTATTTTTAACATTTGTTCTTACTAAATAATATTTGCCTGACTTATATACACGAATAGTAGAATTAAAAGCGCTTTCAATGTCATTTACATCAAGCGGATTTTGAAACCATGAATTGGATTTACTAAAAATCATTTTTTGGCAATTTTCTTCTAAATTTTCAAACCAATGAATTAAAACATCCGCATTTTTATCAAACATCAAATCACAATAATATTTTTTACCGTTTTTAACAAAACCTTGTCTTGTCAAACTTTTAGTAGTTTGTATGTAAAGTGGTTTGTTATTATAATGTATTTTTGTAAAATAAGCGCCTCCTTGTATTCCAGTAGGATGTGCTAAAGACAATTTAGAAAAATCAAAGGTTTCATTCGGTTCAATAATATTATCCATTACAAAAACTACAGAAAAATTAAATATTAATAACACGCAAATAATATTTTTTTTAATAAAATATAAAATATAAAATATAAAATATAAAATATAAAAATTATATATTAACAAATGAAAGATTCTTTAGCTCAACAATGTTTAGATGTTTTAAAGAGAGATGATGTAAAAACTGAATTTAAAATTTTGTTTCAACCACTTGTAGATTTTGTTTTAAATCAAATAAGTCCTTATATTTATTTAACAATTTTGTTAGTTTTTTTAATATTTATAATGATTTTAGCAATATTGGTAATACTTATTTTTATATTGCGTAACAAACAAATAATTACAAGGTTTTTAAACAATTCAAATTAATTATATTCTTTATTAAATATATAATGCGAGGTGGTAAAAGAAAAAGCAGAGGTAGAAGAAGAAGTTATAGAGGAGGAGCAGGTGCTGCAAATCCATCATCTTACAGTAGTGGAACAACATATATGGAACAAACCGTAGGTGGAACAAATCAACAATATGATAATGTTTTTTTACAAGGAGGTCCAGATAGCAACACTCAAAGCAATGCTATTGTAGGATTACAAGGGCAACGCGCAGGTAGAAGAAGAAGAAGTAACAAAAGAGGTGGGTCTTTTGTAGCAGATGCCATAGTCCCAGCCACATTTTTAGCAGGCACTTATTTGTATTCTAGACGCAGAGGAAAACCTGGATATTCTAAAAAAAGATCTTTTAGAAGAAGACGATAAGTAATTGATAAATTAAAATATTATACTTTAGATTTTAAAAAATTTTTTACAATTTCAGAATATTTATTTTTAGGAAATAAATTTTCATGACTGTTGCTATTATTATGTATATTTTTTACATCATTATTCCTAAAAATACCTGTATCATCTGTAGGCAAATTAACTTTTCTTCTAATATATGTTTCCTCAGATTGGTATAAATAATGTGCTATATAAGCGGGGACAATAGAATGATTCGAATAATTTATATTTATACTATTAAATTCAAATGGTTTAGTTAATCTTTTATTCATTCCAAACATTCTATTGGGGTTTTTAATTACATAGTAATGAGGATTTGTTGCTTTAACAACTTCATAAGGTCTAACAAAACTTTTAACATGTTGGTCTATATTTGTTTCTGATTTTGTATAATTTTCAAGTATTAGACCCTCAGGGTCTTTTATATGATTATTAGAACCAAAATATAACCAATTTACTCCTAACGAATGAGCATTATTATAATGATTTAAAAAATGTTTAACACCAATAAATTGGTCATTTAAAATTAAAAATTCATCCGCATCTAAATAAATAAACCAATCAACCTTTAAATTTTTTGCTATTTTAGCGGCAACATTCATTAAAGTTATTTTCACATTTCTTTCATAATGTTTAGCATCTATTATTTTAATTCTGTTATCAAAGTTACTAAATACATCTTTTAATGGTACAATAGATTTATGATCAAAAATAATAATTTTGTCAAATCCAATTAAAAGATGATGTGCTGCCCACTCTTTAATATTTTTTTCATCTCTTGCATTTGCGAATAAAGCAACACTTTTTGTTGGTCCATAATTTACGGGTTGTTTGAAATTAATTAAATTCATTATAATTATAATATATAATTATATTATAATTTATATTTATGAGTTTTGAACAAAATATTCAACAATGGGTTTCAATTGATAATCAGTTGAAAATATACAATGATAAAATTCGTGAATTGAGAGAAAAACGAAGTGATATAACTGAAACAATTATGGAACAAGCAACAGATAAAAATTTGACAAAATCTGTTATACAAATAAGTGATGGAAAATTAAAAATTACTGAATCAAATGTTCCTGAACCTTTGACATATAAATATTTAGAAAAATGTTTAAGTGAAATTATTAAAAGTGAAGACCAGGTAAGACAAATTATGGATTATATTAAAAAAAAGAGAGAAATAAAAGTGGTTAGTGAAATTAAGCGGTTTTCTAACAATTAATATTATATAATTAGTTTATATGGATCATAATGATTTTGTATTTAGTAGAGGTGGGGATGGTCAAATATATGGTGGAGGATTTTCTGTAGGAAATATATTGGATAAATTTGGAGGGGGATCGCCATTAGTTACTTTAAATTATAGTGACAATGATATAAACCAAACTGGTGGTGGTAATAAAACAGAACAATTTTCTGATATTTTTAAAAATTATGTTGTCCCAACAGGTCTTTTTTCATTTCCTTATAAATCGTGTAGTTCTACAAGTAATAGAGACTGTGAAGATGATGTTATAAATGATGACTTATATAGCAAATTATTAGATTTAGTAAAACAAAAAAATATTAAAGAAGGTGGAAAAAAAACAAGAAGAACAAAAATTAAGATTAATAAAAGTAAAAAAGGAACACAAAAAATATAATTATACTTAATAAAAATATAAACATGTAAAAATGTTTATATTTTAAAAAAATGTTTATATATTTATATAATGATTAATATTTATAATCCTCAAATAAATGCTTTTTCTGAATCTGCAATTGATGCAATAAAAAGTGGTTGGATATCAAACCATGGTATTTATATTGAAAAAGCTACAAATAAATTATGTGATTTTTTAAATTGCAAATACGCTATTTTAATGGCAAATGGAACATGTGCAACTCATTGTTTATTTTTATCAATTAAATTTAAATATCCTGAAATTCGCAAAATATATGTGCCAAATAACGCATATGTAGCAGCGTGGAATTGTGCTTTAATGGAATATAAAATAGATGATATTGAAGTAATGAAAATGAACATTGACACATGGAATATAGAGACAAATGAAGAGTATATTAAAACATTGGATACTAATTCGGCAATTTTAATTGTTCATAATTTAGGTAATATTGTAAATGTTCCTTATTTAAAAAAAATAAGACCAGATTTAGTTTTTGTAGAGGATAATTGTGAAGGTTTATTTGGAAAATATAATGGTATTTATTCAGGAACAAGTTCAGAAATATTATGTTCATCTGTATCTTTTTATGGAAATAAAATTATTACAACTGGAGAAGGTGGTGCTTTTATTACAGCACATAAAGATGTGTATGAATATATTAAAAAAACTTACTCTCAAGGTATGTCATCTGTAAAATACTTACATGATGTTCACGCATATAACTATAGAATGACCAATATTCAAGCCGCATTTTTATATGACCAATTAAATAATATTCAACAAATATTGTCTAACAAACATAAAATTTTTAATAATTATGAAAAATTACTTAGTAATTTAATTAATAATGGAAAAGTAAAATTGTTTCAAAGAGAGAATGATACGATTAATTCTCATTGGATATTTTCAGTTCGTATTATAAATAATATTAAATCAATCGAAGAAACAACCAATTTTTTTAAAAAATATAATGTAGACATTAGACCATTTTTTTACCCAATTAATAAACACGGGCATTTAAAAACTATTAAAAATGAAGATGAAACATCATATGTTTTAAATAATGAAATTATTATGATTCCTAGTTCTCCAACTATTTCTCTTGAAGAACAAGAACAAGTTGTTGATGCTATAAATACATTTTTACAAAAAAATTAATACAATAATATATAATTTTAGAGAAGTGTTTCTTATACATTATAGAATTAATTGTAAAAAATTAATTAGTTTGGTTATTTATATATTTATATATATAAATATATATAAATATATATGACAAATACAGTATTAAATGTATTAATTTTTCCAGCAGGTTCAGGAGTATCAAAAGAAATTTTTGATTCATTAAAATATAACAGATGTATAAATTTAATTGGGATAGATAGTGATGAAAAAAATTTTTCTTATTATCAATTTGAAAATTTAATACTGGGTGCCCCTTTTGTAAAAGATGAAGAAAAAACGGTTAATTTTATAAAAGATATAGTAAAAAAATATAATATTGATTGTATTTTTCCCGCTTTTGATAGTATTATTGTTTTTTTAAAAAAATATGAAGATGAAATAGGGGTAAAAATAATATCTTCACCGTTAAAAACTTGTAATATATGTTTTTCTAAAAAAAAAACTTATGAATTATTAAAAGATGATATAAATGTTCCAAGTATTTATAATTATAATGAAATAACCAGTTTTCCTGTATTTATAAAACCTGAATGTGGTTATGGTTCGAGAGATTCATTAAAAATTAATAATAAAAAAGAATTAGATTTTTACAACTCAACAATAAATAATAACATAATATGTGAATATTTGCCTGGTCAAGAATATACAGTAGATTGTTTTAGTTCTAAAACAAATGGTTTAATATATTGTGAAGCAAGAATAAGAGAAAAAACAGTTAATGGGTTAAGTGTATTATCACGACATGTTAGTTTACCAGAAATAAAAAAAATTGGTGAAATTATTTCTAAAAAATTAGAATTTATTGGTTCTTGGTTTTTTCAAGTAAAATATAATAATAATAAAGAACTAACATTACTTGAGATTGCACCTAGAATACCAGGTGCGGCTTGTCTTCATAGAAATAAAGGAGTAAATTTTCCGTTATTATCTATTTATGAACATTTTGGAAATAGTATTGATAGTATTTTAACAAATGAATACGATATATCGTGTTATAAGTGTTTTGAAAATAGATTTAAATTATCAATTGATTATGATACTGTTTATGTAGATTTAGATGATACAATTATAATAAAAGGTAAAGTAAATACAAAAATTATACAATATTTATACTATATTAAAAATATCAATAAAAAAATAATTTTAATTACAAGAAATAAAGAACCACATACATATTTGGAAAAATTTTATATTAATATTAATTTATTTGATGAAATAATAAAAGTAGGTATTAAAGATAAAAAATCTGATTATATTAAAACTGGAACAAAATCTATATTTATAGATGATTCATATACAGAACGATTAGATGTATTAAATATAAATAAAATTCATGTATTTACGTGTGATATGATTGAATGTCTTTTTGACGAAAAATTATAAATTTGATAAAAACTATATTATGATATAATAATGATTTAGTTATTTATAAACTATTATAAATAACTAATTATAAATAACTATAATTATAAAATAAAATAATTAACATTTGAATTAAGTATATTTTTAATTTGATAATTATTTATATTTAATGTTTCCAGTAATGCTATAGTTTCTCCAGGAAATCTTTCAAAATGAATTTCATCAAAAACAACTACAGACCCCTTAGGCATTCTAGGTAAAAAATATTCTAAAGCAACTTTTGTAGGTAAATATAAATCAAAATCTAGATATAATAAACTAACTAACATATGTTTATTGTCTTGTATATATTTTGGTATAGTTTCTTCAGCATTTCCTTTAATTAATTCAATTTTATTTAAATTTTCGTACATAAATTCTGTATGTAATTTACCTAAATCTAATATTTCATTATAATTACTGAAACAAAAGTCACCTTCTTTATTTTTATCTAAATTATCATTTTCAGACAAACTAGAAAATCCGTTAAATGTGTCAAATCCAATTAATTTTCTATAAAAAAAATTAGGTTCTAATATTAAATGAGAATGTAATAATGAAATAATTCCTCTTCCTCCACAAACACCGCATTCTATAATATCACCTGGTATATCTTTAATTAATTTTATTAATTCATACCTTATCAAAAATTGTGTTATAGCACTTTTAGTTGCATATTTAGGAAAATCTATTATTTTTTCATTATCATTTTTGTTATTGTTATAATGAAATAATAGATTATTAATATAATTATTTCTTTTATCTTTAATTTTATCATCATTTAATGAATATTTTTCACAACTCATATATAATAATAATATTAAATATATTTAAATTAAATTTATATTAATATATTAATTTCATATTCACTAATATTAAACAAATTATAATACTCATTTTTAGTGTATTCTTTTTCTTCAATTATAACTTTACATTTATAATCTAATAATTCAGTTTCAACAGTAGAGTTAAATAAAATAGTAATATCATACTCAAAATATTGTTTTAAATAATCTAAATTATGAATACTTAAAATAACAATTTCATCATAAATAAAAGAAAAATATTTAATTATATTTAAAAATACCAAATTATTATTTATATCTTTATTTATTGTTATCACTAACCTATTTATTTTATAACTTTTTTGTTCTTTTAGTAAAGATTTTGAAACATAATTAATTTTATTTTTTACTCTAAAACGAATATCATTGTATTCAATACATTCTTTACAAATTTTTAAGTATTGTTTTTCATTTACACTACCATCTCTTACAATATCCATCATATCCCATATTAATAAATTAACCTTTTTCATAGTTTGATACAAATTTTCATATTTTATTATAAATTCTTTTAATTTATCATATAATAAATCATATTCTTTTTTTACATCTATTTTTCTATTATCAGTAATTTTATCTAATTTTATGTCTAAAATAGTTAATTTATCAATAGCTTCTCCTAAAGATACTGGCAAATATAATAATTCATTTTTATCTGACATTATAAACATTATAAATATTATAAATTAAATACACTTTATTTACATAATTATGTAAATCATAATTTAATAAATAAATTATATATTGTTTAAAATTTTAATATATTTATTATAATCAATTTCAGTAATAATATTTTCATTTTGTGTTACAACATAATCATTTAAAATATTTTGTGTTAAATAAGTTATTGTATTCTTTCCAAATACTAATGAATTTACAAAAGGTCCTCCAATACCAACCAAAATATTATATTTTGCTTTGTTAATTATTACCATATCATTTAAATAATTATCAAAGTTTAATTCTTTATAAATATTATCAATTGTTAAATCAATAACAGTATTATTTTTTTTTAAATTAGTTAATTCATTATAAATTGTAGTAATTCCATGTATTTTTTCACATTCAGAACATTGAATTTCTTTTTCACCCAATAAAACTATTGTATATTTTGTTTTATATGTATTATAAAAAGCACTTATGTTACTTTTAAAAGTTTCATAATCAAAACTTTGTATAAATCTACATTTTGTATGAAATATTATATATTCATTATTTAAAAAACTATTAATATTATTGTTTGGTGTATTTAAAATTATTTTTAAATTCCAATTATTTATTTTTGGAATTTCTTGAAGATGTTGATTAACATAATTATTACTATTAGCATTATCAAAGTCTAATAATTTTATATTATTTAAATCTATATTATTATTAATACACATATATTCTATTAATTTTAATCTAAAATCTAAAAAATTTTGGGGATTACTATACCATGTATTATCTTTAAAAAAAAATAAATTTATATAAATAGGAGGTTGTATTATATTATTTTTTAATAAAACAAGTGAATTTAAAATATCACCAATACCTAAAGCTGTAATTTTTGATGGGTCTACAATAATATTTTTTTTAATTAATTCAAAACTATTCATTATTATATTATATTATATTATAATGAACAAATCAAAACAAAAATCAAAACAAAAATTAAAAAATAAAAAAGAACAAATTTTGGATAAACCTGAACAATTATGTGAACTAACAAATGAATGTTTTATTTGTTTAGAAATTGATTGTGATAATGAAATTCCAATTAAATTAAATGAATCAACATATTATATTAAAAAGTGTGATTGCAATGTATGGGTTCATAATTTTTGTTTAGATAAATGGTATACTACATCATATTATATTTGTCCAATTTGTAAAGAATATATTTTTGAAGATATGTATCAATATCATACAAACGAAGAAGATATAAATCAAGAAAATAGAAATGAAGAACAAATAAATGAAAATATTATAAGAAATACAAATAATTCTCAAATAGGTTTTTTTATTATAATAATTTCTAAAATAAAAAAAAAGGATCGAATATTATTAATATTATTATTAACCAGTTTTTTGTATTTATTAATAAAACAAACAAAAAAAGAAACTGGAGTTGCTTATTAAATATTTATATTTGAGTCCATGAATTATAGTTAAAAGGAGATACCAATATTTCAGCAATTTTATTTTTTAGCGAATCTACTTCTGCTTGAAACGCTTTATCTTTTTCAGTTTCAGGGTATGGAGTCATAGTTTTCATTAAATCACTTTCTTCTTGTGTAATAAGTCGTTTAACACCATAACAATTTACACCAAATTTAATGTTTGGGTTAGCAATATAACCACCATTTATTCCAGGTCTGCCACAATCATGCTCGTGTCCCTCAATCTTTTGTAAATTATTATAAGTTGTTTGTTGTGTTGGAAAAAGTGCCATTTGACCCTCAGACCATCCATAATTACACCATTCACCGCCATTTTTATAACTGTCTTCAATCTGATTGTATGTTGCTAAGTTAGAATTATATGCTTTACATACTGCTTGAGCACTATCATAGTCATATTCATTTCCTGGAATATTGAAAACTTGTTTTTTTTTATCTAAACCACCTAACAATGAAGTATTATAATTACCATTTGAATCTAAATAGTTAGAAGATGATGAAGAACTTGTTGCATTATGGTCAATATTTATATCTACCTTTGCGGTATCTGTATAAATATCATATATTTTTGTGGATAAGTCAATGTTATAAATATATTCAATAAATTTTATAAGCATGTAAAAAATTATTACACCTAAAACAATATTTAATATTGTAGAAATAGTAGAATTTGATGTTAATGATGATGAATCACCAAAAACAAAACCTTGTGTACTACCATTATTTCCTAAAGAAAAAGAAAAATACAATATAATTATAAAAAATACAGTTAATATTACCAAGGGATTAAATATCAAATTATTAAATTCATTATTAGGTTTTGTTAAACTATCGTTTGTTGCCGTATTTTTATCCATTTATATATATTATATATTATGAAATTGTTTTTTGCGATAAAAAAGACAATAAGCTTTGGGTGATATTATTGAACTAACTAAAGGGACTTCATTGACTGATGTATCATTAAAATGATACCATTTACCATTTGCGTTTTTTATATAGGCAGTATAATGCCCACCCATAACTCCGCCACTATGATTACAAACTCCATACAATTCATATTTGTAACTATTTTTCTTATACCCAATTACATATTTAGTTAAATTTAAATTATCCAATGGAAAATCAATTAGAATTTGATTTTTTTGATTTCTTGAGTTAAATCTTTTAAAATCAATAATTAAAATATTTGGGAAACTCCAAAAACTAATTTTTTTCTTTACATTTTCTTTTTTTTGGGTTTCTGAATTAAACCACGCGTTATCACCGTCTAATGTTTCTCCTTCAACAAATAAGTCAAAACAGTCATATAAATTAGGAGATTTATTATTTTGAGGAATAGGTAAATCTACCATAAAATAGGGTTCCGGTATTATATTTTCTTGTTTACCTGTTTCTAAAGAAACTATTTCGGAAATCTGAACAGCGTAAAATAAATTCCAAATTTCAGAGTATTCTTTGGAATACATATTTTTAATCATTTCGTAACATTTAAATGCTATTTTGTCTGTTTCATTTTCTACATTTCCATCAATTGTCATTGTAATTTGTCTTGAAAGACTTGTATGAAAACAATCTATCACAAATAATAAAAACTCTGGAAGGTCATTTTGAGAATAACCAGTAAACATTTCAAGACCCTTTTTTTCAGCAATTTTTTGTATTGTTTTTAAAAATTTATTAGGTGATACAATACAATTTTGAGACCATAATAGTTTTCTTAAGTTATCCCATTCAGTAATTAATGCCGATTCATATGTATTTTTTATTTTTTTTTGATAAGATTGTTTATTTAAAAATTCATTTAATTCATAAGTATGCGATAATACCTGCATACACGAATTTATAAAACACGTGTTACCAAGATTTGCCAATCCAGATAAACCTTTATTATTATAGTTGTTAAAATTCATTTTTTAAATATATTACTTATAAGAATATATTTAAACATATTTTAAATAATATATATTATAATGACGCCTGTTTTAAATCCACAAAATTTAGTTAACTCTTTAATGAATATGTATAATATTAATAATAGACAAATTGAACACCTACAACAAGCAAACATGGCAATACGTAATGATATTACTAGTATATTATTAAGAAGTATTGATAATACAAATACAAATAGTAATACAAATAGTAATACAAATAGTAACACAAATAGTAATACAAATAGTAATACAAATAGTAACACAAATAGTAATATAAATACTAATATAAATACTAATAGTAATACAAATACTAATAGTAATAGAAGAATTAATAATAGTAGAAGAAATAATTTACCACAAAGAGATTTAAATTTGTCGTCCAATGTTACTGATATTTTCCAAAGATTTTTGGAACCAGTTCAAATATTTCCAACACCCATACAAATAGAAAATGCTACAAGAGTTGTTCGTTTTGCAGATATTGTAAGACCAATAAATAATTCGTGTCCTATTACAATGGATAATTTTAATGATAATACATTAGTCAGCGTAATACGAGAATGCAATCATATTTTTAACACAGATGCTTTAAATAATTGGTTCAGAAGTAATTGTAGATGCCCTGTTTGTAGATATGATATTAGAAATTATAATCAAAATATAAATACATCAAATACATCCAATGATACAAGTAACAATAATAATGATAATAACAATAATAATAACAATAATAACAATAATAATAATGATAATAACAATAATAATAATGATAATAACAATAATAATAATGATAATACTATTCCAAATATAAGTAATATTCTGTATGACAGTTATACTGATTCTATAACTTTTGATATAAATAGTGAGGATTTTTATAATAATTTAACAAGGTTAGCAGTTAATAGATTAAGTGGTATAAATAATATTCGCGACGCATCCGGTAACAATATACAACATTAATTATAATATTTAAACTATATAAAGACTTACTTTATAATATATAATATAAATGACATCTCGTGTTAATAAAAAGTGGACTGTTAATGAATTATTATCTCTTCAAAGAGAGTATGAACTGTTAGAAATGGATATTTTTGATATTGCTTTAAAACATAAGCGAACTCCCAAAGCAATATTATATAAGTTAAATGATGAAGGACTAATTGGCGATTTCTCTGATGCAAGAGGGTATGAAAAGTATTCTTATGATGATGAAGAAAAAGACATAGATGACAAATTAGCATCTGTGACTTCAAATGAGTCCGTATCAAATGAAAGTATTATAAATAGAATTTCATATTTAGAGGTTTCTATGTCTGGCATTAAATTACTTCTTAATAATATTAATAGTAAGTTGAGTTCTAAACCAGTAAAAACTCGTGAATATTAATTTTATTTTTATAAATATTCTCTTACAAATACACCCGACACATTTCCTTTTTGAATATTAATTTTATTATTTACTAAGTATGTATGCCATAAATGTTCAATCATACAACCACAGTTACCGGTTTTATTTTTCATTGCTTTATACATTAATTTATACATATTATCATAAAACAATGAAATTACATTGATTAATTTTGGTGTATGATACCAAAATTGGTCATTTGCATATTTATAGTGTGCACAGTCACCAAAACCTAATAAATATATATTTTTTTTATTTGGTTTTTTATTTGATTTATCTTCTTTATTATCAAAAAGTTGAAAATTTATAGTTTGAGATTTTGATAATTTATTTAATAAATTAGTATTTTCAATATCATATATAATTTGATTATCAACTGTTTTATTAATTGAATGTATAAGATCGTGTGACTCATCAGTCCAAATAAATTGGTCAAATCTAAGTCTTATAACTATGTCATATTTTGTGTTAGTTTTATTTATATGTTCTAATAATAAATTATATGTTTGTTTAACTATATAATACTGTTCAAACAATAACATAAAATGATTTTCAACTACATTATTAATATTTTCAAAAATATCACGTTTTTCATATAACATTTTTTTAAATTCTGGTGTGTAATCATTACAAACAAAATATTTTTTAGGGTTAAAAAAGGAAACAATTTCATTTACTTTTTCTAAATTAGTATTAGATGTATTATTTTTGTATAAACATTGTTTTGAATTATCTAAACCAATTCCTAAAAATACATCTGTGTCATATTTTTGTATTATACTATTCATATGTAAAAATTTAAGCATATCTACTGTTCGTAACTGTCCTGTTAACAAAAGAGCAATTTTCATTTTATATAAAAAATATAAAAAAATTTTTTTTTTACAGTAAAAAAATGAAATACTTTTATAAATTTTGACTAAATTTATAAAAAAATATAAAATTTGCAAGTTCACAACTTTATAAAAATGAGTTCAGAGGAAGAAAACAATTGCTTCATTTGCTGGAGTTCTTTGGATGAAAAAGAATTTGGCAGGAAAAAAATCATTCACAACCATGAAGGAAGTCATGATAAATGGGAACATTCGTGTCATGAAAAATGTTTAAATAGTTGGTGTAAGCGATGTATTACAGTTGAAGGAGTTTATCCTAAATGCCCGATTTGCGTCAGTTTTAAGATTCCTATAGAAAAAATGCCAGTTTCTTTTAGACAAAGAGCATTGGAATTAATAGAAGAAGAAGAAGAAGAAGAAGAAGAAGAAAAAGAGGAAGAAGAAGTAGAAGAAGAGGTAGAAGAGGTAGAAGAGCAACAAATAATTAATGTTCCAAAAGAAGTTTACGAAGCAGATAAAAGATTAAAAGATATACGCCAAAACCAAACTGCTCCCCTACCATTTTTAGGAATAATGGTGTGTTTTAATGGTCGCACAATATTAAAATATACAAACAGTAATTTTAACTTAACAATTAACAGCAGTTTAGATGAATTAAAAGCAGGCGTTTTATCTAAAAATGTAGAAATTTCAACGGAGATTGGACTGCAAAGTTTACAAAATATTTCACACAACCTTAATCTTATAAATTGGATTAACTGGACATATCCAACATTTAAAATAACAGATGTCCATTACGGAATTCCGCCGTATACTTGCCGGTTTGAACCATTAGATAGTGAGTTTGATTTAACAAAAAATGTCTCGATGAGCGATATATATTTAGAATATCAAAGAAACGCAGGAAGGATTTTAGACAAGCAAGAAATTTTAGACACTGCTCCATTAGCACATAGACATTTAAGTAAGTTATATTATAGAGAAGGCATATATAAGTTTGAACCTACGGGTCCCGATGACAGAGAATTTATTGTTAGAGCATACAAAAATTATCAAAATCCGTATATCGAAGATAGATTTTGTTATCAAAATGGAAGATTTGGAAATCAAACAACATACGATCCGTTGTCGTGGCTCGTTGTTCATGTCGACTTTTAAAAAAAGTTGGACAAAAAGTTTAAAAAAAATAAAAAAAATTGAAATACTTTTTTTAGAAATTTATAAAAGCATAAAAATAAATTAACCAACCTATCAACTTAATATAAATTAACTTAATAAAATGAATTCTAGTGCCGCCGCTGTTGTTGACTGCACTGTTGTTGACTGCCCCATTTGCTTTGACGACATTGACGCAACTAAGAACTGTGTTGTTACCGAATGTGGTCACAAGTTTCACGCCAGTTGCTTACTAAGAAGCGTTACACACGGCAATTTTGATTGCCCATGCTGCCGCTTTGAGTTGGCAGAGAGACCCGAGGAATCCGATGATGGATATGATATTGATGAAGAAGATGATGATGATGAAATTAGTGATGAGATCATGCAAAGTATGAGATGGATGTTTCAGAGAGCCGAAGGAGAAGAATTAGAGGAAGAACAAGAAGAAGAGGAAGAACAGGCGCCGGATGTTCCGCTTAATTATGTTGTTGAAAATTTAACAACTATGAATTACAGTTTCGAAGACATGATAAAAATAATACTAAATGACTTCTTAGATAGTGACCAAGATGAGAGAAGCATTAGTATATTGGAAGCGATTGATGACTTAGTTGAGAGATATGAAGGAACTACTGAGGTTGATGCTACTGCTACTGCTACTGCTACTGCTACTGCTACTGCTGGTGCGCCTGTTACTACTACCGATACTCCTGCGGTTGCTGCCGCTTCTAATACGGATGACAAGGAGTCAGACGAGGAGTCCAACGAGACATCTGACAAAATTAAAACATTTGCCCCCAAAATCAACTTTAATGTAGTAAAAAGATACCAGGCAACATCTTATTTGTGTGGAAATAACTAAATCAACTTTTAAAAAAATCAACTTTTAAAAAAAGTTGAGCAAAAAATTGTGTATATTGTATTTGTATTGTGTATATTGTATTTGTATTTGTATAAATTTAATTAATTAATGTGTGTGTTTTTTTGCTTTACTTTTTTGCTCTACTTTTTTGCTCAACTTTTTTTAAAAGTTGATTTTCTTAAAAGTTGAAAAAGTTGAAAAAATAGTATTTTATTATATTATATATATGGCATTTGTAACAAATGAAGAACAAGATATTATAAAAAATTTAGTTCAGTCTAATCAAGATATAAATGACAGTGAAGATAATTCTGATTCTTTTAAAAATAAAATGTCGGAATATTTAATAAAAAAAACAGCATATTTACTAACTCAGCAAAATCCTCAAAATATTGACTACCTAATATCAGAAAATAATATTGATAATAAAATATTTAATTTTTATAATTCATATGATTCTTATTTAGCAGAACAACGAACAGGAGAATCATTATCTGTGTTAAATTTTTTAGAACTGCTAATTACTTTTTTAGATCAACAAATTGCAGAACAACAACAGGACCAAAATATGGGACAGGGTATTTCAAAAAAAAGAAAAAGAAGAAAAAATAATAAATCTAAAAAATATAAGAGATCAAGGAAATAAAATAATAAGTATTTTGCTCTAATTTTTTTAAAAGTAGATTTATTTTTTTAAAGGCGCGTAGAACTTAGTCATACTTTGATTTCCCTGTTTCTCATTATTTGTTTCTCTTAAATACTCATCAAACAAGAGTGCTTTTACTTCTTTATTTTTTAATTGTTCCAACTTATCACTAAATTTTTCTTCATCCACTGTATTTCTTAGTGACTCAACATCTTTTCTGAATTTTGCAATCTTAGGTTTCTTATTTTGCGATTCCCATATTTTTTCAAGAACTAAAGCAAACACCTGCTGAACTGGTTTCATAATTTGATTTGTAATATAAAATGAATAATCAATTTTTAACTTATTCTCCAAAATATAATTGGGTGTTTCTATTTTTTCACCTTGCAGTGCTTTCTTATTTGTAGAATTTATATACACAAATGGTATTCTATCGCCTGAACTTGGTTTATTTCCTGGGTCTCGCGCTGTAATCCTATCTGCTAACACTTTGTGAGCAATTGACTGCGGATTTTTGTATCCTGAACGCAGAGATTTTGTTATAATAAGTTTATCCATTGGATACTTTTCATCTACTATATTTTGAAGACACGATTTTAAGAAATCCGTCGCTTCCTTGATATTTTGCTTTTTCATTAAAATATCAATAATACCTCCATAAATATCTTTCACTATTGGTGCATTATCACGGCGTTTCAATACAATACCCATCTCCTTTCGTTTGCACTTATTCGGGTCTGTTTCATAAAGCATACCAACATATCGCTTCTTTGACAGCAAACAAAACGGCATAAATGTTTTTTCATATTCCAAATCGTGTGGACCTTTTAAGAAACTTGACGCCAAATGACCTGCTTCTTGTGCTAACTCAATTGTAATTTCCAGCGCTTTTTTGCCGCGAATTGGTTGACCTTCGGGAGTTTGTAGATTGAATGTGAAGAATACTGAATCCGTGTCGCCATATATATACTCTGCTTGCGTTTTTACCTTACCATAATGCTCTGTATTACAAATAGAATCACCATAACACTCTTCAATAATTTTTTTTGCATAAGTTAGAAGCAGGCGTCCAGTGGCAGTTGTGCACGCGGCAATATCTTGTTCATAAAAGGTGCTGGTTTTTGCGCCACATTGTCCATAAAGTGAATTTGCCGTTACTTTATATCCAAGTTGCCTCTTATCAAGGACATTTTTCATAAACTCATCTGTCTCCAAAGGTATCAACTTACGCGTAGTTTTTCTAGCTACTAACAGTTCCTCTAAAATAGAAGGCATAATTGCTTTCCCTTCACCAGAATCTCCGGGTTGCGCAAATCGACATATTTTCATACCGGACCGCACCTTTTCTGCTGCCGATGCTGGCGTTTTTCTTACATAACGATAAGTATCATAAGTTACATTTACATACTCATATCCTGGTAAATTATCATATATAAAATCACCGTTTTCATTTTTATCACCAAATTCTTCAATAAGATTTCCCGCTAAATCATATTCTTTGGTCCAAACCTTACTATCGTGTGACAAATTCTCACTAATCATGGAACTTGGATAAAGCGATGCATAGTCAACACACGCAACAGGATTGTCTAAATATAAATCGCATTTAGGGTCTAATACAATGGCGCCTTCATAACCTTCATCAAGACCCCCTTTTTCAATTACGGGCATTAATGTGCGTTTTTCTCGGCATTTTTTGGCAATATAACTTGTCAATTTAATGCCTTGACCACGCATTACCAAGAAATTAATAGGAACACTACAAATCTTTGCCATCTCAATAAAACCAGTTAAAATATCTGCTTTGTTGAATAAATAATGGACTAAGTTGCAATCTTGAATACAGTATTTTGCAATGACTGACCTATCATTTGCAGTGCCATTTGTCATTCTAAAAATATCCTTGGGTGTTACATCATCCTTTGCTAAACACCATCGAACCTTCTTTTGTTGGTCAGGGTTCACAATTTTATTAATTCTGAACTTACAATTGATTTTATCTACATAAGTAACAAGGAATTTATCACCGCCTTCATAGTAATCTACAGAGTGACCAATTTCTTCAAAATGAACAAAACTGCCTTCTAATAATCCAGTCATATTTGTAGTCGTAATTTCAGACTCACCTAATTCCAAATTATGCTCTATTTTTTTAGTATAGTCACCAATAAAATGACCAGCAACATAGTCTAATTTATAAGATGTCAGATTTTCTTCACGGCGAAAGAAGTTGTATAAATCAACCTGCAGTCGACCATTCATTTTAATGAATTTCAAGTCATGCTGTCCACTTGCAATCTGAATACTGCTTTCTTCTATTTTATAATCACCTGTTTCCTTATCAATTGTGGCGCAAACTTCGTCTTTATTTCTTGATAATTTCATGAATTCTTCTACACAATTATTTTCTTGAGCGCGGCGAAACATGAACTCATAATCAAAACCAAATATATTGTAACCAATCACAATGTCAGGGTTTTCACGCTGAACTAATTGCTGCCACGCCATTAACACTTCTTTTTCCGTTGAATAACTTTCAATAACACTATTTTCCACTTTTTCACATGTATTCAAAGCAATGCAATGATTAAAATAGGGTTCCTTTTGACCATAATACATAAATGTTGACCCAATAAATGTAACTTTATCACCTTCTAATCTAGGAAATACAGAATTCAGTGAATTATTTATTTCTAGAATTTTTGTTTCACGTTCCATTTTTTTGTCGCATAATATGTCTACTATAGTTGATTTTTTGTTATTTTGTTGCTTTACAAATTTTGTATAAGTGCTTCCATATTCTTCTTCATCATTCTCCTCATTTTGTCCCATTTTTTCAAATAAAGATTCAATTGTAGTAACATTGACTATTTCTAAATCAGTTTTACGAACTGTTGTTGCAATCCATTTTTCAAATAACGCTTCTACATCTGTCTGTTTTTTTGGTGCTTTTTTAGGATAAACTAAATCAATCTTATCTCTAATAGTCGTATTATTACTACTATTAATATTACTATTGTAACCAAAGGCCGTAAGTATAATGTCTTTTAATATGCTTCTACATAACTCAGGCGTCATTTCTGTTTCCAAAGTTTCAAAATACTCTATAATATTGGTAGTCAGTTTTTTATATGATTTTACAGGAACAGGAAAATCACCGTGACTACTACTTGCTTCAATATCAAAACTCATAATTTTGTATGGAACACGAACTTCCATGTTATTAAGCGCTACAATATCCTTGTATCCAATAGAATATTCAAAGTCACATTTAGTTTTTTTTGCATTTTCATTTGTAAACTGAACAGTTTTCTTTTTTGGGAGCGCAATCCAACCAGAAGGACTAATGTCTTTAATATGAAAGAAACGAAGAAGTGGTGGAATATTTGCTTCATATAAACGCGTATTGGTATTGTAAAATGGATAACCATCTTTCAATAAAGTGTGACCACTATTATAATCAGAATACCATAAATTTTTTGCTTTGTTGAATGCAGACAAACTATTGAACTCTAATTTAACAAACTTATGTTCTTTACCTCCATCAAAACCATATAATTTTTTCCTTTTAATAATGATACACTCGGTAATTGAATTTTCATAAAATTTTCCCATTTTAGATTTGATATCTGCCAAAAATACATCTTTTACTTGAATTGACCAACTATCATTTACCATTACATAAAAGAATGGTTTGAAATCTTCAACAAGTATGGAACACGTTTTGCCGGATTCATTTACGCCAAACATTTGAATTATAAAACTGGTTGAGTCCTTGAATTTACTTGTGTCATCATCACTATCTGATAACTCAGTGGATGATTTTTTATCATTATAAACATTAAAATCAAATATTCTATAAGTGTGTTCCATTTTATTATTTTAATATGTTGTCTTATGTTTATTATCTTTTTAATTCAATTTTATCTCCACTTTTTTCAACTTCGTAAGAAAAAGTTATGCAAAGTTAAGAGCAAAATTATTGTATCCAATTTTTTAATGTATTTTTTATATTTTTTATTACTAATGTAAAAATTTGTAATAAAAAAATAATTTAATATTTTGCTCTTAACTTTGCATAACTTTTTCTTACAAAGTTGAAAAAAGTGGATTAAGTAAAAAAATATTGATAATAAAAAGAAATATTGAGAATAGTTATATATATAAATCTATAAAATTTTATATCATCATCTCTTAATTCATCTAAAACAAAAGTTGCTGCTAAATATGCACCGATTAACACTGATAAAGCAATAATTAATCCTACTGTCCAATTAACTTTACCAGATTTATTATATTTGTATAATGCTGCGGCTGAAAATGGAAATACTGAAACTAATGCAATTGTTCCTAACATTGTTTTTTGATCAGTAACCAGTCCAAAAAATGGTAGACCTACAACAAGAATTGTTAATGAAAATAATCCAAATACTCCAAAAGATGAACCAAGAATTAATCCTAAAATGATGCTATAAAAAATATGTGTTATTGGAATCATTATAAATTATAAATTATATTATTATTTTATTTTTGCTCAACTGTTTCTTACAAATTTGAAAAAAGTTGATTTGATTATTTCGTATTAAATGCTGAATAAAATGAAAAAATTGCTATTATTAATGCTATAATTCCTTGCGCATATTCAATTATTTTATCACTAGGTTTATAATAAAATGTATATTTAGCGCCTAAATATGAACCAAATGCTGCTGTTATAAATAGAATAAAACCAATTTTATAATCTATTTTCCCCGCTTTATGATATTCATATATTCCTCCAATACTAAATGGCAATGCAAGTATAAACAAAACAGTTCCTAAACATAATTTAAAGTCATTAAATACACCTAAATTGTATAATAGTAAAGCAATAAATCCTCCAGGAAAAAATCCTGTTGTTCCAACCATAATTCCAAATACTAATCCAATTAAAATAGTATAAATTATTCTAATTTCCAACATTTAACATATTTAGTTATTTTATTTATTTTTTAATTTTTTTGATTTAACTCGCATTTTATTCTGTTTTTGTGCTGCCTTTATTTCTTTTAATGTTGGAAAAGGACTTGATGATATATAATGTTTTTTTTTTGTTTTTTTAAAATAATTTGGTCTTTTAAAATATTTTTTTGATGATTTATCTTTAGAATCTTGACTTTTTATTGGTTTTATTTTTGATTTAATCCATGAAACAAATGCGCTAGTTTTTCTTTCACCATTATAATCTTCTGATGTGCTTCCTTTATTAGCAATATAGCGCATAGTAGGAAAACCTACTGGTTTGCTTTGTAAATATTGAATTTCTTGTAAAACTTCTTGATCAATCTCAACTATAACTACATTATCGTTTGATTCTGATTTCATCATTGTTTCAATTTCTTTCCATTCGGGTCTTGTTATGCCACACGGTCCGCAACCTTCCATGTAAAAAAGAACAAATATTTGTTTACCTTCTTCTACATATTTGTTAAATAAAGAAGCGTTGCTGGATTTAGAATTTATATTTAAAAAAATCATATATAAATTAACGATAGATAATTTTATCACTACTAAATATATATGTCAATAATTATATTTTTATCAATAATAATATTTTTAGCAGGTTTAATATTGTATTCTAGATGTGCTCATTCAAATTACAAAGACGGATTTACAAACATGGGTAAAAGATGTCCAAATACTTTAATTCAAAAAGACTCCAAGTTCTTTTTATTTAATTCTAATTTGGCAAAAATTCCAGGAGTTAACCCAATTGAATTTAATAATTTAGAAGAATATACTGAATTTTTAGATTGGCAAAGAAGTCAAGGCATTCGTTGTCCTGTTTTATATCTACAACAAACTTATGACGCACAAGGTAACCCTGTTTTTAAAGTAAGACCCAGTGTTACTGATTTGCAGGGTGGTTTGCCACCAACAATGCCAATGAATGGTTTATCAAGTCAACAAAATACTGAAATTATGCAACAATATGACCCGGCATTTTTAGATGATTATTTACACAAAGATTCTACTTTGCTTGTAGATGCCACGCGAAATGACCCACCTTATAATAAAAATTCGTATCCATCATTTGACGAATCGGCATATTATACTGGAATGCACACACCTTTAGACGAGATGGATAAAAAGAAAGAAGCACCTGGAACAATTAGTCCTGACCCTATGGATCCTAATTGGGGCGGTGCAGAGTATACGGAAAATTTGGTTGATAGTGGTTACTATAAAGATAATGAAGTAGCAATACGAATTGCATAAAATCTACCTTTAAACTTTGTAATAAAAAATAATAGATTTATAAATTATTTTTTATTGACTATCTACGTATTTCATAATAGCGTTTAATCCTATTTTAGATTGATTTAATGTGGCAATGTCAGATAATTTTTTCATTTGGTCACTTGAACCATCTAATAATTTTTCCAACATAAGTGAATTTACATAGTCATCATAACTCATAATTGTGCTTTCATAATCACTTCTATATTTACTAATCAACAGTTTATCTTTTGAAATTGTTGCCATATTTTTAATATTTGCTGCATAACTTGCTGCATTACCTGCTATACCATCTTGAGTAGAAATAATTGGAGTTGTTGTAGTTGTAGTTGTTGCATCATTATTTGTAAGACCTTCCCTCATATTATTTATATTTAAATTACTAAATACATAATATATTACAACCAAAATTACTCCAAACATAAATAAATCAAACATGTGTTTTTCCATTTTATTAATATATTATACTTTGAGAAAAATAAGAAAATTATTACTTTAAAAATTTAATAATATTTGCTACACATGTTTTACTAATTTTTCTTTGTTGACCATTTGGATTTATAGTTGAAATATCTTTTAAACAATTTTCATCTTCTTGTATCATTTTTATCAAGTTTGAAATTGTTCCTACTTTTTTCATAACTGCTAATGCGGTTACAGAACTAATTCCAGGAATTTGACACAACATTATCTCTCCAATATTGTCTTCTGTAATATTATCCTTCTTTATTTTTTTGATTACACCTACATAGTCTTTACACGACTCTTCATTTGTTTCCTCTTTTTTATCCAAGTCATTTTCACTCATAGATTTATTAACTACAATCTCCGAATAATAAGGGGTTTTGTTTTCTAATAATCCTTTTTTGATTTTATTGGCAGTGTTACAAATAAATGTTGCTGTTTCACTAATACTAAATGTTCTAAAAACAGAGAAACCTTTATAATAGTTTAGAGAGAACATTGCTGAATATGCCGTTAATTTTTCTAAAGAATTTGTTGTAGAAGAATTTGTGCTACCACTAAATTTATTCTTAAAATAATTACCCTTAAACTGATGCTGTGAATTCACATCGCCTTCAATTATATACATTATGTTGTGATTTGGTTGGTTTAGTCCATTCAATCTGTAGGACTGCTCTTCATATCTGCCGTCTTTAATACTTGCTAATAAATCACTTATGGATTTTCTCTCTAATATTAATAGGTCGGCATTTCTCTCATCGTCAAAAATAATAATATCTCCTAAAGGAAGACTTTCTAGTTGTATTTTTAAATCCTTGAAAATAGGAATGGTTGCAATTAGAGTCTCAAATATTTTAATCAATTCTGCTTCTCTCACATCTACTTTAATCAACATCAATTAATAATTTAATAGGGAATTAGTTATTAAATTATTTTTCTTAAATATATATTAATTAAATTCTTATGATAGATTCTACTATTTCTTTTACAATAACTTGCACAGTTCCTTTTTTATTCAAATATTTACCACTTCCAAATATTAAAGGATTATTATATTTAAACTCACCTGGAACAAGTATACTATTTGCTCCAAAAGTTAAAGCAGATTTTTCTTTATCATCAAAACATATATTGCCTTCAAATAAATAAAGTCCCCCTTTTTCATTTGTATTATAATATTCACTATATTTTCCTATTTTATTTGTTAATTTATTATCGCTATACAAATTAGTATATGATAAAGTATTTGTCCAATCCCCTGTAACACTAGTATAAGTAGTCATACGACTATTTCTAAAAACGGTTCTACTCATATTATATAAAACACTTATAATTTATAATTTACAAAAAAAATAATTGTAAATTATATAAGATTTCTATTAATTAAATTTAATTTCATATTTTACTATTTCACCTCCTAAATCTGCTTTTACTTTTCCTTTTTTATTCAAATATTTACCATATCCTGATATTATTTGGTCAACGTATATAGTTCTTGGGTAAGAAATATTGTTTTCTCCAAAAGTTACACTAGATTTGTCTTTATCATCAAAACACGCATTACCTTTAAATAAATAAACGCCTCCTTTTGCAGAAACAGAATATGTTTCACTATACTTTCCTATTTTATGTTTTAATTTATTATCACTATACAAATTAGTATACGAAATAAAGTTTTCCCACTCGCCTGTAACAGTAGAAACTGTTGTTTGTTGACTATTCCTAAAAACGGTTATATTCATATTATACAAAATAATTATAATTTATAATTTACAAAAAAATAAATTGTAAAAAAGGATATTTTTGCTCCACTTTTCTTAAAAGTGGAAAAAGTGGAGCAAAACCTAACTTAATGTTTTCTTCTTGACTTTTTCTGTTTCCTCTTTCTTGACTTTTTCTGTTTTCTTCTTCTTGAACGTTTGGCGCCTCCCCATCCTCTTCCAGTTGAAGGTTTGAAAGTATATTGGTTTCCAATTTGTTGGTTGGGTAGAGTAGTATCCCAAGAATACCAATTATTGTCATAAGGATTATATATTTGTACATTTTGTTTTGGTATTGTATTACCAGCAACATTAAAGTTAACATTTTGAGAAAAAGCATTTTGACGCCAATTCATAAATGCAGTTTGTGTAGTTTGGTAATTAGAATTTGGGTTACTAGCATCACGAACAGTAATTAATTCCGCCATTTTATATAATATTATTATATAACTTTTTTTAACTTAATAAAACTGCTAAATTAAATTATTACTACTTAATATTTTGTATAACTTTAAAAAAGTTATATAAAATTGTAAAAAAGGATGTTTTTGCTCCACTTTCTTACGAAGTTGTAAAAAGTGGATGATTAACCCATATTTCCACCGTGAGTAGCACTGTATCCATACTTCTGTGTCTGAATAGTGCGATTAGGCACGCAGACTCTTGGTAGTCTTTGAGGTGCTCTTCTTAGTGTAGGATTTGACTGCATGAAGAAACCAATTCGCGGGGCAATGCCAGCTTTTTTCGAGCCTCCACAAACATTTGTTCTATTTACAATTGACGATTGATTACGAGCCGCGCGGCTCCCGCTCATGTAGACCATATTATATAATACAAAAATATTAAAATTTTAATAAAATTTTAATTAATTTAATCTAAATACTTAAATATAAAACCTTTTGAACTTTTTTGTTTTTCTTTTAAAACATCCTTAATACAACTATAAGAAATGTTTAATATAATACCTGCTTCCTTAATTGTATCAAAATTTTGTATTTCATTCATTTCTAAATCATATTGAGTAATCTTTCTTTTATGTCCATTACTTAAACCTATTTTATAATTGTGTAAATTATTTTCAGAACATGTAACCCACTCTAAATTATTAATATTATTGTTTGTTTTATTACCATCTATATGATTAACAAAAGGTTTACTATCTTTATTTTCTAAAAATGCTAAAGCAACTAATCTATGTAATGCGTATTTTTTTATATTTACTCTTAAATAAATATATCCACTATGATGAGGTTTATAGTTACACATAATTACACCTTTTTTATTTTTAAATCTTCCTAAAGAAGATATATAATATCCTTTTGTGTCTTCATTTTCAATATTTATTTCTTTCCATATTTCATTTTCTAAATGTTCTCCTTTATCTACTTCCCATTTAAACCCAAATGAAGTTTTATAAACGCCTCTACAAGCACAACTAATACACCCTCTAATATTATGTACATTATTACCAAAATGATTATCATATATCCATTTTGATGCTAATTCTATTGATTCATATTTTTCTATTTTTTCTCCTGAATTTATATCAACTCGCCATACATTTAAATTTTGATTTGTTGTTTGTATTACTCCAGTGCTTTTATGTAGATTATTTTCTTTGGAGGTGTTCCATTCTAAATTTACCAAAGTATTATTTAATTTATTTTTATCTTTATGATTCACATCCGTTTTATTTTCTGGATTTTCAATAAATGCTAATGCTACTAATCTATGAACCGAAAATGATTGTGTTTTTATATTTGATAACCCAATATAATAATAACCACCAATAATTCCAGGTTTTAAAATTCTTCCAGTATTTTTGTTTCTAACATTTCCTAAAGATGAAACCTCATAATTTTCATAATTATTAATATTTTTCCATATTTCTATATCCTCCATATATGTTAACTATAATATAATATACCATCATATCTTCTTTCTAAATCAATTTTAAAAACCAGTCTCAGTTAAACATCCGTATGATTTCAATATCAAACTCATCTAAAACAAATGGACCATATACATCTGTTGGTAAATTTCTATAGTGGTCAATATACTCATCAGCAGTAAAATTATGGTCGCACGTAAACAGAGTAGTTTTATAAATTATTTTTTCATCATTATAGTTATCTAACTTATATTTTTTTACAATCTTGCCTACACTATCAAAAATATCATCAATAGATTCTTCCAACAAATTTTTACACATTACATCATCGCTACCATCTTTGTATTCAATTAAGTAAAAACATGAGTTAATTAAAGACATTTTTTATATTTTATAAATATAAATTATATATTTAAATAATATTTAAACATTATTTAAAATATTAATGTAATAATGTCTGATGATGAATTGGGTTATCCTGATGGGATATATCAATATATACACAAAATGTATTTTTTACATTCACTGAATGTTTCTACAGCACTATACTATGGACATAAAAAAGGCGCATTTTTTGCATTTTTGCTTTCATTGTCTTCATATAATTACTGGAGATATCCTTTATTAAATTCTACACGTCGCAAAATTGATCTTGTAGTATCGCGGTTTGTAGTGCCGTATCACATTTATTTATCATTTTTTACAACAAATACATTAATATGTTCCGGTCCATTAATATTTGGTTCTATAATGTATCCAGTTAGTATTGTATTTTACAACAAACAAAAATATAAAATGGGTGCTTTTTGCCATTGTTTATTACATATATGTTCAATGATAGGTGCTTGTTTTACTTATAGAGATTATTATTTACAAAATATTTTACGTTAGTTATTAATAATAAATTTAAATATTATTAATAATAAAATAAAAATGATGGATAAATTGGCATATCCTGATGGCGTTTATCAATATATTTATAAGGTATGTTATTTTCATTCAATTAATATTTTTACTGCATTTTATTATGGTCAAAAATTTTGCGGACTATTAGGAATGTTACTTTGCTTTACATCCTTTAACTATTGGAGATATCCTTTAATAACATCTAAAAGACGCATAGTTGATATGGTTGTAGCAAATACTTCTATTCCTTATCACATTTATTTATCTTTTTCCACTAAAAACAAACTATTATGTAGCGGATTGCTAATAACAGGAAGTAGTATGTATCCAATTAGTATTGTTATAAATGACAAATATAAAAATTATGAACTGGCTGCACTCTGTCATTGTTTATTGCATTTATTTATTATTACGGGTGTTAGTTTTACTTATAGAGACTATTACTTACATAACACAATACAATAATATGTAATATATATTTGAAAGGGTATTAAAGGTTACTCAATAATATATATATATTTGAAAATGAACGCAGAATTAGAAAAAACTATTCTACACGACGATGATGTTATTAAAACTGAGGACGGATTAGTATTTAATCCTTATAACCCTTTAAATGTAAAGATTACATTGAGCGAAGTTCAATCTATTCTTACTAAATTTGGTCTGCCTCCAATTGTGAATAATTTGGAATTATATAAACGCGCATTTGTTCATAAGTCTTACACAAAGCGTCCTCATTTTGAGAATGTAATACAAAATATTACTATTGTTGAAAGACCGGAAGATTGTATGCCTTTAAGCAGTAAATCAAATGAGCGTCTTGAGTATTTAGGCGACGGTGTTTTAGAACTGATTACAAAATTTGTTTTTTACAAAAGATTTCCTAAGGAGGACGAGGGTTTTATGACTGAAAAAAAGATTGCCGTTGTTAAAAATGAAAATATTGGTCGAATTGCTTTAGAAATGGGATTGCATAAGTGGCTCATTTTATCAAAGCACGCCGAAGAGAAGAAAATACGCACAAATTTGAAGAAGTTGGGATGCCTTTTTGAGGCATTTATAGGTGCACTTTTTTTGGACATGAACAAAATATCTGTCAATGATGAAGAGGAATGGTTTTCCAATTTATTTGTAAGCGGTCCAGGGTTTCAAATGTCGCAAGTATTTGTCGAGAATGTATTTAAAGTTCATATTGACTGGACAGCATTGATTCAAAATGACGACAATTATAAAAATATTTTACAAGTAAAAATTCAAAAAGAATTCAAAGTGACGCCACATTATGTAATAATTAGTCAAGATGAAGAACTTGGATATAAAATGGGTGTTTATCTTTGTTTAGGGCAAGATATTTGGAATTTGACGCATACTGATTCATTGCCTATTACAAAATTCAAAAATTTCAAATCAATCCAAGATTATTTAACGGAACGGGGTAAAGTGTTTTTATTTTTAGGCGAGGGGCAACATAAAATTAAACGAAAGGCGGAACAAGTTGCTTGCAATGAAGCACTTACTTACATTAATCAATATACTTCTTAATATACTTTTTAAAAAAAAGTATAGCAAAAAATATGTTAAACAATAAAACAATTTTATATATTTTACAAAACAAATTTATTCTATTTGTAAAATATTTTTTGCTATACTTTTTTTTAAAAAGTATATTATAATATATGAATCCTTTAGAGAGATTAAGAAATAAACCTGATATAAAAGAAAGAAAACAGATTCATGTTAAAATTAATGAAGACATTAAAGAAAGTAGTAGTATAGAAAAATCAAAAATTGATTTTATAGATAAAAGAGAAACTGTTAAAATTGATATTGAGTCATTATTAAAACGAATGGCAGATAGTAAAGTTTCGAAAGTGATTGCAAAACCCGAAACTGTTTTAGAAGTAAAATCCACAACTGTTATAGATTTACCTAAAAAAGAAGAAAAAAAGAAAATAAAACCTCTTGGAACAAAACCCAAACTAATTATTGAAGATGAAGAAGAAGATGAAAAAATAGGAGAAAAAGAATTAGAAGAAATTCCTATTATTGAACCCCCAAAAAAGAAAGAGAGAACCAAGTCAACGGTAGAAAAAGGTATTGCTGTTATTGGACCCGAAACACTTGTAGAAGTTGGCGAACAATCAATTATGAAACGCCTTCCAAAAAAAGAACCACCTGTTAACATTAAGGTTTCCAGTTACTATGCAAACAATCGCAAACATTTTATTGACTTTATAAATTCTACTTTTGAAGAATATAAACAGGAAATTGATGAAAATAGTGAAAGTATTTCTTGCGACAATATTGGAAATACTAAAGGTGCTTTTTCTCTCTTAACCCACCAAAAAATTGTTAGAGATTATATGAATTTATTTACTCCTTATCGTGGGTTACTGCTTTTTCACGGTTTAGGATCAGGAAAAACGTGTACATCAATTGCGATTGCCGAAGGTATGAAAAATTCGAAACAGATTATTGTTATGACACCTAAATCATTGCGTGCAAATTATATGGATGAATTGAAAAAATGTGGTGACACAATGTATAAATTGGATCAATTTTGGGAGTGGATTTCTGTTGTTCCTGAAAAAGGTAAACCTCCCGTTTTTTCAATAGAAATTTTATCAAAAGTATTAAATTTACCACAAGAATATATTCGTAAACAGAGGGGTGCTTGGTTAGTTAATGTAACAAAACCTGAATCAAATTATTCAAAATTAACGGGTCAAGAACAGGAATCATTGAATGCACAGGTAAATATGATGATTGAAAGCAAATACACTTTTATTAATTATAATGGTCTGCGTCTTAAAAGATTAGGAGAACTTAGTTCAAATTTTACTAAAAATATATTCGACGACAAAGTTGTTATTATTGACGAAGCACACAACTTAATTAGTAGAATTGTAAATAAAATTAAATTTGAAAAACCAATTCCTGAAAATGACCGCGGTGAAAAAGAACGTGCTCCTAAGTTTTTATCTACTAAATTATATGAATACTTATTAAGTGCAAGTAACTGTAGAATTGTGCTTTTAACTGGAACTCCTATTATTAATTATCCGAATGAATTTGGAATACTTTTCAATATTTTGAGAGGATATATTAAAACCTGGGAAATTCCTTTGGATGTTAAAACTGCCGGAAAGGTTGATAAAAATGCGCTTCAAGAAATGTTATTAGGAGAGAAAACACTTGATTATTTGGATTATTCTCCATCAAGTAAAATTTTAACAATTACTCGTAACCCTTTTGGATTTAAAAATAAAATTAAAAGGGAATCGGGATATCAAGGAGTTTCAAATAACTCAAAAAATAGTGCAGGTGAAACTGAATTTGATATGGATGTAATTAGTGATGATGGTTTTGAAAGAAAAATTTTAAGTATTTTGAAGCGTAATAATATAGATATTATTTCAAGTGGTGTAAAAATTAAAAACTTTAAAGCACTACCTGATAGTTTTGATTTATTTGAAAACCAATATATTAATAGTGATACTAAAGAAGTTAAAAATATAGATGCGTTAAAGTTGAGAATATTAGGTCTTACTTCTTTTTTCAAGAGTGCTCAAGAAAGTCTTTTGCCTCGTTTTAATCGCGAATTGGGTGTAGATTATCATGTTGTTAGAGTTCCTATGAGTAATTTTCAGTTTAAAATGTATGAAGATGCTCGCATTAAAGAGAGACAAACTGAAGTTCCTAAAAAATCCAAAGCAGCACCTTCTGGCGGTGTAAATGAAATATATGCTGATTCAAATTCAACATATCGTATATTTTCACGTTTATTTTGTAACTTTGTAATGCCTGGAAGACCTCTTCCTGAAAAAGGAGGAGGAACTGATTATTTTTCATTTAAAAAATCTGAAATGAAAGAAAATCAAAATGAAGGAACAGTTGTTGAAGAGTTTATCAAAAATGGCGAACTTTGGGTAACTATTGCAATTAAAAAAAAATCAGAAGCTGGACCATCCTTAGGAATAAATATGAAACCTGTTGAATCAATGAGTGAGTTTATTAAAAAGAAAAAAGAAGCGGAACTTGGTATAGAAGAAGTAAAAGCAGGAGAAGAAAAAACGGAAGCAAACTTTGCTGGAGAAGAAATTGTAGATGCTTTAAAAGAAGCGAACAAATATGAAAAAGAAGGTTTTGATGAAGAAGACAAAGAAGGTGAAGTAGAAGGTGACGAAATTTTAGATAAAATTGGTGGAACTAAATACAAAGAGAGAATTGATATTGCGCTTAAATATCTGAAAGACAATGGCAATGAGTTTTTAACACCTGACGCACTTGAGGTATTTAGTCCTAAATTTTTAAAAATACTTGAGAATATTCAAGACCCAAGTCATGTTGGGTTAAATTTAGTATATAGTCAATTTAGGACTTTAGAAGGAATTGGAATCTTCTCTCTCGTGTTAGAAAAAAATGGATTTGCTCGATTCAGAATTAAACGCAATGCTTCTACCAATGAGTGGGAAATGGATATTCCTGAAGAAGATTTGGGGAAACCTACTTATGCTTTGTATACTGGAACTGAAACTTCGGAAGAACGCGCCGTTATATTAAAAATTTATAATGGCGAATGGGATTCACTTGACCCTAACTTGGCAACAAGGTTGCGCGAAATTGCGAATAATAATAATGTTGGCGAAATTATTAAAGTTCTTATGATTACTTCATCCGGTTCTGAAGGTATTAATTTGAGAAATACTCGATATGTTCATATTATGGAACCTTATTGGCACCCAGTCAGAACAGACCAGGTTATTGGGCGCGCCAGGCGTATTTGCAGTCATACTAAATTGCCAATTGCGTTGCAAACAGTAGAAGTATTTGTTTATTTAATGGAACTTACAAAG